ATCGTATGGAAAAACCTAATAAATCAGTTTCTCCTTCCTGCTTCATCCTGCCGCTACTTTTTAGGTTCATTGCTGAACGGTCATCCATAGTTGGGCAGTCCACAGGCGTAAGTTCGGTGCTACGGACACCTACAATTCGTTTACCTTCGTTCAGGATGTTGATTGATGCGTTCAAGTCCCTGTCGTGGTGTGTTCCGCATTCAGGACAAGTCCATTCCCTATCATTCAATGTCAAGTCCTTCTTTACATATCCGCATACGGAACAAGTCTTTGAACTCGGATAGAAACGGTTAACAAAGACTACACTCTTATGATTAACCGTAGCCTTGTCGGTCAATACGGTTCTGAACCTGTATAAGCCGACCTCGGCGATAGCCTTCGCTAACTTGTGGTTCTTCAGCATCCCCTTGACATTAAGGTCTTCCATAAACACCGTGTCGTAATTCTTCAGCAGTGAATCGACTACATAATGTATGTAGGCTTCCCTTTGGTTGCCTAACCGCTCGTAAGCGGTTGCAAGCCGTATCCGTTGCTTGAACCTGTTGTTCGAGCCTTTGGCTTTCCTGCTCAACTGCTTCTGCAAGACCTTAATCCTATGCTCGGTTCTCTTGAGGAAGTGCTTGTTCTCGAATACTTCGCCATCGGATGTAATCACGAAGTCCTTTACACCCAAGTCTATGCCCACGCTGTTCCCAGTCCGCTTGAACTTCACCAGTTCATCGTCTGGAATGTCCATAAGGACGGATAGGAAGTATTTCCCAGTCTTGGTTCTCGACAGGGTTGCGCTTCGTATGCCGTCCTTGAACATTTTAAGCCTATTGGTGTATAACTTGGAGCACCTGAAACGAATATCGCTTAAATCTCCTGTTAATGTTATCTTTCTATCGTCGAATGTATTGCGCTTCGATATGGCATCAATGGGGAATAAAGCAGAAAGAACAGTGTCGTGCTTGCTCTTGAACTTCGGAAAGCCCCTGTGGAGTTTAAAGAAGTTTGCATAGGCTGTAAGCATCTGCCTTATGGACTGCTTCATAACCTTTGTATTTTGTTCACGAAGCCAAGCATACTTGTCGTCTTTGAGCAGTGTTCCGTGAAACCACTTGGACAGGTCGGTCAAGCCCAATGAAGCACCTTCATCCTTATAGGCATTCATCTTCCGTTCAAGGCACTGGTTATAGACGAAGCGGTAGCACCCCAAGACCCGATTGAACCTTGTGGTTTGTTCCCCGTTAGGATATAGCCGTATCTTCAACGCCCTTAACATCATATTATTTATATGTTGCCTGATTTAATAACTATTCATAGTTTTTATCAAGATTTCATTGAACTGTTGCCAACCCCTTGTCCGTGATAACCCGTCCTGCCATATCGCCTATGTTGTCCTTCGTTATCCCGAATATGTTTTCCATAAAAGCCCAGTCCACCGTCCGATAGACATCGAGTTTCATCTTCTTCGTGAACGCCCTGTCGAGCAGGTCGGACACCTGCTTCGCCACGCCTTTCCTCCCCTTTCGGAGTTCATTGTTGACGCTCGTGGTGTAGCCGAGAACATAGTCCCACACTGCGGACTTCACCTCATCGTCTGGGTAATGATGTTGCATAAGGTCTGACGACCTTCCCTCATAGATGCAACGAGGGACTTTCGTGCCCGACTTCATCTCGGACACAAACTCCGAGAATGAAAGCGCAATATGTCCGCCGCGTACCATATCGGATTATGCTATATATAGATTATTTATATATAAAGGAAAAGCGGGGTGCTTGCCCCGCTTTTCCACATAAATCAAACAAATGTTAGTATGCGTTCGTGCTGTTCTTTACGAGTTGTGCTATCGTAGGAGGAACATTGTTGAGCAATGGCTTGTTGTAGTAATAAGTCTTATTCGACTTGATATACAATATCTTTTCAAGACCTGCCGTTACATAGCCGTCCTTCTGTGCGCCGTCAGCCCAAGTGTAGGATTTCTTTGGCGGAAGATACATAGCGATTTCAGACTTGTCGCAAGGACGATAGTCACCCAGACTGTCATCATATACGAAATATTCGCTTTCTGGTCTTGCCTGTCCGTAGTTGATTACAAGATAAAGCACGCTTGGGTCGATGTCCTTGTACTTGAGGAAGCCTTCAAGTCCGGGAACATTCGTCTTGCCCTTGTCTGCGCCTGCAACATATACATCTCCGTGAGCCGCTGCCTCTTTTTCGCGGTTCTTTGCATAGTCGATACCAGCCTTGAAAAGATAATAGGTTATCTTGTACAATCTCGGTGCAACTGTGCCACCGATTGCAACTGGTTCAGCCATCGGGTTCGGGAGTTTGTTGCCTGAAGCGTCAACATAGGTCTTGTTGACCTTTACTGCACTCAAATAACAAGCCGAAGTACCACGACCGCGACCACCGTTCTTTATTTCAGCCAAGATGGTCTTCGGGTCAACACCAAAGTCCTTCTCGAATACGGTAACACCGTTTGTGATGTTCATCTTTTCGTTGAGGAACTCTTCAAAAGTTTTAATGTACTGCATAATTATTCGATTTATTATATTATCATTTATTCTACAATATCACCTTGTCGGTAACAAGATAGTCGTTCTGCGGGTCTATGCTCACGCAGTTGCCCAGCAACGATATGAACTGGGACGACATACACACCTTCTCCTCATCGTTCTCGTACACATTGAAAAGGCTGTTGCGGTAACGCCTGTCGTTGAACTCGACATCGGCATTGACGAGATAGCACTTGCGCTTGTCCCTGTCAACCATAGAGGCGATTACCTTCGCCACGCACATACCTCCGCCGAAGTTGAATGTTATCGTGTTCTCGCGTTCCGAGTAACTTACATCGGAAGCATAGATTGAGTTCACATCGGACTGGATGTCGAAGCAGACATCACCCTCGTATTCCCCGTTTTCAAATGTCAACTTGGCTGTCTCAACCTTGCCGATTACGGTGGTGTTGTTGTTGACCGCCCTGAACTGCTTGAAGTAGTTGAAGATATAGTCGAGAGGCAAGTGTTCGCTCACGCTCGATATTCCCTTCACGCCCGGAGATGCGTTTACTTCTATGATATAGTTCTCGCCAGTCGCCCTGTCCTCAATCATATCGACACCGCACCAACGGCACTTGACAGCCATAGCGGTCTTCTTCGCGAGTTCCTCCTGCTCTGGTGCAAGGGTGAACTTCTCTATCGTCCCGCCGAGCGAGAAATTGGTACGGAAGTCTCCCGTAACCTTGTTTCTCCTCATTACGCCTATGACTTCATAGTCATCAAGGTTTCTCGAAATGCGGTTGTACGACTTGTTGAAGACGTGGATACGCAAATCGTAGTCGCTGTCAATCTTGTTCTGCATAAGTATCTCGCTCTCTGGCGAAAGTTTGAATATGGCTTCAAGGGTGCTTTTCAAAGACATAAAACTGTCAATGATAAACACTCCCACGCCTTTCTTCCCGTTGAGCAACTTGCAGACTATCGGGAACTGACCTCCGATGAAGTCAACCTTCTTCTGAAGCCTGTCCATATTGTCGGCATTGACGACCGTAGTTCTCGGAGTGGCAAGGCTCTCGGCACACAGCACCTTGTATGTCGTGTACTTGTCCTCGCAGTTCTCGAAACTTTCGAGGTTGTTCACCACGAAGAAGTCATAATACTCGAACTCGCGCAATGCGTTCTTCGTCTGGCTGTTCTTCAGGACGGTCAGACGGGGCATTACAACCGTGTTGTTGCGCACGAGCGTATAGATGCTCCCGTTGGTGCTCAACTCGAACCTGTCGTCATCGGCACGGCGAAGCGTGCAGTTGGTCGGGTCTGCGAATATGAAGTCGAACCCGTTGCCTGCGCACTTGTCCTGAAGCATCTTGCTGAATGTGCTGTTCTCGTTGGTAGATAAGAGGACAAGGGTGAGTTTCTCAACCTTCTTGCTCTCGTTTATGCTCCGTGCAAAATTCCTGTTTATGCTGAATGACCGCATAGTCCTGTCCTTTTATTATTAGTTATAAACCTTGAAGTTTGGATTCCGAAACCTTACCTGCTGTTCAGGTTCTGGCATTTCGTTCTTGGTTTTGCCCCTTGAAGCGATAAGCGTGGAAAGATAGTTGTAGATGACCATAAGCATCACTTCTCTCTGCTCCTTCGTAGCCTCCCCTTTGCCGTTGTACGGTATCGTCCATTTAGGATAGCCCATCGCCAGCATAGAGTAGTAAAGTTGCTTGTCCGTTATCTTCTCAAACTGCATTGTAAACGCATCGCTGAATGTTTCAGGAACATATACCTTACCCCTGAAGCCCAACTTGTCGTTGTCCTTGAACTCATAGTAACGGTCTGGGTCTAACGCCTCCGACAACGGTGTGGTCAGAACAACGCCCTGCGCCTCGCCCATAAAGTTGTTCCACTTGATGTAGTCGAGTATCGCAGCATACAGTTCCGTGGCAAGCCCCCTTGTCACATAGCCCCTGCTGTCCTTTATCTGCTCTCCGAGAAGCCTCCTGTAATATACGCCCCTCTCCGTGCAGTTGAGAATATCACAGAGAACGGAAGCGCAGTCAAGCCTGTGGTCGCGGATTTCATCGGTAAGCGCACCCACGCCCTCTGGCTTTATCCAGCGGATGCTTGTTACGCCTTCCCTGTTCATAAAACGCTCGACCTCCTTCGCATAGTTGTCGTCAACATTCGCCAGAAGTTCCTCGCAATCCTCAACTTTCCAGTCAAGCCCCTCGTTTACAGTCCTGTAATACATAGTAGTCATAAAATCTATTATTAAATCCGCATTTGGAACGGAGTGCGTTAGCACCCCATTCTGCGTTTTACCTGACCCATAATGCTGCCGATGTAGTCGTTCTGCTCCTTCATATTGGCTTCGGTGTTCCACATACGCGCACTGTCGGTGTCAAGGCGTTCAACAATCTGCTTGGTCTCACGCATATCGCGTGTCTGCCAGAAATAAGCGATTTCGTTCGCACTGTTGAGTTTGTAGAACTTCGCCTCTTCGAGCAATTCGCCCTTGCGCTGGTCGCTCAATGCTTCCCATTTAGCCCTGAACTGTTCAGGCATATTCTCAACGATGTCAAGCCCCTTCTTGCTTTCATATACCCTGCGCCATACGGTAGCAGCCTGTTCAGCGTTCTTTACACCCTTCATCGCTTCGGTAATCATACCCCTTGTTTCATCGTCAAGCGAGTAGAACTCCTTCTGCCTGTTCTCCGAAAGGAAGTCCATAAAGTTGGTTTCCTTTACGGTGGTGTTGACCTTCGAGATAAGGGCATCGAGTTTAGCGTCAAGGTTAGCCTTGTACGACTCGTTGGTCTTGCCCTCGATTATCATAGAAGGACGGCGTTCCGACCAGCCTTCGTTGATTGCCTTGCCGTTGATGCCGTTCTCCAACTGCTCCGCGAGGTAGTCACCGTGGTTTGCCGTTGCCTCCAACTGCTCTGCGAGGTAGTCGTTGTGCTGGCAGGTCTTGTCAAGGCTTTCAGCGATATATGCGCTGTATGCGTTGGACTTGTTGAGTTCCTCCGCAAGATAGTCGTTGTGTGCGAAGTTCTGTCCGAGTTTCTCCGCGAGGTAGTCGTTGTGTGCGAAGTTCTGCTCCAACTTCTCCGCGAGGTAGTCCTGATGCTCGCACATCTTGTTCATATTTTCCACAACATAGTCGCTGTGCTTGCACATCGCGTTGAGGTTGTCAACGAGATAATCGTTGTGCTTAACCGAGTTGTCAAGACTCTCGGCAACATATTCGGTATAGCCTATGCCCTTTTCCAACTGCTCCGCGAGATAGTCGCTGTGGTTGGCGGTCTTTTCAAGTTGCTCCGCGAGGTAGTCGCTGTGGTTGGCGGTCTTTTCCAACTGCTCCGCGAGGTAGTCGCTGTGCTTCTGCGTGTTGTTGAGGTTTTCCGCCACATACTCGCTGTACCTGATGGTCTTTTCCAACTGTTCCGCGAGGTAGTTGTTGTGCTTGATGAGGGCGTTGACCTTCTCTTCGAGCGCACTTGAACTGCCACCCCTGTTGATGGTCTTTTCCAACTGCTCCGCGAGGTAGTCGCTGTGCTCCTGTGTCTTGTTGATGCCTTCTGCGAGGTGGTCGAGATAGCCTTCGAGACTTTCTGGAAGTGCGCTCGAACCTCTCTTCAATTCAGCCTTTACATTCTCAAGGGATTCCCTCAACTGACCGACAACTCCGCCGATATATTCGGTGTACTTCTGGAAATCCTTTGTCGTGACGTGATTATCCGTGCTATTACTCATAATGGTATTATTATATTCTTTGTTATTTCCTGCTTCGTTAATTTCGTCCATCTCATAGATGGCAATGTTCCCAGAGTTCGAGAACCCGTATGACTCGTTTACACGGTGGAGTACCGCTTCGGAGAAGCCCGGGGTCGCCACCAAGTCGTATGTAAACAACTTGTCGAGCGTAACCTTGTTGGTGGCGGGGTCAACATTTCCAGCCGCACGGGAAGATATGTGCAACGGAATACCGTCGCGGACAAGTGCCTGCGCCTGACGACCAGCGTCGGTATTGAGCAGCCTTATCGTTCCGATGACCTGCTGGTTAGCCTCGTCATACTCGACCTTCTCTATGACGTGGCTTGCGTTCTGCAAACTTACATCAAAGGTCTTCGGGTGGTCGAGTTCGCCAAGCAATGCACCCGAAGCGATTGCGGGCATAAGTTCCTGCAACTTCGGTAGGAAGCCTTCGGGGGTATATATGCGGTTGTTGCCGTTAAGCACATTGAACTTCGTAAACACACCAGAAAGACGAATAACGCCATCCTGTCCGCTTCCCGCGCATTCGGTAAGCAGGGACTCGGTGCGCTCAAGTATCATCAACTGTTTGTTCTTCTTCATTGTGAAATATATGTATTATATAATATTTATATTTTATGTTTTTCGGTTGTTCCTGTTCCTGCTCTCCGTGTCAATCACCGCCTTGTCGGTATATGAGTTGTTGTCCCCGATGACCGACTTCTCCACCTTTCCGTCCATAGTGTTGTTAGCCTCTATGTGGCACTCCTTCGCGGTAGTGTCCTGCCCGAAGTAGCAACCGCTGATTGTGCAGTCGGAAATCTCGCAAGTCCCTATGAGAGAACCGTCGTGTATGTTGCAGTCGCTTATCTTGCAGTTCATTAGGTTGCACCCGTAGAAGTTTGAAAATTGCAGTTCGGCATTTACAATGTCAAGGTTGCGAACATCGCCTATGCCGTATTTACCAGACTTCAGGGAGTTCACCTGCCAGCGGCTCTCGTCAGAATCGTAGTTGATGTGTATGCGCTTCCTCCCGTTCGGCTTGCACTGGCACAGCAAATTATATATCCTGAAAAGTTCTGGCTTTATCATAGAGAAGAAAGCCTCTATGTATGTCGGCTCTTCGTCCATATCAATCGAAACGGCGAACTTCTCCCCGTATGCCCTGCGGAATGTCGCATAACTCGAAAAATCGGAACTTATCCTGTTGAACTTCTCCTTCAATGCGTTGAGAGCCTTCAGTCCGCCCATATCCATTTTCCTTGAAGCGCAGGCGGTCGCAAAGGACGCAAAGTAGTCGATAATCATAGAAATCGAAGTCCACTGCGTTTCATAAGGGAACACAAGCGTCAACTTCCTGTTATTGTACTCCCGCATATCAATCTCGTACTGCGGATATACAAGGCGGTCGATGTTGTTGTTGGTAAGGACAGTATCGTTGCCGAGCGTCGCTGGCGACACGCCAGCCCAGCCGAACTCATACTCGCCCATATCGACCTTCGGGAGCATCGCCCCGAAATAATTGTTGAGCGTCTGGGTTTCATCGTCCTTCGTATGCCCGTAGTTTATGGCGAACTCCAACTTGCCAGCCTCCACCGATGGCATCTCTATCGTAAGGGCAAACCTGCACTTCCCGTCAACCCTGCAATGCTCGCGGACATATCCTATGATGTCCGCCACGAGCAACTTGAAGCGTGCGTATGCGCAAGGCTCTACCGAAACAGAATACCTGTTGCGAGCGTCCTTCATTTCGGCGACTTCAAGCCCCATCGTGCTGAAACGACTTTCCGCCTTCTTTTTTTCCCCGTCATTCACAATGAACGATATGACGGCTGAATAATTGAGTGAAAACAATATGTTGCTACTATCTTCCATATCAAACTATCTCCTTACCGTATGAAGAAACCTAATAAAAGTTAGGCATCCCCTTCCTGCTTCGCCCTGCCACTACTTTTTAGGTTCATTGCTGAACGGTCATCCATAGTCGGGCAGTCCACAGGCTTGTATTCGGCAGTACGGCTGCCTATTATTCTCTTCCCTTCGTTCAGGATGTTTACCGAGGCATTGACATCTCGGTCGTGGTGCGTTCCGCATTCGGGACAAGTCCATTCCCTGTCCTTGAGCGTCAAGTCCTTCTTTACATAACCGCATACGGAACAGGTCTTCGACGAAGGATAGAACCTATCGACAAAGACTACGCTCTTGCCGTTTAGCACAGCCTTGTCGGTCAATACGGTTCTGAACCTGTACAAGCCAACTTCGGCGATAGCCTTCGCAAGTTTGTGGTTGCGGAGCATACCGCGCACATTCAAATCTTCCATACAGATTGTGTCGTAGTCCTTCAGCAACGAGTTAACGACATAGTGTATGTAGGCTTCGCGCTGGTTCGCCAGCCGTTCATAGGCGGTTGCAAGCCGTATCCTTTGCTTCATACGGTTGTTAGAACCCTTGACCTTCCTGCACAGTTGTTTCTGCAAGACCTTAATCCTGTGCTCGGTTCTATTGAAGAAGTGCCTGTTTTCAAACACTTCCCCGTCGCTCGTTATAACAAAGTCCTTTACGCCCAAGTCTATGCCCACGGCATTTCCAGTCTTCCTGAACCGTATAAGTTCATCGTCTGGAATGTCCATAAGGACGAATAAAAAATACTTGCCAGTCTTGGTTCTCGACAGGGTTGCGATTCTTATATTGCCCTTATACGCCTTTAACCTGTTGTGGTATAACTTGGAGCACCTGAAACGAATATTGCTTAAATCTTTAGTTAATGTTATCTTTCTATCGTCGAATGTATTACGGGACGATATGGCTTCCAATGGAAATAATGCAGACAGGATTGTGTCGTGCTTGCTCTTGAACTTCGGAAAGCCCCTATGCAACTTGAAGAAGTTGGTATATGCCGTGAGCATCTGTCGGATTGCCTGTTTCATAACCTTCGTGTTCTGTTCACGAAGCCAAATATAGTTGTCGTCCTTGAGCAGTGTTCCGTGAAACCACTTGGACAGGTCGGTCAGACCTAACGAAGCACCTTCGTCCTTATATGCACTTATCTTCCGTTCAAGGCACTGGTTATATACAAACCGATAGCAGCCCAAGACCTTGTTCATCTTGGTCTGCTGTTCCCCGTTCGGATATAGCCGTATCTTCAACGCCCGTAACATCATATTATTTATATGTTGCCTGATTTTAATAACTATTCATAGTTTTTATCAGGATTTCGTTGAACTGTTGCCAACCCTTGAAGTATCGTTACTGCCAGACCTCGTTGCGCTCGCCCTGCTCGCCTGCGTCTTGTCGTCCACTATCCCGACTGGCGATATGCTGACCTTTATGTTCCTCCTGTCTATGAACGATGAGGTGACGAACTTGTTGACCACAACCCTTGAGGCGTTGCCCTCCCCGATGGGGTTCGTGCTTCCGCCGTTCACCTGAACGCCGTCAACGACCTCTATCCTGTTGTAGATATGAAGGTTGTTCACTCCCTCCACATCAACGCTGTTCAAGCGAAGCCCGTAGCGTTTCGGGTCTATTATGCTGTACGAAGCCGTCTTTATTATGCTCGTGTTGTCCCTGTGGTTCATAATTCGGAGGACATAACTTACCGTAGCACCGCAGTTGTCGTTGAGCATCTCCCCAGTGTGTTCGAGTATCGGGCGGAAGCGTATGCGCGGGTCTATGTTCCTCTCGTCAAGTTCCGTCAGTTCCTCCCAAGTCTGTATGTATGAAATCGGGGTGTGCGTATATGACACAACAGAGTTGTCGGTAACATCCACGCAGTTCTCCGTAACTACAATCTGGTGTACGAATGTAAACTCGCCAGCACCGTAGTCCCGAAGCCACTCGTAGAGGCTGAAAGGCTCGTACTTCTGGACATTATCCTTTATGTAGTACCCGTAGAGTTCGATGTAGTCGCCGTTGTCGGTGTCCTCGCCCACACGGGCAATTATGTTGTCGTTGAGTTGCCTGTTCGGTATCATACTGCTCGTAAGCAGTGAAGTTACTCGGCAGGGGTATCCGTATGTGTCCTCCGTATATGTGCCACCGATACCGAAGAGTTCAAAGCCGATATACGGATTGTTCCCGAAGCCGTCCCCCCTCGTCAAGTACCACGGCAGGGTGTACTCTGGCGGATTGCCCTTGTCGTATGCGTGCCCCTCGCTGTGCTCGGTGGGCTTCTCCGCCCACCCGCTGGCAACGATTGAATCGCTCCACCCGACCATAGACATCTGGGCAACCGAAGGCTGCCTCCACTCTATGTAGTTGTTGTAGAGCCTGTCGTTGAACCACAGCGGGTCGCTTGCGACCTTCAGACTGTCCGTGTTCATAAGCACCTTGCAGGCGAGGTTGACATACCTGTTCTTCTTGTCCTTCGTAAATGTGTTGAGAACCCAGCCGTCATACCCGCTCACATATCCGCTCTGAAACCACACCCTCACTATGTCATAGACAATGTACTCGTCGTGGGCGAACTCCGTCAGCCTAATGTCACTGTCCCCGCTGATAAGCCTGTGCGGTATGGTGTCCCCGTCAGTACCCCAACTCCAGTAGTTGTCGTACTCGGTATAGTATTTTCCGTTCTTCTTCTTGCACTCCACCCACTTTGTCTGACCAGTGTTGGCTGGGAGTATCATAGTGGAGAGCGTATTTTTAGTCCATTCCTCTATGTTCTCGGTGTTGCAGAAGTAAAGTTCCCCAGTGTACTTGTTACCCGCAAGGCACGAGCCGTATGTACCCAACGATTCGTGTTCCGACTTCGCGTATGTGCCGACAAACTCCCCGTTGGCATCAATGCCAATCAGGTCGTCATTTATGCTACCGTTGTCTTCGGTGGCGGTTTCGTCATCGCCTGCGGAATACCTGTCGCATACATATATGTATTCGAGCAGGACATTATCCGTCAACTGCACATATTTCCTTCCGTCTATTGTCGGTTTTTTAGCCATATCCTAAAACACTATACATTATTTATATATAAGAAAAAACCGAAAGATGCAATATATGCGCAACCGTCATTACGGCAAGTTACCGCAAGCAATCGGGGATAAGCAAGCATATTTTGGCTTAAAATGACGCAAAATGAAGAACGGCTAAAAAATACCGTACATTCATTTTGCTGATTATCAGATAAATATCAAATCATTCAAAAGTCTTGATTTTTACTATTCATCCTCTGTGAAGAAGAAAATGAATACCTGTATGTGAACTACCCCCGTTCTAAAGAACGGGTGCTTCGCGCTTCACTGATTCAGGTTGATTGCAACACCTGATTGCATTGTCAATCATTGCCCGCATCTCCACGCGCTTTACATCGGTGCGTCCCACACCTACGAGGTTATGGAGATTGACAAAGTGAAATGTGACCACATTCATTTTCTTATACGGGCAACGCCTACTTGCACACCGTTCGAGATTATACACAAGTTAAAGCAGGTATCGACATACTATGCTTGGCGGGAGCATTTCGACTATATGGGCAAATGGTACTGGAGCGGAAAGCACCACCTATGGACACGGGGTTATTTCTGTTCAAGTGTAGGCGATGTAAGCGAAGAGACATTAAAGCATTACATAGAAAATCAAGGTTAGATGAAATTTCTAATATTTCCAATATATTATAAATGAATTAAAGTATCGTTTCATATTCCACCATAAATGGAGGAATCTTTCACGATACTTTATGTAAAAAAAGCCCCGAACTTTCATTCGGGGCAAAGGTAATAAAATTATAGAAATCTTGCTACATATCGTTATGAAAAAAATCCGAAGATTAGAAGCCACTGCTCTCTATCTGTCCTGATTTAACGATAGTTACGCGCTGAATCAAAATGTCCATCGGCTCTGCTGCCTCGATAAACACATCAATAACACCCATCTTCTTCGCAATGATTTCAGGAGTGTTGTTCGAGGTGTCCATTACAGTCTTGAACGCGATGATACCACCGCAGTCGGCAACACCTTGCAGGAAGTTGTCAACGAGCGTCTTGATTTCAAGGCGTGTCTGCGCGGTGTTGTTGTCGAACAGGTAACTTTCAAGTATGTTCTCGATTTCGTCCTCGATGTAGATGCAGACCTCGCGGACGCTGATGCTCGAAAGTGCGCTTTCGGGTTTCTGCTTTGCCGTGCGGTTAGCATAGATTTCACAGCCGATACCGTCGCGGTAGATAATCGAGTTGATGCCAATCGGTTCGAGGTAGTTGCGGTGGTCTTCGATGAGGCTCGCCTCCGTTCCGATTATGCCGTTTCCGCGCAATACACCGCGCTTTTCACCAGCAACGCTTTCCCAAGCACGACCTTTGCCGTACTTCGTGATGTAGTTGTTGGAAACATAAGCCGCAGGCGGAACATTGATTACCGAGTAGTTCGTGTAAATCTTCAGGTACGGATAGTAGTAAGCACCGTAGGTCGCCCCGTCAAGTTCGCTCGGCAGGCTGAAAAGGAATGACGGGTTCTTCGTCATATCGCCTCCCTGCGCGATGAGTTCCGCGCTTACGCTTCCGCTTTCGTCCGTGAACACTGGGTCTGGGCTGTTCTTGAAGTCAGCGCACGAAGGAACATTGATTATCGCGAGTGCCGACTTGCGCTTGTTGCAGAGTTTGGTATATGTGTCCTTGCAGGACTCCTCGATACCGAAGCCGAAACTGTCAACCAAGTACCTGAAACGGATGAATGTGCGGTCGGTAAGAGCCTTGAACAAGTTGCTGTCCTTGCTGCCTTCCTCAAGCACGCCCAATATTTCGTGCTGGCGTGTGTTAGTTCCGTTCGGCTGGTGTGAAGCCGTAAGGGTAAATCCGTTGAGGTTGAAAATCTGGTAGTGTGTGAACCAGTCGGTGAGAGCCTTCACCTTGATTACAGCCATATCGCTGTCGGGTGTCCTGTAAACGGTTGACGAGCAGGTTACGAGTTTGTACTCGACCTCATCGCTTCCCTCTGCCGACCTTCCCTGAATTGTAACCACGCGGGCGAGACGGCGATTGCCCTCCTCCGTGTTGCTTACAACATAGTCGCCGACACTAACGCCTTCCGTTTCCTTTGTGATGAGGAACTCGTTGTCCTTGACTTCAATGCCGAGTTCTTCACCGCTTACGGTAGGTATAACCTCGCGGTAGTTGTTGATGTCATAGTCCTCCTTGTTCATCTTGTATGCAAGGAACTCGATGTCGATGCTTTCAGCGTCATCTCCGTAGTTGATTGTGTGTCCGACCATATCGTAGCCAGTCTGCGAGCCGTCTGCATAAGTCCCGAAAGGAATATTTCCGAACACGGCTTCGTTTACCGCACACATAAGACCGTTCTTGTCGGTGTCGTTGTTAATCATACGCTCGATATAGACATCCCTTCCGCGCTTGTCAACAAAGCCCGGTATGAGGCAGCCAGTGTACTTGCCGAGCAATGTTACATCGCTTTCGTTAAGGAACGAGTAGAGCATCGTATCGGTGTTGTCCTTTGCGTTAGCCTTGCGCTTCAAGCCCTTCACTGGGTCAAAATACTTCGAGAACTTGATGTCGCTTGCGAAGCGTTTGTAAGGCATACCGTCCTCGTTAGCCTCTCCGCCCCACTTTCCGTCGAATACATAGACATCGACATAGAAGTCACTTATGTAACTTTCCTCGCGGATATAGTCTGGAACATTACCCTTGCCGAACCATTCGACTGCGGTGATGTCGCAGTTCTTCACATTTTCCTTCGCTGCCTTCGTTACGAGAACGGAGATAGGCTTCTTGCCGATATTGGTGAAGGTAAGGAGGTTGTTGGTGAGTTTACCCATTCCAGCCTCGCTCGTGCCATCATTCCATTCTATCCCGCGTCCTACGGTGAAGAGCATACATTCCTCGTCTGGTGTCCAGACGGTATCGATGTTATACATCCCCTTGTAGGAGTATCCAAGAATAGTCTGCGCACTGCTCTGGTCGGTGTTGTTCATCCTGTTGGTCGGGCTTAACGAGAAGTCAAGCACATCAACGCTGTCCCCCTCAAGCGGCTTGAAAAGGTTAAGGCAGTATATAGGCGAAACCTCAAGCATAGCAAGCGCGGAACGGTGGAAGTAGCACCCACGGTTCTCCAATGTGCGGTCAATGTTCCCGAATGTCTCGACGAACTCCTTTGAGTTCCTTATGTATATCGGGCGGTTGACTGGACCCTGCTTCGAGAAGCCCACAAGCATACGGACATTCGTCGGGACGGTAGATGGAGAATTCTGTATGGTCTGGTCTATCTCCATACGCTTCGTTCCCGCTGAACGAATGTTCATCTTTGCAATGTTACTATCAATAGCCATAATTAGATAAAAGTATATTATATCTTATTTATATTTTAGCGAAATGAGAAAAAGAAAAGCCACGACAACCGCGTGGCTTTCCGATTATTGTTTAGCCGTAGAAGGTCTGCTTTATATGTCAGTTTATGACAGCAAGCGGGTGCTTTGTCCCGCTTTCCCTCTCGGTACGCCTTATCGCAAGTTCGATTGCGGACTTCAAATCATTGACATTGCCCTTGTAGCGTCTTATCCTTTCGAGGTGGTCGTGCATCTTTTTATTCTCGTCCATATCGTTCAGTTTATATTCTATCTTGGATTCGTAACCTTGTCGAGCAGAAGTTCTGGCTGCGCGTTGTCGCATAGTTCGCAAAGGTGGGCATCACGCACGGTGTACTGGCTCAACAGCAGGTTGTGGAGTTCCTCCTGTGCGATGGAGTTCCATATCCTTATGTTCGTGACATCCGTCTCTGGCGAGCCTACCAGCCTCCATACGCCCTCACCGAAGGCAAGCCCGTACCCGTCAAGGCACTTGTAGTATATGTTCTTCAACTTGCTGTCCATCTTGTTGCGCTCGTTCTCCCCGCTTCCGAGTTCATACACCCAGAGGGCGACCTTGTTGTCGGCAGGCTTCAATGCGAGGCACAAGGCATACCAGCAGTTCGGCTTTATCGTATCGTTTGTGTTGTTGGGGTATATCGGGAACGGGTATGAGTTTCCGTTCACCCTCACGGCTACGCCCTTCGCGGTCGCAAGTATGTCAAGCGAATTGTCCTGCGAGAACAGGGTAGCCGAACTTCTCCACTGGACTGTGCCGATTACTTCGTCAGTCCCGTAGTCCACACCCCTTATATATTTGCTATTTATAGTGATTTCATTGGTTTCGGTGTCAACACCCGACACAATCTGGGTGTCGTCATACCCGCGAAGTCGCATAAAGACGACCGTCCCCTCCCTGATGTCGGTTATCGGGGCTTCGTCATTGAGCGTCAGGACTGCGTAGCCTTCGGAGTTCTTGCCCACGGACTTTATGCCGTGCTTGTCGCCGAGTTGCCTTCCGCCTATGTTCCCTCTCCTGAACCACAGGCTCACCATCCTCTCCTCGTCGGCGTTCATCCCGCCGTCGTACCTGTACGCCACCGCAGTCTCCCCAGTGCGTATGCTTCCGAGTTTGTAGTGGTGCTTGCTTATGACGGTGTAGCCGTTGTATATCGTCTCTGGCTGGATTATGAGTTCCTTGTCGAGAAGCCTCCTTACCCTGTCCTTCGAGCCTGTGCCGAAAGTATTGAGTTGCTCTGGCTTGCGGACATCCTTCTCCTCCGCCTTCGCCTCCACATTGAACTTGTCGTTGTCGAATACGAGCGTATGGGTGGCGAGGTCAAGTTCCTCCGTGTCGAACCTTACCGCAGCCCTCTGCTGGTACGGGGTGAGGGACACGCGCCAGTATGCGCCCGTGTACATATAGTCGTCCGTCTCGCTTACCGCGTTGACCTCGTACATCCTGTTCATATACTGCTCGAAGTAGAGGTAGTCGTGGACTTCTGGCTTGCTTCCCATTCCGAAGGCTTCCCAGAACATACTCTTCACTATGTGGACTTCAAAGACCGTCTGGAAGTCCAGCATCATAGCGTTGAAGTTGATTTCCCTTGTCGGGAGGTTGTTGTCGGGAACGACTATCTTGACGGTGTTCTGCGCAATGACATTTTCGAGGTTGTACTCGTGGAGCACGACATCCTTGCTCCGCTGGTCAGCCGATGTCTTGAAGTATGTGACGCAGAAGCCGAACATATTGGCTACGAGTTGCGACATCTGGTTGTAGATTGTCGGGGCGTTGCCAGTGGCATACGGGTTGAAAATCCCGTCCGTCCCGCAGCACTCATAGACCAGACCGCCTCCACCACAGCACCCGCCAGCACTCCCGTCGCTCGTACTGCACAGCGGGACATTCTCCACAAGCCCCTCTATGCTCGTAACCTCAAGGGCGATGCTGTTGAAGGCGAGTTCACCGTCACCGACCTGCGTGAGTTTGTACTGGGGGTAGAAATTGTTGGCACTGTTGAGGAGCAACTTCTGCAAGTTCTCTGCGGTAAGTTCCCGCCAGTCGTTGTAGAGCACCCCGTCCGTGCTGTACCTGAACTCCTTTCGGTAGTACACGCTCGGTGTCTCCCCAGTCGTGTCGATTGTGAAGTCGCTCACCTCCACGACACCCTTGTACGGGGTGCGCAGGCTTATGAGCAGCGAATCGCCGTTCGCGGTAGTCCTGTTGTCAATTACAGCCATAATTTAGTCACCCCATTCCACTTCGGGTTTGCCGTCCCATTTTTCTATGTATTCATACCTGCTTCCACAAGTCCCGTCCTGTTTTATCCTCCAAGATTCCGTTCCAGTGCTCTTGGCTCTCAAATCGGGAATAATCTTCCCGTCCACGCTGTTCGCCCACGTGCTTTGCAACTTTTCAGCGCATATGGTCGAACCAGTTGTTCTTGTTACCCTGTAAAAGATGACAGTCCTTGCCGTCGCGGTTATCGAATATACGAGTATGTCGCCAACTTTCCAGAGGCGTGCATTGGAACGATTTTCCTGCGCCTCGTTAACACCCCTTCGGGTTGTCAATATCTTGGCATCTTTCCTGATAATCCTAATCCAAGAATACTCTGGGTCTGGGCACATCTGGTTGTCGTTATTCCACTTGTCTTGGAAGCCAGCCAGAGACCATACAGTACCTTCGGTTTCGGCAGTGTCGATGAACTTGTCGTTCGGTATCTCATCGCAATATTCATATTCATCGACAAACGCGCTGTCGTTGCTTATCACATAGATGCGGTATGTATCGTCCTTGACGGCGACCTGACTTCCGTTGCGGTCGAATATCCTTATGTACGAAAAGTCGGGACTTGGCATCATCTGGTCGTTGTTGTTCCAGTTATCCACAAAGCCAGCCAACGACCATACAGTACCTTCGGTTTCGGCAGTGTCGATGAACATATCGTCCGATATGCCTTCGACATTCTTGCAGTTGAGTTTTCTCATAACCGCGTCCGCTGTTCTTTCATCAAGGGCATACACACGGTATTCCCCCCTAATTGCACCGACATTGTTCCCAGCCATCTCGTCAATTCTCTTAATATGTACCATAACAAAACAAATATATTATATATAACTTATTTATAAATGCAACAACACACAGGCGGTATCGTGCCAAGTGGCACGATTTGTGGCACGATAAAAAAATCCGCCGTGTGTCTGGGAAACTCCACGGCGGTCTTACAATACAAAATACAAATAACAAAAATATGTCCCAAATCATTTCTTCCCCCCGCGCTTGCGGTAGATACGGTATGCGACATCGCGGGTGTCAAAGTCGAAACTCTCGTTCCGATACATCCAAGAGAAGTAGGAGTTATCGACATCATTGATGTCCTCCCCCTTGTGCTTCCCCTTCGCAAGCACCACGCTCCTGTCCTCGTTCTTCACGAAGAAGCCAGCAAGGTCTATGCGCTTGCGGTTGTTGCACACATCGTCGATGTCGTCAGCCTTCAACTTGAAGTCATCGACAAGCGAGCGGTAGAGCATAAGCGAACGGAAGGCATCATTGTCATAGCCTATGCAGTTTCTGGATATGTACTCGGTCACCTCCGAATACCTTTTCGGGGAGAGCCTCTCCCGAAGTTTCTCGTCAAGCCCGTGCCGACAATACTTCTTGTAGATGTCCTGCGTATCTATTATGCGCTTGCCGAACACCTTGAACGGCATCTCCAGTCGGGTGAACTCCGCCATAAGCACTGGCAGGTCAAAGAACGACACGCTGTCCCCGCCTATCGCGGAACACTCGTCAAGGTATGACTTGACCGTATCGGCTATCTCCGCGAACACTGGCGCGTCAAGCACCGCCACATCGGTTATCCCGTTTATAGCCGTAGCCTCCTCTGGTATCGGTATCGTCGGGTTTACAAGCGTGTTCAATGTCTTGATGACGCTCTTGCCCTCAACTATGAGTATGTCTATGCGACATATCCTCGAAGCCATCCTGTCAAGCCCAGTCGTCTCTACGCTCAACCAAGCAGTCCTTTCGTTCTTTTCGTTGCTTTCCATATCTTCTTGTGCTTTAATGTTTCTTTCCATAACTAATATATAGTTAACAGATAATGATTTCAGATTTTCACATATAAATAATATGTAATGTTTTTTGTTTAACCCGCTAATCTTTTTACAAATGACAAGGGAAGATTTGAACTACCAGATTTCAACCGTCACCGAAGCGTGCAAGGTTGACACTTTCTATGTCCGCTACCGCAACGCCTGCGGTTTCACTAACGCTTGGGGCAAGTTCGAGGACATAAACGAGGCACTCGACAAGATAGAACTTGTCGGGGGCATAGGCGACAACCTGCCGATAGAGATGATTGCCTTCTACTCGAAGGGGCACGCCAACATATATGTCGAGAAGGAGGACTACGACTATATGGACGGATACAGTTTCGAGAGCCACCAGCACATCAACCTGCCGTATATGTGGGGCGGGAAGTTCTTTGACTTTAACGAGGAGGGCGAATAGTATGGCAAGGCTCGTTGCGACAATCGCGCTCATCGCAGTTTCCCTCTGGTGCTACCCGCAGGGGAGGCTGACTGTAAAAACAGTGTCCACCTGCACGAAGATAGTGGAACTCAAATGGAGGGTGAAGTCGGAAGACCACATAGACCGATATGTGATAGAGTGGTCGAAGGACGGTGCGGAGTATGACAGCATAGCATCGGTGGAGGGGTGCATATACAACCCGAAGCCGACAACCTACAGGTGGTACGACAATGTTGAGCACATAAAGGCTACCGACACGCACTACTACCGCATACGCACGGTCTGGGTTGACGGGGGCTACGCTTGGTGCAAGCCAGTAAGCGTATCCTGCAAGCCCAGCAAGGCTTATAAGCCGAACAACTTATAAAGCACATCTATAAGCCGTATGGCTTATATGCACGATATGGTGCATAATCCGAAATATGCTATATATTGCTCATATATGACACCTATTGGAATCTGTATAGTCCTGCTGTGCCTGTCGCTTATGTTCAAGTACATAGACGACCACAGGAACAACGGAGGCGCGAGTGCCTGACCGCTATACGACCTCTATGAATGTGCCGTCGTTGAGTTTTATCCTGTCCCCGACCTCCGCAAGATAGTCTATCGTGACGATACGACCGTCCGCAAGGACAAGTCTGGTCGTGTTGCTGTCATAGTCGTATGTAGCCCCAGCATACATACTGTCCTGCTTGCCGTAGTTCTCGTTCTTGACAGGAAAACCCTCCTTGTTAAGAAGCGTGTTGCCATCCTTATCATACATATACATATCCTCGCTGTCCATAGTGTTCTCGCTCCAAGTGGAGTTCCCCTCCGCTGCCGAAACAAAAAATTTCTTCATCTCGTCCGCAGATATGTAGTAGTATCTCTTTCCCTTGTTGTCGATACGCTCCCCGCCTTTCTTCTTGTAACTTTTGCCGTGCCAAGCCTTCTTCTTCCTTCCTTCCTTTCTCGTGCAGTAGCACCTGTAGCCGAGTATGTCCACCGTATGGTTCTCCCAGTCGATGTCAAGGTCGGCATACTTGTAACCAGCCTTGCGCGTCTTGTGTTCGGGGTCGTCGTCATCGCTCGCTATTTCCTTGCCGTCATCGTCTTTGTCTGGCTCTTCGACGACATCCTTTATCTCCGCAACCCACTTCGACTTCTTCTGCAACTGCTTCACGGCATTCCTGAACTGCTTGTCATAGTCGCCCTTCAACGCCTCTATCACTTTCATTATGCCGATGAATGTCTCCAAATTCTTCAGGTTGAAGCCGAGAGCCTTCGCGATGGAAAGCATCTCGTTCACATAGTTTATGATTTTCTTTATGTCGGTTGCCACCTTCTTGACATTCTCCATAAATATCATAATCTTCTGGAACGGGTTTGGCATACCCGCAGCCGTACCCACGACTATCACATCGGGGTTCGGTATCTTGGCTGTCATAGTGGCGATGTCGGTTGTGAGTTCCTTTATTGATTCGAGCAGGTTGTCCCAGCAACGGTCTATCTTGTCGCACTCCTCATCGACCATCTTCTTCCCCATACCGTCCTTGTCGGTGAAATACCTCTTGATGTTCTTCGGGGTTTCAACGAATATGGTGTTGCAGTCCTCGTAGAACTTCTCAAGTTCCCGAACCTTGCGCTTGACCACCATAAGTTGCTTCTTCACATACCTCTCGTACTGCTTTGCGATAGCCGTCTGCATAGCCGCAGCCATAACCGACTTCGACTTCTGCTTCTTTGAGTTCGTCTCCCCGTCAGCCGACTTCTTCGCACCCTTCTTCTTTTCCTTCGGCACTCTCTTGTACTTCTGTATCGTATCGAGTTCAAAGTTCTGCCAAGCCTCCTTCTTCGCGTCGTTGTACGCCTCCCTCGCCGTCGCTATCGCCTCGTCAGCATTGTTCATAACCTCGACTTCGGCAAACAGGTCGAGGGCTATGCCGTCCTTCTGCTCGGCAACCTTGTTCTTCGAGCGTTTCTTTATCTCCTCCTGCTCCTTGACTATCGCATCAAGTTTCTCCTTCTCCTTCGACACGAGGCTGTTGTAGCCGTCCACCGCGTCAAGATACTCCCTCGTGTATATGTCATTCGGGTCGGAGTTCGTCAACTGCCTGTTGGCTTCCGCGATGAGGGCGGACACATCTGGCATAGGAGGCAACTGGAAATTCTGCCAGAACTTCAAGTCTGGTATCTTCGGCTCTTTGAGTCCGAGTTTTTCGATATACTTGGTAAACAGGAGCACGCGAATTGTCTTGCGAAGCCCCTCGTTCATTATGCTTGCCATAGTCCTTTCCTCCCGCTATAAGTTGAATTTACCGCCGTTTGTCATTCTTGACACGAAACCTCTCGTATCGTCGTCGTGTATGTTGCCCAATGCACCACGACCAAGATTTTTCAGCCCCTCCTTGCCCTGCATTTGCAGGTATGAGCCGAAACCGCCAGCACCTATGGAGTTGAGCATATTACTCACCACGCCCACAGCACCGTCCGAATAGACATTGCCGAGACTTGAATTGGATGTCGCCGAGTTGAACACCTTTTGACCGAAGTTGAACAGCGTGCTGAACAGCCCCCGTCCCCCATAGTCCTCGTACGCATTGCCGAAGTCAAGTTCCGAATAGTATTCAGGGTAGTTGATTTCCTCCCCGAACTTCCTTGTATATTTGCTCTGGTCTGTCATATCCTTGTAGTTGCGCATCCTGTCATAGTCCTCTATGCCTTCGAGCGCATCGGCAAGGCTGCATACGGTTATCTCCACATCGTCATACGAGAACTGGAAGGACGACTTCGCGAGCGTCTTTTCCGCATTGCTCACCCCAGCCACCGACTCGCCGACAGCCTCGACATCGAACACGCAGTTCTTGAACTCGAATATAATCATACTCGTATTCTGCTCCACGAACTTCCAGTTGCCGAGCGCAGTCCCCTCGTCGGTAACAACGCCTATGAACCTGCGGAGGTCGTGGACTATGACTGTGCAGTTGAACTTCAGCAGGTTTCTCGGAACAAGCATCCTCCTGTAACGCCTGTCGTACACACCGCGAAGGTATGCGTCAAACAGGGCGAGCATACGCAAGTCCATACTTTCAAGGCAGGAAACCTTTATCTTCGTGTCGTTGCCACCCATAAACGGCTCTTTGGAAATGTCGTAGTATTTCTTATAGACATCCTGCAAGCCCTCTATCGTCTGCAAGTAGTACGGATATTCGTTGCATATCCGATAGAAGCCCTCCGTGAAAGCCTTGAGGTTGTTGTACGCCCCCTTTACATCGGTCTTGCTCTTCGCTTCAAGGTTGGAACTGTCCGCGTTACCGTGAGCCTTCGCAGCCTCCACTGCGGAGTTGAGGTATTCGAGTGCCGTATATGAGTAGTCGTTCCTCCTCATAAGACCGTCCGTAGCCATCACCCTGCTTGTCGGGGTGGTGCGGAAAAGCCCCTCCGAAGTATCGACTATGAACTGGAAGGCGAGGTATGTCGGGTCTTCAAAGCCCGCGACAATCTTGTTTGCACCCACAAGTTCCCCCTTCATATAGCCGTTCTTTATAGAACCGCCACGAAGGAAAGTGGCAACCGCGCTGTCCCCCTTGTAGAGCCTGTTCTGCGGATTGAGGTTGCTGTCATCACCCCCCAATGCGTTCACTATGGTATCGAACAATCCCATCTGTAAGCAATTTATAAATAATATATAGTATTTATAAACATACCAAAATGATTACTTTGACTGAAATAAAAGGCACTGACGGACTCGGTGCGAGCCGAATAACAATAAACAACAACTTCAAGGCACTTGAAAAGGCGGTGAACGACTTTGACGCTTCGGTAAACATCGGGGAGGCACGAATAGTCATAGGTCGGGACGGGGACACGAACTTCAGGATTGATGTCCTCAACAATATGAGCGTCACAGGAGGAATAAGGGTGAACGGGGATATCGAGTGCGGAGGCAAACTTGTAGTCGGGCATACCGAACTCACCGAAGAGCAACTCGTTGCGCTCATCGAACTGATACCAGTAAGCCCAGTGACAGCCATATAAAAGTTAGAAGATGATTACGATAAACGAAATACTCGAAAGCGACAAGTTGTCGGCAAGCCGAATAACGATAAACGACAACTTCCGCGTGCTTGCGGACGCAATAAATACGCTCCAGAAAAAGACGGACGACATAAGCACCGACAACCTGAAGTGCATCACCCTTGAAAGCGAGGGCGACATCGTTGCTGGCGGAAACCTGTCAGTCCAGAACAGCCTGACCTTGCAGGGGGACTTGACTGCACGGGGAAGCATAAATGTATCGGGAAATGCGAGCATAACGGAAGATATAACTTGCAGAAGCCTGACTACCGAGCAGGACATCAACATAGGCAGAAACGCACACTTTGCAGGAGATGCCACAGTAAACGGTACTATCGATGCCAATGAGTTGAGGACGGCAACGCTTGATATAAGCGACAGCACCGACTTCAAGCGGGGAAAACTCATCACGGTCAACGGCGGGATGATTGTGCCAGCGGAATCAATCGCATTTTCAGAAAGCACGGCATACGCATTCTGCATTCTCCTCAACTTCGTCCTGTGTGCATTGAGCAGAGGCGACCAAGGGTCTGCACAAATGTACTATAACCAGATAATGGCTTGGCTCGGACTACCAGCACAACCAATTACCCAAGCATCGGACATATACAACGAATATCTTATGCAGGGGTTGAAGAACATCATAGACAACACGCAGTTTAGACTTGTCCCAGACCTGTTCCCGAACCTGTGATAAACATCCGTGTGAAAAAAAAAAAGAAAGCGGGACATTCGCCCCGCTTTTTATTTGTCCTGCTCCGAACAAGACTACGAAAGGTCTATTGCCGTCTCGATTGTAGGCTCGTCGTTCTTACGGCTCGGCAGTATCTTGTCGTCTTGGTCGGTCTGCGGCATAATGTCGCGCGAGGGCGCACCCTTTATCGGCTTGCACTCCTGCTTCATCCTCTCGCAGTTGCGCACAATGTAGTCGATTGTGCTTTCCCTGTCAACCACGCCGTCAGCCTCGTGGTACTTCTTCATTCCGTTGACACAGCCGTCGGTTATCTTCTTGTCGCAATACTTCTCCATAAACTCCCTCGTACAGCGGTTGCTCAAAATGTTCATTGCGTTCTTGTCGGTGGTTTCCACTGGTATCTCCTTGTCTGGCGCAAGGTCGATGCCTATCGTGGTCTGAACCATCTTGAGGATGTCCATCGGGTTGGTGACCGCCTTGCTCACGAGGTTTATAGCCTTGAATGTCGTCTCGTGCTCGTCCTGCTTGCGGTTGAAGCAGTACATCTGCGACCACCTGTGGTGTCCGTCAATTATGTACTTGCCGTTGAACACGACTATCGGGGTGTCCTTCAATATCCCCCGCCTGCACACATTGTTGATTGTGTCGAACTTGTTGGTAAGTCCGAAGTCAAGGCTCTTCGATATGTCGATTTCGTTCTGGGTGGGTATCACCTTGTCGGTAACGATGTCAACATTCTCTATTGCGTCGATTATTGACTTTCCGTTTTCAAGTTTGTGCTGGAACAACTTTCTCACCCTCTTGTCTTCGAGCAGTCCATTCACAAGTTCAATGTAGTCCTGCGAATACGGGACATCCCTCAATATGTCGATGAGTTTGGTTATGGTTTCCTCGTTAATCCTGCCCTTCTCGGTGTACTTCCTTATGATGTCGTCAACAGATGAACTCTTATAGACAGCACCCTTGCTGTTCGCCTTTTCAAGCAACGCCACGAACTCGTCCGTTTTGTAAATGTGTATCATATTCAAAAATGTTATATATACATTATTTATAAAATGAAAAAAGTGCGACCGAGAAGGTCGCACCGATAATAACGATTGTAATATGAAAAATCTCAAATTGTGTCAATTACATTACTTGCAACAACTGTCGTTGATTACAGCGGTTACTGTCGCTGGTGATGTAGCAACAGTAGGAACTTTTGCAACTTCCTGCGGTGTCTGGGTATCGACAGTCCATACGAGGTCGCTCTTCTTCACTACGCTTGCAACCTGATTGGTCGGGTTGATTACCGTAAGCATCGCATCGGCATCAGCCTGCGCATACTCGGCAGCGTTCACCCACATATCCTCGCCAGTCGAAGCGAGTTTTACAACCGCGCAGTCATCAGGCTTGCACATACACTCTGGCTGGGTGTTGCATACGCAAGTTCCGCCCGCGCAGGTGCATTTTGCAAGTTCGCACTCGTTCTTCTTGAGTTCGCACTCCACAAGTTCGATTGCCTCCTGAATAGGAGAGTTGTCAATGTTCTCTGGGAGTTCGGACATCTTCTCGACAAGTTGCGAGCGTTTGCCCTTGAGGTAGTTGATACGCTCGGTGAGTTCCTCCCTCCTCTGCGCATACTTGGCGTTCTCGTCACCCTCGCGGATAAGCCAGTCGTTGAGTATCTTGCTTGCGTCATAGCGCATACTTTCCTTCAACGACTTCACAGCCTCCGTAGCAGAGCCGAAGCAGCAGGTCTCGTTGATGCCCTTGCCCATATCCACCTGATTTACATAGATGCGCTTGCTCTCGTCAACAGCAAGGACTGTCAGATATACCCCCGCGAGCATATCGTTGCGGAACGAGTGAACATTGTCGAGCGCATAGACCATCTCCTTGTTCTCGAACATCTTTACGAGAGTGTTGAGGTCGTTGATGTTGCGCCTGTCGAAAAGTCCGCTTGCGCCGAGTTTCTCCTGCAACGCGATGCTTCCGAGGTCTGTGTAGTTAGCGTCACCGCAGGTAATTGTGTCGTTCTTGCAACTCCATTCCAGAATCTTTCCGTTAGCACCGTAGTAGTCGAGGCTCTCGTTCTGGTAGTTGTAGTGCATAAGCATAAGACCGTTAACACAATCGTTGTAGCGTTCGTCGCTTACCTTGCACTCCATAAGGCGACCGTTGCTTACCATATAGTTCTTTCCGAAGAGATTGAAAATCTGCTCGTTCTTCTCGTTCACGAGAACTGGTGTGAACATACGGATTTCCGACCACATATTGTTCGAGTTAGCCTGCTCGTTGATATTGTCCTTCTTTCCAGCCTTTTCCGACTCGTAGAGGGCAAGAACCTGCCTGCACTCGTCTGACCAGAACTCGTTTTCAAACGCCGCCTGACGGAGTTCCCTTTCGATGTTGCCAGACTTCAGAGCCTTTTCAAGACGCTCGTAAAGACCTACATACATCTTTTCCCTGTCCATACGGCTCTCGCATACCCCCATAACCTGCGAGGCGACATAGCCCCACTTGTCGTTCTTCATACTTTCGGAGATATATCCGCAGAGTTCCTTGCAGCAGTCGAGCCACTGGTCGGAAAGCCTTTCCATTATTATATTTGCGATGCGGTACTTTGCCGAAGGGTTGACACTGCTCTCATCGACCTCAAAGCCTGCGATTGCGCGAGCCGACATAGTGTGTGTCTCCGACGGGAAATTGCACATTGCGTTTTCGAGAAGGTCGCGTGCAATGAGGGCGGTATAGCCGAGTTTGCCGTTTTCAGCGACCATTTCGTTCAACTTTGTGCGAGCCGTGTTGCAACGGTTCCAAAGTCCAAGTAAACTAAAATTATTCTTCATATTCCTATGCTCTGATATATTATTCTTCTTATCCTTGACCGCACACAACCCCGCCTGCGCGAAATCTGGGCTGGTCTTCTTCTGTATGTCCTCCTCCGAAGCGTGCATAAAGTTCTTCTTGTAGTAGTCTATGCCAGCCTCAATCTCCTCTGGTATCATACCGAGCCGATAAAGTACAGCCCTCACCCACTCGATGTCGTTGCCACCTTTGAGATATGCTTCTATTAGCCTGATAATATTATTGTCCATTATATACGAACTTCTATTATATATTATTTATAAATTGGCATTTCAATATTATCCGCAGGCACTCCAGCCACACGAAGGACATCTCCTGCAACCGTTCTCCATAACAAGCGTCTCACCGCACTCTGGGCATTTCTCCCCAAGTTTAGTGCCGTCCTTTATCCACTTCTTCAATGCACGGACGACACCAGTGCGCCAAGAGTTGATGCTGTCGTTCTCGAAGCGCATATCACCGAGCGTCTTGACTATATAGACGAGAGGCATACGGTGGCGGAGCATTGCCGAAAGAAGTTTGCCGTAGTTCCAGAACTCTGGGTTGAATGTCTTGTTTATGCTCTCGACAACCTGCTTCCCGCCGTCCTCCGTGTAATACTCGAAGTCGTAGCAACTTGCACCGTCCCTCTTGTAGCGGACGATGTTGCCAGCGGTGACTTTCGGCGGAAGCGTCGGGAGTTTCTCCTCAAGCCCCGTGAATATCTCATACGGTCTGTCGTTCTGTATGCCTACGAAAGCAACCCACTTCTCCTTTCCGTTGTAGAAGTGGAACACATCGCATTGCAGGGACTTCTCCCTCCTGACCGCATTGACATCCTTCAATGCGTCGGTGTCAGCCTTCTGGGTTTCCTTCTTCACGAGCACACCCTCGCGGCTTCCGTCACGATATACCGTTATGCCCTTGCAACCAGACTTGTACGCCGTCCTGAAAAGGTCGTCCACAACTTCCGCCGTCGTATCGTTAGGAAGGTTGACCGTAGAGGAAATACTGCTCGTTATGTACTTCTGGATGATAGCCTGCGTGAGAACCCTGCGCTCCCAACTTATGTCGTGGGCGGACTGCAAGTAGTACGGGCTTGCCATAAACAATGTGTCGAGTTCCTCATCGGTGAGTTTCTCCCTGTCTATGTCTGGATGCGCGTATGCAATCCAGTCCTCGAAGCCCTCGTGCAGAATGTTGTAGTATTTGAACTTGTTGCCCGTCTGGTCTATCTCGTCGTACTCCGTAGCGTTGTCGTCAAGTTTGACCTTCCTGCGATACCAGCCCATAAACAGAGGCTCGATACCGCTTGTTATGCCAGCGAGCAGGGAAACCGTGCCTGTCGGTGCTACGGTGTTCACGCTCACATTGCGCCTTCCGACCGCACGCATACGCTTCCAGAGTTCAGGAAACTCTCCCGAAACAAATTCCTCCCACTCGTCACGGGGCTTCATATCGTCAGCCGTGTTGAACCTTACGCAACGCTCGACGAGGGAGCGGACGAAGTTCCTGAAGCCGAAGCCGAACAACGGCTTTATGTCGTCGTCATAGAAGCAGGGTGCTTCGCCCTTCAGCACGGCAAGGTCTGTGCTTGCGGTCAGCAGTGCTTCGAGCATAGTCGAAAATACCTTCTTCGTAACTTCGGGTTCTCCGTACGGGACACCGAGCGAGGCGTACATATCGCCAAGACCAGATATGCCTATTCCGACACGCCTTCCGAAACGGGCTACATCCTGAACATTGCGCCAGAAATCCGCCATCGGCGAACCGCCGTCACCCTCGCCCTCAAGTTTGGATATGATACGCCCGATAGCCTCGACTTCGAGTTCAATCACATCGTCACCGAGCCACATAACCTTGTAGAATGTGTCGAACATTTCGTCATAGTCTATGTATGCGCCCGCAGAGAAACGCTCCTTTACGAAAGTGTTCAGGTTATAGTGCATAAGTCGGCAAGTGTCCCCTGCCGTCAAGGGCTGCTCCCCGCAAGGGTTCGTTGCAATCGGACGGAGGTCGTCCCACCTCGAAGCGGGGTCTCTCGAAACCACATTGTCCCAGAACAGGCAACCCGGTTCAGCCCAGTCCCTTGCACCAGTCACAAGTTCGTCCCAAATCTTCATAGCCGACACACACTTGATATATATGCCGTTGTAGTCGTAAAGTTTCTCCGCCTCATACTCACCGCTTTCGAGACGCTTCATTATCAGTTCGATGTCGCCCTCTCCGAGTTCGGCATCAATCGGGAAACGCTGGACGAGCATAGCGTCGCCTGCGCCTTCCTCCCTGCCCCTCGTAACGAGTTGCATAAACTCCCCGTTGAGTTTTACGCTTATGTTTGCTGTGGTCACGCTCACATTGTCCCTCTTGCACTTTATAAATTCAAGCGCGTCTGGGTGCATAACATCGAGCATAAGCATAAGCGCACCGCGCCTTCCGTTCTGGGCGATGTACTTCGCGCTCTCCCCGTACTTGTGCTTCATCACGCTCACCACACCCTCGCTTATGCGGGCGGCGTTATGGATGGGCGCACCCTGCGGACGGAGCGTTGACAGGTCAAGCCCGACACCGCCCCTGTGCGAAAACACATTCTCCATCTCGTTGACGGACGAGTTTATGCCAGAAAGGTTGTCGGCTGGCGAGCCTATCACGAAGCAGTTGCTCAACGATGCGAGGTGCTTCGTCCCAAGACCAGACACGAGAGAGCCTCCGAGCATAAGGTGGGAGAAGTCGGAGAACATACCGTCCATCCATTCCGTCCCGTACCGTCCGTCCCGAAGCATAACGCGCCCGAATGTCGGGCTTAACTTGGAGCGCACGGAACGCTTGCGAATGAGTCGGTTTATCCTTTCAACCCACTGGTTCTCCGCCTTCCTGAACTCCCCGTTGCATCTCTTCAATGTGTCCGCTGGTGTATTGTCGCTGTCAGCCTTGTACTTCTTCGCCCATACATCGTAGGCGATTTTGCTCCTGAAATAAGTGTTGTCGTCCATATATGATTATTATTTTTTTGTTAGACAATTAGGGTTTGCAAATTTAGTGTATGTTATTTATATCACAAAGGAAAAACATCCGATTTGCCCGACCGTATAAATAAGATAATAGATAGGCTATATATAGCATAATATAAGTACAGGACAATGAGCGGTTACACGAAATATCCATTCATATCGGAGAGGTATGAGGATGTATGGAAGGCGTTTGCCGAAGCGGACGAATATCTCAAAACGGCACAGAAACTTGTCGGATACGACTGGATGGGCAATGCGGATGTGTTCAGATACCCTGCGGACTACAGGGTGTCGATTGACGGTGTTACCCGCGCAATGGAAAAGGGCATAGCGGGAACGGACTACTGGGGGGACAAAATAGGCAACCCGCCTTCTGATATGGTGCGCATATACTGGTGCGAGCACTTCAAGGAAGTTATGTTCCACCGCATAGCGTACCTTATGTTCAGGCACTACCTCGATATGGAGATGGGCGGGATGGCTGGCGAAGATTCCCCGCAGGAGTTCACGGAGGTCATCAACTCCGTGTTCAACCAAGACCAGACGCTTCCAGACAAATGCCTGAACGATGAGGTATATACGGTGGCGGAGATACTGAAGTTCCTCATCGAGAACTCCGAGTCTTTCACCCCGCAGTTCATAGGGGAGTTGACAAAGATGCTCATCGGGGACTTCAATTTCGGAGGCGCGTCTGAAGCAACGCTGTGCGACGCGCTGTTCGACCCGAACGAGGATGACAACTTCGCACATTCTCCCGTCTGTGACTACAGGGATAGTTTCAAGGCTTGCTATGTCATATCCAAACTCCCGCTCCCAGTGGTGAAGGACGGAGAAATCATAGACGATGAATACACCGCACTGCTTCCGTTCTATATGATGTTCAACGATACAACGCCATACTCGAACTTCATAGACCACATATACTCCTACGGGACGGAAAAGAGCGGGTATGACGAAAAGGCACTGCTCAAAGCACTGCACGGGGCAATACTTGGTGCTGGCGTATCAACGGACTATAAAGAAAAAATCGGAGATTACGAGGACGGAAAACTTAAAGTGCCGTACTACAAAACCGAATACTGCTCAATCAACTACAAGTCGGTAAGGGCGATGCTCGACAAGACTGGGGGCTTCGGTGCTTTCTGCGGAAGGTACGCCAAGCACACCGCAGGATTCAGGTTCACGACAAGCATAAGCCTTGACGGGAACGCCATAAACGCTCTCGGTAGCAAGGGTGCTTCGGACACCGAAGGCACGCTCGCATACGCAGAGGGGAAACTCCATATAAAGGGGAAGGACGGCTGGTCGCCAGTCGGAAGTTCCCGCACCGCCCACATAACCCTTATGTTCAATACCAAAGGCTCTACGGACATAACCGAAACCGCGCTCACAGACATAAACATAACCACGGACGACGGAACGGAGAGATGGGGTGTCACGTGGGACGGCAAGTCGTGGAACGACGCATACTGGGAGGCAATGAAAAAAAATCAAACGACTGCTCGTAATCGAGGCGCACTTGGGTTCGGTGACAATATATGCCAGCGACGAGAACGGCAATTACTACCCCGCATACCACACGCAGTCGATATTCTTCGACATCCGCAGGGGGACACTTATAATCCAATGGACTGACTATACGGGGGAAACACACAAACTCTCATACGGAATCGAGACCAAGTAGGCTATTTGAAAGAAATAAACAAAGCCGTGCGGATTTCACACGGCTTTTGTTGTATATGCGAGAAAGCACTAATTCCATTCGGGCAACACAGGATTGAAATATTCCCTGATACACGACTTGAGCAAATGCCCATACCCATAAAGGAGCAAGTCAATACGGCATTCTGGTATAATTCCGTATCTGGTACAGAGTTCCGCCAACAACTCCTGTGTTGGGGTATGTGGAGAAATGCAAAATATATCTCCTCTAATCTCATCAAGCATTTGCCAAGCCATAGCATCATCGCCAGTATTAAGGCAAACAATAGCATAAAGCGTATATTGCACCATCCAATATGCAAAACTGTCATCTATTTCCTTTTCGCACCAGTCCAAATCGGCTTCGTGACCCTGCCATATACCGTACATACCAAAGTCAACATCCGCGAGCACATCCGCGATTGCGTCATTCTTGTAATATGCGCCATAACCCAAGCCAGTATCCTTCATAAAGTTCTTGCTGTGCGCAACCTTGCGGAGAATCTGGAAACGCTGACCGCTCGGTATGGTTTCCATAAACTCGATTAGAGCCTTGTAGTAGTCGGAGAATACGAACAACTCCTCGTCTGGCTGCAAGGGGCTTCCGTCTGGCTTGCGCCAGTTGTCTGGCATAGGTGTCGGCAAGCCGAAAACATCGTTCGCGCCACTATGAATGCCCTCTGCTAATTTTTCTTTCAATTTTTGCAAACCATCTCGACCAAGCGTATTCTCAAAACAGGACAATACACTCGGCATATAGACCTTTACGGTATCGTCAAACACTGGCGTTACAAAGCCACAACTTGTCGAACCCTCAACCTCGTGCCTGTACTCGTCGCTCTCTGGCATTTCCTGCCAACTTGCAAACACAATAGGCATAGCCCACTTGTATCCCCGCCATTGAAAGACTGTTTCCTTGAACTTTGTCCAATCCGAAGCAATGAAATCCATAAACTCCCTGAAAGTACCAAACCTTTCCTGACTCATTTCGTACTGCTGCCAACTGCGGTATGTATTGAACAGCCTGTACGCCCAAGAGTAATACGGATAGTGCCTGTCCTTCGAGAAACTCTTTGTCGGAGAAACACATTCAACAACATTGTCTGGTGCTGGAGGTTCTACGCCCGCTTCATCCCAGTAGTCTTGATGGTCGGGCTGTGAAGCGTACCATAGTTCTGGTTCATATTCCTTGCCCCAGCCGACTGTGATTTTAGTCCGTGTCCTTGCGGTACAGCCGTCCCCGCCTACCGTGAACACGCCCCTTGACCATTCGCCACCGTTAACCGAAACTTCATATTCAATTCCTTCGGGCTTGCGGAATATGAGCATATTTCCCATTGCAAACGGCTCTGCACAGCCAGAGAAGTCGGGAGTTTCGCCCCCCCCTCCCATCCTTGCCTGTCCGAACCGTAATTCATAGTCATCGGCTCAAGCGTAAAACGCCTCCATATCTCCGCCTGACGCATAGCCTTTTCAGCCTCCGCCTCCGTGCGTGCCGACCTCGCCTTCGCCATAAGGCTGTCGTACACCTTCGCACTCCTCCTGATGTTGTCGCCTATCGAACCATTGTTTTTCATAATTCAAAGTTATATTATATATAACTTATTTATAAAATCAAAAACACCAGCCGAGCGTTTCAGCGGCTGGTGTCGGTATAAACATAAACATAAGAAAACAGTCCTGTCAAAGCGTCTCTCGGAACGCAAGTATCTTGTCCCTCAACTCCTTGTGCCTGCAAGTCGGACACTTGCCAGCCCCTGCGCAGTCGTGGCATCCGAAAGCGTCATAGACCTTCGCCAGTGCTTCGTTCATCACGAAGTTGTGGTAGTGTACGAAATGCTCGCGGAGTATCTCCTGCACGGGTATCGGGCTTGTCGGGTCTATGCAACGGCTCAAAGCGCAGTTGACAGTGTATTCGAGTTCGTCCTTGTACTTGTTCCTCTGCAACGCCCTCGCAAGAGCCTTGCCCCTGTCAGCCTCCACCTCCTTGTAACGCTGTGAAGTTTCGCGCCCGTCGGCGACATCAAGCGATGAGGCGTACCCGTACTCCAAGTCAACATTGTCCCGAAGTGCCCTCTCTATCATCGAAAGTTCAAATGTGTCGAACGCACCTTTCTTCAGGTTCTTGCGAAGCCACTCAATCCTCTTCTCGATTGTGTCCTTGTACTCCTTCCGCGTATATCCCGCTGGCATAACTATTCCTCCTTCGATGCTTCACGGGCTTTTGCCTGCATTTCGTCAAGTACCTCGTTCGGTATGCCCAGCCCGACCTTTACCTTGCGCACAGCAAACGGCGTTGCAACCGGGTCGGCAACAAACTCCCTCGCCTGAACCTCCGTAGGGAAGATTATGCCGTTACCGAGCATCCTGTTGAGTTCTTGGTCGTCAAACACTATCACATACCCGTCGCGCATCATACCGCCGTTGTTGAAAAACTGAAGCAACTTCTCGTCAATTATGCGGTTTCCGTCCGCACCTTTCTTTCCTGAATTTTCCATTGTGTTATTTTTATAATTAAACATTTAAACATCCTAATCGTCAAGGTGCATATCACCGCCGTAGAACGGCATAAGCGCACCCCTGCGCACAAGTTCCTTTATCGCCTCCGTCTTGCCCTTGCCCTTAACAAGCGCACGGACATCCTCTTCCGAAATTCCAATCCTGCGGAAGTCCCACTTCTGACCGTGTGAGTTCATTACGCGCACCTCCCAGCCTTGGTAATGGGAATTGAAATCGTTGTACTCTATCGTCAATACCGCCATATCAATATGATTTTTTACTGGTTTATGCTCTCCATTCGCTGTCTGGGTTGAACTCGACATTGCCGTACTCGTATGCGAGCGAATGCTCCCTGCCTCCGTCCATCGCGATGAACTTCAGGTCGGAATAGCACACAGCCCACTTCCCGCACTGCTTCTCGAAGTAAGCCTTCGCCTCATCCACGCTCTTGGCGAATATGATGCCGATGTCATACACGGCAACGCCTCCATCGGAAAACATCTCCTCCCCGTATATCAATGCGGACACAAGCCCCTCGTTCCTTGCGCGGGATGTGTTCGTCGCATACGGGTTCTTCACCGCCTCCCTGTAGTCGTCCGCATCCGCCATACGCACCGTAACCCTGCCCTTGCCGTCTATCGTATTCGTATATGGCGTTCTCGCCTGAACTATGGTCGATGCCACTGGGGAGTGCCCCAGTTCCTCGCGAGCCTTCTGCTCCTCAAGCATAGCAATCTTGCAGTTGAGGTAATACTGGGCTTTCTTCAAGTCCTCTATCTCCTTGTCAATCTGGCTTATGCCCTCCTCCTTCTTCAAGCCTGCACGCCAGCAATACTTGATTACATTGCCTATCGGGAGGTCGAAATACTTGATTACATCTATGCACTCTATCGGGAGCGCGTTGTAGTGCGAAACTTTGTTAACTCTGTCGTCTTTCATTTCCTTACGCTTTTGTTGTTTTCTTTCCAACACTAATATATAGTTAATAAATAGGAATTTCAGAAAAAATATAAATAAGTAAGAATATATTTTTGAATTGGATATGGTACACATAAAGACATTCGACGAGTTCTGCGGAGAGCCGCTGGACGAAGGGCTTTTCGGCTTCGGAAGCAAGAGCATATACGATGCGTACATACTGTGGTGGGCTGATGTAAGGAGATATGCGCAGGAAGAGGGCATAGACCAGAAGAAGTTTATGGGCGAATGGACGAACGGCATCAGCAGGGAAACGCTGGACGACATTATCAAGAAATACGGAAAGATAGACAGCCTGACCAACAGCACGATGACAATAGAGAAGTTCACGGAGGCTTGGAACAGGTCTAACGAGAACATACTGAAGGGGAAATACCTGCGCATCTACGAGGGCAAGAAACGCCCGCAGGCGAATATGTGCATATATATGCTCCGCAGGGACTTGCACTCGGTAAAAATCCATCTGGGCAACAACTGCAAGGACGACATCGGGAGGATGCGCGAGGAGGACTTCCGATTCTATGTGAAAAGGGAGGAAAGGAGCGATATGAAGAACGGAATGTCCGAAGAAAAGGCGAAAAGGCACTTCACGGTCAGGGAGTTCTGCGATATGATGAACCGCCTCAACTGCGCGGGCGAAGGCGACTTCAAGCCAGAGGAATACTACATACGGGTATGCAGGTTCATACCGTAGGAGCAAACCCGAACAGTACGCAAAAGGAAAAGCCCGATATTGACTATCGGGCTTTTCCGTATTTACGACAATAAAAAATAAGCCTTAACCGTATGGAAAACCTATGAAAAACTATGTTCTTCGCCAGTTCCTCCTTCCTGCTTCACAGAACCACCGCTTTTTAGGTTGCATAAGCAACGGTCATCCGCTGTTGGATTCTCCACAGGCTTGTATTCGGCAGTACGGCTGCCTATAATCTGGAATGTCTTGCCGCATACATTCCGCATATTATTTATATTATATCTTATTTATATTTCGGGAAACCGAAATATCGGCTGTACAGCCTATAAAGCGCGTCTATCGGCTATACAGCCTATATTACGCGCCCGTGAAATTCCGCTGGTCGCCTCACATAGAACGGCTGGGGATACTCGATGCCAGTGGAGAAGTCCGTACACTCGAAGCGGAAGAAGGCATCGTCCACCTCCTTGTAGTCGCCCCTGTAGTCGGACATAAGCCTCTGCGCGTGGCTGAAGTGCCTGCGCCCCTCGGCGACCTCGCGGAGCACGCCCCTTGCATCGAACAGGTCGTCGCAATACTTCATAAACTCCTCGAACACGGACTGCAACAATGTCCTGCTCTGCCTTACCGCAATGTAGTCGTCCTTCGGTCTTTCGTTGAGCCAGTTCATAATAGCCTTGACGCGGTTATCGACCTCCGTTTTCTTCCCAATGTAATTCTTGTAACTTTCCACCGTGATTATTATTTTTAGAAATAAACAATATAGCCGTTGCCGAGTTCAAATGTACCGCCCGAATATGTGCTCAAAAAGAACTTTGCGCCTTCGTTCTTCACCACAATCTCAACGACCTTCTTCCAGTTGCCCCCCGATATGATTTTCTCCGCAGTCCTGCGGTTGATACCGCAATTCTCCAGAAAGCCAATCCATTCTTCATCCCCCATTGCGTCCTCAACAAAATCAAGGGCGTTCTGGTGGTTGTCACCAGTCGGGCTTAATATCGACCTCCGCGCCTCCTCTTCACTTTTATATACGCTCCCGTTGCAACCGTCGGCATCGTTGCAGAAGTAGTTGTCGCTCCCCCAAGTGATATTGCCCGTATCTATGCCGTACCTCTCCTTGAGTTCAGCCATCACCTCCCGCTGTATCGGGGTGAGCGTCTGGTCGGCTTCAGCCATCTCGTTCAATCTCCTGATGTGTATCATATCAAATTCAAATATATTCTATCATTATTTATAAACCCGCAACTAATACCTGTGCTTCGGGCAGGCTGGGTGCTTCGGGTTCGTAACACCGCACTCTCCGTACGGGAAATCTCGGCACGACTTGCACTTGCGCACATTGTTCCTGTTCGGCAGGCAGGCGGTGCATCGCCTCGCACGAAGCCCTCTCCGCCTTCCGTTCTCCATTCTCTCGTAGGGTTCAAGCCCCATATCCGTATTGTTCATATCGCAATCTTTCCTTTCAACCATAATATATGGGGAATCCCCGAAGATTTCAGAAACGGCTCTTCTTACCTTCAACCAACTTCCGACATCTCTCCATAAAATCCTCCCTGTCGGATATGAGCCTCTCGGCTTCCGAATACAGCCTGTCCCATATTGCTTCGGGGACTTTCACGGGCAGTCGGAGGAACTTGAACACGCCCCCTTCGCCCTCTGGATGGACTGGGACTGCGAACTGCTCGGCTTCCGCGTCCCACCGCATACCCTTCGCATCGGCTACCGTAATCCGCCCCCTGAACAGCCCCCAGCCGACAAGGTACGGAAGCACATCCCTGCGCAGGTACACGAAGCAACCCTCGTCGGACGGAAACTCGTCTGGCTTTACGACATTCCTCCCGTACCTCTTCGAGAGCGCATCGCAGGTCGCGTTGAACACGGAGAGCATCCTCGTGCCCTTCTGTATCTCCCTGACCAGAGAGGAATACTCGGCTTCGGAAATCGGGACTGGCTTGCGGGACACCCACATCTGCTTCGGTATGCCGTCCTGCCACACCGAACCGTTGAACCACATATCAATCTGTTCGGCATCAACGAGCCAGTTGTAATCGTGGCGTGTTTCGTATCCGCCCCTGAACACGATGAAGTCCGTGTTCCCTTCCCGACCTGTCTCGACTATGAAGCAGGGCAGTCCGTCTTCCTGTTTCCGAATGCCAGCAATATCCATATTCCGAATAATAGTTATATATGCGTTATTTATATGCGGGTGTCTGTCCACTCCGCTTTCGGGCGGCTTCCGTCCGCTTACCACTTCGCTCTTGCGCCACTCACTCCCGCTGGTCGTTCGGGACGCTTCGTTCCCGCTCAAGTGCTTTTTATCCTCTCCGAGGAAAGCACTTTCGCTGTCGCTACCTGCACCCGCCCGTCAAAAAGCGCGGGGGCGAAGCACGCTTCCCTGACGGTCGCGTGCCCCGACCGCCCGCCTTTTCGTCAAATCCGCCCCCTGCGCTGTCTGGGGCAGGGCTGTTGCTTCGCTTTATCATTTGTTATTTATTATCAGCCATCGGCTCTTTCGACATAGCCTTTCAGGGACTGCGATGACATATCGGCAGTATCGGCAGACCGTATGGGCGTATGTTCGGGAACTACCATACGCTGTAAAGTCCAAGCCAGCATATAGTTCTATAGCCCAAGCGGTATCCAGTCGGTAGGACGGCTACCAGCGTAGCGGTGGAGGTTTATGGTCAGGCAAGTCCACCTACATATTTCATACACGGGTTTCCATACTGTGCGGTCTGGAGTGCTCGCGGATGTCGGTCGGGCGGAATTTCGGCGGTGCGTGGCGGAAAATTTACACCGCAGTCGCGTGGTTTTGCACCGCGCTGGACATTCTTCCGCACGGACGGGAGCGTTTTTCCGATACGGGCATATACACCGAAAGCCGAGCGGTGGTTCTCGGCGCAATGTCTGGATTTATTTTGTTTCTGGTTGCCTTGCGGGACGCTACCGAGTGTCTGGAGGGGCGTGTCCGCCAGCCGTAGCCACCGCTTCATACCCGTATGCCCCGCACGCATACATATTGTAAGCCGTTGCAGTCGGCTTCGGACTGTCCTGCTGGGCTAATGCGTTCGACACGGTACACAGGAACATATTGCGCCTGTTGCAGAAGTCCGTGTCGTCCTCCATAATGAAACTCTCGAATGTGCGCCTTGCGGTGTCCTTTCCGCAGTTGCTCTCGTCAAGGTGAGCCTTGACGCTCGAATACAGCCTCATATAAGATTTAGCCTGCCTTGTGCCTATTGTGGCTTTCTGGCATACGCGGTATCTCCGCTTCCTGCTTGTTTCGATTGAGCACTCCTTGAGCATCTTCCTTATTGTCCGTTCGCACTTGCTGAATACACCTGACAGTTTCTTCACCATCAGGACACTTACGCCCTTTGATATGTCTATCTTATTGTATATCAAATAGTTATATACAGCAAGGCATCTTAATTCATATTTTATGCGGTTGACTTCCGAACTCCTTTTCCTCTGCTCGTCAGTCCAGCCCCTGTGTATGTCGCAGTCCGTTGCATATTTCCAGCCCTGAACAAACGCCTTCCTGATGTCCTTATCGGTGAACGGCTCGGACGACTGCGTGCCGTTGAGTTTTCCGCCCCCCGCGTCTATGAGCCTTCCGTATGCCTGCCTGATTATCGAGTACGCCTTCTCCTGCGTTATGTCTGGTTCGAGAAGCCTTACGAGTTTCGGGGACTTTATCCAGTATGCGTTGCGTCCGATGTGGTCATTGGCGTACGCCCCGTATATAGCCTCGACCTTGTTTGTGGAGTATATCTCGCTTATCTTCCTGAAGTCCCGACCGTATATCTCCGAGCGTGCCCGCGCCAAGTCCGAGAGTTCCGTCGGCTTCCTTTCCGTGTTCCTGCTCTTGCTTTCGGTCGGCTTTGCGTCTCTGTCGCTTTGCTTCGGCTCTCCCGAATACGCCTCGTGGAGAGCCACCGCCTCCGCCCAGTATCCTTCCCACTTGCCGAGTATGGTGTCCCAGCGGTCGTTCCCGCCCCAGTTCACGCGAACCCTGCTCTCGCCCCGCCCGTCCGTCGCCACGGTGAATATGCGGGCGTAGAGTTTCGGGGTGTCGTGCTGTATGAACTCCGTCCCCCTCCTCACCCTTTCGAGCCTTCCGTCATCACAGACCTTGTAGTTGGCGTACTGTTCGAGGTGGGTGCAGTATATGTTCCTGCACCTCCAGCCCGTGTAGCCTATGTCACCGCCGAATATAATGTTGAGGATGTGGGTGGCTATGATGTAGCCGTCCCCGCTCGCCGTCCCAGCCGAGAGTTCGTCGCACTGGTCGTTCCTGCGGTCGTACTTGTACGAGGTCTTCCGCACTGGCTTGTCCATATACCAGTGGAGTTGGTAGTGACCGTTGTGCGTGTTTATGCTCGCTGCGCTCGGCAGGGGCAGACCCGCGTCCGCAATCTCGGAGATTTTCGCGGATACTCTCGACTTGACTGCGGACAGGGTGTTTGTGCCGAAGGCAAAGCCGTCCTGCCCCATTGTGTAGTTGTCGTCTATGTCGAGAACTATGACCTGTCGGGTTTCGTGGGTAGTGCCAGTGCTCGTTGACAGGTATGTGGCGTTCGCCCTCCAAGCGTCGAGCAGGCTTTCGCCTTTCTTGCACTTGTACCTGTATATGCTGTCGGTGTCCTTCTGCGCACCGAAGTCCATAGAGCCTACATTGTTCGCGAATTGTATTATGCCCGGCTTGTTGGCGTGGTGCGTCCTCTCCGAGCATATGTTCTCGCTATTCTTTACCTGCTTGGTTATTAAGTATGTTCCGTTGGTTATGTCCGACCTTGATATAAGCATATCGGAAGCAAAGAACTTCCGCCCGTCGCCAGACTCGTATATCTCCTCGTTCCGTCTGGTTTTCGGGTTCAGCCCGCAGGTGCGGGTGTTTCGTATGCTTATTCTTTTGCTGTCGTCTGACATTGTAGTAAAAAATAAGCCACCCGACTGTGCCCAAGACTTTCGTCTGGAGGTGAACGCACAGCCGAGCGACTTTATATCTTTAACAATAGTTCCTTCACCTATTGGAACATTGAAAATCTACTTCTTCACTTCTATTTATAAATTGACAAATCAGACCTCGTTTACATCGTTTGCTTCGTTGACTTTAATTTTCCGCTGCAAAGGAAACGCTTATTTTTGAAACCGCCAAAACTTTTTTGATTTTTTTTCAAAAAAAGTCCCAGTCGGTGTTATTTATAAATAATATATAGTATCTTAAATATATTTCAATGGAGAGTCGTAACAATTTAAGCAGTCTGCTTGAACAGTTGATGATGGTCAACAACAACGCGGTCGAGAGTTTCGCGAAGGTGAACGAGGCGGTTACAAGCGAAGCCGACACCGTTACCCTCAATGTGGAGGACAAGGACGGCAACATAAGCAAGTACACTATACCTTCTTTCGGGTATCTCCGCCAGTGCATAGAGCGTCTCAACAACAACATAGAGGCGTTGTGCAATGTGGATGCCAACGGAAGTGCGGTTCGCCTTTCGGACGGTACATACCGCAAACTTATGACTATGCGCCTTCCGAGCGAAGCACCCACCATAACAAGCCTCAACACGATAAACGAGTTCAATGTGAAGAGCAACTACTTCTTCGAGAATATGCTCAACCCGCTCCTCTGCGTTGACATCGACCTCACTGGGAAGATACCAGACGACACGGAGAGGGTTATGGTCAAGCGTTTTCTCCTCAAGACCGATGGTTCGGAAAGGAGGAAGAATACATTTGACACGATGTTCAGGGGGAACAATGCCATCGACTACAACAAGTTCCTTGACACAATCGCAACGGAGAGGATAAAGTATGTGCTCGACGAGGAGATAGTTGACATACCCCCGCGCTCCAGACGCTTCACTGGGAGTTTCGATGTTCTCGGAATAACCAACAAGTCCGTCACCGAACTTGTGAACGGGGAGGAGATAGTTTCGAGCAGGAGGCTCGTAAGGCTGAACAAACTTACATACACGGACAACAGGGCTACATACACGGACACCCAGAAACTCGCGGTCGGGGATATGCTCGAAGTCGTGAGCAACCCGATTGACACGAGATATAAGATTACCAGCATAGACACGAGCACGAACACCGTCGTCCTCCAACTTGTCGAGGGGTACAGGAGCATCCGCGTGGGCGCGGGCTACTTCCGAGTTTACAGCGACAAGGATGTCGAGATGAAGGTTCAGGCTACCGTAGGCTTCGGGGAGAAGTGCGTCATATTCGTAAAGGCGGTTGACGGCAACAGCAACAGTCCGTCCGACGCTTGGAGCGACGGGGTTGGCTTCGACAGCAACTCGCTCGTTATGAAGGACGGCAACGGAAATGCCGTGACATTGCAGCAGTATTACCAGAAGTATGTCGCGGACTTCGGTGCTATGATGATTGGCTATGCAAACGACTGGTATCCGACTTCGACGGAGGGTGTGAAACCGAACAAGCCCGTTCTCAATCAGGAGGACTTCAAGGTCTTGCAGATAAACAAGCAGACCACCGAACTTGACAGCGTGAAGAGGATAAAGGCTCTCAATGACGAGAAGCACAACCTTTCAGACCAGATAACGGAGAAGCGTTCGGCGATAGCCTCCCTGAAGTCGAAGATACAGACGACCAACTATGCGAGCGATACGCTTCGCCAGAACGACAAGTCGTTGCTCGAATCGAAGGTTGCCGAGTACCAGAACCTCGTCAACACATACAGCAGTACCGTAAAGGAGATTTCGGCGATAGCCGACAGCGACAGCCTCCTCTCGGTGAAGCCCAAATACCGCATACGCGGTTTCTGGGAGATGCCGAAGGAGAAGTCGAGCGATGCCACTGGCTTGCAGTCGATAATCCGCTTCAAGATAAGATACAGGTATCTGAACCCGCTCGGAGATGCCAACGCCACCGAGCAGATAGGCAAGGAGGCGAGCGGGGCGTTCAGCAACTGGAATATGACCGAGAGCGTACTGCGCGGAAGGAGCAAGTCCCCAGACGGGATATGGACTTGGGACAAGATAAACACCAACGACAGCGAGGCTGTGAACATAAACCAACTCGACATCCCGATTACGAAGGGCGAGAAGGTGGAGATACAGGTCGCAAGCGTGAGCGAGGCTGGCTATCCGTCGAACCCGCTTGTGAGCGACTGGTCGGACTCCCTCATAATGTCGTTCCCCGAAGAACTCTCCACCAACAGCGTTGTTGACGACATACTTCACGGGAACACCGCAGACGAGAGCCAGTTGCAGATTGACCAGACGCTTATGACACGCGGTCTCATATCGCACATAGCCGACAGTTTCTACGCGAACGAGATGACATTCGTGCATACCTCGCAGAGCATTGCGAGCGGGTTTATGAGTCCAGAGCAGACACCGATTTCGCTCTTCGAGAAACTTACGGAGTTGCAGACCACGGTGAACCAACTGCTCGATATAGTCGGCAACGCTATGGGCGAGATGATAGTTACCGTCACCGACGAAAGCGGTAATGTCTATAATGTTGACGAGAACGGGCTTCTCAAGATATATGCTGGAAGTTACAGCGATGAGGTCAGCAGGCTCAATGTCAAGAAGGGCGCGATTATCACGAAGAACTTTATGCTCAACATACACAATGTCGCGGACACTGGTCTCCGCTTGCAGAGCAAGTGCTACGGGAGCAGGACTTCTATGGTGGACGAGAGCGAGAACTGGGACGGCACGGCACGCGCATATATGCCGAACAGGAGGCTTGACAACGAGCATACCACGACATACAACCCGAAGGACAACGACTACAACTCATACTACAAGTACGACTGGATACCAGTCAACCTGTACGCCAACGAGCAGATTATGCCCGGAGTGAACTCGTCGTCCAACTATCAGTCGGCGCAGTGCAAGAACCAGTTTGTCAACCTTCGTCGCAGGAACATTTCCGACAACATATCCCTTTATGGCGATACGGTGGAGGAACTCGATTCGGATGTATTCGATTCGCACGAAGTCCAGTTCCAGCAGTCGGAAACCCCTGTCACGACATCCACTATCATATTTGACGGGCTTAACCGTGACGGGGATGCTGTCGTTTACGGCAATGTGAGCGACTTTGATGATGAGGGTTCGCATTTTGCGGTGCATACCGACCACCCGTTCGCTTCGCTTCGCCCAGATGAACTGAAGGAGAAGGTCAACGAGAGGCTCGGACTTACGGGGAGCGGCTATTCAATCAAGGCGACCAGCGTCAACAACTATCTCAAATATCTGTTCTCGCTTCCGAGAAACAGGGAGATTGAGATATTGAACATAAAGGCGTTGCCGTTGCAGACGACCAATTTGGTACAGGCTCAACTCGCAAGTACGCTTGGAGGCTCTGCCGACAGCAACAGCAACTCGAACAGCAACTCGAACTCAAACAGCAGTTCTGACTCAAACAGCAGTTCAAGCGCAAATGCAACCCCGCATACGATGGCTATGACGGCGCAGTTGGCGGTTGCGCCCGCTATGATAGGCGCGAATGTGAACACATCCACGAACACGAGTATGGCGAAGACCGTTGCGAACAGCAAGATAATGCAGCAAGTTCCGTTCGAGTATTACATAAAGTACATACCAGACACCGACATCGAGCAGAGCGGTGACACCCGCATAGGCTGGAATGTCGGGCTTGTCCACAAGATGGGCTATGACGACAACGACAGGTATCTGCTCGGCAAGGACACCTGCACGAGTTACCTTTTCCTGAATGTCGCGACGCACGAGGACATTCAGGTCGAGGGCGACAGCAGAAATTCGAGCAAGGTGATTACGGGAGGCACTATGGTTTCCATACCTTTCACATTCCAGTACCGTATGACCGACTACTGGGGCGAGGGCGACAGCGGGACGGGAAGGATTATGGGCGACTCGCAGGTTTCCACGACCAACAGGCTCAATATATCCAACATAAGGCTCGCCAACAGGCTCGGTTTCGATATCTGGCTTGGCAAGGACAAGCCGTTCAGTTTCGACATAGAGGTATATGCGAACTACGGCGAGACTTCGAGCAACATCAACCCAGCGTCGCTCATCCAGTTCAACTCCGCCACTATGACCACCGCAATCAACAAGTCAACGGCGAAGAAGAACAGCAAGCAGTCGCTCGGCACGATAGAGGAACTCAACATAGTCAAGCCGACACAGGTCAAGACGAAGAAATAGACACGGCGGGAAGGCGGGGCGACCTGCTTTCCTTCCAATTTATAGTCAATATATAACAGGATAGGAAATGATACACATCAGGAAGATAAACGAAAGGCTGTCGGATACGGGGAGCAGTTCCGTGAAGTTCGTGTTCGTTACCAGCGAGGGCGAGGAATACGGCAACGACGAGGTTATCGCGAAGGTCGTCGGCGGGAACGGCATAAGATGCACTGGCAGGCTTTCCGAGTATGCCGCCAGCACGGGCGTTGTGGTATTCAGGCTGTACAGCATAATCGACAGGTACAGCGAGATTATGGGGCTTATCGATGACATTCAGCGCAGTCCAGACGACTTCAATACGGTCTGCATACTTGTTGACAGCACGGAGGACGACGAGGTGCTGTTCGTGGAGAAACTCGAATCGCACATATCGAAGAAGGGTATGCGCTGTACGACAATCGGTGTTTCCCGAAGCGACTATAATGACTTGTACGACCGAGCCGTGAGGATGTAAAAACTCGAAATATAAATAATATGACCCGAAACAGTATTAAAACCGTTTAAAAGCATTGCAAGAATTAAATTCATAAATAATATGTAATGTATATGTATATCAGCCGATGATAACATTGAAGTTGAAATACGAGGCGAGCGATGAAGCGAAGGCTTTTATCCGTGAGTGCAGGCGGCAGTATTCGTCCGCGCTCCGCTTCGCGTACAACCGTGTCATCGGCGGCTGGAACGGCAAGCGGATTAGGGACGCGATAAAGTTCGAGTTAAATAATGTCGGGCTTATGGACAGTTATATGGCTTCGTGCGCGGAACAGGAGGCGAGTGCAATCTTCAAGTCGATAAAGAGTTCCGACAACCCAGATGCCAAATACATATTCGGCGGGCGTGGAAACTTCATCCGCCGTTGCAAGGGATTGATAACGAAGGAAGCGTTTGATGACAAACGGTTATCACCGCTATTGGTCGTGGGCGAGGCGAACTGCTTTGCCAACCGCAAGTTCCGCATAAACAATGATTTCCAGTCAATAACATTCCAGATTAACAAGAACAGCCATTATACGCTAAATCTAATCGGCATATACGGCAAGCGCAGGCGCACGCTTGAGAAACTGTATGAACTCCAGTGCGCAAAGGCAACGCCCATAACATACAAGTTGGATTCGGAATATGTATATCTGTCGTTCGACGAAACGCAGGTCGAGCACTACAGGCGCGACAACGCTATACAAAACCGAGTTATGGCTATTGATATGAACCCGAACTACATAGGATGGTCAGTCGTTGACTGGAAGGGCGAAGCCGATTATAATGTCATAAGGCAGGGTGTATTTTCGGTAAAGCCGATAAACGACATTGCACAACAACTATCGAAGTCCAAGACAGATTCGTCCGACCCGAAGAAAATATATGTGGCGGATAAGCGTCTGCACGAGGCATACGAGGTGTCGAAGAAGTTAATCCGTATATGCCTGCACTACCGCTGCGAGATGTTTGCAACCGAGGACTTGGATATACGGGGCAAGGATTGTGGGCACGGAAAGAAATACAACCGTCTTGTCAATAATAACTGGTGCAGGAACAGCCTTGAACTTAACTTGCAGAAGCGTTGCAACATATTCGACATAAAGTTCCTGAAGGTCAAGCCGAACTACAGTTCGTTTGTCGGCAACTTCGTGTTTAGGCATTTGAACCTTCCCGATATGGTTCTGGCATCAATCGAAATAGGCAGGCGTGGATATGAGTTCAACCAGCAATACATAGAAAAGAAAAAAGATATTAAGCGCAACATAGTGTTTCCAGATTATGAAGCCTACAGAGCGTCCATCTCCAAGTCGTTGGAAGAATTTGGTCTGGACGACGGCACGAGCCTTCTGGAAGCGTATGATGCGTTAAAAAAGTCTGGAGTCAGATACAGGCTTTCCTTCGACCGTTGCGGGACAAGGTTTTCGAGGTGCTTTTCAAAGGCGAGCCTAATATTAAAGAGTTTAAACGGTTTTTAATATGAATGATAAAAAGCAATATCTGGAGCGCGGGAGTTTTGTTTCCATTCTGCATTTTTCCTCCCGCGCCCCATTTGTCGAAAAATGCGGTTATGGAATATTCTGGCTCGGCGGACGGGCGTTTCTTCGGAGGCGGGAAACCGTGCAAAAAGTCAAAATATAAATAATAGCGAAAGAATAATGTTTTGTTTTTAAACATTAGTTATAGGAGAAGAAAACTTGGTTGACGAAAACAATACATTTCTTTAAGGAAGGCACTTGAGGTTTGATTTTGCCGAAACAGTGCAATATAATAGAATATAATAAAGTTATGTATTTGAACTTAAACGAAAATCAGATTCAGCAGAGTTGGGCTAACCACATCAAGGAATCTCTTGGTGTAACCGACAATACCAAGTTGAACTGGATGAGCAAGTACGCTTACTTCCATTCAATGAACGAAAAGATGTTAAACGAAAGCGTTGACGGTCACGCACATCTTAATCCTAATATGACCATCGGCGGTATGGGTAACATCGCTTTCCCAAGCGCACAGACACGCGCAGCATACGAACCGGGCTTGGCAGGTAGCGGTGACAAGACTTTCTCAACCCTTCCATTGGGCTTGCAGATTGCCGCACAGACTATCGCACTCGACCTTTTGTATGTTGTTCCAATGAGCACACCTCACGGAACACAGCAGTATCTTGACTATGTATATGAAGGCGGACGCATCCACCCAAGTGACCCGTTTGCAACTTCAAACTACACTGGCAAGAACACCGCTGCTCCTTATATGATTAAGGTTAACGCGAAGTTCGCTATCGAAGGCGAAGGCGAAATGAAGTATCGCTTCACCCCTAACCGCAAGTACGCTTTCTTTGACAAAAACAACGAGCAGATTACGGATTACGAATTGACATTCTTGTATCCTGACAGGGTTGACGGTTATCCATTATTCAGGGTAATGGAAAAGGCTTACCATTCAGAAAACCCAGTTCTCGGTGGAGAAGGTGCAGAAAAGTCTATCTACGAACTTGTAAACGGACTTTACAAGGGAGGTGAAACTCCTGACTACACACTTGAAGAAGTTGGACAGTCAAGCCCAGTTCTTTTCGAGTGCATCGGTTTCGCAAACGGTCTTGAACCAGTTGAAAATGTAAAGGCTCTCCAGAACCATATCGCTTCTTACAGCGGTCGCGGTTTCTTGGGCGAAAATCCTGCTACCGACTATCGTGCATACAGCCGTGGTCTCGGTGAGGAAACCCCAGCAAGACAACTTGGTTTGAAGTCGTTCGACATCGACTACAAGGCTGACACCATCAAGGTAAGCGCAGCAATCACCCGCGAACAGGTACAGGACTTGAAGGTTTACGGTATCGACGCAGTAGCACAGGTTGAGGCGAAGTTGGCTGACGAGTTGACACAGACCATCAACAAGCAAATCCTCCAGAAGATGTTTACTCTCGGTGCTATCAACGCAAAGCAGGTAGAGGAAGTAGAATCTCCTGTTGCTGGTGTTAGCAAACTTTCCGCTTACTTCACAAACGGTACTCCTTCAAGCGACACCGCACAGATTTGGTTGGGCTTCGACCGTGACGGCGAACCTATCACAGTAGGTGCAAAGGCAGTCAACATTACTGCTGGCGGTGAAGTAATGGGTACTATCCAGAGGCGCATTATGTCGAAGATACTCTATGCTTCGCAGGTAATCCACGTTCGCGGTCGTTTGGGACAGGGCAACTTCGCAGTTGTATCTGGAACAATCGGTGCGGTTTTGCAGGACTGCGCAGGATTTATGCCTTACCCGATGAGCAACACTCTCGGTGTTAACAAGAGCCTCTACCCAATCGGTAGCCTTTCGGGAATTTCAATCTATGTTGACCCGAATATGAAACTTGACGATATGCGTATCCTCGTTGGTCGCAAGGGCAAGGAAGGCGAACCCGGCTTGATGTTTGCTCCATATCTGCTTGCAGAAAAAGTGGAAACCACTTCGGAGTTCACATTCGGTCCCGTTATGGTAATGAGTTCTCGTTACTCAATCGTTGAGGTTGGTCACAATCCACAGTTGCAGTATGTAACTTTGGGTATCAAACTCGAAGGCGTTGACATCATCTAATTGACGGTCAGAGCATAATTATAAAAGGGGTGTGCATCGCATACCCCTTTTGTTTTGCCCAGACGCGAGCCTCACTTGAAGGAAATCCTCGTTATGCCCTCGTATGTGAACATCTCGTCCACGAACTCGACATTATCGCCCTTTCCCTTCTTGACCGTCTCGAATGTCGTGACGACCATCTTGCCGTCATCTCCGATTGTGATTTCATCAAAATCGTCCTCGTTCCCGATGAGGCATAGGCTCTTGATGTACTCGCCGTCCCTGTAAAGTTTTGCTTCCTGCGCTTCCATACTTTAAAATGCTATTTGTTGTCTATATATAATATATGGGGAAATTTCCATCTTTTCATCGGCAAAGGTAGCAAATCCCAGCGGAAACGCAAAATATAAATAATAGTAGAATAATATAACTGAATTGAATATGGTACATATTAAGAAATTGAACGAGATGAATAGTCAGACACTTGACGATAAAACAGAATATATCATTAGAAGTTGCGATTGTATCATCGCCGAAGATAGTTATACCAGAGGAGAGGAGTATAATCCGCATACGATAGAACTCGATATGGGGCATATAAAATCAGACACATTAGAGGGGTTGATGAGAAAATTCAACGATGAACAATGTCACGGACACGAATTTAATATGAATGATTGGTATTATGACCCATACCAAGAAAATAGATTAGTATTGGCTGTTACTGGAAAATTTACTACTGCTAACAAATATGTTGACTTTGTTGAACCGTCCGCAAAAGATTTGGATGATTTTGAACAGGGTAAATGTAATCTCACATCGTTTATGTTCGACCTTTATATTGAAAAACACGAAATCCGTAATGATATTACCAAAGAAGCCAAGCGACTCGGAATAGGAACTAATATATAATATCTCTATGCCGTAGCACATCCTATCCCCAGCCCGACCAGATGCCTCCAAGCACTGTCGGGCTGGCGGTGGTTAAGGCGGTAGCAGAACACATCAACATACTCCTGCAAATGCCTTGTTAAGATTGTGATATTTAGCCCAGTGGTTGCTGGGCTTATTTGTTTTGTATGCAAGCGTTATCGTTCCGAATATAAATAATGTATAGTGTTTTTCCACGATGACAAAGAAATATGTAGATATAGACCGCTCCCCGTACTCGTTGCACGACATTCCGAGTTTCGGGCTTCTCCGCACCAATCCGAAGTTGAGCACCAATGCTCGGATTATGACCAATGGGGAAGGCATCTGGCTTGAAAGTTTCAACGCTCACGAGACGCTCGCAAACGAGTCGTACAAGCACTTTCGGGTAAGCCCCGATTCGATATACAACAGGGACTTGGCGAAGTTCTATGCCGACACGGACTACTCGTTGCCCTATGTCGTGGGGCAGGAATACTCCGATATGGGCATAAAGGACAGGTACTCCCAGCAGTACGAAACTATGTACTGGTACGGGTGCGAGTATATCGACAGCCTCGAATATGACGAGGAGATGGGCTTGCTTGCGCCGTTGTGGATTGGGGAGCAGTTCCCCGACTACTTTGTCGTGTTCAGGATTGACGACCCGTCGTACCTCAATATGAAGGAGTGGCTGGAAACGCATACCGAGAACGACATTATGGAGGATATGGACTTCAAGAGGGACATACTCGACAGGTGTGACATCGTAGCCTGCTTCGACCTCCGCGACAGGAAGAGTCCGCTCGGCACATACCTGCACAACTACATTTCACAGACGGACTTTCCCCCGACACCCCTTGAGGTTAGCGTGGAGAGGACGCACGAGACGACATACTGCGGTATCGACATAGTGAACGGCGGGTTCAAGCGCATATCGGAAATGCAGCACCCCCACTACTTCGAGATTGACGAGCCGATAACCGACTTCGACAGTTATACCACATTCGGCTTCGAGAGGCACAGGCTCGCCTGCGCGAATGTCCTCAACATAGAGTTCCTGTTCAACGACAGGAAGGCGGACGAGTTCCGCTTCACCAGATACTTCGGTCTGTACTGCAACAAGGTCGGGCTTGAGAGGTTTACGCTCGACTTCGACTACCTCTACACCGACAAGTATCTCCTTTCTGGCAGGAAGGTGGTGTCCGACAAGGACGGCGTGCCTGTTCCAGTCAGGTACATTTCCGACGGGCGGGAAGTGAGCCTTCCCGTGAACTATACGGAGGACGGGCGGACGGTACAGTGGCTTGCCGACCGTTCCTGCGTGTGCTTCGCGGAGTCCCGACTGGGGTTGAGGAAGGTCGATACGGAGAACAACGGGGTTGACGGAAAGATACGCATAGTCGATAAGGAGGTTGACCTCGCGGAGTTCGCTGGCTTCACAGAGGACGAAACCAGAATCGAGGCTGTACGGAATGCGAGGTCTTGGGACTTCCAGCAGATATACTTCGACATCATAGGCGACATACCGCCGCTTGTCCGCATAGAGTTGCGTTGCGACGGGGTGGCGGTGGGACACATAATGACGGCATACAAGGATGATATTCCAGACGACGACCACTATGTGGAGGGCTGGCAGGACGGGATATACTTCTGCGGGAGGAACTCGGACAAGTCCAAACTCGCAAGGATGGTCAAGAACGCATTTCGGTCAATGGGACTGGACGGCTTTGATGTGTACTGCTACCGCAACAGGGTGATAATAAGCACAATGAACAGTGCCTGCAACCCATACGAGATTGTGGTGTGCGGGCTTGACACGGACGACGGGTGCGACGGCATATTCTCCTTCAACACCCTTGTACGCAGGAGAACGGATGTCGTCAACTATGCTTCGGCTACTCCTGCGGTGGACGAGAACGACGAGGTTATGGTCGGGGACGACAACGAGCCGATACTTGTGAACTCGGTTGTCGGGGACACGGAGTATGCCTTCGTGTTCACTCCGAGAAACCAGAACGAGAGCATAACGGTCGGCGCGGACGACATATCGGTATTCGACCACAAGGAGGGGACTTTCATAAGGGCGAACATAGGGCGAGGTTTCTGCGAGGTTACGGGTATAGCCCAGTGCCTTGACGACATAACGGTCAACGAGGACGGGGTGATAACCGACTTCACCGACGGTATGAAGTACATTGTGCTTGTTGACGGTCAGGGCATAATAGTCGAGCAGGACAGCGTATCAATATATAGGCAATTTATAGCGACCTTCGGGGTGCTGTCGTTCTTCCCCCTGAAGGACTTTGACACATATACATCGGAGGAAGTTTCGATATACGGGGATATGGGCGAACTTGCCCTTGAACTCGATGTCTATTCGGACGATGACGATGAGGGTGGCGCGGACAGCGACGGCGAAGGTGGTGACGAGGGCGAAGGCGGTGGCGACGAGGAAAGCGATGACGAGGACAGCGACACCGACAGCGAGAACGCCGATACAACGCTTCCGTTGCGGGGCACGATACATTATTCGGACGAACGCGGGGAACATCCCATCGAAATAGAAGTCGATACGGAGTTTACAAACTCGGAGGTCGTGTGTACGGTGACGAATGCGCCGAACAACAACATAAACGATAACAATATAAATCCTGTTGAACAGGACGATGCCATATACGAGGTCGAGATAAAGTTCAAGGCGAAGCCGAGCGGGGGCGGAGGCAGCGGCATAGATGTTGACGACACATTCGAGTACCCGTCCCTTTACGGTGACATAACATCGGAAACTTCGGACAGCATAACGAACGAATATGACAGGTACTACGAGAACTACAATGCGGAGAGTTGCCTTGTCAGCAAGGTAGTCCCGTATATCGGGAAGTGGGTTCAGCAGTACAAGGGCAACAATGTCCGCGAGAAGAGGTACAGGCACTTGCCGAACAATGCGTTCGGGGAGTTCAACTTCTCGCCGAGCGTCTATAACGACAACCTCGACCCGAAGGCGTTTACGCAGGAATGGATGTACATAATGGACAGGTATCCGTTCGCAAAGGGCGAGGACTACCACAAGGGCTGGTCTTATCTCGGCTTCACGGAGAAGGACATTCTTCCGAACAGGTGGGACGGAAGCGTGGTGGACAGGCTTCTTTCCGTTGACGGGGGTGATTTCTTCACGCAGATATTCTCCTGCGACACCGCGCCAGTGTACGGGCTTCTTGACAACAGTGCCGAAGTCACGGCGGTCGAGGACAGCCTTTCGTACAGGGACAGGTGGAGCATATTCTCGCACGGCACTGACGACTATCCGAGCGTAACATATTTCCACGGCATAGGGATAGAGGCACTCGAAAAGACGGACGAGTCGCAGGCAATCGACAACAATATGAACAGCATCCGCACCGCCAGCACGGGCGGCTTGAACGGATACAGGTTCAGTGCGGTCATCGTCCCGACCGACGACTATGGGAGATACAACCTTCCTTTGCAGATAGTCCGCAATGACAAGTTCAAGTTCATCTGCGTCGTCAAGTATGTCCAGAATGTGATTGCATACAGGGACAATGTTGTGGACGAGGACGGAACGCTCCGCCCCCGCAGGGAATGGGGGAGCGAGGTGGAATACACGAATGCGCTCCAACTCACGAGGACTGTGCTCTACAACTACCCTTCCATCAAGTCCGAAAGGAAATACTGTACGGAGGGCAACGGGCTGGTGCGTGTCACCCTTGTAGGTGACGAAGTGTACGACTTGTATGCACCAGACGGTACATTTATGAAGGACATAGTTGACTACGAGAGGAATACCATAGTTACATACAACTCCCAGATTCCGACACTTGACGGAAACATATTCAAGGTCATAAGGAAGATAAGCGACACTACGGTCAGGTGCAGGCATATTACGGAAGGCTCACAGTCGAGCGTCACCCCCAACAGCAGGTACTCGTACATAATCGTAAACCGCGAGAAGTCGGAGATACTCGGCTCGTATGACGGGTGCATATTCAGCAACATATTCCACGTAGTCAACACCGAGCAGAAGGGGACTGTAAGATACCATCAGGTAGGGGACGACGGTGTGGTCAGGACGAGCGTGTATGCTGGCGAGGAGGGTGCTGGCGAGCCGTCCCGCAACTGGAACTACTGCATACACTTCCTGCCGAGGATAATCAACGCCAAGTACAACTACCTTGTCCCGACGAAGAGCATCGCGTCGCAGAGCATAGAGTATGTGACGAGGGGGTACAGCATTTCCCGTATGGTTCGCAACGGAGGCTTCTACGAGCCTCTTTTCAGGGACATACTTTATTTCAAGGATGCCTTCACGGGAGAGTATATGCTCGGCACTGCCGATGAGAAGCAGGCGGAGTTCCTCCGCAGGACGCGCGGGGCGCATACCGAGTTCGCTTGGAAATACGAGGGCTTCGGGCTTCTGCCTGTGCTTCACTTCCACAGGGTGAACGGCGGGAATACATCCACAATCCAGTCCGCCAATACGGTCGTGGCGAAGAAGAAACTTATGCCGCTTGCCAACATAGTTCCGTTCGGCACGAGGTATGGTGTGAATGTGTTCGGCTCGAACTTCGACCCGTACTACTACACGCTGACGATAAACACGATAAGGGAGCGTTTCGTACACGGCACTTCGAGTATGGCGGAGCACAAGAGTTTCTTGGGGAGCAAGCAATTCTCCCTGCCAGACGAGATTTCAGCCGATGTATTCGACTATTCGGTGAGGGGGTCGAGGACGGTTTTCCTCACCAAGACGGATGTGGTCGCATCGACTGCGGAGAAGAAAGACGCGATAACATTCTCGGTCAACGGGGAGAGGATACTCCGCAAGTCGTTGCACGAGAGCCTGCGCCCAGAGATGGAGAAGTGGGTTGCCGAAGTTTTCAGTTACGGGGACAAGGAGACGATAGACGACGACATAGATGCCTACATAAACGAGAACCTCCTAAAACTCTACAGGATAAAGGACATCTCGCTCTGGGTGAAGGACGCTTCGGCATACTCGCCAGTTCAGGACTACTCGTACTTCGGGGTGGACGACACGGGCAAGTACACGGACGGGCTTCGCATCACGGACGATGTTACGAAGGGCGTATATGCTTCGGGCGGGCTTAACACCAAACTTGTCTATAACATAAAGAAGAAAAAGAACTACTGCTTCGGTATGAGCATAGTGTTCGAGAGAAGATAGTTATAAATAGGCTATATATTAAAAAAGGCGGTTGTTACACCGCCTTTGTATTTTATGCCTCCGCACCGCAATAGATTGTCCGACAGCAGTCCGTTCCGCCGTCGTCCGTTTCATAGTACCGCTTGCGCTCGGCGATGATGCTTTCTATGTCGAGCAGGTCTTTAAAGGCACAGCACCCGAAGGTCACGCACTTTGCCGACTTGGTTGCCCCGCAACCGCGCTCGTCATATTCGAGGCACACCATATCCTTGCCGTAGCCTCCCTCGTCCCTGACCGAATACACCGACACGGAGTTGAACTTCTCGTATGGCACATCTGGCTGGTAGGTGTCCGAGAAGGCATCAAGGAAATACTCCCAGTCCTCGAACGAGCGTATATGGGAGACTATTGCCTTCTTCTCGGCTTCGAGCAGTATGATGTCCGCCCTTATCTTCATATAGCGTTCAGCCGCCCGTTCGAGCGTCTCGCCTATCTTTTCGTCCCTCAACGGTGCAAGGCACTGCCTCTGGAACTTCACGATGTCCGTCTTGTGGATAATTCCGTAGTTTGAATTTGATGACATAATATGCTTTGGTTGTTAATTGTTAGCAGTATCCTCTTTTAATGTAGTAGATTATTTCGGTTGCAACTTCATCAGAAGTTTTGGTATCTATGTCCTTTATTGTTTTTGCATTACTAAAATGTTGTATCATAAGACCTTTAATATCCTTATACATTACACAACTATATATGTCGTCCGTTTCTTTACTAAAATACAGTTCAACGGTTTCGTGACCGTTACTAAATTTATGTCTGAATATTATCTTTCCTCGTTTTTTATCGGTATTTTTTTCTGCATAAAGTTCAAAGGGACTACATCCTTTTACGACCTTATCATATACTTCGCTTGCCTTTGGTGTCTGGGAAGCCATTTCATCAATTCTTCTAATGTGTACCATTTCGATAAGTTATATACTAACTTATTTATATTTCCACCGAACTGCCTTTCGGTGCGTCCGCAGTATCGGCTTCCGTCTTTTCATCGGCAAAGGTAGCAAATCCCAGCGGAAGCACAAAATATAAATAATAGTAGAATAATATAAATTTTGAAACTATGTCACATATAATGAAATTTGATGAATATTTACATATCGTAGAATCACACGGATATGAATTTGATGGTGACCATTATAATGATTGGAAAGATGACTATTATGAACCCGCTGAACACGAAGAATTAGATAAATGGTCGTCGGGCGACCACGCCTTTGAATATGAAATGGACTTGTGGTGGTGGTTTATGTCAAGACCGACCGTATCAAACAAGATAGCGAAAAATGAGAATCTAATAATTGATTTTAACAACTATCTTGACAAATTTGTTCAAGAAAATCGTATAACTGGATGGAGTCATACCAAACCAAACGCATATTCGTTTCCTGATTATTATAAGTTTGATTTGCAGAGTCATAAAAAATACAATGGATATTTTTCATATAATAAGATTACTCGTCATAATCCAGAATATAATGACGAAAACATCATCAAGGTTAGAGAGGTAAGATGTAATTTTCGTATTACTGGTTGGTCAACTATTGACAAAGATGGGAATATCATAGATTTTGAATTAGATAAAGATGAAGTGGCAAAAGCAATAGAAACTTATACCAAATTGGTGAATGGGTGCGATTTGCTAAATCCTTCGGACAAAAATAAGATGATTGGTGATTTCAAAAATGATTTTAATGAAATTTCTGATATGGTAAGAGAAAAAGGAGACGAATTGAATGATTTCTATAATGATTCTTGTTATGAGGTAGAATAACGGAGCATCCATAAGAATAATAAAAAAAGGAGCGTTGAGTTCCTTTTTTTTTATTATTCATTCCTATCGGGCTTTTCTTTTCCAAGAGTATCGGCTTCCGCGCCGTGCGCTTTCTTCCGTCTCTTTCTCCCCACGCATACCTCTCCGACTTTCTCATATATTATGGTCGGCTGAATGTCGAAGCCCATATCTTTCATACTCGGTACTATCGGCATATCTATTCCTCCCCTGATGTTTTTAATGTTTCGCATCCGTTCTCCGAAAGAAATCCGTTGAACTCGTCAAGCGTAGTCCCCTCGCCCTCTGGCTTGCCGTTGTCGTTGAAGCCCCACAGCCACACTGGTTCGTCCTCCGAGCCGTCGTTCCCGCACATCGAGTTTATCGCATATACCTTCGTGTCGGGGTGCTCATAGAGCGGTGTGAAGTCGAACGGGAAGTCCAAGCCTTCCTGCAAGACGAACCCGCCCTTCAGCAACATTTCCTCCGTGAGCAGTTTCTTTTCCATATCATTGCGCCTTATGCTCCCGCGAGTATCCACTCCGCGAGCGAGTCCATATCATAAAGTATCGGGTTGTCGTCCCCATCGTGCGCCATTGCGTTTTCCTTGCACGGCTCGGCATCGTTCTCCTCAAGGTGCGGGAGGTACTCGAATATGTACCACTGCACATCGTCGAAGAGTTCCTTGTCGCCCCCGCAGAGTTCCATAATGTAGTCGTCCGTCATCTTCGAGAAGTTCTCGTAGAGCGTCGTCTCGAACAGGTCTATGCCAGCATCGTGGCACTTGTCTATGAAGTTGTCCGCCTCCTTCTGCAACCCGATTACTTTGTTTAGTTTTGCCTTCCACGCTTCCTTGTCCGTGCGCCTTGAATGCTCGTAGCGGATACCGCTTACGAACATAGCCCGTGCGAGTTCATCACCTTCGCCCTTGTACTTCCTGTTGTTCCTGTACGCCCTTTCAGAAGCCTCCTTCTGTGTCAGCGTCCCGTTGTTCTTTTTTGTTGCCATCGCCTTTATCGTTTTCGTTGCCAATCACTTTCATTTCCTCGCACAGCCTGCACCAGACTTCATCGCCAGTGTCCGTGCGCAATATTCTGTAGAAGTCCATATAGTCCTCGCCTATGCCCTCGTACACACCTTCGGCTTCACCGCAGGAAATCCGCTTGCCGTGCCTTTCGTAATACTCGTCTATGAGTTGGTCGAGCATAGGATTTTCGCCTCTCGGTGTCGCGGTTATCTCCGCTTCGGAGAATATGTGCCTTATGCCCCCTTCCTCGAAGTGCAGGTATGCCCGTTGCAGGTCGTTCAGGTTCGAGTACAGACCCCGCCCCTCGTCCGTGTATGTTATCTCGCCTTCGCGCTCGCAGAGTATCACGAGCCTGCGCAGGCTGGAAATCGCATTGTACATATTGAACAATGCGTCTTCCATCTCCAAGTATCTGTTCCCGTCAAGTATTGTCGCTGGCATAACTACTCGTTTTTGTCCTGCTTTTCATCGGAATTGCCGTTTTGCGGTTTGCCCCACCAAAGTTCCTTGAGACCAAAAAGGTCACGGACTTTCGGATTAGCCACTGCGCTATGCTCCAATAGCGCGACCTCGCCCGTCATTTCGACGAGTTCTCTGCCATCTACAACCCTACCGTCCTTTTCGAGAAGTTCGCGCATCCGACCGTTGGCGTTGCACGCAATTTCAAGGTGCTTTCTGGACAACGCCACAATTTCATTCCTGATGGCTGTCATTTCGCGTTCCGCATCGTCGCGTATCGCTTTCATTTTTTCCAAGGTCTCCTCACCCAGTTCATATACATCGCCGACAATCTCATTGGTGCTTTCCTTTTCGAGCCGTTTGAGGAGCATATTCCAGAAACAATCTATTCTTCTTTCGTTCATAAGTTCATTCTGTGACGACACATCGAGTGTTTCGTACTTATGAAAATTCGCATAATAGCGGAAGAACCACGAATCGTGCGTTATTTCAGGAACAGTATCGCTGATAACCATTTCGCAACTTTTCTCTGGGTTGCCGTTGATGTCCTTGTCGAATATATCGACAACCCCTGCATAAAATTTCTTTTCGCTCATTTAACTATTTGGTTAGTTAGTTTCATCATCTTGTTCAACTTCGACCTGCGCAGTGCAAGTAACGCCACTGCACTCGAAAGTTACCGTTTCGGTCTTCGGCTTCAGGGGTATCCAATACTTGCGGTGTATCGCCTCCCCGTCAACATCACCCCAACGGCACGGCTTTATGCACCTGTAGCAGTCCGTGTCCATTACGAGTTCGTCAATCACATCGGGGTACTCCTTGCAGGTCACTTGGAACGCCTTGTTGAGCCTTCGAGCCTGCCACCAGTTGACAAGGCGAACAAGCCCTATGAGCCTGTTGAAGTCGGCAATGCCTCCGCGAAGCCAGCCGAACTGCGACTTCCTGTACGGGATGAGATAGTGGTCTAACTTGAACCACAGTTTCGTCCACCAGTTAGCACCCCACCATATCCTGTAACCGCAGAAAAGCGAACCGATGCTTCCGTCCCAGAACGAAAGAAATTCGTCCCTGTAGGTTCCGTATTTCTCCTTCCCGCATACTGGCATCAACGCCCACTTGCGTATGCGTTTTTCCAAAGCGTCAATCGCGCTGTAAAGGTGGTCTCCGTGCTCCTTGAACCACTGGTCGCCCCATTCGTGCATTTTATCGCTCCTTTCTATTTTTATCACCAACACCGAACCGAACGGTAAACATATCGTCAAGGCAGTCATTGCTTGCATCGACCATCCATAGCCGCAATCCGCTATCGCTCGCCATACGGACAAACTTTGAAAGCGTATCGAAATACTCCTCCCAGTTTTCCTTGAAACCTCCGACCGCGCTTCCGCCGTTATGACCGCCGCCAACGCTTATGAAAAGCGTGCCGTCTTCAACTTCCGTGAAGTCGGGGTCGTCCATCGGAAACACGCAAAACTGGCAGTCCCCGACTCGCTTCGCGAGTGATGACAATATGCAATATATTTCCTTGTGCCTTTCCGTTAAGTTTGCAATTCCGTTCATTTCATTTATCCTTTTAATATGTACCACTCCTATTCAATTTTAATATCTTCAGCGCACAATATGGCTATTCCGACAAACATAAGTTAAAACCTTTCGCTGATTTCACGAATGACATCGTACATCTTATAGTCCATACTATTTATGATGTAGGCGTTCTTTTCCGACTGCAAGTCCCTTATATTGTCCTCGTAACTTATCTTCGCGTTCATATACGCCCGATAGTTCTTCTCCGTCCTGTCGGCAAGGTAACGCTGGTTCAACTTCTCCACCCACTCGTCCTTCAGTTCGAGCGCGGGAGATACGGTCACGAACTCTATGCCCTGTAAGTTCATATATTCGCGGAACAACTTGTGGCTTGCCGTGAACACAATGTAGCCCTGCTCGGACAAGTGCCGTGCAAAGTTCGCATAGACCTTGTACCAGTTCTCGTCCCTCTCCCCGTCAATGTAGAAGTTGCTGCTTTCGAGGTCAATCGTATATAGTTGCCCCGCAACGGTTGACTTGCCTATTCCCTGATAACCGCAGATAATCATTTCCGTCCCCCCTTCAAGAAGTTTTCAACTACATCGCCCAAGCACTTGTACTGTCCGTCATCCGATATGAGCAACAGGTTCGGTCTTATCAACTGCCTGCCTTCCTCGTGCGGGTCGTAGTTCATCGCGTACCACCCGTCAAGCCCGCCAGCCCTTGCAAGCGTATCGAGGGTTATGGCGTTGAAGAATGTAAGGCACTCGTCCTTCAACTTGTTGTTCCATCCGCGTATGCAACCGTCGGCATCGACATCGAGTTTTATGTAGTCGCCATAGCCGTTCTCGCCGATACAGCAGAAGTCTGGCACATAGTTCATAAGCGTCCTTACGACATCATCGCCTATCACGAGTTCGTATGTCCCGTTGTCGCGGAGTTTGTCGAACACATAGACGGCGTTGCCGTTCCATTCCAAGACCTTGCCAGTCTCGATGTCTATGTTCCATATTATCTCCTGTGAACCGTCAACATAGCCAGTTACAAAGGGGAGAGTTTCTTCCGCGTCCTTTCCGATTATCGTGAACGGATGGTCGTCCTCGTTCCAGAACGGGATGTGCAGCCTGAATATAAGTTTTTGCTTTTCCATTGTAGATGTTATTTATAACCAATATATAGGAAAAAATATTTTATTTCAGATTATATGTGCAAAAAGGCGAGTCTTGCCCGCCTTTTTTTGTCATCTGGCACGCACCCGACTATTTTTCGTTCCTTTTCTTCGGTGCTTCCTCGCCCTTCGGCTCTTCTGGTTTCGGCTGTTCCGACTTTCCCGCCTCCGCCTGCGCCTGCGCTTCCTTGAGTTGTGAGAGAGTGCCGAGTGCCGAATATATCATCGCGCTGTCCGCGAATGTATATACCCCAGCCTTGCGTGCGATTTCGAGTGCCTGTTCCACTACGCTTATTGCATCTTTCAGGTTCATATCAATTAGATTTAAAAGTTACTAACATCTTATTTATACGGAGAGTGCTATCCCATATAGTTGGCTTCCCTGAACATTTCCTCCGTTTCCGCCTCGTTGTCTATGTTCAGCCTGTTCATCCTCCTTATGAGCGAGTCCTTGAAACTCCTGAAGTCCCTGTTCGCCACCACTCCGTTGTGTTCCTCTATTTCCCCGTAGGCATCGACCACGACATCATAGAGCCAGTCACCGAGCGGGTATCCGCTTCCCGCCCTTTCTATTGATACTACGCGGACATCATTCCTTTCCTTGAAATTTCTTGAATGCTCCATTTGCTTTCCTTTTTAGTTTATATGTGAATATGTTTAACTTCCTTTCCCATTTCGGCTTGTTGACCTGCCTTCTTCTCCTTCTGGTGTCCTCCCATTCCTCCCTGAACTCTGGCGAGTAGTGGTACAGTATCGTCCACAGGAGTTCCGTCCGCGTCTGCGCATCGGACAGGGATAGTGTCGTGAGGAAGTCCTTTTCGAGATAGCGTAGCAGGAACTTCTCGAAGTCCGCCTCCGACATAGGCGGGGGGCAGAGGTCGTGCGGGTTGCGGTTGAGCGTGTACCAAGTATGGAACGGCACTCCCTTCCTTGTCCATAGTCCTTCCCGCTTTCTTTCCATAGCCTAAAAGTCCAAGTTGTTTATATCTACATTCTCCGATACCTTCGGTGCTTCGGTAACAATGTCCTGCTTCTTCGAGCCTGCGCCAGAACCGCTCGGCAGACCGAATCCGTTGTCGCTTGGGTTGAAGCGTTCCGCTATGGTCTTGCCCCCGTCTGTCGCTGGGTTGAAACTCCTCGTAGCCGATGCGGTTTCCCTTGTCGAGCCTCTCGTGTCCATAACCGTATCGCCGTTTTCGTCATATACGGTGCCTTCCTCGACGAGCCTCATCTTCTTGTAGTCTATCGAGAGCACCATCTTGTGGTTCTTCCCGTAGCCGTCCCTGATTTTGAGTATCTTGAGGTTGTATAACTTGTCCGCCCTCATTGTCGCGTCCTGAATGATGCCGTAGCCTTGGTCTGCCGTGTTGAGCAAGCCCGTACTTTCGCTCATATTCGCCACCGTTATGTCCGAAGTGTCGAACCCGCTTCGGTTAATCTGCGTTGCGGTTATCACAAGTATCTCATACTTGACCGCAAGTCCGCGCAAGTCCTCCGCGAGCGTCTTGATGTATATGTATGTGTTGGAGGCATCGGAACATCGGTAGTTCCTCATAATGTTGATATAGTCGATTACGAGGACATCTATCTTTATCCCGTGCTTCTCCTGTATCTTCTTCATATAGTTCTCAACATCTATCACCGTAGCCGAGCCTGTCGGGTACTCCTTGACGAACAGCCTTCCGAGAGGTGTCAACTGCTTGCTCCGAAACGCCTGTATCCTGTCGAACATAAGACGCTGGTCGGACGCGATGCGGTTGTAGTCCTTCAGTTCTATGTCGAGCATATTCGCGCCGATACGCTTTATGATTTTTCGGTCGCTCATCTCGCAGGTGATGTAGATGACATTCTTCCCCATACGGCAGAATGTCGTGGCATCGTTGCACAGGAATATGCTGTTGTGGGAGACGAAGCCGTTGGCGTAATACCTGTGGTCAACATCGTCAACCTCTATGTCGTACATATTCTCCCTCTCCCGCGTGTTGAACGCGACCTCGACCATCTCCTCCCCGTCAGCCGTCTGCACCATATCTGGTCTCGACTGGGAGTTGAGGTTGCAGACATATATCTCGTCCCATTCTTCGTCGTACACTATGTGGGTGTCGGCACAGCGGAGCAACTTGTTCCCGTCAGTCCAGACCTCCCATACTTCGTACGGGACTGTCTTGCCTACCGTCTTGACATCCTTCCACCCGTTGTCCGTCATTATCTCCCATTCGTCCGTGTCCGCCTTCCCGACAAACTTCCTTTCGGGCTGGTGGAGGCTTGGCTGTATGCCGTATGCAAAGTTCATAATCCAAAAACCTTTTCCTTTCGATTCCTAATATATAGTTTATCTATTGCGATTTCAGTTTTTTCTTTCGGAAACCGCCTTTTCATAGTGCGGGCACTTGTCCGAGCACTTCGGGAACGACACATCATCGTCGGCAAGGCACATTTCCGTACCAGTCCCCGCGAGTTTTCCGAGATGTCTGCAATCCTTCCTTTCCATATCACTTGAACCGCCTTGTGTCGATGTCCATCTCCCGAAACGAAATGCACATAGTGTCGTTGAACGGGGTTATGAACGGATATATGCTTGTCTGACCGAACTCCCCTATTATGTCGCGGACGAGCGCGTTGAGTTCGTCCACCCGTTCGAGCGTTATGCTGTGAAGCCCCGTTGAAAACTCATACCCCTTGTATTTGCTGTTTAGAAGCCTTTTGAGGCACTTTTCGTTTCTGGGGTGCAATGTTTCGTTCTTTATGTAAACTCTCATTTGCTGGCAAGTTTTACGGTTATTTCGTTGTCCTTGTTGACTGTCGCCTGTATCACCCTCTTGTCGCCCTCGTTGTCAATCATAATGTTGGTGACGACATCGAGGAGTTTCTGCTGGATTACTCGGAGCAACGCCCTCGCACCGAGATTTTCCTTCTTCGCCTCATCGACGATGAGGGCGCGAACCTTCCTGTCGGTCTTGAGCGTATAGCCGAGTTCGGCTATCTCCTCCGTGCCAGCCTTGAGTTCGCGGTCGTATATTCGGTTGAACTCCGCGTCGCCCAAGTTCTCGAAGTAGCATATACCGTCGAGGCGGTTGAGGAACTCTGGCGCGAAACGCTTGTGGAGTTGGTTCTCTATGATTGCCTTCTGCGCATCGTCCGACTGCTGCTTCTTCTTCTCCTCGCTTCCGTAGCCAACCGACTTGTAGTCGAGCGCGGACTTGACACCGATGTTCGATGTGAGTATTATCACGCAGTCCTTGACGCTCGCCTTGCGCTGGGTGTTGTCCGTTATGTAGCCTTCGTCAAGCAGTTGGAGCAGGAGGTTGTATATCGCTGGGTGAGCCTTCTCCACCTCGTCGAACAGTATTACGCACTGCGGGTGCGCTTCGAGGTCTTTCACGAGCATACCGCCTTCGGTGTATCCGACATAGCCCGGAGGCGCACCGATGAGTTTGTTCACGCTTATCTCGTCGCTGTACTCGCTCATATCGTATCGGAGCAGGTTGTCCTCGCTTCCGTACAGTTCCTTCGCGAGTTTCTTCGCGAGGAATGTCTTGCCAGTCCCAGTAGAGCCGATGAACATATAGTTGCACATAGCCCCCTTCTTCTTCGCCACGCCGAGCCTGTTGCGCTTTATGCTCTTCGTGAGTTTGTCAATCACCTCGTCCTGACCGAACACCTGCGACTTCAATGCGTCTCCGAGCGAGCGGAGCATCGCCACGCTGTCGCTCTTGAGCGCGTTTATGTTAACGCCCGTGAACTCGTGCAGGACTTCGTATATGCTGTCAACCTCGACATTCTTCCTTGTCGTGTCGTATGTAGCCCTCGTATGCTTCGAGAGCATCTCGTTGTTGTAGTTGGTCTTGTTGAGGAGGAGTTTGTTGAAGTCTATCTCGTCCCCGCCTTCCTCCATAGTGTCAACCCAGTTCTGTGTGTGGACTTGGAAATGCTTGAGGGCATAGTCGTATTTCTCGTGAGCCACTACAGCGTTGTAGAGGGAGAAAGCCGAACCGGGCTGGTGGAGCGTGCGCTTGTTGAGTTTCCACTTGTACTTGCTTGCGCTCTCCACGAGTTTCCTGATTACATTCTTCTCGAAGCCGAACAGGTGGTCTGCCTTCTCGGTCGCGTCACCGAGCAGTTCCATCGTCTGCTCGTCCGTGAGTTCGGCAATCGCCACCTCGCCGAAGTTCTTCAGGTACGACTTCCCCTTGAATGTCGTGTTCGCGCAGAGTATCACCTTTGCGCCAGCCTTCACGAAGTTGTTGACCACGAGCAGGTCGAGGTTGTTCTCCTTCGTGTATGAGTCTATGTCGTCTATGAAGGCTACCGAGCCTTCCGCCATTATGTCGTTCATTACCGCGCAGAGCCTGTTGTCAACATCGAACGGGGTGTTTATGAACCTGTATATCTCGTCGAGTTTCACCCTTGTAACCTTCTTCCCGTACAGGCTTCCAGCCTGCGGGAGAGTGAGCGCGTATGCGATGTTCCCGACAAGTGCCGTCTTTCCGACACCGCCTTCTCCGAGTATGAGCACGCCAGTATAGTCCTGCGACAGAAGTTCCATCGCCTTGCGTGTCTCTTCGTCTCGGAACTTTATCCGTTTTGGCGATAATGTTTCAACTGGCTTCTCCGCACCGCCGTTCGTGTATATCGGGGTTCGGTTCTGCTGCTGCTGTTTTGCTTCCATTTCCATCAGTTGTGTCTTTCCTTTCCACTACTAATATATAGTGAACAGATAAGGATTTCAGAAAAATGTTCGGTGTCGGGCTTGGGCTACTTGCTTTCTTCCCATATCTTTTTGAGCATAGCGAGTTTGGACATCCTGTTGTTGCTTGACTTTGTGTTCTGGGTGCGCTCCCGCTTACCTTCGGCTTCCGAGCCGAGAGCCTTTTCAGCCTGCTGGCTGACCTTCCTTGACTTTCCGCAGTTGCAACCCATACCGCTATCTTGTTACCTTGAAGTCCTCCGTCTCCCTTTCCCTCGATGAAGTTGTTGTTGAGGTTGACTGGGATTCCCTTTTTGTTGCTGGGAATTTTGTCGCATCCTTGTTGGTGTACTCGGTCGTGAGTATGTTCGCCTTTATGTAGTCAACCACATCGCTGTCGTATGCGTCTATCGTGTCCTGAAGTTCCCTTATGGTCTTTTCGTTAGCCTCTATCGTCGCTTCAAGGGACTTTATCTTCTCGTTGGCTATGTCGAGTTGCCCGCTGTATGTGAGTGCATCCTCCTCGATTTTGACCTTGAGGTCGTTAATCGTCGCCTTGAGCGTAGCCACCGTGCTCGTGAGGGAGTTTGACATACCAGTCGCGAAGTCCACGAACTTGCCAGTGTAGAGGACTGTCTCGTCGCCCGCCGTCTTTCCGTCCGTCATCTGCGTAGTGATGTAGAATGTCCTGCCCGAAGTCGCGAGTATCCTCTTCGCCGTAGCCTTGTCAATCCTGAACACCACCTGACCGTTGACCATATCCACATTCTTGGCTTCGGTGTAGTTCTGTATGCGGATTTCGTTCTCCCCGTCTGGGAAGAGGAGATAGATGAACCCTATGTGCGTGAGGTCGAGGGGAACGCTCTCGTCAACCTTGTTGACATCTGGGCTTTCCTTATAGACCGTGAACATATAGTAGTTGTCGAACGGTGCTATTTCAAGGCACTCGTCCCCACGGTAGTAGAGAGTTCCGTTCGATGCAAGTTCTTCTATCCTCGTAGCCATCGCTTCCTATCTTTTATTCTCAAGTTCGGTTATGCCGTTGTAGAGGTCTTGCAACGAGAGTTGCTTCTTGTCCACAAGTTCCTCCGTTATGAGCGTCTTGGTGTTCTCGGTCGTGCGGAGAAGGTAAATCATATCATCCCTCCCTATGCACTTGCCGTCGATTTCATCCAATGCCACGCCGAATACGGAATCGTTGGTCGCAATCGCTTTCTCCATACTGTCGATACGCTTGTTGCACTTGTCAACGCTTCTCCCAGTCGAACAGGACTTCGCGTATATGAGAACCATAAGGCAGATTACGATTACGAACCCCCACTTGTTAAGAAAATCGGTTATCTTTTTCATTTCGGTATAATTTAATGTTTGACAATATTTACATATCCGCGAGTTGCTCGTCGTAGTCGTCGTCGTTCTCGAAGTAGTCGTCGATGGCTGGACCCATAGTCTTGCTCCTTATCGTTACTGCGGAAACATCAACGCCCATATATTCCCACGCGCCCATATTGGTTATGTGGTTTTCTCCGTTCTCGATTGTGTATCGGCTTCCCTTGAGGGTGAACTCCTCGCCGAGATTCGAGTGCGACCATCCGCCTCCGTAAGCACAGGAGATGTTCAGTGTGCTCTCTATGTCGCTCAACATATACGAGCGCACATCGCTGTCCTTGACTGGCTCTTCGCACTGTGTTTTCAATGCGACCGTATCCGCGTCAACCGTGCAGGTGATTGTCCCGCCGTCTATCTTTCGGCAGTCGTAGTTGCCAGTGAGTTCAATGTACTGCTCCGCGTTTATCGAATGGTAGTAGTCCTCGACATACCAGTTGCACTCGTCGCATTCCGCTATGTTGAGAACAACCTCGTAGTACCTGTCGTCCTTTCTTCTTACGCTGACTACATCGTTCCACTTGATGTTGTCTATCGCTACGGTGTATCCCGCGCCAGCACCTTCGTTCAGCGTGCTGGACTGTATCATCTCGTCTAATCTTTTGATGTGTATCATAGTTGTCGCCTATATATAACTTATTTATATGTTGCCGAGCCGAGAGCCTATTTCTTCCTCGACCTCGCCTTCTTCTTCGGCACTTCCCTCTCCTCAAGCCCGTTGCGTATCCGCCATTCGAGTTTCCCGCTCTTCATAATCCAGTAACTGTCCACAAGGTCGTCAACTGGCTTCACGGAGTTCGCGTCAATCGTTTCCCTCGACAGAAGTTTCCAAAGCCCCGTGCTTCTCAACAGGGCATCTTCGGAGTTCACGAAAGCCCTAATCATATCCTCCTTGTTGGCGTTGCCCTTGTATGCGAGTTTCTTCGCTTGCGCTGGCGGTATGATGTATATCACCTTCCCCCCGAACTCGTGGAATAGTTTTTCCCGAAGTATCGAGTTGTACATAATGAGGTCTATGAACGAGTTGCCCTTGCTTCCGAATGCGAAGCCTTCGAGCGAGATTGTCGCTATCTCGTAGTCCTCGCAGGGTATCGTCTGCCGTATCTGCTCGACAATGTGCATTGCGAGGGCATATGCGTCCTTTATCTTCTGCTGCTGCTCCTCTATGTAGTCGGTCTTGTTGTCCGCCTTGTACCTTATGTACGGGGCAAGTCTGACTGTGCCTATGAGTCTGTTGTGCCACATAAACTCCTTTGTCGGGTTCGGTCTCTGCCACTGCTTTCCGTCGCAGTTGAAGAGGCTCAACCACCTGATGCTGTTCCCGTTGGTCTCTATGCACACCGCTGGGGAGTTTATGCTGAAGTCTATCCCTATGTGAACTATGTTCGCCATTGTCCTATCTTATTACATCGGCTATGATTGAGTCGTTGCCGAGTGTGAAGTTTTCGTCTATGCAGGTTATGTCTATAATCGGGTTGTCGTTCACGAGTTCGCCAGATACCACTATGCACTCGCAACCGTAGCCCATACCGTCCGTCTGGTGTCCGCTCCTGCAAGCCTTGTCGGTGTATATCTTTATCCTGTGCGTGTTGAGCGTCGCCTTCGGGAGTGTCGGGAACACTATTCGGAGCGTCTGACCGTTGTGCCAACTCGAAAGGCTGTCGTCAATATAGACCTCTATGTCGTGCTGGCAGAGTGCCACGGCATCCGTGTGTATCCTGACCATATTGTTCCCGTCAACCATTATGCCGACTATCCTGTTGTCGCCCCTCTCCGTGTTGCCGAGTGAAATCGGGTTGTCCTTGCCTATCACTCCGAACGACTGGTCGTTGACGAGCGTCACGGGGCATTGCTGCCAGCCTATCCCCTTCAACGCTATGCGGGCGGACTTGTTGTCCCCAGTGTCTATGTCTATGCCGTAGCCAGACTTTATCACATCAAGTCCGAGAGCGAGGCTGTTCGGGAGTTTCCCCTCCACGAGTTCGTCTATCCGCCTTCCGTTGTTGTATATGATGTCGAGTATGGCGTTGGTGTCGGAGAGTGCTATGCCAGCGTCCTCCATCGTCCGTTCGAGTTCGTCCACCCTCTTCTTGAGCGCGTCCACGCTGTATATGGACTTGATTATCGTTTCAAGTTCATTGTATTTCCTTGCGAGTTCATAGTGCTCGTCCCGAATGTGCATAAATGTGTTCGTGCATTCCTGAATGCGCATTATGGCATCCGCGAACAAGCCCATCGAATATGTGTTGTACTCGTTGACGAGTGTTGTTATCCCCTGCTTGTTCGGCTCTATGTCTATGCGCAGGTTCAACTTGAAGCCGTATGAGTTGCCGTTGACCGCCCCCTCCGTCGGCTTGTACTTCGGGTATCTCTGGACATACTCGCCCCCGTTCACCGAAATAACATCGTCGAGGAACATAATCCCGTAGAGGTTGCTTGTCCTGCTCCCGTCCCCCTTGTCTATTATGTCGTAGTACACGAGCACCGCGTTGAACTCGAATGTGTCCGCCATTCCGCTTGCATTGTACTCGTCCATAGTGTTGACGCTCGCGTTGTTCATAATGTCCCAGTAACTCTCCGCGTCGAAGTCTATGCACACGCCCTCGTTGTCGCTGTCCTCCGTTATGTAGCAGTCGTCCTGCCCGTTGCCGTTGACATCGTATATCGCGCAGTACGAGAGTTCCTCTGGGTTGTCGTCAGCCTCGTCCGAAGTGTAGTTCGGGTTCTCCTCCCCCTGACCGAATATCGTCGAGCGGTTCTCGCACTCATAGGTCGTGTCCTTCGCGAATATGTCGTTCTCGCCAGTGTTGTCGTTGAGCCATAGTATCTTCGGGGTGTAGCCCGCTTCCGCTGGGGTGTGTATGTAGAGTTCGGTGTAGGCATCCGAGTTTATGTCAACATTGTTCGTGATGTCTATGTTGCCGAGATACTGCACCACCCTGCTGTATGCTTCCGTCCCCTCGTTGCCCTCTATGCGCCTTGTGCGTGTCGGCACGACTTCGCTTCCCTGCACAGCCTCTCTCCACGAGATTGCGCCAGTGTGGTACATCCAGTGCCAGAACACCCTTTCGGCAAGGCTTCTGTGCGTGTCCGTCGGGACGCTCCTTGAAATGAGGCACTCCTCGAAGTTGAACACATAGTTCTGGAGCATAGTCGCGAGCATATAACTCGTCTTTTTCTTGTGCTCTATGTTAGTCCACCACTTGAACCTCTCCCCGCTGGTGATGTCCATCTTGTTCCCCGTCGGCTGTGCCACGACCGTTGTCGGGGAGTAGGCGTTTATTATGTCAGGTATGTTGAGGAGGGCGAAGTGCGAGAACCTGAACTCAAGCACCGAACTGTTGCCCAAGCACTTGCTCAAATCCTTCGCAGCACTGCTGAATGTGTAGAATGTGCTTCCCTGCCTGTTGAGTTTCTTTAATAACGGAGTGTATGCCATTTTCTTGTAGTGTTTGGTTATTATTTATAGTCGTTCTCCCTTACGAAGTCGTCGAACGACAATATCGTCTTTTGCTTCGGCTGGATAGCCGTAGGAAGCCTGCGCCTTCTCCTTCTTCTCGGTCTTTCGAGCATATCGCCGCTTCCGGGTCTGCCGTCGCTTGGGAACTCTATGTCGCCCATCCCCGATACTGGCGGGTTGGGGTTTCCCTCGCACTCATCGACCTTCATACCCCTTGCGAGATACCTGAAGTCCGAATACTTGGTGCGGGTGTTGTGGCTTCTCGCCACCCTCCCTATCTCGTCGGCTATTCTCCTCGCGGTGTTCACATCGAACAGGTTGAGGCATCTTGCCGTACAGCCCACGCAGTGCGACACCTCGTCAGAGCCGTAGTGTATGAGGAACTGGATATGCCTGTCGAAGTCCTCGACCATTATTCCGCCCATCCGTCCGCTCACATTGAATCCCGACTTCCTTTCGGGTTCCATCATACCTGTCCTGCTGTTGAATTTCCATTTCATAATTCCGCAAAGATACCAGTTATCAATACCCGCTATGCGGTATATCATAACAATCTATTATATAATATTTATATATAACACCATACGGCATAAAAAATGAGGGCGGGCGCATTTGGGGATGCTTCCGCCCTCCGAGTATTAAGATGTGTAAAAATATCCCTGCCTACTGCTGTTGCCTGCGACCGAACCTCTCGTCATACCGCTTGCTTGCGACCGAAGTCTCGATTATGCGCTTGTCGGCATTGACATTCTTGATGATGAGGTCAATCTGCGAGCCAGTTTCGTATGTGTGGTTCTCGAAGCGTGCGATAGCCGTGATTACATCATATTCGTCCAGCCAGATGAAAACGAGGTTTCCGCTTACATTCTGGATAGTTCCAGTAACCTTCGTGCCGACATTGAGGCTTTCCTTTATGGAGTTCCAGATTTCCCTTGAACGGAAGTTCTGGGTAGCCATAATCGTCTGGGTGTCGATAATCGTGTCGATGTAGAAGTCGATTTCGGTCTCCTCGACCACAAGTTCGTTGTTGGCGAACATTGCGGTAAGTTCCTCTCCCATATCGGTTGTCGGTATCTTCGCGCAGGATGCGTTGAGGAATGTGACGAGGATGTAGTTCACGCCAATCTTCGTTACCGTTCCCCTGTACTGCCTGTTCGGTTCTGCTTCGAGGTTCTCTGCAATCTGCACGAGTTCGGCACTGCGGAGTATCTTGAGGTAGTCCACGTGGGAAACGACAATGCTGTCGTGCTGCGCCGAATATGAAATCGGAACTACATTGAGTTTCTTTCCGAGAAGCGAGGAGTAGTCCTTCAACTTGTACGGCATTGCGAACGAACCGGGCATAAAGCACTTGACATCGTTTATGTCAACGCGATACCCGCCGTTCACCTGCGCCTCTATCGTACACTCCCAAGCGGTCTCCTTCTTCGCCTTCGCGCTCGCCTCTATGAGTTCCTTCTTCGTGGAGAGCATAAGGCTGTGTTGTGTGCTTATGGCAATCTTCCCGCCAGCCTGCTTCGTCACGATGACGGGCATCCTGTAGCGTGCGTTCTCGTCGAACAGTGACGGGTCGATGTGCTTCTCGCTCTTCACATTCGATACGAGCGAATACTTCGGCGAAAGTTCAAAGTAGTACCTGTCGCCAGACTTCTGCACTATCGCGTTGTCGAGGAGTTGCGTTCCGCTTGACTTCTCAAACTCTGCACAAGCCTTGATGTCGTCCCTGCTTATGCCACGGTATCTGTTAAGGAGTTCGAGCGCGTATGGCTCTTTGCTTAAAATCTTCTCACCCTTCTCTACGGGTATGTTAAGGATGGTCTCTTCAAAATCAACGGGGTTTGTGATTTTAATCCGCTGGATGTTCATATAGTCTATCTCTTTTTAGTTAAACAAAAATGAAAAGTAAAATATAAGTTATATATTATTTATAAATTGGCATTTTAAGAAAAAAGGACACCCGCGTCCGCAGGTGTCCTTCCAATTTTAGATATGAGAATAATATGCGCTAATCTTCCAGCACGGTTATCGCCCCGATTTTCTTTATCGCGGAGAACACTTCGTCCTGACTTCTGGTGGTCGGGCTGAACATCGGCTTGCCCCATCCGAACTTGTCCGCGCTGGTCTCGGATGTGAAGGTCTTCCTGAAATTCTCATCCGTTATCATATACTTCAGGTTGAGTGCGCTGTTGTAGTCCGCGTTCAGTCCGTTTATGTGCCTTTCCTGCGAAGCCCTTACGACCTCCTTCGGTGCGAGTACGGTCTTGCCGTCCTCTATTACCGCGTACAGTGTGTGCGTGGTGGAGTCTATGTACGAAGTGTACTGGGACGGCACGAGTCCGACCTGCAACCTGCCAGAGTTGGCAAGCCCTATGAACCTGTCCTTCGTTTCGGCGAAGTGGGAGACCTTCATAATGGTTTCGGTCACCAGACTTCTGTATGTAGCGGACTGACCTTCGTCGGTTATCCTTATGTCCGATACGCATCCGTTCTCATCGGCTACGAGTTCATACCAGTTGGGGTGCTTTGATATGCTCTTGCTGGCTTTCGCCTCATCGAGCGTCTTGCCGAGCAACTTGTCGAAGTTGAGCAGTTTCTTTATGCTCTCTGGCTTGTCGCTCTTGTACTTCTTGGCGAATGTGGCGGAGGTCAGGTTTTCGAGCGCAATCACATTGAAGCCGTTTTCATCGAACTTGTGGTATGCGTATGATATTGCGTTGGACACGCATCCTACAATCTTCTTCTCGATTGTGTGCATAGTGTCGAGCAACGCCTGCGCCTCTGGGGTGTACCTGAACTTCTTTGAGTCGTCGAAGCGTCTCTCGTCCATATTCTCCTTCCTGTCGGTGTCGTCATCGGTGTAGCCCATCGCCTTGTCGTATTCGCTGTGCGCGGAATAGTATTTCTTTTTCTGTGCGAGGTAGCCCTTTATGAGCCTTCTGTATTTTATTGCGTTTCCGATGTATATGGCTTCCAGCGGGTGCTTGCCGTCGTTGTACTTGTCGAAAACCTGCTTCATAACCCTTTCGATTGCCTTTTCGAGTGCTATGAGTTTCTGCGTTTCCCTGAATGTAGCCCTGCTTATGCCTTCCTCCGTCCTCTTCCCATATACCGTTGCGCTTATCGCTGGCGTTTCTATGGGGAGTATCGTGAGGAACTTCGTTGCTGCGGCAACGATGTAGTCCCACATCGGCTTCGGTGCGAGTTTCATTATCTCGCCGTCCTTCGCGAAATATTCGTAGAAGTTAACGAAGTCTGGAATGTCCTTCGGTGATGCGCTGAATACCGTGTACGAGTGCTTGATGTTGACATCCCCGCCCAGAACGGTATCCTCGTTGAAAGTCGGCTTCTCCTTGATGAAATTCTTTGTCGCTGTAATCGTCAGGTATATGTCGTTCTCGTCTGCCGTGAACTGCAACGAACTCCCGTGCGTGTTCATTATGTCGATGAGGTCGCGCCCGTCCCCGCCTATCGTGTCCTTTCTTCCGTACAGGTCGAACACGACACTTTTCCTGTTTATGGGAATTGTGAGCAGGTATCCCTTCGCGTTTTCCTTGCGTGAAATCCTTATGTCGCCTATTTCCAGTATGGAGATTGTGCGTCCGCCCTTGTATGTGCATTGTCCAGAGTGTTCAAGTGCCTTGACGGACAAATCGTAGTAGAGTTCGGTTATGCTCTCCTCGTTCTTCTCGAAGAACGGCTGGAGCAGGCGCAGGCGTTGTATCGTCTTGTCGAACTTGCCCTTCGTGTTGTTTGCTTCGAGGTATTCAATCCTGCTGGCGAAGTTCTTTGGCTTCATCAGATACCTTTCCGCCATCTCCCTTACGACCTGCATCTTCTTCGTGCCGTCATCGGTGGCTTCGGTTATCTCCTCGAACTTTATCTTGTCTGGGCGTGCGTTCGCCAGCATCGAGGCGTAGTTGGCGCATACAATCTGGACGAACCCGCTGTACGCGAACTGGCTTTTTGACAAGTTCATCGAGTTCTTTGCCGAAAACGCCTTGCCCTCTTCGGAGTTCAGGTAAACATTGAAAATCAGGTTCACCGCGTGCGTCGCGCTGTATCCCTTCGAGAAAAGGACATAGAACGGCTTTTTCGACCAGTCTATGAGTTCGCCCTTCGGCTTGTCCTCGTCGCTTGCGTTCTTCTTGGCGGGCATCGTGCCCCCGATTGCGTACTGGTAGTAGCCGAACTGTCTCTTCTCGGCTGGAAGTTGGCTTGCAAACTCGCCTATTGTCTTTGATGTCAGGTTCTTGTGTATGAACTCGGAGAAATGGTTGCCCTGCTCCGCGTTTTCCGCGATACACTTCGTTATGTCGTCTGCCGTCAGGTCGCCCTCTATGACCTTTACCTTGAACTTGTACGATAGCGTTGCTTCGTCATCTTTCTTTTTTCTGTGTGCCATTGCCGTTTGTTTTAATTATTTCTATCTGTTGAATTTTGCGTTTATCTCAAGTTCCTCCCCGTCTTCGTATATCGGGGTGTCGGTGATGTCGAATGTCATTATGCTGTCGAGCCTTTCGACATTCTCGCCGCTGTCGTCCGCAGTGTCGTCTATGATTACGCGGGGCGACATATAGAGTTTCACTCCGTCCGAGAGCATATCCTTCACGAGCCTTCCGTTCGGGGTGTTGAGCAGTTCTATCTCGCCAGTGATTTTCTTTCCGTCCTCGCTTGCGCTGGCACTTGTGATTTTGTGCGTTGCGTTTTCGAGTGCCTCCGCGTTGAGCAAAGTTTCTATCCTTGACGGCATAGTGAACGCCTCCCAACCGCTTACTGGTATCCCTTCGCTTCCGTGTCGGAGGCTTCCAGTTACGAAGCCGTTTTCCTCTATCCTTTCGTTGAATGACTTGACAGCCATCTCTATGCTGTCCTTTGTGTAGATGCGGTCGTCAGCCTTGCTGAACAATCCCAATGTTACTTTTATCTTTGTTGACATAGCCTGTCGCTTTAATGTTTCCTTTCCAACACTAATATATAGTTAATAAATAGGAATTTCAGAAAAAAAGTGGTGGCTTATAAAACCGAAGAGCCACCGAACTTCCAGCGACACATACGATTCGCTGTCCGAACTTTACAGCCGCAGTGTGTATATTTGTTGGGGGACTGCGGTTTGCTTCGGATAGGTACGCTCCCGCCTACTCGTGCGCACATTTCGGCGGGCTTTGTTGCACAGGTGGAAGGAATCGAACCCTCACCTATGGTTTTGGAGACCACCATTCTACCATTAAACTACACCTGTGTAGTCGTTTGCAAGCCCCGTTTCAGGGACTTGCGCATAACACCCGTTTAGCCGACATAAAGGCGTGCGCAAGTTTGAAAGCGGATTTTTTGTAGCCCGACCGGGAATCGAACCCGAATCTACGGTTTAGGAAACCGCCGTTCTATCCATTGAACTATCAAGCCAGTATGATGGCATCCGTCCTGCGGTATGCCACAACAATTATCATTTTGCCGCCTTTTGGTAGTTCGTTGTCAGCACCCGTAATACGGTATGCCACAACAATCATCATATTGAGCGAACTCCGCGTACTTCCGTTGTCAGCACCCGTAATACGGTATGCCACAACAATCTCATCAATGTTCAGAACCTCTTTCCCCTGATTGTCAGCACCCGTGATACGGTATGCCACAACAATATGATATGTGTAATTTGCCTATATCCAGATTATTGCGGTGCGTGCGGGACTCGAACCCGCGACCTCCAGCGTGACAGGCTGGCATTCTAACCAACTGAACTAACGCACCATTTGGACTTGCACGGCTTGGTGGCACGGCAGTGATGACCTTCAGTACAAGAAAACAAATTAAAGAAACAGTCATCCTCTAATAGCCTATAAACTTTTCTTGTTTGAGTCCGTGACATTTGCAAGTCATACAAGTCCTCTCGTTCTTTGTCTTTGTCTGCGGTCAGTACGAGACTCGAACTCGTGAACACCTGCGTGACAGGCAGGTATGATAACCAACTTCACCAACTGACCAAATCGCGGTTATTTCCACATCCACCGCGAGTAGTGATACCGTATGGAAAAACCTAATGAAATTTAGGCATTTCCTTCCTGCTTCGCAGAACCACCGCTTTTTAGGTTGCATAGGCAACGGTCATCCACGGTTGGGTTCTCCACAGGCTTGTATTCGGCAGTACGGCTGCCTATAACCCTTGCACAGCACCATAAGTGCTATGGTTGAATCATATCCCTCTTCAACAATAATCCTCATCGGGACTTGAACCCGAACTTCCTTCTTGCTTGCACACAGGATTACTTTTACGGTTGCCTCACCAACCTCTCTGCGCTGATGTTATCTCGGAGCGAGGGTTTTCCAGTTCCCCTTCAGTTTGGATTGTCGTGTGTTCGCCATTGTACTCCCTGCGGGAATCGAACCCGCATTACGAGATTGAGAATCTCGCGTCCTGACCGTTAGACGAAAGGAGCGTATCGAGAGTTTCTTTTCCCTCCCAAGCCACTACCTTATCTTTTTGAATGGTCGTAAGTTCGGAAACGACCATTGTTGCCACACCGAGTGCAAGCCCGCTGACCACTCGCTTGACCGCAAGCACCTCCCATTTTTATCTGGGGCTTCCGTGACTGCGACTTGAACGCATACCATACCTGCGCTCGGCGTTATGCCTCTGACCATTTATGTAATGACAGCGTTTGTTTTGTAATGTGCTACGGTTAGAGGCTGTCATACCGTATGGAGAAACCTAATGAAATTTAGGCATTTCCTTCCTGCTTCGCAGAACCACCGCTTTTTAGGTTGCTTACGCAACGGTCATCCACGGTTGGGTTCTCCACAGGCTTGTATTCGGCAGTACGGCTGCCTATTATGGTGGCTGGCACTTAACGATGTAGTGCTTTCCGTTGGCTTTCACAACCGCCTTTACGCGTCATTATCCAACCGCCAGCCTGCGTCCGCCTCACGGCGGTCGCTTCAATTACAACTAAAAACAGTATGTAATCTACAGATGATTGATTTTTGTCGTTGGGCGAGCAGGACTCGAACCTGCTATAACGGCTTCAGAGACCGTTGTGTTACCAATTACACTATCGCCCATCCGTGTGGAGATTGCGGGAGTCGAACCCGCGACCTTCTGATTGCGAACCAGATGTTCTACCAACTGAACTAAATCCCCGTAAAAGCCGAGAGGCTGTTCCGCACAGCCTTTCGGGAATGATAAATATTTATTAAAGCCTGTTACTTTAAAAAAGTGGGACACATCTCGCTTGCCCCTTCGCCCCTCTCCCGAAGGACTGCGTTTCGGCTTCACACAAGTTCTTGTCGCTGGCTTCCACCCGCAGTGGCAGCGTTGCAAGCCCCCGAAATTGTTGAGCCACAAGCAGGAATTGAACCAGCAACCTGCGGTTTACGATACCGCCGTTCTACCAGTTGAACTATTGTGGCTTTTGAAAAATGAAGTTTCTTGAGGTATCCCGTGAACCGCTATTGCATCATTCGTCGCTGTCACGGGAGCGGAGTTCTACCGCATTGAAACGGAGGTCGGATGCAAGTTCCCCCGTACTGCTTGTTTAGAAGGCAAGTCCTCTATCTCTCCAATGCGTTTAGGAAAAGGCGGGCGTTGGTGTAAAACTATGGAAAAAATACTTTCGCCCACCTTGTCCACAGCCTATGTGTTGAGCGGGAAACGGGACTCGAACCCGCGACCCTCGGCTTGGGAAGCCGATGTTCTACCACTGAACTACTCCCGCGATTTAAAAAAGCGTCAGAATGTTTTAACCAGACTAAACTATATGACCTTGTTAGACCATAGAGGAGATTTGAACTCTAAACGCAATGGTCTTGCGCAATCGCATCGCATTCACTTCTTTCCGACCATACCGCCAAGATATTCGCGACTACCCGACAATATGTTGCTTGGCGGAGAGTAAGGGATTCGGACCCCTGCCGCCAGAGGCGGGCTTCAGATTAGCAATCTGACCAGTTACCACTCCTGCAACTCTCCGTGTAAATGGAAACATTGTGTTGGACTCGAACCAACGCCCCGCCATTACCTCGGTCATAAGTACCGTTAGACCTCGACTTTGCTTGCGCTTTCAGGAAGTTCCCAGTAGGTACTTGCACTTCCATCCAATGCTTCCGTGTGATAATGGGTGTCTGGCGAGGCTCGAACTCGCAACCTTTGGAACCACAATCCACTGCGCTACCAGTTGCGCCACAGACACCGTTATATGCACACCCGACCTCCGCGCCCGATGCGCAGAGGTGGTGTCCTTTTTTTTTTGTCCTATTCCTTTCCCTCTACCGACTGGTACTTGTTCCCGTCATTTGGCATCTTGCCCTTGATGAGATAGCCCGATACGCCACCCGCTATGAATGCGCAGGCGCACATAAGTTCAGTCCAAGCGAAACTTATTGTCGGCTGTACGAGGTGAAGGATTATGCCTGTTGCGACCACCGCTACGGTGATGCCGATTGCTGTCCATTTCTTCCAGTTCATATTCAAAAAGTTATATTATGTTATTGTTCTTTCGTGCCTGTGTCTTCCCGAATGGACTCGAACCATCAGCCTTCTGCTCCGGGGGCAGACGCTCTATCCAGTTGGGCTACGGGAAGTATGCTTTCATAATTTAAGGCGAGTGTTGCCATCCCACTGATTTCTTGGCTCGCCGTGCGTTTTGCGGAAACATAGCCACTGCATTATTCACGGCAACTCCCCGAAGCAATCGGGTTTAAGAAAGGCAACATCGACCTTGGTCGTAAGTAAGTTGTCAGCACCCGTGATACGGTATGCCACAACAATACTTGTAGATAATCGGAGCACCGCGACCACAGCGAGCCGATGGCAAAGTTCCCCCTGCGAATTGGGGGCGTGCTGTAAGTTTCACCAGATGCCCTACCGTCCGTCTGATGCTGGTCTCCGTTTAAAGCCCCTTTCCAGATTGGGGAGCAGACCTGTCTTATGGTTTGCGCACAACGCGCTTCCCCCTATCGGGAGATTTCGGGGCTGGAACGCTGTCTGCCGTTCTCGTTAAGCCGAACAAGTCGGCTCGACCCAGATGCCCCGCGAGGATATATCGTTTCACCTCGGTTGTCAGTACTCGTAATACGGTATGCCACAACAATTTGACTGTTGAACGAGCGGCAAAGGTATATGTTGTCAGCACCCGTAATACGGTATGCCACAACAATCCATAACTTCCAGATTTGCTCGCCTATGGTAGTTGTCGGCATCCGCCCTGCGGTATGCCACAACAATTTCATCATTCCACTTGTCGCTCTTGCAGTTGTCAGCACCCGTAATACGGTATGCCACAACAATAAACAATAGACTTTCAGCAATTCATTGATGGTTGTCAGCACCCGTAATACGGTATGCCACAACAATCGTAATGTTCGTATGTGGTGAGCAGGGAGTGTTGTCAGCACCCGTAATACGGTATGCCACAACAATAATTCACAATATATTGAAATTGTATAATATGTTGTCAGCACCCGTAATACGGTATGCCACAACAATTACGGTATCTGCGAATGGCTGTCTCCGAAGTTGTCAGCACCCGTAATACGGTATGCCACAACAATTTCCAGTGCCTTGCACCTCCACGCTGCAAAGTTGTCAGCACCCGTAATACGGTATGCCACAACAATACGATATGTGTAATTTGCTTATATCCAGTTTCCGACATTGCCTTCCGCTTCGGAAATTTTGTCCGAAACCTGTTGTCGGCAATGTGCGTTTGTGTAAAAACCGCCACGATAACCCGTAGGGTGGCGGAAATTTTATGAAATTAAAAACGGTTGCGCTCTTTAATAACCACCCGCTCCGCGTGCCGTTGCTGGCGACACGCGCCCGACTTCCACGGGTATTTAACTCTTCGTGTCTGGGTGGTTTTCTACCAAAATGTTATAAGATGGTAGCGGGGGGCGGACTCGAACCGCCGACCTTCAGGTTATGAGCCTGACGAACTACCAACTGCTCTACCCCGCAATATTGCCGCACCGCCCCGACTCGAACGAGGACTTCAGGACGGGTTTAGCGTCCTTGCACTGCCAGTATTATGCTACGGTGCGTGGTGGGTTGGGCGGGTTATCGTACCGCCTTTGCTTATTCCCCGCATTTCTGCGGAACGCCAGAGTTCCACTGGTACACGCTTGTACTTTGCGCTTGACTTTTCGCACCACCGCGTCCAGACAGCGAATTTGTAACTTCGGAAATCTGGTGTGAGGGGGGTGCTTGGTGTTACGGATAAGGCTTGCGGTTCGATGCCTTCGGTGTCCTTCGGCTCAAGAAAACTTTTAAAGAGGCAGACACCCTTGCTGTATGTACCATTATTCTTTTCTTGATTCAGTGCATCTCACCGCCCTGCCAGCCCGTTTGCGTTTGACTTGACGAGTTTCAGAGTACATTGGGCGTACGGTTTCATCGCATACGGTGTCCTTCGGCTCAAGAAACTTTTAAGAGGCAGACACCCTGTTATTTGACATTGTTGTTGGATTTTTTATGCTTTCTTGATTCAGTGCAATTCACCATAGCCCGTTATACTCCTACTTGACATCTAAAAAGTTTGTGCCACCTGCGGGAATCGAACCCGCATTTCCTCCCCTTTATCCGACTGCTCGGCATCGGGGGTGGTTTCCTGCCGTTGGAAGAAGATGACCACCTGTCGGAACGACAGGTGTGAAGATTAAAAAATAATATAAAATGAAAAATATAATCCTAAAAACCAAAAAGGTGCTGTGCGAGCAATGTCGTCGTCCGACAGCACCTCTACACACAAAACAAAATCAAATCGTGGGAGAGGGAGGACTCGAACCTCCGAAGGGTTGCCCCGCCTGATTTACAGTCAGGTGCGATTGCCACTACGCGACTCTCCCTCCTTTAAAGGGCGTATCGCTACCGTATGGAAAAACCTAATAAATCAGTTTCTCCTTCCTGCTTCATCCTGCCACTACTTTTTAGGTTCATTGCTGAACGGTCATCCATAGTCGGGCAGTCCACAGGCTTAAATTCGGCAGTACGGCTGCCTATTGTTCGTTCGCCTTATTATTTATACGCTTATGGTTTAAGGCAACCATAATGCAATAGGCGTTGTTGGGTTTATTGGTTGTTTATAAAATCTATTAAATTTTATTGAACCGTTTGATACGCCCTTCACAAAATAAAACCAATCTATGAAAAAATGAAAAAAATGAAAAATTGAAAAAGTGAGCACGGAGAAGGATTTGAACCTCCGATGGGCTTGCGCCCATACCGCCCCCGCTTGCCTTTCGGCGAGCAAAGAGCGGCGCAATCAGCCACTCTGCCACCCGTACTTGTCTAAAGGAAGCCTCTCCGTTGCACCCGTTGAAGCACTTTGCGCTCCGAAGCGGTTTCCTGTATTTTTGGGCTGTGTCAACATTTCAAAGACCTTCTGTCGATTTCGGACTGGCTTCCCGATTTCACCTCTTGTGCTTTGCTTGGCTTGTCGTTCCGACCAATCTTTCTTCACTACTAATATATTGGGTTTCCCAATAAAGTTCAGAAAAATTTTCATTTTTTTTCACTACCACCTTCCGTAGTCCGTAATGTCCTGTGTTTCACCTGTTTTCGTGAATGTAATGGATATTCCCACGCCTATTCCCGAAGTGTCGTCGAACGAAAACGAGAAGTCTTGGAGCGAAATTCCCTCGGATTTCATCCGCTCCCTGATGAATTTCTGCGCCTTCTTCTGCTCCGCTTCGCTGATGTTCAGGTAGCACAGCGGAAGTGATATTTCCTTTTTTCTCGCTTTCATTTCGCTTATATATAACTTATTTATATATTGTGTGGCATCAGAACTTTATGTTCTTTACCGTGAACGGATACTCGTACTGCTTGTAGAGCCTTCTCCTCTCAATCGCGTGGACATAGGTGTAGTTGGACACAGAGCCGTAGCGCAGGTCGTCCACTATGTCTATGATTGTAGCCTTGTTCTTTTCGGCATCCTCCTTGTCCTTCAACCTCAATGCACGACCTATGGACTGGATTACCATAAAGAGGCTCTTGTAACTCTCGGTGAACATCACATTGGAAATCTGGTTGCACGATACGCCAGTGCTCAATGTCTGGTATGACGCGACGAGCAGAGAGCCGTCGTTAGCCCTGTTCATCTCGGCTATGATTTTCTCCCTCGTCTCCTTTGCGGTCGCACCGTCTATGTAGTATATGTTCCTTTCGGGCATAATATCCTTGAGCCTCTCGTACATCCGCTTGCCGTATTCGATGTGGTGGAACAGCACGAGCGTATTCTTCGTGCATTTCCCTATGAGTTTCATTATGAAGTTGAAACGCTTTTCGTTTTCTATGACGAAGTTGCGTTCGAGCGCGAGTGCCTCCGCACCCTTCTTTACCCCGCGCAGGTACTTTATCGCGTTGCCGAGGTTCGCCTTCGCCTCGTCCGTCGCGTAGTCGAGCGTGAGTTGGGTTATCTTGCAGGACGATATGTAGCCGAGTTCCTGCAACTGCTTCGCCTTTATGTCCGTCACTTTCGGACCCAAGTATTCGAGCAGGGTTAGATACTCCGCCGACTTTTCCTTCGGGAGAGTTCCCGTCACGCCGAATCGGTAGTCGCAGTGCCACAGTTGCTCCATAACGGTCTTTATGCTCTTCGCTGGCAACTTGTGGGTTTCGTCCACGACCACTATCGAGGTTTTCCCGAACAGGTCAGAGCCTTCGTTGACCTTGATGACGAGCGACTGGTATGTGCCGATTATTATGTTCTCGTCCCCCTTGAGTTTCTGACCTCCGCACACTCCCCCGACCTTTATCGGGAGTTTCTCGCTGTTGTATTCCTTGAAGTCCTTTATGCCCTGTAGCACGAGTTGCACGGACGGCACTATCATAAGGACTTTCCCGCTGACCTTCTTCGTATCGAACAGGTACGCAAATACCATAAAGCACACGAGCGTCTTTCCGCCACCAGTGGTGAGTTCGCTTATCGAGAGCCTGTACTTCAATATGTTGAAGGCTGCCTCAATCTGGTAGTCGCGGGGCATAATCCCGTCCGCGAAGAACCTTTCGCACCAAGCCCTGAAACTTTCGAGCGTTATCTCGTTGTCCCAGAGGTTCTCCACCCCGTTCAACTTCAATTCAAACTTGTGCTTCTCGCATATCGAGCGCAGGTATTCGTAACTCCCTATCGGGAGGCTTGCCCCAGATATGAACTCTATGTTGCCGTCCCATATCTTCTTCTTGTAGAGGGGGCTGAACTTGTATCCTTCCGCCTTGCGCGTATAGTCCATCTTCAACTGGTTGTACTCGCTTTCCGTGCAGTTGGTTATGAGCATACGCTTCTTGTTTTCTCCTATTTCGACCGTTATCATCTTGCTTATATATTGGCTATTTATTGCTATATTTCGAGGAAGTCCGTGAATATGAATGTCGGTGTGCTGGCGAGAGCCTTCGGCACGGTGTCGAACAGGGGCATAGTGCTGTTCTCGGTGTTCCTGCCGAGAGAGGCGTATGCGCTTGCACAAATGTCGAGCAGGCTTCCGAACTGGTTGATGAGTATGAGGTTGTCCTTCGTCATCGCGTTGTTGAACTTGTCGTTGTGTATGAATACCTGCCTGTTGATTTCGTCCGTCGCCTTTTCGTCAAACCAGTCGCGAAGCCTTATGCCGAGCGCGGACACTCCGACCTTCGCGTTGAGTGCGGGATTGGCATCGTCCGTGAATGTAAGTATGCTGTCCGTGTTCTCTGGGAGAGGTGTCGTGGTGAACGACACGGAGTTAAGGTTCGGGAACACATCGAGCGCGAGCGCAATCTCCACGAAGTTGAAAGCCCTGTATATGTTGTCGTCAAGGCAGAAAAGTTCCCCGTCCTTGTTGTGTTTCACAGCCACCGCATAGAGCACCCTTCTCCTGTCGGCAAGCAGGAACTTGAGGTATTCTGGCGAGAACATAGTCACCGCCTCGTCCCTTGTGAGCCTGTACATTTCCGCGTCCGCCATAGAACCTTTCACATCGAGCGGTATCTCTATGTCGTGTACGAGCGAGCATATCGAACTGTTGATTTCAGTTATGTCCATTGTTCTTCCCTTTCCTCCTTTTCAGTTTCTTTTCCTTTATGGCACTCTTGTTGCCCGTAACATAATCCTCGATATATTTGAGTTCTTCAAGGAACTCGTCACCGTTAAGGTTGTACTGTTCGAGCATTTCCCTTTCCCCGCACCAGTGTTCCGTCATATAGTATCGGAGCGTTTCCTCGCTGAATTTTTTAAGCGGGTTGGTCGCCTCCGCTTTCTCCGCCTTTGTAAACACCCATTGCGGAGTTCTCTTCCAAGCCCGTGCCACCCGTCGCCAAGTTTCCACTATGCCGAGAGGGTTAGCCTTTAGTGCGTTCATATTGTTTGCGCTTACGGGGTACTGGATTGAGAATATGCGGTTTATCATAAACGACTGCTTTGTTTTCTCGTAGTCCGTGATGTCGTACCACACCTCATCGCTGTTTGTAAACATACGCTTCACCAAGTCGTATGCACCCTCCTGCTTCCTGCTTTCGTATTCGTTCCATTCGGCTTCGAGTTCGGTTTGCAGTTTCGCCTCGTCCTCCGCCTCCTTTATGAAGTTTCCGAGCAGTTCCTTTGCATTTGTACTCATACTTGCTTCTCCTGTGTTAAAAAAGTTTCTTGCTGTTCCGTTCAAAGTTTTCGTTCCACTGCCTCTTCAATTCCTGCCTGAAGTATTCGTCGCTTGCTTCCCTTATGGTATTCCTTGCGTTCGCCTGCGACCGCGTGAAGTTGATGAGACATTTGCCGAGTTCCTCCGAGTTCATACTTTCGTCATAGCCCATAATCCTCGCCCGCGAACTTCCGCCCCATATCTTGTGGTCTCTCAAAAATTCCGTGCCACAGCATTCGCATCCGTCTCCGTATGCCTTGTCGATGAGGTTGTCGGCGTTAAAGAACTTTATCCCGAACTTTTTAGACAGTTCGGTGTATCTGGCGAGCATAGCCCGCTTGTCGTCCTCGCAGTAAACCCTGTCGCCGCTTTCCTTCGTCCCCTTTGCCTTGAAGTCGCCTATGATGTCGAAGCCGAGCGTATCACCTATCTTCTCGTAGAGGAGGTGTTCGTTGTCTGGAAGAACTACCCTTATCTTCAAGCCTTCCGTCTGGAATCCCCACGCACCGCAGTCTTTCAGCGTGCTTATGAAGCGTTCGGCGACATCGCTCGAATACGGAAGTATGAACGGCTGTATCCTGACCGTAATCCTGAAGCCCATTTCGGAGAGTTTCCTTATAGCCTCGAATCTTCTTGTCGGTGATATTGCACCAGTTTCTATCTTCCTTGCAATGTCATCGTCACAGAAACTGCAACTTACATTCAGTGCTATGTTGGAGTTGACGAACTCGCTTGCGTATTCGAGGAACACCTCTGGGTTCTTCGTTGAAATCTGGACTGGGTAGTCGTACTTGTCGAATGCCCGCAGGCAGTCGTGCGTTATGAGGGCTGTCTTTTCTATCAGCGGGAACGGGTCTGCCGTCGCGCCTATCTTCACTGGTATCCTTTCCTTGAACGCCACTTCCTCCGCCCTGTCGTAGTTGTAGTCGGAATCCATCGTCCTTTCTATCCATCGTTCAAGTCCTTTCGGGAAGTTGCCTTCGAGGAACGCCTGATGTTGCTCGCTTCCTTCCCTGTTTCTCCTTGTGAACTGGATGAAGTCGCGTGCAAAGCAGTACAGGCAACCGTACTGGCATCCCCTGTATGTGTCGAAGTGGAACGGCACTGGGCATATCCTGAACTGCGAAGTCACCGACGGCTTCCAGAATTTTGTTTCGATTGGTGTGATATTGTTTTCCATATATCTTGTCTTTAAAACAGTCTGTCGAATGATATTCCCTTCTGCTTTATGCCGAGCACGAAGTCGCAGATGAAGTTGCGGGCGTAGTCTGGGCTAATCATAGACCGCTCCTCCGAGCATATCCCAGCAGTTCCGCTGCCCCTCGTGCTGTCGTGCGTCTTGTGTATCTTTGACTTCTGGTATGATATGCCGTGCGTCGGCTCGCAGTTTATGTACCAGTATGCCGTAGGCTTGGTGAAGTAGTCCCCCCTCTTGCTCCTGTCCATATCGACAAGCGTAGGGGGCATCACGAAGTTAGCCTTGAGGAATGTCTGTTCAGCCCACGGGTTTTCCATAATGAGCCTTAAACCTCTCATCTTCGCCACGGCAAGCATCTTGACCGCAAGGGCAAAGAACAGTTCCCTGTTGTGCGACCTTTCGAGTATGAGGTCTGTCGTTTCCTTCGTCGTCTTTGACTTGTAGTTGATGCAAGTCCAGTACATTGACATCTGGGACAGTGGCGAGAAGTATATGCACGGGAAGAAGGCGAATATCAGGTCGTCCTCCGATATGCCGTCGAACAGGCTCGGCTTGCCGTCATAGGCATCCTCTATCGCCTTGAACAAGTCATCGAAGTGGTCGGTCTGACCGAAGTTGTCCTGTATGTCGTAGTCTTCGGCTGGGATGCCGAGTTTTATAAACTCGTTCTTGAATGTTCCCGATTGCTCGAAGAAGCAGTGTACCTTTCCCCTTATCTCCATATATAGGCTTTATATAGTATTTATCAGAATAACCGTTTTTCCTTGTCCGCAGTATGCACGAAAAGTTTGTCGAACACAGCCGAGAGCGCGTTGACGCAGATTGAGTTTCCAGCCATCTTGTACTGCTGTGTCCTGCTTGCACCAGTGGCTTTTATCGCGTCTATCTCCGCGTCGTTAAGCCCCATCAGTCGGAAGCATTCGCGCTCCGTCAGTTTCCTTACCGACTTCCTGCCGTCCGAATCCTCAAGCATAATCTTCGCCTCCCTGTTTCCGCCACCGTATGTCGTAATCGTGGGCGCAAGGGCGTTTATGTCGTACACCCGCCTTATGGACTCGAACTTCGTGCCGTATCCTTTTCCAGAAATCATCGCTATCACATTTGAAGTGTCGTACTCGTACATATTGCGCCTCGGTATTATTTCCAGACTCTTGCCGTCCATTCCGATATAATATCTCCTATCGACTTCGTTTTCGAGTATGTCGCTCATTTTCCCCTTCGTTCTTTTCGGCTCTGGGAAGTTGTACATTATCTCGTGCCACTTGGTGTTCTCGTCCTGATGTATGCTGACAACTATGGTGCGCAGTCTGTTCTGTGGAACCCCGTAGTCCTTCGCGTTGATGAGTTTCGCGAAGTTCTTGTATCCGTAGCCTTCGAGCGTCTTGAGCCATTTGTTCAGGAGGTCTATGAAACTTTCCCCCATAAGCGTCGCGACATTCTCCATAACGAGATATTTCGGACGCTTCTCGGAGATAGCCCTTTCGCATTCCCACAACAGCGAAGAGCGAGTTCCGCTTCCCTTCTCACCGCCCTGCTTTAAGCCAGCGATGCTGAAGTCCGTACAAGGCGATGAATAAGTAAACAGGTCGAAATCAGGAACTTGCGACCAGTCAATGCTTCTTATGTCCCCGTAGTTCCGTTCGGCATACTGTGGGAAAAGCGCATTATGCGCCTCTATCGCGTACTTGTCGATTTCCGACCAGCCTACGAGTTCGTATTCCAGTCCGAGCCTTTCGAGCGCAACGCACTGGCTGTCATAACCGCTGAATGTAGTGAACACCCTTATCATATCCTAATAGAAGTATGTATATTCCTTCCAACCGTCGTCAACTGTCGCTGTGGCTTTCTTCTGTTCAGCCTGCCAGCCGATGACGGAAGCCTTCCTTACGGTGAGTTCCGTGCCCGGGCGCATACCGTTCTTCCCACAGCCGAGAAGTTTAATCTTGAGTGACTTCGGGTACTCCCCTATCACTTCGCATCGGGTGGTGTACCAGTTCGTGCCGAACGGCTCTCTCCACCTGTAGTCGTATATCTTTCTTCCTTCCATATCTTTCTCCTTATATTATGTCCCCGCCGACAATCCAGAACAGCGTAGAGCCTTCCAGTCCAGCCTGTTTCAGCCAGCGGTATGTTTTAGCCTCGTATTTCGGATGCAGGATGACATCGCCAATCTTTTCGTTTACGCCCTTGTTGTAGTTGTATCCGACTTCCGCGAAATAATCGATGTACCTCAATTTGTCTGTCGGCAGGGCGATGTCGTCCCTGATGTAAATCAGGTTTCTGAACTCGCGTATCTTTTCCTCGCGGTTCGGCGCGATTGCATAGGCATACACATTCCTTATGTTCTTCTTGTGGAGTGCTATGCCGTAGAGCAAGCCGATGAGGGTTATTGCGCTTCCCGTCGTGATGACAACATTATCGACATCTGGTATGTTCTCGACCTGCCTTGCGACGCTTTCGACGAACACATCCAAGTTGTCAATCAGGTCGAAGCCGTATCTTATCTGGAACGCATCGTTCTTCTCCGCGTATTCGGTAGCCTTCGCCTGCAATACGGATGTGTAGCCCAACTTGCCTCCGATTACGATGTTCGCCCCGATTTCCTTTGCGAGCGTAGGATATGCTTTCTTCGCCAGAGACTGCTCGTTAGTCCCCCCGTATATTATCGTGCAGGGTATTCCCATAGCCTTTGCCACGCTTGCGCAGATGACCGACTGCGGGGAAACCACCGAAGTTCCAGTTACAACACCGTTCTTCGCCCTGCCGATGTTCTTTTCGACAAGAAGTATGCACTGCCTCAACTTGCTCCCGTTTGCGTTCGAGAACGAGTACGGCTTGAACAGGTCTTCCCGCTTGACATATATACCGTCTATGTATTCTACTGGCGTTATGTCGTTGGTGTCCATCTTTTTTTTTTCTTTAAAAACGGAATGGCGTTTCCACCATTCCGTCAAACCTAAATGTAAAATTATGAATGTTGGGTGTTGAGTGCTACTTGATTGAGATGCTCGTGTTGTCGTTGAGTTTTACGCCGTTGACTTCCTCGCCAGCCTTCATAGCGTCCTTGATGGCGTTCTTGTCAACCTTGATTGTAACGACTTCGTTCTTGAACTTGTCTGGAACGAGCGATTCGTCGAGGACTTCGAGGGACTGGCTCTTGCGAGTGCCAATCTTGAATGTTCCTGCTTCGACCTTGCTCAATCCGAAAGTGGTCATTGCATTGACCATTGCGGACTTCATTCTCTCGATTGCCTTGTCAGCCGAGTCCTTGCGGGCTTTCAGGCGTTCGATTTCGCCCTTGAAACCTTCGATGTCGGCTTCATACTGCTTGATTGCCTTGCAGTACGATTCCATCTTCTGCTGGACATCGTAGTCGTGTATCATAAGGCGTTCTTCCAGTTCTGGTGTAAGTTCACCGCCGTTTTCTTCGAGGAGTGCGTTCAACTCCAACTGTTCCTGTTGTAATTCGTAAAGTGTCATAACCTAATTTTTTTAGTTGTTAATTGTTTTTCTTTCCATCACTAATATATGGGAATGTTCTTCTCATTTCAGATTTTTGTTAGAATTTTTTAATGAAGAAGTTGTTGTAGTCCTCGTGCTTCGAGAAGTCGTTGACGACCGCTGACGACTTCAGGGCGGTCGTGCCGTGGTTGTACAAGTCCCACGCGGTTATCGTCTCGCACTCGTTGAAGTTGTGGAACTTGGTGGAGTGGTAGAGTTCGTTCGACATAACCCTCAACTGCTTCGTGTTGAGTATCTTGTTGTCTATGAACAACTGTCCGATTATCTCGCGGGCATCGTCCTCGAACACCTCCTTGCCCATAAGGTGCTTTGCGAGTTCGACATTCGCGTTGTGCGTCTCGCGGATGTTGCCGAAATACTCTTCAATGAGGTCGGTGACATAGTTCTGCAAGTCCCTCTGGCGGTGCTGCTTCTTGATTGTGTACTCGCCACGCACCATACCGTTGGTGCAGATGAACACCTCCGAGCCGATTGCGAAGCCGAACGAAACGGTCTTGTTGTAACTGTTCTTCCAGCCGATGCGGATGCCCATCTCGTTCGAGAGGTCATAGTTGCGTTCCTTGTCCGCGAGCGTGTAGTTGACTATGCAACTGTCCGTGTTCTTGCCTTTCGCGAATGTATCGACAAGCGAAAAGTTGTTCTTGCCTATGCACTCGATAATCTTGTCGTGAATTACACCGTGCTCTATCGGAGCGTAGGTGGCTGTCGCTTTCGGCGGTACTGCCGAGAGGACATCTTGTAAGTCTAAAATCCTTGTCATATCACTAAAATTTTAATGTTTCTTCCATTACTAATATATAGTGAATATATAATGATTTCAGAAAAGTGCGAAATAAAAGGCGGACTCGTGCAGACCGCCTTTTTTTGTGTGTGTCGGCTATCGAGCCGTCACCGTATCTTCCTGCCGATGCCTATTATGAAGTAGAACACGCCGTTCTGGAAGAAGTCATAGAATGTCCCGTCCACGACCTCTATGCCCCTTATCTCGAACACGGACTTGTGACCGTTGTGCCTGTTGGTGAATGTGGCTGTCTTGAAGTTTCGGATTGTGCCTGCTATGGTGCGGACATCGGTCGTGCCAGATGCGCAGGAGCATATCCTCGAAATCCAGTACGGCTTCACCTCCCGATAGTCCCAGTCTATCTTTCCGCTCTCGATAAGCCCGCCCCAGTAGTTGTTCACGGGCAATGTCAGATTTGTGCAGTCCATCATTGCTCTATTCGTTTTCAAGCATCTCACAGGCATATTCGTAAATCCAAGAGAGAAGTTCGTCCCTGTCGTACTTGTTCGGCATCGGGTCTCCAGCAACAAGGTCGTAGAGTTCCTTTACGGCATTGTAAAGTTGCCTGTTGTCCATATCGTCGAACTGCGACTTGAACTCGTCATCGAATGTTTCTGGAACATAGACTTCCATCGAAATGCTCGGCTCGCTGAAATAGCAGTACCTGCTGTCGTCCCTGCTTTCGGAAACTCCCTTTGCGCCGACATACCGCCCGTACTTGCGGAAGAACGAAAACACCTGACGCTTCAAGTTGCCGTTCCAGCCGTTGATATGACCGTTCTCGTCAATCATAATCGAAATATAGTCGCCGTATGTATTCTTTCCCTCTATCTGCAAGAACTTCGGGACATACTCGCCCGTAACTTCACACACGGGCTTGCCGTCCTTCATAAGCATATACTCGCCCATATCGGTTACTTTGAAGTATATCTCGACAAGACCGCTGTCCCAGCCAGCGATTATGCCAGTATCAAGGTTCAAGTCCCATTCAATCTCAATGCTTCCGTCTCCCTCCACGGTAGAACGCAACTGACCGCTAATCCGCCTGTGTGTTTCTGGCAAATCCTCCCAGTCGCCGTTCCCGAATGCACAGGCAAATGTATGCGATGCGCTTCCTATGCGGAGAGTATCGCAGGCATTGAGCATATTGACCATTGCTGCTTGATACTTGTTCATTTCGTTCAGTCTCTTGATGTGTACCATATCGTTATTGTGTTTTATTATTTCCATTCCTTTATGACATCGACCTTGTAGTCTGGCTCGTCTGCGTATGCGAGTTCGAGGACTTTCGCGAGCACTGGGAATCTTTCGGGGGTGTATCCCTTCGGGAGTTTCTCGACTATCGTGAGTTTCTCTATGTTGTATTCGTCTATGGTCGAGAACAGGTCGAAGGACTTTACCGTATATACCTTGTCCCCGTATGACGAATAGTCGGTGGGGTAGCCAGTGTTATGCTCGTGTTCGCTCTTTATGCGCGTCTCCGATTCTGGCACTACATACTTCGGGGTGTAGAGAAGCGGTTTCGAGTTCGGTACTCTTGGGTCTCCCGTGAGCGAGTCCGCGAACATCCCGTTCCCGCAGTAGTACACGAAGCCGTTGAATGTATGGTTCTTCGCGAAGGCGCGTACCATCTCGCCTACTGTAAGTTCTATTGTCTTTGTCATTGATATAAATAACTTATATATAATATTTATATTTGCAGTTATGGCGAATGTGGGTTTTTCCGACTTGATGTTTATGGACAAGCGAGGTCACGACTACGGCTGGAAGCAGGATGCCGACGGCGTGTGGAGGGGGACTGTGCTTATCGACAAGGTTAGTCGCGGGCTGTTCGAGACGGAGAAGATACTCTGTATGCAGAAGTATCCGACACGGCATATGAGTTACGAGAGCGAGGGCGAGGGTATAGGGAAGCACCTCGTCGGCGGTGTCAAGGTCTATGAGTACGGCAAGGTGTCGCTTTCGGCGGGCGGTTCGGACGGGGACTACTACGCTTGGGTGTGGGACGACTCGAACACGGAGGTCGGGGAGATAAATATGTTCCGCTTCGACCATAGCCAGTGTCCGCCAGAGGACACGAGCGCACTTGTGTACAACGAGTATGACTGCCCGAACATCGAACTCACGGGCGAGGTCAGGATTGACAGCCTCCCCCGAACTGTTTGCAGGGTGAGCGGTGCTGACCTTGAAAGTGAACTCAAGTATGTCAACTACGAGATAGACGGGCTTGTTCCAGAGGCGAGCACGGTTGACCTGTGCTTCTGCAACACCGAGAGCAAGTACAATACTTTCAGGCGCGACCTCGTGCTTGTATATTTCAACAGTACGGAAAAGACATTCACGAGGGTTGCGGAGATAAGCGTCTATGCGGAGAGCATAGAGGAGGACGAAAGGTATTCCGTTATGTGCGCCAATCTCGGCTACGGGATAACGAACGATGACTTCAAGATATTCAAGGAGAGCGACATAAAGGAGCAGAAGGTGGACTACCGCCTTATGAACGAGAAGCGCAAGGAGATACTTATGGAAGGTCATAGCATCTATCCGTACATCGGTTCTTACAAGTCCCTCATAAATGTAATCAGGTACTTCGGCTATGACAACATACACATAAAGGAGTGGTGGAAGAATGTGGATGTCACGAGCGAGGACTACGGCAACTACTTCATCGCCACGAGTTATTCCCTTGTGGACAGGGAGAGGGTTTCGGCAGGCGGGCGGAACATCACGCTTCCGAGCAGGAAGTTCCGCAAGACCAACCGTATGACGCTCGCTTGGGACATAGACAGGATTAGGAAGGCTGCATACCGACGCACCGCGCACGACTTGCCAGAGACGGAGGAGGTGTTCGCCTTCACGATAGAGGAGGCTGTGATAAAACTCTATGCTTTCCGCAGGAAACTCGAAAAGGAGTTCCTCCCCCTCAACTGCCACATAGTCGATATGGTCGGGGAGATGTTCGGCTTCGACTATAATGTGGTGCGGACTAATGTGAGCGACAGAAAGACATTCGATACATTTGTCGGGTGCGAGTGCGACTTCAATGTCATTACGGACGACGAGGATGTCTATCTTGAGGACTTGCGCAGGTTCGATGTGTTCAACGAGAGCATATCCCAGCCGACAAGCAGGGATGTTACGCTTGAGGAGATTTACAACGAGTATGTCAGGGACTACAATGTGCTTGACGAGGAGAGCAATGTCCTTATGCCGATTGTGGCGGAGAGCGAGGACGACCTTGACGGGCTTGACGACGAGTGCGTGATAGACGGTGTTACGCTTCGCAACGGCAAGCCGATTTCGTTGCTCGGTCACCCAGCCCTCTATGATGTGAAGGACACGCACAACGGCTGTACTTGGAACTACTACGAATACTTCATAGGCAAGGGCGAGAAGGCTGGCAACTACTATGTAGCCAACTTCTCCCACTACTATCCGAACCTTCGGTACAACTCCGTCCGTGCAAACGAATTCTCGGCGGATATGAACGAGCATCTGCCAGACAACGACGGTGCGCTTGTCGGTGCGCTTGTCCGCCTCCAGTGCGCGGGGCTTGGGACAAGTTGGGACGACGCTTCCGCAGTCCAGTGGGATATGGGCGACTATATCTGGGACGAGTGCGAGAACCATATCGCCAACCACCAGCGCATAACTTGGGAGATATGGAAGGAGGAGGACGGCTCGCCAGAGTTCTTCTGTTCCGTTACGGGAGAGTTCCGCTACGGCTACGGGGACATAGGCATACTCCTGCCCTATGTCGGCAAGTACAGCGTGCGCTGCCTCATAAGGGGCTTCGACAACTCAATATCGGAGCGCATAAAGACGGAGTGCGTGGAGGTGCTTCCGAAGAATGTGGAGGTGTCTGGCTGGTTCAGGCACAAGGCTGATGTCTATGAAACTTGGGGCGATGTTTCCGAACTCGACTGGTTCAGTGCCGACTTCGGGTGGGACTTCCCGTTCATTGCGGGCAACGCCACTTGGGACGATATGAACACGGCTACATACGAGAGCCTCGACAGGGCGACATTCGCTGGCGAGTATTACGACTCGGACGACATCGACGAGCGTATGGTCGTCCATACATTCAATCAGGACGAGAGCAATTCGCCATACGGGGACTGGAACGGCATATACTTCTGGGACAATGTGAAGGACATCAACTGGCTCGGACTTGAACACCTTGACTGGAACTCCACCGTGATAGGCGGGGACATACGCCCGCATTTCACTCTCGGAGGCTTCGACAGCGAGGGCAATCGGACTTGGAGCGGCGCGAGGGCTATGCTTGAGGTCATTACGGACGACAACCGCTACGGGCGTTTCGTATTCCCCGATGCTGTCGAGGGGACACCCGACATACTGCTCGTGGTCAACGCACTCAACGCCTGCGAGGAGGATGTGATAAGCGAGTTCGAGTACCATTATGTCTCCCCGTTCAACAGGTTCGAGCAGACGGATTTCCCCGACACTGACTTGGGCGAAACTGGCTATGAGATTATTGCGGTCGCCCGTCATACTGACTTGGGCATACGGGAGGCTACGGTCAACACGACAATCAACAGGGCTGTCCAGACTGACGGTATCTGGAGGCTGCCGAAGCCCGCTGGCTGTTTCGGGAACTCGGAGGTTTCCGTTTCGGACTGGCTTGGACGCACGGCAAAGGCTGGGGAGTGGTGGATTTATGACGGTGCTGGAAGCGGAGAGACGATATGCGGTCAGTTTGTTTCACACGGAGACACCGTTACGGTTATGGCGGTTGACGGCAACAGCCGTGTCGAGTCCGTTGCGGTTGCAAGCGGGATATACGGCATTATGAGGCGTTGGTTCAGCGAATGGATTTTCAACCCGTCTTGGATTGACACTACATATATGAACACATACACGGCAGTCCCGAAGAACACCGACATAAACCTCAACTACTCTATGTCGAGGATAAACGGCAAGTGCTGTCCTCGGTGGGAGGTCAGGAACTTGGACAACCCGAACACCCCAGTCATAACAAGCACGCATAAGAACTTCCACCACCTTTTCAGGGACACTGGAAGATACAATGTGAAACTTGTGCTTCGCGATACGAACGGGAATGTCTATGTCTCGGACAGGTGTATGTTCGAGGTCGTGTAGCCGTCAGAATATGTAACTCGACATAAGGGTATTCGATATGTATATGTCAACTATGCACATATACCCGATTGACGAGTTCGGCTTCTCGTGGAACGAAACCTTCACATCGACATTGTACTGGCTGTCGTCCCTTGACATAACATACTTCATTATCTGGAGTTTTATTTCCGACCGTATGTACTCCCCGCTCACATTGGACTCGAAGATGTACTTTTCGAGGTTCACCCCGTAGTCTGGGAGGCAGAGCACGCTCCCTTTCTCCGTATAGAGCAACATCTCGATTTTCTGCAACAGGTTCACGAGCGCATTCCTGATTTCGAGTGCGCTTGGGGAATATCTTGGGCTTCCCTCTGGTATGCAGAACATTTCAGCGAGTTTACTCATACATTATTTATAAGTTATATATTGGGTTTCTAACTCTTGCCAGTAACCTTGCTGTCATAGTCGCTGCGCAGCGGCGGTCTGCCTTCCCTCCTGCGGAGTTTCACCCTCTCCCTCAATGTCGTGCTGTCGTACCCCATATAGAGTTCAACGCCAGTCACGACATAGTATCCCGAAAGGCTTTCCACGAGTATCTCCCCGTTGCCAGCGTAGAGCGTCCCGTCCGACGACTGCATAGGCTTGGTCTGGAACTTGCTTCCTATACCGCCCACGCTTTCCTCCCCGATGCTCGGAGTGTTGTCGCTCTGGAACTCTGGGTGGTCTTTGAGGTATATCGTCTCACCGTTCTTCCCCTGCGCGGTCGCGTCCTCTTCCTCTGGGTGGTCGATGATGTTGTCTATCGCAATCGGGTTGCGCTCGAATATGCTTATCTTGACACGGCTGAACTTCGTTATCGCGGGGTTGAAGCACGGAAGTTCGATTTCAAGTCCGTACTTGTCCATATCCGCGAGGCACATATCGTTGAACGCCTCCGAATACACATAGTGCTCGTTGCAGTCGTCCCCGTTTATCCCGCCGTTGACATAAGCCTTCAGTTTCTGGTTGAGTTCGCTCGGCTCGTCGTCTATGAGCCTTCCCCTGTTAAGTGGCATAAGCCCGCTCGTCTCGAACGCTGGGGTGGCAATCTCGTCCGACTTCCATTCCGAAGTCGAGTTGTTCCACCATTGGGAGTATTTCACATATCCGTCCGAAAGGCAACGGCTGTTGTCGCTCACTATCCTGTAGTTGTCGAAGAACAGAGACCAGTTCCTTACCGCTATGTTGTTCGTGAGTTCGTACTCCCATTCCCTCTCCACGCCTTTCCAGAGGTCAACCTTGTCGGCTTCCGCGTCATCTATCTCCTCCTTCGCGTTAGCCTCCTCGTAGTCGTTGTCGAAGTCGTCGCTCTCATAGTGGTTGGTGTTATAGACCGTGACCTTGCCGTTCCCCCCCTCCATATAGAAGAGGCGGTTGCACTCCACGAGGTTGAGGTTGTAGTACCAGTCGATGTACGATGTGAAGAAACTCTCGTTGTCTATGTATGCGTGCTTCGTTATGTGGGTTATGAAGTTTTCGAGTGTGTCGTACCCGCAGAGCCATACCTGCGCGTCGTCCGTAGCCTCTATGTTGGTGGCGAAGCCAAGCCCGACCTCATCGGATATGTTGAGCAGCGCGTCCCTCGTAGTCCCGCTCTCGAAGTGGTTGTTGAGGTATATGAGTTCGGGTATGTTGAGCACGCCCGAAAGCGAATACTCCGAGATGTTGCCAGAACTCTCGTCCCCCATAAATGTTGACGACTCGCTGAAGTCCGTGATAAGGAAGTCAAGTCTTATCGGCTTGTACTTTTTTTCATCCCCCATTGACGCTATATAGACATTCACGACAGAGCCTTCCTTCGGATAGTATTTTGTCGCGAACTGGTTGTTCGTGTCGGTTATCTTCATATAGAGTTTCGGGGCGAAGCCGTTGCAACTCAAACTGAACTCCGAGATGTTGGTCTGGACTATGACGAACTGGTTGTTCAACTTTACATAGGGTATGAAGGCGTACATACGGCTTTCCTCGCCAGTGGTCGAGTTCTCCTTCGGTATAGCCTTCCCGTCCTTGCTCTCCGTGTTGAGTATGGTGAGTTCGTCCAACTTTACGGTCGGGTCCTTAATCTGCAATATCTGCAATTCATCTTCCGTGTATGCCCTTGCCATATTTCCACTTGTTATTTCAGGTACGGGTTGGGTGTGCCTTCGAGTTCATCGCAGGTGTATGACACTTCAACCTTGCAGTTGCCGAGAGTAGCCTTCCAGTACGGGTATTCTTCCCAGTTCTCCGATATTGTGCGAACCTCCACTTTCAGGTCGCCCTCATTATATGTATATTCCTTCCCGAATTCATATTTGTCGGGGACAATCTCCAGCCTGTCAAATATGCCTATGTTATACTTGAAGCCGTCATATGTTATGTATTTCCAGTTTTCTGTCTTGCTCTTTGTGACGGTATCAACGATGTCCATTATGTTGTGGTCGATTACCACCGCTTGCTTGTAGTACACGGGAAGCATCCTTTTGAGGAACTCCACACCTGTATAGTTTATCGACTCACCCCCTGTGATGTTGTGTACGCCAGTGTACTCCTTGCACTTGAACTTGGTCTTGACTGGCTCTTTCCTTTCGTGGTCATACGCCTTGTCGGTGTTGAGGAAGTCATATTGGTCGAAAGGTCTGTCACAATATACGAAGTATGCGTTGTCACCGTATATGAACCAATACTGGTGTATGCCGTTCTTCTCGTTCTTGTTGTAGAGGTTGATTGCGTTGTATGCGTCGGTGAACGGCTGATTCCATTCATCGAACTCCTCCTCTGGTATGTTGACAAGCCTCCATACGCACTCGTTGCCGACGTGGAACACTTCACCCTGCGGGTTCTCTATCACCATAATGTTGACAATATGCTCCTTGCCGCAGTGTTCGCATACCTCCCCGTGCTTGTTCCTGTATGTATCTATGAGTTCATAGTCGTCTTTCGGGAGGTTGCGTGCAATATACCTTGTGTTGTTGACACGAATGTTCTTCTTGTTGACCATTCCGACGGTGCTTGGATGTATGTCGGCAGCCAGCGCGTCCTCTATGTCGTACCTCATCGCAAAGGCAAACAGTTTCCTGTATATCTCGGCGTTGTCGCCGAGCCTGCTGGCATACCTGCTTATGTTGTAGAGCGTCCCATACGCTTCGGATTCGACTTCAAGTGCCAACTCCGAGTTGTGGTAGTACCTTATGGTCTTGGTGAAATGCCTTTGCCTGTGGATATATTCCGACTTCGTGGTGTCCGTCCAGTAGTCCGACACTATCTTCCTGCATTCTGCAACCGTGCCTCTCAACCTGCCCTCGACACCCCAGTTTGCCGTGTGCTCGTCGAGCATAGCGAAAAGTTCACTCGGTTTCAGCAGGGGCGGTCGGCTTGTTGTCCGTCCATAGTTGTAGTCATTGAGGTCGAACATCTTGCCGAGTCTGGGAAGCCTTGCCACATTGCTTCCTGTTTTTACCGCGAACATAAGGTAGGGGAAACTCGGATTGACCTCTATGTAGTCCTTCGGCTTGCCATTAGCCTCAACTACGGGGTACACCCAAATCTCCTTGCCTGTGTCGTATGTGAACACATACTTGTCGCCCTTGTCGGTTGAAACAAATTCGTATGAACACCCGCACACTTCTGGCAGACTTTTCCAATCCCCTACCTTGTCGTTGTAGTAGTTCTCGAACATTACGGAGTTCCAGTCGTTAAGCAACTTGTCGTCTATGTTCGCAAGCCTCTTGAAGTAGTCCCTGAAAAGCAGTTCAAGGCTACAGAACTTCATTTCCGTAAGTTTGCAGAAGCGGATGTCGCCCACATTGTTTGCAACACTTATGCTTTCGCTTATGAACTCCTCCGAACTTAATATCTTCATCGTTGCTGGTTATTTATTTAGGGGAGGGACGGTCAGCCCGAAAGCCACCCGTCCCTATGTAACATATATGTTATCTGTCGTTGTACCTCTCTATGATGTCATAGAGCCTGTTTACGCTTTCGTCGGTGAACGCTTCGAGCGGAAGCACGTCGTACTCTCTTTCGACATAATGCCCGTCACGCATCTTGCCCCTGTACGGCATCACCCGTACTCCTATCTGACCGTCGTTTAGTTCGATTTCAAGTACAGCCCACTTCATACCTCTTATTACCGAACTGTCGAGTATTACGGGTTCTGCCGAAATGTCCTCGGCATATACTTTTTGTGTGCCGTTGTCGTATTTCGCTGCCTGTGCTATCGCCCTGCGGAGTTCTCCGTCGGTTACTACCTTCCCCCTGATTGGGATATAACTTTCGTTGAACTTCTTTCCGCTGGTGTACCACTTGTATTGGGTCTTGAGGAAGTGTATGATTTCCCGATGTACCTGCTTGCTTTGTTCGGCTTCGGGGTCGATGAACTCGACATCGCCGTCCTCATATACATACGCTACGGTCTTGCCCTCCTCCATCTGGTTGTGGGTTTTCCATACATCCACGCACCATCTCTTCTCGATGTCGTCGAAGTGCTGCACCTCTATCACGGCATAGTCCATTTTGTTCATAAGGCTTTCATTGAACTTGTCAAAACTCGTTATGACATAACTTGCACTTTCATTCAATCCGTCAAGCAAATTCTGCAACTGCTTCAATCCGTTTTCGGTCTTTGCGAGTTTGTTGAACTTCTGGGTGCTGAACTTGCCGTTCTTGTCCCTTAATTCCTGCGGAACATCGTCGCCAGTCTTGCCCTTGAGTTTTTTCTTGAAATTCTCCTTCAACTCGTGGACTTCCTTGTTCTTCTTTGTCTTTTCCGCGCCCTCTGCAAGTGCTTCCTCTGCGCCTTTTCCCGCCTCGACAAATTCCTTGTCGATTTCCTTGAGTTCCCGCTTTTCCTTTTCGGAAGCCTCCTTCTCGATGATTTCGCGTGTTTCGTTGTAAACCACATTGCAGGCGATTTCCTTGCTCTTCAGTTTCATCAGGTCAGCCCATTCCTTCAACTGGTCGCTTTTCTGCGCGTGGGTGTCAATCTGTCCGAGTATTGCGGAGAGTTTGTCCTGCAACGCCTTGTCCCCGCTTAAAAATGCAAGACCAGCCTTCGTGTTCACCGAGCGTTCGTGGTTCTTCTTGTCGTCATACGACATAGCGAGGTCGGTTGCAAGGTTTCTCATCTCCTTGAACATCTTTACCTTGTCAAGATTCTTCGCCACATTGAGCGCACTCTCCACATAGGAGTTTATGTACTGGATGCAGAGTTTGCGTATTGCACGCACTTTCATCATATATCTTACGGAGATAAGCCCGAACCAGCCCTTTACCTTCGGTGCGTCCTTGACTGGATACTTGGTCGGGAGTTTCTCCTCGCTCTCGTTGAGCGATATGCGCTCGAAGCAGTCGGTGTCAAATGTTTCACCCTCCGTTATGTATGCTGGCATAAGTTCGTCGAGTTGCCTGCCGATGCCGTACTTTTCAAAAAGCCTGTCGAATGTTCTCATAGTCGATAATTATAAATACTATATAATATTTATATCTTTGCAAAATGGATATTATGACATTTGACGAGTTCGGTTCAAGCCCTCTCTGGGAGGCTTTCATATATGGCAGTGACGGCGAGAAGCACAAGAGCAGGAGGTCTGACACAGTTCAGGTGAGGTGCGGTTATCTCGAAACCATAGACATAAACGGTATGGGCGAGGTTGTCGCCAAGATGGACACTGGCAACGGTTCGTTCTGCTCCATACACGCGGACGAATATGAAGTTGACGGTGACAAGGTAAGGTGGAAACTCGGAGATGTCGAGTTTGAAACCCCGTACATCGGGAAGTGCAATATCCGAAACAGGGGCGACGAGGAAAGGGTGAAGACGCGCCTCAACATAACATTCAGGGGCAAGTTGTACGAGAACATTCCGTTCACGATAGCCCGCCGCAACAATTCATACGCGGAAGTCCTGCTCAACAGGATATTCATCAACACGATAAACGCGGTGATAGACCCTTCGAGGTCGTTCATCGCCACCCGCAGACCGAGCGGTTTCACGAAGAAGAAGAAGTTAAAGTCTGGCGAATAGGAGTTCGCCCCTTATCGCCTCGTATTCCTCGCCTTCGAGCGTTATGGGCGTTCCCTTGCCTATCGGCTTTATAACCCTGTCACCCACGCTGTATCTTGTTTCCCCCTCTGGGACTGCGACGATAGTCGCTATGCGTTGCCACTTCTGCGGTATCACTATGCCTGCTTTCGTGGTTATGTCTTCGAGTTTGTCGTCCTTGACGAGCACATACCCGTTAACCATTTGTATCTTCATTCCCGCTATTGTTTTCTTGGTTTGTGATTTCCGTGATTTGCTTCGTGCTGTCCTTCTTCGCCTGTTCGAGCATTATCATCAGGTCTCTCTGACCTCTTATCTTCGCGCTCGTGGTTTCCTCCTCGCTTTCGAGTTCGACCGCCTCCGACATCTCCACATCGCTTGACACCTGTTTCAGCGACTGCTCGATTTCCTGCAAGTATTGGGAGCGGATTTTGAGGAGTTCAATCTCCGTCTTTTGCAGGTCGGACAGACAGCGCATAAGGTTCGGGTTGGGACCGTTGAGTTTTATGTCCCTCATTATCTCCCTTATCGCGTCCTCGTTTATCTCTATCTGCTGGAGTATCTTGCCGAATGCGTTGACATCGCTCTTCGCCTTGAACTTGACATAACTTATGTCCCCCGTTTTCTTCGCATAGAGTTGGAGTGCCGAGTCTATGAGTTCCTGCGCGGAGTTCTTCGATGTGGTCGCAAGCGCGACCTCCGCCTTCTCCTGCTCGTCCTTGAGCCGTTGGAGTTCCTCCTCTTCCGCCTTGTTGTCGAATACCATAGTGTTCTCGTCCACGAAGTTGTCAACCACCCCCGCAGAGAACTCGTTGAGCATATTGGCTATCTCGTTGGCTTGGTCTCGCCTGTGCCTCTGTTCTTCATTGTCCGCCATTGTCCTAAAATTTAAGTTTGTCGGGACACCATCCGATTGATGCGCCTATGCCTATGTAGGGTGCGCCCGATACAAGTTTTCCGTTGTTGCCTATCACAGCCCCATAGCCCACTGCGGGACCGATGCAGACACCGAAGTGCTTTTTCTTTTCCGACGGTCTGTCCGCTATGGCTATTGCCGTCCCGCTGTTGAATGTTATGTTCGGATAGTCGGTTTTCAGCCGTAGGAAACTCTCCCCGTTCTTGTTACGGTAAACCGTCGCGTCAAGCCATATGTTCTGGTTTATCGTGAACCTGCCTTTCTCGGTTTCCATATTGCAGAGGGTATCTATCTTATACGGAATGGTCGCGTCGAGCACCCTCGAACTCTTCCCGAATGTATCTTCGGAGTGCAATGTAAGTGACCCAGCATCGCATACGCTACCGTATATCAAAGTCGTGTCGTGTATTATCTCTCCGTCCGCATAAACCGTGTCGGCTACCACCGTGATGTACCTGACTATCGTAATCGGCTCCTTGCCCCTTTCGAGTTTGAGCGAATCTTCAAGTTCGCCCACGCGGAGTTGCAACGCCCTCATCTCGGCGCACTGGTAAGTGCCGTCCTTGTAGTTCTTGAGGGTGTCGTTTAGAGCCTTGATGTTGTTCTCGTATCGGGAGATTTCATCCTTGAGTTCCCTCTGCTTCGAGCAACTGCGCCCAAGCAGGATTGCAAGCACTATGCCTGCAATGAGTATAAGTATCGTCAGCCAGTTGTCCTTCAAAAAGTCTTTCATTTTCCAAACACTATATAATATTTATATATAAGGCTGGCGGTTACGGTAATTTGTCAAGGTCTATTCATAGTCAGAATAGTTTTATGCGGAGGTTTGACCTGCTGATGTCATAGTTGACTACAAGAACCTCATCGTCCGATGCTTCCTTGTCCTTCTTGTGGTATGACGAGTTGTTGTACTTGCTTCCGAGATGTATCGCCGTGTAGCGTTCGCACAGTTCGTCGAGTATCTGGTTTCCGTATTTCAGGTTGTTGGATATTGCGAAACTGATGCCTTTGCCGTCAAGCATATCGGCTATCTCGGCAAGTTTCTTCTCCTGCGCGTATGTCCATCCGTTCTTCTCGTTATATACCGCCGTGCTTCCGTAGTAGGGCGGGTCGAAGTACACGAAGTCCCCAGAGCCGAGCGCGGAGTAGTCAATCTCGTCGAACGACAGGTTCGTGCATCCTACATATTTGCCGTCGAACCCGTTTTTCATTCTCCGTATGTTTTCCTTCTGGACATCGCTGAAGCAGGAGCGGTCTTTGCCGAAAGGCATATTGAACTTCCCAGCACCGTTGAAACGCCCCTGTGAGTTGAATGCGTAGCAGCACAGGACATACAGGGTTATCCAGTCGTTCCTGCCGTTGTTGTAGTCGTCCCTTAATTTCAGGTATCCGTTCTCGTTGGTCTTGTCAAGCGAATATTCGTCTATCGTGGCGTTTATCTTTTCTATTATCTCGTCATAGTCCCCGTGTATAAGCCCGCTGAACATCTTATATACATATTCCGCAAATTCGTTGTATGTGTATTGCCTTGCGCTGGTGTTGAGCGTTACCGTTCCGCTTCCGCCGAACGCATCCACGAATCTGTTTATCTTTGACGGGAACAGCGGGATTATCTGCCCCAGCAACTTGAACTTGTTGCCTGTGTAGTTTATCGGACTTTTGATATATTCGTTCATATCAGAATAGTTTTATGCTTTCTGTGGTTTGTCTTTTTGCTTCCCCGATTCTCTGCTCGGCGACCTTGTAGTATTCCTCGTCAAGTTCAATGCCGAAGAAATTTCTCCCAGTATTTATGCACGCCACACCCGTAGAACCGCTTCCCATACAGTTGTCGAGCACCGTATCGCCCTCGTTGGAATATGTCCTAATCAGGTATTCGAGCAATGCGATGGGCTTCTGTGTCGGGTGAAGCCTTATGTCAACATCCGTGTACTGCCTTTTCTTCTGCGGTGTGAACGGGACTTCGTATGATACCACGCTTATCGGGTTTCTCGTCCCGTCGTCAGCCTTCTTCATATCCCGCACGCTTCCGTATATGTTGTTGTCGGCATATCCGTAGTCAAAGACTTTCCTGTGTACGAGGAACTCCCTGTCCTTCACTTCCCACTTCTGCGGGTTGAATGTGTACGCCCCCTTCGAGAATACCATTATGTTCTCGTGAACCTTTATGTGCCTCCTGTCCGCGTGCAGACCGCTTCCGCTCTTGTTTTTGAGCCACACGAGTTCCTCCCTGAAGTTCCTTATGTTTGATGCGACCATAAGCGTAGTGAACGGCTGTGAGCCGAACAGGACTATCGGGGCGGTGTCCTTTGCAATCCTGTCATATTCCTTCCACAACGGCTCGAACGGAATTACGACATCCCAACTGCAAGCCGTAGTGCCGTAGGGCAAATCGCATAGAATAAGGTCTATGCTTCCGTCGGGTATCGACTTCATCACTTCGAGGCAGTCGCCGTTGTATAACTTGTATTCAGCCATAATCACGAATATCAGAACAACTTATTTATAGCCAATATATTGGTGTTGCGTTTCTTTCTTATGTAGAGGCTTTCCCTGACTATTGTGTCGCGGGATTTGCCTATCAGCCTGCGGAACGACGAGTTCCCGCCGTCGAGCAGTCTGTGCTCGTCATATATGTCACTTGGCACGGGGGCTGTTAAGTCGATGTCTCCAGCAAGCCCGTCAAAACTCAAGAAGTAGTCGCACGGCACGCCACGGAGGTAGTTCCACAGCCCGTCGAAGTCTATAGTTCCGTAGTACATACCCTTCGTGTTGTAGTACGGCGGGTCGAGATACAGGAAGTCGTCCGCCTCTGGCGATATGCGGTCGTAACTTCCGCTCCTGAACTCCACATTGTGCCTGTTGAGCGTCCGAGACCATTCTTCGAGGACTTCGAGCGCACCGTCTGGCGTTATCCCGTCCCTCGTGAAATGGAAGGAGTTGTTGAAGTCCCCGTCCGCATTGTATCTCGGCATACCGTTGGTTGTCGTCCGCATAATGAAGAAGAACAGTTCGGGGGAGTGCGTCCTGTTGAACTCGTCCCTGACCTTGTAGAAATACTCCTTCTTCTTGTCAAGGTCGCCAGCACCCTTCCCGTCGTTAAGTCCGTGCCAGAGTTCGGTGTACGATTTCCACACGCGCCTGTGGTCTGACATTATCAGGCGATAGAGTTCGATTAGAGGCTCGTTGATGTCGTTGCACACATATCTCCTGAACAGTTCTGGTCGGTTGTTCAGTATGTAGTAGAGGACGGAGCACCCTCCGCAGAAACTCTCGTAGTAAGTGCCGTAACGCCCGCTGACGAGGGACACTATCGCCTTTGCTTGGCTTCGCTTCGAGCCAGACCATTTTATGACGGGTTGCAAGTTGTTCATCTTCCAGACTATTTATTGCTAATATATTGGGAAACGGAATAGATTTCAGAAATTTGTTGAAAAAAAAACACCAGTACGCGCCAAGATATAAATAACATACACGGAGGTAGCATTTGCCGTCAGCATACATCAGGCTTGCAGAATGAATTTCGCTACCAATTTCTCGCAGAAAGGACTGGTGTTCGGGGGAGTGGGATGAAACGCTCCCCCATTCTCTTTCCACATATAAATAATACAATATAGCATCTTGTCAGGCGTTATGAAGAAAGCGATTACACTGTTGGTGTGCCTTGTGGTGTGCATAGCCGGATATGCGCGGACGATAAGCATATCTTCCGAAACGGAACTTCGGGTGATAGCCGATTCGGTAAATATGGGGTTGCGCACATACGAGAACATTAGAATAGAACTTGCAAATGACATTGTGCTTACAAGTGCGTGGGCACCGATAGGATACATTAGCGACAGCACAGCCCGACCATTCAAGGGTGTGTTTGACGGACAGAACCACACAATATCAAACTTGCATATAACTAATGGCGGTAATTATTCTGCCCTTTTCGGCTTGCTGGAAGGCGTAGTGGAAAATGTAATTGTGAAGGGTGTTATTGTTTCGACAGATGATAGTGGACATATATCTGGGATTGTCGGGCTTGCGCAGAAAAAGGGAACACTTGTACGGAACTGTCATTTCATAGGAAGCATAACGGTCATTACTTCTGACAATACCGCTACAGGAAGGGATTTATATGTAGGCGGTATTGTCGGTGAATTGAAATGCGGCGCAAGTGTGTACCAATGTTCAACTTCTGGCGAAATAAGAACTACGGGCAATGTAAAATGCGTAGGCGGAATAGTTGGCAGGAGCGGACCCACAGGCAATAATGTTTCAAATGACCCTGAATGTTTTATAGAGAAATGTATAAATCTGTCCGACTGTAATGGATATTCATCAGTGGGTGGAATATTAGGATACGCAAGACAGCATACAACGATTAGAAATTGCTTAAATTGTGGCAATATTGATGGTCGTCGAAATGAAAATACATTTTTTGGAGGTATTGTTGGTGGGTACTATAAAGATATAGTTATAGATAGTTGTTTGAGTGCTGGGCTTGTTGTTGCCAAAAATGGTAGTCCGTCCGCAATCGTTGGTAAAATATCAGAAACGCAATTCATAAGCACTTGTCAAATAAGCGATAATTATTATGATGGATTTCGGACTACATTAAATACATCAGGCAAAGGAGTTGCAAAGCGTACTGATGAAACAATAGAAGATGGATTGGCTGCCCAATTAAACGGGTGGACATTTACCAATGGCTATCCGTATCCAAAGGACTTTACAAACGAGAGCGTGATTGCGGTGGCGAAGTCATACGCGCTGTTCTCCAACTCGGAAACTTATGACGACATACATACGAACTTTATGGTGTCCGACTTTGCTGGCACGGCTTGGGGTTCGACGGACAGGGGCTTGACCGAAATCGACGACAGGAATGTGAACATACTCGCCGACGGGCGTGACACGCTTACGGTCAGGTGCGGGAGTTACTACAAGAATGTAATCGTGGATGTGAATGTCCCGACACCGCTTCCGATAACACTGCTCTACTTCACGGTTACGGAAACCGACTGCGGAAACCTGCTCGAATGGGCTACGGCGACGGAAAGGCGCAATGCTGGCTTCAGCCTTATGAGAAGCCCCGACGCAACGGACTGGGAGGTGTTCGCTTGGCAGCCGACATTGTGCGGGGGCAACTCGACCATAACAACAAACTACTCGTATATGGATGCCGACATACGCTGGGACACCACTTACTACAAGTTCGTGCAATACGACTCGGTGTGGTCGCAGTCCGAGGCATACTACCCCGAAGCGTCGGAGATAATAGTGGCGATGAGGCAGGGCAGGCGGGCAGAACTCCCGAACATAATGTATGACGGAGGGTGCATACTCCTTGTGGCGGGAGGCGCAATTACGGACGCATACGCATACGACACGACGGGACGGCTCATATACGACACGAGGCTTAAACCGCACGCAACGGCTCGGCTTGTGGTCAGGGGCAACGCGATAGTGGAGTTCCTGTGGGTCGAGAACGGGGAACTTATGCGCAAGTCGTACAAGGTCGGATGCTGGTACTGAAATGAAATATAAATAAGTTATATATAATATAATTTTTGAACAATATGACATACATTAAGAAACTCGACGATTTCATAAATGAAGCAATCCACCCGCTCGCACCGTGGCTGGACGGGAAGGACAATGAGGAAAAAAACCACAGGAAGTACGCACACGAGGCTATGACCGCAGCCAAGCGTAAAGACGACCTCAAAAGAATAAAAGTGTTCTTTGACCATAATGGCAAAATCAATCCGAGCGACTTCGGCGGTATCCACGATGTACTGAAGGACATCAACTGGTACATAGGCGCAATGTATGAACCGATAAAAGACCACATCAAGACAAATCCAGACTTGGGTGAAAAGTTCTTCAATATGGCTGTAAACATTGACAGGATTTATGGCGGTGGAAAGGTGCAGGACGCAGCGATATGCAGTTTCCACAAGAAAATTGTACAGGACAAACTTTATATGTTTGAGCCTTGGAATAAGGGCAAGTCGGAGATTGCGCAGGTATTCCGTATGTACCTCAACTTTATCGAGGACAAGTACAGCATTGTAGCCGAAAGCCGTTCATACCGCAGGGGGCGCAGGATAAACGAGATGATAGTGAATGACGGGACAATGTTCACCCCGAAGACCGAAGTCGAACTCGTGGGCATCATAAAAAACCTCTATCCAGAACGAGGGCTTGACGGGGACTACAGCGACATCGACATCTCTGGCATCCGTGACGCTGGCATAGTGAATGACATCACAAAGAACGGGAAAATCGACGAGCCTGCAATAGCCTTGCTTTATTTTCTCGGTTGTACGAGCGAAAAGGAAGTCAACGACATATTCAAGTCGGTTTCATTCTGCTTCGGTAAGGAAAGTTACAAGCACATTAAAGATAGCAAATATGAAATCAAGGCAACCGTAGAATGTCAACTTTCGCACAATGACGACTGGGATGTATTCTATATAGACGCAGATGGAACGGCGGATTTCTGGGACTGCTATGATTACGAAGACAAAGAAGTTGAACTTCACAGGGATATGAAAAACTTTAAGGTATCATTGGGATGGAAAAACGGCGGATGGTATCCTGTTGAAAAGTTCCCGATAGGCAGTATCATTGGCGAATATATGTATAACACATTCAACGAGTGGGCGAGTAATAATGATAATGACAATGACATTATTATGGGTTGTAGCGATTTAGTCAATCCGCCAAGAAGGGATGACGAGTGGGACTACTAACCAGTACGGACAATTTATAAAGGGGACAGTTCAATTATAAATTAAAAGGCGGGTTGTCCCCGCCTTTTTTTTATGCCCGTAAAATTTATGCCCGTAAAATTTGTTACCCGATTACGCACGCAATCACCACTTGGTCGCCAGAAGCGATTTCGGTAGTCCCTCCGTTTTCTTCCGTGTTCCTTATGCCGCAGGAAATCAAGTTCATATCACCGTCATATATCTGGACTATGACCTCATTGCCGAGTTTGTGGTTGAATTTGCCGACATATGCGCCCTCGTCTTCGTTCCATTGGAGCGGAACTTTTCTACATACCTTTCGGAGAATTGGAACTTTCACGGGGTCTTGCTCAACATTCTTTATTATGCCGTTGTCTTCGAGCAACCTGTAGATAAGGAGAATACCGTCCACATCATTATACTTCGCCAAGTCGTATGTGCCCGCGTCAAGTTCATCAATGACTCGCCTTATATATTCGTTGACCGCTCTGGAGGTGAGTATTATCTTGCTGTCAAACTCAACATTGTCGGATATTTTATACACGGACGGCTTCACCGTGTTCCTGCCAGAGCCGAGAACTATCGTGTCCGTTTCGAGCGGGGATGGTGTCTGCGAGTTTGTCACGCACCCTGCCGTTGAGCCTCCGCTGTTAGCCGAAACCACCAGCACTCCGTTTATCCGACCTCCGCTTGTGACGGAGTTCACTATGACAATATCCCCCCGCGAAAGCGTCTGGTCGCTTATGGTGGTCGTAGCCGAGCCAGTGTACTGCCACTCGTCCCCAAGTTCGCCTGCGGTGCGGTTGATGAAGTTGTCAACATTGTCGAACGAACCCTTGAACTGGCTGTTGCCGTCAAGCGCACCCTCCTCGATGACACCGATTATCTTCCTTATCACTCCGTTCACCGAGCGGAAGTTGTGGTTTATTGTTATTCGGCTCGCATTGAGGCTGTCCGTCCCCTGTATCTCGATTATGTTCGCCTCCTTTATTTCGGGTATTGTTATCATAGTCAAAAACCTTTATGTCATATCGCTATATATACATTATTTATAAATGCCGAGAAAAGGGACGGAAGGCAGGCGCACATCCCGTCCCGTAACAAAGTATGAACAACTAATTTCTTATTCGCCGAGTATCTTGTGCATTTCGGCTAACGCCTCCTCGTCCGTCAGGTCTATCCTCTCGGCAAGTTCTTCGAGCCTCCTCTGCTTGTCCGCGCAGACATAACTCTTTTTCTTGAAAGCCTTTCTCTGCTTGTAGAGGTCGCCGATGAGGGTGGCGAACACGCCCGGTGTGGTGTTCGGCTGGAACACGCACCCGCTCTCGCTTACTATGTAGCCCTTCTTCTTCCACTTCTCCTTTGCGACCGTATCGTCCTCGTCCACCTTCTTGTAGAATGTTTCGGGGGACATATTCAGCGTCCTGATTATGTTCGGGTACAGCGAGGCGAAGTCGTTGCACGAAACATAGAGGTGCAGACCGACCACTGGCTCTTTCACGAAAGCACCCTCGTAGCCCTCCGCGTCCTTGCCCGCCTTCCACTTGCTGTCGGCAACCACCCTTCCGCTCCGCCTGTATGCGTCCGTGAGCGCACCTTCGGTTGTCGCGACCACGCTCATCATCCTGTTCACTGGTGTCTTCGCAATCCAAGCGAGGGTACAGCCGATGTCGGCAAGGCGCAACCTCTCGTGCAACTGCTCGACGAGTATGCAGTCGATTGCGTTGTAATAGACATACATCGGGAAGTCCCTCTCGTACAAGTCCTGCAACGAGCCGTCGAAGTGAACCTTCTGCATTTTCAGTACATCGTAGCCCGCTTGGTCGAGTTTGTAGTTCTCCTTCTGCTCCACGCTCCTGTCCCACTTGCGGTAGCACTCCATATAGTCAACAATCGGGATGTGCGTGGGTATGTTGTCCTTTCCGCTCAACATATTGAACTCGCCAGCGAGGTACTTGGCGTTCTTGCCGAGTATCCTGCCCCTGTTGTAGAGGTACGCCCAGTCGAACTCGACCACATTCCACCCGCTTATCATACCCATATGCTTCATCTCCCTGAAGAAACATTCAAGCATATCCTCCTCTTTCGCGAAGTATTTGTACTTGAAGTCGAAGTGTATCTGGGAGGGGAGGGACTTCGTATGCTCGTTTATGAGGTACTGTATCCTGTCCTGCTCGTCCCTGTTGAGCACCCGCGTCCCGAACACCGTTATCTCGTGGCTCTCCGTAGCCATACCTATCACGGTGACTGGCTGACCAGCGGTCTCTGGTCGCTCGAAGCCGTCCTCGCTCATACCAGTTTCAATATCAATGAATGTCATCTTCGGCATCTTGAAGCAGTTGACCTCATCGAGAAAGTCCCCACCGTACCGCGACTGTATGATTTCCATACATCTCGACTGCGTGAGTTTCTCGAAGCCAGTCTTGCTCTTGTCGTATGCGTCAAATACGGAATGCACGCTTCTCTTGACGCACCTTCCGTTCCAGTTCATCTTGCCGGGTATCCTCTGGTTGTCGTTTGCCGAACATTCCACCCAGTTGAAGTTGTCGTCAATCTTCCTGTCCCTGTCTATAATCGGGCATACGCAGTGCCGTATCTCCCCGCTCTTGTCAACATAGGAGAATGTGAGGTCGTTGGTTTCTGGTCGTTGCTTTATTTCGAGTATCATTACGCGATTTCCTCCTTTATGATTTCAATCTTGTTCTTTATGGCGAACTGCAAACTCGAAAGCGTCTGCAATGTCTCGGCAATCCAGTCTATCTGGTCTTGGAGCAACTGCAACTGGAGTTTCACCGCCGAGAGGTCTGCGGAAACGAAGTCAGCCCTCTCCGAAGCCGTGAGTTTGTAGTCGCCCTCCGTCATATACTGCTTGTACCTCTCGACCTTCACCTTGTCGAAAGTGCCAGACTTCTTGTGCATCGCAATCCTGTACTGCGTCATCTTCTCCACGAGCATCTGCCTGTACGAAAGCCCGAAAGCCTGCGCCTCCGAAAGCCTGCTGTTGTTGCGCACGCTGTCAAGCAGTTCGCCTATCTTCACATTCCAGTCGGCACGCTCGTCACGGAACTCGGCTTCGAGTTTCGCGTTGTTCGCAACCGTCTTGGTGTCGTCAAAATTCTTCATAATATATAATCTATTTATTGCGTTAGAATAGTTTGCCTTTCGTTATCCCGTCCTGCCTTATCCCAAGCACGAAGTCGCAGATGAAGTTGCGGGCGTAGTCTGGGCTAATCAGCGAGCGTTCCTCCGAACACTCGCCCATCTTCCTTGACGGCTTCGCCACCTGCTCCGATGTAAACTTATGCACATCGTCCGTCCAACTTCCAGCCGACACCCATTTGCGCTTCTCTGGTGCTACGGGCTGGTATGTTTCGAGCATAGTCGGCTCGCAGTTCGTGTACCAGTATCCAGTGGGCTTGACGAAGTAGTCGCCCCTTTTCGTCCTGTCCCTGTCTATCAGCGTCACCTTCTTGAACCAGAAGTGGTTTGTGTAGTTGAGTTCGCCCCACGGGTTTTCCATTATCATACGAAGCCCGCGCATCTCCACGACTGCGTGCATTTTCAGGCATTTCTGGTAGAAGAAATACCTCTCGTCGCTCTCCTTCTTCAGGTAGGCGTACACCTTTTCTACCGACGCGCCGTGCCTGCGCATAACATCAGCCTTTGAACTCTGGTTGAACTCCGCCACATTGCAGAACTTTATGCACGGGAAGAAGGCGAATATCAAATCGTCTGGCGTTATATTGTCGAACAGGCTCGGCTTGCCTTCGTATGCGTCCTCTATCGCATCGAACAAATCAACGACATTATCCGTCTGACCGAAGTTGTCCTTCAGGTCGTAGTCCTCCGCTGGTATCCCCAACCTGATAAACTCGTTCTTGAATGTTCCCGATTGCTCGAAGAAGCAGTGTACCTTTCCCCTGATTTCCATATGAACCTCCTAAAACAACTTGTTGAACGCTTCGAGTTTTACGGACAACTTGTTGAAGCCCATTGATGTTATAATCCTGTTCAGCGGGTCGAGCACCCCGTGCTCGAAGCAGGCATCCTTGTCTATCGCTGGCGCAAACTCCTTCGGGAGAAGCCCAGCCTCGTATGCGAACATCTCAATCCCGTGCATCGGCACGCAGTAATAATACTTGTACTTGTTTCCGTCCCGAAGAAGCGGGTACTTGCTCATAAGTCTGGCGTTGTGCTTCAGCAGGTAGTTGTACAGGGCGCAAGCCGAGATTGTGGGCGGGCACTTTGATGCGAGCACAAGTTCAACATCGTCCTTCAGCACATAGTTGCCGTAGCCGTTGGGCTTCTTGTTCCAGCACATATCGTTCGGGTCGGAATTGTCGAACACCGCCCGACACTCCTTCACTTGGTCGCGGAGTTCGTTTATCGTGAAGCCCTGATGCTCGAACATCCACACCACAATCTTCTTTATGATTTTTCTCGCTGCGGCTGGGGCGGATGCCTGTATCATCTCTATCCCCTTCGCCTTAATCTTCGAGTACGGCGGGTAGCAGTCAATCTTCGACAACTTGTCGCTCCAGCGCAAGTTCTGCACATACTTCTTCTTGGCGAGCCAGATGCCAGCGTCCGAATATGTCTCAAGTTCAAAGTCGAGGTAGTTCTCCGTCTGCAACATTTCGGCATACCTGTCGAAGCACAGCCTGAAATACTTTTCCATCTTGAGTTCGTTGATGAGAAGCACGAAGTCCTTTACCTCGCCCCTCACCCTTTCGAGTTCATACTCGGCGACCTTCTCCTTGTTGTCAAGCCCGAATATCCGCTTCACATACTCCTCCGACCTGCGCCCGCAGAAATACCTGTATCGGTATTCGTTAGGCTTGTCGTTCGGCTTGCGGAACTTTATGCGCCAGTTCGTCTCACCCTCCTTGTAGCACCAGTCCGTAGTGGCTATAATCTGGTCGTAGGATGTGTAACAGGAATTATGGACAAGCATATTGTTCGCAACAAAAGTATGCGTGTCGTCGTTCATTTCAATATCATATACATATTCATCGTCAAACACCCCGACACATTCGCATCGCACGATGCCATTTGCCGTAATATCGCCTTCTGTAACCGACACAAGCATATCGGTATCAACGCACATCTCCTTCGGGGTAGATTTTACCAGCACCCCGTTGCGCATAACCATAAGCGAGTGGTCGCCGGTGACGAAAACCACATTACCGAAGCAATCCTCAACAGCCCACTTTTCCTTCGAGACCTTGTGCCTTATCACACGCCTTACATCTCCGTAATATGCTTGCAGGTCATTGCCTATGTTAAGGATACCGAACGGGCAGTCAACGCTTTCGTGCCCATTCGGGGTAGAACCCATATTCTGTCTGCCGAGTGCATACAACTGCTCGATTGTAATTTTATTCGTTTTTGTGATTTTCTTGATTTTCTGATACATACCTTATCTTATTTAAAAGTTCACAAATAGTATTGTCCATATTCTCTGCTGTAAGAATGGATTTTTCCCACACCACAAATACCGTCATACCAAATTCCTGTTCAATAACTTCAGTCCTTTCCTTGTCGTGCTTCCAAATGTCGCGGGCATATTGTTTCTTTACTGGGTGAAACCAATCGGCTTCGTATATGTCTGGATTGGCGTGCCAGTAGTCTCCGTTAAATTCAACGGCAACATTCAATTCGGGTATATAAAAGTCCAGCGAGTACAACGAGTTCGTTATGTGTGAATATTTCTTAAATTCGCAATCCCCATAATAATATTTGAAATGACACCCCGACTCCGATAACTTTTCAATTAGTTTCTCAAAGAAGTTAAAGCCAATCTCGGACTGGTGATACTTGTCTGTGTTGCAATCCCTTTTAGTGATGGTGTTTATAAAATCATCGTATCTTCTACACCCTTCACTTTCACCATAACGCCTAATGAACCCTTCCAACTTGCAGGATTTCAGCAACCGTATCGTTTCCTTGTCATATTCGTCATACATTTCGGACAAATATTTGGAAGTTGATGTGTACGATTGCCTTTCGATATATTGCTTCCAGATTCGCATACCTTCATCATCACCGTGCCGTTTTATTAAATTGGACATTGTGATAGCCCTTGAAGCGTTATACTTGTCAAACTGCTCCTTTGACCATCCGAACTTATCCCTCTTGTACTCGAATGTATTGGAATATGCCTGCTTTCTTTTATACTCATTGAACATTTCAGTTCCCCTTTCCTCGCCATACTTTCTTATGCAATTCTCAAGGGTAATGGCACTCGACTGGTTTTTCTTTCTTATTATTTCATCAGGTATCCCAAAGGCATACGCCACATACTTGTTGAATGTGTTGAATATTCTTGATTTGTTTTTATCCGCGAAGTCTGGATATTTTTCTTCAAGGCATTTTTGGCATACACGAATTGGGTACTTCACACCATATATGTTTTTGGAACTCCTGTATGTAGTACCCTCGTATTTGTTACCATATGTACCGTTGCTTCTCATATACACCTTTGTCGTGTCATACCAGATTGATTTGCCGCAGCATTCGCATTTGGTCGTCCCGTTGCCTTCAAGCCCCGTCAATATGTCCTGTGTAATATGCACCATACCGCCCATTATTCCACAATTAGCATATCATCGTCTTTCATTTCCGATGCCGAAATCTCCATTTCAATATCATTACGGCGTATCTTGACTTTATCGTCCATACGATAGACTTTGATGCCGTGTTCCGTTTCAACGGCAATTACATCATCCGACAATGTTATAAGAGAATCGCCAGCCAGCGAATCCGTGTCAATGTAAACGCTGACCTCGCCCTTGACCTCACCGTGAACCTCTATGCCCATCGCCCTGTGAAGCCCAGTATCGTGTACCCACTCGTTCATAAAGTAACTGTTGATGCACCTTTCCGCATAGAGTATGGCGTTCTTGCCCTGCTTGGTTATGCACTCCGCGAAGTCCCTGTCATAGAATCCGAATGCTGGCGTTCCAGTAGCCCCGTATGCGCCGTTTATCAGGATTTTCGCACCCTGTTCCAGCGATACATATTCGTTGCCGAGTATCTCCTGCTCCTTTGCCTTTTCAAGTATGAGTTTCTTTGTGTCGTCGTTCATAGTTCGCAGTAGTCTTTGTAATTTCAATATATAGGAAAACCGCACGGATTTCAGAAAAAAATCCAGCACGGTTATTTTTGTTATATATTGCTTATTTATAGTCAGATGGCTTCTATGTCGAACGACACGAGGTCGTTGATTTCGCCACCGAACAGGAATTTCAGCCGTTGGAAAAAGCCGATTTTGTTCAACTTCGATGCTACACGGAGTTCACCGAGCGCGAGCGACCTGCTCATAAACTTCATAAGCGCACGGTGGCTGACGAGCAACGGGTACGACATACCGAGCATACGCTCCCGCCTGCACTCGTTGAATGTGATTATCTTCCTTACCTCCCTCTCGCCGAGCCTTTTCTTGACGGACTCCCTCTCGCCCCCGTCGGCAACGATGTATATGCAGTCCTTGTAGTCGAAGTTCCCGACCACCGCGTCCGTGCAGTTGTCCCCCTTCGAGAGTTCCCCGATGAGGTATGTCGTTATACCTTCGTATATGTCATCAAGGCGTTCTATTCTCCGCCCGATTGAATGTAGATATTCTTCCTTGCTCATAATGTATATGTGTTAAGTGTTATTCAAACGAGAACACGAATGTCTCCTTTATGCGCCTCACCCCGCCCTTTATTATGCGCTGGGCGTGTGAAAGGACACGGCAGTTGTTGAACTCCCTCCGTGCGGTGCATTCGCCCTTCCTGTCGAGGCGGTACATAATTATCTTCAGTTCCCGAAAGTCCTTCAACGCCTCGCAGGGGTTGCTCCCTACGCGGACGAATGTATGGAACTCTATTTCGAGTGTCTTCCTCACATCGTCAATCTCGTATGACACGAGTATCTCTTCGAGTTCGTACAGCGGTTCGGACTTCCCGTCAATGAAGAAGTTGATTATGAAGTAGGGGTTGTCGCAGTTGCGGTAGTCCCCTCTCGGCGGTATCTCACCGCGCAGGCTTGAAACCGCATCCGCTACCATAACACAGCCCGTAATATACTCTCGACATTGCCCTCGCTGAACTCGGCGAGCGGTATCTGCAAGTCCTTCTTGAAGCAAGTGTCCCGACAGTCCGCCATAACATTCCCGTCCGCAAGATACACGCGGGTTACGAGAAGGTCTGACGCAAGGCTGTCGCCCGCCGTGCAGTCCGTATATTCGGTCGTGTTGTCGGCAAGTTCAACGCACATTTCCGCCTGAACATTGAAACGCTCTGGCAGGATGTCGGCTATCACCGACACCATCTTGTCCCGAAGTTCCCTTTCCTTTTCTGTTGTCATTTGAAAATTAAATATATAATCGTTATATTTATATGCGCCAGAGGGGTGCTACTTCTTCAAGTTCCCCGACTCTTCGTAATATTTCCAAATCTTAATTCCTTCCCACTGCTCTGGTGTAAGCCCAGAGAGCCACTCCTCGCAATACTTGCGGTACTTGATATGATTGTCGCGCAGGAACGAGTTGCGTGCATACTCCCGAAGTTCAACTTCGGATGCAACCAACTCCCCTGCCCAGCGTCTGTCTGGTTGCAGGAGAGTTGCTGTAATGGGTGAAGTGAGTTTTGTTTCCATCGCCTGTGAATTTTAGCGTAACATTTTGCGTAACTTTGACACTGCGCTGTCGTGCAAGTTCCACGACTTTGACCGTGAGTAACCGATTTCAGCGGCTATCTTGTCAACCTGTTCGCCTGTGTATTCGCCGTTGCCCTTTCGCATACCGTACTTGACCTCGATTAAGTATCTCTCGTCCGGTGTGAGCCTGTCGAGAGCCTGACGGAGTGCGATTGCGGTCGTTGCGTCCTCGACCAGATAGTCGTCATTATCTGCTATGACCTCTTCCTTCAGTTCGAGCGCGACATTGCGTTCTACTGCTCTGCCGTGATTACCGCAGATAGTGTCGTGTGGAAGTTGGACGAGCCTGTCCTTCGCTGCCAGTTCGATAGCGCGGCTTGACAGTACGAAGTATATGTAAGACCAGAACTCACCGCGTTCGGGATTGTACTTTGTGATACCTTCCCAGAGAGCGATTTGAAACTCTTGTTCCCAGTCTGGGTCGTTAATCTTATTGTGCTTCTTGCAGAGGTTGCGAACAATGTTCTTGAATGATTCTGCCTTTACTGCCTCGTCAAATGAGGGCTTTCCTGAATTTGTTGCTTGTGATTTCATTTTGTTTGTGTTTTTTGGTTTGACATTTTGTTGTTTGTTTCTATTGCAAATATAATGAATTATTTAATTCGCAAAATATTTTTTTGATTTTTTTAAAAAAAAGTTATAAGTACATAATTACCAGAAAGTTACAAGGGTAAAAATGTTGATTTTTCACCCAAAAAATCATAAAAATCGGTGTTTTTCTTCGCTCGAAGCACCCGAAAAATTCCCAAAAACGCCCGGATGGAGCAAAAAGCGGAACGACATTATATATTTCTAATATATAATGTTTGTGGAAAAAGAGGGGGTGGAAATAAATTTCACATATTTTCTGAAATCGGAGAAAGTTTACAATATATTAAGGGCAACACGGGTATAAATAATAATAGATATTAAACACTATACTACTATGGGACAGAAAGGCAAGAGCATAGATGTCAGCAAACTGAAATCTAAATACTATGACGGGGATGCCGACTATACAACCGATTTCGACCTGACGGATGTGCAGAAGGACTTGACCAACGCGCTCAACGAGGAGGCACTTGCGCAGATAGAAGGCGACAAGTTCAACGATGTCGAGAACGCTATCACGGCATACATAGCGTCATCACCGTACGGCAAGTATAACAACATAGCGGACGAGAACGGGAAGAAATGCACGGCAGCGGACTTCATAACATCGTTTATGATTGTTTACGAGAAGTTCAGCAAGGACTGCCCGCTGTCGCTTATGATACTCATATTTGCCGACTACTTCGGGCTTGACTACCTGTCGCTGATAAGGGAACTTCCGAACCATATCCAGCAGACGCTGTACGACAATGTGTATTCCTGCATAAAGGACAAGAGCCTGCTGAACAGGTTTTTCCAGAACGATGTGGATATGCAGACAAAAAACAAGTTGTTCTAACACACCTAATATATTATATATATGCAAGACATTATATTGCACGACGGGGATTGCCTCGAAGTGATGAAAGCAATACCAGACGGAAGCGTTGACTTGGTGATAGCGGACCCGCCCTACTACAAGGCGATAGGCGAGAAATGGGACTACCTTTGGCGCACGGAGAAGGACTATGTGGAGTGGACTTTGAAGTGGCTCTCGGAAGCGTCCCGAACATTAAGATGCGGAGGTACGCTCTACTGCTTCGGATACTTCCGAATGCTCGCTCTCATAGTCCCGCACCTGAAAAGACTGGGGCTTGAACTCCGCCAGCAGATAGTCGTGAACAAGGGCTTGCGCTCAATATCGGGGCGTGCCACGAGAAACTACAAGATGTTCCCGAACACCACCGAAAGCATACTCTTTGCGATAAAGGACAACAAGAGGTTCATAAAGCCGTTCTTCAAGGAAAGGCAGAAGGAACTCGGCTTGTCGGCGAAGCAGATAAACGATGCTCTCGGAGTGAAGTCGAACGGGGGCGGTATGTGGAGTCTGTACACTGGCAGGAATGTATGCGAGCAGTTTCCGAAAAAGGAAATGTGGGACAAGTTGTCCGAGATACTCAAGTTCGACCTGTCGTACGGGAAGGTCGCGCAGACATTCAATCCGCAGGTCGGCTTCGGGGATGTATGGGACGACATAGACTTCTATGACGAGGAGAGATACCACCCGACACAGAAACCCCAGAAACTTTTAAGGCGGTTGATAGAGGCGAGCACGAACGAGGGCGACACGGTGCTCGACCCGTTCTGCGGATGCGGAAGCGTTCCAATCGCATCGATGGAACTCGGCAGGAAGTGCATCGCCGTTGAAATCGACAGGAAGTATTTGAGGCTCGCCAAGTGGCGCATCTCCGAAATAACGAACAAACTTTTCTGATATGCTTGAACTGAACAGAATATATCACGGGAACTACAAGGAACTGATAAGGTCTGTCGATGACAGGAGCATCGACTTGGTTGTTACCGACCCGCCATATCTTTTCACAAAGGGCGGAATGTCAAGCAAAAGGTTCAGCAGGGGGACAAAATCAAAGGGCAACTATATAAACTCCGATATGTCAGATTTTGACGGAGAACACATATGTACCCTGCTTGATGCCATAGCACCGAAGTTCAGAAACGGATGGAACTCGTATTTCTTTTGTTCGGAAATGCAGGTCTGCTATTACCTCAAATATGCAGTGGAGCACGGCATAAGGTACAATCTTCTGGTATGGGACAGGCAGGTGTCTAATATGATTAGTTACAAGTTCTTCCGTAGCCACATAGACTATATCGTAAGGCTGTACGACGGCAACGGGCTTAACAAGATACCAACTGACAATCCCAACTATACATACGGAAAGATAAAGACTGGTGTAAAGACGGACGAATATCATCCGACAGGAAAGCCAGTCGAACTCATCAGGGACTTCATACTTCTTTCAAGCAACGAGGGTGATACCGTCCTCGACTCGTTCTGCGGGGGAGGGACGACAGCCGTCGCCTGCATCAAGGAGAACCGCAATTTCATTGGCTTTGAACTTAATGAGGAATATGTTAATGCTGCCGAACAAAGGATAGAGGAAGCGAAGCGCGAGGCGGAAATTGAAGTTGAAATGAACAAGAACAAACTTTTCTGATATGGCTGAATACAAGTTATACAACGGCGATTGCCTCGAAGTGATGAAGTCTATACCAGACGGAAGCGTGGATATGGTGCTCTGCGACTTGCCATACGGCACTACGCAGAACAAGTGGGATGCGGTAATTCCGTTCGACCTGCTCTGGGAGCAATATAACAGGGTAGCGAAGGACACAGCCCCGATAGTCCTGTTCGCGCAGGGGCTGTTCTACGCAGACCTCGTACACTCGAACAGAAAGGACTTCCGATACGATATTGTCTGGGACAAGGTGCTCAAGGGCGGTTTCCTTAACGCAAGGGTTATGCCGTTGAGGGTACACGAGCAGATTGCCGTGTTCTACAGAAGCAAGCCAGTTTACAACCCGCAGAAAACGAAGGGCAAGCCGAGCCACACGAAAGGCACTGCCATATTCACGAAGGGCGAGACGAACAACAACTACGGCAGTTACAAGCCGAAAGATGTCGATGTCAATGACGATATGAAGTACCCGACCAGCATAATCCAGTTCCAGAAACCGCATCCGAGCGTTTCGGTGCATCCCACGCAGAAGCCAGTCGCCCTGCTCGAATACCTTATACGGACATATAGCAACGAGGGCGATACAATCCTCGATAACACTATGGGGAGCGGAAGCACGGGTGTTGCGTGTATGAATACGGGCAGGAACTTCATTGGGATAGAACTCAATAAAGACTACTTTGGGATTGCGGAGCGAAGGATAAAGGAAGCGACTGGCAAAACGGAAACCAAAATCGAAACCGACAAGAATAAACTTTTCTGATATGTTTGAATTTAATAAGATATACAATATGGACTGCCTCGAAGGTATGCGTCAACTTCCAGACGGGTGCATAGACCTCATCGCGACAGACCCGCCATACAGGATTATGCCGAAAGGGTGTAGCGGGACGATGAGCGGATACATAACCACCGACAAGTCTATGGAGGGAAAGATATTCGACCACAACGACATCGACATTGAGGACTACATAGGCGAGTTCTACCGTCTGCTGAAGGACGATGCCCACTGCTACATAATGACAAACAACTATAACATCTGCCATTTCCTCGAAGTGATAGGGCGGAGCAAGTTCCACTTCACGAAGTGCCTGATATGGGACAAGCAGAACAAGATATGCGGACGCTACTATATGGGGCAGTACGAATACATAATATTCATACGCAAGGGAAAGGACAAGCAGATTAACGACTGCGGTTGCTCGGACATAATCTCCATACCGAACAGGAAAACAAAGAATGATGACGGGAGCAACGCCCACGACAGCGAGAAGCCAGTCGAACTTATGAAAACGCTCGTAACGAACTCGACGCTCGAAGGCGAAGTGGTGCTCGACCCGTTTATGGGAAGCGGAAGCACGGCGGTCGCCTGCGCCACAAGCGGACGGAAGTTCATAGGCTTTGAGATTGACGAGAAGTATTACAAACTTGCAAATGAACGGCTTAAACCCTATGTTTCCGAAAACGGAGGGGTGTTCAAGGAAAGGAAATGCCTGTTTTAACTATGAGCGAATGCAGATTGTACAACGGCGACTGCCTCGAAGTGATGAAGCAGATTCCAGACAAGTCCATCGACTTGGTTCTGTGCGACCTGCCCTACGGGACGACAGCCTGTGCTTGGGACAGCGTTATCCCGTTCGAGCCACTGTGGGCGCAGTACAGGAGGGTGCTGAAGCAGAACGGTGTCATTGCGCTTTTCGGTAGCGAGCCTTTCTCGTCGCTTCTTCGGGTGAGCAACCTCGACTGGTATCGCTACGACTGGATATGGGAGAAGAACAATGCTGGGAACTTCCAACTTGCGAATGAACAGCCGTTGAAAGTCCACGAGAATATCTCCGTGTTCTATGACAATACCGAGTGCAAGACATTCTCGGACATAATAACGAGCAATATGGAGAGGCTTGGGCTTTCATACGGGGAGGTGTCGGAACTCTTCCTTTCAAAGAACGGGAACAGGACTGGGTGGTTGAGCAACAAGATAAGCGGGAGGCAGTTCCCGACAAGGGAGCAGTGGGCTAAACTCTGCGGGTTGTTCGGTATCCCAGACGAATATGACAAGTACGAGAAGTCGAGGCATACATACAATCTCGAACTTGCCGATACATTCGAGGCTTGCTCGAACAAGGGGAAGGGCGGTACGCTTAACCATATTGCATCCGAAGGCAAGAGGGATGCGTACATACAGACAAAGACGGGCTACCCGAAGAGTGTGCTTCGCTTCGCCCGTGAAACTGGCTTGCATCCTACCCAGAAGCCAGTCGCCCTGCTTGAGTTTCTCATACGGACATATTCCAACGGGGACGAAACCGTGCTGGATAACTGTATGGGAAGCGGAAGCACGGGCGTAGCCTGTATGAACACGAGCAGGAACTTCATAGGCATCGAACTCGACGAGGGATATTTCGCTGTTGCACAAAGAAGAATTGGAGAGGCAAGGAAGATAAATTCGGTTAAACTTTTTTAGGAGATATGATATATTATTTCAAGGGAAATGTAATTTACGGTGTTGACCTCATCGGTGAACTTGAGGACATCATAACCGCACGAAAAAAGAAGATATTGTCGAGGTACATCGGACGCGACTGCCGTTCGCTCACCAGCAATGAGTTCGACTACTGGTGGAGGGAACTCGGCTTCGACAAGCGCGAGGGGGCATACGAGGGTTGCAGACCAGAGTATGTGTACTATGCGGACGGGATTGAACTCCGAAGGGCGAGGGCTTGCTCGTTGAAGGGCTTTTGCATAAGGCTCTTCGGTCGGCGCGTTATATATAAATAATGTATAATGCTTCGGGGCATAGCACCCGACTATAACTTATTCTACAATGGCAGGTTTTATCAAGACACGGCACGATACTTCTCGGTGGGTGACACCGCAGAACAATGTCAGCAAGCGACTTCGCAAGTTGAGCACGCTCGGTATGGACTTCTCGAACAAGTTGTTCAAGGTGAGCCGTTCAATCGGTCTCTACGATACGGACTACACCTCCCAGATGCAGGGGGAACAGCAGGCGCAGAAGTTCGAGTACGAGGGAAGCGTGTACGACATATTCAACGGCTACTCGTTCACCGACTCTACGATGAACAAGAACATCCCGATTTTCGACCGCACATACGACGACAAGAAGCGGGCGGAGTTGAGGAGGCTTGCTATGCAGGACGAGATAGAGGAGATACTCGACATACTTACCGACGAGTGCATCTGCTACACGGACGACGGGCTTTTCTGCGAGCCTCGCTACGACAACAAGTTGATGGACGAGAAGAGGGAGCAGGAAGTTCAGGACGAGTTCAACAAGATTTACACATACTTCTCGTTCTATGACCAGAATATGGCTTGGGGCTACTTCCGAAAGTTCCTCATCGATGGCTTCCTTGCGTTTGAGATACTCTATGATGTGGAGGCTGGCGAGAGCGGGGAGCAGAAGCGGATAATCGGCTTCAAGGAACTCGACCCGCTGTTGCTCGCACCTGCGTTCAGCGAGGAGACTAACGAGAAGATATGGATTGAGAACCCGCAAGACCCAGTTAAGCAGAGGGTGCTGTACGACTCGCAGGTCATCTACATCTCATACTCGCAGTTCGATTCAGCCTGCCGAGTGAGTTATGTGGAAAGGCTCGCCCGTTGTTTCAACTTGCTCCGCATAATGGAGAGCACCCGTATAATCTGGGCGGTTTCCAACGCATCGTTCAAGACTATGTTCACGATACCAGTCGAGGACACGAAGAGCAGGGGCAAGCAGACATTGAGCGAAACAATGCACCACTACAGGGAACTTGTTGACTTCAACTGGGAAAGCGGGGAGTTGCAGTGCAACGGAAAACCTATGATGCCCTTCAACAAGGAATACTGGTTTCCGCAGGTTGACGGTCAAAGCCCGCAGGTGCAGACGCTCGGCGGGGACGGACCCGACATCTCCGACACGGAGGCGTTAAAGTATTTCAAGCACAAGTTGTGGGGCGTTTCAAAGATACCTTTCTCGCGCTTTGACAACGAGCAGGGGCGCGGTCAGTATGCGCTCACTGCGGAGGCGATGATGCGCGAGGAGATGAAGTTCGCCAACTATATCAACCGAGTGCGTGCGATATGGCAGGAGATACTTGTCAAGCCCCTGTACATACAACTCTGCCTCAACCACAAGGAACTTATGACGGACACGAACTTCCGCAACAGCCTTATGCTGAAGTTCATAAACAACAATGTGTTCACGGAGCAGAGGGAACTCGAACTCTTCGACCACAAGGTTCAGACAATCGGCAATATTATGCAGTCGCTCACCGAGCAGGACAGCGAGGGCAACGAACAGCCGTACTGGGACTTGGACTACCTTATCCGCACATACGGAGGCTTCAAGTACGAGGACTTGGAGAACAACCGCAAGATAAAGGAGAAGAAGGCTCTCATAAAGGAAGGCTACAAGGACGAGGACGCGCAGAAGATAGCGTTTGACGGTGCTGACAAGTCGAAGTTCAAGAAGGTGAAGAAGGAGAAGAAGGAAGATGAGGACGAAGGCGGTGGCGGAGGCGGTGGCTTCCAGTTGTAAGCCGACAGTCCGTTATAATATAGGAGAGGAAATTTGCTATGGTACATATCAGGAGAATAAACGAATCATCGGCTAACAGGACGGAGAAGAAGTCCTACCAGTTGAGCCTTCTCATAAACAGGCTTTATACGGCTTCCCGCCCGTTCACTATGCACAGTTACTCGGACGAGGGATGGCAGAATGTAAGCCAGCACATAGACGCGCTTCGGAAGGTGAGGGGTGTAATCGACATTTCGGCTGGCACGCCAGACGGAGGCTATCGGAACTACTATGCAGGGAGGAGCATTGACTTCAACCACCCCGCATACAAGGAGTACAGGCTCGAAATCGAAACCGAGTACGGCATTGTTATCGGGCGTTTGATTTGCCACAGCGCGGGAAGTATGGACGATGCGTTCTCCCGATACGATATGACCTGCACTTTCTGGAACAAGGACATCGAGGGATAATATTTAAGCGAATATCGGATATGACACACATCAAGAGGATAGACGAAATGTTCCCAGTTAACGAAAGCATCAGGGAAACAGTGCTGGGGAAATGCGAGAAGCGGAACGCCGACATAGTGGCTCGCGAGATATACAAGAACATAATGGCGCATATAAAGAAGAGCAATGATGACATTTGCGTCATAACATTTGAATATGGCAGGCGCGGGTACGGCATATATCCGTTCGGGCAGGGGCACGAGGAGCGCGAGCGCAGGGGCGAATGTATGACCACCTACACATTGGAGGCGGTCGGATGCGAATACGAGTTTGAAAACCAGTATGTGGTGTCAAGGATATGCGACGGAATAGCAAGGCTCGCGAAGGACGACGGCAGAATGATTGTCAAGACGGCGAAGGCGGGGAACTATCCCGACTATTATGACCGCATTTCCGAAATATGCTACATCAGGAAGGTCGCGAAGGAGTTTGTGCAGATACAGAAATACCTGCTGAAATACGCGAACTTCAAGTTGACGGAGGATATGTGCTACAATGCGCCCACATCTGGAAAGCGGGGCGAATATTATGAGCATAACGACCAACGCTCGTTTGCCTGCACCAGCCAGAGAAGATGCGCTGTGTTCATTGAAAAACTGAAAGCGGTGAGGTCGTCGAGGGACATATTGGAAGTCGAGCAGGTCGAACACTCCGACAAGGAGGACAGGTCGCACTCGATATATTATGAGACGGAGTGCTACGGTTCAATCGAAAAGACTATCAAGGTTACGGTCAAGACACCGACTGGCAGGATAAAGGACAGGATATATCTGTAAACATAATACTGTATTGGATTTTGCAAAACTAAAATTCTGAACGATATGACACCTTTCATTGGAATAGTCGAGGACAACCTCGACCCGAAGAACGAGGCTCGGCTGAAGATAAGGATATACGGAGTTACCGACCAGAAGGAGGCGGATGACGAGGAATCTTATGTGATACCTACGGAGTTCCTGCCGTGGGCGCGACCTTTGTGCCTTTCGGGTGGCTCGTACACGATACCCAAGATTGGTCAGGAGGTCTATGTTACTGGCGATGTCCGCTATGCACCTCTCTGGCTCGGCGTGGTGAACATAGGCGCGGATGTCGGCAAGGAGGTGAGCGACGAGGACAGCAGTGCATCGCATATACTTATGTATGACACGGACTTCTCCAACGGGGAGGAGGACGGCGGCGTGCGTGCTGGCGAGTTCATCAAGATGTATTTCACCGACACGAAGGGGCTTGTCATAGACTACAAGAACTACAACGGGAATATGCAGTTCATAATGAACTCCGACGGGAGCATAACCCTGAAGAACATAAACGGGGATATGATAACAATGGACAACGGTGAGGTGACAATCAAGAGCGACAACATCATCCGCTTCGTTGCGCCCCGAATAGAACTCGGCGGGGAGGTGAAGTATTCGGGCATCAACGGAGACCTTCTCCTGAAGGCTTACAACAGCCACACCCATCTCACGAAGTACGGGGAGAGCGAGCCTCCGCTTGCACAACTCCCGCCCGAAACAATCAACACGACAGTCGCGCTTTAATCCCGGATGCGGGATTGCGCTTCGGCTGTGCCGAAATATTTTTGCACTTTTTCTGAAATTCCAATAAATAGCCAATATATTAGTATTGGAAGGACATAAGGAATTAAACTATGGAACAGGGAAAAAGACAAAGGGCACTTACCGCAAGCGAGGCTACGCACAGGCTCATTGAGGCGGGATACGAGGTTGATTTTGTTAACCCCATTGCCGACAACGAATACACCTTGAAATACGGCAAGACCACGCTCAAATACGAGAACCCCCAGCCCAATCCGTTTGATACAAGGCTTGTGGCGTGGGATATGGTCGGCGTGTGGTATTCGGTTGAGGTGTACGAGCACGACGGCAAGTCCAATGTAACGCTCAACCGCTGGAACGGACGCTCTGGTATGACAATCGTGTCGTACAACAAACTCAACGCATCGGGAAAGAAGGAGTTTATGGATATGTGCCTTAACGCGAAGCGCGTCAAGTACAAAGCACCATACGATAGGTTTGAAGATAAGATTGGCAACTAAAAAGATAAGATTATGGAAGTCGGATTTACACTCGGAAGAAATACAGGAAAGATTTTGCACGAACTCTCTTGGTCGCACCTGCTTGACCTCTCCCCAGAGGAGGCGGTCTCGCTGTGGACTGACTCGTTTCCGGGAATGGGCAGGGAGGTTGCCGTTGCACTCACTGCGGGCAAGTACCTTATGTGCGTGGAGGGGGACGGGGTGACGGAAGTTATGGTCAAGCCCCGCGACGAATACTCGGAGAAGGACTTGTCGGGCTACCCGTCGTTCTCGGTCGGCGACATCATAAGGAGCATAAGGGAGGCTCTCTCGGTTGACGGGAGCGGGAGCATAGAGGGTGCTTGGAACGAGTACCGCCAGAACACATTGTTCTACTTGCAGAACAACAAGGACATCTGTGTAAGCATAGAACTCGACGGGGCGTTTGACGGGCTGTTGGACGGTATGTCGGAAAATAGGTACATACCGCTTCGGAGGATAATCGCGTATTATCTCTCCCACGACCACGAACTTCCGTTCAGGCTGTATGACTGCGCGGACGACAAGTCCCACCGTGTTCTCTCTATGGCACTCGGCTCGCTTGTGTTTTCCCGAAGGCTCGGAGAAACGAGAAGCAACATCATATCGACGATACGGTTCGTCAGGGACAATATGGTTGTTGACGACGAGGGCAAGACCGCCTGCAAGGAACTCGAAAGGGTGTGCGAGTGGGTATGCACTTCGGCAGACCTGTTCGCTGGCGAGGTTCGGGAATGGCTCGATGATGTTGACGGGAAGCCGAGCCGTGATAAGTTTTCCATAGGGTTGCAGGGGATTGACGATTTCCTCGAAGGCGAGAAGAGAGTGGAGAAGGCACTCTCCGACTTCAAGCCCTGCCCGATTTCAGAACTCCACGATGCTGGCTTCATCGCCCCAGACGGCACATACTTCGGCATTGACGGAGAGGTGTCGAACCTCCTCCATATAAGTATGGCGGATGCCATTATGGAATACTACGGCTGGGAGAAGCCCTCCGACTTCAACTACAGCGTTGACGCTTGGCTTATGAGCGCAAAGGGCTTCGTCAAGGTGGCGAAGAACTGGGTTCTCTATGACGGGTACTTCCGCGTTGACGGGCGCAGGGAAGTCCCGATTACACAGGCGCAGAGGAAGGCGATAGCCGAATACGGCAACACCCACTACAAAGGCTCGCTGTCCTTCGGTACGGACAGGAAGAGATATTCGGTGGACAAGTTTATGGAAGTCGAGGATGATGCCCATATCGCGGAGATTTTCGGGCTTTAAGATTATAAATGACTATGAGCGAATACAATCTATACAACGGTGACTGCCTTGAAGTGATGAAGCAGATTCCAGACAAAAGCATAGACCTCATTCTATGCGATTTGCCGTACGGCACTACGGCTTGCAGTTGGGACAGCGTTATTCCGTTCGAGCCACTGTGGGAACACTATAAGCGGATAATAAAGGACGGGCGTGCGATAGTGCTTTTCTCGCAACAGCCGTTTACGAGCAAACTGATATGCTCGAACATAGAATGGTGGAAGTACAACTGGGTGTGGGAGAAGGACAACGGTACTAATTTTCTTAACAGCAAGTTCCAGCCACTCAAGGTTACGGAGGATATTTGTGTGTTCGGCAACGGTGCGTCATCATTTGTCAAGAGCGGGATTACTCTTTTCTACAGTCCCCAGAAAAGCGAAGGGAAACCTTATTCGTGTGTGAGTGGCAAGCAGAAGCCGAACAGCGCGGTTGTCAGGGACAATGGTGCGAAAGAAGGGGGTGTGCTTACCGTGAACAACGGGGAGAGGATGCCGAAGAACATAATAAGGTTCAACAGGGACAGGGACAAGGTGCATCCCACGCAGAAGCCAGTCGCCCTGCTCGAATATCTGATACGGACATACACCAATAAAAACGAAACCGTGCTGGATAACTGTATGGGGAGCGGGAGCACTGGTGTGGCGTGTATGAACACGGACAGGAACTTCATAGGCATCGAACTTGACGAAGAGTATTATAAGGTCGCAGAAAAGAGGATAAAGGAGGCTGGTTGCAGGTTGTTCTGAAATGTTAAAAATGTTAAATTGTCGTTAAAAAAATATTGTCGTTAAAAATATTATTTATATGTTTGTGGTACAGACAACGAAAGACATAAACTAAACATAGGAGGAAATGGTTATGAAAAGGGAATTTTTAGTATTCGGAATCGTGGAATCCGTTGAGCCGAACGGAAATGTAACGCGCAGGCATTTCAAGCAGGGCGGCATAATGGCGGTTGACGGGTTTTCCGCAGTGTGCGAGTACAGGCGTTTGCATTCGGTTGATGCTAACGGCAGTGCGCTGACATATCCAGAGATAGATGCCATAATGTTGTAGGTGAGACGGAACTTTGCTATGGAAGGAAACAATGCGCTTGACGGAGTTAAGGTCGGTGATGAACTTGTTTACAGTTCAGCCCATACATACGATACAATCGTGAAGGTTGAAAAGGTAACAAAGACAATGGTGGTATGCGCCAACGGTTCGCGCTTCAAGTTGTCCAACGGCTATGCGGTCAACGGGGACGCTTGGATTCACTCGTGCGTACGCAAGCCGAAGGATGCAGACGAGGTGAAGAGGATAAAGGACGAACTGCTTGCGACCAAGTATGTGAAGGCTATAAAGGAAAGCGTGGACGCTATCGCCCGCAACGAGAAGCGTTCCCTGATTGACATCGGGCTGTTGAAGGAGATATATCTTCTCGTCAGGAAGGCGAACGAAAACATAAGTGAAACCAAATAGATATACGGATATGGACTTAAAGACATTGAACGACTACCACGAGGTACACAAGTATTGCCCGATATGCGGGGGCAACGAGATACGCAGGGGGCTTGCCTGCTATATACTTGACGAGTCGCGACCAGAGGATTTCAAGGACGGCAACCCAGCGGAGTGCCAGCACTGCGGGTGGAGCGGTACGGTACACGACCTCATCGGTGAAGATGCAAGACAAGATTGCCTTTCGCGCAAGGCTGCGGACGAAAGGGCTATGAAAATGCTCGGCAGGATTTTCCGCAACAGCGACGACGGCATCGAGACAGGTCTTGACATAGAGCCTGTCGATTACGCCTGCTCCGTGATATGGGTATTCCGCGACCTCGTTGCTGGCGGTCGCACGGAATATTCCGAGCAGATTGTCCAGATATTCCGTATGGCGATGGAGTATCTGAAGTTGTTCATAAAGTCGGAGGGGATAGACCCGTACGACCAGAGGATTGAGTGCGTTGATGCGGTTGGAGAGGCTATGCAACTCCTTTCGGTCATCAAGGTCGCCAAGCCGAAATGCAATTAGGCTGAAATTTCTATTTATTAACTATATATTAGTGTTGAGGAAAAATAATTGCTATGGCGGACAAGACGAAAAGGACATTCAGGAACGACCACGACATAGAGTTCTGGCGGGAGGCTGCGGTCTCGGCGATGCAGGGCATACAGGAGTCTGGGTGGAAGTTTCTCGGAACATTCGCGGACATCGACACGAACGATACGGCAAGATTCGCATTCAATATGGCGGACGCTATGCTCGAAGAGTACCATCGCAGGCTCGACGAGGCGGATTTTCCAGTGGAAAGCATTGACATTTTTGATTAAAGGATAATTGCTATGAAAGACAACAACAAACAAACGGGAGTGGCAACCGAAGTTGCACCGCAAATAGTGTGCAGGCACATCCTCAATGACGGGAAGTTTGTGGAGAACCACAACCTTCTCCTGAAGGCGTTGAACCAGATACTCGCCGACGAGGACAGGTGTATCGCCATACTTGGCAAGGACGGTGCGGAGAATTTCGACGGGGTGACAGCAATCGGTCAGATGTACGACGGTATGCTTGCCGTCACGGTGGCGTATTGCGCGGAGAACTATATAGAGGGCGAACCAGACTCGATGTGGTCGGACGACTTTGTGATAGATATGAAGCGTATATACGGGGCATACGGGGAGGATAATTCATCCGACAAGGAAACCGCCGCCGAAGCGGGAAAGTCGGAAATATGGAGCGTATGCGCCCCTGAAACGCCGTACCTTGACTACGAGGTCGGCAAGAACAATGTAGTTTCCATAGAGGAGAGGCATATTGCGGTTTCGTCCTGCGCCGAATCGCAGGCGCAAAGCACAAGGCTCGTTTACGAGGTTATGCTTGATAACGGCTGGGCAATCGAGATTGGCGCGGATATGAAGGGGCTTGTCGTTTACAGGAGGAAAATATAATGGCGATAATAATACCAACGGACAAACTTATGGGCAAGTGCGACTGCGAGCAGTTCATAGTCGGGCTTAACGAACTTGCCCAGCAGTGCAATGTGTCGAGCGTGACATACAATCGGCTCGGAATAACGAAGATTGAATTTGCGGACGGCTCGTCCATAGGCGGGCTTCGACTATGGAAAGATGCTGGCATAATAAAGGGGGAGTTTTAATATGGAACAGAATTACACGAAAGGAAAGAACATCGCGAAACTGCTGAAGTACGCACCGACGGGAACTATGCTCTATTCGCCCCTCATCGGCTCGTGTACGCTCGTAAGGGTAAGCGATGATGAAATTGTAGTATCCAATCTCGAAGATACCCAGCACTACGGCTTCGACTGGTGCGGACGCTACTGGACGGGAATGGGCGAATGTCTGCTCTATCCATCGCAAGACCACAAGAGTTGGGACGGATGGCAAAATGAACTTTTCGGCAAGGGCGATATTGTGGTGCGCGAAGGTGTCGGGACATATATCATCGTTAATGGATTTGACGGTGTAGATATGTATGACTACATTCTGATTGACAAGGACGGCACTCGGTACGCCAATGTTATGTGCGACGGGACACCGCTGTTCACGGAGTGCAGGTATGCAAGCCCGCAGGAGGCGCGTGCATTTATGACGGTGCTTGAACGAAAGGGCTACCGCTGGGACGAGCAGAGGCGAGAGATGGTACTCGGCGAACCGAAGGGCGGGGAAGCCCCGAACACGAAGCACGGCATAGTCGCTGGCAGGTGGTATGTATCCCTCCGCACGCAATACTACGGGGACGACTATGTGGCGTTCCACTCTGGGAAGGCGTACAGGTGCAACGCCGACGGCTATCTTGTGGACGAGCACGGCTACCCTCTGCCAGTGGGCAGTGAAACAGACGAATACTTCCGTCCTGCGGAGGACGGTGAGATTCCCGTGAAGAAGGAAAGCGTCAAGACATCAGAAGCCACCGAAGAAAAATCATTCACGGAACTGAAGCCGTTCGACCGAGTTCTCGTCAGGGACTCGGAGGGTGCGGAATGGGACGCGAGCATATTCAAGCACTACGACAAGGACGATGCAATATACAGGTACAGGTGTATGGACAGCGGGTGGGCGATGTGCATACCCTACAACGACGAAACGAGGAAGTTGCTCGGAACAAGGGACAACTGCGACAAGAAATACATAACTTGGAAAATATGACTGATATGAACGAAATGACTGACATCGAACTGATACTGGCTGATGCGCCGCGCGACATAGAACTTTATTCCGTGATATGCGGGGTTGTGAAACTTGCAGGTCGCGGGAAGAACGAGGAGACGAACGAGATTATGCGCATAAAGACATATACGGAGGACGACGGCATATTCCACTGGTTCAACAGGTACGGTCAGCGTAGTACCAGAGGCGAGTGCGTGCTGTTTCCGAGCAGGGAGCACAGGACTTGGGATGACTGGCAGTCGGTCTTGTTCAGGGCTGGTGACATAATAGCCATCGATGCGTCTGACAATCCGAATACGAAGAAGGTCGCGATATATGTCTATGCGGGCGACGGCTACGCATACAACGCCCTCGGCATCAGGATAACGGTTGAGTTGGGGAGGATGAGATATGCTACGGAAAGCGAGGCGGAGTTCTTCAACGGGACGCTCTATGGCAACGGCTACATTTGGGACGAACACACGGAGGCACTTGTTGCGCTTGACGACCTGACCAGACCGATTGCCGAGAAGATGAGGGCGGAAAGCGGGAAGTTCTCGCTTTCGGACTTGCAGCCTTTCGACAAGGTGCTTGTCCGTAATTCCCGATACCCCGCACGCCACTGGAGGCTCGGTTTCTTTGAGAGCGTAAGCGCGGACGGAATGGTGTGTACGGTCGGCAACGAATATATGTATTCCCAATGTGTGCCGTACAACGAGGAGACGAGATACCTGCTCGGTACGAGCAAGGACTACATAGGCAAATACGGGAAGTGCGAATGATTTCTGAAATTCCAATAAATAGCCAATATATTAGTGTTGGAAAGGAAACATTAAAAAACAGGATATGGAACTTTACAGGTATATAAGGAAAGGTCGCAAGACTGTCATACCAGTCAGGCAGGGCGTATGCGGGACAAAGACCGATATGTTCGACGACAAGGGTTCGGAACTCTTCATCGGCGACCAAGTGGTGATAGTCGCGCACCTTGAAAACGCGAAGCGCGGGAAGTGGGACGACATACTTGGCGTAGAAGCCGTTGTTAATGATGATGATGGCGCGTATGTTATGGGCTTGAAGAGCCTTGACCTTACCAAGCCGAAGGGCGTGGACAATCCGTACCGCACACATTGGGACATTGTGAAGTGCAAGTCGTTTGAAGAATGTGTTGTCGGCGAGGTTTCAGGCTCAACACATTATTGCGAGGACGGGAAGTATGAAGAAAGAAGATAGGAGATTGCTCATTGAGGAACTTTGCGCCCGCCTGCCGTTCGGGTTGAAGTGCTATGATGCGTCTGCGGGGGAGGACTTCTGGCTGGAGGACATCGCGGACACGGACACCGACTATCCAGTTACGAACTACGGCTACACGGAAATAGACAGCGTGCGCCCGTACCTCCGTTCCGAGAGCGCGATGACGGAGAAGGAAAGAAAGGAGTTCGAGGAACTCGCCGTTGTGCTTGGTGCGGTGGACGCGGGAAACCAAGCATCGCTCGCGGTGCGCTTCATATATGAGCATCATATCGACTGGCGCGGGCTTATACCGAAGGGGCTTGCATTTGAAGCGGAGAAGGGAATGTATAAATTTGAATAGTTATGAAAGCAAGGGTGAATACAATAATCTCAAAGCAACTGTCGTATGACAGGTATGACGACATTGTTAAGATAGCCGAGTTCGACGAGAACGAGTCTATCTCGGAAATACGCAGGTGGAAGGAAGGGCTTGAAAAGGAGCAGATGGATGAAACTATTATGACTCCCATACGCATAGAGTTTATTGAAGAGCCGAGCGAAACCGCACAGTTGAGCGACTATGCGGACGGCTTGCGTGACGGTGCGAGAGGCACTTATGCGGAGATTGAGGACTGGCTCAACATACACGGTAACGAGTATGATGAACGCGGTCATCATCATTTGCGGGGCACTTCCGTTATGAAGGACTTGTTGAGGTATATGCAGGAAAAGAAGGAAAACGCTTAATTTTGTACTTATGTCATACTTTCGGGCGGAACTGGCATCCCCAAATGTCATTCCGCCTTTTTTTTCTGAAATCGGCAGAAGTTCACTATATATTAGTGTTGGAAAGGAAAAGAAAATGGGAGTTGTGGCAAACAGGAAATATATGATATACCTTCGGGGCGGGCGGTACTTGGTCTGCGACGAGGCTTTCGGGGAATATGTCAAGCCCGATGAGGTCGTCAGGAAGGGCATATCGGGTTGCCTCGATGCCGAGATAGAGGCTGGCTACCTGCAACTCAAGTCTTTCGGAATATTATAAATAGCATATATATAATAAATTTTTTGAATATGAATACGAACATAAGGGAAACAAGGGAAAGGATAGAGGCACTTCTCCGTGAGAAGGAGATGCTTGAGACGGAACTCGGCAACGCGATAGTGGACGCGATGATGGAAGTAGCGAAGGAAAATCCGCACGCACCGAAGAAACTTTCGGGCAACACATACATTATGAAGGCTTCGGACTTCATCAGCAAGCCGTGGTCTCCGATATATTTCGACTGGGAGAAGTCTGCGGAGTTCATAGTCGGTATGCTCGAAGGCAAGCCGAGAAACGAATGGGCTGGCATACTTCGGGATGCCCTCGTGAAGAATGCGGACAAGGACGACAAGTCCGTCCTGTACTTCAAGAAGCCGTACACTTGGCGCGGAGAGAGGCACTACAACAACACCCCCATTTCACGCGAGTTCGTGGAGATGGTGATAGAGAGGATTTCATAACATTAACAACCGAATAACCAGAAAGGCAATGGACATTGAATTTAAGGAAATAGCACCGAAGAACCTGAAGGCTCTCGGCGTTGAGAAGAAGAGAAACATATATACCCTTGTCGAGATACACAGGGTTACGGGCGATGTTACCGTATATGACGGGTACTTCGACACAAACAATGACGGCTCGTACAGGTTCGAGGTTGACAACGACACGATAGACTTTATGCACGACCTCGAATACTTCGACTACTTCTACTGCCTGAAGGACGACTACGAGAACTATATCGGGGGCGTGCTTCGGGAGAAGGCTTACGGAAAGAAAGCCGAGCAGTGCAAGCAGGACAAGTACCGCCTGCACGACTGGCTTGTTGACGGCAACGGCGGGCTGTGGCGCATAGAGGGCAAGGACAAGCACGACAGGTATGTCCTTTCGGGAAGGGGCTACCAGATACCGCAGAAGGCGACCGAAGCCGAACTTGACGCTGGCTATGAGAAATGGAGTGTCGGCAAAGCCCGAAAGGGTTGTATGCTGATGAGCGAGGACAAGACTACGGGCATATTGTTCAAGGAGGCTGTCCCGAACACCGACAGGTATGTTGCGTTTGCGGTTGCGACAAGGGAGGCGGACGGCAGGCGGTGGAGCGGACTCGACACGCAGGAGTGCGAGCGCACCAACGATTGCAGGCTCGTGCCTATGACGGACGAGGAGGCTTTCGACTTCCGATGCTACCTCAACAGGCTCGGCTTCGACTGGTCTTGCTACATCAAGTCGATAATCTCCAGCCCCGTCAGACCGTACAATGTAGGCGACTGGCTCTGCCAGACCGACAACCGCCAGTGGTATAGGATAGCGAATGTTGACAATGACGGCAAGTGCTTCGAGTTGTATATGTTCGGGGACGAGGAGACTGTACCTCTGTATGCCGACAAGGACTATCTGGCGCGGAATTTCGTAAACTGGGACATCACGATGGTCGAGGAGGGTATGCCCCTTGTTTCGAGGGACGGGGAAATCTCCCTCGTGTTCAAGTGCATTGACACGGACAATCCGAACACATTCCGTTCTCACGCATTCGTGCGGAACTACGACTGCGACGGCAAGCATCTCAATCTGGACGAAAAGGAGAACAGATGTTGGCTGTGCGAGGAGTTCGTACCGATGGCGCGAGGTGTCGAAAAGAAATTCGGCGAGTTCGTGTCGGGTGACGGCTACGGCTGGGACAACCTCAACAAGTGCCTTGTCGGGACAACGGGGGAAGCCAAATGGGTATCGGACACGCTCAAGCCGTTCGACAGGGTTATAGTCCGCGATGTTGCGGGCGTGTGGAAGTGCGCCATATATTCGCACAGGAACTCAAGCGGGGTGTTCGTGACGACGGACAGCGCATATACGCAGTGCCTCCCCTATGACGACGAGACCGCGCGTCTTGTCGGAACGAAGGATGACTATGACGGAAAGTACGGTTCTTATTATAACGAATAGGAAATGAAAGCAAAGGTGAAATTCGAGTATTCTGGCAAGGCTTACGAATACGAAAGGGAAATGTCAAAGTTCGACAGGAACTATGATGACGAAGATTACGCATACTTCTTGGAGCAGACTGCGGACAACGGAGGCAGGCTGTTCGAGATTAACCTTGTGAAGAACGACGGAGGATATTTGACTGGGGAAGGTGCTTATGTGGATGTATATGCAAGCACGGACGACGCTATGCCGTTGCACCATATAGGCGATGTGGAAGTCGAGTTCACGGAGGGATAGGATATGCTGAAATACTACAACAACATAGATTTTAAGAAGTGCGTGAAGGTTAAGGATGTATGCGGTCTCTTGAAGGCACGCTGGAATAGGTCAAGAAAAATAGCAGAAAGGGAATTTTAATATGGCTGATGTAATGGAATATGGAGGAAGACACATATACGGTCGGCAGTACGATGGTCAGCATACCACCAATGCGAAAAAGGAGAATGCAATCATACTGAACGGTGTGAAGCACACATTCGTAAAGGACAAGTTAAGCGAGGATGAGAGTTGCACAGCCAAATGTTCACTGTACGGGAAGTGCAGGGACGAAATGGCGTGCCTGTGCAGTTTCTTTGATGACAACGGTCATTTTGAAATATAGGATATGCTCAAATATTACAACTACGACATTGTGTTTCAGGAAGTGCCCGACGAGGTTTCCCTTGCGATAAACATAACGAACTGCCCAGTGAAGTGCCGTGCCTGCCATAGCCCCCATTTGTGCGAGAACATAGGCGGTGAACTTAACGGCAAGGTTCTCTCCGACATAGTGGCGCAGTATGACAAGGCGGTGACCTGCGTGTGCCTTATGGGTGGCGACGGGGACAGGGCTTCGGTGGCGGAGGCAGCCAAGTATATAAGGGAGTCCTTGCACAAGAAGGTCGCTTGGTACTCTGGGCGCAACGAGATGCCGTCCGACCTGACCGACTTCGACTATGTGAAACTTGGCGGGTACGATATGTCAAGGGGCGGACTCTCGTCCGAAAGCACGAACCAGAGGATGTATCGGATTGACGCTGGCAAGCCTGTCGATATAACCGACAGGTTCTGGAAAAGAAAAAATATTGTCTAACCAAAAAACAAAAGATATTATGAACGAACAATCAAGAAAGAGCCTCATCGGGCTTTTCAAGAAAATGCCTTACGGGGCGGAGTTTAACCTGATGGACAGGGAATACAAGTATCACAAGGCACACCCGTTGGGACTGTTCCCGCACACATCCGTTGTGTTTATAGGCATTGAGCAGTTGGACAGCAGGCTTGTGTTTGAACTATACAACGGAGGCGGCACGATAACGACCGACGAATACGGTGTCGCCGAAGAAGGCGTGTATGTATTTCCAATAGGCACACGCGAGTGGGATGAAGACAAGGTAATCGGTCTTGCCCGCAAATGCGATGCTGCCAAATGGATTGCCGAAAAGACAGGCTTGAAGAACCAAGACGGCTTCAGGGCGGTCGATGCCCTTGTCAGGTGGATTAAGGCTGGTGGAATAGAGAAGAAACTTGCCGAACTCCCGTATGCGAGGGAGGAGGCGGAAGATGAGACGAACCGCAGGTGGAACTCGTTTGGCGACTTTACGAAACAACATCTTATCGAAAGATACGGCTCAATCGCTGGCTTCAAGGAAGGTGAAATCAAGCGCATAATGACGGCGAAGGCAATCTACGGGGTGTTCGGCTTCCCGTATGGAAAGAGCAAGGCGGACATTGACATCGACGGTGAGGTCGAAAACTCTTGGAACACCCTCACGGACGAAGTGAAAGCCGAACTTGTTAACGAATACGGTTCGGAAGAGAACTACAAGGCACGCGACAGGGAGAGGCGGAAGAGTGCCATCGCACTCAAAAGGCTCTGTCAGAAGGTCAAGGCTGACGCGGATGCCGTAGTGGACGGACACTGGGACACGCTTTCGGAAAAGGAGAAAGCCGAGATAATAGAGGAGTTCGGCTCGGAGGAGAACTACAAGGCGTGGAAGAAGCACACCGACAACATTATGCGCAAATGCCTCGAAAGGGGAGTGAACCGCAACGGCGGTGCTTCGCCTATTTTCTGACAGGAACAATGTGTATCTTCACATAAAGGTCTGCACGGGCTGTTTCCGAAAGGTAGCAGCCCTTTCCTTTTATCTTGAACATAGTGCCGTCCTGCGAAGCCTTCGGTATGGTTACGAATATGTCCTCTCCGAGAGGCGATATTCGGAGTTGCGTGCCGAGCATACCCTCCGCTATATATAGGTTATATATCAGTTCCGTACGGTTGCGGTACTCCCGAAGTTCGCACGAGGGCGGGACTATCACCCGAATCGTTGCCGAGAGGTTTATCCCAAGCCCCATATAGTTGTCGTATCGGACTATGTGCCCGTCCCTCACGCCCTTCGGTATCGTGACTTTCATCACGCTCTTGCCGTAGTCGATTTCCCTCGTACAGCCAGAGAGGGCATCGGACAGGGGGACATATATTTCTACGGCAATGTCCTGCGCGGACACCGCCCTTGCCTCGCACTTCATACTGGCGAGGTCGAGCCTCCTGTCGTATGCCGAGCGTTTCCTTTCGTCCGTGAGCGTATGGTACGCTTCGAGTACGAGGACATAGGCATCGTTGTCCCCGCCCTTGTCGGGGTGCATCGCCTTGCTCAACTCGCGGAAGCGGGAGCGGATGAACTCCGTCCCGTCGTTCCTCGACACTCCGAGTATCCTGTAGTAGTTATTCATTGTCGTCCTTATTGGAGAACAAATCCCAGTGCTGGCGTTTCCACCAAGAGCGGTGGTCTTCGTTCGGCTCTGGCTCGTAGAGTTCGCATTCAAGTCCGAGTTCGTGGGTGTAGTCCCCGAAGTCCTCGCCCCTGAAAGCCCGTGCGAGCCTTATCGTGTCCCAAGCCCTGTATATGTCCGACCAGAGTTTAGGTGCGCTCGTTTCGCTCGGCACGCCAGCCTCGAAGTATTCCCACTCGACAAGTCTCTTGAAGTCCTTTCTCGAATACCTGTCCGAAGTTATGTAGGAGAATGCGTCCGCGAATATGTTGAACTCCGCCTGCAATATGTCGCGTATGTTCATTATCCTCTCCACGCTCTTCGAGAATATCTCCCCGAACTCCTTGTCGTCCTCCGCCTTGATGTTCTCGCGAACGACATCGCCGATTTTGTCCGAGTTGGTCGTCGGCATAGGGAACATCTCCTTCCCGTCGTCTATCACATTCTCAAGGAACGATTCGCGGAGCATACCGTCGTAGCGTTTCTGCTCGACCTGCTCGGCATACTTCTCCCTGTTCCTGTCGGAATACTCGCCAGCCTTGATTTTCGACATAACATCAACGCACTCCTTGTACTGCGACTTGCTCAACGGAAGTCCGAGTACATTGGCTATCTGGTTGTAGTCGTCCTCTATGACGGCATTGCTCTCGTCCGTAATCTTGACGAGTATCTTCACGCCTTCCCTTATGAAGACCTTTGCCTGCTGCTGTGCGTCTGTCTCGTCACTGAAATTAACTCTTGCGCGGGCGGAACTGTAGGCGACTGCAAGTTCCTCCATCCTCTTTTCCCTTGCGTTTTTCCTGTCTGGTTTCTTTGCCATAATGAAATATGATTTTGGTTAACATAGTATTTATACGGTCGGTGTTATTTATAAATAATATATAACATCTTTAGGATATGATACAACTTCAGGACATAAATGCTGGCGATACCATTCAGGGAATGGTGCAGAAGATAAACTACAACTTCGACCAGATACAGGCTAACGGCGGGGGTCCTCGCGGGGTGCAGGGCGAGCGCGGTGAACGCGGTGAAATGGGACCGAGGGGCGCAAGGGGCTTGCAGGGCGAGCGCGGGTGCGCTTGGTTTGCGATGGACGGCGATAGGGGAATCCCCCAGACACCGATGATTGAACCGCAGGAAAACGACCTCGGCATAGACGAGAACGGATATGTGTGGATATATGTCGTGGACGGCGGTATGTCCCACTGGGAGGTGACCGACTTCAACATAACGAGTGCTCTCGACAGCCCGTTCGCGGTAAGGGGTAGTGTCGGGGCGATAGTCGAGAAAAGCGACTTCAGCGAATACTACCTTACATTCGGAAGCACCTTCAACGGCATCACCGAAAGGAGCATAGAGACAAAGCCCTCCATTGTCATCTGCAACAATACGATGGGCGAAGCGCACCCCCACACGGACGGCATAGAGTTCTATCGGGATTTTGTACACACGGACTACTTTTCGGGAAGGATAAGCGTCAACTATGACGGTGACAGGGCGATACTGGACATCCACTCCGATGGCGACACGAGGCTTTCGAGTTCCGACGGGGTGGACAGGAACTCCCTTGTGGTCGAGGGCGGAAGGAAACTCAAGTGGACACCGCTTGCTGGCTCGACTGACTCGACCGACATAAAGCCGTTGCTCGTCGGTGACAACAACGGGTACATAAGCACTTGGGCTTCTGACGACCAGACGAAGTGGAAGTGGGGATTTATCAAATATGTGGATAGTTTCGACTGGAACATAATGATACCCAACAACAACTCATTATCTTCACTCGGCTGGTTTGACAACCAAGTAAATACGATTTTTCTTGGCAACGGTTCATTTGCGGGTATGATTCGTGTTCCAGACTATTCGGACACGGGCGTTTTTGTTTTTAATGTGTGCGATGATGCCGAAACCCACCTTGCTACGCACGGCAACGGTGCTGTCGCTGGTAATTTTGTTACGCTCGGCTCGTTGGGGCTGAATCATATCAACAGGAAGCGCGGGGGTATGAACATCCGCGACACAAAGTCGTATGGAGGTTGCCTGTCGCTTGACGGTATGAATGATGCTTCACCAGACTATATAACTGGTGCTATGGGCGAAAAGACTATGTACTATGACAGCAATATGAATGTGGTATGCACAGGTCGGGTGAATATGACGCAGGCGTACAAGGACAACCTCCCCAAAGGTTCGCAGTACGGCTGTTCACCCCTCATTACGCTCAACACTTCTGGCAACTCGACTTCATCCAAACTTACCAACCAACTTAACATAGAGGGCGGAAAGTACGGGAACAGCGTCCTCGTTTCTGGCGGCAGGGAGTACAACGAGAAGGCTGGCGGTGATGTCTATATAGCAGGCGGTAGCGTGCTGTCCCAAGACCCAGAGGCGGTGGCGAACTACAACAGGAGCAACATATATCTCCCGATGTACTTCGGTGATGTCGTGGTCGGCGTAAACCCGAACAACCACAAGGACTACTATGCAACGGCAAGGGGCGAGGATGTAGCGGTAAGGGGCGCGAACGATGCGAAGAGCGGTCAGACGCTTGACTTCTATGACATAAACAACTTCACGGCTCACGCAAACAATATCTGGCTCGACAGCAATGCGCAGGACAGGGCGTTCAGGGGGAACGACCAGACATATTACGCCAATCCGCTGTATTTTGCTCCGAGTTTGAGCAGTTACAAGAATATCACCCTGAATATGGGCGGGTTGTGTACCTTGCACCACGGCAAGCCGATAATCGTTACCCACGATGACCTGTACAAGTACCAGATGGTAAGCGGTAAGTTCTGCTATATCATTGAGAAATATCTTGATGCCGACGGGAATATTGTTTCCAATATGTTTTCGAGGAGTATTCGGAATCACCAGCCACCCAACGGTGCGTTCTGTTCGCTCGTGTCCACCGACTGGACAAAGGTCGGCAATGTGGTGCAGTGCTCGACGAGGATAAACAATTACTACTATTACAACGGCTACCGTATTCTTGAGGGGAGCGCAAACCTTGCCAACTATTGCCCCCTGTTCGGCACAACTCCGTTGAGGGGATATGCAAATGTCAACTTATATAGCAGCATATATCTTCCTATCGTCTGCGCCATACCGTATAGCAGTGATTTGAATGCGTGTATGGTGGGTTCGCTCAACGGAACTGGAACATTCTTTACGGAAAGCAAGACTACTCCGAGCGACAAGTTCTTCTCCGAGCCGACAACCGCTATGTTCAGTTATTCCGAAAGCGCATTGAGCAATGGTTTCGGCAACCTGACGAGGCACAATAGCAATGGTGGAATGTCAGATGTAAACTCAAATCCAATTTTTCCGATTGGTGATACAAATGACTGGGCGATTGATTTTGCAGGAAACGAGGGGTGGGTGTCCGCAGTTTACAATTCGCAGTATCCCGCTGGCGATACGCTTTACATCACATTAAGCGACTGGCTGATAAATATTGACGGAAAGAATATAATCACATTCTTCATTCCATCGTACACCAAGCCGATAAGCAATGGCGGAAAGGTAATGACGGTTGTCGATAAGTTGTACACGAGCGCAACGCTCAATTATTCGTACATACTCAATCCAAGGTTCTTGTTCAACGACCACGTTCCGTTCAGGCGTAACAATGCCGACAAGGAAACCGAGACTGTTTTTGCAAATTCGATATTTTCCTATGTACCATTGGGCACGGGCAGTGCAAGCAATGGAAACGGTGGCTCGTCAAGCGGAAGCGGAAGTGGTAGCGGAAGCGGTGGAACTGGATATATGCCGAGCGTGGACGAGATTGCCGATGCCAGTGACACTGGCGGCAAAATTCTTCCGTCTATCGTAGATATTGCCAATAGGGGCACATCTTCTGGGTTGAGCAAGGAGTTTGCCAGCGTTAACGCCAAGTTGAATACGAAGTAAATAAGAGAAAAAGCCCGACACACATTGGGCTTTTCTTTGTAATTTATAGTTTTTAAAAACGGAATTATCCTCTTTGGTCTTGTAAGATATAAATAAGATAATATAATTTATTTGAATATGATACACATCAAAAGAATTAACGAAATGGCAATCGAAAATGCTACGGTTGACACAACCAATACAAATCAAATCGAAGGGCGTGAGTTTATTGATTTCGGTGGTAATACAACAGTGCTTTGGGCAAAATACGCACTTGAAATCAATGGTGAACACAAATTTAAGTTCAATGATGTTGAAGACTTTAATGACAACGGATGGAGGCTTCCGACATTAAAAGAGATAAAGCAGATATTCAAACCGAACACAAGATGGAACGCCTATTGGTCAATCCCGTATGAAATTATAAAAATAAAGGGTGAGGAATTAAGAATAAGGGATGAAGCCCCATACGGCGGTGGCTTTCATATCTGGACAAAGGACACAGACCGTAAATTTAAACACTGCGCATATTCTTATGGTATTGACAATATGTATGAGTTTTGTATTTATTCATCAAATAAATATGAAAGGAATTATGTATTTCTTGTAAGAGATAAAAGATAACCGATTGAAATTGAAAAAAAATCTGCAAGACCAAAGGGGACAATTCCGTTTAAAAATGAAAAAATGTGCTATGCGCCTGCACCGCACTCTTCGAGAGCATATTGTCTTGCTTCCTCCGCCGTGCCGATGCCTGTCGCGAAGTCGTGGAACGCGGTCGGCATCTCCTCGTCGTGCCAGTAGTATGCGTATGTCCCGTCCTCCGACTTCACCACGACCACGAGGTATCTGTTACCGTCGCTGTCCTTTGCCACCTCTTTGCTTACCGTTTCAACCGCGTTGAGAAATTCTCTTAAATCAATTACTGGTCTTCCCATAGTTCTGTTTTTTTAAGTTGTTAATAATTGTTTCTTTCCATCACTAATATATAGGCTATTTATTGGAATTTCAGAAAATGAGATTATTTAGTTTTGCGGAATATAAATAAGATAGTATATAATCTATTTGAATATGGCACACATCAAGGGATATGATGAATTTGTGAACGAAGTATGGCACGGCAAGGAATACTTTGACTTCACGGCACTGGAGGACGCAAATCCGTCTGAAAGGCGGAGAGGCTGCACATATCTGCTCTCGGACGAAATGGATTTCGGCGGAAAGGACGGCAACTGGGGGAAAGTCGCCGTATATGTAAGAAATACGGATGAAGAGAAGAGGCTGAAGGAACTGTGCTACGGTCGTGGCATTATGCGCTTTAACGGTGGCGAGCAGATATACGATTTCGGGAAATGCGAAGTGGACGGATACGGGGAAACGATGACGCTATCCGAATTTGAGCGGATGCTTGACAGGATTGAAAGCAAACGCCCAGACAGAGTTCCGAGAAGTTACGACAGGATAAGGAGAGGAATGACCGAAAGCCGTGCTTCGCATAGGGCGGAAAGCAAGAGGATTGACGAAATGGCAAGTTCCAGCGGGGGCAAATATGAAGTCAAGACATTCCATTATCGTCCCGCTTGGAGAAAAGGCGACCTTGAGGATGAATATGTTTGCATCGACAGCAAGGTGTTCCCATCAAAGAAGCAAGCCGAAAATTATGTTCGGACGCAAGTTTCGGGCAAAAGGAATGTATCAAATCACGAATATCACGGCACTACCGAATGGGTCTATTTTACAGGCAAGACTTGGACGCACGAGAACACTGGGGAAAAATGCGAGGAATATTATATGTATCGTATGAAAGGCGTTTAACCTGCCCAATCGTTGCAAGACCAAATGGATAATTCCGAAATAAAAAAGCCCGAAGTGTTGTTCGGGCTTTTGTGTATGTGTTGCCACAAATCATTTCTCGTACCTGAACGAGCGCACGAGCAACGGCTCCGACGGGGAGATTGATGCGTACTTCTCCGTCGGGTGGTTGTTCATAATGACATTCATACCCCCGTTGGTATTGGAGTTGAGGTATTCCATAAGTTCCCTGTCGTCGATAGTCCTTATGCACTTGCCCCCGTAGTAGAACTTCAGGCTCTCTGGTGTCCATTCGAGCGCGTACTCCATAAAGTTGTCGGCTGGGTTCTTCGCATTGTGCCTCAACGCCCAGTGCCTGACCATATTCCACTTCGCGTTCGGGTCGTGCAGATTCGTCGTCAAGTCCCAGTACAGCAGAGCGTCCTTCGCAAAGCACTTCAAGTATCCCCCGCAGGAGTTAGTCCAAGCCTCGACCACATCTATCTCTGGGGGCCAAGACTGCCACGACCACATCCACAGACCGCACCACAGGTTCTTGCCCTTCGGGAACTTCGCCTCCCAAGCGTACCTGCCGAACTTGAACTCTGGGTTGTTCTTGGTCGAGGAGAGAAGCCCCATTCCGTATGACGGGCTGTACTGCACGCCATCTACCGTTACCGTGTTCGGGCGGTAGTCTATCCACAGGCGGAGCGTCCCGTCATCGTCAATGCCCACGCACTTCGAGTCGTACCAAGCCCAAGCCTTGTCCTTATGAAGATTCCCCCAGCGTTCCTGCGTCTGCCACTCGTATCCGCTCCAGTTTATGATTCTGTTGTTTTCCATCGGCGTTCCTATTTGAAATCACTCGGAATTATCCCTTTTATTCTTGTAAAAGTTCAATGGTCGCTTCACAGTTGTCCGTTCGTTCACCAGTTTTCTTGGGTCTTGCAAACGGTTTGCATACAACTCCACGACTGTTTTCGGCACTCCTTGCCGAATCATATTTCAAAATGTTTCTTGCTGCATTGATGTCCCTGTCGTGATGACAACCGCAGTTGCAACAAGTCCATTCCCTTACATTTAAGTTCTTTACACGCTTTTCAACATAACCGCAATCACTGCACATTTGGCTTGACGGATAAAACCTGTCAATCTTAATCAAGGTCTTGTCATTCCACAGGCACTTGTATTCAAGCGTCTGTATGAACTGATACCAATTACATTCTGATATTGCCTCTGATAACTTGTGATTCCTCATCATTCCTCTGATGTTCAAGTCCTCAACCTTTATAACATCATAGTTTCTAACAAGTTCATTGGTTATCTTATGTATGTAGTCAGTTTTGACATCTGTTATCTTTTGATAGATTCGGTTGCATTTCAACACTTGGTTTTCGTATCGTTTACTTCCGTGTATCTTTCTTGACAGATGTCGTTGGTTATGTTTGAGTTTGCGTTTTAATGCCCTAATTATACTCCTGTGGTTCTTATATTTCACCCCGTCACTTGTAATGACAAAATCCTTTATACCAATATCGAGTCCAGCCGAACGGTTTGTCTTTTTGCAAGGTTCATAGTCTTGCTTGACTGTTATGGTTATATGATAACGTCCTGCCTTGTTTTTTGAGATGGTTGCAAAGCATATCTTTCCTACAACCACACGCTCCATCACAATATCAATCCCGCTTTTTAGTTTCGGAATGTAAAGTTTGCCATCTTTTATTTTGAAGCATTGCTCCTGTGGTAGTTTGAACGATTGTTTGTCCCTTCTGTTCTTAAACTTCGGATAAGAACTTCTATGTTTATAAAAATTCTCGTATGCGGTGTGCATATTTCTCAAACTGCATTGCAAAGACTGCAAAGGAACAGCATTCAAGAACTCGAAACCTTCAGTCTTGCGAAGTAGTGTCAGTTTAGACTGTTGTACATTGTACGAATCACTTGTTTTGGATTCATTGTATTGGTTTTTCTTTTCATCAAGGAAATGATTGTACACAAGCCTGCAACAACCGAACACATTGGCAAGGTAAACCTGCTGCTCTCTGTTCGGATACAACCTGAACTTGTATGTGTAAACTCTTTCCATCCGATTGAAATACTATACTCTATTTATACAACTCACATTTTACAAGACTAAAAGGGATAATTCCGAAATCACTTAATTTCTTGATATGCGTGAAAAGAGTTTCGCAGAGCGCGGATGCCACGAAGTCATCGAAGCACATAATCCCGTCGTTGACTCTTTTCCTGCGCCTTGACAGATGGTCGGCAAAGTCGGACACCTGACGCTTTGACATAGAGCCAGCGGCATCCCTTACGCCTTTGGTTACATCCTTCCTCTTGACCTTGCCGTCCTGAACAGCCTTGACAAGTTGAAAGAACCTTTGTTGCTTTTTGCTTTTGCTCGGCATATCGTTTCTCCCGTATTCTATCTCAATGTCGCGAGTTTCACCATAACCTCCTGCGCCTGAAATGTGCAGGTAAATGTCTTCATATCAATCGTGTTGCTCGAATAGTTGAAGTCTATGCCGTCTATCGCCGTGAAGATTATGTTCCTGAAGCCTATGTCGAAGAGTTCATAGCCGTCCGCGTCGAATATCCGCACGAACGGTATGCCCGGAAGGACGGAGTGCTGTGCCGACTTGTAGTAGTAGTCATAGAGCGACCGCCAGAGGAAGTAGTTTATGTGCCCGTCATACAACTGGTTTGTAATCGTGAGCGTCTTGCCCTGCGTTGACTCTGGTGTCTGGGACGAGCGGAATATCCTGTCGTACGGTGTCCGCCTGTCCGACTGCCTCGCCACATCGAACTGTACGCCTTCGAGGTTGAAACTCTGTATGCCGTAGTTGAGGAAGTCGATGCAACGGTCGATGCACCCTCCCGCTATCCTTGTCAGGTACGGGCTGTAGAGTTCCTCGATTTCCTTCGGTATGAGCGTTTTCGAGAAGAAGAACTCGAACTGGTTGTTCCTTGCTGGAAGAAGCATAGTCCTGTCGTGTTTTTATTTGAGGTTCGATTCGGTTGAGAGTTTGTCAACATACCCGAACAAAGTCCGAAGCATCTTGTCGATGTCAAGCAGGTCGTATCTCAACTTGCTCAACGGGGCGTGGGTGTCGATGTCTGGGCGGAGGGCGTTCTCTATGAATTGTTGCATATGCTTTGTGGCATCAGCCATTTCATCTCTCAATAACTTGCCATTCTCGTTCTCTTTGATTGAATTGAATCCAATGCTAATAGTATGCTGTTCCTCCGAACTGACATTCGAGAATGTGTATGTATGCACTGGTTGTGGAAGTTTCTCACCGTCAATTATCATATTTTCTATGAAGTAGTTTGTGTTCGGTATAAATGCGAATGTGACGGTCGAGCCGACTGGGACATATACACCGTGTTCTTCCCCCTCTGGTGTCGGGTACACATTTCCACACTCCTTGTTGTATTCAACTCCTATGAACACTTTTTCTTCTGTCGGTGCAGCGGTAATATCAGTAGCCATAACTTTAAATCATTATATTCTATATTATTTATAAATGTCAGGAAAAAAGAAAAGCCGCCCCGAACGGAACGGCTTTTTTGGTGTGTTGCCGAAGGGTTAAATCAAGCCCTGTTCGTCGAACAGCAAGTTCATTGCCTTCAACGGTGATACCAGACTATACAGAACCTTGCGAGCCTTTACGGTGTCGCCAGTCGCAATGTAGTTGAAGACAGCCTTGTATGTGTCGCCCATCTTGCTTATGGTTTCCTGCAAGGTTTCGATAATCTTCCCGCTCTCGCCTGAAACTTCGGTGTTCGATACGCGGAAGTCGCTCGGTTTCCAAGACTTTTCAATCATTGAGCCTAATGATATGTAATTCTCGCCGTCGTTGTAGTAGATTTCATTCAAGTCGGTATCATACTCTTTGGCAAGGTACAACTTGTCGGCACTCATAATTGACTTTCCGTCAATCGTGACGCTGCACTCCGTAAGGTTTGCTATAAAATAGCCATTCTCCTGCTCGCCAGAAATAACGCCTTTCGCCGTGATTGACAGTGTGCCGTCCTTTTCGCTTGTGCTCTTTCCTGTAATTTCTAAAACTCTCATATTGATAATTGTTATATTATATTTGTTTCATCGCGCGGGCATATCGCCCCGCACATATTATTTATATTTCGGGACTTTCTGAAATTCCTATCTATTAACTATATATTAGTTATGGAAAGGAACACACGGAATATGGAAACGACAAAGTATGTGATAGTCAGGGAGGACGGCTTCTTCTACTGGAAGAACAAGAGCACATCCTCGTCATACGGCTACGAGAAGGAGTTTGCAAAAGCCTACCTGTTCGACACGGAGGCTGGTGCGAAGAAGAGGTTGTTCACGGCACGCCCGATGAGCGCGGAAGTCCGCGAGGTAAGGGTTGTGCTTGATACTGGTGGCATAAACGGATAACGATATGGAAGAAAGGAAATTCGCGAAGGAAATGGTCGAGAGGCTTATCGAATGCGATATGCTCAATTTCGTCATAGTAAGCACAATATCGGCAGATGCGCTTTTGTGCGCAAAGGACTGCGAGGAGAGCATCAAAGCCCTTACGGAACTCGAAGGCGTAATATCGGAGATGGACTGCAAGGACAAGTACCTGCCATATATCAGGGACGGGCTTGACATTTGCAGGCGCGACTTGGAGATGTTCAGGAAAATGGAAACGAAGGAGGGCGAGCAATGATACGGAATGTGGTGATAAGGGACAACACGAGGCTACCGTACCAGTATGCGAAGGACTTGCCTGCGTTCGCGAACGGCAAGGAATATAAGTTCAAGGACGGTGTGAATGTGATTGTCGGGAAGAACGGTTGTGGCAAGTCAACATTTTTTAAAACGCTGAAGGCATACCTTATGGTCGCACACGACGAGTGCGGTGCGAAGGACGGCGAGTTCTCAAGGACGGTTGACAGGCTTCGGTCAAAATGGCAGACGCTTGACACGGAGGACATACTTCTTGACGGCGTTGATGTCTATGCCGACTACCGCAGGAATGTGTTTGCCTTCACGCCCCGTTCCGAGAGGAATGATGATTACATATTTTCTTCGTTCAAGAGTTTCGGGGACACGGTGAACCTTATGCACGCTTCGAGCGGGGAGCAGACGGCATCGGCACTTTCATCGCTCTTCAGCCTTATGTTCTCGAAGGACGCGAAGTTGAAGTTCGACTACGAGAACGAAATCAAGAACGAGGACTACCAGAAGTATGTGGCGGAACACCGAGTGAAGTGCGAGCCGTCTTGGACTGTGCTTATGGACGAGCCAGACAGTTCTATGGACATAGGCAACGCAGAGCAGGTGTACGGCATACTCTCGCAGAGGAAGGAGAACACCCAGATAATAGCGGTTGTCCATAACCCCCTGCTCATATACAAGTTGTCAACGCTCGAAGATGTGAACATAATAGAGATGAGCGATAACTATGTAAGGAAGGTTCGCTCTATGGTTGACAAGTTCTTATCGAGATAGGATTATGGACAAGGAGAATAAAGAATACGGCTTCATAAACATTTATGTTGACACGGACAAGACCTTGTACGATGGCTTCACGGAACTCAACAGGTTGTTCGATGACTTCGAGAACATCGGCAGGGTGCTTGCCGAAATCGCCGACGGCTGGCGGGGACGGATTGACACCCTTCCGAAATGCGCGAGGGAGGATGCGCTTTTGTTCATCGCGAGGTACGACAACTTCCTGAAGGAAGTCGCGGACGAACGGACAAGGCTCGGCAACCTTGTCGTGCTCGACAGGATTAAGAAGTCTTGGGATATGCGCTATCGGAAAGATAACGGGGAGAAAACTGAAATCGCAATAGATTAACTATATATTAGTGTTGGAAAGGAAACAATTAAAAAACTAAAAGATATGGAACGAATACCAATCATCATTACATCAAGGGGCGAGATACTGAAGCCCGAAAGCGCGGTCGCCAATGACAGCAACCCGAATGTCAAGATGATAGACACCGTGTACCGCCGCGTCGGTGATGCACCGAACAGCACCAAGAAGCACAGGTTCTACTATCGGAAGAACGCTGGGTACTACCTCGCCACCAACCTCGACAAGACGCACGATGCCCTCTACTTCATAGGGGAGGGGTGCGAGACGCTTACCGACCTCTATGCGCAGTACAGGAGGTTGCAGGAGGTTGCACGGGGCGTTGCCGAACGGACTGACGAGAGGGAGAGAAAGATGTTCGATATGGCTACGGAGAGATACCGCAGACACAGGATACAGCAACCGCAGGTCGATGACGCGAACTATCGTCTGACCAATTCGCTGTTCGGTGGCTGTCTTGGAAACAAAGGCAAGGAGGAAGGCGTATGTTAGTTGACTTGACGGTAAACCCAGAGGAGATAAAGTCCCTCCGCGAAATGTATGAGAAGTACGGCGACACCATACCGCCAGAGAAGTTCTACCCGTTCATCAGCGATAATGATGAAGTAAGGGCTTTCTGCCACCCGCACAAGGGCTGCTACATCGCCTGCGAGTACAACTCCCAGCCGAGTGCGAACACTTTTGTCGAGACAATCGGCAGGAGCATAACCGATATGGGCTACCTTACCCACGAGGACAACCCGTCTATGATTGAGGACGAGAACGGGGAGTGGATACCCAACCCGAAGCACTTTGAGCAGTGGGGCGTGTGCGATAATGTACAGCAGGTTCTCGACAAGTGGGGCGACATACTCGAAAGCGACACCCATAAGTATTTCATCTGGTTCTCGCCTGTGTTTCAGGACAAGGAGAACGCTTGGCAGGGAGGTGGCTGGCGTTGGCACAAGTGGGGCGAGTACATCGGCACTCTCGAACCGAGGTGCGAGTACCTCGACGATGAGGACTTTCCAGACGACTGGCAGGGCTATGTGCTTTGCTACCACATATTCAGGATTGATGCAAAGGGAAGGAAATAAACAAGGCGCAATATAATGAAAACGAAGTACAATCTCATAGTCGGAAGTCTTGAAACGGTGGTCTTTGAGGGCTATTTTCGGAAAGACAGGCAGGGAGGACAGGATTGCTGGTGGTGCAACAAGACTGGAGTCGGATATGACCAGAACGGTGAGCAGACAAGGGCAATCTTTGCTTCGTGGGTGAAACCTATAAAAATTTCCAAACAAGTCTTCGACGGTCTGGTTGACAGCATAAGCAAGGTGAAGAAACTCAAAGACATCTACATAACATCGGCGCGTGCAATATCCAATGCTGAACTGAAGGGGATGGAAATCAAGATGACCAAGTGAATATCAGGGCTGTGTGCTGCGCTACCACATATTCAGGATTGATTAAAGGACGCATTTTTACTAAATAATCTTCAGCCCGACTGCGCCTGCGGTTGGGTTGATTTTTTTTATTCGCCCCGTGGAAATATAAATAAGTTATATATAATTGAATTGGATATGACACACATAATGAACTTCAGCGAATACACAGCACCAGCGGGCGCGATAACCGAATCCCTTACGCAGAGGTCTGCAAAGATGAGGTTCGACAGGGCAATGGACGGATTGAAGCATTCTCTTGAGAAGGGTGATACGAATATGTTTGACAAGGCAATCGGTAGTTTTTCGGATTTGCTTGAAGATGTTTATGAAACGAAATGCAAGAAGATTGACTGCTTCATAAAAGTTTATTTTGGCTGGCACGAAGACGAGCATATATATAATGTCGGCAGCAAACCTCATCGTATCGACACTATTGTGTTTGATACATATCCAGTAACGGATTTCAATACCCTCACGACAAAAAGTTACAATGGCGATGATGTTGCGCCAAAGATTTATTTCTGGTTTGAGTGGCGGGGTGGCGAATATCTATTTCAGGTTAAATCGGACATCAGATGTGACAAGGACAAGCCAGAAGTTCTTTTTGACAGCATAACGGAGCAGTTCGACAGGATTGTATATGAAAGGACGAAAATAGAACTCATACCCGCACAAAGACCGTCGAAAAATTACAAAACGCCAAAGAAAGACAGGCTTCCGCAAAAGTTCTATGACATACTGGCAAGACTCGACAGCATTCCTAACAAGAGTTACTGGACGGAAGTGTTCGACTATGCGTACAAGCACCCCAATCGCAACGGGATTACTTGCGTCAGGGTTGACAATATGCTCACATATTATAACTGTAAGAAAAACGAATATGCCACGGATATGTGGTTCGACGGCGGTATGACACCTTCTGACAGAAGGCACACCGTCTGGGTAAAGAAGAACGGAAAGTACAACATACTCGATTTAACCGACGGCAGGCTCGTCCTTAAAAATTGGGTGGAATACGCCAGCGATGGCTATAAGGGCGACACCCCTACATATTTTATATGCGACCCAGTAAGCACCAACCAGTATGAGATTGACGAGAACGGTCACAAGTTAATGCAGTACGACACGACAAAAAAGTGGACGGTTAGTTTTCCGAAACGCAGTTAGCCCGCCGACCAGAAAAAAAAAGAACATCCCCCTCGTTTGTTCATAAGCGAAGGGGGATGTTTGTTTTATGCCTGTTGCGGTTATTTCAACTTTCCTTCTTTAAGCAAGTTGAGTATGTAGTCATAAATCTTCTTGCTGAACTCCTGCTTCTTGTCGTAGTCTATGTCGCAGTAAACTTCGGCGTGAGGGCAATACTTGCGGTATCTCGACACCGACCTCCAATCGCTGTACGGTATTATGCCTTCCTCGTCGGTGCTGTCCCCGCCGACATAATAGGTAATGCCGTCGGCGTTAAGCCCCTTCAGTCCGCCAGTCCAGAAATAACATTCGACATCGTTCAGCGAAATGCCAGAATAGAAATTGCTGGTGTCATAAAGACCGTTGGACTTCAATATCGCTACCGCATTTTTGGCAACCCAGCCAACATAGTCCGTCACACCGACCATATTGTATCTCTTGAGCGTTTCCTCCCCGAACGCACCAGCCGCCTTTGCTTGCTCGGTTTCAGTTTTTATCAGTTTGATAAACTGACTTTCGACATCCTTGAAAAAATCTTCCTGATGACATTTTTGTTGCTTGTAGCAGTCAATGTACCCTGTAACGGAAACCGTATGTCCAGAAAGCATATAAGTGCTTGAGGTTTTTTCCAGCCCGCACCACTCAAAGCGAAATGTAATGGACGGAACTTTATGGTTCTTATCATCATAAACTGTCCAGCCGTTTGTCGTATAATAATTGAAATTGCATATCGGAGAAGCACTGAACGAATTAAGGGTCGTACCGGGTTGCTTGATGATATTTCCTTTGCTGTTGAACTCATACTCCCTTGTCCAGAAAAATGTTTTAATGCTCCACTTGCATTCCCTCTCGTTACGCACCTCTCCGTACAAGTCCTCAAGGAACTTCGAGAGAGCCTCCATAGACGAGACGAACATATCCTTGTCACCTTTCACGAGGGAATCCCTGAACATCCTGAACGCCTTGTTGAACCTTATCATCGCAGACCTCTGCGTAAGGGATTCGGTTATCGCGCCCGCTGGCGATGTATATTCGCTGAAGTTCATTATGTGTGTCATATCCAGTCTGGTTATATATAACTTATTTATATTTCATATCGCCCGTGCTGTCATTTTTTCGCTGGTCGTGCCATCTTTTCGAGAAACGACTTCTGGGCATCGGCTATCGTCCCGTTGGTGAATGTGTTGCTCTCGTCGCACAATACCCAGTGAAACCTGTTGTAGTTTATGGCGTAGCAGTATATCATATTCTTCATATCGTACTTGTGTATCGCACCCGTCAGGTTCACTTTCTTGAGGGCGGGGACCACCGTCTCCTTTATGCAGTCCTTTACGAAGTCCTGCTTGGGAGCGTCCGCGATGTCGGGATACTTCTCTATCTCCGATGAAATCTTCCCAGCGAACATCTCGAATATGTACTCGCCCAACTGCCACCTTATCTTCTGGGGTATGTAGTGCCAAGCCAGCCCGTACACGACTGTCGGGTCGGCATCATCGCACGCGCCGAAGCAAAGTATGTACGGGCGCGTATCGTATAGTTTTTTGCTGTCTTTCTTGTATCCGAGCACATAGAGTTTGCCCGGTAGCAAAATGCCCTTATTCGGCGGATAATTGGCTTGTATGTCCTTCCAGAGCACAGCCCCTATCATCTGCGGGTTCTTGTACTCCTTGAAAAGTTTTTCCACGCTCTCCCTTATGCTGTAGTTCTTCATACCGTTAGTACGACTGCTTTGACATCAGGTAATTTGTTATCCCGCATACCTCGTCTTCCGTGAACATAGTCATAATCGCGTGCATATCCCGCATAGCGTCTATGCCCGTCACGCCTTTGTACAGGTCGCATATCTCGTTCCATACCCGACCAGCGTTCTTCATATCCCCGCCAGCGTAGTATGTCTTTGCGCGTTTAGCCAGTTCAACACCGCGCCTTTTTGTGTCCGAAGCAGACATATTCGCGCCTGCCATCTCGTCAACTCTCTTAATGTGTGCCATATTCAATCAAATTATATATATCCTACATATATCGTTAAATTCAAATGCATCTTGACCTTATGCTACGGCTTGGGCGGTACGAGCGGCGAATTGTCTGGATTTACCCAAACGGGTTCTTGTGTCTTTACAACTTGTTCTTTGCTCATATCTTCGTGCGGTGCATACACCCTTGTAATTCTTCTTATATAGCCAGTAAGCCATTCATTGTGTTCGCTAATACCACTGCACTCCAAGTTTTCATCAAAATCATTATAAAAGCACATAGTATTTCTGTCATACATAAATGCAACACCAAACCTGTTGCGGGTGTCAACCGTTGTAATGCTCTCGTCTGTCCGATTGCGTTCGGTGGTTGCATTTTCAATCACCAATACCGCGCCGTCCACAAGATACGGTTCTATGCTTTCCCTTTGCCCCTTTACGCGCGGGGTTGCGCTTGCCATTTCGTTTATTCTTTTAATGTGTACCATAACAAATCGAATTATATACAACTTATTTATATTTATAGCCTATGTCGTGAAGAAGTAACTTACACTGCTTCTCGACTGCTTGATTTCCTCCTTGATGTCCTGAAGTTCCGCCTCGCCCCAAGATGTATAGACGCTCGTGTTAATCTGCACATTGCCCGGCAGCGAAAAACTGAATGTCGAGAGCAACCTCTCTATCTGCCTCATACATTGTGCGCAGACATAGCGGAAGAACAGGTCGTCCTGAAACAACTGGCAGTCCTCTATCGTGGTGAGGACTTCAAAGACCACAGCCCTTGTCGGGAGTTCGCCCCCGAAGCGAACCTTGTGCGTGAGGCGGTTGTACGAGAATGTGTGCATCTCCTGTAGCATTGAACGAGCCATATCGTAGTAACTCAAGTTGCAAGTCCACCACAGCAGGGTGTCTGCTGACTGACCTACCCCAGAGTAGTACATCTGGGACGAGAACATACGCCTTACGCCGAAGTCTATGTTGTCGGCATCGACATTGAACATACCGCCCCAGCCAGCCTCACCGCTGAACTTGCCAATCTGATAGACACGGATTACGCTGAACACATTGTCGGGCATAACTATCACGCCCCTGTCCGTCTTGGTCGCATCCTTCCTTATCGCGTTCCCGTCCATATTGCCCCTGTTGGTGAGTCCGAGCCTGAACTCGTCGCTGTGCAACACCTTCGGGTCGCACGCTATGTACTGCTCCTCCACCGAGTCGTCATAGTGGTTGTAGAACCACTTTTTGCTCTCGTCCGTTATGAGGGCTATGCTCGGCACTGGCAGGGTGAAGGGCATCTGGCAGTTAAGCGTCATATACTTCTGCACCCGCCCGATGAACTCGTTGAGGCACTCCTGCTGCTCTATGTTTCCGCAATCAAAAGCCATACTATAAGATTTCTATTATTATCCTTCCGTTTACGCACTCGGTGAACCAGACGGTAAGCCTGTTCTGGTCGATATGCTCGACCTCGCCTTCCGCTGGGACGCTTCCTCCCCCGAATATCGACACCCTTGTTCCGAGCGCACGGACTTCACCGTTGGCGTGGGTTGTGAGGTGGAGGTTGAGGTCGTGCTTCACATCCCAGAAGTATCTTTTCCTCTCCCCGTCATACGAGCAGGAATACTCGCCTTCATATCTTGTCTTTCCCGCGCTCCTGTCAACCTTGCCCTTTATCTCCATAGTGGCATCCGCCATATTGGTCGATTCAAGCCCCGACTTCGAGTTGTCGTACTCTATGTGCTCTGGTCTGACCTTGTGGCTTATGACGGGCGTGTCGTTCCCGTCGTCAAGCATAGTGTTCTTCCTTACCGTCCCGATTGGAACGCACTTGACGACCTGCACGGAGCCTTGCTCGACCTCATCGTCGTCCTTGAACTTGAACATCACGGTCGCGGTAAGCACCGAAGGCACGAGTTCCCTCGTCTCGTAGTCCTCGAAGCATATCCTTATCGCGCCCTTGTTGCTCACGCCCGCATTCGTGGTGAACACCATATCATCAAGTATGAAGTCCCCCTTCCCGTCAAGCCCGAACTCAAGCACGCACCCGTCCTCGCTCTCCGTGAGTATTATGAGTTCGGTGGTTTCGCCAGAGCGGACTATGTTGGGCGAGCCGTTCGCACGCATAACGAGTTTCGGTATGGTTGTCGGCACGGGTTCAGTCCCGCTTCCACTTCCGCTTGACGAGCCTCCGCCTCCGCCAGCGATATTGAGCGTTACCCCTATGTGCTCGGAGTATTCGAGGGGGACGGTTATGAACGGGGTGGAGCAGTTTTCGGACACCACCCTTATCCTTCCGTTCTCAAGGAATATGCTGTCCTCGTCAACATCGAACATCGGGGAGTTCGAGCCGAACATTATGTCGTTGAAGTTGTCCGCATTGATACGGAGCATCTCCCCGTCGAACTTGCCTTGCAGGAACTCGATGGGGTTGGTGTCCTCCGTCCCGCGGCTGTCGAACCAGTACACATTGCACCCGAATATGTTCTCTATGGTCACATTCACATAGTCGAGCCTGTCCGTATCGACAAGGTTTCCCTCCTTGTCGATGAGGTATATCGTCTGGCACGCCCTTACGCCCTGCCAGATGTCTATCCCGCACTTTGTGACCGCAGTGTAGCCAGTGCAAGCCTGACCGTTGCAGGACTTCAGGTACGGGTTGGTGTTCTGCACGGTCTGCTGGACGACATTGGTCGTCGTCGTATAGACCGTGCTTCCGCTCATCATATTCGGTGTCACTATGATTGCCATATAAAGTCCGTTCAATTATACTATATATAACTTATTTATATGTCGGTGTTCCGACAGGCACAGGAAAAAGCAAGCCCGCACTTGGGAGGCACGGGCTTGCAAAAAGAATATAAATCAATTAAAATGGAACGCTTGTCAGTTCGTCTCGATGTCGGTGCATTCGTCCTTCGGGAATATCTCCTCCGCGTCAATGCCGAACCACTCACAGACATCATCAAAATTAGTTATGCAGATTGCGCCCCCGCCAACCATAGTGCAGGGAAGCGGGTGGTCGGCAAGATAATTCAAGCCGAGCATTTCGGCAAACTCCTGTATGCAGTCCCTGCGTATCCACACCGCAAGGTGAAGGCTCTCACCCACAAGTTCGCCGTTTATTATCATCCTGTGGAGGTTGCACCACTTCGCTTGGAATATGTAGCCGTTGCTATAAAAGTCCGTAAGTTCACTTCTTGTCATATATCGTATCCTTTACATAAATGCCATCCTCTTTTGCCTCCGTGTTTTCCAGCACCCACAGCATCGCATTGCACAGTGCCTCCGTGAGCGATTCGCCGTCGAACGATACGAGGAACTCATATTCAATGAGCACAGCCTTGCCGTCATCTGGAACTTCCATCGCAATCGGGTAGAAGAACTCGTCGTCATAGACCTTCTTTGGCAGGAGGGCGAACAGGTTAGCCCCAGACCAGCAGGGTGCATACCTGTCCCCGCCGTTCTTCGCGTCATCCTCGTCATAGCACAGGGAGGCGCACCAGCCGCCGTCATTGAAATAGTCCTTGTAGTGCATATCCGCAGTGGACGGCTTCAAGCCAGCCTTCACGAGAGCGTCGCTCTGTTCCTTTGTCGTGTATAGTGCTTCATCTTTCATATCCTATATCTTAAATATACTGTCCCCGCAACGGCGTGCAATGTAGAAGTAGTGCAGGAAGTCATATCTCGGCTTGTCGCGATACTCTCCGTCCATATACAGGCACTCGTAGAATGTCTTGTATGTGCCGTCATTCACCTTGCAGATGTTCAATACATACCAGTCCCTGCTGTTGCAGGTCTTGCCCCCGCACAGCGAAAGCGTCTTCGCCTTCTCCATTGCACTTCCGATGTCGTCCGTGAGCCAGCACTCTCCCACCTCGCTATCGACCACGCAATACTTGTAGTTCGGGTTGACGCGCTCCGCAGACCTGTACGCCACCGTCTCGGCATACGATTTTACGGCTTCGCTTTCCGTGTCCGCCGTGTATATCTTCTTCGCTGTAACCTTCGGGGGCGTGTACGGCTGCCTGCCGAACAGTTCCCTTATGACTGGGAGTTTCTCCGCGAGCATCTCGGCATCCGTCATTATCGGGTTGCCCTCGTCGTCATACTCCTCGACCTTCTCGTCCGATATGTGGTACTCGCTGTATGCCTGCGCGAAGTCATAGACCTCCGCGATAGCACCGAGCATCTTCTCGTCAATCAGGTAGTATTTTTTCCTTTCAGCCATTAGTTGTTGTTTCCTTTCCAACACTAATATATTGGCTATTTATTATAATTTCAGAAAAATCCCTAAATTTCTATGATTGCATTTCTGGAAAATCCGTTCTTGATATGCTCCCCGTACCCGACATAGCCGAGTTGGTTGGACACGACCTTCGTGTTGCCGACCGTTACATCTATGTTCCTGTGGGAGTGCCCGTACACCCACCAGTCCGCACCGAGTTCGGCAATCATATCGGTAAGGTCTGCCGTGAAAGCCCCGTTTATCGTGCTCCCCTTGAACTCCTCCGCAGTGCAGAGGGGCGTAGGGACGTGGTGCGTGAGTATTATCTTCGTTCTTGCCGTGCTTTCCCTGACGGCATTCTCTATGAACTTCACGCACTTCTCGTGCTCGGCATTGAAGTTCTCGGCTGTAAGCCTGTGGTTGCCGTACATTATGCGGTAGAAGTCGTTTACGCTCCTCTCCGTCATATACGCCTTGTCATCGTCTATGTGCGCCCAGAGCGTAGATACTATGACATCGGCGTTTCCGAGATGCGCCACACCGTTGTAGTATGCGGTTACATTCGGTCTTATCTGCTTCGCATACCCGTCCTTCATCGCCGAGAGGTCGTAGTAGCCGTAGAAGTCGTGGTTGCCGAAGCACACCACCACCTCCCTGTAGTTCTCGCTCGCCCAGTCCCAGAACTCGTGCTTCGAGTAGTAGTCCTGATTTGACATCGGGTTGTCGAGGTATGCCGTGTCGCCCGCAATGAGAAGCACATCGCCCGCAACTTCGAGCGGGTTGTCCTTTATGTATGCCGAGTTCGTCTTAAACTCCAAGTGCAGGTCGCTCACATACTGTATCTTCCTTATTTCGCTTTCCATCATATTGACTAATTGCAAAGCCAGTCTATTGCTTCGTTTATTGTTTCTTTCCAGTTATCAATGTTAATTTTATCTTTATATTCACCACCCAACGGCGCACGCACACTTAATCTGTAAGTATTCATTTCATCTTCCGTTCCACCTTTTATAAATTCGACAACAAAACTCCCAGCCTGACCTCCGAATTTGTCTTTATATCCTTTATAACTTACGACAAACGCATTATAGGATTTTGTATCATAACTTCTTTTTCCATTTAATAATTCAATTTCAAACTTCGGGTATCGTTTTTCAATATAGGATTTTGCGTAGTTAAGTATATCCGTATCGCTGAATCCATATTCTTTCTTATTAGGTGATTTTTCTGCCCAACAGCAATATAAGCAATTTGTATTTTCTTTTCCGTGTATATTTGTGAAATCGTTTATAATGTTTTCCAATCCTTTATAACTTGACCATTCGTATCCGTGTTTAATATAATATTCCATATCCTTATATTCGTGATGAAAGCACTGATATACTTTCTTTCCTTTGAATGCTATGTTATTGGATATTTCGGTATCAATATACAGTTCTGTATTCAAATCAAGTTCGTGCAACATATTTTGAAATGACTCATATACTTTCTCAATATCATTTTCTTTATTATCAAACAATAATACTAATTCTACCCAACCGCAGGAAGGTGAACAGTCAGCAACACATTTATATTTTTCTAATATTTTTTTAACTTTTGGTCTTTTCATTATTTTTCGTACACCATCCAATCCTAATTGCACAGGACGAAAGTCATTTGTGTTATCTGACGGCATATCGTTAAAAATTCGTATATTTGCATCAACGGGTTTATTTTCGTTTAATGTTCTCTTGTTGTCGATATTATGGTTTTCGTTGATGAAGTCATCTATCCTTTTAATGCGTATCATAATAATTCAAATATATACTGATTTATTTATATCTACAATACCAAAAATGTATCAAGTTTAGAATATTCTTTCAATAAGCCGTTGTGCAACAGCCTTCACTACTGGTACAGCCACGGTGTTGCCGAGCAGGTCGTAGCCGTCGTTCTCCCCGACATCGAACTTGAAGTCGTCTGGGTATCCGAACAGCCGAAGGCACTCCCGAAGGGTGAGTCTCCGTATCCCGTTCCCGTCTGGGACGAATATGCTCCGCGTGTCCGTTGCCGTGAGTGTGGGGGCAGTCCCGTTCGGGTTGAGTATCTCGTTGACCTCGAACGAGAGTTTGCCAGCCACTATGTTGTAGCCCTTCTCCTTTTCCGTGTCATACTCCCTTCTTGTCGTGGTCACTTCCCTTCCGTCTGGCGCGGTCGCTGTTTCCGCCACGAGCCTCTTCGGATGCTCGTACCTCATATAGCCCTTCTCCGTAAGGTCGGCGAGCATTTCAGAAAGGTTCTCGTCGTCGAAGAATGTCCGTATCTGCTTTTCGGTCAGGGGCATACCGTCCATCGGTTCTACACCAGCCTCGTCAGCCCACTTGTCCTTTCTCCTCTGCGTCATAATCGCACCGAGAAGTTCCTTCTGCCTTGCTGACACGCTCCCCTTTATCTCCAAGTCCCAACTGTGTATGTTGTCCTTTCCGCCCCGCCTGTCCTTTACCGACTTGCCAGCGAGTTCGGCAATCGGGTACTTTTCGAGAAGCCTCCTCGTGAACGGGGTGTCAACGCAGGGAAGCCCGCTTTCGAGTATGTCGGAGAGTCGTGAACGCCTTTTCGGGAATATGAACATATCGGGGCAACCAGCCTTCGATATGTCAGCCCTCGCACCCGCTATGTATGTGCGCCTCCTTTCCTGCGGTACGCCGAAGTCCGAAGCGTTCAGCACCCGCCACGACACCGCGTAGCCGAGTGCCTTCAGGTTGCCGAGTATTATGGAGAGCGTCCGTCCGCCGTCGTGGTTCGCAAGCCCCTCGACATTTTCAAGCACGAACCCTCTCGGCTTCTTCTCCCGAAGTATCCTTTCTATGTGGAAGAACATAGTCCCCCTCGTGTCGGCGAACCCGTCCCGATTGCCCGCCGAAGAGAACGGCTGGCAGGGGAAGCCCGCGCAGAGTATGTCGAAGTCGGGTATGCTCTCGGCTGGTATCTCGGTTATGTCGCCTGCCACCGTTTCGTTCGGGTGGTTCTGCAACAGCACATCGACCGCATACGGCTTGATTTCGGATGTAAGCACGCACTCGGAGGCAAGCCCCCTCTCCGAGAGTGCCTGCTCCGTTCCGAGCCTTATTCCGCCCATTCCAGCGAAAAGGTCTATGAGCCTAATTGTCTGTTTCATCAGTTCCCCTTATTTCCTTGAAGCGTTCGCCCACGCCCTTGCACCATTCTGGGACATATACCATCCCGTCCCTGTGTTCGAGCACATCAGCCGATATGACTGGTATTGATATGAACACCCCAAGTATGTCGTTGCAACTGTTGTATATCTCTTCGAGTATGTCCCCCTGCTCCGCCATCTGACCAGTCGATACATCAAGCGTGCGGTAGAGGTCTGCGACCTCCTGCAAGAGTTCCCTCTCTATGAATGTCCCCCTCATCGCCGTGAGCATAACCGTAACCTCGTCGTCGCTCGGCTTGTCGGAGTACACGAGGTCTCGGACTTCTTTCAGGGCATCGCCCTTCCTGTATCGGTACATCACCGCTTCTGGGTTGAGTTCCTTGAGTGCCATCAAGCCTTCGTCCTCAATCGGGAGGGACGGGAGATATTTCTTTTCCAGCCTCTTCCACATTCTCTGCTGGCACTCCTCTGGGAAGCCGACGCAATCGAACAGGGTGACCTCCCTGTAATGCCCCATCGTATAGATTTCAATGTCTGCCATAATCCGTATAGTTCTGTTAACGAATTATTTATACGGGGGTGCGCTATATTATGTCGTCCAAGCGTACCTTGTTGTCGCTTTCGAGTTGGCGTATCCGAGCCTTCAGCCTCTTTATCTCCGCCTCCGCCTCCGCCTTCTTCTGCTTTTTCTTTTCCCTGTCGATGAGGTACTTGTCCAAGCCGTTGTGTATCCTCTCATAGTATTCCTCGTCCGTTTCCGCCTCATACCTGATTGCCACAAATTCGTTGTCCTCGTATCCGTACCACTTCTGCAAGATTTCCGTCCACCCCTCCGCTTTCAACTTCTGCAAGTTCGCAGTAACGGTATCAATATCACCAAATATGAAGTCCTCATCAACTACCTTTCTGCGCTCGACCAACTTGCCTCTTTCCAATTCCTTAAAGCCGTTGTCCCTTGCATATTCTTCGAGGGAGCATACCACATCTTCGTAAGTCCAGTCGCTTACATAATCTTCATCATAAAGGTCAGATTTTTCATTTCGGCAAATGCGCCAAAGTTCATTTGCAACATTTATAATCCTTTCGTCCATATCTTTAAGTCCTAATGTTTCCTTCCGACACTAATATATAGGCTATTTATTATAATTTCAGAAAAAATCCGACTACTCCCCCGAATTGAAGCCGTCCACATTCTCATAGTCGGCAAGCCTGTACGGTATGGCGAAGTAAACACAGTGCTTGACGAGAGCCGTGTCCCGTGCGTCCTCGAAACTGTAGAATATCCTTCCAGTCCAGTGGTATATCGCCACATTATCATAGAAAGAGTCGAGTTTGAGAAGCCCGTACTTCCATTGCCCGTCCCACCATTTGCATACATTGTATTCCAACGCCCTGCCTTTGTGCAGACCGAGCAGCGGTGCATATCCGTTGTCATCATTACGCTCCATATCAGTATGCCCCTTTCATTGTAGTATTGGCGTATGTGTCCTTGTCCGCCTCCAATGCAAGCCCCCTTTCGATAAGCCCGTGCCAGTCGAAGTGGTGTGCGTTGAGGAAGTCGATGTAGCGGGCGATGTCCGAAATGGAGATATGGAAGTTGTCCCCGTATTCGGCGATAGAGCCGTTAAAGCAAATGCTGTCCGAAATTGACTGCACCTGCATAGTTTCCTCCTCCGTGAAGTTATGGATATTCATTGTGCGCAGGTACGGCTTGACCTCATCGAGCGGGATATGCCCGTTCACGATGAACGACCTTGTATCTATGTGTTCGAGCAGTTCGGCTGGCTTGCCTTCGCCGACATAGAGTTTCACCCCGTACATAAGCCTTCCCGTCAAGTCCGTTCCGAGCAACTCCTTCCTACGCCACTCACCGACTTCTACGAACTTGTAGTTCTCCGCATCCTTCATAGACAGGAAGCAGTACCCGCAACCGTTGTCCGTCTTGACCGTGTAGCAGTTGGCTTTCACATCGGGAACTTCCCTTCCGTCCGCAAGCAGCCTTGACCCGCAGACCTTGCCAATGCCTTCCACACTGTATTTCTCACCTTTCGGACTTGCAATTATGTCGCCCCTGTTGAACTCCGTCATATTGTTTCCTCCTTTATTTCCGTTGTCGTTATTTCAACTTCGCCCACAGGCTCGTAGCCCGGACATTTTTTACCACATTCATACAGATACTGCTCGTATCCGTTCCTGCACCACCTTGCACCGAGCGTCGCGATGCGTCCGCAGTGCCTGCAAGTTTCGATAAATTGCTTTTCCCTTGCCATAACTATATTATATTGGATTCAAGTATGTTCCTTAACTTCTCAATATCACTCTCCGTTATGCCCGTGTACGGGTTGGTCTGTACGAAATGCCCAGCCTGACGCATAAGCATATCGTCGTCATCGTCCACTATGGCGTACTGGTACTCGCCTATGCAGCCGTGAAGGTTGTCGGTGAGCCACTTGGCGATGGAGTTGCCACGCACAATCCAGTCGTGACCTATCTCGTAATGCACGGTGTAGCCGACAATCGGGAGCATAAGCCCCCTTTCCTTGAGCATCTTTTCCGTCCGTCCGTTGTCATCGCCCCACGAGGACGAAATGACCACCATACAATGAAGCGAGTTGAGCAACTTCACCTTTTCGGGGTCGATGAAGTCCCCGCCGTTCGCCCTGTCGCGAAGGTAGTCCTCCCCAGCGAGCACACCGTCAATGTCGAGGAACAGTATCTTCTTTTTTAATGTATTGGTCATAACTATTTTCCGTTCACATTGTTCTCATAAGCCGTGTAGCCGTTCCATTCCCCCTTATTGCAGTCGGGATAGGGGCAATGTGTAGTCCAAGAGTAGTATGTGCATACCCTTGTCCCTGCGCACCCGTAGTACGGGCATTTCTTCGCATCCCTTAAAACTTCGTCCATTGGCATATCACTTCCTTTTCTTCGTTTTCCTATACAGACCTTCATCAGCCTCCAGCGCAAGTCCGCGCTTGATAAGCCCTCGCCAGTCGAAGAGGCGTGAGTCCATCCACTCCTGATAGCGCATAACAGCCATCGGCACGAAGTTGACCGTGAACATCTCGAACGAGTTTATGTTCATCTCCACGCGCTTCTCCCCGTAGCCGTCGCCCCATATCGCTCCGTCTGGATTGACCGTGAAATACTTGCAACCGTCTGGGCAGTCGGTGACATAGTTTATGAGTTCGTTCCTCTCCTTCGCCGTCATATTCTTGGTCGGGCGCAAGTAAGGAATGATGCCGTCCGCCCTGTAGTAGCACTCCCCGTAGCGGAACTCGTCGCCGTTGACATTGACGGCGACGGCACTGAACAATCCCACTCGTGCGTCGTATGATATGATGTCCGCCTTCTCGTACTCGCGCACCGCGCCTTTCTCGGTCTGTCGGTAGCACGATGCCTTGACACCGTACGGTATCTTGGCGCACAGGTCTGTGACAAGCATCTTCCTTTCTTCTTCGGTTATCATAATCTTAAAATGTTTGTTGTTAAACCTATTCCTTGCTATATACTAATTTTCCTATTGGGCTTTTGCCGAACTTCACCTCATAGATTCGTCCAGTACCCATCTCGCCGTACCAGTCACGACAGGTCTTGATTCGTTCCAATGCTTCTTCCATAGTCTTGCAGTACACTGTTATCTCGGTGTCGGATTCGTCCACCGTGTTCTCTATGTAGTAGAACTTGCTGTAGTCGGTTGTTTTCTTTTCATTTTCCTTCTCGAATTTTTCCTGCAACTCCTTGAAGTCCGCCATCTCCTGTTCCGTGGCGTACTCATACTTGTTTATCTCGTCCTGTGTAAGGGCATAGTAAGTACCATCGGAATCAAAGCAAACCCAGTATTTTCCTGCGCTGTCATAGCCTTTCACCTTGAGCAGATGAAGATAGCCTGTTCCAAGCGTCCTGTCAATTATGATGTCGTCTGCGTGGAACATCTTGTCTGGGACTTTGGCGTTGGCTTCCGCGATGCTCCTTTTCTCCGCCTCCATAATCTTCGGCATCACCTCGTTGCGATGCTCCAACATCTTCCGCAGGACTTCCTTCGGGTCACAGCAGAATAATTCGCACACCACGCGGAATGTATCCGTCCTGTGCTTCTCGTACATATCTTCCAATATGTCGTCATCGTCCAATAGCCCCATATTTTCGGCAAGCGCGTATGCTGGGTGCAGCCTGCCCCAAGTTTTCGCCTGCTTCTTTATGATATTATTGGTAATCTCAACGGTTTCTTTAAGGTCAAGTTGTTTCTTTGTGTCACTATTGTCCTTCTCGAACTTTTCCTGCAATTCCCTGAACCGTATCTGTTCTTCCTTTGTGGCATAGCGGTATTTTTTCAATTCGCTTGGCGGGACTACAAACGGAATGCCGTTGTAGCCGTAACAAACATCAAAGTGCTTGTACTTGAACATATTCCTGTTCTCCTCGTCCGCCGTGTTCTCGACTATTATGTCCCCGTCCTTGAACAAATGCTCCTGCCAGTTCTTCCAACTCTTGTATGTGTGGGACGGAAACAGCATACATTCCGAATATTCAATCTCGTTGTCCTCGTACACAGTTCCCGCTGGCTGTCCGATTTCGTTGAACTTATACACAGTGTCACCGCATTTGTTGTGCTTCGAGTCTGGCTTTGAACCCCTTACGAAGATAAAGTTCCGCGAGCACTCCAAAAACTCGCAGTATCCGTACAACGGACTGTAGAGCCTCGTATATACTGGGCAGTTCCTTAAAAAATCAATTATTCTTACTTGTTTCATATTATGTGAAATTTTTAGTTATAAGCCGTAGTCCTTAAAAAGTTCATCAGCATCACCGTATCGCTTGAGTACATTGTTGCTGTCATCCAAAACTTCCCAGCCACTAATACACTCGCTTTCGCTGGGCTTAAATATGGGTGCGATATGCAGGTTTTCAGCCAAGTTAATCTTTTGTGCAATCCGCTTGCAAATTTTTTCCAATACATTCATATCTTTAAATTATTTAGTTATAGTGCTTATTATCCAGAATAGCGTCATAGAATATGTTGAACACAGTCTGGCTTCCCGACACTTGCACAGGTGTCACCTCCTGCGTTATCCTGATGAAATTATTTTTCAGATTGTAGCCGTTGGTTTCCCACTCGTTAAGTTGGGCGACCACAGCGTCCTTGCTTGAAAATGTCTTACTCTTAATCATATCTTTAAAAATTTAATTTAGTTATACATCCCTTCTTCCGCCTCGGCAGCCAAGCCTTTCTGAATTAGACCGCGCCAGTCAAAGTGGTGGGCGTTCAGCCAGTCCAACGCATCCGCACTGGACGGAAACACTCCCCTTTCGTAGCCGTTCAGCGAATTGTATTCACCCTCCTCGCTTTCAGTCATACTCGACATAGGGCGCAAGTACGGCTTGACCTGCTGCCTGAATGTAAGCGGATGCTCTATGTCAAGACCAAACGGACTTATCGTGTCGTTCTCGAAGTGGACGATGCCCGCAATGGCATCAACGCCCCTTACCGTTCTCCTGTTGGTATTGGCTTTCCTTACCTTCAATCCGTATGGCGACTGCTCCGCCAGTACCTTGATGAGCAATGTCTTTTCCTCCTCTGTCATATCTCAATCATTTTGCCGTCCCTTATTACAATCTTGTGGTAGCCGTATGGTATTCTCACCCGTCTTGTGAACATACCTTCTATGGTGTCAATCGGCGAGCACCCATATACTTTTTTTGGTATCACCTCGTAGTCGTGGAACTCTATGTAAAACTCCTTCTTCTCCATATCCTAAATTTTACCTTGTTGTCTTTTAATTTCTTCCATTTGTTCCCAAGTTACTGGCTCTAAAATAACCTCTTTGTACTCCATTCCAAATGTCCTGTGGATGCACGCTTCACAATTCTTGGTACTACCAATACAGGTTCAATTTGCCATCTTTCATACCAGTCATTCCCGTTTTCTTTATTTGTCATATCTCAATCGTTTTTTAATTCAGTATTTTTGAAACATCAATACACTCTGTCGTTATGTGCTTGAACTTTATATTGAAGCACCCGTAGTCCTTTATTCTTTTCAGTGCGTCCTTGGCATCGTCAAAGTCCGTATAACTCTGCTTGCATATATGTTCGGCAAAGTCGTCCAACTTTTCGTATGTTATGATATACTCTTCAGTTACATTCATATTCAATGTTTTTAGATGTTTGGCAGGTAATATTCCTTCACGAAGTCGGAAGGCTCGTATGGTCTGTGCTGGTTGGCAACCGACATAAAAGCCTCTAATGAGTTTAACGCATTTATACCGCCAGACACCTTCGGCAGTTCAGCCCAAGCGACAACTCGGCTGTCGGCATAGTCGCATATATGGTTGCCGCCGTTGGCATCGTGTTCCTCCGTTGTCTGGGTACACCAGTATTTGCTTATGTCGTCATAGACATAGCAGTACATTCCGCCCATATAGGAATCATAGCACAAGCACCTCTGCAAGTGCTTCGGTCTGTCCTTTCGGGCATCATTCCATCTGATTTCAGTAGTCATATTCATACTCAATGTTTATTTTCGTCCGTATATCTTTCCTTCAGTAGTTCGATTTGCACGGCAAGTTCGCTCATCTTCTTCTGCGTGGCGCACCCGTCACAATGCTGATTGCAAAGTACCGTCAGGCAGTCGTTCCTGTAAACCTTGTCATATTCGGCTACGAACTTCGCCAGACGCTTGTGTAGTTCGCCCTTGTATGTCCTGCCTCTCATTGATGCAAATCCCTTTTCCGCCATAATCTATCCGTTTACATAAAAGTTGCCGTTCTCAAATCTATTCGGTTGCCAAGGTATATCGTCATCTACAACCACAAAAGCATTATCTGGGCATTTCACAAGTGCTCCCTTCAAGTCCTTGACCGTAAGGAGGCGTTTATGGTCATACGGATTAAAGATGATAAGTGTCAGATAGTCCGTCTTGGTAAGACGACCGTTCTCCACGACAATATCGCCTATTTCATAATAATATTCATCGAAAACAATGCCGATGAATGTATCAACCTGCAATCCGTCCAGCAATCCTTTCAATTCGCCTACCTTCATAGCCTTTACTCGCTTTCCCTGCCAGTTAATTCAAAGCCGCATACTCCAGCACCGTTGTTGCGTACGAAATACTCTCGCCCAGTTTGCTTATCTCTCCATACCTCGTGATGTGCTCCTTTCTCAATGCGTTCCATCGTTTCCGAGCCAGTTACTACATTGCTGTTGCTATCGCTATTTGTGTTATGCCTGTTGCACGAAACACATACAACAACCGCAGCGAACATCATCATTGCCAAAAATATCCTTTTCATAGTCCTTAAATTTTATACACTCTTATTTAAAATCAACAAATACCGTTACCATTTCTGGTGATTTTTCCGTTATTGGAGTCATTTCAGGTACATCGCCCGTTGTAGGAAATTGTTGTTTTGCTTCATTATAATTCTTGACCCTTTCCGTTAATTCTTCCAAAGTGTCGTAATGCTTTGCTTCTTTTTTAGTAGTCGTATCCATATTCATTAAATTTAATTATTTTCCAACCAGTTGTCCTTTCCATAGTTGCCGTTAGAATGACGGGTTATATGTGTTCTTGTTCATTCGGTACATAATCTCCCCCTGCACGACGCGGATGACCGTCAACGGAGGCACATTGGAATCTTCCGCCTTGACGCTGACCTTGCGTCTGACAATGCCCTTCAGGTCATCGTCCGACAGGTCACGGAGTTTCACGGCTTCACCGTTCTCCATCACCACCGTAAGGTCGCGGTGCTTCTCCCAGACATCCGTGAAAGGCACTGGGGACTTCTCTTCTTTTTCTTCGGGGAGTTTCTCCAGATGGACGGTAGTCCACAGAAGCGTGATGCCGTCTATTCGGCACTGCCCGCCATCGATGCGCTTGCCGTTGAAATACTCGCTCAACTTCCCGATGACTTCATCGCGCCAATACTGGCGTTTGTCAAAGTAGAAAGTTGTGCCGTTAGAGTTTTCCACAAAGTACGACTTGCCATCCTGTCGGTTGCCGTATGTGCTGACATCGAACAGCCCCTTGACCGCTTCTGTCGCTTCCTTCAATGTGATAGTTTTCGTTTCCATATCCTTTATGTTTCTTTTCAACTATAATATATCGGAAATATGTGATTACTTCATATGAACTTCAATGGTCTTATAGTAATCTACATTAAAGTTATTTACTTTTGAGTTAAATTCTTCCATTATAGAATCAATTTTTCTATAATAATATGTTTCAAATGTTACAAAGTTTTTATCATATTCTTCATATATAAAACCTTTATATAATGCGGTTTTCCACTCCAACGATTTATCGGCGTATTCTTTTCCGTGTCTTATACTATCCGACCAATAATCATCTTGTGCCTTTTCAATACTTTTAAAATAATATTCCACATTAAACGGCATATCGGTATCATACCAAATCATCTTATCCTTAACACACCTCTTGCCTTTATAATTTACTATAAAACAATCATCTCTATTCCACCAATACTCTATTAGTGAATCACCTTTATGAATAACATCGTAATATTCATTGCGCCAATCGCTTTCAAAAGATTTCTTCAAAATAGAATCGTTATATAGTTCGTCTTCTTTTTTCTCATAATCCAGTATCTCCCGATATGTTATATCGTGATATTTAACTTTACGCGATGTCGGCAGTGTATCAAACCTTTTGCGGTAAATATCATAGATATGGCTAAAAACACTGTCATCAACATTCACAATTTCTTTGAACGATAATGGTTCATCAATGGTTTTATTCAATGTGTTGTCACAAGAAACCAATCCCAAAATGCTAACTACGCACAGCATTAACGCGATAAAAAAATTCTTCATAACCTTTTATGTTTTCTTTTCAACTATAATATATTGGAAATATATAAGAATTTCAGGAAATATTATCGGTATCCTAATCTCCATATTCGTCAATGTGCATCCTGTTAAGCCCGCAGTCGGGCAGGTCGGCTTTCACCAGCGGTCTGCCAAGTGCCTTCTCCACGCACCCGCGGCAGAGCATAGTGTATGTGTCATCGCCCCACACCCTGCCTATCTCGTCGAAGAATCGGTAGAACCTGACGGCAGCCTGCCCGTCCTTGTCACGGGGAAGGCGGTAAGTCCTGCCTATGTTGTTCGGGTGCTTCCCGTTCGGGTATTCGAGTCCGAGCGTCCTGCACACCCCCTTCCACATCTCGTTGCCCAATACTGGCGACTGGTGGTACAACTCGTCCTTGCCGCAGCACGAGCAGGTGTAGCGGTAGTGTCCGTCAACCCATTTGTTCAGCCCCCCGACAGTCCTGCAAGCCTCGTGCAGTTCCTTCAGGTCGTCAATGTCATACTTGTAGTATCTCGGCATACTTATTCGTTTTTGTTGTCATACATTCCTTCTTCCGCCTCCAGCGCAAGCCCCATTCCAATCAATCCACGGTAATCGAAATGGTGTTCGTTAAGCCAGTCAACCCCGCTGTATCTCGGCTGCGCCAGCGCATCATCCGTTTCCTTGTCGCAGGCTTTAAGGTATTTCGCCCTTTCCTTCTCGGTCATACTTGACATCGGTCGCAAGTACGGCTTCATATCTTCCACGCGGGCGAATGTGTTGGTGAGCACTATCGTCAGCACAAGGTCTATCCCCTGTGCGTCCTGTATGTGCAAGCCATCTTCCTTCAGGAACGACGGCTTCACCTTGCATATCTTCAAGCCATACGGCAAATATCCGCAGAGTGCCTTTACAAGCAGTTGTTTCTGTTTTTTCGTCATAATCTTAATTGTTTTGTCCGTTATACATTCCGTCTGGGGTGGGCAGTGCCAAGCCCATTGGTATAAGCCCGCGATAGTCGAACATTTTCCTATTTAGATAATCAACCAACTTAAAGCATTGACCAGTAGTCAATAAGATATTATATTCCTTACCTTCTTCATCCGTCATACTCTCCATAGGACGGAGGTAAGGCTTAATTTCGTCAATGCTGAAAGCAAAATCGGCGGGGATGTCGGCGGTCAGGTTGCCGTCTTCGTCTATGCCCGTCAAGCGTGCATTATATTCTTCATCCAAATTTATGTTCACCCCGTATGGTAGCCTTGCGCATAAGTCGGCAAGCAGTAACTGTCTTTCTTCCGTTGTCATAACCCTAATCGTTTTTTGTCATCGTACATTCCATCTGGGGCTTTCAACGCCAGCCCCTTCTCAATCAAACCTCTGTAGTCGAAATGGTGGGCATTAAGAAAATCAATGTATTCACCACTACCTTGCGGACATACAAACGGGTAGTTAAATCCAAGTTTAACATCATCTTTTGTTATTAGTTGACCGTTGGTGTTAAGTTCTATGTTCGTTCTTCCTTCTGCCAAAAGAAACAGCAATTCACCCCTCTCATCCCCAGTCATTGTATCTATTGGGCGGAGGTAAGGTTTTATGTCAGCCAAGTAGTCCCAGCCTACCCCTCGTGTCATTCCGTTCTTGTCAACAAGCCTTACCGTCACTCCGCCTTCATCGTTTATGCTCGCGATAGTTGCTGGTGGTGCGCAGGTTTCCACCTTGCACTTCACCCCGTATGGCAACCTTGCGCATAAGTCGGCAAGCAGTAGTTGTTTTTCCTCCCTTGTCATATCCTTGATTATTGCCCGTCATACATTCCGTCTGGGGCTTTCAACGCCAACCCCTTCCCAATCAAGTCGCGGTAATCTATATGGTGCTTGTTGAAAAAGTCGATGTCCGCGCCCTCCGACTCATACGGCTTGCCGTCATACATCGGTCTAATCCTGTCGTGCCATTCCTTGAACTCGTCCTCCGTCATATCCGACATCGGGCGGAGGTAAGGCACGAACTGCTTGCGCCCTATCCATCCGTGATATGTGTCGGCTGTGAAATCCCCAGCAACGCCAATATACACCAATGTACAGGTTTTGCAACCGAGCGTTTTGCCCCTTACCCCATACGGCACTCTTGCCACGAGGTCTTGGATTAAAAGTCTTTTTTCTTCTTCTGTCATATCGCTGTCATTTGGTCGTTATACATTCCTTCTGGTGCTTCAAGAGCAAGCCCTCTGAATATCAGCCCCCTGTGGTCAAGATGATGCGAGTCACAATATTGCACAAAACCGTTCATTGCATCCCAAGCGGATGGTGAATAGCCGTCGCCATAGTTTTCATCCGTAACAATGTCCATAAACCTATGCACTTGTGCTTCTTCCTCGACCGTCATACTTGACATTGTTCGGAGGTAGGGCTTGACATCTTCAAGTTCATACTCTGCGCTCTCAATGCAGATGTATGCCTTGCCGTGCTCATTGATGAAGGCACTGTTGATTATCCCGTCATCCGTGATTTCCTGTCCGTTGCCGTCGGTGGTTTTCACCGTCCCCCTTACACCATAGGGCAACCTCGCACAGAGGTCATCCAATAGGAGTTTCTTTTGTTCTTTTGTTAGTATCATAACCGTTATTATAATTTTAATTATTATACATTCCTTCGGGTGCGGGCAACGCCAGACCCATTTCAATCAAGCCCCTGTAATCGAAGTGATGGGCGTTGAGCCAGTCAATGACGGGAATACTATGAATAGCACCATATACACCAATGTCTTGTACGGTGTTATCATTATACATACATAAACTTCCCCATTGCCTCAATTCGCTCATTTCTTTCTCCGTCATATCTGACATTGGGCGGAGGTAGGGCTTGTACTCCAAGTCCCCGTATTCGTTGACCAGATTAAACCCGTATTGCATTTTCGGATTGACCGTTATGATATTGCCCTCGATACATAGCCCCTTTAATGTTATGGTCGATTCGTCAGTCTGCCTGAACTTCAACCCGTAAGGCAGGTATCCGCAGAGTGCCTTCGCGACTAATTGCCTATCTTCACTTGTCATATCCTTAATTATTTTTGTTGTCATACATCCCTTCGGGCGCGGGTGTCGCCAAGCCCATCCCTATCAATCCCCTGTGGTCGAAATGGTGCTCGTTGAGCCAGTCAACCAAATGGGAAGAATCGTGTGGCTGCGAATATTCGTCATCCATACGGCTCAATTTGTCATATACCTTCCTTTCGGCTTCTGTCATAGTTGACATAGGACGGAGGAACAGCATAGACTTGTCCAACCTATAACTTCCGTTCTCCCCGACTATGCTGTCATCGACTATGCCCCGCACAATATCGGTAGCCACATTAACCCCCTTGTCATAGGTTAGTGCGTATGTTATGAACTTCGGGCGGTACGGCACTCTTGCCGACAGGTCTTTCAACAATATTTTCTTCTGTTCTTCCGTCATAGTTTCAATGTTTTCTCCAACTATAATATATTGGAAATATATAACGATTTCAGAAAATGTCCTAAACATCGTCCGCAATCCCGCTTGGCTCTTCCTCCGCCAAGCCCCTGCCGATAAGACCGCGATAGTCGAAGCGGTGTTCCAAGAGCCAGTCGAACGCATCCACGGTGGATGGAAACACTCCCCTTTCATAGCCGTTGAGCGCGTTATACTCATCTTCTTCCGCTTCCGTCATAGTTGACATCGAACGAAGGTAAACCGTTATGTCGGTCAAATCCACCGTAACATCGGTGTAATAGTAGTCCGTGTCGCGGGCGAACACCATCGCGCCGAACGAACCTATCCCGCATATACGGAGAAGATGCCCGTCCCTGTTGTTCCGTGCGAGCAACTTTGAACGCCTTATGCGCGGGAGCATATCGTCTATGAGAAGGTTCTGCTCTTCCTGCGTCATTGTGCCCTTCTTGCTTGCCATATCCCTAACAGTTTTGATATGAACTTCTTGAAATCTTCATCGCCACGAGGTAGCCGTACAGGAAGTTGTCGAAGTAGCCCTGCAACTCCTTTTCCGAATATCCGTCGCGCTTCAACGCCCAGCACATATCGAATGCCTCCCGTGCGTTCCTGTAGTCCCGCTCGCCACACTTGACCTTGCCGAGCATAGTATCGACCTCAATCGTTTCCATCTTCCCCGTCCCTTTCTTCCTTTATGTCGTACATATCCTCCGGGGCTTCATACGCCAAGTCCCTGCCCGTAAGCCCACGGTAGTCGAGGTGGTGGGAATTTAGGTAGTCGAGGTTCACCGTGTTCTGGCATATCCCCTTCGTGAACACCTTGCTTTCCTCCGTCTCGTCAAGTTCGTCGATGTCCTTCCGCATCTGGCTCTTCAGCACCCTCCTTTCGTCCTCCGTCATAGTTTCAATCGGGCGGAGGTACGGCTTGACCGTACAGCCGTCCCTGTTGAACGGAACGGAAGTCCAGTAGTGCCCGTCGCTCCGATGGAACATTATCGTCCTGTCCTTCATATCCACCGACACAAGTTCGCCCGTGTCGGCTGTCGGCTCGTCCTCCTGATGCTCGTGCCATTCGCAATGCACCTTCACGCCATAGGGAAGCCTTGTGGCGAGGTCTTTGAGGAGCATATCCTTCTCCTCGTCCGTCATACCCATATATGTCTTCGTGACGAGAAGCCCGTGCTTCTTCATAATGGCGCAGAGTTCGTCAATGCGCCCGTCCTCATCGACCTTTCTCAAGAAGGCGAGGTACTTCTCCCTGTTCTTCGTTATGTTGTCGAAACTATTTCCGTACATCTCGCTTATGGCGATGTGGGGCTTCGAGCAGAGCAGGAACGCCCGCTTTATCTTCGGCACGCTCACGCTGTCAACCGCAAGCCCTCTTTCGATGAGGTGTCGGAAGTCGAAGTGGTTGGCATAGAGCCAGTCGGTAAGCCTCCCGTACTGCAGCAGGTCGTCATACTCGTTGCCGTCCTCGTTCTCCGCATAGAGCGAATTGTACTCCTTCTGCTCCTCCGCAGTCATATCGTCAAGGGGGCGCAGGCACAACTCTATGAAGCGCGACGGTACGCCGCAGCCGTAGTCGCAGAAGCCCTTGAGGGTGAACCTGTCGTATGCGGGCATACCCTCTATCACGAACGACCTTCTGGTAAGAATCTCGCATATTTCGGGCGTGGACACCACGAGTTTCTTCTCGAACACTTCCTGCACCCAATCGAGAAAGCCCTTTGCATTTACCTTGCACCTCACCCCGTATGGAAGCCTTGCGCAGATTTCCATATTCATAATCGTAGTCTTTTCTTCCGTTGTCATATCCCTATATATTTGAAGTTTCACACTTGTCATACATTCCCTCTGGCGCAGGCAACGCCAAGCATTTATCTATTAAGCCGCGATAGTCAAAGTGGTTGCGGTCGCACCAGTCGTTACATTCGTACGGAATAAACCATTCCTCAAAATATGATTTATGGTAAACCATAGCATAGCCGTACAATTCGCTGTGTCTTCCGTTGTCCTCCTCCTTGAATGTTACACCTGTTGCCGATTTCAATTTGGATTTCTCATCATCCGTCATACTTTCGAGCGGACGGAGATACGGCTTGACCTTCATCATATCGACTTGGTAGTCAATGCCACCGCTGCTTATACCGACAATATATCCGTGATATATATCGAACGAAAACACATCGCCTACAAGTTCGACCATCTTTTCTTCACTATGGTCGAATATTCTGAAGTTCACTTTCAAGCCGTGGCACATTTGACCGAGTATGCTCTGCGCCAGCAATAATTTATATTCGTCCTCTATCATTGCTATATTATTTTTCTGGTTCGTACATCCCTTCGGGCGCAGGCAACGCCAGCCCCTTCTCGATAAGACCGCGGTAGTCGAAGTGGTGCGAGTTAAGGAAATCCATATTGTCTATGCCGTAGTAGCCGTGCGCGAAATAGTCCAAGTCGAAGTCGCTCTCTATCTCCCCGATGCTTGGGTCGTGAACAATGTAGTACCAGCGTTTATCCCTTTCGCTCCATCTTGAAACTCCGCCCGTGATTATGCCTATTGCGCGACTGACCTCTGTATCTGTTATCGTATTCAGCGGACGGAGGTAGGGCTTAATATCATTTATATCCCAACTCAAAAGTGACGGAGATAATTTCATATCTTCATCATATTTGCCATTGAACACATTACACATTACCCCATACGGCAACCTTGCACAAATGTCAATCAGTAGTAGTTGTTTTTCTTCCCTTGCCATATCCTTGATTATTGCTCGTTATACATTCCCTCTGGGGCGGGCAGCGCAAGCCCGCGCCCAATCATATCGTTCGTGTCGTAGTGGTTGCCGAAAATGAACTCCGTCAACTTCGGCAGGAACAGGTCGGTCATTTCGCGTCCGCCCCCGTGCGCGTTGTCATATTCAACTATGTGGCGCATCTGGTTCATCCACGCATCCGCCGTATCGTCCATCGGGCGCAGGTACAGCCTTATGTCTATGTCCCCGCGCTCGAACGCGCCGAGCAGGGCTTCCACATTGCGTCCGCCGATGTTCCCGACACCGTTCTCCACGCCTTCGACTGGGATATTGCCCTTCTCCCAGCCCTCGACATTCTCGTCCACCTTGAATACCACCCCGTATTGTATTCGGGACAGCAGTTCCCTGATAACCTCTTGCCTGTCCTTTTCGCTCATCCTGCTATACATTTAACGGTTCGCACTTGTCATACATCTCCTTGTTCGCCTCGTACACAGCCCTCTCCTTGTCGGTAAGTATCCCGAAGGCGAAGTCGAGAGGCATCTTGAAGCGTTTTGCCATACCTACGGCAAGGCGTATCTTTGCACCCGTGATTTCATCGTCCGTCCAGTCATCGCCACAGAGAAGCCTGCGGTAATGTAGGCGCAATATGTCCCATTCCTCCGTAGTCATATTCGGTGCTTCTGGGGATGTCATATCCACGAACTCGTATTCAGGGTCGTTGTTGTTCTCAACGCCATTGTACCTTATGTTCCACTCCTTCGTGCTTTCAACGAGTTTGTCCCCGTAGAATATGTTGTGCGTGTCGCACGCATCGTTCACAAGGTCGAACATCACTCGCCCGTCCCTTGCCTTCACTATGTCCAATGAGTAACTCAAATGTTGCTTTCTATCATTCATATTAAAAACCGTTTAAACTCTTTAATATTAGGCTCGCCTTTGAAAAGCACCTCGAAAACCTTGTCCCGCACTGGTCGAAGGAAAGCCTGTATCTGGTTCCAGACTTTTTTAACGCATCATACGCTTCCAGAAGACTAACACCGTCGTCCAGACCAAATTCTTCCAATGACTTGGAGATGGACGCTCTGTAGGCTTCACTGTCTGGAAACATTATGTTGCGCTTAATATCTTTCTTCTTTTCTATGTATTGCAAGTTATACTCGTATCCGCGCCTGCCTATTTCGATTGATGCCAGAACCATATCGGGAAGGTTCAAACGCCTGAACACGAAGTTACCGACAAACGAACTGTAGTTCGGCTTGACCTTCAGGAACTTTATGTCGAATATGTTGCAACGCTTCTGCAAATTAAGTTCAAGGCTGTTCCGACACCAGTTGTTGTTGACAAGACGGTTGTAGCCGTGTCCTCGACCAGAATCCTTGCCCCGTATGTCCAAGTCCTCGATTGCGAACATCTCGCAGCGGTAGTGCAGGCATATGCGGATTAACTTCTTCGACACCTCGTATGTCTCGTGGACGCGCTTGTTCTCTATGTATGTCTTCTTCGGGTCGGACGAATCGGTCTTTGATTTCGATAGTTGCTGTGCAATATCGTTTATCTGCTTAATCGAGAATACGCCTTGCTTGACTATGCTAAACTCATTCTCGCCTTTCCAGTCAACGATTGACCAGCCGATGTAGTTCGGGTTCATATCAATAGCCATCACGCGGTTTTTTATTGCGTTGTCTCGCTTGTAGTGTTCGACCTTTGTCTCGTCAAACGAAAGATAGACATATTCGCTATCAAGTTTGTATGTTATGGGCGTTGCTTTGGCGCATTGCAATTCGTATAATTTGGATAAAATCTGCTTGCGCTTGCCGTAAACACCGATTAGGTTTAGTTGGTAATGGCTGTTCTTGTTGATTTTAAACAGTATCGACCTCAAATCCTCGTTTATGGCGAACTTGCGGTTCGCCTTTAGGTTCGCCTCGCCTACGACCAATAGCGGAGATAATCTCTTGTCATCAAACGCTTCCTTCGTTATAAGCCCCTTGCAACGGCGGATGAAGTTCTTGCGTCCGCCGAATATGTATTTTGCGTCTGGATTGTCGGATTCTTTTACTGATTTACATTTGGATGTCGCGTCCTGCTCGACGCAGGCAGCCATATAACTGTCCATAAGACCGACATTGTTCAACTCGAACTTTATCGCATCGCGGATTTGCTTTCCGTTCCAGCCGTCGATGGCACGGTTGTACGCGAAGCGGAGCGCGGACGAGTATTGCCGTCTGCACTCACGGATAAAAGCCTTCGCTTCATCGCTCGCCTCGTATTTCAACTTCAGTGTTATCATAGTCCGTTGTGTATATACAACCACATATTATTTATAAATTTGATTCTTGCAATGCTTTTAAACGGTTTAATACTGTTTCGGGTCATAATTTATTTTAGTTGTCTTTGTTTATCTTTAAATCGGCAAGCGCAACCCCGTCCTCCGCATACAACGGAGACAGCAATGTCAGTACCGTTATGCTTTTGGGCGTGTAGCATTCCGATATGATTTTGCAGGATTCGACTATTGTGTTTCCGAGCGTAATGCTGTCGTCCACTATTATCACATCCTTCCCGTTGAAGGCATCAATGTAGTTGCCCCAGTATTCGTCCTGCAACTTGATTGTATGCTCTATGACACCTCTCATCTCCATATCGTCGATTGCGTGGAACTTGAACTTTCCGCCTTTCATATCCTTGCAACATCTTCTGAAATACTTGTACGCAATGTTGAACCTCCTGCCGTAGTGACGCTTGAAAGGAGAATCTTCCTTCTGTATGTAGTCGTCAACTTCCTCCGTTGTCATCTTTACCAGAATGTCATCTATGTATGTGGGGTGTACGCAATGTCTTGCTACAACCTTCGCAAAGTAATCGTTCAATTCGTTGGTTGACGGAACCATTATGGTAATGTCCTTCTTGCCGTGCCTTAAAAAGAATTGCTTTACTATGTACTCGACCCTGCTTTTTGTTTTCATAGCGTTTACCAACTCGTAGCCCTTTTCATTCTTCAAAGCGTACAGCAACGGGTTTCCGTCACCTATATCGCCCTCCTTTCTCTTGAATACCGAATACACCTCAACATTCGGAATTAGCCCCGTTATTACGCTTGGGTTATTTTCCACGGATGTATCGACAAGTTTTTCGTGCTTGTCCGTCATAACGACACGCCTGTCCAATTTTACTTCTATTCCTTCGTTCAGGAAGAAATGCTCCAAAATGCCCACAACATCGTCTGGTGTCATCTCGTTGCCTACAAATTCATCAAATTTTTTAATATTTCCCATACGGCATATATGCTTTATAATAATATATTGGAAAACTTATTTATTTTCAGATACAGGTGAAAAACTTATCGCCACTACGCGGAAGCCCTGATATACGGTTTCATCGCTGAACGATTCGCTCCAGCCGAGCGACTTCATTTCCGCAAGCATTATGTCCTTGTTGCGCTTGATGTCAACGAACAATATTATTATCCTGACATTGTTAGCCACGCTGTCCTCCGCAAACTGCCAGTCATCGAACTTGTACTTTGCTCGGAGCGTTTCCTTCACGGTTTCGTATGTGGCGGTAAAGTATTTCTTCTCCGCGAGTATCTCGTCGCCGTTCACGAATATCTCCTTGCCGTAGCCTTGGTTTTTCGCCATAAAGGAGAAGTCAACGCACTTTGAAGCAAGTACATCTTTCGGTATGGCGTTCAGGTCGAAGTAGTCCGTTATCCAGAACTTCCCAGTGCCGCGCATCTCGTCAATTTTCAATATCTTCGCCATAACTATACAATTCCCCATTTGTTAAGCCTGATAAACGCTTCGTATGCGCATTCGAGTATTGTCGGACGGCTTATGTCCAAGTCAAACGCATATACGCATTTGTCGCTCTCCACATCCTCGTAGCACATTTCGTAACCGTCTGGACGCTTGTATGTAATGAGCGTCATATCGCGGTAGTTCACCTCAACCTTGTTCGGGAGCAGTGCGCACAGGGCTTCCGAAGACCAGCACGGGATAAGGTCATCGCCATCCGACCTTCCGTGTGTCGCCGGGCAGTTGGTATGAAGTTCATACGGGTACAACTCCGTAGCCCTATACCAAGACATATCTGCGCTTCTTGGGTTCGCCCCAAGTTCGACGAGCCGTTTCGACTGCTCAATCGTAGTACAACCTTTCGTTTCCATATAGTAGATTTTTATTGTTCGCAACCTGTAACTGGCACGAGTGCCTCGCTCTTTATGTGGTGCTCCCCGTCAGCCTTGCGGTAGAGGTAGTAGGGATGCCCCTCTATCTCCCTGCGGTAGATATACATACCGTCCATCTTCTTGACGAACGAAGTGTCGTTTACCGTCCAGTCCGCCTCTATCCTCTCGTAGAGTTCCGCCCTGCGCCTTTTGTCATATTCGTTGCACTTCGCGCCAAGCACACATACCCCGACGAATATCCCCACTATAATCAGCAGTATCGACATCGTGCAGAGGAATGTGTTGTTCCACCACCAACGCCAGCCGTGCTGTATTGCGCGGGCGATGCACAAGCACCACTTGACTATCGTTTTGTCCATAACCGCACCGAGCATCCGCCAAGCACTGCGGAGCGTAACTCCCAACTGTGCCATCATAAGACCGAAGCGGTTAATTTTCTCCTTGTCGTTGTCTTTCCCTTTCATACTTCTATTCCGTAGTCTTTAAGCAGTTCTTCAAGTTCATCGTACCTCTTGGCTATCGTGTTGTTCTCGTCAAGCACCGCCCAGCCTATGATTTCATTCGAGTCGTTGCCCTCGAACAAGGCTGCGATGTGGCGGTCTTTCGGCAAGCCTATCTTCTTCGCGATGCCCTTGCATAAATCTTCTATCGTTCCTATCTTCATATCGTTCTGGTTTTAGCATATTCTGTCCGCGTCCATCCCGTGCATACCGCACCAAGTCCCGAAAGCCGTATTGCTCGGCATCTCACTGTCCGAAAACCAGTGCTTCATCTTGCTCTCGTCATATTCGGCAAGGAGGCGTTTGCCTTGCTCCCCGTCTATCTTCGCGTGCATACGACCACGGAACATCTCGTAGCCGATGACGACTGCCTTTTCCAGCCTGACGAGTTTCTTCGACGGGTATCCTTTCGGGGTACGGGCGCAGAGGCGAACGCCCCTGCCCGTGTTGCCTTCTTCCGTTTCCAAGTTGGTGTAGCCGAGAACGATATAGCCTTCGTTCTCCTCAAGTCTTGCCTTGTCAATGTAGAATTTCATAGTCCTAATGTGTTTCTTCCAACACTAATATATTGGAAATATATAATGATTTCAGAAAAATAGGTTATTTCGACACCAAGTTGTTATGTATCTCTGAAATTTCGTTCAATGAAAGCCTGCGACCTACCGTTATCTTCGTCCCGACAAGTTTGCTGTCGTCGCAGTCGCGGGGGTCAATGTCGTCGGGTATGCCTTCGAGCAGTACCTCGTGGACTTCTACGGTATCACCGATAATTCCGCTGTAGTACGAGAACACATCGAGCGGGTCTGTGCAGGCGTGAAAACCCTTGTAGCACATCTCGGCATATTCGGTCTCAAACACCCCGTCCTCCCAGTATGTGAAGTTTCTGCACACGAGCCTGCCGTCCTTCCGCTCAAACGCCTTGTACGCCCTTACGGGTTCTGGCGGGACTTCAATCGACTCTTTCCTCTTGTGCTTGGCGAAGGCGCAAGCCCCTATGTATGTCGTCTTGTCCGTAATTGATATGCTGTTCAGGTTCTCGCAGAACTCAAAGGCACCGCCCTGAATTGTCTCGACGGATTCTGGTACGACCACATTGTTTAGCGAATAGCACCGACCAAATGCGCTTGCGCCTATGTACTTGACCGTATCTGGTATGTCGATATGTTCAAGCGACGAGCATTTGTAGAAGCAGTTTGTTGGTATCTTGTCCGTCCCTCTGGTGAACTTGACATCCTTGAGTTTCTCACAGTATCCGAACGCACTTTCCCCGATGCACTCTATGCTGTCTGGCAATACCACGCTTTCAAGCGCAGTGCCGTAAAATGCGTTGCGCTCTATACATTTCACCGAGTTCGGTATCGTCACTTTCCGAAGGTTGGCGCAGTACATAAATGCACCGATATCTATCTTCTCAACAGTGTCGGGTATTATGACCTCCGTTATCTCGTGGCGGTTCATAAACGCCTGCTGTGCGATTAAGAACACCCCGTGCGGTATCTCGACCACGCCTTCCAGCAGGGAGTTCGTTCCCTGTATGTATATCTTGCCGCCTATCGTGACGGTATAGAACTTGGCGTTTTTCGAGTATTTCTTCTTGTCCAATATCATAACAAGCCTCCTATTTCAAGTGGTCGTAGATGGTCGCATACGGCACGAAGTGGTGCATAAACCTTCCCCATCTTTTTTGCTCGTCGGCTCTTTTCTTCTCTATCACCTCCTTGTGGGCGTTGTAGTATTCCGCATATCTGTCGAGGCTTTCCTTGACCTCCACTGCAATATAAGTATGGTTCGGCGCGTTCCTTTCCAGCGTGCCGAGCATAAGCCAGCGTGCGGTCGCCTCGAATGTACACAGCCCGTCCCTTACAAGCGAGTTCGGGAGTATGTTGTCCGACGGCTTCACCGTATCAGCCGAAAGCATATCCATCAGGTCTCCGCCCGTAAGTTCGCCCGTCACATAGTCGGGGTCGTACTTCTCCTCGTTAGTGCCTTCCACCAAGTCCCTGATGTTGTCGTACTCGCGCTTGTAGTAGTCGTACGGGTGATAGACCACCTTGTCGGCGTAGCCCGCCAGTATCCTTAAAACCTTGCTCTTTGTCATAGCCGTTATTCCTTGATTATACAATATCTCTTGTTGCAGTCATCGAGAAGTGCCCAGAGAAGCCCGTCCACGCTCCCGAACATCTCGTCCTCGCCCAATAGTTTCCCGCCAGCCACATAGTTGACGCTCATAACTGGCGCACCGCCATTGCCCTTGTCCGCAGTTACCGCCAACGCAATGTCGCTTACGGTTGCCGACTCTATCCTGTTGTTGTTCACAAACCATACATCCTGACCGATGTTGTATTTCGTGTCAAATCTGATTTCCATTTATATGTTTTTAATTGATAAAATGTCCTTAATAGAACGACAATAACGCAAACCCGGATGCTCCATAACAAGTTCGTGCATATCGTTGTACGAGTAACCGTCTGGTGTTATCCCCACACTGCGCCATCCCAACGGCTCGTCATCGTATCCAAACGCAATCAGCGCGGTATGCCCGTCATCAAGTTTTGCACTTGATTTTATTTCGCCAATAATCTCGTCAAGTTTTGCACTCGGTTTTATTTCACCGACATCGTATTTCGTGTTGAATCCGATTTCCATCTTAAACCATTATAGTTAAACTTTCATTCTCAACCTCGTCGAACTCAAGCGGGCAGTACCCGTCTATCGTTATGTCCTTGTCATAACTGAAAAGGAAGTCCCCTCCGAGCATAGTGATGTTCTCGTGCAGGATAAGAATTTGTATGGTTGTTTCATAGTACACCTCGTCATCGTCCCATAGACCTTCCCCCGGTCTGGTGCGCTTCTCGGTGGTCTTGACTATGAAGCGGTTTCCGTACTTTCCGAGTTCCTGAACATTCTCCCTCGTCAGGGGCTTGCCGTATTTTATAAATTCCACTTTCATTTCCCGCGCCCTTTAAATTTTGTATGCAATTTCGACCTTCTCGTCCGTCAGGATATTCACAGCCTCATCGTCCTCGTTGCGGTATAGCACTATCGGGAGCGAACCGTCGGCGGTTATGGCACCGAGTGTGTTATAGTCTATCCATTCCGTTGCGTCTTCCACATCGCACCCGTTGTCCGCCATATATTCCTCGACCATCATATCGTAGTCATAGACGGCACGCCCGTCAGCCGTCACTCCGATGAGCGACTTGTCGTAACTCTGCATCTCGAACAGTATGACATCCGCATACCCGTCGTCCAGCAGTTTCTTGCGTTTTTCTTCAAGTATCATATTCGTATTCCGTTTAATGTCTGTCCCTTTTCGACTTGAACTCGACCTTGATGTCGTTCCGCCCGCAACCGAGTATGTAGGACAAGTCCTCCTTCAGGTACGCAAGTCCGCGTCCCTCTGGTTTCAGCGGGTCGATGTGATATTTCCCGTATGTGTCGGTTGCGGGGAGCGTAATCACTATCTTGTCCTCCTCGAAGTTGTCGTCTATTCCCTGAAACATCCCGCAACGCCCGTTCGGGTTTGCCCCGTGCGCCTGCGCGGTATCGCCCTTTGCATACCCGAAGTCGCAGAACAGTCCGTCACCGAACCAGTGCCCGAAGGCGCACTCCGAACAAGTGCCCAGCGGATGCGGTTCGTTGCGTTTGCTCTGGTGCGGTGTTTCTGGCATTATCATTATGTCGAACGAAACTATCGTATCGACCTTGTATGTGTCGCCTTCGCGGATGCCGAGCGCACGGGGTATCATACATAACTTGAAGCCCTTGGCGACCATATCGGAGGCGAGTTTTCCATTTATGGTGTCAAGAAGCCTTATCGTGCCAGTCAGGTTTCCGTCATCGTCCATTGATACGCTTTCCACGATATGCGAGGCGTTCGCCGTACTTACGGCAAGGTTCTCGTACAAGAGGTTGCTTCCGTAAATCGGGTTCGTGGACGGTGCGTCCGCAAGTTCGCCTAACGCCGTGCAACCGTCGCCGAGTTTCTCCTTGTATCTTTCCAGCGCGTCCTTCATACTCGCGACATCATATTTGCACCCGCCTTTGGTCTGGGCATCGGACAGGCTGAATGTTACTTTCAATTTTGTTTCTTTCATCGTATATGTGTTCTGGTTGTTTTTCGCATTATCCGTCTATGCCTAAATTGTGGCAGATGTTCCTTGTCTTTTCCGCACCGCTTCCGTCCAAGCCTGCGAAATCAAGTGCGCGTGTAAATCCGTCGAGCCACCAGTATGCCTTGCACCATTCCGTGCAGAGCAGGTTTTCCTCCCAGCCGCATCTTCTTGCCGATACCATTTCATCATCATTGTAGCCGACAAGCCACTTGCCGTTGTACTCCCACAGGGCTATGCCCTTCTTCTCGCACTCCGCGATGTACTTCTCCTTCATTTCGGACGGAAGTGTCTTTATGTGCCTTACGGCTTCCAGCAACGGCTCGTAGCATTGTGTCTTTAATATTTTTTCGAGTACCATCTCGAATACGCCGATATGGTCAACCCATTTCATAAGAGCCTCGAAATGACCCTTATAATTAAGTATAGCGGGGTATCCGCTTACTGCGGCGTTGACCACTATATCTTTATGAAATTTTACGGGGTCGCCGTCGTATTCGACCTCCATCGGAAGGGTTGCTACGCCGAAGCCACCTGTCGCAACCACTTCCAGATTGATTTTTGTTCCTTTTGGTATCATATCCTTTTAGTTTTCGATTGTTCCTTTCATCACTAATATATAGTTAATAGATAGTGATTTCAGAAAAACCTCGCTAAAAGTTCAACTTCACATTGCAACCGCACAGGGCGACTGCGGAGCAGAGTGCCTCGATATTATCCATATTCCCCTTGAACTCATTGGTTTCCTCCTTTGAATTTGAGTTCCGATACCTGTGTACCACTATGGCGAAGTTGTAACTGGGATTGAAGCAGACATAATCATAAAAGCCGTGGTCGTAGCCGTCAACTTCCATCTCCCACACACCGTATGTGGCATCATACCTGAAGTTGTTGGCTTCAAGCCACGCTTCCGTTATCTTGTTCGTGTTTCCCATCAGCATATAGTCCGCAGGTATTCGACATAACTGTCGCTGTAGAACAGGTACGCTGGCACGAACACCCAGTCGTCACCGTTGTTAATCTGTATCATAACCTCCCCGCCAGAGATATACATATCCTTCACATCCCACAGCATACCGACCTTTACCCTGTCGAATATGTCGGGCGGGAAGTTCTTCTCGTATCTTTTGATGTAGTCTATCACTTCCTGTGTGATGAACACTCTTGCGCCTACAAAGTATTTCTTGTTCATATTTACGGTTTCGTTTATTCGTCTGATATGTACCATAGTGTCTCGGATTTATTATGGATTATTTATATCACTGTCCGAGTTCGCGCCTTATCTTCAGCAGCACATCGTTGACAATCTTCTGGTCTGCGTGCTTCGGGAGCGTGGTGGTTTCCATATACTTCTTCATTTCGGCAAACTCCGCTTCGAGCATACGCATTATCTCGTCGTACTCGTACTTGTGAGCCTTTATGTCGAGCAGGAACTCGGCATCCCGACCAGCGCGGTTGACTATCACGCCCTCTCCACGCGCTATCTCCGCGCCCATCCTCAACAGGCGGAAGCACTCCGATATGTTCTTGCTGTCATAGTTCTTGTCCAAGTTCGACTCATACCTCTGCTGGTTGCGCTTTCTCACCCAGTCCTGATATTCCCTGTATTCCTTGCAATGCAAGGAGTAGCCAGACTTGTTGTATGTCATATAGCAAATCGGCTCAAGCCCCTTCGGGACCGAAGTCAGCCGAACCTCGTCGCTGTCCCCGTCGGCTATCCCCCTGAACACATTCACTTCGTCCGTGCAGTAGTACACGGCATAGGCATCGTGCATATGGTCTATCGCCACAAGCCCGCACCTTTCCCGCGAAAGCCCCGCAGCCGAGAGCCACTCGGACATAGGGACGCTTCCTCCCCCGCTGAATGTGTAGCAGAAGTCGAGCACTCCGAGCCTCCTTTCGACTGGGTTGACAATCTTCTTGTTCAGCCCGCGAGCCTTTGAAATCTGCGAGTACGCATAGCCCGTGAACGAGTTGAAGCAGTCCTGCGTTACGAATGTGTCGCGTATGTCCCTTATCAGTGTGAAGGACGGGTGCATCCTGACTATGAACTTGTCGTCAACGAAGAGCGATTCGAGCATAGTCGGGTTGGCTTTCAGGAGAAGTCGGCAGTATTTGCCCAGTTCGTACGCCACGCAGTCGTTCCTGCTGTCCTCCACCGTGTCGGCTTCGGGGTTGAGCGATATGAGTTTCTCCGTGGGCGAGACGAACACCCCGCCCATATCCACATCGCTTGTCGGGGTGTTCGTGCCGTGGCAGTGCGAACCCCTTATGTACTCGTATATCAGCCTGTCCTCTATCTCCTTGCTGAACATAATCTTTTCCTCCTAATATATAAGCATTATATTGTCAAATTACAGTTGCTTCTTCAAGTGCCTTACTGGGAACGGGAGTTCCACGCCCCTTTCGGATATGAACTCGCCAATCTCCCTGTCGGTCATAGCCGAGCAGTTCTCGCAGGAGAGCCGTATCCTTTCCCTCAACTCCTCTACGAGTTCCCTGTTCTCCCTTATGAACTTCGCGACCGCCTCCCTTTTCTGGCTGGCTTCCTCGCTTATCTCCTTGTGCTTGCGCTTGAAGCAGTATGCACTCCACGCCTTCTGCGGTGTCGTGAAGCCGTAGCCGTTTGCGTTTTCCAATATCCTGCCAGTCTCGGTATCGACAATCCCGTAGCGGATGCCCTTGCCAAGAGCAGCAATCTCCGTTGCTATTATCCTGTTCTTAATTTCCATAGTCAGAAGATGTGTATTCCGTGTATCTTGTCCGTCACTCCTTCGAGAAAATACTTCGTCTCGGTCGTCTGCAAGAAGTGGTACAGGTGCGTTACCAGCCACTTGGCGCAGTTGTCGTCAGTGATGTCGAACTCCGTCATATCGTATATCCGCCACACCTTGTCGAGATTGGAGAATATCTCCTTCGAGCGCAGGTATGCGTCGTTCTCCGTAAAGCCCTTCCTTAAACTCAATGTCGGGAGTATGTCCTCGTTGAAGAGCCTGTCGTGCATATCCTTCCTCCTCGTTTCCAACTGGTACGGGGTGCGGTCGTCCTCCGCGTCAGCCTTGTACTCGGCAATCGCCTGCAAGACCGAAACATAGCCGTCTATGTCACGCGCCAACTTGTCGGTGGCGATTTCGCTGTCCTTTATTATTCCGTGCATACCATTCCTCCCTTCACTCCGTTCAGTGCAAAGAACCTTGCACGCTTCTTCTTGTCATACCCTTCGTTGAGCGCAACGGCAAACAGGAACGATTCAAGAGGCTCGCAGTGGTATCGGTAGCAGTTCTTGTACTTCGCCCAGACCTTGTACACCACGAGCGAACATCCGCTTTTCGTGTCGTCGCAGAATGACACTATGTGCCTTTTTTCCCGTGCGAAGTGAACCGCGTCACCCACGCACAATGTCTTAATTCTCATCATCACCGTATAAAAAAACCTATAAAAACTATGCTATTCATCTGTTTCTCTTTCCTGCTTCGCCCTGCCACTACTTTTTAGGTTCATTGCTGAACGGTCATCCATAGTCGGGCAGTCCACAGGCTTAAATTCGGCAGTACGGCTGCCTATTATCCGTTTACCTTCGTTCAGGATGTTTATTGATGCGTTGACATCTCGGTCGTGGTGCGTTCCGCATTCGGGACAAGTCCACTCCCTATCGGCAAGCGTCAAGTCCCGTTTAATGTATTCGCATACGGAGCAGGTCTTCGATGACGGATAGAACCTGTCAACGAACACGACCTGCTTGCCGTTAACCATAGCCTTGTCGGTCAATATGCTTCTGAACCTGTACAAGCCGACCTCGGCGATAGCCTTCGCAAGTCTATGGTTCTTCAACATACCGCGCACATTAAGGTCTTCCATAAACACCGTATCGTAATCCTTCAGCAACGAGTTAACGACATAGTGTATGTAGGCTTCGCGCTGGTTCGCCAGCCGTTCATAGGCGGTTGCAAGCCGTATCCTTTGCTTCATACGGTTGTTAGAACCCTTGACCTTCCTGTACAGTTGCTTCTGCAAGACCTTTATCCTGTGCTCGGTTTTCTTGAGAAAATGCCTGTTCTCGAACACCTCGCCATCGGATGTAATCACGAAATCCTTTACGCCCAAGTCTATGCCTACGCTGTTTCCAGTCCGCTTGAACCTGATTAGTTCATCGTCTGGAATGTCCATAAGGATTGACAAGAAATACTTGCCCGTCTTGGTTCTCGACAGGGTAGCACTTCGTATATTGTCCTTATATGCTTTAAGCCGTGCGTAATACAACTTGGAGCACCTGAAACGAATGTCTTTTAAATCTTTGGTTAATGTAATCTTTCTATCGTCGAATGTGTTTCGGGACGATATAGCCTCGATGGGGAATAAAGCAGAAAGAACAGTGTCGTGCTTTGACTTGAACTTCGGGAAGCCCCTATGCAACTTGAAGAAGTTGGTATATGCCGTAAGCATCTGCCTTATAGACTGCTTCATAACCTTCGTGTTCTGCTGTTTCAACCAAGCGTATCGCTCGTCTTTAATCAAAACACCGTGAAACCACTTGGACAGGTCGGTCAGACCTAACGAAGTACATTCATCCTTATATGCTTTCATCTTCCGTTCAAGGCACTGGTTATAGACGAACCGATAACAGCCCAAGACCTTGTTTATCTTGGTCTGCTGTTCCTTGTTCGGATATAGCCGTATCTTCAACGCCCTTAACATTTCGTCCAATAAAAAGCGGAGGACTGTCCGCTCGGCATAAAGTGCAGAGAGCCTTTGCGGATGGAATCCTCCAAATGTCTTTATAATTGCTTTCGGACACATCTGCACTTGCGTCCACATATTATTTATATTTTTATGTTTTGCGTTGTCCATACGGCAATATGCGTTGTCAAGTTTTAGCAGTTGTTCGTAGGTTTTGTTAGAATTTCATTGAACTGCTGGCACCCCAATACTTTTGTTCGGTACAACATAACTATAAAGCCAACGCAGCACTCGGTGAGGGTGTCCCCGTGCGCCACGAGTTCTTCGAGCGCAGCGGTGGCGACAGTGCCGAGCGTTTCGTTGCGGTATTCCATACTCCACTTTCCGTCCTCGCGCTTCTCCATAGTGAAGTTGAGCCACTTCGGAGCACCAGTGCCCCAGCGTCCGTGCGCAATCCTCTGTGGTATCGTTTCGAGCAGTGCCTCCGCAGTCCAGCAGGGTGCTATGGCTATCTCGCCAGCGTCAACGCCAGTTTCGTTGAAGTGGTTGATTCTTTTTCTCTCCATAAACTTGACCATATCCGTATAGCCTACGGTGTTCGGTGTCTTGGGGAACTTCTCCGAGAGATAGGACATATCGGCGGTCTTGGCATCCAAGCCAGCCTCTACGAGTTCCCTCGCCTGTTCCAGTGTCGTTGCTTTCATTGCTATATGTTTTTTGGTTGTTGTTCCTAAAAGTCCGATTTAAGTCTGTCATCAAGATAGTTCTGGTATTCCTGCCCGATGGTGTTCCTTGCGCAGTGGGAATCCCAGTCAACATCAAAGTTGTCCGCCGACTGCCGCAGCCATTCGCGGAAGTCTGGGTCGGTGGCGTATGCGTGCATAGCCTCGTAGTATTCCCTTTCGTCCCTTGTTACGCCAAGACCGATAAGCCCCGCATATCTTTCGGGATGCTCCATATTGTACTTGGCGTGGTAGTTCGGGTCGGAATGCCTGTCGCCACGGGCGTTCCAGAAAGCGTCCTTGCACTTGCCGCAGCAGAACGCCTGCGAATACTGCCTCTTCACGAACTCCTTTCCGCATACGGGGCACAATATCGTTTCCCCGCACTTCGCGGTCTTGTTCGCCTCGTATGTGAGCCTGCGCCTGCTCTTGTGCGCCATTTCGTTTACTCTCTTGATGTGTGCCATAGTTATTCGTGTTATGCCAATCCTATTCGTTCAAGGCTGTCTTGGTTTCACATCTCAACAGTTTGTCCACATCCGTCTTGGTGTGGGCGGTGCGACCGTCCGCAAGATAAAGCACCCACTCGTCCGTGAACCTGTCGGCAAGGTGGTGGTATGTCATTATGAACCCCGCGTTGATGCAGCAGTTAATTTCCCTGTTGCTTTCCGCAACCCCGTTCTTGTAGAACACCGTGTTCTTGATTTCTATGAACTTCTCCATAACCGTTATTTTTCATTAAAGTTGATTTCCACTCCGTACAATCTCATCAGGTGCTGGAGCGAGCCGAGCGTCGGGAGGAATATTGTATCGTGAACTATTCGGTTGTTTACAATCCTTATCTCCCACAATCCTCCGATGAGATAGCGGTTGTTGTCGTCGTCCCACTGCGCAATTTGCTTGAGTATCCCATCTGTGAGTTCAACTGGGTGTATCTCCGATATGTCAGCAATGCAAGCGTTGTGCTTGTATTCCAGCCCTATCTTCCAGCCTTTACTTTCGCCACTGGGGGTGATGCCGATTACTTTCATTACCTTGCCATCGTGCTCCACCATATCACCTATCATAAGGTCGGTGGGTTCAAGTGTTGGCTTTTGCTTTTCAAATATATTGCTGTCAATATAAAATGTGTCCTGTGCTTGGGCACTGTAGAACGAGTTGGCGGCTATCTTGTCGTCAAGTCTCTTTACATCTTCACTTACCTTTACCTTGTCCATATCTTTAAGTCCTAATGTTTCCTTCCGACACTAATATATAGGCTATTTATTATAATTTCAGAAAATTATTTGACAATCCGTATATGCACGCTCCTGTCGTCCTTGTCGTACCTTATCTTTTCGAGCGTTCCATCCTCGCTTACGCCTATGAGCGTTATGCTCCCGTCCTTGTCGAGAGCCGTGCCGAGATAGTCATATTCGACATCCGTTATGTAGTTGTCCTGCTCCACAAGCGTCATAGCGTCCTCCTCTATCTTCCTCCATTCCGCGTCCGCCCGCTCGTCTGGCGGTGTCGTGCAGTCTGGGCGGGACAGCATAGGGAATACGAGTTCCCCGTATGTTTCCAACACCTTGCGCCCGTCCGTGTTGAACCGCTTTCCATACAGGCTCAATTTCGCCTCGCGCAAGTCCCTCTCGTAGCCCTTCTCGTCAAAATGCCTGACTATTATCTTCATATAAAGTAACTTATAAATTTGTTTTCCAGCATATCATACCTAACAAACACTTCCGCTCTGGTCGTGCTTGTACACAACTTGCTTGCGTCCCGTTCATAGCCGAGCCGTTCAAGCGGAGAAGGCGGGATTTCCCCACCGCCCCCGCGCCTTGCCTTCAGGTAGTCCTCGACAAGCGGGTTCACTTGCCTTTCCTCCGTAGCATTATGCACACGCTCGCGCCGACATTGAGGAAGTCGAGCGTCAGGGCTATGCCCCTGCGCCACTTGTTCCCCCTGTATTCCAAGCCAACTTTCGGAAGTATGTTCACATCCTCCCTGTCCAGATAGTATTCGACCACGACCCAGCCCTTGCAAAGCCTGTGCTGTCGGCAGGCGTATGTCTGCTTCATAAATTCATCGTCCTTTATCATCGCCTAAAACGGATTATCGTCCGACTCCACGCTATCGTAAAAATCCTGAATCGTTGCTACGGATTCTGGGTCAAAGAACACAAGCCTGAACATAATGCTTGCGTACACATTATCGTTTTCGTCGGTTATACACATATTATAAGCCAAATCGTCATCACCAGAAATTTCGGCAGTGCCGTTGCAGGTTTCAGTCATTTCCTTGCAGTCGTAAACAAATTCATAAACCGTTTCAATAATGTCGCCAGCCTTATATGTGGTGTTTCCCTTGGCTTCGACGACAATAACCGAAAAATCATCTCCGTCCAGAAGCGAACGAACTTCGCTGAAATCCTTGTGCATCATTTCGTTTATTTTCTTTATGTGTGTCATATCAGTTAAATTATATTATATTATATTATATTTATATCATTCGCTCTTGTTTGCCCCAGTAGTGCTCGACTGCAAGCCTGCCCCCGCACAGCGAATGCTGTCGGCAAGAATATGTCTGCTTCATAAAGTCATCGTTTTTTTTGCCATATCCCTTTCCTAATAATAGTCCATTATCTCGAAATCGCTTATCCTCATCGTCCGCCCCCGAAGCGAGTTCGCTATGAGCCTTATGCGCTCCTCCTCCGAGAGCGACCAGAAGTCCTTTCCTTTCATATTCGGTCTGACACCGAGCCGTACCTCGACATTCAACTTTCTCATACGCTACTTGATTTTACCTGTGGCAATATCGTAGTCCGCCTTCTCCCTTTCGCTTATGAACCTATCGTAATCATTATAAAGTTCAGCCAAGCATCTGTTATCATCGTCAGAACGCTCGGATATGTAGGAGAATATCCAGTCGTGCGTGCGCTTCATAAGGATTTCGCGCATACGCAGTGCGCCCGCGATGAAGCCCTCCTTCTTCTCGGAGTTCTTCGCATCGTCCCCGTACTTCGCCCTCGCTTCGAGGTTGATGAAGTCGTACTTGCGCATATCCGACTTGAACTTGTCGAGCATCTTCCTTCTTCTCTCGATTTCGTCCTCCGCCGAGCATACCGCATCGTCAAGGTTGAAGTACACGCGGGCGGCATACATCCCGTAGCCCGTTTCCCTGTCATTCGGTCTTGCGCTTCCCACACACCCGTCATTGTATGTGATTGTGTATTCCTTGCCGTTGTCGTATGTCTGTATCCTCTTTACCGTAACCGTCCTTATGCCCTCGTCGCCCACGACATAGCAGATGTCGCCCACGCAGAGTTTGTCTGCGGTCACTCTGAAACCTATATCAGTCTTTTCCATATCGTTATTTTCTTTTATGTGTTTTCCTGTAATTGTCAAGCCACTCCCTGCACTCCGCCTTCGTGCCTTTCGTATAGACTTCCCCGTGCGTCGCATAGAAGCCTTCAAGCGGTTCTACCGACATCCCGTTCGGCTGGTTCGGACACTCGCACACGCACCACAGCGGAGGGAGTTCGTACATCCCCTCTGGGGCGGGTATCGCCAAGCCCCTGCCGATGAGGTTTCGGTAGTCAATGTGTCGGGAATCAAAGAAGTCGATAATCCTCGCCATATCACGAAGTTCTATCTCCCCGACATCAAACATATCCTTGCCGTCCCCAATGGCATATCCCCTCTCGAACACATAGTTGTCCACGAGGAACTCCAACTCGTCCGAAGTCATATCGGCAATCGGGCGGAGGCATATCCTTCCGCCTCCAGCAAGCCACTCGTTAACGGGCAGGTGCTTGGTATGGTCGGTGTCCCCGTATGTTATGGTCGCCGAATATATGCTGTAGTCGTACACCCTGCCGTACACGGCTGGCTCTGCGTCACTTTCCCTGCACATCACCCCGAAGGGTATGCGGGCGAACAAGTCCCTCGCCAGTATTCCAAGTTCCTCCCTATTCATCTTTCCCGTCGTTATTGTTCAGCACAAGCGACACCGCCGCCTCGTAAAGCCCGCATACCACGCCAGCGCAGAACAAGTCCCACTCCTTTTCGTTCCATTCGGCTCTCTCGCCCAGATACTTGTTTGTCTTCTGCCTTGCGACCTCCCTGAACTGGTTGCCGAGGTTGTCGATAAGTTCGGGTATGCTCGGTTCGTTCTTCCTGACTTCCTTTGCCATAGTTAATTCCTTTCTTTAAGATTTTCGATAGCGACAACCGATGTACGGATGTCTATAAAACAACAGGTTGTACCGCATCCTTCAACAATATCACTTGTTATGACCGCTTCTTCTCTTTCCTCAAATCCTAAAATAGGATAATACCATACTTTCTTTCCTATTCTTATATCTTTCTTTTTCATAATTCTTAAATTAAATATTATGTCTGAACACCACAGCCGTATCAACGGGTATGCTGTCCTCGTATGTTATTTTGAGCGCAGTCCTTCCCCGATACACATCAATCGGTTTCGGTTGCTTGCTCTCTATGATTGTAAGGGTTATCCCCATTGCGATAACACCCACGATAAATCCCGCTATAAATCCTATCCAGCCTTTTTCCATATTCCTATCCTTTAATGTTATACATTCCCTCTGGGGCTTCAAGCGCGAGCCCCATTTCAATCAAGCCCCTGTAATCGAAGTGGTGGGCAAGAAGCCAGTCAATATGCTCATAGTACGGGGTGAGCGTTTCATCAAGTTTTTCATCCCCTTGCAGTTTCCTGCCAACCTTGTCCGCCATCCTGTCCAAGTCCCTGTCGGCGGCGCGGTCATATTCCGCCCTCTCCGCATCCGACATACTCTCCATAGGTCGTAGCAGAGGGAGTATGTCGAATGTCGCACGCCCGCCCATTATGGCATCGAGCAGTCCGATGTCGAGCGTCTTGTACTTGACCGCTGTGCGCACCTGCACGCCATACGGAAGCCGTGCGCAAAGTTCCCTAACCAATGTCTTTCTTCTTTTCTCGTCCATAGCCGTACTTGTTAAATATTTCATCCGGTATGTACGCCCAGCGTTTCGGGCGCAGATATGTGTTGAGTTCAGTGACCCAAGTGCAGCCGCCGTCCGTGTGCGGCTTTGCATCCGCGACCTCCATAAGCCCGCCGTAGTCCACGACCACGATGGCGTTTCGGGTTGGTCTTACATAGTCCGTGTCGGGATACTTGACACCGAACAACGCCTTGAACTTCTCGAACATTGTCGGCTTGTGCGGTTGCTCCAAGTCAATCCATTCAAGCCCGACCTCGCCAATCGGCAGTTCGACCTTCAATTTTTCCTTGTCGATAAGGAAGTCGCCGTAGTGGTGGAACGCACCGTCTCCCTTTTCATAGACCTGCCATCCGCCAGCGTGCCAGTCGCTGTCCGTCTTGCCAAGCAGATATTCGCCCTTGTTCTTCATCGTAACATTCCGATTAAATCCTCAATAATACTCTGGTTTCTCTCGTCAACTGGGAGCATCTCCACGAGTGTGAGAAGTTCTTTCCTTTCCTCTTCAAACTGCTTGTCCTTCCACTCCGCCATTTTCGTCGCACCATCGTAGATTCCTCTATTTTCACAGGAGTAGCATCCGTCATCTGCGTAAGATTTTTCAAGGCATCCGTCGCACAAACCCGCCATCTCCAATATCTTTTCCTTTGTCGCCTTGTCCATCTTATTCCTCCTCCATCGCTTCTTTAAAATCATCAAGTAGCCTCCGTGGAGTGTCATATTCCGAAGACCAATACCTTGCTTCATTTTCTTTCAGCCAATTAACAGCCTTCTCTATCATTTGCTGTTGCTTCCACTCCGCCATTTTCTCCGCCACGCTACACAGGCTCGAAAACGGATACAACTGCTTATACGCAACACTGAAACTTACGCCCGTTTCCTCCCTTGCCAGCAGGTCAGCCTTGTCCTTGTCGCTCATTTCTTGCCCTTTCCTTTCGTTTCCACATTGCCCTTAAAATACTTCATTATGCCGTCAATGTTATGACCGCCCACGCGCTCCATCCACCTTATCTTTTTAATCACCCCAGCATTGTCGGCGGGCTTGCCTATCGAATCGGTGAACACGCTTTCGTATATGCACTCGTCCGCAGCCTCTATGATGCTTTCCTTCTCCTTGAGGATATTTTTGAGGTGCTTGATGTGGCTTGCGTTTATGTCCGTTATGTCTATTGCACCGTCGTCCATAAGCCTTGTGATTATCTCGCACAGGTCGGACTTGCTGTGCAACAGTAGTTCGTTTACAATTTCATCCTTTGTCATAATCTTATTCGTTTTTGCCGTTATACATTCCGTCTGGGGCTTCCAACGCCAAGCCCTTACCAATCAGTCCACGATAATCGAAATGATGTTCGTTAAGCCAATCAATCGCAGAAACTGTTAAACTATCTAAATCAATGTCATATTTGAGATAGTGAGTTAACGCACCGCCATTTTCGTGGAAGTCAAGCATTTCTTCCTCCGTCATACTCGACATTGACCGCAAGTACGGCTTAACTATGTCAATCTCGAAGTTGTGGGGCATATAGTCCTCGTCATCATCGCTGTTGACGACAATCTCGAACTCACTCCGCGTGGTGTACCTATGCACCGACACGAGTTTCCTGTCATAGCCCGCCTTCCCCCGCAAGTTCACCATAGGCGTATATGGAAGCCTTGCCACGAGGTCTCGGAATAATAATCGTTTTTCTTCTTCGGTCATACAATATGCAATTTAAAGTTAGTCCATCGTATATTTCTTTGAATCAATTATTTCACCCCATACGGCAACTTCGCACAAAGGTCTCGGAGCAAAAGTTGGTTTTCTTCTTGCTTTCCGATGCTTCCAATGCCAATCAAATCACGGCAGTCGAAGTGGCGGGCAGTAAGCCTATCCACGGAATTGAATGTGTTCCCTGCATCTATACGGGGTAATCTTGCACATAGGTCTTGAAGTAAAAGTTGTTTTTCTTCTGGTCTCATATCGCTATTGATTTAATTGTTACACTTTCCTTCGGGTGCATCCGCCGCCAGACCTTCGCATTTAAGGTAGCGTGCGTATTCCTCATAGGACGAGAACCTGTCCTTTGGATAATACCTCCAGTCCGCGTCCTTGGTGTCTGGCTCGCCGTACATTCCCTCTGGGGCGGGCAGAGCCAAGCCCTTTCCGATGAGGTTGCACCAGTCGATGTGCTTTTTCGCAAACCATTCGCACGATGCGTCGCCGTTGTTGTTTTGATACAACTCCTCGCGCTCCTCGTCGGTGAGGGTGTCCATCCCCCGCAGGTACGGTCTTATCCCGAACCCGCTCCAAGTGCCAACACCGTCCTCGCCAGTCGTGTGGAAGTACCTGTGTCCTACCGCAGGGTTGTGCTTCTCGTCGATGCGGACGGCATCAAGCGTCTCGATGACGGTCAGGTCGCCTATCGTCACCTTGCATTTCAGCCCGTACGGGAGGCTGTCCCGTAACATCATTGCAAGGGCGTGGTTGTCCTCGTTGTTGTCGTACATCTTCATCGTTTCGTCATACTCCTCCTTCGTTGACGGGTTGTACTCGTCGTCGGTTATCCCGAACATAACGGGGCGGAAGTATGTGAAGTCGAAAGGCTTCGAGTTGTCATACTTGGGGCACTTCGCGTTGTATGTGCGTATGTATTCTTCGGCGTTGTTTATCTTTACGACAACAGGTTCTTCCCTGAACAGTGTTCCGAACTTGTGGGGCAATGCCTTGCGCAAGTCGTTCCAAGCGGTCTTGTCGTCTGGGTACTCGAACACATCGGTTTCGTACAGCGCAGTGTGGATGTAGTATCGTTTCATTTCCATATCTTTAAGTTTTTATGTTTCCTTTCCGATACTAATATATAGTTAATAAATAATAATTTCAGAAAAAAGTGCGAGCCTTGCCGAACTCGCACTTCAAATAGAAAATAGTATATGAATAAAAATACAAAGTTACATTCCTCTTGAATTTCCCTCATAATATGTGTTGCATATGCTCTATATGGACGCGGAGGTCTCCGTCAACAACGCCCCTTATGAGCGAGTACGCCACATAACCCTCCTGCTTCTTGTCGTTCATACACTTAACTTCAATCAGATGCCCCGACCTTGACCTGTCGTCGGATGCCATATTCCAGATTTCGTCTATGTCCTTCCCGTCCATTTCCAAAGTGGCGTTGTTCCATCTGGTTTCGGTCGTGACCACGATTATCGCCCCTTCGGGTATGTCGGTCGAATACTTGAACGGCGTGGGGTTCTTCGCGTAGAACGCCTCCCAGTCCTTGAAGTAGAAAAGCATCGCTATCGCGAACACCGGGTTCGTTATCACCAGCACCTCGTCGAACGAGAACTTGCTGGGGGCATAATCCTTCCCGTTGTAGTGGACAACACACTTCCAGTCGTTGCCCGAACATATAATACCATACACCTTGCCGATTCCTTCGACAGTCCCGCCGAGCATATGCACGAACTTGTAGGGGACTTCCTCGCCCCTGTTCGCCTTCTCCATAATTTCCTTGAACTTCATATCTAAACGCTTATCGTCTTTAACTTCATATCAATCTCCACTGGCATACTCTCCAACTTCAACGGCAGGAGCGGTTCGTTCTTTATTCCGAGCCTGCGTTCCGCCCGTGCAAGTTGCCTTGCCGTCCACCTGCGGTAAATCGGAATGTCGCAGTAGTATATCTTCTGCAAGCCCATCTTGTCGGTGAGCACATCCCTCCAAACCCTCAATATCGGGTTAATCTTTTTGTATCTCGGCTTCGACCAGCCGTTAACGATTTTCCTTGCTATCCTCTTTCTCATATCCTGTTGTATTATTTGAAACATAATCTGAACAGCCGTTGTCTTTGCACACTCTTTTCTTCAATTTGCACACAAGGTGATACTTGCCAGAGTTATAGACATATCGGCTGTGTCCGCACCTGCTCATTCGCCTTTCCTTTCCTTCGGTATCTTCCTTACCGAACCGTAGGGCTTGTCGCCTTCCGCCTTTATATGCTTCCCGTCCGTAAACCTGCTTTTGTCCCCGAACCACTTGTTCTTCTCGGCAATTATTCGGCACGCCATTATTATGTCCTGCCATTGCCAGTGTTCAAGCGTATCGCCCGGGTTGAGCGATTCGAGGCTGTTGAATATCTCGCGCTCCGACTTGTACGGCACGAGTTTCTCGTACTTCTCCTTTATGTTAAGGTCTTTCGGCGCGTTGCCCGTTACTCCGTGAAATGCCATATCGCTTCCTCCTATTCCTTGCACTTGTGTTCAAACGCCCTGCAATGCGCGGACGGGCTTACTGTAAATCTATGTTCGCCGTCAAAGAGATACACCAGCGGGTTGCACAGCGTCACGCCCTGCTCGTTGACTTCGGAAAAGGCGCAGTCGGCGCAGCACATCTCCGCATCACTATATGTATTGACTATAATGTACGGGCGCATTACCTTATCGTAGGCATAATTGGCGAAGCCCCTTCCCGTACAGCCTATGACCTGACGGTTGTTTATGAACCACTGTATCATATCGTAGAACACCTTGTCCACCCCGTTCATATACCGCCACTTGTAGTCCTCGCTGGACACTTCGTCCAAACGGGGATGTTCGCGCTTTACAAGTGCCATAAGCACCCTGTTCTCCCTTTCGTACTCGTCAAGGCACTTCTGGTAGTAGTCGTTCCTGTCCTCGTTGGAGTACACAGCCTTGCGCTCCGTCGCCTCCTCCGCCACTTCGCACGGGAATATTTCCTCTTCGAGCGCGGTGATTAGCCCCGCCCCGTCAAAGAGTTCGACGGTCGGCTTGTCGTCATATCTCTCATTCTTGTCTGGGCGAGCACCCATAATGGAGTACACCCTGCACTTCACGCCGTTGTACATAACGGTCTGGCAAATCCTCAAATCTTCAATCCTTATCATCTCAAAGCATTTACTAAAAACGAAATGAGCGCATAGTCACCGACTATGAGCGTGAATATAGCACCGCAGTACAGCAGAAGCCGTACAATCCCGCTTCTCAACTTTCTGATTACGCTTGCTATGAGCCAGCCGAGTATCAGGTTGAAGAGAAGCATAACGAATATTATCCCGAATATCGTAGGCATAGTTGCTCCCTTTCCTTAAAAAACAGGCAGGGGACTGGGAATCCCTCCGCCCGAATGATAAAATAAAAATTTATTATGAATAAAAACAAAGCGCATTGTTACTTTCCGCTTAAAAGTTCCTGAAGTTCAAACACGAGAGCGAGCAACGACACCATCGGGTCTATCACGCTTCCGAGTTGAGCCTGATACTTCGCGTTGATTATCGTGATATGGGGTATGAAGGGTATGAGTTCTGGCTTCTGTGCAATTATGTATTGCACGAACGGCATACCGAGCGAAGCCACGACATCATCGACCTTGTTCCTGTATGCCCCAGCGAGTGCCTTGTAGTTCTCCGCTGGCTCTGGCTTTCCAGAGAGCACTATGTTATAGACATCCACGAACTCGTGCGTGGTAGTCGCAACATCAGCCACCGTAATCGGGTCGAACTCGTCCTTCACGAGAAATGTCAACTGCTGTATCTTGTTGATAATCTTTCGGTAGTCTGGAAAGTTGTTCTTGATGAGGTACGCGAGTGCCTTGTCGTCTATCGCTATGCCCTCGTTCTTCGTGATGAAGCGGAGGCGGTTGAGCATATCCTTCTTGACCTCCATAAGTTCCTCGCCCTCGAAGTCGAACGACACGAGCACGAATCTGCTCTTTATCGGGTCTGGTATCTTGTTGATGAAGTTGCAGGTCGCAACGAAGCGGGAGTTGGAGGCATACTTCTCGATTACGCCCCTCAACGCTGCGTACGAGCCAGCCGACATATTGTCGAACTCGTCGAGCAGGACGACCTTCAGTTTCCCCTGACCGCCTATGAGCGATGCGGTCTCGCAGTAGTTGCAGATACGCTCTCTGACGGTATCGACACCCGTCTCCGAAGAGCAGTTGATATAGAGGCAGTTGTTCCCGAACTGCTTGCACAGCAACTTGGCGAGAGAGGTCTTGCCCGCCCCTTGCGTCCCGTAGAACAGCATATTCTGGACGATGCCCTCCTTGAATGTCTCCTTCAATCTCGCTGGCAATGCAATCTCGTCAAGCGACTGCGGTCTGTATTTTTCCGTAAGTAGTTCTTTCATCTTTATCAAATTATAATGTTGTCAATATTATTCAGCCTTCGGCGGTCTGCCTCTTCTCTTTGCAACATTGATTGCAAAGGCTGGCTTCTCGTCATACTCGTAGCCTTCGAGGGCGATGCCCTTGATGCGGACTACGCTCATTCCGCTTACCGAAAACACCTTCTCGTTGCCGTTGCGTTCGTTGACTATCACTGCGACCTTCGGCTCGCGGAACAGGACTTTCTCCCCGTTCTCGTCGCAGCAGTGGCAGAGCACCCTGCGGTTCTTCTCCGACATCGACAGGTATATCGTGTCGCGGGTTTCGTTCACTATCGACTTCCAGCAGATGTCTGGGAGCGTGATGCGCAGGTTCGGCTTCCTGTTCTCGATTCTTTTAAGTCTTCTTTCTTCCATAGTCTTGAATTTTTAATGTTCCTTTCCAAACCTAATATATAGTTAATAAATAGGAATTTCAGATTTTTATCACAAATATATGATGTCGAGTTCGCTGTCCCCGACATACCCGCCGAACTCAATCCCAGACCAGTCTATCGAGTTGTCCTCGCAGAAGCACACAAAATCGTTCAAGTCCTTCACCCTGCACTTGAAGTTGTTTTCCGAGAGAAACTTCCCCCAGAGGAACACCTTGTGCCCGCCCTTGAGTTTCTCGGCACTCCGCTCCCTGCCCGGCTGGTCGTTGTCGAAGAAGTACACCACATTGGACAGGCTGTCGAGCCACAGCACATCCTTCTTCACTCCGCACTGACCGAGAGAGTTCGGGAGGAAGAACGAGTCTATCCCGCCCTCGAACACATATATCTCGCTTGCGTATATGTCGAAGTTGAGCGTGTTGTATATGAGGCTCAATCGGTTGATGTCCTCCTTCTCCGCCCCGTCGATGTCTGGGAGATGGAGCATACACATATTGTAGCACCTTTCGAGCGCGTATGAGCGGTACTTCGGGACATTCTCCCTGAACGAGCGTACCTGAACGCCAACTATGTCCCGCCCGTTGTTCGCGAGGTTCAGCACATAGAGTTCGTTCATACGCTTGGAATACAGGAAGTTGGCGTACCTGTCCTCTGGTATGCGCCTCCCCCTTATGTAGTCGGATATGCTTCCAGCGTCCTCCGTTATCTCGACGAGGTGCAGGGTGTCCGCGAACAGTTCCCTGCTTATAGCGAGGCTGTCGAGTTTTCGGAATGTGTCGTTGTCAACCACATCGTTCCGCCTGCCGTCCCTTCTCTTTCCAGCCCGCTTCTCCCTTGCCGACGCTATTATGTCGGCAACTCCGTCTGGCATAGGCTCTCCGAAATATGAAAAGAACTTCCACAGGCTCTCGTGCGCACCGCAGTTGAAGCAGTGGAACGACATATCGTTGAGATAGACATTCCCTCTTTTCTTGTATCTGTTCGTGGTGCTGTCACCGCAGTACGGGCAGGCGAAGTTGAGCCTGTCCGAAAACTCCTTTATCGTGCGCCTTGCGCCGTCGTTTCGGAAGCGTCTTGCAAGTATGTCCTGCAATCCCCTCTTGAGTTCCCTTGTGTCAAACATCAGCAGTATCTCCTCTTGTGCTTTCCGCCCCGTGCGTGGTGCTTCTTGTCCCCCTTCCAGTAGTACATAGAAATCTGCTTCCCGTACATCGCAATCTCCTCGTCGCGGGACTTCTTCCTCGCAGCCTTGATAATGTCAAGCGTCGTCTTGTCTATCGTGTTCTTTTTCTTCCTATTCTTCGCCATTTGTTTCCTCCGCCTTCTTCCAAGCCTTCTTCAACTTCGCTATCCTCTCCACCACCGACTTGCCGAGTTCCTCCGCGTTGTCCCCGACCACGCACTCGAAGTCAACGATTGCGTCCCCTTTGTCAAGCAGTCCGTTGCCTTTCAGGAACTTGTCCGCCTCGCAGTAGAATATGCTGAAGAAGTAGTCTTCCGCACTCCCGTTGAAAAGCGCGAGTTCCCTCTCAAAGACTTTCGCGAGGAAGCCCCTGTCTATGTTGCACACCTCGAAGAGATAGTTGGAATATGCAATCCCCGCAGTGCTTGCGGTGGGTATGTCAACAAGCCCAGTTTCCCTCGTTTCGGAACTCCCTTCGGGCGTGTACCTGAACCTGAATGTAAATGCAGTCCTGTCCATACTTCTACTTGTCCTTTTGCCAAGGGAGCGTCTCCGCAGCCTTGAAGTTGTAAATCGGCTTGATTATCTCCACGACTTCCGCAGTGTCCCCGATTGCCGAGAGTATCTCGTCCATAGGCTTGTACGCCATAGGTGACTCGTCTATCGTGCCACGGCACACGGAGGTCGTGTATATGCCTTCCATACTTTTCTCGAAGTCTTCAAGTGCAATCTCGTCCTTCGCCTTCGAGCGTGACATAAGCCGTCCAGCCCCGTGAGGCGCGGAACAGTTCCAGTCCTCGTTGCCCTTGCCTATGCAGATAAGGCTTCCGTCGCGCATATTCATCGGGATGATGACCTTCTCCCCCTCCATAGCGGAGATTGCGCCCTTTCGGATAAGCCCGTGCTTCGTATCCACATAGTTGTGGAGCGTCTCGAACCACTCGAAGTCCTTCAGCGACTTGCCCTTGAAATACTTGGACACTATGATGTCGGCTATTGTAAGCCTGTTCAGGTGCGCGAACTCGGCGCAGATTGTAACATCGTGCAGGTAGTCCGACATAAACTGCCCGTAGAGGTAGCACTGGTCGTCTGGTATCCTGCACTCCGTAGCCTCGCACTTCAGCCCCCGCAGAGCCTTCTGGATTTCATTCTTGCGCCCCTGCCGCTTGTACTCTCGGATTATGCGTTCGCGTTCCTCATAGAGTTTCTCCTTTCCGTGGCATAGGTCAACCGCAATCTTCTGGTAGTGGTCGCAGACCTGCTTGCCCAAGTTGCGCGAGCCAGTATGTATTACGAGATAGATGTCCCCGCTCTCGCTCCTGTCGAGTTCAATGAAGTGGTTGCCCCCGCCGAGCGTACCTATGCTCCGCAGTATGCGCCTTGTATCCTTCAATTCACGGTAACACTTCAACTTTTCGAGTTGCTTGAAGTCAACCGCCTTGCCCTCGCGGACAGCCATCCCCGAAGGGATTTTGAGCCGTACGAGATTATCAAATGCTTCGAGGTCAATATCGACCTTGCCGAGATTGACGCAGAGCATTCCACAACTCAAGTCCACGCCTACGGTATTAGGCACCATCTTGTCCGAATATGTCGATGTGAAGCCGATTACGCTTCCCTTGCCAGCGTGGGTGTCGGGCATTACGCGCACGGTTTCGTTCTCGTATGCTGGGTTGTCAATCAATGACTTCAACTGGTCGATGCACGCCTGCTCTATCGTCTTGGCGTATATCTTCGCCACATTGCCTGTCTTGTTCTTTAGTTCCATATCGCTTTGGTTTTTCGGTTGTCTATTCAAACCTAATATATAGGCTATTTATTATAATTTCAGAAAAAAGGTCGGGTTTTTGTCCTTCCCCGACCTTCAAATATGCCTATGAGTTGTTGAGTTCGGTGTCGCTGTACGGGACGAGTTCCCAGAAATGCTCTCGGATATGCTCCGCGAAGTCCTGCGGCAAGTCCCTCTGCTGTGAGGTGAACTCCGCTTCGAGTTCCGCGAAGTCCCGCCTCGCCCTTTTTGCGTACATCCTGTGTATCTTCACCCTCGCCCTGTCAATCTTTCGCTTCGGGTACGGGAAGTCGCCCCGCAGTATCTTCATTGCAATCCTCTTGTTCATCGTCCCTGAATGTTATTCCACATTATTTATAACGGTTTTTCTCCTAACCTCTATCTTCGGCAGGCGTGCCATCCTTTCCGAGCAGAACACTCCGAGATACGGGTGGTCGATGTATCTGCCAGAGAAATAGACTATGTAGTTTGCGCTTTCAATCTTCTCAACGAACGATTCGACCACATAGCCATCAAGCGTCCGTGCGGTGTCGTTGAGTTGCTCCGCGCATATCTCCGCCACAGCATAGTCGCGCAGCCAGTCCTTTTCCGAGTTGTCCCCAAGCCTTATCATCGCCAGAGCGAGTATCAGGTACAAGAACGAGAGCCACCCGAACACGCCGAGCGGATAGACGACGGGCTTGCCCATTGCCACCTTCCGTTTTGTAATCAGGTAGCCGACAACCATTCCGACCACGCTTAACGCCATTGCCAAATAATATAACCAGTATTGCATTTCCTATTCCTCCTTGCTATTGTTTTTCTTCCTTTCCCTTATGAGCCTTTCCTTCGCTGCTATGACCTTCATACAGCCGAGCCGTAATACTTCGAGTTTCTGTTCGTCTGTAAGTTTGAGGGCATCGCCCCGAACCGTCGCGCCCCTGCGCACCCACACCCTGCCGTCCTCCGTGTAGAAGGCAACGCCAGCGCATTTGTATTCGTCCTCCGCGTTCTCTATGTACTCCATCACCCTCCTGAATATGCTTTCGGGCACGCAGTAGTAAAAACGCTTTATGAGTCTGCTTTCGTGCTTGTGCGACTTCTTGAAGTCGGCAAGGAAGTCAGACCAAGAACGCTTTATCTCTATTTCAGCCAAGTAGCCCGCCTTCGTCATAACAAGCACATCGCACTCGTGTCCTATCGGCAGGAGTTCCGAAAGCCCGTACACATTGAATACGACCGTGTTCGCAACGCAACTGAAGTCCCTCGACTTCGCTATCGCGACTTCAATCTCGTCTATTGTGAGCGCGGTATCAGCCATTGCAGTATGCCTCCAATATCTTTTCATTCTTCGCTACGGTTATGCCCGCCCAATCGTCGAGGTTGAACTTCTCGCTCCAGAATGCCGCCCGCCTTGCTGCGATGCCGATTATGTCCGAATTAAGTTCCCACACAAGCAGGGGCATCAACTTCCCTTCCCTTATCGTCTCGTCAGTCGGCAGGAACTCTGGCATATCCGCACAGTGTTCCGATGTCGGGGTGTACACGGGCGTTCCAGCAGGCGTATATGTCAGGTAGGTGAACGGAAGATACCAGTCGTGGACGAATATCCAGTTGCCAAGATACTTGTCCTTGCTGTTCATATTCCCGCACTTTATGTTCGTTACGGGAGTGCGGACTATCTCCCCGTTGTCCCTTACGAGAAACCCGTAAAGACCGAAGAACTCGTCAACTGTTCCCTTCCTGCCCGTCAGTTTCATTTTCGTTTCCATTGTTAGCCAGACTTTCCTTTCTTATTTCGTCCCAGATTTTCTTCCACTCCTCGCACATCTCCCTCGTCCTGAACACGAACGATTCAAGCACTGGTATCACCGCGCCGTTGTCGAAGAGCATATAGTAATATAGTTCCGACGCATTCGGCTGTGCCGTAATGTTGCCGACTTCGAGCGAAATCCTGATGACCTCGCCCTCGTATATTTCACCTCCAGAAACGAACCAGCCACGGTCACCCACATCAAAGTTAGTATCCCTCTGCAATCTCATATCGTTATGAATCTGATTGTTTCCTTTCAACTGGACAGTCGGGACAGTTGAACCTTATCATTTCCGAAGCGTACTCATCGCGACCGCACCAGTACAATGTCCCCTTCGGTATGTAGCACTTCACGACAATGGAGTTGGCGAAGTTGCGTATGTGGTTGGTTGGAGGACGCTTGTACGAGTGTATGGCGTTCTCTATGTACATACCTCCGCTACCCCATTCCTCTGGGATGGTCTGGAAGAAGTCGGCACGCAAGCCGTTGTCAATGTCATCAAATGCAACCAGAGTGTCCGTGAAGGGTGTCATCAACTTGCCGTCTTCCCACATTACCAGCACCTTGTAGCACGGGATGTTCCTCCGAGCCTTCTTCGGCTTCATTGTCGGGTGTCTAAATCTTGAAAGTTCAAGGCACATAACCATTCCTCCTATTCGTTTCGCTTCTGCCTGCGCAGCACATACGCCTCCCGCCTTGCGAGCAGATATTCGAGGTCAGCCTTGCCGTCTTCGAGAGCCTTCTTCTTCTCCTCAAGTTCCTTGCCCTTTACTCCGAACTCGTCAGCCAGACCACGCTTGAACATATATTCGAGTTCCGCAATCTGCTTCTCCGTAACCTTGTTGACGCTACGCAGCAACTCGATTATGCGGTCTAACCTGTCAATACCTACAAGTCCTTCGGTAAAGCCCTCCGTGTCCCTTACCTCGAAACTCAACTGGTCGGGGTACATTCCGTTCGGGGTTTCCAGCGCAAGACCCTTCGGTATAAGCCCGTTTATGTCGAAGTGATGGGAGAGCAGGTACTTCATTTCAAGCGTCATCTGCTCAACCTCGTCCTTGCCCTTGATTTCGCAATACTCCATATCCTCGATTGCGGTCATACTCTCCATCGGGCGGAGGTACGGCTTCACTTCCGAGAGGTAGCACTCGCACACAACATTCGTAGTGTCGAATGTAAGCAGGGTGTTGCACAGCGGTATCCCATTCCCCCTTATCGCGTGGAGTTCCATAATGTTCTTGTCGAACGGTACGCTGCACATCACCCCGTACGGGAGGCGCATACACAAGTCCTCGAACAATAAAAATTTTTCGTCGTGGCTCATAAGTTATAGTTTTTGTATGTTTAACATTTCATCGTACATTCCCTCTGGGGCTTCAAGCGCAAGCCCCATTCCAATCAGACCGCGAGTATCGAAATGATGCTTCAACAGCCAGTCAAGCGCATCGTGCCTGTAATAGATGTCGAGCACCTCATCGTGCAGTATGTCCTTCTTCCAGACAATGCCTCCGCATAGTTCTCGGAGTTCCTCCATCTCGCTTTCCGTCATAGTTGACATTGAACGGAGGTGGGGCTTTATGTTTTCAACAGGGTAAAACATATTATTAACAAGCCCCGAATCAATCGGTATATCTTCATAGTAATTGCTGATAATCCCATTGCAATTTCCAATATATTTCAAGACACCGTGGTCTGTTTTACTGCCGTCCAAGCCGTTTACACATTTGCACCGAACTCTATACGGCAGCCTTGCACAAAGGTCTTTCCATAACAGTTGTTTTTCTTCTTGTGTCATATTTCAAAATGTTTGATAGAAAACCTTTATTCCGTCCTCATAAGGAACCAACCAGTGCATAACGACATTCAAGTTGTATTCCTTGGCTTGCTCCGACAGGAACTGGCAGACTTCCTCGTCTGTCTTGCAGTATTTTACCTTTACTAACTTTTCCATATTATACAAATTTAATTAGTTGTTTGGTTTCTGCACACCACCCATAACCAACTTCGTGCATCTTCTGAAATAAGAAGTCACGCTGTTCTTTGGTGGCTGGATGGGCATTATGCCCGAAATCACACCAGTCGTCAAATAATATTCGATTATAATATAGAATATATGTATTTGCACTACTGGCAGTTTTAATGCTTTTAAAAATCATTATGATACCGTCAAAAACCAGCACATCGCCATCTTTGGCATCTTCGATAGTCCAAAGGTGAGATATACAATCTATGTCAGATATGCTTCTAATATCTTCAGAACCGTAACAATTTAGTATTTTATAAGTATTTTCATTTACCTCTAAAATTTTTATCGTATTGCCATTTTCAATTTGCACCCAAACACCAGCCTTGAACTTTGGTTCAGGATTAGCATCGGACTTCTGCCTTCTGTTCATTGGCGGATATTCGTAATCATCTTGATTTTTAATAGCAATCAATTCGTTGGTGCAGTGATAATGTTTTTTGCCTATGTGTACGACTACGGGCAGACCGCTTGTAATATTATCGGCAGCCTCCTGCAAAGTTCTCATCACATCGCCAACCTCAAATTTCGGTCGTTCGTTTACGACGGGACTGCTCGTGGCGCACGCGCAGGCGACATCGCTGGAGTTTTTCACGCTCTCCCTGCCAGCGTCATACGCCTTCATTACGGCAATGTTCATAGCCGCCTGAAAGTCGCTTACTTCCGAAGGGGAGTGGTGCGCCTTCAGGTATTTCAACGCCTCCTCGCTCGGCATTACCTTGTCAAGCCAAGCGGTCGCTGATATGTCCTCGAAACCGAACAAGTCGTCATAAAAGCCTTGCGGTGCTCTTACGGCAAGCCCCATCTCAATCAAGCCCCTGTGGTCGAACAATCTTCTGTCGCACCAGTCCGAAGCATAGTGGGTTATTACCTTTCCGCGAAGCGAATCATCCCCGTTCCTTGAACGCATAATTGCATCGGTAAACAGTTTCTCGTCCTTCTCGTGCTGTCTCTTGAGTTTCAACTTCTCCGCTTCGGTCATATCTTCGAGCGAACGGAGGTACGGTAACGCCTCCTCGAACGGGACGGACACGAACATATTTCCCTTGTCCGCGCTAAACCTTGTGAGCCTTACGCAATGCGTCTGTATTCCATACATCTCCCATATCATACGGTCATATTCAAATCTTAACCCGTATGGGACTCTTGTCGTGAGGTCAGCCCTCAATTTCCTGTATTCTTCCGTAGTCATACTAAATGAATTTTATTCCGAGTGATGTAATCTTCTTGTCATCGTCGAATTCAACGAACAATGTGTAACTTCCGTCCCCGTATCCGCTGAAACTCACACAGCCCTTGCCGTCAAGCGCAATGCCGTCGCGTCTTTCCGTATCGCTGTTCGGCTTTACCTTGTTGCCGTCCATATCATAGCCGTAGCGGAGGTCGAACTGGCGGTCATACCACTTGTGGTCGGTTTCCCCGTGCATCGGGTGATATTCTTCATAGTAAGCCCAGTCGAATATGCCTGCTGCCCCGCTGTCAACGCCTATCTCTATGTCGCCGACCAGTTTCTTCGGGAACTTCTTTGAAGTCCCTTCGAGGCACACCCACAGTTCAGTAACCCTGCGCCCCCAGTCATTGAACGAAGCCTTGTTCATAAACACATTGTACTTGCCGGGCTTAACATCCGTCAAGCGTCCCTGACACCAAGTGCCAATCGAGTAGCACGGGTCGCTCACGATAACTTTCTCTCCGAGTTCTATCGTTCCGAGATTAAACTTGTCCTTCTTCATATCTTTGTTTTTTAGTTGTTCATTGTTCTGTCGCTTAATCCTTCCGATACTAATATATAGGCTATTTATTATAATTTCAGAAAATCATTCGTTTTCTTCCTTCTCCGTGAAGCAGTATAGCCTCGTTTCAATAGATGCGTTATAGACACTGTGCGGTGTTGTCGGGTGGTCGCAGTACCAGTGCTTCGTCTCCTCGTCCCACGCGCACCATCGGCAGTAGTCGCAGGACGGAATCTTACGCAGATTCGTTCTCTCCAAGTTGCCGAACTTGTCATTGATATTGGCAAGCGCACCGCAAATAGTCCAGTCCCAGAAACTCAACTCCCTGCCATCGAGCACCCACACCGTCCACTTCACCGCCATAAGCGGAATGTAGAGCAGGACTTCAAGCACAAACCATACGGGCGACACGAGTATCACCAGCACACGGAGAATTACTCTGGTGCAAGGTATCAGTATGCTGTTAAGCCTTATCTTCCTTAATTCACTTCTGTTCATCTTCGTCCTCCTTTATTTTTGCAAGCACCGCATCGTGAACCCAGTGGTAGTATTCATTCTTTAACAGCGGGTATCTGCGTATCTCCGACTGTGATAGCATCTCTTCGAGAGTTATAATATCGGACTTCGGACTTGTCATAATGAACCAGATGTCGTCTATTTCAAGTTTGTCCATAAGCAAGTCCTTGTCGCCACGAAGCCAGAACCTGCCCTCGAACACCGTGAATAACTTTCCCTTTCCGTCCGTGTTCACAAGCACGGATGTTTCATCTCCGATAAGCGGTCTTGCAAGTGCAACCGCATTCTCCTTTGTAAGCCTTTCAAACTTCATAGTAAATGTCTCCCTTTTTCATAACTATCGTTCCTTGTCCGTTGTATTATCAATTCCCTTTCCGACCATATCTTTCACGAACTCGCCAATCCAAGTGCGTGCAAGTTGCGCAACGAGATGCTCCCGTGAAAGCCCAGTGGTCGAAACCATAGCGTTCACTCTCTCCGCCGACATATTCTCTATCGGCTTCATACGGAGCAAATACTCCATAACATCCTTGCCAGATACACCCGAACATTCGCCATTCCTGTTATAGCCGTGTCCCCTTGCCACAAGCCATTCGGAATACGGAAGTATCGAGCGACCGCTTTTGCACTCCGCTTCATACTCCGCGCGAAGTTCCTCCGCCGAACCGCACGCAATTATCTCATCATTCGCAGTCCCGTCGGGCTTTGCTTCGGCTTCCCCGTCTGGCTCGTACGGAAGGTCTATGTAGTATTCCTCCGTCCTTTTCCTGTCGAAATGCTCCAAGTGCTTCATAACGGCTTCGTGGATTGTCCAGCGCAGGAAGTTAATTTCGTCCTTCTTCTCCTGCGGTGTAGCCGTATCAGCGAACTTCCAGTTGAACTTGAACACAATCTTCCCCTGTATGCACGGGTGAAGGCTGTCTATCTCGTTTACAATCTCGTCCATTCCTTTCATTGCAATAATTTTAGTTTCGTAAATTATTCAGTAAAATGTTCATCGATTTCATTTGTGGGGTTTCCATCATTCCACGCCATTATCATTCTATTTAGGTTGCTAACTCCAAAATTTTTCTTTGGTGCTTCGTCGAGCCATTCTTTGATTCTATCCCTGACATCGGCGATGCCGTTCCAGTTTTTCGGATAATCGTTCTTGGTTCTCCAGATGTCCATATCCTTGATGTGCTCAAACTTGACCTCCAGTTCAATGTCACCATCAACTATTTGAATGTGAAAATGAGGCGTTTCCATACCTTGCTCATCATTCTCACCATATACGATTAACCTTGCGTTTCTTGGTATGTTATCCGTCGGGCGTGAAATTGTCGCAACATCATTAAGTCTATGCCTTAATAAGAATTTATCTTCCATATCTTTCACCTGTTAATAATATCGGTTATTCTGCCGACCACTCGGTTTCTTTCCAACGGGCTGTCCGCGTAGAAGTGATAGTCCTTGTTGGGATTTATCTTCGTTATTATCCTCTGCCCGTAGAGCAACGCTGGCATCACGGGTACGCATTGCGCTATGCCGAGCAGTCCCTCGAACATAAGGTCAACGAATGTCCTGCCCTTCTCGTCCTTCCACTCGTGCCTTCTCGCCCATTCCTCCGCATATCCGATGTCGGGGCAGGCGATGTACGCACCGAAGTGATACGGCTTGTAGTCGGAGTGGTATTCCCCGCCAATCGGTCTTGCGTACACATCCCTGCTCGGAAACTCCGCCTCCTGAAAGTCTATCCGACCTCCGCTCGCGACATAGGCTATCACATCGTACATAAGCACAATGGGCACGCTCTCCGCAGTGTACGCATCCGCCTTTCCGTCCAAGTCATAGAGATATATCATACGCTTCCTCCTATCCCGCTTGTAAACGGGAAGCCACCTATCGCATTTGCAAACGAGGCGCACGCCTCACCGCTTGGGTTGACCTCCCTCTCCCTGCCGAGCAGACCGCACCTTCCGTTCCAGTTGTACTGGTCGGCTGGCTGAAAATATATGCACCACTTGCATTCGAGCATCGCTAAAAGAATTTCCCGTCCGTAGAAATGGTTGCGTTCGCACGCCTGACCGCCATTATGTGCCCGTCGCAGTCGTTGTAGTCCTTTATGATGCCCGCTTGGTAGTCTATCCACCGCGAGTTCACCTTGTCGTTCAGTGCGCCCAGCCCTTCGAGCATCCCCGTCGGTGCGGTGTATATAGTGTCGGAGAACAGGAAGCCTTGCACCTGCTCGTTCTTCCACTTCAAGACCTCTCGGCACGCATTGAACACACGCTCGCGGATGTCCTGCGGGACACCGCCCAAGCCGTTGCTTTCGATAATCTCCGCAATCTTGCCCCTTTCGAGTTCGTCCTTCCGTATGTACGGATTCACCTGTGCTTCATCTGGTTTCATAACTCGCGCATTTATTTCGGTTGCTTGTTATCCGTCGCCTGCATCTCTTTCTTCAACTGCTGGAGCAGGGGGTTGTCGCCAAGACATTCCCCGCTGTGCGAAGTTACGCTTTCCGACCTCGGCTTTTGCTTCCTGTCGCCCGAAGGCTTTACGCTCGACCTGTACGAACGCTTCCCCCCGTCCCCAGCAAATATGTTCTTTGCCGACTGGTATCTGGTGCGGGCAAGTTCAAGCGCATCGCCTTCCGATATGCCCATTGTCTCCGCAAGTTTCGACACGAGTGCTGGCAATTTCGAGAGTGCCGAGAGTTTCAATACCGCATCGTTCCCGTTGCTCGCGAACATCTCCACGACTATTGCCGAAAGTATGTCGTCCGCCTTCTTCCACTTCTCGAACTCCTCGTCCGTCAGGGTGCAATGCACCTTGTCCTCCGCCATAATGTAAAGCCTGTTGAACTCGTCCCACGGTATCACGACCTTCTGTCCGTGCGAAATGACCGTAGCACCCTCCTTGCTCTTGTTGATAATCTTGAATGTTGGTTTTTTCATTTGTATTTTTAATTAAGTTACTTTGCTCTTTTTCTCCTGTTCCAGAAACGATAGACCATCGTGTGATATGAAACCCAAGCCGTGTAGTCGCACCCGTCGCAAGTCCAGCCCTCGCCTCCCTGCGAGTCGGTGTCGAAGTATCTCAACGGCTTCCCGCACTTCGGGCACACGCCACCGTTCCAGCCCTTGTACTCGAAGTATGACGCGACAAGCGTGACTGCGGTAATAAGCACCACAGCCACTATGACGGTCATTATGAAAATTACTGTCTTTGCCATTTGCACACGCTTGGTTTTCTGATGCTCTTTACCTCTGTGGGTTCTTCAACGGGCAATGATGAAGCCGCTATCCTATTCACCCCGCTATATACCTTGTTGAGCACATACAGTATGTCCGCCCAGCGTTCAATATTGGTCTTTTTCACACCCCTCTCGAACTCCTTGCGTATATTTTCCCTTAACACCGAGATTGCCTTGTTGCTGCTGTCCCTGAAATCGGCAAGTGACTCAAAGAACCACCTTACGAAGTCGCTTTCGTATTTCCTTGTCCTTTCAAGGAACGCTATCACGCCTATCATACGGTTCTTGTCGGGCATCATCATTGACCCGTGCTGGTCTGGATTCCTTAACTTCTTCGCAAACTTGCACAAGTCATTCCAATATTCGCTGTCCGAATTGTACACATCGCAGATTGTTTCATTTGAAACCCTTATGGATACTGGGTTGGTATTATCTACGGAATAACCTGTGGAAATGCCGAGATACGACACTATGCCAGTCGCACAATCACCGTTCCCACCGTTTGCGTAAAGCGCATCCCTTGCACTCTTTGGCTTGCCAGTGTCGTATGTCTTCATATCTAACTTGTTGCAACCCCTTATCACAGACATAGGGACACTTGTATTGGCAACTATCGCCGCAAGAAGCCTGTGCTGACCATCACACAACTGCCCGTCGGTGTTGAACTTTATGCTCTCATCGTTCGCACGCCACTTTCCGCTTGCCATAATCTTTGCGTATGCGTGTATCCTGTTCTGGTTCGGCTTGCGGTTTGACACCATATTGGAAAGGTACATCTTTGCAAGTTCTGGGGTGATGACCTCTACGCTCTGCCTTTCCTTGAAAGAAACGCTTATGGTGTGGTCTGCATCTCCGAACAACTCAACGGAGTTTGTTTCTATAGCCTCCTTTGTCTTGTCAATCACACCGTCCACTATGACCTTCTCGACCATATACGCACCCGGATTCGACACCTTGATGTTAAACACTTTCTTTGTTCCCTCTTCAACGGAAACCTCGCCCATAGGCTCTATCGTCCCGCCAATCACATTGCCGTCGGAGTTCTCGACGACGGCACTTCTTACGATATAATTACACATACTAAAAATTATTTTGTTTAAATTCGTTAAAGTTCTTCAGATTGCCTTCGAGGTGCTTGGCGTAGCGGAACAGGCATCGGCTTACGAAGAGCCTTATGTCGTCCAACCAGTCGCACGGTTTCCACGAATATTCCTCAAAGTAGTTCTGGAAGTCCCCGTGCCCGCGTACTATCGTGTTGGGCAGGCGGAGTTTCTCCTGATAGCGTTCAGCCTTTCTCTCCCAGTGCTTGTACCTGCGCCACTTCCTCCACTCCGACATATTGCCAGAGTGCCAGCAACCGTTATAGTACATATCGCGCAGTATGAGCGCATTTACATTGTTCACTATGTCCTCGAAGTACCAGTTCTCCGCTGGATTGATGCTACCTGTCATACTCCATCTCCTCCTCTATTGTCACTTCCACATTCACGCGGTAGAGTTTCCTCGAATCGACACCCGTTATATACACATCGTCGAGTCGGTTGACTACAAGCCCGTTCCCTCCGTTAGACCACACCTTGCCCTCGCCCATATGTATCGGCTTCGGATTTCCGAACAATGTCAGGTCGCCCTTCGCATACCCGTTGTCGTCCTTTGCGAGATATGCGCGGAAGTGTATCTTGTCACCCTGCTTTACCATAATCCGTATCTTTTTTGTTAATAGTTCTGTTTCTCCTTGCGGAACGCATTGTCATACTTCAGCACATATTCCCCGCCATTCTCCGTTGCAAGCCTGCAACCAGTGAACACGCTTCCGAATGTCCGTTTCAGGCGTTCCAGAACAGGCTCTGAACATACCAGCGGGCGATTGAGCGTATCCCCCGCGCACCATTTCACATCACCGAGAGGCTCTTGGTATATCTCGACCTCCATCTCCGCCCCGTCGCGGTACACATTCATCGCTATCGTGTACGAGTGCTCTGGGCTGAAGTTAAAATCAACGAAGTCTGGACGCTTCCTTATCGTGAGGAGTTTCGTCCCGTTCCTTTCGCTTTCTTCCGACTTCGAGAGTTCGACATATCTTTTCCGAACATTGTCCACCATATTCCAGTATGCGCCGTCTGGCGAGTCGCCCTTGCCGAAGATTATGTCTTCCCGACCGTAGAACGATGCGCAGTCCGCATCGCTTCCGTCGGCATCCGCAGGGATGTCGTTCGGGGAAAGCGGGAACGCCACGAACAGTCCGCCCGAATATGTCCCAGAGTACCTGTCGCGCAATATAGTGCAGGGGTACTTGTGCTCAAGCCAAGTCCCAAGATAGCCAGTGTCAAGCATAGTTCCTTTCATATCCCCAGCCTATTTGATTTCACTTGTCTTGCACACGAGGGCGTTGCCCACAATATAGTCGCGTACCATAGGGAGCATTTCAGCCATTATCCTTGTCGCCTCGTTGTTGGCGGGAAGCCCCATAAGTTTGCCCTCCTCGTTCACGACCATCACCTTCTTCTTGCCGAGGTTGACTATCTCGATGTAGCCCCCGACAAAATTCTTCAACTCGTCGTACTTGAAGTCCTTTCCGTTCACGGGGCTTACTTCAACCTTCGTCCCGTCCGTCTTGTATAGTGTTGCCATATTTTAGTTTTTATTCCCAATACATTACTAATATATAGTGGTCTGCCGAACATTTCAGATTTTTCTGGATTTTTTTCGGGCATCATACCTCCTGCCGAAAGCGATTGCGAGCCAGAAGCAGGCGAATGCGAGCACGATACGCCCGCGACAGACCTCTATGCTCGGAAGCAGGCGCACTGCGGATGTGTCCCGCAGGGAGACGGAGACTTCGGCATATCTCTTCCTGCCTACGAATATCATACCGCCCGTTATCCTCTCGACCTTCATAACGCTTCCCTTTCCCGCTATCTTCCAGCCGACACCGTTTCGTAGAACTCCCTTATCGGCATAGTCCTGACCTCGCCAGTGCGCTTGTTCCTCACCGTGACCTTCATATCCCCGCAGACGCACTTTCCGATGTTGGACTGCCCCATATAGAATATGAGTTCCTTCTTGTCATAGCCACCGCCGAGGCACTGGTCAACATACGAGTATCCGCTCTTGACCTTCTCGGTCTGCAACTGGTTGTGCGAGGTCGCATCGAAGAAGTCAAGCCCGTCGTCCTCGTCGAATGTTATCGTGTTGACCGTCGCTATGCGCCCCGTTATGTCGTTTATGACGCTCTCCACATTCTCGAAGTTGACCTCCGCGAGTTTTGAAATCTCCACCGACTTCACGAGGTCTGTCTGCAACTGCCTCCACCGAATCCACGCCTGAACGGTGCGCTCCATCCACTCCCCGTCATACTCCCTCGTGTCAATCGAGTATATCGTGGTTATCACATCTCTGGGTATGTCCGACTCGCTCTCCGTGACAAGCGCACACATCTGCGCCGAACTCGGTATGCTCTTGTAGGTTTCGTAGTGCCTTTCGGCAAGCCCCATAAGTTCGTCCAGTTCCTTGCTCTTGAAGAAGCCCCTCTTTATGTACCCGTAGTATTCTGGCTTTTCGAGCACATACTTGAAGAGGATATGCTCGTTGCTTGATATTATGTTACTCATCGGTATATTGCTTTGAAAACACTGTAATCCTATTTATATACTCCCCGTCCTCCGCAAAGCCTTTCAACTTCTCGAAGTATTGCTCCTTTGTCGGCTTCACTCCGCCGAACACGAAGCGTTCCCACAGGTACATATCAATGACCGCGAGTTTCCAGTTGTGGTATGTGCCGTAGCCGTTGTACTCCCCGCACTGCGTGGTCGGACGCTTCGACACCCGCTTCATATTCATAAGGTTGTTGGACTTGCCGTATATCGACTGCGGGTTCGTGCCCATACCCGTCTCCTGTCGGAACTGGGCGAGGGTGATGTCGGGATACCACAAGCCTATCGACTTTGTGAAGGCTACGAGGGTGTCCCTCTGCGGGACTTCAGTGCTGTGCAGGAGGGTGAGTTCACCAATGAGGGAGTTTATGCTGTAGTCCCTCTCCAAGTCCTCGAAGGCTGAAAGCGCACCCGCGAGTTCCGCATTCTGCGCCCGCAGGCTGTCGAGTTCGTCCATCGCCCTCTCGTAGCGTGCCTGTTCCGCCTTGCGGAGCGCGAACGCCACTCCCCCAGTAGCCGATGCGACAACAAGGACGACGAATATCGCCGTTGCTATCGCCAGTGCCTTTGATATTGCAAACTTCTGCATATAGTTCTGTCCGTCAATAATAATAAATCTTTTCATCGTAAGTTTGTTTTGTGTTCAACACTAATATATAGTTAATAAATAATGATTTCAGAAAAAATATAAAATGTATGCGTACTATTATTCAGAGCCAGACAGCAACAAACCGAACAATGTAAAACTTTCGTTGGGTGGTGCTCAATACGAAGCCGTTTTGGGCGATAACCCGACAATCACAATCACCAACACTCCGTATGATGAAGACAATGGCAACGGTGGAAATGACAATCCGTCAAACCCATCAGAGCCGAGCGACCCGCCGAAACCAGAAGAACCGACACCAGACGCTCCAAGCAACGATGGCGACCAGACGCAGTGTACGGAAGCGATAGTCGAGTACATCTCGGCAAGGGACGACTTCAATGAAATCTACCAGAAGGCACTTGTTGATTATGACAGTTATATCGAAGCAGGCTCGCCCGACTTCGCGGAATGGTTCATAAATGATTTCTGGGGCAGGGGCGACGATTTGAACGCCGACTATATAAACGGACTCCTGTCGGACGGGTACACTCATTTGGACATAATGACGGTCTGGGAGTATGCGGGCGGTATGACAGGGTTGGAATACACATTCAACCGCATACGGAACAGCGGGAAGACATACGGGAGGTATGTGGAGATAAACGGGACTACTGCCATAAGCGGAGACAAACAGAACTTCTATGAGTTCCACCTCAAGGGCGGTTTCAGCGGAGAGAAAGCCGTAATCGACGGAGTAAGTTACTATGTTGTGGATGTAACGGAGAACTATGGGTGGCGCACATACGAAAGGGAAAATGAAAATCCGTTGCCGAACACGGTGGTTCGCGAATACTGCGAACCCGTATGCTTGATAGACGACGGCAGGTGCTACTTCAAGAGCCGTACCACGACCAATCCCGACGAGATGTTCTTATACATAAATGGTATGTGGGTTAGCGTAGGCTATGTCGCGTTGGCGTTTGGTGTTACAAGAGGCAACTACACCATTGAATATTCTGGCAATGACATCACCCCAGCCGAACTGGTCGCCCAGAAGGTTGACGAGTATTCGGTCAGGATGTCGTCTATGATGTCGAGGCTCTCGGCAGTCCTCACGGAAAGGAACGGGCTTCGCAAGGCTGGCAAGGTTCTCTCCTCGATTGACATCGCGTACAAGTCTATGGTTGATTCGATAAGGGATATGCTCCAGTAGGAGTTCCCCGTGCGATACACCCACGCGAAGGGCTGGGCGGGCTTACCGTCCCGCCCTTCCTTTTTTGCCGAGATATAAATAATCTATATATAACACAATAGGAATATGGCAAGGAAGATATACCCCTGCGACGGGGCTTCGGCAAAGGACATCGCCTGCAACATAGTGTTCTCGGACGGGCAGGTCGCGGACAACTATCAGGACGCTCTCGACATAATGGCGGAGAAGGTGGCGGAATGCCCGACAAGCGGAGGACACTACGAGGAGTCGTTCGCAGAGCCGAGCGCGGAGTGGACTGTAAGGCACGGGCTTGGCGGAGAACCGAATGTCCTCGTGGAGAACAAGGACGGCGAGAAGGTGGGCTGCACGGTCAGGTACATCGACGGCAACACACTCTCGGTGAAGTTCGACACCCCGACCGCTGGGGCTGTATATGTATATTAAAACATTAGTATTATGGTAATATTCAACTGGTTAAAGGATAGGAACAAGGTCGGAAAGATTGCGAATTTTTACGACTCGTATGAGACGCTCGGCTTCTTCGGGAAGTTGCTCTGGTGGGTGATGTTCGTCAACTGGATACCTATGGCGTTGTCGCTTGCGCTTCTGCTTGCATCGGCAGTCGCTTGGAACTTCAGCGAGGACTGCTCGACATTCTTCTGGGTGAGCCTCTGCATAACGGGTGCGGTCTATGTGCCGTGGCTCGTGAGCGGGATAGTAAATTCGATAAGGGAGAAGGTCGAGTAATGGTCTGGACGCTCGTTTCAATATCCGCGCTTATGCTCGCTTGGGTTGTCTGTGACGCGATGCAGGACACGGTGGCTTACCACTATGATACATCCGTGTTCCGAAATGTGAAGCGCAGGCAGTGGTTCGACCCGTCAATAAGTTGGCGGAACAAGTGGAAGGACGGTGACGCGGGCAAGGGTGAACGCTTCTTCGGGAGTTCGACATTCCTCGTCTGGCTCACGGACTTCTGGCACTTTATGAAAGCCGTGAAGATTGCGCTTCTCTGGTCGGCACTCGGTGTGGCTCTGTCCTGCTGGGTGGTCGCACTGGTCGGGGTGTTCGCGCACGGCATAGCCTTCGAGTCAGCCTTTCGGCTTCTCGAAGCAAGGAAAAATGAAATGATATAATATAATATTTGTGATTATGGATTTCTTTGGTTGTTTGGGACAATGGAAAAGCACACACGACAATTACATCGAGCGCAGGCTGAATGAACTTGCGAAGCAATACGGCATACAGGAACGCTGGTCTAACAATGACGGTGAAGAAGCCAAAAAGGAGTTTCTTCAAAGTTTCTATGGCGCACAGAATTTTCCGCCATCCGTGATAAGCGTATTCGCTGGGAACAACGGTGAAATGATAAACCACTATTCCCCGTCATTATACTTTTTCTGCGGTGGCAACTGGGAACAGATGCTCGAAGCCCTGTGTGTCGGACTTGCACAGACAGCAGAATCAGAGCCGCAATATTGGGGTTGGCTGTATGAGATAACAGACCGCATCTCCCAAGACGAATCGTTCGCATTCGACGAAAGCAGGGAATATGTGTTCCCAAGATATGTGGTCGAGATGTACGCGATTTCACACAGGCAGGCTGGTAATTTGGCTGCCGTTGATTTTGTCAACGACTATCTGGATTCCTGCGGAAGGGATGGAATACACTTGCTCGACGAGTATGATGCGATGATAAGGGATTATGTCCTTTTGAGCAACGGAAACATCGATGACAAGGACGGAGACGGTCAGCCAGACTATCCGCCCGAAACTTCCGTGCTCCTTACCGACTTCGTGCCGTACTTCGACAACAGCGAACCGAACCCGATTACCGTGAACATAGTAGCCCCCAAGTATTGCTACCTGCGGAGCGTGGAGTGCGACTACAACGGCAATCAGGCACTGCCGGGTATGGACTACTGGGTTGAAGAGGGTGACAAGACATTCACCTTTGATGTCAAGTTCAATACTCCCTTTTATTATAACCCCCATATATGCGTGGTGAGCGCGGAATACTACAAGGACTATGAGGAAGAGGCTCTCGACAGGCTCTCGCCCACTGGCAAGGCTTTGTACTATGCGTTCAACTCTTTCGCGGAAAGCCTGAATGTACCGTTCGAGAAAGGTATGGGAACCATATTATCTGGCGGGAACTACGGCACGCTCCACAGGTCTGTCTCGGCTATGCAGATGGCGTTGAACAGGCTCGAAACCGCATTGCGCGAAAACGGAGTATATTAGAATTTAATTTGATATAATATAAGATTTTTTAATTATGGGAATGAACAGTTTATCTGAACTGCTTGCCGAACTGAACGGCAGGTTTGATGGGTTCATAGACAATGAACTTGCTCCTTTCGGAGAGGGGGGGGGCTTTGATGAAGTAAAGGCTTACCTTTCAAGCAAGGGTATTGACGGGGAGAGGATATTGACGATGACCGAAATAGTCGGTAACGACCCAAGAATGTTCGTAATGCTCGCCTACCTTTGCGGTTTCAGTCAGGAAACAATGACCACCGACCTGTTCGGTGCTTGGAAGATTGAAGGGAGGGAGTATGCTGATACTATGAAAAAGTATAGCAACGGAAACATCTCGGATTTTGACAATGAATACCAGTTGTACTCGTATGTGGAGTGCAACCGAACATACAAAGGCTGGGATGATGCACAATCGTTAGATGCAATAAACCAATGGAGAACCGCCCACGGAGAAGAGCCTTTCAACGTCTGGAAGAGCGTAAACTTCAACCCGACATACCCGACGGTGGCGTACATCGCGGGCAGGTTCAACGACTACAACGGAGGCGACACCCCGATAGAGCCGCAGGAGGTCGAAAGGCGTGTGATACCAGACAAGTACACCACGGAGGTCATAGTGTCCGTATCTGGCAAGTACAACAAGATAGCGGCGGTAAGAAGAAATTATGAGGATGTGTACGATGACTGGAGCGGAGACCTCACGGAGTATTCGACAGATGCCGACTACAACACCGAAAACAATCCAGTGTTCAACCTCGTTTACTATGAAACCCGATATGACTGGGATGAAGCCGAGAAGGACAGGGAGAAGGGCTTGACACCGACACAGAAGGCGATATACACTGCTGTTTCGGAAATGTACCGAAACATTGGGCTCCAATTTGATAAGATGGAAACACTCTTAATGGAGAACAAAATCCGTCCGTTGCACGATTGCGTCGCTACTATGGAACGCATCATAAGGCGTTTCGGCGATACTCTCCGCGAGAACGGGTGCGACTAATGTGCAACTCTTTTCCGATACTCGCAAGGCGGGCTGGGGATTGTCCCCGTGCCCGCCTTTCCGCACTCATATAAATAATGTGTCTAACTTTAACAAATACAACTATGAAGATTGACAGGCATAACATAATAAAGTATGTGAGTTGCTCGGCTTTCGGGCTTCTCTATGTCCTCGTGGCGTGCATAAGCCTTATCTGCTCGGTGGAGTTCTTCCGCCTTGCGCACGCAGGAACTATGTCTTGGGTGCTTGCCATAGGCTTTGAACTCGGTGCGATGTGCTGCCTATTGAGCACGCTCATACTTCCGAAGGAGAAGCAGGCACTCGTCTGGCTTATGTTCGTGTTGCTTACCCTCTTCCAGATGATGGGCAACACATACGCAGCCTACTCCGCCCTCGACAACTTTCAGGGCTGGATAGAACTCTTCGGGCTTGAGGAACTCGAACCGATTGCGCAGAAGCGGGTGCTCGCCTGCATATCTGGCGCGATACTTCCTCTTGTCGCGCTCGGCTTCGTAAGGACTATGGTCAATGTGTTACAGCCGAAGAAGGACAAGGTGGCGGAAGAGCCGATTGCAGAGCCTCTGCCCGAACCAGAGCCAGAGCCAGTTCCCGAAGCGGAGGTGGAAGCCGAAGCACCAGCCGAAGTGCCATTGCCAGAGCCGACACCCGAAGCGACACCCGAACCAGAGCCAGAAACACCTGCGGAGGAGGTCAAGCCCGAAACGAAGAAGGCTGTGGCGGTGAACAATGCACCGAAGGGAAAGGTGAGCGGAACAAGGGTATGGAATCCGTCCCTCAACTGCTATATGGACGAAATGTAGGATAATAGGACAGGACGGGTATGGTCAGGAAATACAACGAATACAGGCTTCTTGAAAGCGCGGGCGGAGATAACCCGATTGTAAGGTATGTCTCCGAGATAGCCAGCATATCGAGCGGGGCTGGCAAGGACTACTACTCCCAGATGCTCAAGGACATCAAGCCAGTGGTCGTACACCCCCTGCGGGAAATATTCACGGAGGACGAGATAGGGCGCATAAGGCGTGCGGTTCACCCGAAGCAGAAGGCTTGCTATGAAAACGCATTCCACTTCTCGTCAAGGCTCGGTGAACTCGGCAGGGAGATACTCTACTGCGAGGGCTTCGTTACGGTGTTCGGGCTTCCGATAGAGCACGCCTTCAACAAGGTTGACGGGGTGTATGTCGATATAACCCTCGAACTCGCCCTCAATGACGACCTCTCCGACAGGAACTATGCCGTGCTCGGAGAGTGGACTGGCAGCAAGGCACTCGCTGTTATGGCGAAAGAGGGCTACTACGGGGAGGTCTATCGTCAGGAGTTCTTCAGGAACTACACGGAGAATGTGAAGAAATAGGCTCGCCTACCAAGATGTAGAAGGAGTTACGGTGTCGTCAGGGCGACACTTGCAAGCCCGATTTCATATCGGGCTTTTTCATATTTAAAATCGGAATTATCCCTTTTAGTCTTGTAGCCGACATCCCGACATAACGGAATACCGTCATAACGATATGGTGTACTCGCCCACCGCAAATCGGGGTAGGACGGAATGTCATAGGCTGGGATTATCACAATCCATCATTACTACTTTCCGCAAGAAATTCGTCAATGGTTAAAATGTGATTCGTGTTCAATTTGGCTATATTATATACATTTGCATTTTCAAAAACATCCCCATTTGAAACCACAAATGTAAAATTCTCTTGTGTACTATTGCGCTTTCGACCTTTTTGAAGCAGAAATATTAAGTCGTCTATTATCTTTTTGCAGTTTTCGTTTCCATCTACAATAAATTCATCCAACCAAATTGTCGCAACGATTATTTCAATGCGTTTCCCTTTATAGTTAATAATGCAATCGTCATCAATGCTATCGCCATTTGCATTTCCCGACTGTTCTGGGGAAATGTGGTATTCGTAATCCGATTTGCCATATAATCCAAATGCCTTTGTAGCGGAGTTCATTGTCGAAAAATGGTCGGCAACCCTCAAGTTAATGATTTTGTCATTCTTTATAGAAAGAAATGCACGATACAATGAATTGGTTTGTGCCGCTCTCATTTCCAAGTTCTTTAGAAACCACCCCTTCAGTTTCTCAATATCATTAAACATACCATACGGCAATCTTCCCAGTCTTCTGATTACCTCTTTTGTATCTTCCTTCCCTTTGATATAGTCAAGTCGATTACCGTTTTTATTGCTTTCTATCCAATCAGCAACGGCGTATGGTTCTACTTTTGAAAAATTAAGTCGTTTCATCCATTACAAATATCTTATGTAATATTTATATGGATATTATAGTATCAATCCTCGATACTCAAATGAATCCAAATGTCATTGTTAAAGTTATAAAATACGCAATGTAACGGAAATTCTTTGTCCATTTGATATTTACACCAGACTATTCCCGTTGGCAGAATGCCAATCAAATTATAGAGTTCGTGGATATGAATGAAATAATTTCTGCTTTTCATATAGCAACAGACCATTTCATAATGGACATTGCCATCTGGGTACAAATCATTCAAACTCTGCCTGATAACATCCTTGTGTTCATCGAAATTTATGTCGTCTGGAATCTCCCCGCCATAATAGTCAAACAACGAATTTCGGCGTAATATGACTACCGATGTTATTTCACCTTTTTTATTCATACTGTACATACTATGCTCAAAGCAGATGTCATCGTAGGCAAGCAGCGATTCGTCGCCAAGCAGTTCCGCGACTTTCGGCAAGTTGTCCTTCGTTATGTATTCAACTTCCATATTCTTGTACTTCATAGTCGGAATTATTTACTATATAATATATTGGAAACTTTCCATCTTTTCATCGGCAAAGGTAACAAATCCCAGCGGAAGCACAAAATATAAATAATAGTAGAATAATATAATTGATTTGAATATGGTACATATTAGAAGATTAAACGAAATGAAAGTTAACGAGGTATATACATCTCCCGCTGAAAATAAACTTCAAACTTATTATGCCGATGGTGTTAATGGTTTGCATAAAAATACAGACGATTCATTTTGGGAACTTATGGGTGACACTTGGAATGATGTGTTAAATTATTTGAAAAACGAGGGTTATACGCACATTTACGATTTTTCCGATGGTGATACTGAAATTTACGAAAAAGACGGTGTTTACTATATGATGGATATAAAACAAGAGGAAGAAGGCAGTTGGGGAAGTTGGATAGTTGACTTGACACCCGTTATGAGTTATGTCAGACAGTTATTGTCGGGACGCACAATCGAAAGCCGTGCTTCGCGCAGAGGCTTCAGGGCAATCAATGAAGCAGAAGGAGCGATTGAAGATGGTCAATATGATGACGGATATGAGGATTTTGATTTAGACCCTAATAAAAAATATTCGTTAAAAGATATATTGAGAAACCAACTTGATTCTTATAATGACTATAACAAGTATTCTATGACAGTAGAAGGACTTGTTGCCGTATATGAAACATTGCCAAATCATTCAGACACGACTCTTTTTAAAGAATGTTATGATTATGCCTTTACTGATATTTCTGGATTGTTACCGTGTTCTACCGATTTTGTCAAATGGTTTTTCATTGACAAAATTTTAGAAAAGATAAACGCTGAACAGTTCATCGAAATCGTTGAAAGTGGAAAGTTTTTGAAAAACACGAATCGAAATGTGTTCTACACTATGAAGAACGGCGAGCACTTCGACAATTCCCAATATAAGCAATGGGCGGAAGAAATAAGAAACTTTGTTGATTTCAGCAAATAATAGTCACACCGCCATACACCCTATCCCCAGCCCGACCAGATGCTTCCAAGCATCATCGGGCTGGCGGTGGTTAAGGCGGTAGCAGAACTCGTCCACATACTCCTGCAAGTGCCTTGTTGATATGTGGTGGTAGATACCATATACACCGCGCTTCAATATCGCCCAGCAGGATTCGATGGTGTTCGTATGCTTGCCGTCCCCAAGCGAATAAGTCATACTATGGTCAATCTTTATGTGTATGTACTTCCTGTCGGTCTTGCCGTCCAGAATCCCGTAACTGCTCAACTGGTCGGTCATAACGGTAGTGTTCGACTTGCACACCTCGTCCAGTATGGACAGCAGTTGCTTTCCGCTTAACTTCTTGCCTTCCTTGTTCGGCAGTGCAACTTTGGCGTATATGCGCCCGCTACTGCGTTCGACCACGCCCACGACTGGTGTCTTGCTTGTTCCTCGTCCTCGCTTTGACTTTTTGGACACCTTGCCCTTGTGTCTGTTTTCCTTGCGTGGCTTCCCACCGACATAGGTTTCATCTATTTCAACGATTGCCTCGAATGTATCTTTATGGGCTTCCGTCCCCATCGCTTGCCTTATCAGTTTGAGCATACGGAAAGCACCCTTGTAGGACACCATACCGAGTTCCCTTTGCAACTGCAATCCGCTTATGCCCTTGCGTGCAATAAGCACCAAGTTTATTGCAAAGAGCCACATACGCAGGTCAAGATGGGTGTGTTCAAAGATAGTTCCAGACAATGCCGAGAACTCGCTCTTGCAGTTGTTGCAATAAAGATTTCTGCGGTTGTACTTCTGATGATAGATTTTGTGATGCACGCATCCGCACTTGGGGCAGACATATCCGTCCCTGTACTTCGTTTCCACGATGAAGTCGATTGCGTCGTCCTCCGTAGGAAACTTCTCAAAAAATTCAAACTGGTTCATAGTCCGTTGCCTTTGGTTACATCGCAAAGGTAGGGACTATAATAATGCAGGTGTAAATTCTGCGAGTAGCAGAAAATTCGTTATGACGGTATGCCGTTATATCGGGATGACGACTACAAGACTAAAAGGGATAATTCCGTTTAAAATTGATTTTTATATTCCTACACCTCCAGAGGCTTGAACTTGTTTACCTGCATAAACTTCTTTATTATCGGGAGTTCATACAACTGGTCGGGTCCTATCGTGTAGAGCAGGAGGTCTTTCTTGAGTGCCGAGTCCATCTCCTTAACCCTCTCGTACCCGTCAAGGTAGTCGGTGTCCGTGTATGCCGTCTCGGTCGTCGTGAACGAGAACACCCTCATCGCCCTTATGATTGCGTACACCACGACCTCCTCTGGTGCTTCGGTCAAGCCGAGTAGCATCTCGTACAGAGCGTCCGTGTCCATAATGTAGAGGTTGTAGAGTATGGCAATCTTTATCGCTATGAAGAAGATTATGTTCGGCTTCGGCTTCTCCGCCTTGTTGAGGGAGTTGTAGATTGCAAGCCCCTCGTCATATATGTTGTCCCCCTCAAGCCCGTATAGGAACAGGTACAGCCCTGTTTTCAACGCATTCGCCTTGCGAGCCGTGTGGACTTCTATCTCGTGGACTTCGAGGGAGCGGAGGTCAACCTCGCTGAAGTTGTTTTTCGCATTTATCCTGAACTCCCGATACGGTCTCACGCTCATTCTCGGAACCATATTGTCGTCTATGATGACCTTCCAGCCGTAGCCGAGTTTGTCGATGATTTTCTGTAAACGCTTCCTGCTCTCCTCTGGGGTGAACACCCTCCTGTAGTCCTCGTCCTTGTCCGCGAGTTCCTGTACGCTCTGGTACTTGTACTTCACGAGGTATTCGAGTGCCTTGCGGTAGAGTTTCTCCGAAGGACGCTTTATGTTCTTCGGGAAGGCGTTTTCATCGTGCGAGTATTCGTTGAGGAACATTATGCTGTCTATCGTTCGGTCAATCCTGTATATGTAGAACTTCGTGAGGTAGCAGTCAACGGTTATCAAATCGTTCTTGAGTTCTCCGAGTTTCCCAATCATCCCGTCGCACCACTTGTCGTCCGAGAACTTGCTGTCCTCGTATTCGAGCCTCAACCTGTGGCTCTTGCCCTTCTTCCTCGCTTCAAGGTACTTGTCTATCTCGGAACGGACATTCTTCACATTTGCGAAATGCACGTGTTCCCTCTCATACTCCTCCATCAACTTGTGGAAACGCCTGTCACAGCGGAGGAGTGCGCCCTTTGTTTCGGGGGTGAGCCTCAACAGGTCGTCCCCGTAGTTCTCGAATATGAATACATCCGACGGTGCGATATACATAGTTCCTTAAATTATGTTATATATAGATTATTTATAAGACAGCAAAAAGCCCGCCCAGTCGGATTGAGTTCCTTTCGGGCGGGCAAAAGATATGGAATGAATTAAGTGTGCATCACCACCACAGCGAGAAGTAGTGCCTGCGGAACAGGTCAAGACCTTCGTTGACCTTCTCCACGACCGCATCACGCGCCTCCTGCGGCATATCGAACCATTCGACACCATCGTACGACTTGTCGTCATAGTCTATGTTCTCGAATGCGTATATCATCTTGTCGAGGTATTCGTCCCACACATCGTATGTTATTGTCGCGGGGTATCCCTGATTTACCTCCTTGAAGCGTTTGAGCCTCGGAAGCACGAATTTCGCGAATGTGTAGTCGAGATTCCAAATCTCCGTATCATCGAAGCCCCGTTCGAGCCTCTGCCTCTTGTACTCTGCACGCAGGTCGGCTTCCGAACTTCCTATCGAGAAGTTTATTGCTTCCGAATTGCTCGCGAAGCGGGTGTCAACCGCACCCTTCGCTTCGAGTTCCTCAATCGCCCGAAGGTTGGAGTAGAGTTCGCATACCTCCCCGTCCAAGTCAGCCCCGAAAGACCATCCGAGTTGCTCGTCAAGGAGCACCCCGCCCCTGTTGTCCTTGTAGCGTTCGTCCTCCCTTTCGAGTATGATTGTCTCGTGGTACGGCTTGCCGTTAGCCTTCACATACTCCTGCAACTTGTTGAACATATCGACCTCTTCTTGGCTGTCGAGGGTGAATGTGGTCATAGGCGTTACAAGCGAGAGCGGGTCGTTCCCGAACACCCCCTTGTATATGTTGTTCCGATACGCCACGAATATCACCTTGTCGTTGCCGATGTACGCCTTCTTCCCGCCGTACCTCTCGACTACGACCTCCCCGACCTTCCCTTCGAGGTCGTGCTTGCTTGCATATACGAGTTCATTCTCCGTGTTCATACCCTACAGTGCGTTTATTATCTCCGTGTCCTCGCCTATCGACACCACCTCGCTGATGTCGCTGTCCCTGCCTATGCGTGCGATTGCCTGCCCTATGGACTCCGCTATGCACGACAACTTTCTTCCGCCCTTGAACTCTATGCGGAAGACCTTTATGTCCTTCGGCACGGGCTTCGTGCATACCGCCTCGTCCCTTTCCTGAACTTCGCCCGACACAGCCTTCGGCTTCGGCACGCTCTCCTGACCGTCCGCAAACCCCGCTGCGTAGCCCTGCTGGTAGCCCTCGTCAAACGAGCCGTTGTCCTGTGTTGCTACCGCCTGCGAGGACTTCGGCTTCCTTCCCGAACTCCTGTCTGGCGTTACATCCCGACCAGTGTTGCTCTCGTAAATCTTCGGCTCGGTGTGGGAGACGACCTCGACCTTTATCGGCATATTCGCTATCTCCTCCGCGTGCTCCTGCTCAAAACGCTTCGCCTCCAAGTCTATGTCTGGATGCTCCGCCTGATATTCTTCCCTGTAATCTTCCATCTTGTCCTTGCTTTTGTTAAAAAACCCGATTATCCTGCTCAATAATGACATTTCGCTATTCCGCTATCTTATCCCCGACTATGTGAAGTTCAACCATTGTCGGCTCTTTGTCCGTCCACTTGACTTCGGGGAACAGGCTCTCGTTGAGTTCAAAGAAGCATTCCGAGAACTTCCCGTCAACATCCACTGGATACCATTCGCTGTCATTTCTTGCGGGCTTCCCCCTGTATAGGTTCAGCGACCCGTCTTCGTCCCTTGCAATATACATACTGTTCATATCGGTAAATGTTTAATTATCATTTGTCCTGCGTGCCTCCGAAGTGAACCACAAGTTCGGAAACCGAAGCCTTGTGGAACTTCGCTATGTCGGCTATGCCCGCAAGGTTGCGGTAGTATCCAGCGCAGTCCTTGAACCTCCTGCCCCTCTCTTCGTGGCGTATCCACTCTGGCAACTGACCGCTCGAAACGAACCACTGCATATAGTCCGTCTCGTCGTTGAGGGCAGCCAGAGCGAGGAACAAGTCCTCGTTGCCGTTGCAGTCGATTGCGTCCCTCTCCAGCGTGAGTTTGTCGTTCTCGCACGAAACCGCCATCGGCTGTGGCTGTCGGAGGCAGAGCGTCATAAGGCAGGGTTCGCCCTGCAACACATCGGTCTCATACCCGATTTTACGAAGCCCGTCAACCGACTTCCCCGTGTATCTTCTCAATCCGCACTTCTGTAGAAACATAGCCATTGAATTTCTTTCCAACACTAATATATAGTTTATCTATTGTGATTTCAGAAAAATCGTATAGTTCACAAAATATTTATATCAGTCGTCAAGTTCACCTTTCGGGCAGAACCAGTCGTCGGCTGGTCGCCACGAGTACCACCCGTCCTCGCACTGGCACGGGCAAACGCTGTCTGGAAAGTCGAGGGCGAATCCCGTGCAGTCGTCCTCCCTTCCCTCCGCATACTTCGCGCGGTGCTTGCAGTCCCTGCACAGCACCACCTCCCGCATAACTTTCCTTCCGTCCATAGTCCAGCCTGTTTAGAGATACGGGTCAATATGTTCCTTCACGAACAAAATGTTACTCATCTCCGCCTTCGTCTCGTTCATCCTCAATGTGAGCGTCTTCATATCGTCAGCCGATATGAGCCGAGAGGCTGGGTTCGGGGTGTTCGCGTATGTTTCCAGTGCCTGCCAGTATTCCTCGAATATCGGCGAATGCCCTGTGCAGGTGAATGTCCTGCATTGGTTTCTCTCGAAGAAAAGCACCACCGAGTATTTTCCTTTCTCTTCCTTGCTACTTGCCATTCTTACTTCCTTTCCTTTTATGGTTTGAATACAATATTTTTGCTGTTGTCATATACAAGTCCTTCATCCTCCCTATCTTCACTATGCTGTCATAGAGCGCATCCCACTCCTTCTTTTTGACCCTCACGGGTGCTTCGCTGAAGTAGTGCCACTTCCCCTTGATTTCCTGCTCCCCGAAAGCACCGTACCAGCGGTCGCCGTCAATCTCCGCCCGATAGTTGTAGTACCTGTCGAACAGGTGGACGGTATCGATGCGCCTGTATTTCCCCGTGAAGAGAATGTACAGCCCAGCCTCCTTCGCAATATAGTATGCCATTTTGTTTCGGTTTACTTGCGTCCGTAACTCACATAGTACAACCCCCAGCGTGCCATACCGAAGCCAGACATCTGGCTGATGTGGAAAGTGCGCCACTCGCCCACGAGCGTCCTGTTGACCACCTCCTTCTCGAAGCGTTCCCTGTCCTCTTCTGGTATGTAGAGTTCAGCCCCGTGGGAGCCTTTGCGCTTGTCGAGCGACACATAGTCGAAGCCAAGCGAGCGGAGGCACAGTTCGCACTCCATCCCTGCATCAATATTCCAGCCGTACCTGCGTACATCAATCCTGCACACTATCCTCTTGTCCGTGTTTCCGTTGGTATTGTCCATAGCAAATCATTATATATAACCTATTTATATTATTTTTCCGACTTCGGTCTGCCGAGCCAGTGCTTCTCGAAGTATTCCCGATACGCATTGGCGAGCGCATCCCCGTCAACAAGGTGGCAGCCGTTGAACATCACCTCGTTGCCTTTCTCATCCTCCATCACGAAGCCTACGGAGTTCTTCTTCAGCCAGCCACAGGAAGCCGTTATGAACCTCCGTATCCACTCGTCGCTCGGACGCTCGTCCGTGCAGTTGCCGACGGTCTTGCAATCCATCTGCAATTCCCTCTTCATCACAACGGTTTCGGGTGAACCCTCCTTGCCCTCCGTATTGAAGGCAAGAGCGTACTTGCCAAAGTTCTTTTCGTTGTCTTTCATCGTATTGCCATTTTCAGTTAAACATCCATCACCGTTATCCCTCGTCGGGAGTTCGAGCATAAGCGCATTGCGCAAGCCCATTGCCCTCGCAGCAACTGGGTCTGTCGCCTTGTACTCGTCCCCGTAGTCGCCGAGCAGGACGAACCTCTCGCCCTTGTCCGAGTAGAGCCTGTACGAGAACCACCGCCCGTCAGTCGAGCAGAACACCGCGACGAACAGCCCCTTCTCCGAGAGCATCCACTCGCACGCCATATCGAGCGTGGGCGCGGAGACGCAGGAGTCCCATATATTGAGTTTCGAGTTCGGGAGTTCAATGTGCTTGTCCCTCGACACGCTGTTCTCATCAATGAACATAACAGTCCCGTCTGGGTATATCACCCTTTCCACAGGGGCATCAAAGCCAGCGTCCTTCAGCATTGACGCAAGTTCGTAGTCAACTATCCTTTCCCTTACCATACCTTCGCATATTTGTTATACGCATCGAGCGAGAGCAGGCGTTCCACATCGGCATCCGTGTGTCCGTCCCACTTCTTGCCCCTTTCAAGTTCCTTGCACCTGAACATATCCCAGTCCTTCAACTCGTAGTGGTATGTGTACGAGCCTTCGGGCGTGTCTATGCCCACTATGAACCAGCCCCCGCCGAAGCACAGTTCGCCGTCATCGTGCCGTTTCGACTTCCAACTTATCTGCGGGTACGAGTTCACGAGCGCGGCGAAAAGCACGCACCTCTGCCGATAGAGCGAATTGAATGTATGGAAGCCGTCCGAGAACTCGCCGATGTCGTCTATCCCCGCCATCTGGCACACCTTCTCGCGTATCTCGCAGTCGTCAATGAACTCCGACTGCTCCATTTCATTTACTTTCTTGATATGTGTGTCCATATACTAATCATTATTTAATCTAACCATCATATCGAATACCTGTTCGAGCAAGGCGTAGTCGCCCACCTCGAACTTCTCGTTCCTGAACGGGTTGCCAGTCTCCTCGTCGATTATCAGGTAGCGGAGTTCGTCCTTGTCGGGAACATACTCCACATAGTCGAGCGTACACCAGCCGTCCTCGTTGTACCCGAAACGGTACAGGATGTCCCACTTGCCCACATCAACCGAGAGCGTATTGTTCCTGTTCCTTTTAAGCCCGTGTTCCCTGACATAGTTCTTCACGAAGGCGAGGCACATATCGAACATCTCCTTCTTCTTCCCAGCGAGGACTTCGGCGAGCAACCGCCCGTCCTTCTTCATCCGCTCGTTCTCCGATGCCTTCTCGAATATCTCGTCGATGCACCTGCACAGGTCGCTGAAGTCAATGCACACATTCGGGTTTTCCTGCCCCACCGCTATGCACTTGCGGTCGGCGAACATATCCTTTAATGTTTCTTTCCTTTCCTTTTCCATAACTATCCTTTCTCATTATTGCTATCAATATCTGGAGAAGCGAACTTCGGGTGTTCATCAGCCCACTTTGCGCCAAGTATGAACAACGCCTTGCCTGCTCGCCAAAGTCCCAAGTCGTCGGCAGCCTGACATATCTCTTTCTCCCGTTGCGTAATGTCCTGCTCTTTCGTTGTATCTTCAACGCACAGGTCGCAAGCCACGAAACTGTCGTCCTCGTCGAACACATACGCCGTAACCGTCTTGCCTGCGGGATTGGTGATTTCTTCAACCCCCCTTATGGTGTTCACCCATTTATGCGACTTGAACGGCTTGCCCGACACCTTGCGGACTTTCGTCCCTTTCGCCAGCGGACTGCCTATCCTGCCATCCATTTCCGTAGCCATATCTATTCAACATTTTGATGCTTGTGCAAGAACTCCTTGTGCAACGGCAGCGACCTGTAACTCTTGTCAAGACCGAGTTTGTCCGCAGTAGCCAGTATCATCTCGTAGTCCATTGGTGAGAGTTCCCCGTGCGTGTACTGCATCCAAGCCTCCTCCCTCGCGGTGAGAGGTGATGCCTTCTTCGTGTACCTTGAACACTCCCAGTCAATAACGAGTGCCTCCCAGTCAATCTTTCCGCCCTTGTACTCTATGTGGTGGTCGTTGTGCTCCCTGTGCCACTTCTGCACGCGGGAGTAGTCGCCCCAGAGGAGTTTGAGCCACGGCTTGCCGAAGTCGTGGAACAGGTACTTGAACCTCCAAGCACCGAGGTCGCGGGCGACCGCGTTGAACGCCCGCCAGTGGTTGAACCAGTACGCGAACGAACTGCGCTCGCTCTTCTCAAATTTCTTAAATTTACTCTCGTCTATCATAGTAAGGATTTTTCAGTTGAACATTTTGAAAACACAATGTCGTCCAAGCCCCCATACACGACGACCGTTTCCTCCGCCTTCTTGGGCTTGTCCTTTTCCGCCTGCGGATTCTTCCAGTATTTCTTCGGAGTGCCGTTGACATCCTTCACCTTAACCAAGTCCCCGAACACGCTATCCTCCAAGTCGTAGTCGTAGCCAGACTCATAGTTCCTGACATAGTAGCCGCCCGAATCCCCGGTCACCAGTGCCCTGTGGTTGAGTTCGCCCTCCATTGAGTTCCATAAACCTATGTTCTTCACATAGTCGCCCTCGTAGAGCCTGTTCTTGCGTGCATCCGTGTAGCCCGTGAAAATCTTGTACTCGACCGTTATGCACCTTCCCTTCGAGGGGTTGGCATAGACCTTCGCCTTGTGGCTTATCCCCTTGAAGTGGTCACTGTAAACATAGACATAGCCCTTCCTGTCGATGAGGTTGTCGATTTGCGTGTCAAGTTTGTCCCACTTCGAGTATGCGCAGGACTTGAAGAACTTTCCGTTAATATAGTATTCCACTCTCTTCCTTTCCATATTTTTTGCCTTTAAGTCATTGTTCTGGATAGTATGCCAACGCCTCGTAGTTGTACCTCACAAAAGGTATGTCCGCGTGGGCGTTGCCCCGAAGTATCCCCGCCCATTGCGACAGCGGGACATTATCCTCTATGAGCCTCCGCACCTGCGCCGAGAAGAATGTGTTTTCCCTCGATATTGTTTCCGCGTCCGCCGTGAAGCCCAAGTCCAACGCCTCGTTCACATTGGAAACGAACATAGAGGTAAAGAACCCGTGCAGGTTGTACCTGTCGGCGAAGTTCCCAGCGAAGCACCATATCCCGATTACTTCCCTTCCCGAAAGAAGGTGGACATTGCTCCTGTCTATGCAATAGTCGTCCATAGACGGGTTGAACAGCCCGAACTCCGTCCCGTGACCGCAGATAAGCAGCCTGTTGCTCGACGATGCCAGAAAGTCGTTTATCCGTCCATAAGTCGGATTTACGAGGATGCTGGCATCCAGCCCCCTGAACATTTCTTCAAATTCAAGGGTGTCGGGTGTCGATTGTATGTATATCACATCAAGCATTTCCTTGTCCGTTTATTGCATATATCTTTCCGTACATAATATATTGGAAATATATGATGATTTCAGTACAAGTCCTCCGAAAAAAGTTCGCCCTTGTAGCCAGCGTCGTCCTTCACCTGACCGACCTTGCGGGCGATAGCCAACGCTTCCTCGCGGTTGACGAAACGCCCCTTGCTCGTGAGGAAGCCCTGCGTGGTCTCGCATCGTAGCAAGTCCTTTTCCTGCCAGCCGTACTTGTATTTGAGTTCCTCGTACTTCTGCCTCTCCGCCTCGTCTATCTCCTCGTCCTCGTAAAGCCTTTTCAGGAAGTACGGGTTGGTCGGAAGCACATCTATTATGTACGGGTGTCGGAAACCGCACAGCACGAAGCCAGTGCTTATGCCGTACAACTTCTGGAACTTGTACTCTATGCCGTTGTCATAGTGTATCGCTGCGCACAATATGTACTCTGGCGCGTCCTTCCTCGTAAGGAACTCAAGCCCGTTGTCCGTCCTGTTTATTTCAAACTTGTTATCCACGGCGTTCCTTTATTTCCTTTGTTGTACATTCCAACATCCATTCCCACATAGTCTTCGGCATCCAGCCAGCGTGGTCGTCGGTTATCTCCGAGACGAACAGCGAATCATTATCCTTCATAAACGGCTTTATTTTGTCCGCTATGCGCCTTGCCGTGTCATCGCTCCGAACAACCCACAGGTTTTCCTGCGGATGCGTATGGTCGGGGAAGTTCGCCTTTATCGCCTCGTAGAACTTCGAGTAGTTCTCACCGACATTCCTAATCCAATATGTTATGATATACTTTCTCATACGCCTATTTTATTTCCCTCAAACCGTAAAGTTCCGCCTGCGAAATAGGCTCGGTGCGATTTGCGTCGATGCCGTGCATACGCGCCTTGAACTTAAAATTTTCGTCCGTCTTGGGGTCGATGTACCACGACTTCTCGTCGTACTGGAAAGCCCATTCCCTGCCGAAGCGTTCAATCATTATGTTCCTTGCCTCCATAAAACTACCAGCCTCTATCACCGTGTAGCAGTTGCGGTGCGGTGCGTCAATCCCGCACCCGAATGTAAAATAAAATTTCTGTGCCATATCATTTATATTTTATATTGTCAGTAACATAGTCGCACATAGTTATATCGAAACTATGGTTGAGCGCAGATTCGGCAGTACATTCCTTCGTGCTCAACTTGCAGAATGTCCTGTCGAGCGTGCGGTCATAGTTCTCGAACGGGCACTCGACCGCACATTTCAGTTTTCCGTCCAACAAAAGTTTTGCCATTTGTCAATCCTCCTGATTTTCGTTATCCACAAAATCACACATTCCCAAGTTGAAGCCGCCGCTGTATGCGTCCTCCGCCATACACCTGCGCTGGTACAGCCCGAAGAGGCACATATGCACATCCTTCTGGTAATCAAACTTTGCAAACGGGCAATTATCCGCATCGCTTATCTTTTCGCTTAATACAACCTTTGCCATATCCTTTGTCCTTATAAATGTTATTTGTTCATTTCCTGTACAATCTTCGGGACAACCTCGTAGAGCCGTTGCTCTATGCGCTTCCACAGGAACTCGAAAAGGGCATCTCGGAAGTTCTCCGTTTCCCCGAAATGCTCCTTGTGGGCAGCCTCCGCCTTGAGAAGCATATTGGTAAGGTGAGCGATTGCCTTGTCCTTCGCCTTGACCTGCGCTTCGAGGACTGCTATCGTCTCCCGCATAGTCTGCCCGTTCGTTTCTATTTCTTTCCCAGTCATTCCGCATCCCTTTCCTTTAATCTCTGTTCAACTTTCTCCACAAGTTCGATGTCGAAGTGCGAGGTGTAAACCACACAACCCTCGCAAATCACCTTGTAGCGGTACTTGGCGAGGCAGAAGTTGTCGCACAGGTAGCAATGGTATATGCGCCCGTTGAGTTCCGCATCGCCTATGTGCTGGCACTCGCCCTTGCGTGTCATCGAGCGTCCCTTCTGTTCTATCTGCTTGAATGTCATCATATCTTTGTTTCCTTTCCAACACTAATATATAGTTAATAAATAGGGATTTCAGAAAAAAGTCCTAATCCCCACCCCAGCCCGTCTCCTCGCTATCACTGCACAGGCTATGGTCGGTCTCCCCGCCCCAGCCCGTGTCTGGGTCGTGCCGACAGGCATCGCAGTAGTCCGAACAGGAGTCGTAGCCACCGTGCGGGCAGTTCCCGCAACGCCTGTTCTCATCATCGTCGTCATCACCGTAGCCGTGTCCAGAGCCATAATATCGGCTGATGCTTGGAGCGGGCTTTGGCGTATATGCCGTACGGGGCTTTTTCAAGCCGTTCTTGAACCACTTTACGACTTCCCCGACATTCTTATAAGCCCATTCGAGATATGCCCAATTCTGGCTTGTAAACGCTTCGTCGATTACACAGCCCTTGAACCTGCCGAATGTCATAACCTTCTTCTCCGCATACTCGTTGTACTTGTTTATCAGGCGGTATATCTTGCGGTTCTGCCCCCAAGCCCACCTGTACTGCTCTATGTCGGAAAGCGGTATGAGCCTTATGTCCCTAACTTCGTCCGCGTCCATAGCCTTGAAGTCGCGGAGGCGTTCGGCTTCCACGACCGCAATGTATCGGAACATTATGTTCTGCCTGTTCTCCGCCGGGTCTGTCGAGTGTTCCAGTTCCGTGAGTTCGCTCGGTGCAATTTCGACACCGCACTCCTCCCTGATTTCCCTCGCCGCAGCCATCTCCGCAGTTTCATTCCAGTCGAGGTATCCGCTCGGCAAGTTCCACAGCAAGCCCTGCTCGGAAGTCTTGTCGCCCCTCTGGTTGGCAAGTATGTGAGCCTTGCCTCCTATGAATGTCATAACAAGCGTTACGACACCCACGCCTCTGTTTTTATACTCCTTTCCTTCCATATCTTTCAGCATTTTATTCAATCCATTTGGTTTCGGCAACTCCCACAAGCAAATCGGCGAGTTCCAACTTCTTCATAGTTTCGATGACATCTTCGGGCTTATCGAATATCAAGCCGTTCACGCACCTGTCATTATAGCAGGGCAACTTTTCTGGGTTGTACGGTGCGTCCTTCAGGACTGCCGTGTAGCCCTTGCACACCACCCCGATTATCGCGAGGTTGTCCATAGCATCACCAGTCCCCGCAACGCCTTCCATTGTGTATGTCGCCACGCTCTGTTCCCCGTCCCACTCCCTTATGAGTGCAACTATCGGAAGGTCATTGTCCCTGTCGTAGCACAATATTCTTACTGGTCGTCCGTCCTTTGTACACACGGGCTTTCCCTGCTTGGCTTGCTCCGCATCAAACGGGAGCGTGTTAGCCATCGACTTCTCGTCGTCCATATACTTTCTTTCGTCGTCCATAACTTATGATTTTATGTTCTATTGGTTCATTGTATCGTCATCCACGAGCACTATAATCTTCTCGTTGTGATATTTCTGCTTGTCCCTGTATTCTATCTTCCCGAATATCGTTATCGCTTCGGGCGGTATCGTACATTTCGTGGTAATTCCGCAACCGCATCTCGTATCTCCATAAAACTTGACATTGCTGGGTATCTTGTTCACGGCTATTCTCAACAGGCAGTATTCACCCTCATTCGATTCCGATTTCCTATTGTATAACTGCCATCCGAGATTTGAAGCAACTCGTTTCGTGACATTCTCTTTCATCAGATGCACCTTGGGCTTGAACTTCAAGTATTCATTTTCGCTACGTGGTTCTATGCCGTCCGAAAGAATAGATGCAACCCTTGCCTTCGGTGTCCAATGATAAATATATCTGCATCCGAACACATAGTCCGATATTTCCTGCGGATACGACGGGTCGAATGTCATAACTCGGCACATAACGCCGTATATTTCCATCGCATCGGAAATATCCGCACATTCCCACCCGAACGATTCCATCTTCTGGCTGATTATGTCGGTGTTCATCGCTATGTCCGCATACAGGATGGCTATCCTGTTTCCGTTTTGACCCATTTCTGATGAAATCTGCCACCTCTTGAACTTGAGTTTCCTCAACTCTCTTTTGATTTCGCTTATGGTTAGTGTCCTTTCGACGCTTTCGTTGATATGCTCGCCGTCGGAGTAATCAATATTCGAGTCAAATAATTTGACTTGAAAAAACACGCGCAAGTCCGTCGATATTGATGTGATGTCCTTGCGGGATATTGAACTGATGTCAAAAAAGTCATCAACCTTTATGTGTCTTGGCTGGAAACCAGCCATCTCGTTCGTTCTCTTGATATGCACCATAACTGCTATGCCTTTAAATGTACCTTACCGTTCCGTCCGAACCGACCGTGCGGTACTTGTAGGAAACTCTCTTCTTCTCATATCTGGGCATCCCCAGCGGTATCAATGACTTGACGAACTTGTCGATTGACTCCTCCGCGAAGTCCTTGAACTCCGACCTGTACGGAAAGTCCTTTACGATGCTGCTCTTCGCCCATATCGTATATCTATTGTTGTTAAATCCAATCGGGTGGAAGTATCTCCATACGCCAAGCCTGCCGAGCAGTCCGCCCCTGACCTGCGGGTAGTACAGCACATAATTGCCCCGTCTTTCCTCTCGTATCCTGAACTCCATATTGGAGTGCAGCCATCTCAATAATCTGCCTAACATAATCCCCTGCCTTTATTATTCGTTCCTGTAAACCATTCGTCCGTTGTCCGTTACCATTTCGCCGTGGATGCAATTCTCCCAGCCCTTGACTTTTCTTATCAGCCACTTGCTGCGCCCGTCGTTCTCCGTCGAGAAGTCTATCGACTTCAGCCCCATCACAAACGGCTTTCCGCTGTCCATATCTTCAACGACCACGCACAGTCCGCTGATGTTTTCAATCTTGTTCGTGAGTGTGTCCGTTGTTACCGCAACCACGATGTCCCCGACAAACAGGTTTGGTATCGGCTTCAACTCAAGGTTTTCGTCGCCGTCCGTTTCCTCGTAACTGCAATAGTCGTCATAAAGGTTCGTCGGCGTACCGCATACGCCCAAGCAAACCTGTCCGCTGTATATCTTCATAATTCCTAAATTTTTGGTTGTTCAATTATCCCGTTGCACTTCTTCCACTTGTTGAACGAGGGTATGTTCGTACACCCGTTCTTCTTCATAATCTCGCGCTCGTACTCGTATCGGCAGAACAGTTCGTCCCCGTTGCGCATTGTCGCAATCATCTTTCTTTCAGCCCTGCGCATCGCCTCGTAGTCGGGCTTCTTGGCATCAACCCTGTCCCAGTATTCCTTCTCCCTGCCTATGCGGGTTTCCCTTTCGAGTTCGGTCTCGTACCTCTCGGCGATGAGCGAAATCTCGACCATATCGCCCTCGTCCCTCCATTCGGAATCGCCCGACCTTATGTTGCACAGGAAGTCCATCCTGTCCGAATACCTGTTGCCAGCCTCCGTGTGCTGCCTGATATACTCCCTGCCGTCCGAGAACAACTTTTCAATCGCCTCCGTTCCCATACAGCAACCGTCCGAAACGACCAGCGAGGATGCAAGTTCGGAGTGGAACTCGTTGTCCGCGATGTCGTGCCCGTTATACTTCATACCTATTCCTCCTTTTCCTTTGATTCAACCATAAGCCCGTCCTCGAAATGAAGCCCGAAGAACTTGTCCGAGAAAAACAGAAAGTCGTCAAGGTCTTCGTGCGTCCTGCTTATCATATACTCACCCTGCTGACCAGCCTTCGATAATGCGTCAAGCACGCACCCCAGTTTCCAAGTGAATACGCCCTCAACGCCAATGTGCGACATATCCTTGAATATGACCGTATCGAGGAACTCCCCGCAGAGTTCAACGATGTCCTGCGTGGTAAGTTCGCACATACTCTTCTTCTTCGCTTCGAGAAAGTCGTCTATGCAACTTTCGATATATTCCCTTTTTGTCTTTTCGTCCATAGCCGTTACAATTTGGATGTCATCTTGCTTAACATTTCCACCTGTGCGTCCTGAAGCAGGTGTTCAAATTCAGCCTCGTGGACTTTAAGCACGGCTTCCTTCGCCTTCCAGCCGTCCCTTATGGAACTGACATACATCTCACCGACCGTTTCATACGGCAGGTCGCTGAAATGGCGTTCGTCCGCGCATTTAACCGTGCTGTCAAGGACAGCCTTCACGCTGTTCTCTGGGAACACATACTTGTAGATGATTGTATGCCCGCAGGCTTCGTATGAGTTCGCAAGGACATACACGCCACAGCCCCCGTCAGTTATGAACTCGCGCACCCACAGGTTAGTCTTGTATGCGTGCCCGTCTATGTTGCGGAGCAGGTCGTCCATATCCCCGAACACCGTCCTCAACACCTCATCGAATTTTAGTTCTTCATTCATATCCTTTATGTTTAAATGTTGCTTGCTGGTGCTGGGCAGCGGGGGATGTCCTCCGTGTCCGAGCACATACCGTATGTGCGAAACCACATAGTCTGCGGTTTCTCGTTTATGTGGCTTTCGAGCAAGTCCCTGTCGAGCACCTCCTCCGCGCTCACGCACATCGCCCGCACATACCTGCCCTCCTTCGGCATAAAGTCGGTGGCTACGCCTACGGCGAGTATCTTCTCGCCACGCTTGTCCTTCCTTGTTTTCTTGGCAATCTCCACGCACTTCTCCAAGTCGTATCTCTTGTCCTCCACGAATGTTACCGTGAACGGGTGATGCTCCACTGGGTAGCACATAAAGTCCCTCCCGTCCAGCGTCCTGACTTCACCCAAGTCCCTGCCGTTGCAGTCCGTGCGCTTCACCACCACCCTGTCGCATTCGAGCGTGTCGCCTATCTTTATGCAGTTCGGTTTCGCCATATCTTTAAGTTTTAATGTTTCCTTTCCAACACTAATATATAGTTAATAAATAGGAATTTCAGAAAAAAAATCCCCCGCGCAGTACAATACGCAGGGGACAAATCAATGAATAAAATTAAATATGAGATTTACAGATTGCGTAAGAAACTATTTGAGGTCAATCATTGGCATAGAGCCAGTGCCAGTGACCTGTGGCATCACGCCGTTCCACTTCTCTATCGCATACTGCTGGACGAGTATCTGGTTCAACGAGGCAGCAACGGTTCGGTTGTAGTAAGCCTCACCGTCAGCCTTTATCTTCAGGGCTTCCGCTTCCCCCTGCGCCTTTGCAACGGCTATCTTGGCGTTGGCTTCCGCCTCCTTCACCTGATTTTCGGCTTTGAGTGCCGACTGTATCGCTGCATTCTTCGAGTCTATCATTGCACGCAGGGACGCTGGCGGTGTAATCTGGGAGGTAAATTCCGTCACCATAAAGCCTTCGTTGGAGAGTGCCGTGTCAAGCATTGTCCGCACCTCGCTCTCGAATCTTGCTCGGTTTCCCATTATGCTGTCGGATGTATATCTGTTTGCCGTTATCCTGTACGCATCCTTTATGACCGTGAGCATATACCCGTCCTCTATCTCCTCAAGTGCCTTGCGGTATTTCTGGAATATGTCTATCGCTCGGTCTCGGTTAATCTGGTATGCGATGTTCGGGTCCATAGTGAACTCGGCAGCATCCTTCGTATTTACGGTAAACGGCGGGTAGTTCTTTCTCTGCACGAATGTCGGGTATGTGTGCAGGTCTGTCGTTATCGGGCAGTACCAAGTGTAGCCCGAAACTATTGTCGCGTCGAGCGTCCCCTGCTCGGTGAGGCTCAACTTGTTGAACTTGATGCCGACCTCCGCCGTATCGACCTTCGAGCAGCGGGTTACAAAGCACATAACTAACATAAACAATGCGGCGATTATTACGCCTACGATTACTTTTGTTCTTTTTTCCATACTAATTTGAATTTTAAGTTTGACTATTATTTATTCGTTAAATTTTCACATTCGGTCAGCAACTCCCGTAGCGGTAACTCGACACGCATTCGGAAAGTTCGTCTTTTATCGCCTCCCAGTCGGCTTCGGTCATCTCATCATCGGCATAGGGGGAAACATCGAACTCCCTGTCGGTGCGCTTGCCGTCCTTGTCCCAGAAGTGATAGTCGTCATACTCGATGTCCCCGACATAGAAGCCGAAAGCATAAAGTTTCTTCACATCTTCGAGCGTCATCGACTTCACATCGACATCCCAGATACGCATAATGTCGTGCTCGCAAGCCACAAGGTTCTCCTCTGGGTTCTTTATAAACTTGAGCAAATACTGCAATGCTTCTATCAACTCTTTCATCTTCCTGATATTTTATATGTTATACAATTATTTTTCGTCAATTTGTGTTGCCCTGCGGTGCATCTCCTCATACTCCGCATTGAGTTTGTAGTATGCCTCCTTCATAGACATATAGCGTTCATACTCCTTCTGCTCCTGCGGGGTAAGTTCCCTTGTAACAAGCCCCGTTTCATAGAGCAGGGCGACCTCCGAAGTCCGAGCCTGAACATAGAAGTAGTCGTTGAGTGCCTTGTTGCGCCTTTCCATCAAGTTCCTCTGCTCCGAGCCTTCTGGAAAGGACATATACCAGTCCTTGCGTTCCGACTCCTCCGCAATGTGCCGCCTCATCATCTCGGCAACCTCATCGGTCGTATAGTATGTCTTGCCGTCTATCGTTTCCATAGCGTTATGAATTTGCTTCCTCCTCCTTCAAAATCCTTTCGAGGTCTGCCTTGCGTGCAAGCGCATTGGCGAGCGAGGTCTCGACCTTCGCCAGTTTATTCTTCCACTCGTCAACCTTCTTCTTGAAATATTCGTAACTCGTGTCGAGGAGGTAGTTGTTTGCGTCATCCAATGAGGTGAAAGCATCATACTCCGTCTCATCATACCCCTCCTCGTCATACCCATTGTTGAACTTGCATATCGCACGGAGGCGTTTCTTGTTGTCCTTGTCCCTGCTGATATAGTACGCGGGTGTCTCGATGTCCTCTATGCCGTTCTTGCTGAACCGCTTGTACTCGACCTTCTGCTGGCACACCTTCTTGTTCTCGTCAACCACATAGACCGTGCTTCCGAAGTCAAGCCCGTCAAGGCTCTGGTTGTTGAGTTTCTCTGGCTTCGTGCAGACGGCGAGGCACTTCTCTGCGCTCGCGAGTTCGGCTTTCGCACTCTCTACTTCCTTGCGGTATGATTCTATTGTGCTTTCGTTGGTAAGCAACGAAACGCGGGTCTTGCTTGTCAAGTAGTGGGTGTCCCCCTTCGCGTACCTGTGGAAGTACACATACTCATTCGCAATTTTATTAGCCGTCTCAACAAACTCGAAATGGTCGTCAACCTTCTTCACGCGGATACGGCACTTGCCCCCGTAGTGTGAGCAGGTCGTGTCCTCGTATATGTCGCCCTCGATGTGGACATACTCGGCATCGCCCGCGCAGTAGCGGTGCTTGTAGAGTCTCTCTGGGAATATCGTGCTGTTGTTATCCATAACCAGTCCCTCCTGATTTTAATTGCAGTTGCCCTCGTCCCCGACTGAAGCCTTCAACTCGTCCAGTGCCTTCTCCATCTCCGAGAGTTTAGTGTCCATCTGGCTGACCAAATCCGCGTCCTCCTTCACAAGTCTGGCAATCTCGTCATACTTGTCGCCGAACACCTCCTTCGGAACTTCCACCAGCATCTTCTCGTACTCGTCGTGCGACTTGTGCGTAGCCTTGAGATGCCTCTTGTATTCCTTTATTGTGCTTTCCTCCCTCTGGATAAGCCTGATAACCTCGTCCCTGTTTCTCTTTTCTGTAGTATTCATAGTCTTTAAGTTTAATGTTTCCTTTCCAACACTAATATATAGTCAATAAATAATAATTTCAGAAAAAATAAAAAAGCCCGAATGTTTTTCGGGCTTCCACATATTGACTTGAATATGGCACTACATATTGAGTATGTTCTCGAAGTCCGCAGACAACGCCTTGCACCTCATATCCAACTGGGTTATACACTTCCTCAATTCAGCCTTGTCAATCGGCTCGTCTGATTTAAGGATTTCATACATTCTGCCTATCGGGTTGGTTGTGCCGTACAGGTCGCCTATGAGCACCTGCCTGTCGGCTGGAAGGTCTGATGGCTCTGGCTCTGGCTCTGGTTCGGGCGACGGCTCTGGCTCTGCACCGTAGCCCACAAATTCGTAGAATGTTTCCAAATCTTCATCACACAGAAGGAAGGCAAGGTACACTTCCTCTATTCCGAACGAGTGGCGGAATATCTCCGTGAAAACATTATCGCAGTTGTTCCAATATTGTGAACCCGAATATGATTCATTGAATATGTCCTGTGGCGTATGGAGATAAAACATATAATCGTCATACGGTTCGTGGATATTCTCGCACCCGACTGCATCGACTATCATATTGTATAAGTCTTTTAATTCTCCCCTCTGGAAACCATAGACAAGATAATATGAATATGATATGTTAGCGAGGGTATTCACTGGGACTTGACATTCTTTATACGATAATGTCGGATAGCCTCCCACGTCTGACTTCGCGAGAATCTCATTTATGCACTCGCTGTCAACACCGCAATCATTGATAAGGTAGTCGCGGATGCGGTTCAAATCGCTTATCGACTCAACCAATACTTTGTTGTACTGTTCAGTCCAATCACCCCCCCCCTTCGCTTTCGCCATTTCGAGCAGTTCCTGCTTGCAAATTCTTCTCATAACAAAAACATTATATTATTCATTATTTATATCTTGCCGCCTATCGAAGCAAAACCGCCCCAGCGCGGCGAGCGTCGGGGCGGAAAAGAAAAAATCAAAAACAATATAATTATGGATAACTATTATGTCAGTATATGTCGGCTTCGGTCGCATCACATTCCGCAACTGGCGGTTGCTCCTCGATTCTCCCTATGCCACCGAGAGTACACACCTCCGCATAACGCTTCGTGCCAGCCTTCCTGCGTAGCATATTGAGCGCATTAGCCACATAGTTCGTGCTCATATCGCGGATGTCAATCACCCTTCCGTCCTTCGCGAGCCACACTATTCTTCCTTCCTCCCTCGCACGGAGGAACAGTTCCATACGGAGCATATCCTCGTCCGCAAGTACATTTCTCTTCTTGTCCATTTTCTGTCCGTTCGTCATCATTTTCGATATGTTTTAAATGAATATTTTATCTTACGCATTACAAGCGGTTGCCCCCCTACTTCTTCTCCAAGATTTTCATAATCGGGTTCGCTATGTTCCAGATAGACTGCTTTCCTCCGAGACCGTAGTCGGAAAAATAATCGAACACTTCGTTAATCGCGCTCTCCGTCCGCTTTGAAATACGCTCCGCCTTTCTCGTTTTGTGTGTCGTCGAGAAACTGCCAAGGTCTTCGGCATCCGTGAAAGCAAACCCCTTGTTTCCAAGCCTTGTCATAAACATATTCTTGACACCGACCGTAAACTTGCCGTTGCGTACACGGTTTCCATAGCCGGGATAGTCCGACGAGTTCGTCCCGATGTTATATCCGACATTATCGTCCTTCGGCTTGTAGCAGAAGCAGTCTTGGTCGTAGTATTCGGACAGCCTGAATATATTGTCGTAGAACCCGTCCCTGCCGTCCTTGTTGACGACAAGCAGTGTCTCCTCGTCGGAAAGGCGTGCGTTGTCCATACCGAAGTTCTCGACATAAACGCCGCCCACCTTCGTTATGCCGTACCCAAGACCGAGCAGTGCCGCCCCAAGTTCACGGTTTCTTTCCCTGTTCTCCTTATGCGTGTACCTGTAGCCCATCGGCTTGCCGTCATCCTTTACGGCATCGGCATTCTCTATGTTCTCCTTTTTACCCCTGAATGCTGTAATCAGGGCAATTTCGTGATTTTCAATCCAGTGCGTTATCCTGTTGATTGAACTTTCATACACAGGGCTTCCAGCAAGCCCCGCGACTGCGCTGGCTTCCGTCCGTCCCGTTAAAAAATCTTCCGTTTTCTTAATTTCCATAGCCGTCATCATTTATCGTTCTGATTATTTATAGTCCATATATTAAATGTCATAACTTTCAAGGTCAATGTTCTTCAGGTTTCCGACAAAGCCGTGCGCAAGCATAAGCATCGCGTTGTCGAATATCACCCTGTGTTTCTTCGGGAGGGCATAGACTTCGAGCCTGCCGTTCGTCTTGTACTCCGTGGTGTACCACTCGCACTTCCCGTTGTGCGCTATAATCTCCGATGCCCTGTGCATATCCTCTGGATTGCCACGCACCAAATCTATGGCAATATTCTCCTTCGGTAGCCGAAAATACAGCACATTCGGCTTCACCCATCCGCCTATGCCGCCAGCCGACACAGCCCGTATGATGTCCTCGACCGCAGTGTCGGCGTATCGCCTGAACTCCACCTCCCATATCTTGTAGTTGTATGTTACTCCCTGCGCCCACCAGATGAGGTTGACATTCCCGCCGTTGTCGTACTCCCCCCAGAGGTTCGGATACTCGTCGCTTATAAAGCGTACTCCGTAGTTGCACTTCAATATCGGGGTAAATCCCTTCGTGCGCAGGAACTCGCAGAACTCGCCCCTTTTCTTTTTCTCGAACTTCTCGTTCTCCATCTGCTGGTTGAACGCACGGAGTTCGGCATCAGCCTTCAGTTCCTCTGGCGACTTCTGGTATGTGCTGCCATATATGAAAGGTACTGGTATGAACATAACTCTAATCCTTAATCGGTTCGTAAATATGATATGTAACGGTCACATCCCTCTCGTTCACGAGATATGCGTCGTAGTCGCCCGCGTAGTCTATGAGGAACTTCCTGCCGTCATACTCCCACAGGCAGTAGCCGTCGGGGACTGCGCACAAGTCCGTTCCGTCGTTATACAGGAGTTGCGCTATGTTTCTCGGACACTCCTCCTTCATTCCCCACCAAGCGACCTCCGAAAGAAGCCAGTAGCAGGCGTATTCGTCGCCCCGCATAAACTTGCACAGCCCCTCGTATGTCCTCGGCATTTCGTTGCCCCTGAATTTCGTCTGGTCAATCTCGTCGAAGTGCTCCTTCCAGAACTTCACAAGGCACTCCAGATACTCTTTATTAGCGTTCTTCATAATCTTATTCATTTATCGGTTCATACACCTCGTATCTTATCACCTTCTCCACTTTCCTCGTGCGGTACGCATCGTGCGTCTCGCAATCAACGAGGAACTGCTCCCCGTCATAGTCCCATAGGAAATAGCCCTCTGGCACTTTCTTGTTCTCTTCATTGAAACGGCACGGAAGGTTTTGCCTGTCACCCTTGTACCACCCAAGACCGAGCCAAGCAGCCTCCATTACAGACCAATGCCTTACATCCTTGTAATGCTCAATTTCATACAGCCACTTTCCGAGTGATTTGGGCATATCGCCCTTCTCGAACTGGGTTCTGTCCAACTTGTTAAAATTCTTCTCCCAAAACTTCATTAGGCTTTGTGCGTATTCCTTGTTTGCATCCATATTATTCCCTCCCCAGAATTTCAGCGCAATAGTCTATCGACTTGTTGTAATCTGTAAAAAGTTCAGGCATCGTAACTTCCTTCCCGTCAAGATAAATGTGGACTTCAATGCCCAATACTTCGGTGGCGTATGTGTAATACACATCCGTCGCATCCGTGGAAACGGTATTGACATTGTGCTCCCCGCCTTCCTTCGCCACCTTGTCGCAGAACTCCTTTGCGAGTCTTGCCTCGACAAGCGGGTGGTGGGTTTCCACCGTGAAGCCTTCGTCCGTGCGGACTATGACATTGATTTTCGTTTTCGTAGTGCTGGGTGCATTACACGCCACATTGTCGTCCTTATCGCTTCCAGCCGTAGCCGTGCCCTTGCCGTCCAATACATCTCCTTGGCAATAAAAATCCCCGCCGACTTCCTTTGGTGCTCCTTCGAGGGTGGCGAGGTTGTTCCCGACGCAATAAAAATCTTCACCAACTTCCTGCGGTGCGCCTTCGAGTGAGGGGAGGTTGTTAAAACTGCAATCGAACCAGCCGATGATTTCCTTTGGTGCGCCTTCGAGGGAAGTCAACTTGTTGTTACTGCAATTAAAATTACTATCAACCTTCCGTGGTGCTCCCTTGAGCGATGTTAGGTTGTTATGACTGCAATCAAAACTTCCACTGACTTCCTGCGGTGCGCCTTCAAGCGATGTCAGGCTGTTTCCGCTACACTCGAAACTCCTGCCGACTTCCTGCGGTGCTCCTTCGAGGGTGGTCAGGTTATTGTTGCTACAATCGAAATCCCCACCGACGCTCTGCGGTGCTCCTTCAAGGGAAGATAGTTTGTTTTCCCAGCAATAGAATTGCCCGCCAACCTTCCGTGGTGCGCCTTCAAGAGATGTCAGTTGATTATTAGCGCAATAGAACCACCCGCCGATGCGCTGGGGTGCGCCTTCAAGTGAAGACAGGATGTTCTGCTCGCAGTAGAAATCGCAGCCGACCTCCTGCGGACAACCCTTGAGTGATGTCAAGTAGTTATGGTCGCAATAGAAATCCTTGCCGACCTTCTGTGGCGCACCTTCAAGTGAAGTCAGGTTGTTGACACTACAATCAAAAAATCCATCAACCTTCTGCGGGCAACCTTCAAGAGATGTCAGTTTGTTCTTGCTACAATCAAATCCCCCATCAACCGTTCCGAACCTAATGACCAGTCTTCCGTCCTTAACCAAATCCTTTCCGACCTTAACATCCCCGTCGCAGTCGTACAGACCTGTGGTCGGGTTGAGCGTCAGATTGTATTTCCTTGCAAGTTCGTTGCCTGTGGCATCGATACTCTTGCTGTTTTCAGTTGTTTTCATTTCAGTTGCTTTTGCTTATAATACAATTACATCTTTAATGCGCTTTCCGCCAGCCATAGGCTGCTTGCAGTCCATCGAGAGGAAGTGCCTGTTCACAAGCGTCAGTTGGGCGGTGTTCGGGCGGTTCGCGGTCTTTGCCGTATGCCAGATTCCGTTGCCACTGCTGTAACAGGCAATCGATGTCTTGCCGACAAGCGGGTTCTTGACCTCCGTGTCAAGTTCGACATCAAGCGCGTACAACTTCCAGTCCTTGTTGCACCACTTGTCGCAGTTTTCCAAAGTTATGTGCGCCTTCGCCAAGCCCTTCTTGTAGTCGCCCTGCGGTATGTACTTGAAGCCGTCCACGCACTTGACAAAGGTAAGAGCGCAAACTATAATGCCATCACATACAAAAGTGAACGGCAACTTGTCGTATTTCTCTGCCCTTTCACGCGGGAAGCCCCACTTCTCTAAAGTGTCGAAACTTATGAAGTAGCAACTCGAATCGTTTGCCTTGTGCAACACCAGCAATGGGTTCACGATGTTGTAGTTGTTGGTTTCGGGGGTGTACAAGATTTCATAATCAACACTGAACTTGCACTTGCTTTGTCTTTTCTTCTTATCCATATCCTTATATTCTTTTATTTCTTTCCATCACTAATATATTGGAAATATATAGCGATTTCAGAAAATATCGGATTTTCTAAATCAGGTTGCCGTCAATGTCGAGCAGCCGGTCAAACACCTTCTTCATATTCGGATAGAGCCAGCCAATGTCCATAGAGAGCATATACCCGTTCATCTCTGGGACTTCCCGCCCGTCCTTCGCGGTGAACATAGACTTGCAGGTGAGTTTCCTCGTGTCTATGTCGTACGGAAGCCACAGGTAGAACAGGTAGAGGTCTTTCTTCGGGTTGTAGTCCGTGCGACCTATCGTCCTGATTTGCCTTGCATCGTTCTCCGAGAGCACTATGCCAGTCTCCTCTTCGAGTTCGCGCAGGCAGGCATCGAGGTATGTATTGTCATCGCCCTCCACGTGACCTTTCGGTATGTCGTAGTTCCCGCGCTCGTACTTCCTTCCTGTCGGGTGGCACATAAGGTAGCCACTCTTGCACTTTATTATTATTCCCGCCGATAATTCCCTTGCCATAACTATTCCTCCTTGCTATTGTCCATTGCGCCGCCCCTTATTATGAGTTTCTCCCCGAACAGCCTCTCGTAGATTTCGGAGCAGGCATCAACCTTGCCCTCCGTATATTCGGTGTCTATGAGTATGTTCGACACGATGTCCATTATCACCGTCTTGGCTCTCCTGTCCTTCCACTGCGCCATCCTCAACGCCCCGTCGAACATATCACCGTCCGAGAGTTCGGGACAGCACCTTTTCTTCGCGCCGTCCTTCACAATCTTCCTTGCGATGCTGTTATTATCATTCATATTTATCAATGCTAAAAGTTTCCGTAATAGACCTGATTGCACAGAAGCCCAAGACTTCTCCACATCTTCACCACGCAGTCCCTGTCGTCGAACACCGCAACCACATCATAGTTGGGTGCTACGAGCGTATGCCACAGGCTGTACTTGACATCCTCGTCGCCTCTGCTGTCACCCTTCGGGCGCATAAGGAGTTTGCAATGCCCGAAGCCGTGAAGCGCAAGCCAGCGTTCCGTTACATCCCTGCACTCATCCGTCCCCTCCCGACCAGAAAGGAATATGATTTCAACGCCCGACTTTTCGAGCAACGAGAGCAGTCTTTTCATACGCGGGTCGAAAGTATCCTCTATCGCCTTCTGGTTGTCGAACACATAACGCCCGTTCCTCAACGCCACAGTCCCGTCTATGTCGCATATCACGGCTGGCGGGAGGTCTGGGTTGGCATTCATTATCCTGCGGTGGTCGGTGTTGTAATACCTGTACTCCTCTGGGATGTACTCCCGATACAACTCCTTTATTTTGTCGGGCGATATGTGCTTGTCCGTGCGCTTGGCGTTCCGTTCGAGCGCATCGGGCAGGCTTATGCGGAACTCCCTGCGCTCCGCCTCCGCGCCGTAGTCCCTTGCGATGTCCTGAAGCACCTGCACCTCGTCTGTGGCAAGGTTCATACCGTCAACCACGACATTAAGCCCCCTCTCGAAAGCACTCATAATCGAGAACTTCACGAGTTGGTTCACATAGCCGTTCTGGTTTACGCCCTTGCAACCGCCAGACGCTTCTTCGAGGGCATCGCGGGAAACAATCACCCAGTTCTTTTTCTTCTTGGTGAACTCCTTCGCCCAAGTCGTCTTGCCACTTGCGGGAACACCCTGCAATATGACCATCTTCAGTCCGTTATTGTTCGTTTTAGTTTTCATTCGTTTCACCCCTTAACTTTAATTCTCCGAGCGCGACAAGCGCATTGCGCTGTGCGCCCATAATCTCCCTTATCTCCGTGAAGCCTGCTTCAAGCATATCGTATTCACTATCCGTAAGAACAAACATTGTTTCTGGCACAATCCAGTACCTGCTGTCGAAGAATGTGCCCGTAATACCGAGACTTTCCATCACTGTCTTCGGTGACTTCGGATTGAGTGTGCGTCCGTTCTCCGACACCGTGCAACTTTCCGCTATCCCGTAACGTGTGTTCCTGTCCCCGCCTATGTCGCGGACAAGCACCTTCCTGCCGAACACGATGCCGTCACCTTCCTTCGACTCCGACCTGCGCAGTTTCGCAGTTACCATAGCGTCAAGCGTGCTTCGCTGTATATCCGTAAGTTTCCTCAACTTCATAAACTCCCGATTCAAAGCAACATACTCATCATCCGAAAGGACTGCCGTTGCGCTCGGCGGTGTCCACAACTTGTCGGTGAAGTACACGCCCGTATTGCCGTTGGTGTCCATTGTAACCTGCGCCGACTTCGGGTATATGTACCTTCCGTCAATGTCATAGCCGTCCGCTATCCCGTACCTGTCACCGCTCCGAAACATTATCCTGTCCTCCGACTTCTTCATCAAGACCAATATATAGGCTATTTATTATAATTTCAGAAAAATCACAAACTTCGCCCGTCCGAAAACGGAATACCGTCCATACGGGTATTCTGCTCGAATGCGTCGCAGATACCGATGTCAGCCCTGACGGGCATTTCGTTCAGCCTGCATATCAGTATCGAGTGGTTGAAGAAGGCACACTCCCGACAGGCGGGTTTCCACTCGCATCGGTATGTGTCCTTCGACAACTTCCTCTTTTCGTCCAAGTAGTTATTCCCTTCCATTTTCGTCAATGTTTGGAAACACAAGTTGCTCGACATACTCCCGACCTTCGCCCCTGAATATCGGAATATCGTAGTCTATCTCCCAGAAGTTCCTCACTGTGCCGTTGACCTCCTTGCCGACCTTCCTTATGCACACGCCCCTCTTGAGAGGTGTGTCGTAGTCGTTCCAGTTTATGCCCTTCTCCAAAAAGAGCATCTCCTGTATCTCGTCGCACGACTTGTTCATCAGCCTCTTGCGCGTAAACTCGCTCTGACCTACCCCAAGTATCGAGTTGCGGGTGGCATCGTTCTGCCTCCACAGGAAGTAGTTGGTAACATCGTCCTTCGGGACATTGTATGCGCGTGCATCGAAAATCCCGCCCATTGCAATGCTCCTCTTGTATGTCGCAACCTTTTCGGCTGGATATTCCCCCGAAATCTCCCTTACCGCACGCTCGAAAGCCCGATTGAATGCGAGCGTCGCTATCGAGGCGGCTATCGAGCACATCTTCTGTATGCGGTTGTCGAACCACGGGTCTGTGTTCAGTTTCTCGTAGTCGGTCAGCAGGAGCGAAATCTCGTCGCTCTGGGTATAGCCGAGCCGACAGCCCTGTATGTTCTCGCACAATGTCAGAGCCGTCCCGAACATAGCCTTCATAAAAACTTGGTCGAACGGCTTGTCGAACTTCTTTGTGAATGTGTGGAAAGCCTTGCCGTCAATCCTTATTATCACGGGTGTCCTGCGGACAAGCCTTATGTCCGCGTTCGCCTCGTACCTTTTCATCCTGTCGCCTAATGCGTCCTTCATAGTTCCTATTTGTTTTCGTTATGCAATTCCGTGAAATACCTCATTCCAGCGTTCATCGCCTCCTCTGGCGTTACATCGTGGGAGTTCCTCCCCCCGAAGTACGGGTGGAAAGCACCGAGCACCCTATTGACCGCATCCTCCGTCTCCCTGTCGTACCGACCAGCGTGGTAGCCGAAGTTGTGCTTCGCGCACTCCATAGCCTTTTCATCCGACAAGCCGTTGACCTCGCCTATGTACTTGGCGTAGCCGTTGAACATCTCGACAGCCTTCTTTTCCGTGCGCCTTTTCTTCGCAAGGTCGGTGCAACGGCGGAACAAATCGTCGAACTGCTCGAACTTCTTCCCGTCCCACCAGAACGCTTCCTTTGTGTTTACTTTTTCTTCCATAGCCTAATGTTATTTTTCCGAAAGTTTAATATTGTTAGCCTTCTCTATTCCGTCCTGACCAAACATACGGAGCAGGTGCTGGAGTTCGTCCACCGCGCAGAGGAATATCGGAGTGCCTTCGTACAGGTAGTCCGTATTGCCGTTTGCGTGTTCCATCCGCTTCAGTATCGCACCTTCCGGAAGCACCCAAGTCTCCCTGCCCCAGCCCCGAACAAAGTTCAGGTCAAGCAACTGCGGGGTTACAGGTATTTCGCTTGGATTGTACGAACGGAACAGTGTGGCGGAGCAGGCGAATGAAATGTACCATTGCCTGTTTTCGTCCATTGCAATCTCATCCACTCTCACTACGCCTTGCTCTGGCACGGAAACAATGTCCCCGACCATAAGCGTCGGTATTATGCTGTTGACTTCGCCCTTCGCCTCCATCGTCTTTATCTCCAAGTTACATATTTCTCGTCTGGCTTGTCGGTGGTGCGGAGCAGTTTCTCCGTCTCCTCGTTGTAGGGTATGCACTGCGCCCAGTCGTCGTCCATACAGGCGTACTTGTAGTGGTTCTTCTCTCGATTATTGTAATACTTGAATATCGCTATGTCCCAAGGGTCGCCGTCCGTGTCCCTTACGAGAACCTTGAGGAAGGGCTTGAAGGGCGGAAGCCCGAAGCCCTCGCCTGCGTTGTCGGTAACTTCGGCAATCTCCCTGTCGGTAGCAAGGCGGAAGTCGCTGTCGCTGTCAACGAGGAGTATCGGGTATATGTCGTCGCCAAGCACATACTTGTCGGCAAGCACTTCCGTTATCATTTCGGGTCCGACGAGGATTTCCCCACAGTGCTCGGCAACTATGTACTCGCCCACATTGTACTTCGGGTGAAGCACCTTCGTATAGACCGAGTTGCCGTATTTGCGGTCTGATACATCAACGCCCTTGCTGGATTCGTCATTGTCAACACCACCGTTGCTACGGTCAGAAACAACATCACGGCTCAACATCGAGTTGCAAGTCCCCCTGCGCTCCATAATTTTCTCGAAGTCAGCCTTTTCCCTTGACGGGAGTTTCACGAGTTTCATAGCGTTGGTGTCCCACTCGTAGCCAGCCTGCACAAGTTCTCGGAAGAAATCCTCCGTCTCTGCGGGCGTGGCGTAGCGGTATCCCTTGCACTTGTATTCGAGTTCAAAGTTGAATGTCGGGTTCTTCGACCTTACGCACGAGTCTTGGCTCGTGATAAGGAAAGTGTGGTTTACCGCGCTCCCCTCAATCGGAACTATCACATACCCTATGCTCCTGCGGAAGCACGAATACTGCCACTCCTCCCAACGCTTGTATTCGTCTGGGAACAACATACACTCGCCTTTCGTGTAGCCGTTAAAATACCTTCCGTCATTCTCGAAGAAGTGCTCTATCACCTCCCCGTTGTCCCTTACCGTTGACACCTTTACATTATACCCACCCTGCGCGGGTATTACCAACTCTTCAAGTCGGCACTGACCGAAAAGGGGCGACCAGAGGCGAAGTCCCTTCGGAGCGTTCACCAAGTCCCTTGCAATATTTACATCGTAATTCATACTATTATATTTTTTATGTTATTATTCATATTTAACCAACTTTGCCGTTATCCACTGGTTGTTACCCTCGTACTCGACAGTAAGTTCGACGGTCGCCCTGCGTATCCTGCCAACCATAATGTCGTCCTCCTCGCCGTTGACGAAATCGCACATCGCATTGCTCATAATGCTTTCGAGCCTTTCCTTTGATTCCTTGCTTATCCTGAACTTCATATCGCACGGCTTAATATTCAACATCGTCATACCAAGTCTTGTACCTGCCAGCATAGTTGTCGGTGGTGAGGAACAAGTGCTTCGTCTCCTCGTTGTACGGCACGCACTGTTCGTACTGCTCCCCGTCCGTGCATACATATTCCGTACAACCCAAGTGGGAATAGTGCCTTGCCACCCACCTGTCCCATTTGTCCTTCCTTACAAGAACCTCATCGAACGGGTGCAAGTCGTCCTCCGTGAACGGCTTTCTGTTGTCAAGTTCGGCTGGGCGGAAGTTTCCGTCCTCGTCGTCGAGCGTATCGAACGGGACGACGAAACCGCTTTCGAGTCTGTACACGCGGGAAGCAGTATCAACTTCCTGTATGGTATCGAGCCACTTGCCGTCACCTTTCGCCATACATACCACCTTGTCACCACGACTGTACCTGTGCTGTGAAAGGCACTCGACTGCGCAAGCCTTTCTTTCGACTTCCTCCACATAGCCCTTCACATCCGCAACCATCTCCCCAGTCTCCTTGCACCACTTGATATGGTTGCAGTTGAGCGCGGTAATAAAGGCGATTGTATCTTCGGGCGATGCGTAGCACAATGAACCGAATCCGTCTGGGAACTTGACCTCCGCCCCCTTCACATTGACTATGCGCTTCACCTTCGGCACGAAATAGCACTCGCCCGCATCGTTGTCCTTTACCACGCACCCGACAGCCTTCGGTATGAGTATATCCTGCCAGTTGTCCCAAGTGCGGTGAAGTATCTGCGGGAAGAGCATACACTCCTCGCTCGCCACATTGTCCGAAAGCATATACCGCCCGTAGCGGTCGAATGTATGCTCGGACGGGTGCGGGTCCTTTATCGTGCGTATCCTTATGCTCCCGTCAATCTTGCCGAACTTGTCATCAATGTTCGGCGTTACCTTCACGAGTTTCACCTTTCCGCACAGCGGGGAATAAAGTGTAGTTCCCTCTGGTGCGTATCTCAATATCTCGACTATATCTCTCATCACATAACCTGTTTAATATTCTCCAAAGTATTTCTCCTCGCCACTTGGTATCGGGATTTCCCTCATCGGCATCCAGTACGGGAATCGGAATATCGGCAAGCCCGTGCGGTCTGGGTGTATGAGTTCCCTCATATCCTCGCTTCCGCGCGAGCGGTCGTCCTCCCACAGCCTTCCGTCAAGGTAACGCCTTATCTCCCATCTTCCGCGAACCCTGTCCCATACGAGTATGCGCATCCTGTTTTCGGGATACTCGCTTTCGCTCAACGAGAACATACGGAGGCTCGGCTTCTTCTTCCTGCGGACTTCGCCAGTGCCTTCATCGAACTCGAAGCCGTTGGCGCGGAACTCCCTCCAGAAGTTCTCCGCCTGCTCCCTTGTTGCATACGAAAGGTCTCGGTAAGGTGTCGATGCGCCAAGATTTCCGTCAGCGCATATAAGTTCATTGGGTTCAGCCTTTATAAGATAAAGCGTGTCCCCGTCCGTAACTATGTCGCCCCTGCGGAGAAGCCTATTCTGCCAGAACTCCCAAGTGCTTGTCGTCTTGCTCGGATAGAGCAGACACGCGCCACGCTCACTGAACCTGCCGAACTCGTCGAATGTAAAGTCGTAGTCCGTAATGTCGGCATACTTGCCTCGAACTATGATTCCTTTCGGTGTACGCATATTCGTCCTCTCGGCATTGTCGTACACGCTTACCAGTTTGCACTCCCCGCAGAGCGATGACCAGAGTTCAAGTCCTCTCGGTGCGCCTTTCAGTATGTCGTATATGTTTTCCATAATATAATATATAGCCTATATTTAAAGCAAATTGTTTTTCACCAGCACATTCCTTATGCTCGCCACATCCTGCTCGGTCAGTTTCCAGACCTTGAAGTTGTGGTAGAAGTGTCCCGTTGACCTGCGGATGAAGTCCTGTGCGGTTTCACCCTCGCGCCTTTCGGGATACTTGCGCTTGCCGTTCAGACAGCCCCTCGCCCCCTTCGTGGCAATCCTCTTGAGCATATTGACCGCATCGGAAAACGAAGTGTGGCGAGTGCCCCTCATATACAGGACTTTCTCCACCATACTGCTCTCGGCGGGAGTGAGTTCGCCTTCGCACCTTATGCCCTGCGGTGACCAGCCGATGAGGTCGCTCGAACGGACGGTGTGCAGAAACCTGCACCCTTCGGGCGTGCTGTACGGGTTGCCCGTCGGCTGTTTCAGGAACTCGTCCTTGAGTTGCTCCGCGAGTTGCCCGAAAATCCTCGACCTGCCGTTCTCAATCCTGTAATATGTGTGAATCTCCGTCTCCATTCCCCAATCCTATGAAACAAGCACTTCTGTTTATTCCGCTGATATGCGCTTCGACTCTGGGGCTGGATTGAGTTCCCTCCAGCACCTTAACATCACTTCCTCTTCCTCCGTCGATATGCACTTCGGCTCTGGGGCTGGATTGAGTTCCCTCCAGCACCTCCGTATAGCCTCTTCCGCGTCCGCCTTTATCGGATAGCCGTAATCGTTGCCCAAGTACGGAGTATCATAGATTATGTTGCGCCACACACCAAGCAAGCCCAACAGCCCGCACTTCGCCATCGGCACATACCGCACCCTGCCGTCATCGTATGTCTTGGTGACTATCTTGAACCTTATTCCTTTTTGTATATCCATATCCCGAAGTTTCTAAATTTCATTATGTCATATATCTCGTTGAAGAGTTCGCCGATTACATTGTCGTCAAAGCCAACATTGGCAAAGGCGTTGGAAAGCCACATCACATTGTCGGGGCAGAACTTGCCGTGGTGCTCCACATCTTCTGGCATACAGTGGTCTGGCTCGACTTTTGCCACATAGTCGGCAAGCAACGGCATAGCCTTGTTGAACAAGTCGCGGGCAATCTTCACATTGTCTATCGAACTGTCCTCCGAATATGTGCTTATGTAGTCGTACTCCTGTCTGGCTACTTTGAGAAGGTCGTAGAACGGCTTGAATGTCCTCTCGAACTTCTCCGCCTTCTCCAGAGTATCGAACTCAAACTGCCCGTCAATGTCCGAGCGGTAAACCGTTTTCTTAATTTCCTCTATCATAACTACCATCCAACTATTATTGCAAAAATCGTATCAAACAACCTCCCTATGATGCAATCCTTCTTATCCTCGTGGAAGAATATGCCAATCACACGCGCAATGTCGGTTCTACAAAAGGCAATGCCACAAAGTTCCTTCTTGGTATTGTCATCGAACATTCTGTTTTCATTCACATAGGCGGCAAGCAGTGGCTTTGCCCTGTCGAACAAGTCCTGCGCCTTCTCCATTCTGTCATCGCCACAACGAACCCGCTCATCCTCCGCCTCTCTGTTAAGGTCGTAGAACGGCTTGAATGTCCTTTCAAACTTCTCCGCCTCATCCTTCGTCTCAAAGATGTACGAGCGGTCAATGTCCGTGCGGTATTTTTTAATTTCCTCTATCATAACTACCAGCCAATTACTATCGTGTAAATCGTATCGAACAACTGTCCTATTATGCAGTCCTCCAAGTCCTCGTGGAAGAATATGTCAACCACGCGCCCCACATCCCTCTTGCAGAATGTAAGGTTGCAAAGTTCCTTCTCCGTTTTGTCCCTGAACATTCCGCTTTCCTTGACATAGGCTATGAGCAACGGCTTTGCCTTGTTAAACAGTTCCTCCGCCAGTTTCATCCTGCCACAGTCGGTCTTGTCCCTGTTGGCGACAACATTGTCATAGACCTGCTCCGCCTCTTCATTGAGGTCATAGAACGGCTTGAATGTCCTTTCAAACTTCTCCGCGTCCTCCCTCTTGTCAAAGGTGTATGCGCAATCTATGTCCGTGTAATATTTGATAACTTCCTTAATCATCTTCAATGTCTATGTATTCGACTTCGACGGGCTTCTCGAACAAGTGGTGCGTGTCAATCATCCCGTCGCTCGGCATCAAGCCGTGAAACTGCTTGTACTCACGAATGTCGGCAAGTGCGCCATCTTTCGTGTGCCTTCCGTTGTAGTTGTTCAAAAGAACCTCCACGCCCTCCTCGATGTAACGCCATACGCCAAGCCGTCCGAGCAAGCCGCTGCGCACAACCCCGAAATAGCGGACATCTCCGTTCTCCCAAGTTACTTTCTTTATTTTAAACTTATAGTATGCCATAGTATTGCTCCCCTTTCCGCTGTCATTCTATTTTAATCCTTCGGTATGATACAACGCATTGTTCGCCAGAAGCAAGACATTGTTCCTTTCCGTACACGCATCAATCGCATCAAGATTTTTCTTATACAAGTCCATAAACATCTTGCCTACGAGCGCGACCTTGCGCTTCTTGTATTCCGCCTCGCTCCTTTCAAGGTCGGCAATGCGGAAATACATAGTACCGCACTCCGCGTCGTTGTGCGCTTGGATTTCTATACGGGTATGCCCGTCCACATTCTCCTCGTACACTTCCGCGTGCTCGAAATCATAGTTTTCCTCCACAAGTTCGTTCTTGCGGAGATAATGTCCAAGCCATTCGTCTATGTACTTGTTTCCCGAACACTTGTCCATAACGGCACGGTAAACATCCATATCCCATTTGGTTTCCAGTTTCACCCTTTCTATGTACGCCTTAATCCTGTCGTCCATTGCGCTTCCTCCGTCTAAATGAGTTTAACCAACGCTATAACCGCGCCGACCACAAACGCCACGCCGATTATCGCACCAATGATATTCACTGCGATTTGCACATTGTACCTTCTTTGCATACTCTGGTACATCTCTTCCATCAGTTTTTGATTGTTCCTTTCCATTGTTGTTCTGTTTTTTTAATTATTCACCAGTCGGTACTTCCGAAACTGTCGCACCGTCAATGCAATGCCCTTTGATTTGATTCCTCCACTCCTCGTATGTCTCTGGAATATCCCCCAGCAATTCGGGATACAGAAACGAATACGAATGTGCCTGCCCGTACTTTGACAGAATTTCATCTTTCTGCCTTTCAAGCCAAGCGTATGCTTCGTCCCTTGAAGAATTGTTCCTCAACTTGCGGTTGAACTCGAATATTGTCCTTCCGATTCTGTCGCTTGCCTCACTGGATACCGAATATAGATACGGTTCGCACATACGCCTCAATTCAGCCGAATTACGCATAATGCGCTTGGCATCTTCCATTATCTTGTCTGCAATCTTCGCTTCAGATACTTTCTTTTCCATTAAGCATTCGTTTTAATATTCTACTGTTTATTTCATTGGTCATCCCTTCCACTTCCACATCAATCGCCTTCTGTATGTCGTTTTCAATCTTCTCGATTTCATTTTCACTCAAAGGGCGGTTGCCGAAGATATGAACAACGCCTTCATTCTCGTTGATTTCTCCGAATATATAATGATATGGATTTGTACTTTTTACTATCATACTCTTATGCAAGTGTTTCCAGAAAATACTTCGCTGCGCTCTCCGCCTCCACGCGGGTGTTCCACTTCATATTGCCGTCCCTGTCAACAATGTCTCGGTTGCCCACCTTTGCGTACCAGTGCGTACCGACATTGCCGAGCATATTCCACTGCATATAGCGGACATCACCCAAGTCCCAAGCCTTCTTTGTCGGATATGCGAACTTCTCGCTCTCGACCTCCTCCGCAATCTCGCAGAAACGCTCGTCAAGGCTGAACACCACCATACCTTCGGCAAGGTAGATTTCCTCGCCCCTGTCAAAAGAACGCATACGGGAATTGTAAGCCTCGTTCTCCACATTGAGCATACCCTCCACATACATAGCGTTCGTGGCGGAAACGAAAGCGTCAACGCCCATACCGAACTCTGTCGTGGGGTGAGGGAAATGGACGGAGGCTTTACCGTCCCTGCCTTCCGCAACCGTCATTCCACCGAAACGCTCCCGACAGTGCTGGCGCATCTGCGCACCGCAAATCTCCTTCCAGTGGAGTTCCATATCCTCGCGGGTGCGGGGCTTGAAATACCAAGTGCCGTACTCGCCGCTGTTCTTCCTGTGTATCCTTACGAACTTGTATGTCCTGTTGCTTTCCATTGTTCCTGATGTTTTTCCTTTCATCACTAATATATAGTGAATAAATAGGAATTTCAGAAAAATCTCACATCACGACATTGAGGTATCTGGTCGGCACATACTCCGTGAGCCAGACACCGTTGTTGCTCAAATAGAACTTATGCCCGTCCGCCACCATTTCCATAGCATCCACCGCAAGCACCGATGGTGTCCCGTGACGCTTTCCGACCTTGAACGCTGTCGAAACATCCGCAGACAAATGCACATAAAGCCTCGACTGCTTCGTAATGCCCTCGCGGAGTATCTGGTCAACGAACCTTGCGGCAGTCCCGTGATACAATGTATCGGGCGGTACGCACTCCTTCAATTCCACATCGACATCGACGCTATGCCCCTGACGGGCGCGTATGCGCTTTCTGTCATCCGAGAACTCGTACCGCTTCTTGTCGTTGGTCGCAACTATCTCTTCGAGTTCATCCATCGTGTAACCGTGCCTTTCAATCAGGTCGGCGACCTCGCGCCAGCCGTGCTCGTCAAAGGCATATTCCTTGTCGTGCCTCAACAGGAAGGACAACTCCTTGCCCCTCTCAACTATGTTCTTCTTCGCTTTCATCGCTTTCATTTATTTTTAACTTGCAGTCCCTGAACTCGTCGTTCCAGTTGGCGTTGCACATATCGTTCCAAGACGGATAATAGCACAACTCCCACTCCTCGCTTCCGTCATACTCCTTGCGGGAGAGCCACTGCCCGTCCGCAAGTGCAATCTCCCCGAACACTTCCTGCGTCCCGAATCCGTTGTAGTAGAGGACATCAAGCATATTGGCGAACAGGTGGGCATCCTCCTCCATATGATATGGCGGAAGCGTGAGGAACAACCTCGTATGCCCGTACTCGTCAACCGCATTCTCCTTCAGGTATGCCCTTTCCTGCGGTACTGTCGTGTCAATACCCACGCGGGCGAACATTATCTTTCGGGCGAACTCGGTGACGCTCTTGTAGCCAGCCGCCTCCAGTGTTTCCTGCAATAAGTTCGTGTACTTCCTTCCCATAACTATTCCCCCTCGTCCTTTCCGAGATACACTATCTCTGGATTGCCACCTCTGAACCATATCACCGCGAACTCGCGGTCGCTCTCCTTGTCGTGCATTATGGCGTATGAATAGAAAGTCTCCCCGATGTGGAGCGTGTCAACGAGTTTACCGTAGCCCGTGAGTTCAAGCCTGTCCGTCCTCGACATATTGAACTCCTTCTGCACCTCGCTGTCGCTCATCTCCTGACAGCCTCCCCACACAAGCACGCATACCGTAATGAACGCAAGCAGGTGATATTTAAGTATTCCCCGTTCCATAACTATTCCTCCGTAACCTTTGGTCTGCCTTCCCTGTCGGTCAACTGTATCACGGCTACGCCTTGCGATGTGTTGCGTACAAAATATTCACAACCCGTTTCCGTGTCCCTCCATACCTCGTGGCGGAAACTATCATCAATAAGTTTCATTGTACCGTGCGCCTTGATTGCCTTGTAGTCGGACTTGCCACAGCCCGCGCAATCGCAGTCGGAGCAGGATACGCAGGCTATGAGTCCCATAAACACCATTAGTACCAAAAATATCTTTCTCATAAGCGTTATTGTTTCTTCTGTTTCTTTACAGTCCTTACCAGTTTGACCGCCCTCTCCACTGATGAAAGGAACGCCTCCTCGTATGTGGCGTAGCACTTCGGTCTCGAAGCGATTATCTTCACGCCCCTGTCGTTGACCATTGTGATGCAGTATATGTATGTCCTCGTTTCAAGGCTGTCGTAGTCAACCGATATGAGTATGCCGTGCTCCTCGCGAAGCCACCTCGCCGCCTCGTACATCGTCGGACGGGAGCATACCTTCGCGGAGCGGTGCTCCGAGTTGTAGTTGTATGTGTCCCATACCGCACCGCCATCGACATAGACTATCTCCTTGCCCCTGCCCTCGCCCTTCAGGTCAAGTTCCTCGTCATACGATATGCTTTCGCCGTCGTGCGTGACCGCAGTGTAGTACATAGAGTGGCTCGGCTCGTCGTAGCCCCTGCGCTTGAGTTGCATACTCAACTTGTACGGGCAGTATTCGTCCGACCAAGCGTGTCCGTTCATATATCTTCTCTCTGCCATAACATTTATCTCCTTTCCAACACTAATATATAGTCTATCTATTGTAATTTCAGAAAAATCGTTCGTCAATGCTCGCCATCAGTTCCTCGTCGGTGAGTTTCCGTCCTTTCGCCTTCACGAGTCCAGCCACCGACTTGTTCGTCATAAGGGCGACCTTCAGGTGCTTCTCCAAGAGCAACTTGATTTCATCCTCTATGCCAGTGAGGGTTTCCTTCCCCTCCGAATATATGCCTTCGAGCAGTTCCGCAGTCTCCTCATCGACCTCGTATATCCCCTGCTCCTTTCGCACTGGGTTGTCTGGAGCGGACAGTTGTGGCAACGGGAAGTAGTCGTCATCATCTTGCAGAAGGGGCTTGTATGCAATCCTGAACTCCGTGTCCGTGCATAAGGACAAGTGCCTGCTCCCGTCAATCTCCGCGACATATTCGTCCCATAGGTTAGAATATACGACTCTGGGCTGCTCGTCCACCACCGCGCAGGCGGGAGTTTCAGCGAGGTTGCCCTCATTGTCCTCGCACCATTCGACTGGGGAAAGAAGGACATATTTCTTCTTGTCACCGTCCATTCCTACAATTCTTCAAGTTGCACATTGACCTCATACTCATCCCGAATTGGCATAAGCGGGTCGCCGACATAGTAGAACCTGTAGTCCTCCCACTCCTCGCAGGCGAACGAATCGACTATGTTGACCTCGCAGAACCTCGGTGCTCCGAACTCGAAGGAGGTGTCCCACATAACCACAGCCCTGTCGGTGTCCCTTATCTCGAACAACCCACCGCCGAGGCACTTCTCCCCGCTCTGCACGAGTTCATTGTGGAAGTCCACGCCCCCGAAACGGAGTTCAGCCTCCCTGTTCGGCACTCTCTCTATGACAACAAACTTTCCCATACCGCCTACTGCTTTTCAGAAACAAACTCCGCACAGGCATAGGTGTCGGTGTCGGCGACCAGCGTCATATTCGGCACAGTGCCTATGGTCTTGCCGTCCCTGTCCGCCCACCTCCTGAACGCATAGTTCTCGCGAGCCTTTGCCGAGAGCACCACGCCCGCACCGCAGGGGTAGAAGCCTCCGCCAGTTGCCGTCCCGCCTCCGTTCGGGGAAACTTCCACCGTAACATCGACATCGCAGTACACGACTGCGGTCGCGTCCTTCGGGTATCTGGCTATGCACCTCATAAGGTTGCCGTCCTTCCCGATGTAGTAGAGCCTGTAATAGTGCGTCTCATCGCTTACCTTCACTCTGGAGAACGAGTACATCTCGCCCGCTTCCCCGACCACCTTCACGGTGGATTTCCTCTCGTTGTATTCTATCGTTATCATAGTTCCTCTATTCTATCTTCGTTACATATATGTCCTTCGGGTGGTCTCCGAATATGTCGTGAACCACATTGCACAGCCAGACTTCCGAGAACGGCTGTATCTCCCCGCCAGCCATCTTGTCGGCAAGCGAGTTATACAGGCTTCCAGTCGGGGCGTATGTCGCCCCCTCACCATCGTGCGATGCCATATGCAGGTGAAGCAGGTGGCGTTTCGGCTCTTCCGTTTCGAGAGTAAGCGTGATTTCGCTTCGCCCGTCCGCAATACAGCCGAGAAGCGTGTCCGCACCCATAACCATTTCGTTCTCCTCAAGCGTCCTGCCATTCACATCGGCATACCACCTCCCGTCACGGGTAAAGAAGCGCACCTTCCTTTCCGTGCCTTCGGCTTCGTCCCCGCGTCCGAAATGCTTTTCCGCAATCCTGTTCATCTGCTTGTATGTCATTGACTTCGGGTACTTGTGGAAAATGCTTCCCAGCCTTCTGCCACCCCTCTTGTAAACAGGCTTGTCGAGTATGATATGCTCCCTCGTTATGCAGTTGCACAGGACATTGTGGACTGCGAGCAGCACCGCGTGGTTGAAGTCGCACTTGTAGAGTCTCATATTGTCCGCGACAATCCGATAGAAGTCGTCTGCACGGTAGAGCCAGCACGGACTTTTCAACTCATTCTCCGTGAGAAGTTTCCATATCGTCGGCATAACGCAGTTCATAAGTATCCCCGCTATCCTCTCGTCGCTGTCCCAAGTGACAATGCTTCGGTTCGTGTTGGCGGAAATGCCGTATGCAAAGTCGAGCGCAAGGCTGTCAGTCGATTCATACCAGCCCTTTGCGGTAAGTATCAGGTCGTTCCACTCGAAGTGCCTGACTGGTCTCTGTTGCTTCTCCATATGCTTACTTGTTTTCGGCTATCATTTTCAAAGCCATCATCTCGCGGTAGTCCATAAACACCGCTGGCTTCCTCTTGTATTCTTCTGGCAGGCTGGCATAGAAGTCGGACTTCTTGCTTATGCCCACAAGGTGTCCCGAACGGTACGGGTTGCGCATATCGGTTGACTTCTCCCCGTCAACGCCTATGATGAAGAATGCGCCCTTGTCTATATAGGACTGGCACTCCTTGCAGGGCTTCTCCGAAAAGCCCACGCATTGTCCGTTGAGTTCACGAACCTTGTCCGCGCAGGGCTTCGTCAACCTTCTGTTCACTGCTACTGCGGTTGCGTCCTCGTTGACCTTTCCGCAAATCGGGCAGGCGTACTTTACAAGTGCCACCCCAAATCTCTCTCTGCTGTTGCTGTTGTTATCCATAGTGTTATGTTTTTCTTTCCATAACTAATATATAGTTAATAAATAATGATTTCAGAAAAAATATGAAAAAGCAAAGCCCGTCATTATGGCGGGATTTATTATTTAGAAGAAAGTGAACTATTTTCATACATTCTCTCCAACCGTTTGGTTGTCTGTACGATACGACAACAGAACTTCCTTCACCCTGTCCTTCGACATCTTCTTTGGTTCGTATGCCCCGTTGCCAAGTTGTTTTTAAGAGTTTGTTCCGCAACAAATATGCTATATATAACCTATTTATAATGCCTGTCAGAATGCCGCCGAATATATGCTCCCGTACTCGACATCGGGGTCACCGTTGACCTTCATCGCATCGAGCAGTTCCTGCATACGCCCGCTCTCCGCAATCACATTGTCGGAAATCCACCCGAAAGCCCTCGTCTCGAAGAAGGCGTTTGCGTTCACGCAGGTCATCGCCAAGTCGTCGTGCCCCGTTATGGCGGCATAACTGTTCTTCCGTAGCCCGAACAGGTTGAACTCCTTTATGGTCGGTATGTCGTGGACTATCATACGCCCGCAAGCCGTGTTGGTGCGCATCATCTGGCAGTGTATCTTCTTGTTCTCGGCATTGACCTTCAAGCCGTACTTGTATATGTCGCTGTCTATGCTGTGCTTGAATTTGAGTATGACATCCTTCGAGAAGTCGTTCCTGTCCCCGAACACATATCCGAGTTCCGACATAACCTCCCCGCCAAATGCGTTCCATTCGAGGATTATCTTCAAATTCTCTGGGTTCATCAACTTGTGCGTCAGCACATAGAGGAACTTCGCAAAGTTCTTCAGGGACATATAGTTGTGCGCCCATACCCCGACCTGCTCCAAGCACACATAGTCGGAAATCTTGTTCGGGGTGTGCAATGCCTCAACATCCTCGCGGGACATAACCCCAGCGCGGAAAATGTCCGACACGAGGAAGTCGCCCCCGTTGCCTTCCGAGAGGTCAACGCTTATGAGGAAAAAGTCCTTCGTGTTGGTTTTCAGCGACGGCACATCAATATCTGGATGCCACCGCAGGTACTTCGCCTCCTCTATCTCGTACCTGTCGAATATGTCGCTCTCGTCCTGAACGAACTGCACCTTGCTCTCCTCCATACGCTTCAAGCCGTTCGGGGATATGAGCAGGTTGCCCGTAGCCAAGAACGAGTTGCCGTACTGCGCACCGAAGCGTTCAAGACCGAGTTCCCTGTCCTCGCCTCCGAGTATCGCTATCGTCCTTTCCATCCACTCCTCGTCTCGCTTCACCCACTTGCGCTGGTTCTTGTCCCAGTCGGGAACTTGCCACCAGTCTATCCTGTACGGCTTGAAGCCGTTAAGCCCCTTCTCCGCAGCCGAGTAGATTTCATAAAACAGGTTCATTCCGTTCGGTGTCGAAGTGATGATAATCTTGCTGTCTGGGAGTGATGTTACGGTAGGCATAATGTTGGAGTAGAACTCGTCTATGATGCCTTTCTCGACGTGGGCGAACTCGTCCAAGTAGAGCAGGTTGATTGTGAAGCCGATACCAGAGCGGGGCGTTGTCGATTCGGCAATGCACTTGCAACCGTTGTCGAACTTCAGGTCGAGCGCACCCCACTTCAATATGCCCGGTTTCATAAAGAACGGCACATTCTCTATTATCTCCTGAACTTTCGACAGCACATCGCGGGCGGTGCGCTCCTTGTTCGCGGTAAGAAAGACATTCTTGTCATAGTTGAACAGGAGATACCAAGCCAAGTATATCGAAGAACTGATAGTGTTATGGGACAGCACCCCGTTGGTATAGTACCTGTGCGTGTCATCGTCAACTGACACATCGTACATACAGAACTTGTAGTTATGTCGTCTGACACTCTTTACGGTCTTTATGCACCCGTCCCCGAACAAGCGGTCGCCTGACTTCAAGTCCTTGCAGAATACCTCCGCAAGTTCACCTGTAAAGAATATATGGGTGTCCGCACACTCTATTTTAGTGCCGTCCGTAAAAAAGACCTCGTACACATTGTACGGCTTTGTCTTATATACCTTCGTGGCGGGCACGAACCCCGTATCACTTTTCACCATAAGCGATATGTCCTGCTCATCAATGAACTTGCCGTCATAAACCGCCTTGCCCCTGTTCTCGATGTGTTCAATGAACTGTATCAAATGCCCTGTGATATTTTTGATGAAGCGTATGCCGTGCAACTTATATAAGAAGCGTTTAACCCTTGACAGGAATGTATCACCGTCATCGAACAATTCGCCAATCGCCCGTTTCTCGCCGTTCTCCGTATCAATTATAGTCGAATGTATCGAGCATTTCCCCGACTGCCTACTTGCGAGAATAATTGAGAACCTGTTTTCATCAATGACATTGAGGACATCCTCCTGATAGTCCCTCAATGTTATCTGCGCGACGGCACCACCCTCGGCAGCGTTCTTGACCCACGCATAGTGGTTGGCGAAGTAACGGACATCATTCTTGCACTTGAGCAGTTCGGCAACCTCCTCCTGCGTATATTCAAACAATAGATTTGCCTTGCGATACTTCTTGTTGCCCATAAAGAACGGGGACTCTCCCTTGCGCTCAACGCCAGAGTCTATGTCATCGGTATATTTCGCCACCGACTTCGACGACCAGACGGTCGTGTTAGCCTGTTCTTTCTCTCCCATAAGAATGTAAATAATTTGTAATCAACTTATTTATATATTTAAGCCCAGCATAGAATATAAATAAGATAGCATATAAACTATATTGATTATGATACGCATATTGAAAGTTGAAGAATTTATCAATGAAATGGCGGTGAGACCAAATATGTTCAAGGACTATGAAGAGTTCGACATATTTGATTCGACATATTTTATTGTGAAGAACAGGAACGGGCTTTACAACCTGACCGACAGGAACGGAAACCTGATAAGCGACATCTGGTTCGAGGAAATCACAAAGGACAAGAACGCTGGTATAAAGGCTGTATCGAAAGACAGAAAAGACCACGAGCACACAGTAACATATTCTGGTGTAAAGGACTTTGAGGCGTGCGCCAAAGTACAGAGCGATATGCTTGACGGTGCTATATTGCCGAAAGGCGTAGAGGTGGTTGACTTGACACCCCTCACCCCGTACCTAATCAAGACACCAGACACAAGGTCGAGTGTCACAATCATAGCAAGCGTGGTTGTTGACGGGAGCAAACTCCTGCTCGGCAAGGACGGTAAACTCTACAATGGGGACGGAAGCAGGTATGTCAGGAAGATTATGTCGGACAAACTGGAACGGGGCATTACAAATGCGCCAGACAAATACCGCAAGCAAGGCATCGTCAACGACTGGGATGTTGAACGGGTGTATGACCCGCACTCCGAAAAGGAAAACAAAATAACAATACACATAGACATCGACGCTTTCCTCTATCCGTTGTGGGAAAAGCACTTTGACTTCTACAATACCGACTGGGACGGTGTTGAAAAATACAAATCATTTTCAGGTGAAAATACCATAAGAAAATTTAACAATGCTTTGAAGCAATTTGGGTATCGCGCACTACCAAATTTAGATAGAGGGCGTTCCCCCCTATATGACGAATACAAAGACAACGGTGTATGCTATCCGTTTTGTGTACACCCTTACGATATGTGCATCTACGTTGGAAAAATTATGAGTGAGTATTTTGATGTAGAGGTAATAGGGCAAGATGATATGGAAGATACATATGAAGAGGATTTCAAGCGCAACGGATACGAATGCTCGTGGGGCACGGTTTGGAAGAGGGGCAGGTTTGAGCCGTATTCAAAAGAAAGAACCAGAGCAGGCAATGTGGAGTTTGCAGTTCAATATATGGACGAAGAAAATTGGAAGCATCTGGACGGGGATGTCGAAGTTTGCATCAACTATTACATTTCAGACAAAGAACTCGACAGACCAGATGTTGACAAGAGGCAGGAGGCGTTCGCAAGGAAGATTGTCGATACGCTGTTCGGTAGAAAATACATAGAGGAAATCGAGAAAATCTTTTAATGTGTGCCTAACACAAGACCGAAGGGCAAGTCCGTATCCTAAATTTCGGATTTCTTCTTCGGTTTCTTCTTCGTTATGCGCCCAAGCCGTTTCTCCAAGTCGGCTACACGGCATTCGAGGTCGTGTATTATCAGGTCTTTCTCCTTTATCTCCGCGTCAGCCTTTTCAAGCCGTGCGAGCATCTCGTCAAACACTTCTTGGAATGTCGCCATAGCAATAACGATATATTATGATGGCGTTTCGGAGTGTCCCCCGATAGCCTTCTCTCTGGGGCTTCAGCCCCCTACACGAGCCTGCACTTGTGGAATATGCCTTCGAGGGTGTTCATAACAAGGGTGCTCCCGCTCGCCTCTGTCGCCCCCTCCTGCCAGTAACCGCACTTCCTTATGTACCTGACTATGCCCCCCGTGTGTATGTCGGCGCAGAGTTCGTTGCTCTTCCTGTCGAGCAGGAACTCGCAGTCCTCCCTGTTGTCCATAAAGAAGTTCTCGCTCAATGTGGCTGGCATATTCGTATTGACGAGGACATAGTAGTTAGCCTCGTAGTCATCGTCACCGTCCGAGCGGTCGCTACGGAAGCGGAGGTTGTGCTTCGGGAGTATTTCCTTCGCCTCGTCGCAGAGGCACTGGGCAAGGGCATCGCCCTTCGTAACCCCCTTTGAAGTCCAAGTTGACCAGCCCCGCGCATTCTCCCAGTTCCCCATTCCCTTCGCGTTCACGTGGACTGAAATGAACATAACGAGTTTGCCATCCTTCTTCGCATCGGCATAATACTTGTTCGCCCTCGAAACCCTTGTCGAGAGGGGGGTGTCCTTTTCCTCTGGTGCTACGAGCCTATACTCTATGCCGAGTACTTCGAGCCGTTTCGCTATAAGGGCTACGGTTTCCCGACACCACTTGTATTCGAGCAACTGCCTGCCGTCTGGCAACTTCGGGCTTCTCTTCCCCGCAGTGTCTATCCCGTGTCCGTTGTCAAGTAGAACAAGTACCTTCATAATGCCGTTAGAAATATGCTATTATAAATTATTTATATATAGCGAAAGGCGGGGCAACCAGAAGGCAGCCCCGCCGAAAAATAACAACAAGCAATAAAAGATATGTCAGATTTCACCGCCATCGCCGTAGCGGGAGAGCATCTCGTCATCATCTATCTCACCCTTGTCAATCATCTCCGCCTCCTTGCCCAAGAACTTCAGGCATTTCAACTTGAAGGCTTCGGCAATGCAGTCCCCGTCTATGCGGACGACTATGCCCTCGCGCGGAACTTTGTTCCTGCACAGAGGCTCGTTCTGCTCCATACCGAACTTCTTTTCCGTCTTGAGCCTTTCGAGGACATTCGCCCCCCAGTTCCCGTCCTTCGGTATGTCGGGATAGAAGTCCGCGAGCGAGCCGTGGAAAAGCACTGGCAAGGCAATGAGCCTTGATGCGACCTCCGCACTCTTCGTCGCTTCGAGCCTGTCGCGGAGGTCAAGGGTAAAGTCAACGACCTCGTTCACGCTGAACTCGCGCGATGTATGCTTGTCGCGGTACTTCACCCTGTATATCATAAGGGCAGATTCTCCCTGCCTGCAACCGTAGTCGAAGTTCTTCTGTATAGCCTTCCCGCTCGGCTTGTAGCCGACTATCTCGCCGTAGATTGTAATGTTGCGGGGTATGCACCCGTTGAGTATCGAGTACCACTCGTCATACTCCGACTTGACCTTGAACTCGGTGTCATAGTCAACAAACGGGTTCTGGATAATCTTCCTCGAAGAATATATCGTGTCATAGCCCTTCTTCATAAAGCGAAGCCACTTCGGGAGTCGGTTGAACTTGCGTGCATACCACCCTCCGAACAACGGAACTTTGACTGGTATGTTAGCAAAGATTCCCGAAGTTCCGTGCATTTTTACCGAAATAGCCACACTATCGAACGGTTGCAACTTCTCTGGGTTGCGCTCCAACTGGTTCGTGTCATAATGAAACCTCAACTCGCCAGCAATAAGCCTGTTCACCCTCTTAATCGGCTTTCCGCCAGCACCCCTGCTCCCGTGTCCGTTGCACGCCATAGGCGGTACGAAAGCCTTGATGAACAACTTGCCGTTCACCTCGTCGAAGTCCACCCCGACAAAGTGTTCGAGTTCACTCTGGGTAATGTCGATGTGGTCGTACCTTTCGAGTTCCTCAAGGGAGAATATGTACCCCATCGAAAGCACTCCGCGCAACTTGACCATACGGACACGCCCGTACTTGTTGAAGTAGCCCTTGTGCTCTTGGTCTGCGTTCATAGTCCTGTCCTCGAACAATGAGTTGGCACGGAGGAACTCCGCGTCAATCTGGGACTCGTTGGACGCATAGAACATAACATCGCCCTCGTTCACTTGGTCTTTGCGCACTACTATCGTGCGCCCGTTTATCTCCGTAGTTGCGAGGAAATCCGAACCCTCTATCGGCTTCAACGCCCCTATCTTTACAATAGTGCAGCAATATTCCGCACTCATCTCACTTGATTTGCTAAATGTATCGCTCATATATCTTATAAATTTTTATTTCTTAACAATCAAATACTTGTCCGTGTCCTTGAACACCTTGCAATACGCATTTACGCTCGCATCTATGTCGTGTACTGTCTGCAAGTCCAAAGGGAACGACTTGTACGCACAATCAATATGCTCCTTCAGGTCGGCAACGAATTTCGCAAAATCCTTCCGTTCCCTGTTCGCGAACGCATATTCCGCAATGCAAGCGGGAATGGTCACGCAGATTGCGCCAGCCTCCCTCCAGCCTCGCACACAGCCCCACTCGTAGTCGGGCTTGCCATCGGGATTGATTCCCCCGAAAAGAAGCACGGTGTCCGTGTATTTGCTGTCGGCTTCCGTTTCCTTACCACCGTTCTTCAGGAACTCCGAGCCGACTGCGTACGATGCCTTGAATAGCCTCTTGTAGTTGTCATAGACCTCATCGTCCATTTTAACCGCAAGCCCCTTCGGTATAAGCCCGCGCCAGTCGAACTGCCGTGAGTCGAGGTAGTCGGAAACGACCTCCGTCGAAAGCGAAACCGAAAGCAACAAATTGTCCGCCCCCGACATCTTCACTTCCCCGTACGGCTCCTTGTAGTTCTCCTGAATGAGTACGCGGATTTCCGCCCTCTCGTCCTCCGTCATACTCTCCATAGGGCGGAGGTACGGAAGCATACGGATTTTGCCCTTCGCAAAGTAGCCCAGATAGTCGCCTATGTTGTCGTACGAGATGAGTTCCCTTGCCGAATTGCGCCACAGGCTGTCGCCCGCAACACCGTCGAGTTCCCTTTCCGAAACAAGGCACACGCACCCGAACACAACACGCTTGGTTATGTCCTTTATCACAAGTGCCAAGTCCGCTTCGGACAACTTCTCCTTGACCGTCTTCGCGTCATTGCTTATCTGTTCCGAATACTGAATGTACATCTTTTATTTTTTTTTGTTTATTGTTTATTTCTCCACTATCCTGTCGTTCCTTTCCTCCGCATACTCGTCCTCTATCTCGTCAATCCGCGCAAGTATGTGCTCGTACCTGTACTTCCACTGTACGCTGTAATCGACCTTGCTCTTCGGGTTCACCCTTACCTCGTGGCTCTTGCGGTACTTCTGCACGCTCTCCACGAACAAGCCCTCGTCCCGCCTGACTATGACACCCTTGCCGATAGTAACCGTCGTGTATGAATGGAGCATATCGCCCATATCGTGCCTGAACGCGCACTTCACCTCATCGCCTACCTTATGCCCCGTCAGTTCAAGCCACTTCTCCCAGTATGCAAGTTCGCACAACTGGCGCACCTGCTCCCTCGTCAGCCTTTCCTTCTCCTCCATAGCAGTCCTAAAAATAGTTCCTCTCCCTGTATTGCCTTACCATCACCGCATTGTCCTTGCGGTCAATCTCAATGCCAGTCTTCCACGGGCAGATGCTCCGTATGTCATCTTCCTTTACGCCCGCGTTCAATAATATCTCATAAAAGGGCGTATTCGGGTAGTAGTCGCAGGAGAGGTCTATGCGAAACCTGCTTCCGCTTTCGGACTCCCACATACAGCCGTGCAGGTAGAACTTCTCTATGCCGTTATGCACATTCTCCATAATCTCTGGGGTTATGTTCTTCTGCGCATCGGACTTCAAGAGCGTGCCGAGAAACATCATACCGTCCGAGTGTCCGCTCCTGTCCCCGTTGTCCTGAAACGGGCTACCAAAAAGCAACCCGCACCACTTGTCGGCGGCAAGACTGCACGCCTCATCGTATGTGCGCCTCTTTCCAAAAGTGGTACGAAAATAGAGTTCCACCCTTTCCGACCACTCGCGGAACTTTTTGTCGGCATATTCCCAGTATCGGTCAACATAGTCCTTCTTACCGTCAGTTGACCTGCCACGCCTCAAGTTCTCGTTCCACTGCTCGTCCGTAGGATACGGCAACACCTTGTGCAAGGCATTGTAGAGCACATCCCTTATCTCCTGATAATACTTGACACCACCATTAAACACGGACTTCACCGCTTCGGCAATGTCGTTCTTCTTCACACCTTCACCCTCTGGGAACTCCCCTATGAGATATTCCACCGTCTTGTCTATTGGCTCTATGTCGTAATCTTCCATATCGTTGTTTTTTTCACAAGTTAAACATTAAGCACGCCCTTGCTTTCGGCTGACGACATATCAATCTCCTTCGGCATTGAAACTATGCGCCAACGGGCGTTGCCGTCCTTCGCCATATACTCGTCAAGAAGCCTGCGTGCCTCCGACACATTCTCGGATATCACAAGTTTGGCGACTGGCTCAACGAAGTCGTCATACGCCAAGTCGAATATGAAGCACCTCATAATCGGCTCGTCCGAACCACCGACCGCCCTTATGAACTCCTCCCCGTCATTGTCGTCCAGATTGGTGTTTTCCAAAAGCCAAGCGCAAGCCTTCCTTATCACGCTCTCGCGCTCCATACGCACAGCGTCAAAGGCATCGGGGACGCGGACGCAATGCTCGGCATCCCTGTTATGCACTATGCAGTCGCGGAGATACTTCTCCCCCTCCGAATATCCGTTGTTTTCCTTACTCATTATCATTCTGTCTTAAAATTCCAAGCAATATGTCCTTGTCACCATCACCAAGCACGGCGCAAAAGCCGCCCCCGTCGTCTGGAAGCCTCAACTTCGGGACTGCATCCTTCTCGAAGCGTTCCGCAATATCCGATATGCTCAACTTCGGGAGCACATCCTTCTTGAAGCGTTCCATAGACCACACCTTGAAGAAATCCGCTTCGCACGGGCTTCCCTTTCTTGTAAACACAAATCCCTTCTCGCCAGCCGAAAAAATATCGTCCGCATCAAAGCAGAGCAATATGCCGTTTTCAGTACCGAGTACAAATTCCATAATTCTACCTCCCGTCAAATTCCAAAGTCATCTTCATATATGAATGCACGCTTGCAGTCCAAGCCCCTGTTCACATCGACAATCCACTCCCATACCATAATGCACGGATAGGACTTCGGCTTCACCCCAACGCACAGGTTCGGAGCGTCCTTCCTCTCTACCACATAACAGCAGGTGTCCCCGAACGCAACCACCGCATCGGTGAACGGAGAGCCGTCATTGCCGTCCATAATCCTCCCGACATTGTGTTCGGTGCAATACTTGAAGTATTCGTCCTCGCTATTCAGCAGTACCTTCCTCATTCTTCGTAATGTCCAATGTTTCACTTATGGTTATCTTCACTTTCCCGATATGCTTGTAGGTATCGCAAGGCAACTCGTATCCTGTCGGTGCGTCCGCAATGTCGGTGTAGGGCTTGCCGAACACAATGTTGTAGTGCTTCTTGCCGAGCATATCGCTCCTGCGTTCAAGATATGCCTCCGCATACCCGTCAAACGGCAACTTGTCAACTTCAAATTCCATATCCGCACTCCCCCTTAATAGTTCTTGTAAACGAGTTTCTCCCGCTTGCCGAGACCAAGTTCGACCTCGTATATCCTTCCAGTGCCTTGCGGTCTGTACCAGTCACAGCAGTCCTTCAACGCCTCCTTCGCCTTGTCGAATGTGGCAAAGTAGCCTGAAATCTTGGTGTGCCACTCGTCAACGGTGTTCTCGATGTAATAAATCTTGTCCATAATTTATCTCCTGTTCAGTGTTTCAAGTATTCCGTCAATCTCGTCATCCGCTGGAATATATGTGCGGAAGTCAACACCCTTGCTCTCCGCCAGCCTTGCGACCGCAAGCGTAACCGCCCGATAGTGCCTGTGGGAGTATCCCCTTTCGGCAAGCATATTGTCAAGCACGGCAACGGCTTCGCCCCCTCTGCCCGAAGCATTGAGGGTGTTTATATGCCCGACCACCTCCATTACGCTGTCGTAGTCCTTCCTTGTAAATGTCTGCATAGCCGTATCCTTTATTTGAACAACATACCTATCGTGGCATACGCCGACTTTATCGCTGCAAGAAGGTCTCTCTCCGTAACCACGAAGCAAGCACCCTCCGTTCTCGTCGCCTGCTCCAGTTCGCTCGCATCGACATCACGCGGGAACAAGACCATATTCGGTGTCATACCGACTGGCGCATTGGCTATGCACATCGCCTTGAAATAGTCCTTGTTCTCCGCACCGAGATACAACTGCGAGTAGAAGCGGAGTTCAGGAACATCACCCTCGTATTCAAGCGCAAACTCACCGAGAGGCAACCAGTCGCGTCCGACAACCTTCAATACCTTCTCCCCGTCGGCATTGTATTCGGGCTTCACATAAAGCGGCTCGTTTGTCTGCAACCTCGTGTAGCCGTACTCCACAGGCAATGCCGATTCAGTCCAGCAACGCTTGTACGACTGCTTGAAATCCTCCCGCATCTTGTACGGGAACTTGAATGTTATTTCCTTTCCTATCATATCCGTTCTATTTAAAGTACATTCCCAATGTCTTGTATGACTTCTTTACAACCTCGAACAGTTCGCTGTCGTTCACGGCATAGTGGAGTTTCCCAATATCCATCCTTATCGCAGACGGCGCATCGCAGTCGTAGCCTGTTTCACAAGATGTCAATGCGTTAAGAAAGCACGGCACGAGCAAATACTCCTTGTTGCCAGTCCCTATCGGAATAAGCATCGGCACGAACATACCGAGGCAAACTTCCTTGCTCTTCGGATAGCCCTGCGGACGCTTCATCACATAGATTACCTGCGACTCGTCCTCGTTGCAGTCGTCAGGCACGCTCGCCGACATAATGACATCGGGATAGTTGCGCATTGCGCAACCAGCGTCCCCGTGAAGCCGAAGCGCATCAGCCCAATGTTGCTGGGCGTAGTCCACATCGTTCACGCCTATCGACTGGCGGAACTTCAGTACGAACTGACCGCCCTTGTAGTATTCCGTCGTTTGATTTTCGTTATTCATATCCTTTAATGTTTGTTGTTTCTTTCCATAACTAATATATAGTTAATAAATAGGAATTTCAGAAAAAATATAAATAAGTAAGAATATAACTTACCATTATGGGCGTATTGAGATATAATGAATTTATAACCGAAATGAGAGGGTATGACACACTTAAAAATTCCGCAGGGGAATATATCAGGAACACCCCTCTCGCTGGAATATCCTTTCCGAACGGAAAGGATGTGAGTTTAAGGCTGTGGCACGATGAGGACGACTTCGAGAATATGCCGAGGTACAAGTTCACATTCAGGCTCAAAAGAGAAATGGAAGACTTTACCAACACAACGGCAAGCCGTGAGTTCTGGCTTGCGATATATGACTGGGACAAACAGGACATAGAACCTAACGACTATGACAGGATACAAGCCAATATGCACAAGTTCGGAAATGTCATTCTGGGCAAAGACCTTTTCATATACGCATACGAGAAATCGGACATAAAGGAACTGAAGGAAAGGTGCGAAAAGGCTGCGGGGACATTCGAGTTCAAGTCCGTCAAGCCCCTCCTCTATTAGTTCGGCATCACATCAGGACATAAAAAACTCGGACATCGCTCCGAGTTTTTCTTTTTGCTATCTCCAAGTCTTGTAGCGACCAGCATAGTCATCGCGAGTGCCTATGAGTTTCTCCGTCTCCTCGTTGTACGGCACGCACTGGTCGTAGTTGTCCGTCATACACTGGTAAGGCACTGACCAGCCTCCGTAATACTTGCCGAAGAAGTCAATGCGCCACACATCGCTGTCGTATGTTCGGCTGGCATCGCATTTCCGCCTGCACACCACCCTGTCAAACGGCTTGAAGTCCGAATATGTGAACGGCTTGCAGTTGATGCTTTGCAAGTCTTCCTTCTCCACCCCGCAGTTGAGGGCAACCTTGCGGTAGAACACCTCCGCCTCATCGACGGTCGCATATGTCATATCATATATCGCGTCGCTCCTGACCGTATGACCAGCACTGTCAAGCACCGACACGCCTCCGTCCCTTGCAACTATCGAATAAAGCCCGCCTAACTTGTCCTTGACCACCGCAGCAGCGGTCTGCGGGAAAAGAATGTCCTGCCAATTTTCCCAACTCCTGTGCCCCTTGCTTGGAAACAAAAGGCACTCGCCCGTCCTGTAATACTTCCCGTCGGAGAAAAATTCATCTTGCGTCCCGAACTTCTCCCCGTGCAGCACAACTATTTCATCACAGCCCTCCATTATGCGCACGAACTTGCACTCGCCGAACATAGGCGAATAAAGCCCGATGTCCGCACCGCACGGAACATTCCTCAAAATGTCGCTTATACTTTCCATAGCCTATCCGATTTTTTCAGCACTGTCAATAAACCTGTTGAAGCCGTCCCTGCATTTCCCGATAATCATACCCACCTCATCGGCTGACGGCAGTCGCATCTCGTTCAGGTCGGAAACGGTGTATGTGTTCCTCTCCTCACCGCACATATAGTAGTTGCGGGTTCGGGACATATAGACATCATATCCGCCCAATATGAAATTCTCCGTGTCACTGCCAGAAAACGGGGTGATTGAGTTTATCAACATAATCTCGATACCGCTGTCCCCCTCGTCGATGACAGCCCATTTGCCCACGAACTTTTCCTTGAGTTCTTCAAGGAGTTCGTCCTTTCGGCTGTACTTCAGTTTCGCTATCTCCTCCAGCACCGCGCTGTGCTCCTCTTCGAGCCTGCTCCGCCGTTCTTCAAGTTCCCTTATCTTCTCGCTTATCATAAAATCTTATATTTAGTCAATATATAGCCCCTGCATATCATCTATCGCCAAGCCCATCTTGAGCAGACCGCGATAGTCGAAGTGGTGGGCTTCAAGCCAGTCCTCCTCCTCGTATGCGTTGTACCAGTATCGGCTTCCGCAATGCCAGAAACTGTGGTTGGTCTGGCTCGCGAAGTCGGTGAACTCACTCAACTCATTCGGCTTCATCCATTCCATAGGGCGCAAAACTGGTCTGCACTCTGGGCTTTCCAGAGGCAGTTCCATATATCCGCCCCCGTTGTCGAACTTCACTATGACGGTCTTTTCCGAAATCGCGCTCATAGTCGCGACCTTGCTGACCTTGATTTCACCTTCGGGCGATTCACCAACGGTCACCTTCACTATGAACTTCACGCCATAGGGAAGCATACGGCACAATGCACCGTGCAATATCTTTCTCTCCTGTTCAATCATATAATGTCCCGTTTAAAAGCCTTAACTGTTTTCCGTCAAAGAAACTCTCGTCAGCCAGAGGCTTGAACGACCATATCATCTTCGAGTACGGCGTTGCCATTATCTCGTGCCACACAACAATCATATCGCCTATGTTCGCCATCACCTCGTCCGTCAGATTATGGTCGTCGGCATATCTCGATATTATGCGAGCGCATCGGGCGTTCACACCGAGCATATAGTCGCACACCGCGTTCACTTTCCACAGCCAAGCGGAAAGGAGCGACGCAACTATGACAAACAACAAAAGCATCTTAACTGCGCACATCACTTGTCCTCCTCCATTGCAACTATGAAATCCCTTACCAAATCCAAGTCGTTGTACGGGGTGTCCGAATGTTCTTTATAGAGATATGCGTGCCCCTTCAGCCACTCGGCTGCCCTTGATATTAACTTCTCCCGTTGGATTGTGTCGCGGTTCTTCAAGTCGTCGGCAAACTCCTTCTTCGTGATAAGGTTGCCGTCCTTGTCCGTGCGCAGACCGAGTTTCTTCATTCCCTTCTCAAGCACCTTCGGCGACGGGTTGCTGTCAGCCCATTCCGCACCGCGCACAAAGTTCTCCGACGACACCTTGCCACCAGCAATTATCATCGAAGCCTGTCTTATCTCCTTCTTTCTTTCTCCTGCCATAACTATTTCTTCATTGCTTTTTTAAAGTCCTCTATAAATTCGTCCATATCAAAGACATTTTCTGGGTAGCCATCTTCATCAAGATGTTCACTAACATATCGAAGCATATTCCAAGATTTAAACCATTTGGTAGCCTTGTCAACATCTACCAAGTTCGGTTTAGGGTTCTCATCAGCCCACAACGCGCCCTGCCTTGCGGATGCGTATGCCACGCTCTCGTGTCCGTCATTGTACCATTTGCGACCAACCTCCTTCGCAAATTCCTCTATTTCTATTTCTCTTTTCCTTGCCATATACTAAATGTTATTCATTGTTATTTTCATCTCTTGATGGGAACAATCCCTTCAGGTTGTCGTCGAACTCCGTGCCTATGACATAAAACCCGCTCAAGTCCTCAAGTTCGTAGGTGTTACCCTCGCTTGCACCGCTTACTGGGTTATCTTCCTTCAGCCTGTTCTTTATGCAATAGAGATAGCCGTGCATATCGTCAAAGCACGCCCACGCATAGTAGTTGTCCTCCTCGTCACTGGTAAACGGATACATATCCGAGCGGAGTATGTCCCCGCTGTAAACATCGTTGCCGTTGCCGTCCTCGCCGAGCAACACACCAAGCGTATCTGGGTCTATCTCGTCCCAGTCCCCGAAGAAGTCATCGCAGTCCGTTTCGGCATAGCCCGAATATATTCTGTGGCTCGTGCGGTTTCTGTACTCGTCATCGAGCCTTACATAGAAGCCGTGTACCCATTTCCTATCCGAGCGTCTTTGCGCCCTGTACAAAATATCTTCCATATCGTTTAGTTTTAATCCTAATTATTCCTATATCTTTTTGTAGTATGTTTTAGCCAGTTCGTAGTCACACCCGTCATCCGCTACCAATTCACTTCCGATGACTTTTGGAAGGAAGCCGTAGAAGTGGGCTTCATCATAAGCCAGTTTGTTATAACTGCAACCAAAATTCCCACCGACTTCGCGTGGTGCACCTTCGAGGGAAGTAAGTTTGTTATTATGGCAATAGAAACCCCTGCCGACCTTATGCGGTGCGCCCACGAGCGATGTCAAGTCGTTTCCATAGCAATAGAAATACCCGCTAACTTCACGCGGTGCACCTTCGAGGGAAGTAAGTTTGTTGACGCTACAATCAAAATGCCTACCGACCTCCTGCGGTGCGCCTTCGAGGGATGTAAGTCTATTGCGGTCACAATAGAAACTTTCACCGACTTCCTGTGGTGCTCCTTCAAGCGTAGTCAGATTGTTCTTGTTGCAATAGAAAGTTTCGCCAACCTTCTGTGGTGCGCCCTTGAGGGAGGTTAGTTTGTTATAACTGCAATCGAACCACCCGCTTACTTCGCGTGGCGTTCCTTCAAGGGAAGTCAGACTGTTATGGCTACAATCAAAATCCCCACCGACGCTTTGCGGACAGCCTTTGAGGGAAGTCAAGTTGTTGCTGTTGCAATAGAAATTCTTACCAATTTTCTTTGGTGCACCTTCGAGGGAAGTCAATTTGCTATGACTGCAATCAAAATCCCCGCCCACTTCATTCGGTGTTCCTTCGAGTGCGGACAAGTTATTACAGCCATAATAGAAATCCCCCCTAACCGTTCCGAACCTAATGACAAGTCTTCCGTCCTCAACCAAATCATTTTCAACCTTGACATCACCATCACAATCATACAGCCCAGTGGTCGGGTTGAGTTTCAGATTGTATTTCCTTGCAAGTTCGTCCTTTGAAGTCATTTCCATATCTTTCAGTTTATAATTCTTATTCCCAGTGCCCTTTCCGCGCCTGAAATGTATGCGCAATAGAGAGCGTCATAGAGCCACTGCGGAGGATTGCCCGTAACATCCGAATGGGTACGGGCGTATTCCTTCGCGCTTTCAATTATGATTTCCTTATTAACTTTTCCTGCCATAATGTCATATCCTGTAGAGGAACGGCTCGTCATAGTCGATGTCATCGTCCTCATTATACTTAAACATCTTCATACAACTGTCGGTCGCTGGTGTCCATTCGCCCGCATCCTTGCTTCCGAGCACATTGCTCACATTGAGGGACACATCGACGACATCAATGTCACGCTCCTTGCAGAAGGCGACTATCTCGTTCACGAGCCTGTCGTGGAGTTCGGCGAACGCACCGTGCAAGTCCTTGTCGCGGTTGGTCTCCGAGAAGAACACATTCTCCCAGTACCTGTCCGAATTCGTGTAGCGACCGTACTTGTCTGGAATATCCTCCATATACTCGAAGTTGTAGTGCGTTTCGCCCTGCCCGCACTTGCAGTCCATACGCCAGTGGTTATACTGGAATATCGGCTCTCCGTCCTTCGTCTCCCCAACCTCAACACCGTTCCACACGATAAACTCGCCTATGTAGTAGAACAGGTCTTCGGGCGGGAATATGCCACGGTCGTACCAGCGTTTCTTATACCCGTCCGAAGCATACTTGGCGATTACTTTGCGCATCCACTTGTCCTGCTCCGCCATCGGCATTGCCTTTATGCGCTTCGCAAAGTTCTTCTTCACTTTTTCCGCACGGGCTATCTTCTCCGCTTCCCTTTCGAGTGCCTCCTGCCCTTCGGGGCTGTCCATCCACTCCTTGAGTTTTTCGTATTCAAAACTATCGCTCATCGTCTTTCCTCCGTATCTTCAATCACTCCGACTTCCGTCAACTTGCGCAACGCCTCCTGTGCCAGATAAAGCCCAGTACGGACATCGCACATAGCGAGCCTTACAAGTTTCATCTGGTGGTCGTAGTCGGCTGGGCTGCCCTCCTGACGACACCATATAGCCTCGCTGTAGTCCTTGAGCATCTCGCGTATGCTCTCCAAGTCCTGTGCAAGCCTTCTGTTCGTTATTCCTTCCATTGCTATTCCTCCCTGCTTGTAAATTTATGCGGTTTCGGAGTTTCAACCAATGTGGCTTCAACCCCCATTACTGGATTGCCTCCCCGCTCCAACTTGCACACATCCGAAGCATACGGGTAGTATTCATTGCCCGAAATAAGGTCTTCCACGCGCCAGTTGCCCTTGATTTCATCTTCCTCTTCAACACCGTAGCCCTTTACGACCCTGCCAGCGTGGAGCGTGAACTTTCCTTTGCTTGCGTGCCATACCTTGAACAGCACTATGTCCCCCTTTCGGAGTATCTCGCTGTTCCAGCCCGCCAGTGATAATATCTGCTTGTTCATAATCGTTACTTTCTATTTGGTTCAACAATACAAGCACCAAGCACGCGCCACAAAAGTTTGAGCGTGTTCATATAGCCGAGTTCCGAAACGCGCACGAGTATCGGCGTGCGAGTGCCCGCCTTGTAGCACTCCGCAATCACTTCCTCGTCGCCCTCCGAGCCGACCGTTATGACGGAGACAGCCTCCGCCACGCAGTCGCATATCGGCAGGTCCCTGACCTCCCTTGCACAGCCGTCCGAAAACGGGGTTGCGTTATTTTCAAAGCGAAGCGGAGCAAAGCCTACCCTGCCGTTCCCTGCAACTATCTCGCCGATAAGTTCCTGCATCCTGCCACGCAGGAAATATTCATTGTGGTTGTCAACCGTTGTTTTCGTTTCCATCGCCAAATTCCTTTAAGAGTTCGTCTTTCAGTTCTTTCGGAAGTTCAATCTTGGACTGCAACCATTCCACGAACATCCTGTCCTTCTCCTTCGCCATCCTCAATGCACCGTGAAAATATATCAGGTGTTCGGTCTCGTCGTCCACAATCGCCGAGCAGTCGGCAAGTTTCTTCGCAAGTTCCTCGTTCTTCGTCATAGTGCTATTTCTTGCCAATAAGTTGCTTTACTACATCACCGACCTTTTCCTCTATGCTCTGGCGGAGTATTCTATCGGCTTTCTTTTCAATCTCCCAGTCCTCGATGAAATGCTCAATGTTCGACTTGAAGCGGTCAATCTCGGTGTTGAGTTTCTTGGTAATCTCTTCAAGCCTTTCGTTCAGCACCTTCTCGATTATTTCATTGACGGCGGTGTTCAAAACGCTCGAATACCTGTCGCGGAGCATAAGTCGTCCGCCACGCTGTTCAAACAATTCCTTGACGATGATGTCTGCTGCTTGGCTGTCAAGTTCATAGTCGTCGTTGAACAGCAAATTCCTCGCGAGTTGCTTCGATGCCTGCGCAACCGCCTTGTCCTTAATCTTCACAAGGCAATCTTCGTCCTTGAGTATTTCCTTAATCATTTCCTTGTCGCGCAAGACGATGGTCATCGTATTCATTGCGCTTTTGCTTTTGTCGTTACTTTCCATTTTCTTTAATTTTTAATTGTTTCTTTCCAAACCTAATATATAGTGAATAAATAGGAATTTCAGAAAAACCGCAATATAAATAACATATAGTATAAACTTTGAACAGACTATGATACTCAAATTTAAGGACTTTACGGAAATGAACGAAAGCGTGAATGTCGGTATGCTCGACAGGGGAAGCATAGTGATACCCTCGTTCAAGGGCTTCCACAAGACCGAATGGAGCGAATACAGGTATGACGACCTGCTCGATGCCAACGAATACGAAACGCGCTTCGGGCACGAGCCGCAGTACCGCCACGAATGGAAGACCAACTGGGACGAGTACAAGAAGGCTGTCGGGAAGTTCTACACGAAGCAGATGCAAAGGTACTACTCGGAGGTGTTCGGGGACACATTCAGGCTCTCGTTCGACCGCATAGAAGCACCGAGAAGTTACGCCACTGGGAACGACAGGCTCTACGCGGACATCGACACGAAGGGAAGCGGGGAGTTCGTTGGCAAGGTTCTCGAAGTTATGGAGGAGCACCGCAGGGATGTGGAGAAAGCAATAAGGAGAGGGCACGGTTCAAGGGACGAAATCCTCTCGAAGATGTCGGGCGACTATGACGAGTGGGTTGCACGCATTCGGGGCGGGGACACGAATTATCTCGGATACGCAATGCACTACGCATACTGCGTCTCGGAGTTCGGAGGGAATGAGAACTTCTGGGACGGCATCGACAGGGACATATTCGAGTTCGCGTCTCGCAACGGGGTGACGATACTCAACTACACCAGACCGTCAACCGCAAGGGCGAAGGACGAGTTGAGCAAATATATGGAATAGCACAGGACACAGGCACGGTTTTGGAATGATTATTGCATATTGTCGGGCATATTATATTTTTGTTTAGTGCTATGAAAAAGATATTGTTTACGGCTATTATGCTTTTGTTCGCAGTATGTGCGTTCTCACAGGAAGTCCTGACCGCTACCCGCGTAGTTAAGTCGAGGGGCGCGGAGGCGGAATATGTAATCCCAGACGAGTTCTTCACCGAGCGTCCAGCACTCTCGCGCGGGGGCTGTGTCGTAAAGATTGACAACTGGTGCGGGTACTATGTTGACATCTGGGTAAACAAGTCCTACAAGGGTCGCCTCAATCCGTGGGAAAACTCGCAGTTGATACTCAACGAGGGATTCGACGAAATATACTGCCGCACGATGGGCGAGAGTTTCGAGTGGAGAAGTTCTGGCGAGTGCAACGAGCAGTTCGTATTGCAGTTGCCCGACGAGGACGAATAGGCACAAGCCGAACACAAGGAAATAAGAAAGGGAGTTGACCGAGCGGTCTGCTCCCCTTTCGCTTTGAAAGACATAAATATGTGTATAATACAATAAAAATATGGTCACCCGCTAATCGCCAGAGCAAATAACCTTGCCGAGTTCCATCCCCCTCTTGACGAACTGGCACAGCCCGTTCGCGCGCGGGCAGGGCAAGTCGCACCTGCCGGGGAAGCCTTCGTTCTCGCCGCATCCGTTCTTCTCCATAAAGTCATATATGAAGCCCTTTATGACATAGAACTCCTCGCTCGCGATGTTCCTCCACCTGTCAGCCTCGTATTCGGAACGGGGGACAGACAACGACCTCAACGCTTTCCTGTCCTCGCTTTCCTCGCCCCTAACCCTCTCACGCGGGACGGCAGCATCTATGCACTTGTCCGCGCTCGAAAGCAGGTTTATGATACGGTCAACAACAAGTTTAACGGCATCGCCCTTGGCGAAGAAGTTCCTGTAGTCGGCAAGAAGCCCCGAACATTCCCTGCACCTTGCCGCAAGATACGCCATATAGCCATCGTGCGACCTTCCGCCATCGTCATAGTCCGAAGCCATAACGGTAGCCCAAGCGGTGTTTCCCGTCAGGATTTCGTGGGCGTTGCACATAACCATTGCGAATGTGGCGTTCTCGCAGTCCGTACTCGAAGCGATGAGGCTCTCCGCCTTCTTCAAGTAGAAAAGTATGCTCTCTGTTTCCTTTTTCATATCAATCATCCAAGTGTTCGTTCAACTTCAACTCTATCCAGTGTGCGTCCCTGTTATCATAATCTTCGAGCAGGGTTTCGTTAGCCTTCACTTCCACATTGAGCCTTTCGATTTCATTCCTCAACTCCGTAGCCTTGTCCTCGTTGTACGCTTTGAGGACTTTCCTGCACTGCTCCTTGCTTCGGCAGAATGTTATAAGCCCGTTGCTGTACGCCTTCGGGGTTTCAGCCACGACTTCGGGAAGGCTTCCGTAGATGACATAATCACCCTTCTCACCGCCGACATACCTCCACGAGAGTTTGACGGCGGGCTTGTTCGTGTTGGTCGGGGTGTAGTCCTCGACCGTGCAGGGAAAGACATTCATAGTGCCTTCGCCCCTCACGCAGACATAATATATGGCTGGTCTGTCCTTGAACTCCACGCTTACGTGCCCCTTCATATATGCTGCCATATCAACCTCGTTCTGGGCGAGTTCACCGTCAATGTACGCCTGCCTGTAGAGTTCGACCTGCGCATCGGACACACCCAAGCCCATATCCCCTGCATACCTCTTCACACGCTCCGTGTACTTCTCCGCCCTTTCCCACATTGTCAGGTCGCTCATTTCAAAGATGGTCAGTATGTGGTTGGCGAAGCACATAACCTCCTTCGGGTTATTTCTGATAAAACGGCTGTCCTGCCCGCCTTCACGCATTCCGAGCGCAACCCTTACAGCCTCCACAACATCCCTTGCGAGGGACTCGTTCCTGTTCTTCATCTCCACCGCTTCGGCACTTACACCGCAGTTGCCGAGATTTACTTCAAACCTGTCGTCTGTCAAATTCCTTTCCATATCCGTATCTTTGGTTGTTTAACTTTCCTTGTCGTCAGCCCAGCCTTCGGGCATTGATGTTTCGTCCCAGTAGTAGAAGTTGTTTGTCTCCCCAGCGATGAACTTGTCGATAACCACAATCGCCATCTTCATACGCTCCCTCGTGTCAGCCAAGTTCCTGCACAAGTCCTCCCTTGATTCAAACTGGCACGGCTCAATCCTGTTCTTTCTGGGCATATAGTTGTCGCAGGTCGCGGTCTTGCCGTCGTCCGAGCACCACGCCTGAACGACATAGTTGAGGTCGCCGAAAGGAAGAAGCCTTCCCTCGTCAACACCACACAACTTATGGAACTTTCTTTCAGCCCCTTTTTCGGGGCTTTCATCTTCGGCGGGGCAATCTTCCACCTCATCGGAAACAGCCCCAGAAACAGCCCCAGAATCGTCCGACGCGGGCGCGTTCGGAACTTCGTTCGCGTCATCGGCACTGGATTCATCCATTTCCTGCGCGAAAGCCCTGTTCGTCTTGCGTATGTCATACACGGTATATGACACAGCACCGAGAAGTATGACACCGATAGAACCATAGAGGGCATACTCCCCGACCAATGGCTTGAGCCAGTGGCACAATGCCACCGCCCCCACCGAAACGACGGTTGCGCACGCGACAATGGCGAATGCGATACCGACTGACTTCAATATTTCACCAGACTTCTTCATAACCGTCCCTCCGACTATTTGGTGGTTTCGGCATCGCCAGTTCCGTCCTGTCTTGTCTTGAGTTCAGTAGTAGTACCCCAAGTGCCCAAGTCTCCTCTGCCATACATAAGCGGGCAATTTATACAATCGTGGTGGGGGTTGCTACAATGCGCCCAGTCACTGCAAGGCGAAGGATAATACGGAGGTATAATTGGCACAGGCGGATTTATTGGGACGATTTCGTCCAGAACATCCTTACCCTTCTCGACTCTTCTTTCATCAACTTCATACTCATCGCAGGAAATGTGGAACTCCATTTCACCACCCCCGCAGGAGAAGAAGATATTACTCTGATGCGTACAGGCATCACCATTCTGAAACTTTGCGCAGTTCGCGCAGCACTTTTTGATTGTGTTCATAATTTATGCCTTTTTTAGTTACTATTTAATTGCTACTTCAAACACTTCCGCTGGAACGACCGCGTTCCTGCCCCTCCAGTGGTACACGCCCAAGAAGCGCACCACCGTCCCGGAGGGAAGATTCCACCTGCGGACAAGGCGGGCGACCTTTCGGGAACTCATCTTGCCAGAGAATGACTTGTTGGTGCTCGACAGGTCAGCATCAGGGGTGTAGTCCGTCCACCTGTTCTCGACCTCGTTCCACCATTTGCCCGAAGCCTGTATGTGCCAGCGGACATTCTTGTTAGTCCCGATTTTCAGTATTGCTGTCTTGCTAAATATTTTCATCGCATTGTGTCTTTCTTTCCAACACTAATATATAGTTTATCCATTGCGATTTCAGAAAAAATGCAGACTATTTTCTGGCAAGGCACTTCTTGAGTTCCTTCAAGTCCGACACATACATATCCTTCGGGTTCGCCTTCATCATCTCGTCGAGCCTTGCCTCCACCGATTTCGTCTCCGCAAGCAACGCCTCGTGCTTCTCCTTCGTCAGTGAGGATATGCCCATATTGAGCAGGTAGTCGTAGTTTCCAGAGCGGGTGTCGTACTTGTTCTTCGAGAGCCAGTCCGTAACCTCCGACTTCGGCACATTCCCGACCTTGAGTTTCCTCTCTATTATAGCCTTCACGAACTTCGCCCTGTTGATGAGCGTCACATACTCGTCCCGAAGTTTGTCGAGCATATACGCCTTGCGTCTTTCATACCATTCGAGGCGGTATGACACGAAGTAGCGAACCAAGTCCTCCACCCTGTCGAATATCTTGAGATGCCCGTGCTCGTCAAGCGTGGTCAAATTCTCCGTTTCGCTCGCATTGACTTTAAGTATGCCTTCGAGTTTCCTGCTGTCGATGAGGCTCTTCAGGTCTGCACGGGTAAATTTCAACAAGTAGTCAACGCCAGAGGAACTGTTGTTCTCATAGTCCGCTATGACCTTCTTCTCGACAAGGCTGTCAAGGTACTCCTCGTACTTCTCGAATGTCATTGACGGGGGGAGTTCGGTCACCCGCACGGTGGTCGTGTTCACGACCTTGTACGAGCCAGACACCGCCCACCTGTTAGGGTTGTCGGCATCGCGGGTGTATGTCCCGCTGAACTCCGAGAGCCACGGCTTGAGTTCGGGGACGCGCTTGCCTGCAAGCAGTGCAAGGCAGGCTTCCGTTACATCGAGCGGGTTGCGGTTGAGTATGTTGCTCGCATACCCGACAGCGATGCCAGAACTCCCGTTCACTATGACCATAGGGATTATCGGCAGGAAAAATGAAGGCTCTATCTCGTAGCCCTCCTCGACCTTGCCTTCGAGAAGTTCAAAGTCCTTGTATATCATCCGAAAGTTCGGGGAGAGTTTCGTGCCGATGTATCGGGGTGCGCCAGCATTGGGAACACGGAGGCTTCCGTACTGACCGATGCCTTCGAGCAACGGCAGGTTGTTCTTGAAGCCCTGTCCCATTGCCGTTATAGCCCCGTTCATACTCATATCCCCGTGCGCGTAGAGCGCAAGCGAGGACACCTGCCCGCCCAACTGAAAGACCTTCATAGGCTTCTCCCCGCCCGACTTCCAGAGTTTGCTGGCGACATATATTATCTTCCTCTGCACTGGCTTGAAGCCGTCAATAACGGAGGGTATCGCCCTGTCCTCTATGACCGACATAGCAAACTGCTTCTGGTCAACATCCAGAAAATTATCTATCGTCCGTAACCTAATCTCCAGATATTGCTTTTTATCATTCATATTAAAAACCGTATTGTCCATCCTGTGATTCACTAATAATATATAGGCTATTTATAATGATTTCAGAAAAAAAAGGAAAGTCGGGTATCGCCCCGACCTTCCAGAATATAAAACTTTGCACAATGTTGTCTTGCCTAATCTTCCATATCGGGTGCTTGTATTCCGAGTTCCGCACAGATACCTTCAGCCCATTTGCCGATTTCGTTACGGTTAAACTCTTCAAATATGTCATCTGGGTCGCTTATGTAATTCACATATTCCTCGTCTATGACCGCCTGAACAATCTCGTTGACGCTTATATCATCCAAGAGTTTGTATGCAACATAAGTCTTGATGAAATCCCACCATTCATACTCGTCTTTCAACCACTCGTTGCGCCTGTCGCCAGTATATTCCAAGAACTCGGTGAAGAAGTCTATGTCGGTTCTATAAAAATGTCTATACAATGCAATAAGTCCATCAAGCGTTAATGAATACTCGCTATGCACGAGTGCTTCTATGCTGTCCAACTTATCGCTGTCATACTTCCTGATAGCGTCAAGGAGTTTGCTCTCGTTCAGCATCCTCCTACCACGAAAACTACGGCTTTCACCGATATTTCCGCCAAAGTCATCGAAGTATGTCCCGTTGCTCTTATAGGATTTATTCCAGTAATCCGCAATTTCAACCGCGCTCTTGTATGTCTCGCAATATTGTGCAGTATCATATACCCCAAGTTCGGTCGCAAGATTGGTATTCGTACTGACTTTCAACGGTATTGCTTGGAACTTCACTACGGTATTCCTTGAATCTTTGTTGCAGGAAACTTTGTTTCCGTTCTTGTCATAGCCGATGACTACGGCAAAAAAGATGTTCTTGCTTCCGTAGTTGGCATTGCCATTGGATATTTTTTTCGTCAATTCTTCTGATGTGTACCATATTCGTTTAGTTTATATTATCTTATTTATTCTCCTTTTCTTTTTAATCTGAAAGTAACCTCGTTTTGTCCTTCACCACGCGCACAACTCCAATGATATGTCGCACGGAGAAGCCCAGAAAGGAACTGTTCCTGACCAAGACGCTCAAACGCATCATCTGCACTTATTAGAATACCCTTGTTGTCCCTGAACTCTATCTTTTCATTGTCGGTAAGTTCAGCAATCTCTTTTATGTCTTCTGGATTCGATGTCATTGTACGAAGAACCCTCTTGTCGTCATTGCTTAAATAATACCATTGCGATGGGGTATCATCTTCGTATGATATATTATCATTAAATGAAATCTGCACCTTGCCGAATCTGCCATCAAGTTCCTTGTGGAGCGCATCGGAAATATCCTCGACAAACTTCTCATCCTCTTCTCCTATCGACTCGAAGTTAACCTCATTTGTGTCATAGTCTATCGAAAAATGAATATTATCATCTATGCACACATCGACATAATTTTCTGTTCCAGACTGGAGTTCAATCTTCTTGCCGTAGAAATTAAAATACTCATTGTTCGTCTTTGAGTTGACAATCCTGTGGACGAGTTTCCGAAGGAAATTCACCGAATACCCCTCGTTCAGCATCTTTCCGCCACGGGAACTACGGCTTTCAGAAACCTTCGAGTAAACAATCTTCGGAAGTATGCGCAGGACGCTGTAGCCGACAGTCGGCAAGTCCATATTGTTGTATGCGTCAGCGAAGCCGTCTATGCTGTAAACAGTGCCTTCCGCCTCCGCCTCCCTTATGAAGACATCGTTCGGTATGGCTTCAACGCTTCCGTATTCACCAGCGAGTTTGTCCGCTTCATTCTGCGAAACCACATAGAAGCGGTAGTCATCGTTGTTGCCCCTGCGCAACGCCTCGTTGACACGGCTTTCGGTCATTCTCCCTTCGTTCACAAAATTATCGAGTTTCTTAATATATGCCATAATGTTCAAATCATATTATATATAACTTATTTATATTTCCAATCCCGAACAATCTCTGGATTGTCAAAGACATTCCCGACCACGCGGAGTTTCGTCACAGAAAGCATCTCTCCGAGCGGAGTACACGAAGGCTCTTCCCGTTCGTCCGAAACATATCTCCACTTCTCGACTATGTAGAAGTACCCGCTGGTGTTCCAAGCGACAACGCCACCCCAGCCACCTTCGGTAAGCAGGATGTCGTCCTCGTATATGCGGTTGCCGCCAATATCGAAAAGCCCAGTGAACTGACCTACTGTTTCTTCCTCGACTCCTTCCGCGCTTCCGTCCTCCTTGTCCCCTATCATAACGCTCCTGTATGCGCAGGGTGTTTCAGGAACAGGTGAGTCGGCTATGCGCTCGATGAGGTTGCCATAGTACCACTGACCGCAGAGATGCCGTCCGCGATACTCTATCTCCCTTTCTTTCGCACGGCTATTCATCGAAGCCAAGACTTTCGTTATACTCCATAGAAACGACCACGCGCCTTGCAAAGCGGTTGCTTCCGTCCCTTTCGGGAACTATCTCGACCGAGCAGATGAAGCCTCCATCTCCGTCATTCGCATAGACTGCGACGCACTCCCACAAGTCCTCCGTGTCAACCGACAGCCCTATGCTCTCCATTTCGGACAGGCACATAGAAACGCTCTCCATAAACCTGTCGCGAAGGTCGTCGAAGTTCCCAGCGACCGAACCGAAGTCGTATGTCACCGTATGTTCCGCACGGTTCACCGAACTCGTGCATCGTCCGCCGAATGCGTCCGAAATTATGCCAGCAAGCCTGCGGAGAGCGTCAAGTTCGTCCTCTGTCAGATTCTGCATCTCATTCAATCTCTTAATATGTGTTGCCATAACCAATAGATATATCTAATACATTACTAATATATAGTGCAATCAAACAATTTCAGTTTCTTCCTTTCGGGAGGCTTCTGCTCCCGCCTCCTCGTTTCCTTCTTCGGCTCGATGTACTCCCTTTCTATGTCGGCTTCCGCAATAGCCTTCTTGCGTGCATCGCTGTCCCCGCCGAACCAGACTTCAAGTTTCTGGCGGGAAGCGTCCGTGAGTTCATAGTAGTAAAGTCGGGGCTTGCGGATTATCTCCGCATACTCCTCGTCGGTGAGTGCCGCCAGACCTTTCTTGTAGGATATGTTCCACTTCGACACATCATTCTTCTTCTGCCACTCGTCCCACTCGTCCTCGTAGTAGAACGAAACCGTTTTCTTTGAACTCTTGTTCGTGGCTATTATCACTGGCGTTTCACAGCGGGCGATACGGTGCTCCCTTATGAGTTCGGGGAAGAAACGCTCGAAGAAGTTTACGAGCAGGCTCGCGCAGGATATGCCGTCAACATCGGCATCGCTGTAAATCCACACCTCCCCGTACCGCAGGTTGTCCCTGACGAGTTTCCCGTCGTTGCCGTATGTGAACGGGGACACCCCGAACTTCAGTCCGAGCGCACCCATTATCGACTTTATCTCCTGATTCTCTATCGCCTTCTTCTCCGAAAGTTCGCGGACATTGAGGCTCTTCCCCCGCAACGGGAAAGCACCCTGCGTCTCTGGATTCCTGTACTTGCGGAAGCCAGCCATAGGGCTGTCCCCCTCACAGAGCATAAGGCTACACCTGCGCCTGTCGCGCCCCTTCGCCTCGACCAGTTTGCTTATCTTCTCTTTGGAGAGGCTCTTGTTGGCGGCACGGACGGCAGCCTTCTCGTCAGCCTCGTTCCTCCTGTTCACCCAGTCGAGTATGGTCTGCGTGATTTCGGAGGCGAATATGTCCTTCAGTGTCTTTTCGGAAACAGTATGCGAAGTGCCGAAGTTCTTCGGCTCGGTTATGAGTTTCTCCTTCGTCTGGGAAGAATACGACGGGTTGTTGACCGTGCAGGATATGAATATGAACAGGTGGTTCTTTATCTCGCTCGGCTTCAGGTCAACCCTGTGCTTCTTCCTTATCCTCTCCCGCAGGTAGTTCACAACTTGGTCGGCGATGTAGTTCACGTGAGTCCCGCCGTCCCTCGTCATAGCCGAGTTGACGAGCGATATGTGTCGGAATGTCTCGCTCGGTGCGAAGCCGACCTCCCAGCCCTTCCCCTTCTCGAATATTATCCCGTCCGCATACATAGAGCAGTAGTCGGCGAACGAGCCGAACTCTATCTTCCTGCCGTTGAGGTATATGCTTACGGAAGGGTTGGTGGCGGAAGCGTCATAGAGGCGTTTCTCCATCATCCTGTAGTGCGTGTCGTCAATGCCGTCAAGCCCGAAACGCTTCAGGTCGGGCTTGTATGTTATGGTAGTATGCCCCTTCCTTGACGGCTTTATGGCGGGCTTCGTCCTATGGGACATATTGTCCGTGAATGTCTGGGTAAACAGGTTCTTGCCGTCGCAGGTTTCCACCGTGAACTCCGTGGAGAACACATTGGTCAGCGTAGAGCCGAGACCGTTCGTCCCCACCCAGCCCCTCTGCTCCGTGTCATCGAAGTTGCTTCCAGCACGGAGGCGGGAGAATATGAACTCTGGGACATACTGGTTCGCCTCCTTGTGTATCACCACTGGGATACCCCCGTTGTCATATACGCTTATGATGTTCTTCTCCCTGTCTATCTCCACCTTTATCGTGTCGAGTTTTTTGTTCCGCCTGCTCTCGTCTATCGAGTTGCTCACAATCTCGTCGAAGAGTTTGAGGAAGGCTGGCACATATCGGACATCTTCGAGCGAGAACTTCCCGCTCTTCTCGTCATATAGATATTCCTTGCAGGTGTCGCAGAGGACTGTGCTCCCGACATAAGTGCCCGGTCGCAGGAGTATGTGCTCCACATCGGTAAGGGACTTGTATTTCTCCTCTATCGTCTTCGAGCCTGCCATCCTACCACCTGATTACACGGAAGAAATACTCCGTAGCGGAGTGCGTCATTATTATATGGGTGCTTGTACGGTATGTATCATCAGACCACGGATTGTTATACATAAGTCCGAGTTGCTCGTACATCTCTGGATATGTCCTCCGTATCGCCTCGACAATCTTCCTGTACGAATACTTGCGCCTGCCCTTCATAAGCCTGTCCCATTCGCTCTGGGATATGTCGGCGCAAGTACACTCGAACTCTATTTCGGGCAACTGCATACTCTCGTTCAGGAACTCCCCGTATGTGAGCACGCCTTCGCCCTCATACATATCGTCATATTCCGTGACGACCTTCCCGCGCCTGTCATAGAGGGTAGTCCCCCTCCTGTTGACCTCGCCTATGAGGGTGCATTTGTCGAGAAGGCGGTCGGTTGACTTCGCGAACAGATATTCCCTTGCAGTGCCGTTGTAGCGGTACACCCTTGCGCTGTCACACTTGCCTGCGCCCACATACTTGCGGGCATCGGCAAACGCCTCCCCCTCGTCATAGAATATGGACGACTCGAACTCCGCACCGCCCTTGTCCGACACAGGTCTGTCGTATATCACGAGAGCATCATACTCATCCATTGAATATTTCGCCGTCATAGTGCAAAAAATATATTATACTGTCTAATTGCAAAGCCAGTCTATGATTTCCTCCAACTCCTTCCGCCAGTCGTTGAAATCGAACTTCCGTTCGCTTTGACCAGCAAGCGGGGCACGCACCACCGCAGTACCGTCGCCGAACTTGTTCTGCGTTATCACAAAACTCCCCTTCTGGTCAAACGCTGTCTTGGCGTTCCTGTACTCCACGACAAAAGCCTCGTAGGGTTGCCCGCTGTCCAAAGCCCGCTTCCCAGTGGTAAGGCATATATCCAGTTTCGGATATTTCCTGCCGATGTAGGACTTGGCGTATTCGAGCATATCACCGTATGGAAAAAACCTATGAAAAACTATGCTATTCATCTGTCCCTCCTTCCTGCTTCGCCCTGCCGCTACTTTTTAGGTTGCTTGCACAACGGTCATCCATAGTTGGGCAGTCCACAGGCGTAAGTTCGGTGCTACGGACACCTACAATTCGTTTTCCTTCGTTCAAGATGTTTATCGAGGCGTTCAAGTCTCGGTCGTGGTGCGTTCCGCATACGGGACAAGTCCACTCGCGGTCATTGAGCGTCAAGTCACGCTTTATGTAACCACATACGGAACAGGTCTTTGAACTCGGATAGAACCTATCGACAAAGACTACGCTCTTGCCGTTTAGCATAGCCTTGTCGGTCAAGACCTGCCTGAACCTGTACAAGCCGACCTCGGCGATAGCCTTCGCAAGTCTATGGTTCTTCAGCATACCCTTGACATTAAGGTCTTCCATAAACACCGTATCGTAATCCTTCAGCAACGAGTTTACAACATAGTGTATGTACGCCTCATTCTGGTTGGTCAGCCGTTCATAGGCAGTCGCAAGCCTAACCCTTTGCTTCATACGGTTGTTCGAGCCTTTCACCTTCCTGCTCAACTGCTTATGCAACACTTTAATCCTGTGCTCCGTGCGTTTAAGGAAGTGTTTGTTCTCGAACACCTCACCGTCACTGGTTATAACAAAATCCTTAACACCCAAGTCTATGCCCACGCTGTTTCCAGTCTTCCTGTATTTAACCAGTTCTTCGTCTGGAATGTCCATAAGGACTGAAAGGAAATAATTGCCCGTCTTGGTTCTCGACAGGTTTGCACTCCTTATATTGTCCTTGAACAATTTTAACTTGTTGTGGTATAACTTGGAGCACCTGAAACGAATGTTATATAAATCTTTGGTTAATGTTATCTTTCTATCGTCGAATGTGTTACGGGATGATATTGCCTCGATGGGAAATAGAGCCGTCAGAACGGTGTCGTGCTTGCTCTTAAACTTCGGGAAGCCCCTATGGAGTTTAAAGAAGTTATTGTATGCACCGAGCATCTGCCTTATGGACTGCTTCATAACCTTCGTGTTCTGCTCGCGAAGCCAAGCATACTTATCATCTTTAAGCAATGTTCCGTGAAACCACTTGGACAGGTCAGTCAGACCTAACGAACTTCCATCTTCCTTGTATGCGTTCATCTTCCGTTCAAGGCACTGGTTATATACGAAGCGGTAGCAACCCAAGACCTTGTTCATCTTGGTCTGCTGTTCCCCGCTGGGATATAGCCGTATCTTCAACGCCCTTAACATCATATTATTTATATGCCGTCAGATTTAATAACTATTCATAGTTTTTATCAAGATTTCGTTGAACTGGCGTAGCCCTTTAACTGGTATTTATACCTGTTCCAACTGAAGCACACGCACATCGTGTTGTCCTTGCCGTGCGCGTTCGCAAAAGCCGTTATCGCACCCTTCAGACCATAGAACATCTCGAACGGGTACTTCGACTCGTCAATCATTCTATCATAGTCCCAGATACCGCCCGCATCGTACACATTCTTGTCGGCATCCCAGCCGACATTACCGCTGTAAGCAACCTCGAAATAGAGTTCGGTCTCGACATCAAGTTCGTGAATCAGGTTCTGGATTTTTTTCTCCGCCGACTCCTTGTTTTTCCAGTAGAGCGATGCGTCTTCATTCCGATTTCCCTCAAAGAAAATCGCAAGCGTAATATTTCCGCTACCATAACCGATATTCGCGTCATATTTCCTGATTATCCTTTTCGCCGCGTCCTGCTGGAGTATCGCCTTTATTTTCGCGGAGTCGCAACCAACAGGTCTGCATTCGTCCGTATCGGCGGAAGGCATATTGTCAAACAGCAATCCGTAGCCGTACATCTCATCTATCCTCTTAATGTGTACCATAATCCAAATTTTATTCTACATCTTCACCCCAAGTATCGTGCAGACCGCAGTCGTAAACAGTTTCGAGTGGAACAGGTCGTAGAGAAGCCCCTTCGTTATTCCGAGCGCACGGCAGATAGCGTCACCGAGTTTGGTGCCGAAGGCAAGACCTCCGACAAACCCAGCGACACCGCCGAGCAAGCCCTCGTCCGTCTCCTGCGACTCACTTATCATCTTCTGCAAGTCAACCGACTGCAAAGCCGAGCGGAGTTCGTTGGAATTGACCTCCGACGAATAGAGTTCTATGAACCGTTCAAGAAGTTCGGCTTCCTTCAACTCGTCATTCTTTATGTCAATGTATGTCTTCAGATGTTGCTTTTTATCATTCATAAACATTTCGTTATATTATATGGGAAAGCACCTTAAACCATCCGCCAAAGACTGATGGGAAAGCCTGTATCTGTCTCCAGACTTTTTTAACGCCTCATACGCTTCCAGAAGGGTCGTGCCGTCGTCCAGTCCAAATTCTTCCAGCGACTTGGAGATGGACGCTCTGTAGGCTTCGCCGTCTGGAAACACTATACTGTGCTTTATCTTTTTTCTTTCATTACCGCTCCAGCCGCCGATGACACGGTTGTACGCGAAGCGGAGCGCGGACGAATACTGCCGCCTGCACTTCAGGATGAACGCCCTCGCCTCATCGCTCGCTTCGTATTTAATCTTCATCGTTATCATCGGCTGATATGCACCATAACCATTTATATTATTATGCGGTTACATTCGGCTTGTTTCCGATTGCGCCCGTGAACTTGTTGGTAAGGGCGAGCAAGTCCTTGCAGTCCATATCAATCTTCACGCACCTCATCTTCGCGTCTGGGTCAACCAGATATGCGCCCAGCCACCTGTGGTGTCCGTCGAGTATGTAGTTGTCCGAACTTACGATTACGAGCGGACTCTTCTCGTCAGCCTTGAGCAACCAGTTCAACTTCCCCTTGTCGCCTTCCGCGCCCGCCGACATCTTCAAAGCCTTCGCCACGAATATCTGCTCCTGTATAGGCTTGAGGTCTTCTACCGAAATGTACTCGTAGTCGCCCTTGACGACATCCTTCGTGTCCTTCAGTCCCCCACCGCTCGAAAGCCATTCCTGCGCAAGAGCATCGTCCTTGAACAAGTCCTGCTGGGTTTTCTTCGCAATGTCCTTGTCCTCGCCACTGATGTCAATGAAGCCGTTTCCCACAAGGAACTTGAAGGCAACCACCTGATTGCTCAACACAGCGTCCTTAATCTTCTTGTCAACATCCTTCTCGTCAAGCACCTTTTCAAGTTCTTCCTTTCTCGGTGCGCTGTCCTTGTCGTCCTTGCCACCGCTGAAGCCCTTGAAGTTGGAGTTGTTTATGACTGGCATAGCACCCCTCTTGTACTTGCCGTTCTTTTCCGCGCTTTCCTGCGCAGCGTCATACCTTTCGGCAAATTCATCCTCCGTTCCGTATATGCTCTTCGCGTTTTCCTTTCCGAGCATCTCGACCGCAATCTTGTATGCGTCCTCCGCATCGGTCTTGGTGAGTTCATCACCCTTGTGCTTTGCAAACACAGCGTCGGCGTTCTCACTCTCGTACAGCCTGCGGTACGACCTTCTCGTCGGACGGTCATACTCCCTGCTTTCGTTGAAGCGGGACTTGCAGAAATCTTCAAATTTCAATATATGCGCCATAGCATCAAAGTTTATATTATTCCTATTATTTATATCACTTCATTCTGTTGTATGCTTCGAGCGTCCTGTCCAGTGCCCTGTCAAGTTCTTCGAGCATCTCCAAGAAACGCACGCGGTTTTCGCGGGTGTTCTCCACGCACAAGTGCCTGCCACCGCGACCGAGCCGATAGAGTTCAGTCCCGAACTTCCTCTCGAAAACCCGTATCTCCCTATCGCACGCGCTCTCCCACTCGCTCTGCACATACGGGCGGGTTATCCCGTCGAGGACTGGTCTGTCGGAAAGTTCGATTACATCCCCCTTGTCCCTGTCCCCGTAAATGTGGTGCTCGTACATATCCCCGACGGGGTTCTTCATAGTGTACCTGTGAAGCCGTTTCGAGCCTTTGAGGTCGTCATTGAACATACGCCTGAACTTCTTGTAGTCGAGCGTTTTACCGTAGCACTCAATCTCCTCCCTGCCAGAAGCCCACTCGCCCTTAAACTCGAACGACATTTCGCCCCTCGTGTCGTATGACAACTGTGCGAGTCCATTGTATTCGCTCTCGTTCTCCGTGCATACCGCGACAGCCCAGAGCCTGTCGATGTCCTTCGTGTCGCTCTCGACTATGCAGGTGTACTGCTTGCCGCCTGCCATCTCGTCTATTCTCTTAATGTGTATCATATGGGTTGCTAAACATTTTTCTCCTTCCGTGCGAAATACTCCTGTGGTGTCAACAGCCCCTCCGTCCATTTGTTCTTCGCTTTCAGGTATTCCGAGCGGGCAAGGTCGCGCCCGCTGCGGCAATGACGCTTGGTGCAAATCTCACCGTCTTGGTTATAGACCGTTTCATAGCCCTTGACCGTATATCCGTTGGAAGCCACGAACGGAACGCTGTCGTCAAACTTGTCGTGCGCCTTGCGGTACTCGTCCTTGTAGCGCATATATTCCTCGTTTTCGTCCTCTATTTTTTTCATCCGTCGTTCGTGCTCCGCGAGGGCTTCGTCCCGATAATTGTCAAACAGCGCGACGATGGCTTCGTCGTCGCCTTTCCTGATTAACGCCTTTATCTCGTCCGAGTGCTCCAGCCAGCAGTCCCTGTACGGCTCGTCCAAGAAAGAATAGAATGTAGTGCGATTCCCGAACTTCGACGTATGATGCCATTCGCTGTTGTCGATGTAGCCGAACGAAACAAGTTCGGACAGAACCTTGTCGCTCATCCCGTACTCGCGCTTGAAGTCGGTCTTGGGAAACTTCCCGTCCCGCCTCGCTTCCGCCGCGCGGACGCTCATCGAGTAGCCGACATATCCGCTGTTTCCGCCGACACTGCGGTACTCCGCGATAAAATCATTGAAATTTAGTATATGCGCCATAATTTCAAGTTTATATTATAACACCTATTCTTCAAACATATCTCTCAACCTGCTTTCAACGGCAAGAGCCTCCTTTTTATTCAACCCCCTGCAAAAGCGCACATCGGCAAGCAAGTCCTCGAAAGCGATACCGAGCCGTATGCACTTGGCTACCTTCCAGCGTGCAGCGGAAATGTCCGAACCGCACATAACCGCCATATCATCATCGGTTACGCCTTTAAGTACATTCCAGTTCAAGTCAAACAAGCGTGCATTCTTTTTTCTGCGCATTTCTGCATCCATCCAACGGTTTGCGCCTTCCTCGCCACCAAAGAACCAGTCGGAATCATCACTCAGATACTTCCGAATATTCCCGAACATTTCGTTAAGTCTCTTTATGTGTACCATAGCATTACTTTTTTATTATCTCAATGTCCTTTTCATCGAATATCACATAGTTGGTAAACTCCCGCCCGGTGCTTCCGTCATCTGCCGGGAACTTTATCCCGACATAGCCGAGCGAACGGAGGAACGAACTCGTCTCCTCGTCGCTTCCCATCATAGAGGCGACAGTGCCGTATATGTCACCTCCGTCCTCGCAGTCGGCGAGGTACTTGCACTCACCGTCCCAGAACTCGCGCCTCGACTCGGCATCGGGATACGCCTCCCTGCCGTAGTCATCGACCTCCGTGTAATACCTGAAGAACTTGCGGGCGACTGCCATTGCCTCCGCGCGGGAAATACCCTTGTACGAAAGGTACTTCCCCGAAGGGACGGAAACGCGGATGACGCTCCCGTTGCGGCTGTACTGGCTCGCACACTCATAGTCGTCCGTAAAGTAGAAGCCGTAGCCGTACGCCTGCTCTCCCCAGCCGCTGTTCACGAACTGCCTGTCGAAACGGTCGAACGCGGACTTCGTGCCGTGGTACAGCACTATGCGCCCGTTCTTCCCCTTCGGGCTTGCGGTGTATTCGTCAAAAGTCTTTACTGGCATAACACTATGCTATATATTCTCCTTCTTCAAGTTGAAGGCAAGGCTCTTCATATTGTCGAGGCAATTCTGCATATCGGCAACCACATCCTCGTAGTCGTGGGGCGCACCGTTCTTGCCAACAAGTATCTCGTTGCCGTCGTCATCAAACTCGCCAGTGCCCTCGCACCAGATTTTAGCCTCGTCATCGACATCGTATCCTTCGGCATAGTCGTCAACAAGCGAGTGGAAATATATGTCACTCCTGTCTTCCGGTTTTGTACAAATGGTAAATGTGAAGTCCTGACCAGCATCCGAATACTTGGAAACATCTATGCACGCTTCACCTCTCTGATTAGTGATATAGAGTTTCCACCCGTCTTCCTCACAAATCTCCTTAAAACGCTCAAAGCGCATCTGGTTCTCTGGGTTTGCGAACCGAACCTCATCGTTCTGGTTCATCATCTCGTTCAATCTCTTAATGTGTATCATAGCCATACTATTATATTATATATTCTATTTCTTCCTTATATCATACAGCACGCCCATAATCGTTATAGGCAACTCATTGTAGTCCGTGCCAGCGCAAATGTTCTCGTCAGGCTCTCCGTCAATATCGGTGCAATGCAATATCTGGACTATCTCCCCAATCCTAACGGTCTCCTTGCCCGCAACCTCTACTATGTCAACGCGGAAGTAAGCACCGACAAACGGAGCATCATTGACCTTACCGCTTGCCGTGTATTCGTCAAAGGTCTTTACTGGCATATCCTATTCCTTGTAGAAGTCATAAAGCCCGACAACCTTCGCATCGGAATTTATAACCCTGTCGTATATGAATGCGTATGAGCGTCCGCGTTCGAGTTCATAGCCCTTCAACGGGTGGTCGAAGTCGATTTCCCCGTTGCTGTTCTCGCCATAAAAATCCCCGCGCCTGTCATAATGCCAGATTTCCCCAGAGCAGTTCTTCGTAAAGTCACCGTCATAGTAGTTGTAATACTGGTTATGCCCAGAGTAGTGAAGTTCACAATAATCATATTCACCATCAGAAGCAACCTTGTCGAAAATCAAGTTCTCGCACTCGCACACGAGTTCCTCTATGTCGTACTCGCCCATATCCTTCGGTGTGTCCGAAAGTTGGTAGTTGAACTCTCCGACTGCGCGGTTTATCACATTGAGGGTGCGGTCATCAAATTTCTCCGAGAGATATTCCTCGAACTGCTCCCTTGCGATGTCATAGTCGAACATATCCTCCGCTGCGGGGTCGTCCGAAAGGAATACGCTCTGCCCGCCATAGTGACGCTTCTCCGCTTCGGGGCTATACATAAGAAGCCTGTAGTACCCCGACATCGCCTTGTCCATACGGAACGCGACATTCTCCCTTGCATATTCTGGAAAATCGAGGCTTTCCTGCTGGGAAGCCATCTCATTTAATCTCTTGATGTGTATCATATCCGTACTATTATATATTCTATTTCTTCCTTATGTGTACTATATGAAGCATAAGCAATTATTCTCCTACCATTCTGGAAGTTTATGTAGCGCAAGACCAGAAGCCCTTGTCGGAGTAATCCTTATCGGAGGTGTTTCCGTCCTCTTGTCGTCGTCTATGCGAGCCTTTATGATAAGCATCCTCACACCGTTGCCAGCCATATTGACGCTCACTCGGCTTCGGAGGTCTGCGAGTTCACCGTCATTGAGGTCGAGCGCGTTCACATTCCTGAAACTTATCTTGTCAACGGGCATATCGTGAGACACATACCCAGCAAGGAACTGGGGGTTCTGGTTGTCTGGAAGAACCATAAGGACAAAATCCCCGTTGTGCCTTGTCATTGCGTCTGGCTCATATATGCTGTCGTACTCATAGTACGCTATGCCGTTCTCGACCTTGCAGTCGCGGGCGAAACTTCCGTCCTCCGACTTGCGCTTCACTTCAAGGGCAAATCCGAGCGCGAGCCTCGACATTATGTATTCGCTCCTTCCTTCCGTTATAAATTCGCTGTATCTCTTAACCATAATAAAATGTTTATACTATATAACTTATTTATAAATTCTCTCCGACACTAATATATTGGCTATTTATAATGATTTCAGAAAAAGAAGGTCGGGCTTGGGATTCCCGACCTTGAGACAAAACTAAAAAGTAAAAAAAATACAAGTAGCCGTGTTTAATTATGCACCCGAACCTTCGCAATCAACCTATTGACACCATCCGTCGGGTCAATCCTCCTTATCCTGCTCGTGACCGCAAACTTGTGTTCGACATCCTTGATGCTGAACGACAGGTCGCTGATTTTCAAATGATGCAAATCGACATCATTCTCCGAGAAACCGAACAGCAGGTACGGAGTAAATGTCTGTGGCATCATATATAGCAAAAGATAACCGTCATTAGCCCATTGGGTCTTCGACTCCATTTCATAATATGCAGTATCGCCATCAACCTTGCACTTCGCAACCATCTCTGGTGAGCCGAACCACCCAGACAACCTTGATATCTCGTCAAGGCATCCAGCGAGAACGGGAAGTATGTCCTTAAGTTCCCCTTCGCGGGTTACGACCTTTGCACCAGCGGTAACATCATCTATATTTTCAAAGTCTTCAAATCTCTTTATCATAATTCCAACATTATATATTTTATATGAACCTCCTTAACTCGTCACAGTCGCGTGCAACCCACTTGTGCCCGTGCCCATCGTAAAGGCACACTGTACCCCGCCTGCCGTTTGACTCGGCGCGAAGTTCCTCGCCACAGTCGTTCCAAAGTTCGGAAAACAATATCGGGCGTATGCCCTTCATAACATACAAGCCGCTCCTGTCCTTCCCTGTCGTGGGGTAGCATACGAGGTTTCCGTTCCTGTCGTATGCTGGCGCGTACAAGCCGAGATACCTGCCGCTTGCGTCCATAATGTCATTGTTGGTGACAACGACACCGTGCTCCACTGGCTCGTTGCTGTCGCGCGACATATCGCGCTTCTCGAACTCATCCCAAGTGCCGTCGCTCGCCTTCCTGAAATAATGATAGACATTGCCCTCGCTGGCATCAACAATGACCTTCTTCGTTATGGGCGATGTTATGTCGCTATGCACCCATATCGTGCCGACCTCCGTTTCCTCCAGCGTCCTCCACTCCTTCGGGAAAAGCCCGTACACATATTTGTAGAAGTCCTCGCCCGTGCCTTTCGGATTGTAAGGCAACGCCTCATAGTCTGGAAGCGACGACTCGGCTATAAACTCACTGAATTTCTTTACCATCCTACAATAAGATATATATTATTTACTCTCATAGTTCTCGCATATTACATCGTGAGAGCCGAGACTCAACGCACAGGCGGAATACTTGGCGCAATCCGAACAGGTCGGGAGTGAAGTCTTCGCGGGCTTATCGTCCGATACGACCTTCCACCTGCCTATCGCACACTCGCTGTCCGCCCACTTGCACTTGACATCCATCTTGCAACCGCAGACACCGCAGGTGTATTTGCGCTTGTCGATATGCTCGCACTTGTTGCAGGTGCGAAGCCTCTCGATGTACTCGGCGAAATATACATTCTCGCGCCCCGCAAAAATATGCCTGAACAAAGCCCGTATGAACCTGAATATGCGCATAAGCCAAAAATCCTTAATCAAAATCAGAAAGCATACTACCAACCTTTTCGGGTGCACCATCAAGGGAAATAAGTTTATTACCCCTACAATCAAATTCACCGCCCACTTCCTGCGGTGCGCCTTCGAGCGATGTCAAATGATTATCGCAACATTCAAAATCACCACCGACTTTTCTCGGTGCGCCTTCGAGCGATTCTATTTTGCAATGGCTACAAAAAAAATCTCCGCCGACTTCCGCTGGCGCACCCTTGATTGATGTAAGATAATAATTATATGCACAGATAAAATCTCTACCAACCTTACTTGGTGCGCCTTCGAGCGTACTGAACCTATTATACTGGCAGTAGAAAGTACCGCCGACTTCCGTTGGCGCACCATTAAGGGATTCAAGACGAATGTGCTGGCAATAGAAATTTCCGCTAACGACACCAAACGGAATGACAAATCTTCCATTTGCAACCAAATCATCCTTTGCACTAACGACATCTACATTACCGTTACAATCATAGCGACCTGTATCTTCATTGTATTTGAGATTATATTTCCTGACAATCTCATCAATATTTGCTACACCACCAGTTACATTCGGTGTCATCATTTCGTCCAACCGTTTAATGTGTACCATATCTCGACCTTATATTATTCTTCCGACTTCATTTGATTTTAAGAACGATTATTCTTTTCCTTGGCAGACCGTTCGCAGCAGGAGGCAGGAACGAATACGACTCACCAGTCATAAGGGCATCAATGTCCTCCAGTTCACGCCCGTACATTTCTTCAAACGACAGCCTTGTGCCACGATTCGTGGTTATCTCTGGGGCTTTCTTGCTCCACTCGGATGCAAGTTCGGATATATCGTCATACCCGAAAGCCATCGCGGTTTCGTACCTGTCATAATAGACAAGTATGGCGTGCGCCTTGTTCTCGACAACTTGGGAAATATAGCACGGCTCTGAAACAAAGCACCCGCTATCCCTAAATTCACCGTATCTACTTACCATATCAAATATGCTTATATATAACTTATTTATATATCGCACGGAAAGCACTGCTACTCGACCGTAATCTCCTCATCCTTCTTCTCGGCTGGCTTCACGATGTCAGCCGTCACGATAAGCACACCGTTCTCGACCTCCTTGCGGAACGACTTGTAGTCTATGTGCTTCGGAAGCCTTACACGGATGTCTATGCTGTGTATGAACCAGAAATCATCGTCATTGAGTATGTCGTCGTCAATCCTGTTCTTGACGACAAGCACGCCCTTGTCCTTGTTGACCTTCACGATGCAGTCCTCCTTTTCGTTTCCAGTCGCTATCGCGTGCAGAAAGAACTCGCCGTCCTTCACCTGCGCACGCCAGTCCCCGCCGTCCTCGTAGAAGTCGTCTGGTTCTGGTGCTTCATTGCTTTCATTGTTGCTGTGGCAGTTACAGCCGTTGCCGTTGCAGGCGGCATAGAACTTCGGGTTTCCGAAAATCTCATAGAAACCCGCCTTTTTCAAATCATCTAAAAAATTATATGACATAATGTTAAATTTTACTTATTATTTATATTCCCCTCGCTCGCCTCCATATCGGCTTTCGAGAGTTCACCGCAGTCGATTTCACCGAGCAGACGCTTGAAGTCGTCCACGAGTATCTTCCCGTTGACCTTCTCGCCAGACTTCCTGAATATGATGTCGCACTTGTCCGTTATCGTCTTGACGAACTTCACCGCCTCGCCGATGAACTTGTCCTTGTCGAAGCCAGTACGCTCGAATATGCGGATGAGAGGCTCGCTCCCGAATGAAAGCGGGGTGTTAGCCATAACCGTATATTTCATCTCATCCTGCTCCTTCTTGGTGAACAGGTGGTCGTAGCGGAACTTGCGTATGACCTGATGCATATCATAAAGTATGTCCGCTTCGTTGTCATAGTTCACTCCGAAGTATTGGCTCACGCAGTTCCAGTATTCGCGCCTGAACTCGTTTATATGGACGGTCAGCGTATCGCGCTTGTCCCAGTACGCCTGCGTCAACTTTCCGTCAGCGTCCCTCGCCTGTGTCGGGAAGTTCTTTTCATACGCCTTCATAAAGATGTTCGTCAGGGCAATGTCGAGTTGCCCGCAGATGAGGCGCATCATAATCTCCGTCATATTTTCGAGAACCCACAGTTGCTCCCTGTTCACTTCGACAAGGTAACGCTTTTCGCTCCCCTTGCCCTTGCTCGTCTTTTTACTTGTTGTCCTTGCCATCGCTATCGGTATTTTCAGTTAAACTTTCCGTTTCAAACACATAGGCATCCGTCGAGAAGCCGAGACAGTCAACGAATACGCAGTCCTGCCATCTTTCGACCTTCGGGTGCTGGGTATGCCCCACGACCTGTATCCACCCGCAGCCGTTGTTTATCGCATTGTTCACAAGGGTTTCGTCACGCACCCAAATCGGGCTGTGCGAACTCGATGTGCCGTAGCAGTCGTACCAGTCCTGCGCATTGTTCATAAACGAGAACGCGCCCCTGTCGGTGTTCCACAGCCTGTTCACCATAACTTCGAGTTCCTTCGGTGACGGGACGGGAGTGCCGTCCTTGTATCCGAGCCTGAAGTACGCCCACTGCCTCGTAACGCCAGCGTGGGAAATAAGATGCCCGTTGTCTGGCGCAAATGCAACCCCGTAGAACAACGCCTTGCTCGACTCGAACAAGTCCTTCGTCTCCTGCGCGTGGGCATCATTGTACCTGCTCGAACGCTCACCCCTCATAAAGTAGTGGGCATCGTGGTTGCCGTATAACAGCACGAAGTTGTCTGGGCGCGAATACTTGAGCGCAACAATCTCCTTGAAGTTGTCCGCCTGCTCCGAGAACGATATGTCGTCATACGGGTCAAAATAGTCCCCGACAAACACATTCAGAGCCTTCGTGTCTATAAGTTCCTTCCAGTTCCTGCGACCGTGTATGTCGCCTATCACAATCACTTTCATTATCTTTGCTATTTTTATTATCAAGTCCGTAGATTACACCCTTGACCTTGCCGAGTTCCCTCTCTATCAGGAATATCGTTCCAGCAATAACCCCGTGCGTCTCATAGAAGCGTATGTCGGATATGCTGTCGCAGAACTTCCTGTACAGCACGCGCTTCGCATTCCACGCGCTCCGCAAAACCATCTCCCTGCTACCGTCTATGAGCGAATGGTGTATGACGAAGAGCCTGTTCTGTATCTTGTTGCGCGACTCCTTGCTCTGCCTGTCATAGTAACTGTCGATTATATCCTCCTGACGGGCAAGCAGGCTCTCTATGCGGTTGTCGGCAAAAAGTCTCGGCACAACCGTGCAGTACATACCGAAGTCGTACCCGCCTATCGTGATGTTATGCCCGCTGTTCCTGCTCCCGCCGAGAGAAACTGGCGTTGCACTGCCGTTGTTAGCCATAAGGTGCTTGTCGCATTCGGAGCACTTGTAGAGATACCACCTCCGTCTGGCGTAGTCCTTCGTGCTGTCTGCATACGGTGCTACGAAACGCTCAAGTTCACCGTAGGAATTTATCCTGAATATGTCGGTGAGGTTGTCCATATTGTCATTCTGCATCTCCCCCCATTCAAGCGGCATACTCGCTGCAAGACGCTTCAGGTCTTCGGAGAGCAGGGCAAATTCGTTTTCAGTCATATCTTCTATGGTTTTCGGTTAGTGACATAAACTATGTCGTCTGTCGTAGTCCCCCTCGAAAAACTGTTGATGCTACCCACCCTCCTGTATTCATATCCGTTCTTTTCACAGAAGCCGACAGCATCGCTGTTCGGGCTTATGCCACGACCGAACGAAAGCACTGCACCGAAGCCAGCACCAGCCGACTGGACGGACGAGAGAAGCCCAAGCAGTTCGGACATATTCCCCTGCGTCCACCTGAAAGGATGCCGTGCCTTGCCGTTGTCCGACCTGTCTGGCACATACTCCCCGATTAGAGGCGCGTAGCAGAACACGAAGTCCCCCGCCGAAAGCGGAAGTTCCCTTCCTCCGAAGCCGACACGGACTATATGCTCCCAAGAGAAGTGGACGAGTTTCACCTTTCCGAGAGCCACGCGGTAAGCGTCAAGCGTGCGCTTCGGACAGGATATGTCCGACTTTCCGTCCCTTATCAGGAGCATAGACCTCTCGGTGTCAATGTCCATAACATTGCACACCACATTATTTGAAAACGGGATTAGGTTGACACCAGCGAGGGCATCTCCCGAAAATATGTCCCAAGCGGTGTCTATGCGCTTCGGCAGAAGCGGGATTATGTCCTGTACGACCGACTTCCTCAACCTGTCGCTGGAAAGGGGCGTGTCAACAAAATAACTCATTTTTCGCGGGAATTAAAAACGGGGCGGGCGACATTGGGTATCACTCCGCCCCGAAAACAAACAACAAATTACTATTATGACAAATAATTATTCTACAATAGGCTGGACTTCCTCCTGCAACTTCTCCTTCTCTTCCTCTTCCACCTTTATCACGCTCTTCGCCTCGACTTCTGGGCAGTCGTCTATATACTCCTTGCTGTCGAGTATCGTGTCGATTTCATTGAGGCGGATATGAAGCCCGTTGTTGGCATCCTGACATTCGTTGATTGTCTTGATGTGCTTTACGATTTCGGGTGCAACATCCTTCAGGAGTTCGAGAAATTCCTTTGTTGCGAACGCTCCGTTACCCTTCCATTCCTGAAAGCCACCGAACAATGCCCTGATTGAAATCGAATTGAGCAGTATCGTTCCGTCCCAGTCTGGTGCTTTGGTGTACGGCTTCTGCATCCTTATGTTCGTGTGGAGCGCGATGACGGCAGGTGCCTTGTAGTAACTGCTCGGTATGTCGTGCTCGACGAACTTCTGCAATGCGTTCATCTTGGATTTAGTTCCGATTTTTACGATGAACTCCTTGTTCAAGAGTTCCTCCTCGCCCTTGTTGTACTGTTCCCAAAGTTTCTTCTGCTCTTCGAGAAGTTCGCTTTTCTTCGGGAGTTCCTTTTCTTTCTTTACTTCTTCACTCATCTTAAAGTGTTTTAAGTGTTATACAATATATTGCCTATCTATTAGAGGTCGAGTTCATCACCGATTTCGTTGAGCAAGTCCTCATCGCTCTTCTTTCCAGCGTCAGCGTTCTCGGCAGTGGTTTCGTTACCGCGTACTTCGTCAGAGAAGTCCGTGCTGTCGATTTTGGTCTCGTCTATCTTGCTGTCCGAACCGCCGTTGTTCTTGAGCGCGTTCACCGACTTGGTGGCAATCCTGCTTGCCTCCGAGTTCGGAAGAAGACGGTCATATGTCTTGATGTTGGTAAGAACCCTGTCGGTCTGGGTTTCGTCCCACGGCTGGAACTCATATTCCGAAAGGTCTGGTGCGCCAGCGTACATCTTGGCGAGCAACTTGCGCCCCTTGTCGCTGTTGTCGATTGCAACACCGTCGATTTCCAGAGGCTTCTTCGCGCTGAACTCCGAGTCGTCATAGTTGACATAATCCTCCTTCTTCTTGACGACAAGGCGGAGGTTCTTTCCGAAAAGAAGGTGGTTAGCCGCAATGCCTTCCTCGCCTTCGAGTTCGTTCGGTGAACTTGCCAAGAGGTACTTCTCGTAGAGTTTCTTTCCGAAGCGGAACACCTTTACCTGACCTTCGAGTTCTGGATGCTGCGGGTCTTTGTATATGTAGATGAGCGACCAGTATTTGTTCTCCTTGCCTGCGTTCTTCTTCGCAATCTCGATGTTCGACGCAATTCCAGTGTTCCACAACTTTGCGCGGAGTTGACCGATAGGGCATCTCTGACCTACTGATTCTGGACTGTCCACGCGGACACCGTTCTCGCCGTCCACATCCTTGAAGAAATACTGCGTCTTGTTGATGATTGACTTGCTGTAGTCCATTGGGTTCGGGATAAAACGGATAAGTGCCGTATATACGCCCTTCTTTGCATCTTCCAGTTTCGGCTGGTAGAGATTTTCGTCAACCGAATACTTCGACTCCTTCGTGCTTACTGACTTGTTGACATCTGTGAACTCGCTTCCAAAAAGCGAATCGTAATTTAACTTCTTTAATTCCATTTGACTAAACTTTTATAATTTAACACTATTTAAAAAATTAACTCTATTCAAAAATCGTTTTACGCCTGTTCTATTTCAATCCTCGACATAATGGTCTCCATATTATTTATAAGGCTCTCGCACAAGCCGAGAACAAACTCGTTCTCCATACCCTGCTCCGAAAGCACCCCTCCGAGAGTGGTCGCAAGGTTCTCGACCGTATCATAGCCGTTCTCCTCGCGGAAGCGGGCTATGAGTTTGGACTTCGAGTCCTTCGCCACATCGTTGTCCCGCAGGACTGCGATATGCTCGTTCATACGAGCCTTGTACTCGCCCTTCCATACGCCTTCCCCGTTCCTGTGCGCCATAAGCGCGTAGAACTTGCAGATTTTCGGGAAATGCTCCGCGACAAGTGCCCTGTACTCCTTCTTTGAAACCATCTTCTTTCTTGTGTTCATTTAAACATACGACTATAATATATAGGGAATTTCCGTAAATTTCAGAATAATTTTCCATTTATTACAATGCCAAGGCTATCTTCCTCGTTTACAGGCAATTCACCGCTCGTTTCCGTATTATTTGACGACTGCTCCCCGTCCTTTTTCAAGAAACTCCAGTCCGTTTCGCGCTCCTCCTTCGTAAGAATCTTGCGCATAGCGTTGACATCCATCTTGCTGTATTCGGGCGCGTGCTCAACCCACCAGTTGTCGATTGCGCTCCAGTTCAGGTACGCCCCGTCCGCCACAATCTCGTCGGTACGCCTTGCCAGCCCCTCGAATATCTGCGGAGGCAGGACTTCCTCGCATCCGAGCATAACGAACTTCATATTCCTGTCGAAGTTCCGCTTAACATCGTCCAATGTCCCGCCATAGCAGGTCTGCGTCTTTGTATCCTTCAGTTTCTGCTTGGCGACTTCAAGTATGCACTCGCACAGGACGGACTTCAACTCGTCGTTGAAATAGCAGGATGTGTTTATCTCCGAGATACCCGTCTTGCCGTCAAACCTTTCAAGTATCCCCTTGCTCATCTTCGCTGTAAGCCCGTATGTCGTCTGTACATCCTCGCCGTGACGCTTGGTGGTCTTGGCGAATGTGCATACGCTCGGTATGTTGTCCGAAGTGTCACCGCTTATTATCTTGTCGAAAAGTGCCCCCTGCGCTTTGACAGGCTCTATCTTCAGCCTGTTCGCTACACGCAGTTCGTTGAGCAGGAGTTTGAGAGCGTCTATCTTCATAGAACCGCCTCCGAGCATACGCTCTATTATGTCACCGCCCTCCTTCTCCGTAAGCCTTCCGCAGTCGGATTCCGTTGCAAAGAGGGTGAAGTTCCTTTCGCCCGCTGGCGCAAGTTCCATAACCCCGTCGGTTATGAGTTGGTGCAAGTCGTGGTCTGTGCTGTATATGATTACGCTGTCTCCCATTCCGTTGAAGCGTCTCGCAAGGGAGCATATCCAGTCGTCGCCCTCCGCACCGGGCAGTTCGCACTGCGCAATCCTGCACAGGTCGAGCCACTTCTTGAACTCGGCTATGCACTCTCCGAAACGAACCTTGTCAACCTTCTGCTCGGTCTCCTTCCTGTTGCCCTTGTAGTCGATGACACCAGCGTATTCCCTTGCTGCCAGTTCCTTCCTCCAAGTGCCGAAGTCCCATACGAACACCATACCGTCCGCGACAGTCTTCCATCCGTGGAGAAGTGCCATCGTCTGTATTATCAACTGCTTGTTGAAGAAAGCCCTGTCCTGCTTCTTTTCGAGATACTTGCCCTTGCTCGGCTTCGGCATCCCGAAAAGACTCCGATAAATGAAGTTGTGTCCGTCTATCACTAAAAATGTTCTCATCCGAGTTTCCTTTTTCCTTGTTATTTATAAGCAATATATTGGAAAAATTTATAAAGTTCAGAAATATTTAAAATTTTTTTATGTGAACACAGCCTCGATGATATGCTCCCTGTCGTCCTGCGCATATGTCATATCGGCATCGGTGGACACCTGCACCCCGTCAATGCTCCAGCCCCCAAAGGAATAGCCAGCCGAAGGAACCGCGTGGAACTCGACAGCCTGCCCCTCATACGAATACAGCATACCAGCGGATACAGGCTGACCGTTTGCCGTCACCGCGCCCGCGCCAGACGGCACTATGCTCAACGGAATACGCAACGCCCCGTTCTTGTTGAAACGAATATCAACGGAACAGTTCGCTGTGACTGGCGGAAGCGTATATGTATATTGGTTCTGATATTGCGTGGCAACGAGTTCGCCAGTCACTACGCGCTCCGTAGCAAGTGTCTTGTCAACGACCACGCTCTCTATGCCCCCGTTCGGGTTTTCCTTGATATAGAACACGGGTGCAGAACCGTGCTGGACACCGTTGACTTGGAAGTCACCAGAATGCGTAGGAATATCATCGCATCCCACCGCACCCTCAAAGTCTCGCATCGATGATACGCCGACATTTATCGTGTACTGGTTTATGTCGAACTGCGCGACAAATACCATATCGCTGTCCGCAGTGAACGAATATGTCGTGTCTGCCGATACTGGTTCACCGTTCCCGTCAACCCAGCCGACAAAATGGTAGCCCTCACTGGCTTCCGCCGCTATCGTTACGAGGCTTCCCTCGTCATATTCCCCGCCACCGCTTGCAGTACCGCCAACAGTTGCCGAAACGCCTATTGCATATCTCGGTATCGTGGATATGAAATGCGCAGTAAGAATCCTGTTGTCGTCTGGCATAGTGAATGTATATTCGGCATCGGTCGAAACGGCAGTTCCGTTTTCAGTCCAGTTGACGAACGCATAGTTCTCGTTAGCCTGCGCGTTGACCGTAACCTGAACGCCCCTCATATAAGTACCTCCGCCAGACACCGTACCCTTGTCCGGGTCACACTGAACCTTGACCAAGTACGACGGTGTAATCTTCGTTATGACCTTGACCGTATGGTCTGCCGATATTAAACCGAATGTGTAATGCCCGTCAACGAGTGCAACCTCCGTGCTGTCAACATACACCGATGAAACTTCAAACCCGTACTGCGGGGCGACCGTCAGGACTGGGGACGAGCCGTCAGGAACAACTATAAAGTCCCCTGCCAAAAGTTGCGTGCCGTCTATGTCAACCGAAGAGTTGCCAGTGGCGACCACCGTTATCCTGCGTTCAGCCACGAAGTTCGCGACATAGGTCGCATCGGCTGTAACCGTTATTATGCGGGTGCTGTCCGTATTGCCGTCGCTCCACCCAGTGAAGATGTATCCGCTGTTAGCCGTAGCGACAAGCGTCACAAGGCTTCCCTCGTCATACTCGCCACCGCCAGTTGCAGTCCCGCCACCCGCAGGGCTTGCGGTCACTCCCACCGAATATCTCGGCAGTGTCGAGGCGAAGTTGGCTATGAGCGTTACGCTCTCATAGACATCAAACGAATATGCCCGCTCTGTACAAACAACCTCTCCGTCCTTCGTCCAGTTGAGGAACTCATAGTTCCCGTTGGGTGTAGCGGACACCTCGACGGTCTCGCTGTACGAATACTGACCGCTTCCTGTCGTTTCACCCGCGCCCGTCGGATATTCAAGCGTCGCGACATCAATCGCGCCGTCCTTGTTGAAGCGGACATAGACCTCCTTGTCCCCGTCAACCTCACCGAAGATGTATGTCCTGTCTGGGACAAGGCTTCCCATTATGCTCTCCCCGTCAACGCTTCCGAGATGAAGTTCTGTTATGAACAACCCAGACAAAGGTATGAACTTGAACGCATCACCGCTTGCAAGCGGGTAGGCGACACCAAAGGCAAGGCTCGTGCCGTCCTGAACAACCTCGCCCCTCGGATTGCCGTCCAAGATGACAGCCTCGCCCTCGATTATGTCGAAGCAATGGAATGTAACCGTATTCGCTGGCGGTTCTGGTGCTTCCGCGAATGAAACTATAATCGTGTGGTTGCTCTGGACATTCTCGAATGTATATGTATTGTCCACAAGCGTCTGCGGAGCAGTGTCAACGATAACACTGTCCACCACATAGCCTTCGTCTGGCGTAACCACATATACGCGGGTTTCGCCTTCTGGTACGGCTATTGTTTCAAGAGGCTCTATTGTCCCGCCTGTTCCGTTGACCATCGAATATATGCTGTATAACACGGCTTCCCGCGAGAAGTGCGCATCAAGCAATACCGAGTGGTACGGCATAACAAACTCCGTATCCCTGTCGGGGCTGTCGAGTTCATCGCCATATATCCACCTGTCGAACCTCCAGCCCTCATACGGCTCTGCGTGGATTGGAATGGTCTCGCCCGCATAGCAGTATCGGCGCAACGGGGATGTCGTTCCGCCTTCAGGCGGCATAGCCTGTGTTTCAAGCACGAACGGATTGTCCTTATGGACTACGACGGTGAACTCCGAATTATGCTCAATCGGTTCATACACATATTCATCATCGTCCAAGACATCTCCCGTAACCACCCTTGTCGCGCCAAGTTCCGTAACGGTCGCACTCTCATAGCCGAGTTCGTGCGCGATTGTTATGACTGGTCGCGAGCCGTCGTCCACATATATCTCGCTTCCGCTTTCGGGGACTATCACATCGTTGACATAGACCGTACAGCCACTGTTCCAGACCACATCCCCCGTGTTGTAGTTCCTTGCGCCGAACCTCACCACAAGCAGACGCTTGCCCGAAATGTCCTCGAACTCCGCATATATGGTATGGTCGCGCAGTATTCTCCTGAATGTATAGTTGTTGTTCTCCTCAAGCATCGATGCCTGCCCGTCAACAAGGAACTCGCTTATGCGATGCCCCTCGTCTGGAACTACCGTATATCTCCTGTCAGAACCTTTCGGTGCATAGACCGTACCTTCAACTGGGCTTATGCTCCCGCCCTCGCCAGACGATGAGGTTATCCTGTATGCGTTCTCCTTGACGACTTGCAGGTAGAACTTGACACTCGCATTTGTCGTGTCGATACCGTCTCGGCAGCGTATCGAGAGGTCATACCTGTTATAATCAGCCGAACCGCTTGCAATTACGGCATCTACATCATCCACGGGACGGCATTTCGGAGGCGGTGCATAGTCTCCCGACGGCAGAAGTTGCGTCCTGTAACTTATGACATTGTTCTCGTCGTACGGCTGTATGTACGAGATTTCCGAACCCCATTCGTTTTCGGACACGGGGTACTTGAATATTATGCAGTATGTATGCTGGTCGGCTTCCTGCCAGTCGCCATACGGATATGTGTCGGGAAACTTGTACCTTATCTCGACCGTTGCGCTCGTGTCGTCATCGGAATCCAGCCCCCTGTGGGAAGCCCTCACCTCATCATTCCCGAACCAATCGAGCGTGTGCTCCCGAAAGTCTGCATCAGCCCAGTCCCCTGCGGAAAAATAACTCCCGAAGTTGAAGGCATACTCTATGTCGGTATGAACTTCCGAAACCCCGTTGTACCAGTAACTGTAAGGCTCGTCGTCCGCCGAATACTTCGTGAAAAGTGCTTCGGGTGTCAACGGGGTGTATGCGTGCCCGCCGACCCTGATACTTATGTCCCCGTTCCCGTACTTGTCGGCAAGGCAGTCTGAACCGACCGAACTTCCAACCGCCCAAGCGGTCACATCAACCCAGCCAGAAGGGTTGTTCATCAGAGTGGCGTTAGCCCCCTCGTGCCGAAGCACCTGAAAACCGACATAGTTGAGCAGGACACCCTTCCTGTAGTTGCCAGCGTTGTCGTCTGGCGAAAAGTCGTCCAAGTGCCGAGAAACATCATAGCACCCGTTCAATGAAATGGAAAGGGTGAACTCCACCCCGTCCGCATACACATCGTCGATGTGAGAAACATATATGCCGTTACCTTCCTGTGTTACCATTAGTTATCGCCTTATGTATTTGGAAAACCTTCAAATAGTTCAAAAGTAAAAAGCGCATCGTAGTAGCCGTAGTCATCCTTATATAGATACAGGCACACCCTCGCAACATAATCATCTGCAATCGTCCCGCCAACGGGATATACGGTTACAATCCCCCTGTTCGACTGGTCGATAGAAAGCGTCGGTGTCTGCATTACACTGCTCCACGCTGGCTCTGCGGACTTGATGCACATTACCGCATTAACTGTTGCGGGCGAAAGATGTTCATTGGAAAAATCCTCATAATTTGCGCCAGTGCCAAATGTAAACTCTATGCCGTTTCCGCGCCCGTCACCTATAGGAAAACACTTATAAGCCACATATTCATATTCATTTTGCTTCAACGCGGGAACGCCAGTGCCACTGTCGCCCTTGTCGCCCTTGTCGCCCTTGTCGCCCTTGTCGCCTTTCTTGCCCTTTGCATCGACCATATACATATCCGCGCCCACAGGATACGGTGATTGTATCGTGGCGATGTATATCGTAACGAGCACATACACGCCAGAAATGGATTTCGGGGTGGCAACATTCTGGCTTGAAACGGGTGCGGACGAGCCAAGCCCGACATCGCCTCCGTCATTCGTATCGCCGTCCCCGCCAGTATCGCCATTGTCGGAGGTGTCGTCATCGTCCGAAATACCAGTAATGGTTTCGTAGCCTTTGTGCGTAACATCATCGGACGATACGCCACCGTTGTTCTCAAAAGTCTCCTTGTCAATGGTTTCAAATTCACTGATGCCATCGGAGGAAGATATATTGTCGGTGCGGACGAACGCACCGAAGCAAGCCCTCCTTATCCCGTCGTTCCTGCGCCCCATATCGTCAGATATGAGTTGTAGCGTGTATCTCCCGACAGGCTCACCTTTCGGAAGCGTGACATCAATGTCAAGGACAACTCCCTTTCCCCATTCGCCAGCGGACACAGCCGCATCGTCAAGTGCCGAAACTATATCCTCTCCGCTTGTGGATATTGTGAGTTCATACATAGGCGAGGAAGCCGACCGTCCAAGCAGTCCGCCACCTTCATTTTCGTCATCTTGCGACTGACCGTCAAATTTCGTAAGCCCCGATGACATCTTCTCGGCATTTAAGCCTCCGAGCCATACCATATTGCCGTCTATATGATACACACAGTCACCTTCGGAACTTCCACCGCCGTTGCCCCTGCCACCAATGGGTATCCACATATCGGCAGGAATGTTGTCGTACTCCGAAGGGCGCACGCCTATAAGTGAAGTACCGTCCCTGTTTATGTTATAGTACATATACCAGCCGCAGGTCTGGGTATCGTCGTCATACTCGTACACTATGTCCTGCGAACGGTATGCACGCTTGGAGTTCCACGGGTTAGCGACCTTGCGGAAGTTCTCGTCAATCTCCGCCACCGTGAGTTCGCGCCCCTTCTCTCCCCTGTATGCTATCTTCTCCGTAAGGCTGTCCGCAACTGGGACGCTTGCTGTGTTGGCTATCACCCATATATCTGGGGATATTCCCGATTTACGCGCATATTCGTAGAGCGAAAACGCAACCCACCGATACGCCACCTCGCCTTCTTCCTCGTCCTTTGTGCGAATTATAAGGAACACTTTGTCCGCGTCCGTCGTGTCCCTCTCCGAAAGATATAACATCTGCGGGTCGAGTTCAAACGGGTTCGGTAGCAGTTCCCCGTTTACCGTAGCCCAGTTCTCCGTAAGTGCCACTGGGTAGTAACTCCCGCCAGTGTGTTCCTCGACAACCCTGTCCTCGCCGACATCGCCTTTCATACGGATAACAATGTTCCTTGTTCCCGCATATTGGTCATCAATCGTAATATTCGCATCTACCGTAAGCGTCCTTTTCATAAGCCAGCAATCAAATATTCATAATCTATGGATTTCCTTCCAGTACCAGTCGCCGAAGCACAGGTCTCCGAAAACACCTTCGGCTGTGCGCCTCTCCGCCTCCCCGACTATCGCGCAATACCTGTCGAGCGTGCGCTCGACCACTCCGAGAACACGGCTCGCATCAGCCTCCCTCGTAACGGTGGCGGTCGGACGAACTACGGAGCGTTCCGAAATCCTCCTCCTTTTCCCGCAGGCATCGGTCACCCGAAACGATATGCGCGGGAGAAACCGAAGCGTGCGGGTAAGGGTGCAGTCGCAGAGTTTCCAGTACCCGCCGTTCTCCTTCGTGAAAGCACCAGTCGAAACGGTGTCCCCGAAGTATTCGGCAAGTGCCTCTCGGTCTGTGAATGAACGGAAGTTCGACATACCGTCTGGGCGCACATAGGCTATGCGCACATCCGTCATATCGAAGCCGAACTTCCCGAACCTGTCTGCGAGGTCGAGTATCACTTCGTATGTATGCGCGGAAAAGTTCATTCGGCTATAAGATACTATATATACATTATTTATAAATGTCGGGAAACCGACGGCGGAAGCCGAATTATAAATATAGAGTACAGCAAAGGACAGGGACTTATGGACATAAAGGCACTCAAACCGCACTCGCAGAGCGAGTCGCTCAAATACAGTCAGGGCTACTACGCCCCAGTCAACAGGGAGAAATACTGCGGGGGCTACCCGATAATATACAGGAGTTCGTGGGAACTCCGCGTATGCAAGTTGCTCGACCTCTCCCCAGAGGTGAAGAGGTGGGGGAGCGAGTGCATATCGGTAAAGTATTTCAGTTCCCTCGACCAGAAGTACCACGAGTATTTCCCAGACTTCTACTTCGAGAGGACGGACGGCGAGGGGAACACCAAGCACTATGTCCTCGAAGTCAAGCCGAAGAAGTACCTGACGAAGCCCGAACAGCCGAAGCGCGTCACGGAGAAGTCCCTGAAACGCTTCAAGTATGAGGCGGAGACCTTCGTGCGCAACACCGAGAAGGCAAGGGCGTGCGAGATGTTCTGCAAGCAGAGGGGCTGGGAGTACAAGTTCGTGACGGAGGACAGCCGAATACCGATACTATAAACCGCAGGACTATATATAAATAATATATAAATGACTACAAAACACACTCTTATATGGAAATAAGGACAGCACTCGTCTGCATAGCGAAGGGCGAGAACAGGTACATCCGAGAATGGTGCGAATGGCACAGGGGCATAGGCTTCGATGAAATCTACATATATGACAACAACCTTGTCGGGGAAAGGATAGACGAGGCGGTGGGCGACCTGCCCTATGTCCATATCAACAACCGATACCGCAACGCATTGCAGAGGAATGTCGAGATACAACTCAAGTGCTACAACGAGTGGTACAGGGCGCACAGGGGCGACTTCACACACTTCGCCTTCTTGGACTGCGACGAGTTCCTCAATGTGTCGGACGACTTCAACGGGCTGAAGGACTACATAGCCCGCGTGGTAAGGAACGCGGAGGGGACGAGGCTCTACTGGAAGTGCCACTCCGACAGCGGAAACCTGCACTACGAGGACAAGCCAGTGAGGGAGCGTTTCCCGCAGGTCGTAGAGCCGAAGGACGGGAGGTACTTCTATAAGATGCTCTTCTCGACGAGGAGGGAGGAGTTCAAGATGATAAATGTCCACTTCTCCAACCACCTCTCCAACATAATCGACTGCAACGGGAAGAGGATAAACTACTCCCAGTCAACATACACGAGGGGTGGCGTGGCGTATGACTGCGCTTGGGTTGACCACTACATAACGAAGTCTGCGGAGGAGTATTTCAGGAACAAGCGGGGGAAGAAGGACGATGCTCGGAGGCTCACGGTGGGCTTCTTCTTCAACTTCAACGAGCACACGGAGGAGAAGGACAGGTATGTGGCGGAAATTGTCGGCATTGATGTCGCCACCGTAGCGAAGTCCAACGCTGGCGCACTCGAAGTCCACATAGACAGGAAGCCCGAAACGGTCGTGCTGGACGGGATGCTGAAGGACACCGTGAAGGTGCTCCCGCAGAAGCAAGCCGAAGCACTGAAGGCGGTGGCGGAACAAGAGCCGAAGCCCGAAGCGAAGACGGCGAAGTCAGCCACCGTACAGTCCGCGCCAGCACAGGTCGGCGAATACCCCGAAGGCGTGAGCGTGTGCATAAGCGCATACCAGACACAGGACTACATAGAGGAGTGCCTCGACAGCGTGGAGGCGCAGACTTGGTTCAAGAGCCACAGCAACTGGGAAGTCCTGCTCGGCATAGACGGATGCGAAAAGACGCTCGAAAAAGTCAGGAGCATAATGCACAAGTACAGAAACCTGCGCGTGTTTATGATGGACGAGAATGTCGGCACTTATGTCACCTGCAACACGATAATGAAGGAGGCGAAGTACAAGTGGCTGTTGCGCTTCGACAGTGACGATGTGATGCCGAAAGATATGATTGAAAAATTCTATAATAAACAACAAGGCAAGCAGATTGATGTATTTAGAGTATTCTATCATAACTTCGGTAAGAAAAACAATCAAGGTATAGCGTGCGGTGTCCATTTCGTAAGACACGAAATATGGAACGAATATGGAGGGTATCGAAAATGGAGAATTAGCGCAGACTATGACTTCCTGCATAGAATAGGAACAGACACTAAATCATTGACCGATGACAATGTATTTTACAACAGAAGGGTCAGAGATAACTCACTTGAGCATAACACGGATACAAATATGCAATCAGAACTGCGCAAAACACTCAATAAATTCGTAGTGGAGAAATCAAGACAAGACAAGATAATCGAATGCTCAACTACTAAATATAAAGCAATTACACTAAATGCGATTATCAGCCTGACATCTTGGAAAGCACGAATAGGTATTGCGCACAAAAGCATCGAATCTCTATTTAAAATGTGCCCTAACTATCACATTGTACTCGTTTTATCAAAAAAAGAATTTCCAAACCAAGAAAAGGAACTGCCACAATCAATATTAACTCTGGTGGATACAAAGGGTCTTGAAATATTATGGGTAAATGAGAACTACAAGGCATTCAAAAAAGTATTACCAACAATAGAAAAATATGGAAATGTACCAATCATAAGTGCGGATGATGATGTGGCATACACAAGAAACTATGCAGATGAATTGTATCAAGAATGGTGCAAGGACAAATCCGTTGCTACTATTTCATACAGGCACGATAAAATGGTTACAAACTGTGGGGCGGCAACATTATACAACCCGATATATTTTGATGACCTATATGGTGTCATAAACGAAAACATAGTCAATACCAATGAGGACGATATGTTCTTTCAATTCATAATCGACAAATGCCACTTGAAACAACGATTTATGAACAAGGGATTCCCGTTCACTATGACCAAAAATGGAACACCCGCATTAAGCGATACATATAAGCAAAAGAGCACACCACAGGAAAGACTTAAACGAAATTCTGAAATATATGCACAAGAGTTCTATAAAAATGCACCCGTGCATATCAATATTACAACTTGGAAAAAACGCGACCACTGCCTTCCAGTAATGCTATCAAATTTAACAAAACAAACACGCAAGCCAGACCGAATAATATTATGGCTCTCATCTGATGAATATGACAAGGACAATCTACCCGAACACATCATTAAATGCTTAAACGATGGTCTATTAAGTTGCATAAAATGGATACCAAAAAACATATATGGACACAAAAAGCAACAATGTTTTAAATACTACAACTATTGCTATAACATTGAACTGGATGATGATACTCTATATAAGCCGAACATTGTCAATGAACTAATAACACAGGCAAAACTACATACAGACTGTATTACTGTTTATAGCACAACATCCGTAAAATATGTCGGGAACGAAGTCATAAAATCCAAAATAGCAAAAACACCATCTGAATACAACGCATATATGGGAGGGCGAAACTGCTTCCCACCTTTCATCTATCCGTTTGATGCTTATGAAAAGTCAGAATTACGCGACAAGTATGTTACCAAATGCGATGAGGGATGGTTGAGACCTTACCTAATGAAACACCACATCAAAATAAATGCCTTGCACGACTGGGACAATAGTGATTATCCTGCCATAAAAGACAGCCAAACAGATTCACTATGGAATGAAAACAAACGGTTCTATAAGAATGGTATGCGTGAAAAGGAGAGAAACTTTTTCAATGGCATCAAAATAGTTGGAGTTGAGAATGAAGCAAAACGATTGTGGTCACAGATAGGCATAGACAAATGGCAGCCAAAAACCAAAGATGAAATGTAGTTTATACATATACAAATATGAAAATACGACATTTGGTATCAACACGATTTTTACTTTTCGATTTCTTTGGTGACGGCAGAATATTTGATGACGGTTACAAGAAGAATGTTACAAATGTTCTTATGAACGGTTTTATAAGCACGCTAAAAAATCAAACAGATGATGATTACGAATGTGCCATCATAACAAATCCGCGAAATGTAGAATATGTAAAGTCCTTATCGTTTCCGATAAAAGTTAAAGTGTTCACCTATGACGGTATCATCGCCGATATAAAATCATCCTTAAATAACTATGACTATATCATTAGTACGGTATCGGACTATGACGACTTTTTCCATAAGGACAATTTAAAGATAATAAAGCAGTCGATTAACAGTTCGGTAAACTTTAAGATGTTCGGCTTTTTGAACGGTGCTACTCTAATCAAAGGCGAAGACGAACCCCATTTGTTCAGCCCGTCATACATCGGTACAACAGGTTTCTTCACCTGCTGTGCTTCTATAATATATTCCACAAAAATCAGTTTCACAAACGAGTTTCCTTTCATAGTCCACGAAGTCGCAAAGAAACATAATGGCAACCACCCTAATTGGAAACACATAATCGAAGCCGAATATAAGAATTGGGGACTACACGAACTTGATGCCGATTTCTTCGACTATGACAAAGATGACAAAACCACTCGTTTTATATGGACAAGGCAACCGCAGTCTTATACAACAATAAAACTGGAAGAAGAACACAAACCATTGCACTTGTCCGATGTTATCGTTTCATTGGATTTAAAGAATGATTTTGGATATGGAAAGTAATATTACAAAACAAAAACTATTACAGAAAGCATCAGCGCGGGGATTTCAGAACTTCAGCATAGACAACCCGCATACTTGGTGCGAAAAGATGGCGTGGCTTCAACTCAATGATGACATAGACCTGCGTGCAAGGTGCGCGGACAAAATCCGAGTACACGAATATTCAATGGAAAAACTCGGCAAGGACATCTGTGTACCAATCATAAGAATTTATGACAGCCCCGATAATGTCGGCATAGCAGAACTCCCCGACAAGTTCGTGCTGAAATGCAATCACGGGTGGAATATGAACATTGTCGTAAACGATAAAGCCAAAGCAAACCCGAATGACTGCAAGCAAAAGTTACAGCAATGGCTGGATACCCCGTTCGGGGACAAGTCGGTGGAGATACACTATCTGAACATACAAAGACGTTGTTTCTCCGAAACACACATCGGCAACCCGATAGACTACAAGTTCTGGTGCTTTGACGGGACACCGACCTATTGTACCGTGAACGCAAACATAGGGAGCAACGGCAACACCCCATATTCAATAAACTGGTATGATATGAACTGGCGTATAAAAAACATATCAAGGTTAGACCACCCGAACAACCCGAACAAACTCGACAGGAAGCCAGAGCATTTTGAACAGATGAAAGAATACGCCAGCATACTCTCGCGGGATTTCCACTTTGTCAGGGTGGACTTCTATGAGGTTGACGGAACGGTATATCTCGGCGAACTTACATTCACCCCAGCGACAGGTTTTATAAAATGGACTAATCCCAGAATTGACAGGATGTTCGGTGATATGATTAAACTGTAGCACCCCTATAAATAACCCGTACACCAACCCTAAAACCGAAAGGCGATGATTAAGAAGATTGACACGCTGTACCCCGTGAGCATCTGGCTCGGATACTGCACAACGGAAGAGGAATATGAGAGCATATTCCACGACGGAGACTGGAAGAAGACGATAGAGGAATACTCGTCAAGCGACGGGCTTACGGTCTATTGCGACCACAAGTTGCTCATACACTACAACAGCGACTTCGAGTTCGGCACTATAATGCACGAGTGCTACCACGGGGCGAACAACATCTGGAACTGCATAGGGGCGAAGCACGACACCGACAACGACGAGCCGTTCGCATACCTGCTGTCGTTCCTGACAGAAGAGTCGAGGAAGTTCCTCGCGGAGAGGTTTTCGCCAGAGATGAGCAAGGATATAAATAATTCATAACATATTGACAATCTGTAACTGTATGAAAATAAAGAAATACAAGGAATACACAGACGGCGGTTACAAGGAATACGGTCGCGGGATAAGGTTCACCGACGCGGACGGCATCGAATGGACTTCCGTAGTATCGCTCCGAGACAACGCGGGAGGGATAGCCCATATAGTCGTTGACGACCACTGCTACATATTGTATCAGGGAAGCGAGGACAGAGGCTTCCGAAGATACCACTACATATATTCGGAGATACACAATGCGCTCAAGGGGCTTCCAGACCCCGCGACATTATAAGATATAAATAATTCATAATAGGAACACAGGACATTATGATACACATCAGGAGGATTGACGAAAGCGAACGCACCGACCTTGCTGGTTATTTCAGCCAAGAATACCCCGAAATAGCAATCGAGCGCGGGGACAGTTCTTGGAACAGGTACAAGGAAAACATCGAGCGCAGGCTCGCCAACTATCACGGCGGTACGAAGGACGCAACTGGCGGGCTTGAAAATGTAGGGAAATCCCTGCATCGGAAAGTAAGGATTAGCATCAATGAAGACCTGCTCGTATGGCTCGCCAATATGACATCGGAAAACTACCACACGGAAGCAAGATATGAGATTGCCCGCTACCTCTCGCAGTTCTCCGACGATATGAGGCAGTTCGAGGTCTATTACAGGAGTTTCGTGGAGGCTTTCTGTAATGGCGGGTGGAACTTTCCGAATGACAGCGAACCAAGACGCATTATGGACGATATGATGTTCATAACGATAGGAAAGATATTCGGGGCGGAAGTGGTACGCAAGTTGTCCTGTGCCCTCTAATATAATATATTGACAATTTATAGCACTATGGTACACATCAAAAGATACAATGAAATGCTGAACGAGGCATATACCAGATGGAACGAGGACTCGATGAGGTTCGGTAATCGAGGCAACTATATGCTCTCCGACGACACGACAATCTTCGTGCGGGAGTCCGAGCCAGATGACAACATCGGCACGATACGGAGGATACAACTCACGAAGGAAGCCGTATTCGACCTCAACGAGCACAAGGACTACCAACTTTTCGTGGACGGCAGGTTCATAACTCTGGACGCAACGGACGAGGAAGTGGTCAGGATGTGTTCCAGACCGTACAACCTCAAGGTCATCGCGGAGGGCTGGCTCGACACGGAAAGCCCGTTCTACCCCCTTGATACGAGTTGCTTCTCGATACGCTACACGGACGACTGCGACTTCTCCGATTTCGTCAGGGACTTCAACGGAATAAAGTCCCAGTTCACGAGGCGGTGCATATACAAGCACTATGTGGGGTTTGTCAGGAGCACATTCCTCGAAGGAGGGCTGGACAAGGAAAACGGATACGAATTTGTACGCAAATCATAAGGCACTATGAAAGGAATATCGGAACTCGCAATGTGGAAGAGGGGAGCGAAGCCAGCGGACTGCGACGGCTTCACGGAGGAAAGCGAATACCCGCCCCTCTCGGAACTTCAGGACGGGACATACAGGGCAATCATATACGACTGGGTGTTTGAACTCGCGGACGGACGGAAGTTCTCACTGCCGTACGGCATACGCCAGAGCAGGCGGTGGTCAAGTTTCAAGAACTATGAGGTGAGGAACGGGGATGCAACCGAAGTGGCAGAGTCCGGGAACGGTCTCGGACACCACATATCCGAACTCCCCGACGGGACATACGAGGGACGCTGGTACGCATACTGCCTTGAACTCTCGGACGGACGGAAGTACAAGACCGACACAGGAGTGTTAAGAAGCCGTGAACTCACGCCAGTCGGGACATACTCCGTGAAGAACGGAACAGTAAGGGAAATCCGATAGGACAAGATACACGAACGGCTGGCACAAGACCAGCCGTTTTCTTTTTATCAGTACGCAATATATAGGCTATCTACAACGCATTCTGTTTCTCCGCTACCATAGAGTTGGCGAACTTGACAACCCCCCTGTCCCGAAGCCAGTTCTGTAGCCTATGGACTTCCGAACACTCATAGGCTGGCGTACCGCAGTGGTCGAATATCCTCAACTTCCCGCCAGACAGGAGTTGGAACTCGCACCCGCAGAGTTCGCTCCACCACATCGCAAGGACTTCCGCCCCGTCGTTCCCATCCGAATAGACGCTCTCCGAAATCCTCTCCCAGAAGTTAGCGTCCATAAACTTCTCGTCTATCGGCAGTGCCGAAACGGTGTCAGCCCAAGCCCAAGCCATAACGGTCTCCCGCCTGTGGTAGCCGAGTTTCCTCCTATGCACGGCATCAACCCTCACCACGCCAGCGTCGGCAACGACCACAAGGTCGTTCAACTGCACCTGTCCGAGTATTCCCTTCGTTCCCATAACTATTCCTCTCTCTTAATTACAGCCTCGATTGTCAGGCTCTCCACGCGGGGAAATACGAACATATCCACACGGTCATTCTCCCCGTCATACTTCACATCGATAACATCAACGCCGTCATATTCCGCTTCGACCACATTCCCTACCATAGTTTCCTCCTGTTCTGCTCTTCGGTGCATTTCCTCTCGCTCTCCCTTATCCTCTGCTCGGCAACCCCGAAGTAGTGCCTGTCAACCTCTATGCCGATGAAATTCCGACCAGTGTTCACGCAGGCTACGCCCGTGCTTCCGCTTCCCATACAGTTGTCGAGCACCGTATCACCCTCGTTGCTTCCGAGAAGCACTATCCTCTCCATAAGGGCAATCGGCTTCTGTGTCGGGTGAGATGTCCTTTCCTTCGAGTTGTGGGGCAGGGCTGGAATGTCAGACCAGACATCCGAGAGGCATATCCCGTCTCGAAGCATACCTTCGGTGTACTCCTTCCTCTTGGTGTCGGGCTTTATCTTCAGGTTGTTGAACACGGCTTCGCCCCTCGAATAGTAGCATATCGGCTCGTACCCGCTTGCAAGGGCGTGCCCCCTCGTGGTGTTGAAGCCCCGCTTCCTGCACCAGACTATTATGCGCCTCTCGTCGAAGTACCTGTCGAGCAGGGCGCAGATATGCCTGTTGTACTGCCGTGATGTAAAGAGGAACACATTGGCGTTGTCCTTCGCGAGCCGAGCGTACTCGGCTACCAACATTTCCACCCAGCCGAGATATTCGTCCAGCGAAGCCCACTGGTTGTCGAAGTCGAACTCCACCACCCCGAAATACGGGAGGTCGCACACCACGCAGTCAACCGACCTGTCTGGCAAGCCACCCATCACTTCGAGGCAGTCCCCGTTATACAGCCTGTATTCCGACATTTCCGACTATCCGTTAATCATATTCACAACATTCGGCTTACCGCACCCAAGCACCCTGAATATGCCTGTCGGCACGAGCCTCACCTCCCCGTTGCCGTCAACCGTAGCACCGCACGGCACGCCGCGAGCGTCAAGCATAACGCCGAGCATAACAGCAGTGTCGCCTGCGGAGAACACCACCTCGTCCCCGTCGATGACATCCGATATGAACCTTACGCTTACCTTCTCCATAGCCTAAACCAGTATAAGCGCAGTTATGCCCGCACCGAGTACAAGACCTCCGAGTATGCACAGGAACACGACGAGCCTCTTCGGTGAGTAGAAACTGTGCTCTGGCTCAAGCACCACGAGGAAGTCGTTAGTCCCGTCGAACTGCTCGTACTGCTCTGGATATATGAGCAGGTTTGAAATCTGGAGTTCGTTGAAGAACTTCACGAGCCTTACGAGTTTATCCTTTATGTATGTGTCAACGGCAGCCATCTTGTCATACTGCTCCTGCCAGTTCCTCTCTGGGAGGTAGAGTATCTCCGTGTCCACCGCTATCACCCCGTATATCCTTCCAACCCAGTCTATGTCGAAACCGAGTTCGTGAAGGCGGGCAAGGTTGTCCTTGTCCTTGAAAATCTTGCGCACAACCCTATGCGTCTTTATTTCCCTTATCAGTTTCCTTATCATCCGAGTATCCTTTCACTATCAAGTTGAGGTCTATTACCGACTGCAACGACACTGGCGAGAAGTCGCACAGGTCGGTGCGGACATTGAAACGCCCTTCGTACAGGTTCGACTTCACCGTGCCACCGTGTATGTTCAGAGTGCCGTGAGCCTTCCCGTTCCAGTCGAGCAGGGGGTATGCGCTCAACACGACACCCTCCGTCGGTATCTCTATTATGTTCTTCTCGCTCATCGTGAACGAGTCCTCGCTCGAAACGAGCCTGTCCCAGTATTTGACTGGGCTTTCCACATTCACCCTGTCGAGAACCTTCTGCGTTATGTCGGTATCGCCCACCGAGCGTCCCGCAAACTTGTCCTTCACCCTGTCCGAGAGCATATCCACGAGGGACTTCACATTACCCTCCCCGTACACTATCGCGCTACAGAGTTCGACGAGCATATCCGCAAGTTCTATGTTCACCTCGTCCGAGCCAATCATCTGCCGAAGCACCATACCGTACAACTGGTTCGAGAGCGACTCCCTCGAAATCTTGCGTTTCTTTGAACTCTCCTCTATGGCGAACCTTATGCACATACCTTCGAGTGCCTTCAGCGTGTCGCCTGACGGAACATCGTCAAAGCGGTTGAGCAGGGGCGACAATATGTCGGAGTATGTGAAGCGCATAAAGTTCATATTCTGCTGGGCGACGAGGGTGTCCGTAGCCGTAGGGACGAGCACTATCCTTCCGCGCAGGCAGTTGAGCAGGCTCTCGTACTTCGTGCTGTCGTAGTTGAAGCCTCCGAGGACGAACACTATGTCGTCCTCCCCGACCACGCAGTTCCACCTCTCCACGAGTGCCTCGTTCATATGGGCGATGTCCTCGAACGGACGCTTGAATATGCCTATTATGTTGTGGCGGTAGAACCACAAGTCCGATGTTACAAATATATTCATACCTGTCTCCAATCCTTTCTTTCCTATCTATTGCTAATATATAGGAAAATAAAAACATTTTCAGAGTTCCGAGTAAATTATTTTGAGCAGGGCGAAGGCGTTGTAAGCCCGAACCCCTATGCTGTCCCTTATCCTCTGCAACGCAATCTCGCTGTCCCTCGACCTCGAAAGCCGAAGCGAATAGACGATGCCCTGCGCGAATATCACATCCTTCATACAAGCCGAGCGGGTATTGACGAGATACGGGGCTACGGAATACGCAGCAGCCCCAGCGTTCCGAACGGAAGCCACCCGAAACACGCAGTCGTTGACCAGCCGAAGCATATCGTCGTCATTGTACTCCCCGATAAGTCCGACAGCCCTCTCGTACTTGGCGTTGCAGAAGTCATACCCGTCGCCCGCCTGCTGGCACACATACCTGATTTCCGCAAATTCGTTCCCGACGAAAGGCGGGCGGTACTTCGACAGCACATCCGAAGGTATGTCGGACTGCGGGAATATGACCACCGCACTGCACCTGTGAGAGCCTTTGAGAACCCTCTTCAGGAAAAGCCCGTCGAGTATGTTGACATCTATAATCGGGGTGCTTACGACCATATCGCTCGGACTGCGGAGGACATCCTTGAATGTCCGCTTGTACTCTGGGTTCATAACAAGTATGTTGGAGCACAGGTGATAGTCACCGTCGGTGAACGGGACTGCCACCATATCGGAGCAGTTCTCCGCAATATAGTTCTCGCGAGCCGTATCATCGGCGCAGCACACGAACAATATGTTGCCCTTCTTTTCAGACATAACTTATATGTTTTGGTTTCGGATTATTTATACGCCTCGTCGAACGGGCATTTCGGCGGACAGCAAAGCACCGCATACAAAAAAAGGCACTCAAGCGAGTGCCTTTCATATCATATCTTCCTCAAAATCCATATTATCGGAACTGTGTTCTTCATCTGGCGTTGCTCACGCTCGTCAAGCAGGTGGTAGTCTCCGTAATGTTTCGGATTGTTCACGAAACGAATATATTTAGCCCTGTCGATGAGGGGTTCAGACCAGTCGAGGTCGTACCCAGTGTATTCCCCGATTTTCTCGAAGCCGTACTTCACAAGACGCTTTATGGCGCAAAGTCCACCGGGCGTACACCCGCCACGCGAAGTGACAATTCCGCCAGAAGGCACATATCCAGCCACGCTTTGCAAGAGCCTGCCGAGTTCGCTTTCGGAAATACACCCGCCCTTCGGTACATAGAAGTGTATATAGTTCACGCCTTGCCCCCCAGCGTCGGGAAGAAACTTCACGCCCCTTCCGCCATCCTCCATAAGCCTGAATGTAATGTGCCTCCCCCACTTCTCGCTGACAGCGGGAGAGCCGACAATGATGCCGTATGCGTCGGGTGCGTCCATCACTTTATCTCCGAGTGGTTGTGGAGGATATTGTTCATAAGCACGAGCACCGCTTCGGTCTTGTCCTTATAGACATAAGTGCTGTCTATCTCAAACTTGCCGTTGGCGGTTTCCACCGTAAGTATGTTGTACCTGCGTATGTCGTATGCGTTCTCATCCCTGTTCCTTCGGTTGGGGTTCTGCCACATCCTCGTCTCGTGTCGGGCAATGCTCACGACAGTACCCCTGTCGAGCGAATAGCCGTTGTCCGTGCTTCTCCCGAAGTAAACCCTGTCCCCTATCGAGAACTCCTGCCAGCCGCACTCCATAAGCGACTGGTTTTCCGAAATGAGCCTGTCGCCCGCATCTCGGAGAGCGTCAAGCATACCCTTGTATTTGCCTGCATCTACCATTGGTGGAAAAATTTAAAGAGTTATATATAACTTATTTATATTTGAACACCTACTTGGCTACGGAAGAAAGGAAATGCTTGGAAAGTTTAAGGACATTCGCCTTCGTGGTGTCGTCATAGTTGAGGCTTCCGATGTACTCCTCGACTATGCGTTCGAGTTCAAGCCCGCTCTCCCCTATGCCGACCTCAAGGCTGACCTCCTGCTCCCCGACCTCATCGGCTGGTGTCATCCTTATGTCCCTTGCACCAGCACTCTCCGAGAGTTTAGCGACCGTATGCTCCGCACCGCCCGATATTGCCTCGTCGTTGGTGACGAACACCTGAACGAAGTTGCCAGCAAAGTCCTTCTCCCTCTCCGAGAGTTCCGAATACTTGACGCGGATGAACTTCGGTGAAACGGTGTTCTCTATGAACTTCATATCCTTGCCGTCAATAACGAGTATCCCCCTGTCGTTGCCACAGTCCCCGAAGTTCAACTGGTACGGAGTGCCTACGAAAAGCACGCCCCTCGAAGTCTCCTGATGCAAGTGTATGTGACCGCATATCAGTTTCGCCTGCCCCGAATAGCGTATGCCCCTGTCGCTCGTAGAGCCACCCATTATGTACTTCGCCCCCACAGCCTCCGCGTGGGCGAAGATATAGTCGCATCCCGAATGTTCGGACACCCACCTGTTAAGCAGTTCGTCATCGTGCGTGTAGGGAAGCAACGCCATACTCGGTCTAATGTTATTCAAACTATGCACCACAGCAGGCTTCGTTATGATGTTCACGCGGGGTATGTACTTCAGGCAGGCGAGGCTGTTGACCTCGTTGCTCCTGTTGTTCTTCATATCGTGGTTTCCGCAGAGTATGTAAACACCGCCCCGAAATATCTCCGAGAGCCTCTCGAATATGCCGATAGCCATATTCATAGCCTGCACATTGACCGACTGCCTGTCATCGAACACATCGCCCAGATGCACAAGCACATCATTCTCCCCGACCTCCTTCTCCCAGAGGGGGAAGAGCCAGTTGTCAAAGCACTCCTGCTGTATCCTCTGCCACTCCGTGCTGTTGTTGCTTATACCGAAGTGCGTATCGCCTATAACCCAGATTTTTGCCATTTTCCTAACTGTTAAGTTCAACAAGCCTTACAACCACCTCATCACCGCCAGCCTTCTCCGACACAATTCCGACATACCAGTCTGGCGGAAGGCTTCCGTCGTCGTGGCAGTCAATTATGTCCCACTTCACATCACACTCGCTCTCCCCGCTGTAACCGCATATCGTATAGCAGCAGGTATCGTCCCTCTGCGAATATGTAGCGTCTATGTAAACGCCTTCGGTCGTGCCGTTGCCCGTATGGAACGAAACCGTATTCGCCATACCGTCCGTTGACTTTATACACGCCAGCAGGAAGTCGAACGCCTCCCTGTCCGTTGTCGCCTCCCCGACCTTCTGACCGAGTGCGTAAAAAATTATCCTTGCCTTTCTTTCCATCGCGCTATGAATTTAAGAAGTTGCTGAAACCGTTTACCTTGCCTACCTCTATAACCCTGTCCACCTCCGAAGTCTCAAGGTTCGCGTGGTGGACGAGCCAGATGTCAGCACCCCACTCCCTCGAATACTCCCGTATGAGAGAGAGCATACCGTTCACGCTCACTATGTCTATGCTCGAAAATATCTCGTCGAGTATGAGTATGTTTATGTTGCCTATCCTCTGCTTGACCATACGGAGGAATGCGAGGGTGACCGCCACATTCGCCTTCTTCCGCTCCCCAGTCGAGAGGGTGCGGTAGTTGACCTCCTTTCCGAGATGGAATATTCGGCACTCGTAGTTGCCGTCGAACTCTATCCTGTAGATGACACCGAGCCGTTCCCCGATTTCCCTTATGTACGAGTTTATCATAGGGGCGTATATATTGCCTATATATTTCTTCACGCCGCCCTCGCCGAAAACCGCGAGCGTAATGTTGAGAAGTTCGACCTTCTTCTCTATGACCTTCCTCTCCTTCTCCGTCTCCGAGATGTTCCCCCTCAACTCTGTAATCATATCGGAGTAGTTCTCGGACGACTTGCGTGCGCTTCCCGCAGCACCGAGTTCAAGGTTGAGGCTTCTTGACTTCACCTGCAACTCGTAGAGCCTGCTCTCGCACTTGCTCAACTTCTCGTTGGCGAGGCGGAGTTTCTCCTTTACCGCGTCATACTCGTTTCCGAGCGCATCGTACTTCTCCGTGTTCTCGGCAAGTTTCCCTTCGAGCAGTTCCTTGCGGTGCAGGTGTTCCTCCCCGTCAAGTTTAGCCCCACAGGTCGGACACCTGTCCTGCCTGTAGAGTTCAAGGGAACGCTTGAAACCCCGTATGTCTGCATCAATGCGGTAACGCTCGTTGGATATGTTCCCCATCTTCGCGTTGATGTTCGATATTATCCCGTTGATTTTCGACTTCGCGTCACCGTACTTGTTCTCCTGCTTCGTATTCTCGGCAATGTCACCGTTGATTTCGTCAACGCTTCGGTGCTTCTCGTCAGCCTTCTCCGCCTCGGCTTTCATCTTCTTCTCAATCTGTGCAATCGAGTTCTCGTAGCCAGTGACCTTGCCGTCAATCACATCGAGTTTGCCCTTGTACTCCTTGACCTTCTCCTTGACCTTCGCGCTGGCGAGGTTTATCGCCTCGTAGCCGAAGAGCCTGTCTATGATTTCACGCCTGTCCTTCGGGGTGAGCGTGATGAACGACTTGAATGTATCGACCGAAAGCACCACAGAGTTGCGGAACAGATTGTACGGTATGCCGTATATCTCCTCGTCGAGCCACTTCTGGACATTAGCCTTGCCAGCAGTGTCGATTTCCCTGCCGTCACACTCCACACTGAAACTTGCGGGGTTAAGCCCCCTTCTCACGACTACGGACTTCCCGCCCGAAGTGAGATATATCTCCCCCTCGAAATGCCTGTTCGTGCGGTTGGCAATGTCGGAAAGCGTAAAGCCTTCGAGTTTGCCGTACAGCATATAGACGATGAGGTTGCTTATGGAGGACTTACCGCTCCCGTTCATACCGCAGAGAAGCGTAAGCGAGCCTTCCCGCCCGAAGTCAATCTCCCTCCAAGCATTGCCCCAAGAGGCAAAATTCTTCCATCTTATCCTGTTTATCTCCATTTCCTAATCTCCCCATTTTTCAGCCTTAAATTTTTCCGCTCCAGCATATTTCTCGTTCCTGCCGTACTTGGCTGGGTTCTTGTGCAAGTCGTCCCTCACATTGTCGAACCAGTACCTTTCAAGCAGGCGTTCATTGCACGGCTCGTCACGGAACTCAATGATTACTCCCTTGTTCGGATGGCAATATATCGAATACTTGCTTTCCTTCACGCCCTTTGACTTGAGATACACCCTGACATCGGAAGCAATGTTATCAAAGAAACTGTCATAGTCGTAGTTGAAGAGGAATGTATCAAAGAAACGCCTTATTTCAAATTCAAGGTAATTGTCCGCCTCCTCGTGGAACAACTTGAAGTCGCCAGTATATAGAGCGTCAAGTATCATACCGAGCCTTGCCTTCCCGTGCGGAAAGTCGAGTGTTGGGTTAATAACGGCATCTTCAAGCGACTTCCTGTCAACCTTGCCGAAGTCAATGTCCCTCGACGAAAACATATAACGGATGAACGAATACTCCATAGTGGCTGGAAGAAAAACCCTGAATACAACGGGGTCGTCCTTAAAGACCTTCGTGCAGTACCTTATATCCTCAATCACATCGCACTCGCCACCGTTGCCAACGCTTCCCTTGTTAAGCCGAAAGAACTCGACCTTGACTTCATTCCTTACAAGCCCGCAACGCTCCTTCAGCACATTGAACGCCGATTCTTTCAACGGCACTGGAAAGCCGTCGGTGTAATAAAAACTGTCGTAGTACATATCCTAATCCTTCCTGAAGCCGATTATAAACACCTTCTTGTCTTCGGGTGCGCCCCACCTTGCATTGCCGAAACCAAGCCGCATACTTGTTATCGGGTATATCGCGGTCGTGTTGGTGTAGCCCCTGTGTATCACTATGTGGGTGTAGGGCTTGAACTCCACGAACTCGCCCGTTATGTCGCAATGGTGGCACAGACGCTTGCGGTAGAGTTTGGTGAAGTCCCTGTACTCCTCGCACTTGTCCCCGTTGACAATCATATCGTACCACTTGCCCTTTAGCACCAAGTGCAACGGCATATACAAATTGTCGAAGCCGTCAAGTGTTCTCTCCTTCTTCCGCCCGTCGTCCAGAAAATATGAGTCGAACTGGTCGGAGAACCAGTAGTCGATGCTCTCTATGAACGATTTTATCGACTCTTCAAGCGTAGCCCTGTCGAGTATCTCCCTTGCGGTAAGGGCGAAGCAACCGCGAGGCTGCAAGTCCAACGAATCAACCTCTATGCGCCACATACCGTCCGAATAACGCCTATCGACAGTCCTTCCGAGCCTGCTTATCGTATCAATGTTGTCGCACTTGAAGAACACCACAAAGGGAGAAGTCCCGTGCCCCCAGCAACTGTCGAATGTTTCAAGCCCGGGCAGTCGGTTCAGTTCATTGCACAAGTCCAAGCACTCCTTGTCTATATCGCTCGGCAATTCTATTTTTGGTTTTCCAAGTTTCATTTTGTATCTTCCGTTTCAAATTTATACATATCATTTACCACATCCCTGAAATAAAGCAGGGAATCTGCCGAATAAGGCATTTTCTCGTATGACGGGCAATATGTGTCAAGGTGGTACAGACCGTCCGTATATGCCGTCCTACAGCCCGCGAAGGAGAGGAGAAGCGCAACAGCCGCTATGACAACCGCCCCCGCTCTCATTCCGAGAAGAATTTTCCCACCATATCCTCCTGCCTGCGTATGCTCATAAACTTCGAGCCGAGAAGCATACCTTTCGCGGTTTCATAGTAACCGCACTTGCCGAATGTGACATTATCGTCAACATACACGCACTTGAACTCCCGACCAGACTTCGCGCTCTCCGACATAATGTCGTTGAGGGCGAAGAAGAGGTCTATCCCGTTCCTGAACTTCTGGGTTATCACGAACTCCTGACCGCTTATGACATTCGCGCACAACTTCCTTTTCCTGCAACAAGCCGAAAGCACGGAGTTTATGAACCCGCGCCCAACATTGTCGTCATACCTCACCTTCACGGTGAAGTTCTCGCCTTCATTCCTCTTGACTGCAACCTTGCCTTTCATATCTTCTTCTCCTTGTCATACATTCCCTCTGGGGCGTGGAGAGCCAGCCCGTTGATAAGCAGTTCCCGAATGTCGAAATGGTGCTTCAACAGCCAGTCGATGTTACCAACCCCGTATTCTCCGAGTTTCCAGTTGAAGTCGTCGAAATATCGGTACACGCCCTTGTAGTATGTGTACCAGCCGACCACACCGTCCCTCTCCGTATAAAGTATCTTTCCTTTCCTTACCTGCCGTATGCCGTCCGCAATCTCCGCCTCCGTCATAGTGCCGAGTTGTCGGAGGTACGGCTTGATGTCCGTTATATAGGGCTTCTTCCCGTAGAAAGCGTCCCGAAGGACATCCCCGTAGTTGGTGCTCAAGTCAAGCGTACCCTCCTCCGTAGTCCCGTCTGGAAGCCACACCTTTACCCGCACCCCGTATGGAAGCCTTGCGGACAAGTCCCTGAACAGCAATTCCCTGTCTTTCTTCTTCATTTATTTCGAGATTAAGTCACCGTTCTCATACACATTACCAGCGATGTGGAAGCCGAAGCCGTCGATTACATCCTCGCACATATCGAACACCCTGCTCTCGCCGAGATTCCCTTCGCCCGACTTCGGATAACCGTATGCACCGATGAAGAAGCGGGAGTAATTCCTGCTCCAAGCGACCTGCGCTATCTTCACGCCCTTGTCCAGACTCATAGAGTATGTGCCGACAAGCGGGTTCTTCTCTGGCACGAGCAGGTCTCCGTCATATATCTCGTTTCCGAGAGTGTCCCTGAAACCGCTGAACTGCCCAAGCGTGTCAGCCTTTATCATAAAGATGTTCTCGTTGAGGGTAAACATAATCCCCATTGGCGGAATGTCGTGGTCAACCTTGCCTTCGTCATCCGTCACAATGAAGTGACCAGTCCTGCCCTCCGCAGTGCGTATCTCGATGTGGTGTCCGTAAACCCACTCGCCCGTATCAATTCTTCTGCCCCTGAACTTATATTCCATATATCGTGTCCTGTTGTTTCCTTTCCAACACTAATATATAGTTAATAAATAGGGATTTCAGAAAAAAAAACAAAGTTGCCGTATTCAGTCCCGAAACGCACCAACCCAGCCAAGCGCGTTTAGAGGCTTAACTGGGTTGATGGCGGATAGATACAGTAGCACTGGTTCTGTGCCTACATAGTCCTAATTCTTGTTGTAGTATGTCCGTGCAAGTTCGTAATTACACCCGTTGTCTGCTTTCAAATTACCTTTGATAACATCTGGAAGAAAGCCGTAGAATTTGGTTTCGTTGTAAATCAGGTTGTTATTGTTGCACTCAAAATTCCCGCCAACTTTTTGCGGTGCGCCTTTGATGGTAGTCAAGTTATTAAAACTGCAATCAAAACTTCCACCGACCTCCTGCGGTGCGCCTTCAAGGGAAGTTAATTTGTTAAGACTGCAATCAAAATCCTTACCGACTTTTTGCGGTGCGCCTTCAAGTGAAGTCAGACTATTGTTGTTGGTGCAATAGAAATTCCCGCCAACTTTTTGCGGTGCGCCTTCAAGGGAAACCAATTTGCTGTTATGACTGCAATCGAAATACCCGCCAACTTCCTGCGGACAGCCTTCAAGGGAAGTCAGGTTGTTGATGCTACAATCGAAATTCCCGCCAACTTCCTGCGGTGCGCCTTCAAGGGAAGTTAATATGTTACCACTACACTTAAATCCACCGACTTTTTGCGGTGCGCCTTCGAGGGAACGCAGGATGTTACCGTGGCAATCGAACCACCCGACTTCCTGCGGTGCGCCTTTGAGGGATGTCAGTTTGTTTTCACCGCAATCGAACCCGCCGACTTTTTGCGGTGCGCCTTCGAGGGAACGCAGTTTGCTGTCGAAGCACTTGAAAGTTCCACCGACTTCGCGCGGTGCTCCCTTGAGATTGGTCAGGTCGTTGTTTCCGCTACAATCGAACCCGCCGACTTTTTGCGGTGCGCCTTCGAGTGATGCCAATTTATTATAACGGCAATCGAAGTTCCCACTAACATTCTGCGGACAATATTCAAGGGCGGTTAAGTCGTTTCCGCTACAATCAAAATTTCCGCCAACTTCCTGCGGTGCTCCCTTGAGCGATGTCAGGTAGTTACTGTTGCACTTAAAATCCTTACCGACTTCCTGCGGTGCGCCTTCAAGGGAACGCAGTTTGTAGTTACGACTGCAATCGAAATCCCCGCCGACGCTCTGCGGTGCGCCTTCAAGGGAAGTCAGGTCACAGAGATGGCAATCGAAATTGCCCTTAACCGTTCCGAACCCAATGACCAGTCTTCCGTCCTTGACCAAATCCTTTCCGACTTTAACATTGCCGTTGCAATCATACAGCCCCGTAGTCGGGTTGAGTTTCAGATTGTATTTCCTTGCGAGTTCGTCATTTGCAGTTTCAGGATTCCCGTTGTGCTCCCCTGTAAGCCCGTTCTTTGCAGACGCAAGATTGGCATTCCTTACAGCCATTCCCATCTCGTTTATCCTTCCTTCGCTTATGAACTCGTCGAATTTCTTTATATAGTGCATAATCAATTCGGTTATATTATCCTATTATTATTTATATTCCGCACTTCACTGGGATTTGCTACCTTTGCCAATGAAAATGGAAATTATCCGTTACAAAGCCAAAGGAGGACGATTTCAGAAAAAAAGTGCTACTCGGCAAAGTCGGAACGGGTGAAGAAGTCACTTATAGCCTTGTCCTGACGAACCTTGTTCACGAAGCGAGTGCCGAGAAGCATACCGTTGGCTGTCTCGTAATAGCCACAGTCCCCAAAGGTTTTCTTGTCGTCCGCATAGACGCACTTGAAGTCGAGAGGCTTTCCTCCGAGCCTGCACTTCGAGGCGAGAGCCGACATATACGAGTAGAGTTTCTCACCGTCGATGAAAGGAAGCCGAAGCAACATCTCGTCATACCCGATGACGCGGTAGCCGATAAGCCCTTCGCACTGGGACGCAAGGTCAAGCAGGAAGTCGAAGCCAGCCCGCCCGTTGAACTTCAACTTCACGAAAAGCACACGCCCGCCCACTTTCCTCTGCTTCTTCTCTTCGGGATTGACCATAACGAGGTCGCCTTCGAGCCGTATCTTCCCCTTGACGACACGCCCGTCCGCAGTGTACTGGTACGGGTGTTCCCGCCCGTCCTTCTCCAGCACAAGCGCAAGTATGGGGAAATCCGTGTTCTTCACATCCCAGCATACTATCCTCACGGGACGACCGTCCCTTGTCGAGACGAGTTCGCCCCGCCTTGCCGAATTTACATCAAACGGTAGTCCGACCATAATGCCTCCTCCCGACTTCTAATCGAACGAGAACACGACTGTCTTTTTCCTGAACGAGCCTTCCTGCGCCTCCGAAATGCTCTCGACCTTGCAGTCCAGCGTCCTGCGGGCGATGAACTCGCCAGTTCGGTTGATGCGGAATATCACAGCCCTCGTATCGCCGAACTTGCCGAATATCCCGTCAGCGTCAAGGTACGCCTCGTCCGTCGTGTTGAAGGTAACGGTAAACTTCTTCGCCTCATCGTCAATGTCATACGAGCAGACATATTCCTCTATGCCCTTCACATACTTCCCGCCCGTGAAGAAATGGACTTCAAACAGGCTCACCGCCCACTTGCTCGAAGAATAGTCGCCGTGCTTGGAAACCGATACATATGGGGGGAATGTCACTTTGGAGTACCTGAACTCGCTTTCTGGTACAAGTTCCACGCTGTCTATGTGGAACGGCTTTAAGTTTGTCAACATAATTGCAATAGTTAATTGGTTACATATTATTTATATGACAAAAAAGCAGGCGGGATAACCCCGCCCGCCTGTCAAAACCAAAAAACCAAAAAGATTTCAAACCAAATTAGTCAATCATAGAGAGGTTGAAGTTGTAGATGTTCTCGTTCAGCACGAGTTCACCGAACTCATCGACGAACAATGACTCGTTGTATGCCTTCGTGACCATATCAATCACTTGGTCTAACGAGTAGTTCTTCTTGTTGAGAGCCTTGACACCCTTCTTTATGACTGCGCTTGCGGTAGCGTCCTTGACCGAAATCAACTTGTCGCCAGCCTTTCCAGCAATCTCGGAAATCTTCTGACCAATCTTGTTCATTTCAGCCTTGATTGTATCGAGCCAGCCGTTGAGTTTGTCGGTAACATCCGTGTATGCACCGCGAACCTTGCGGGAGAGCGACTTCCAAGTATCCTTGAGCGTGTCGGCAATATCGCCAGCAGTGCTCTTTACATAGTTGGCGACATCCGAAGCCTTCGACTTGAACCACTGCCTTACTATCATAACTGCGGCTGTAACCTTTTCCTTCGCATCGTTGAAGAGTTGCTTCAGGAATGAGCCGAACGCCTCGGCTGCCCCCGAAATCTTCTTTGCGACAGCAAGTATGATTGAGTAGCAGAGTTTGGTGAAAACCTCAACCTTGTCCTTTACCGAGTTGTATGCGCCTTCGAGTGCATCGCCAGCGTCCTTCAACTTGCCCTTGATTTCCTCATATGCCTTCTTCACAGCATCGGCAAGGACACCGTAAATCTTCTTTATGCCTTCCTTTGCGCTGTCAACTCCCGATATTCCGAGTTTGACGAGGAATGCGAGCGAGAACACTATGAAGTTGGGAATTGCGGTGACCGCCTTCTTCGCATAGCCGTATGCGTTCTTCATAGAATTGAGGATTGCGTTTCCGATACCCTCAACGAACTTCTTTGCAAGTTCAGCGTCGGACTTGATTTCCTCCATAATGTCCTTTGCGCCCTCGACAACGAAGTTGATAGCCTTGTCAACATCGCTTCCGACCTTGTACATCGCATAACTTACATTGTTGAAAAACGCCTCTGCGATTACATCTGGGTTGTTGTCACGGATGAAGTCTGCGGTAAGTTCAACCTTCGGCTTGTCTGGTGCGGCAACGCTACTGAACAGACCTTCGTCTATGCGGTTGCCGTAGTACCCGTAAGGATTACGGCTTTCGTTCACGAACTCTTCAAAATGCTTTATATACATACCTGTAATATTTTATTCTAATATATTATTTATATTTTGATTATTATACATCATCTTATTCCCTGCTACGACGACTTGAATGTAATCGTGAAGTCCGAGCCGTCCTTCGAGTTCTTCGTCCCCCTGATTTCACCCTTGCTCATCATACCGACAAGCGTAGTAATCTTCTTCGTAAGTTCGCCGATGGCTGCATTGCTGGCGTTATTATTGACCTGCGGTACAGGTGCATACCTGCGGTTGTCATTGCTGTTACTGCTTCCGCTTCCGCTTCCGCTGTCGCCAGTAAGACCGTCCGTGCCAGCCTTCTTGATTTCCTCTATCAACTTCGCGATTGTCTTGACGAGTTCCTCGAAAAGTTCCTTGAACTTGCTGTTCTCCGTTGACATATCCCGAAGTGCCATTACCATATCGGCATACGGCTTCATCTTCTCGTTGTCGAGCGTGTTTATAGCCTTCACCATCTTATCGACATTGCTCCTCAAGTCGCTGAACACCCCGTCGTTCTTCGCCTTCCTCAATGTGTTGATAAGATTGGTCGTGCTCTCTATCTTGTAGTCCTGACCGTCAAGCCTGTGTATTGAATCTGAAATGCTCGCGAACAGGGTATCGAACGCGACCGCACCGCCTTGGTTGGCTTCCTGCAAGTCGGAGAGCAACTTGATTTCCATTGGGACTTTGGCGAGCATAGTGTTCGCCTTGACAAGCAGTCCGTCCATCGCGTCCACCTTCTTGCCCGCACTCTCTATGTCCTTCTCGTCAAACCATACATTTATGGACACAACATTGCCTCCGAGTCCGACTACGGCATCGTGCATAAGTTCGGTGTCGGACTTGTCCTTCGGCAACTTTCCGAGCGCGGTGACCACCTTCTCAATCAGGGGTATCATATCGTTCGCATTGGTTGTCGCGTCCTTTATCGCCTTATTGTTAATCCAAGGGAAATACTTTGAGGTCAACTTGTGGTTCTCGTCATACCAACTGTACCCCACGCTTCCGCCGACAGCCCCGTTCTCGCGGACAGCACCGCTCATAGCGGCAATAAGTGTGTTTATGTTCGCTATCGAACTGAACACACCGTCGTCACCGTCCTTGAGGAACTTCTCGAACTCGCCCTTGTTCTTGTTGAGCGTCTTGACCAACTCTGGGACTGCGGTCATAACCTCCTTCGCGTCCTTCGTCATTTTTACGACACTGCTGACATTTTCAAGGAACGATGCCGTATCATTGGTCGTCTCCGTGTAAGCCGTACCACTGAAGGTATGATGTTTTGTCACCACCTTTGTACGACCCTTCTCTATGAGTTCAGCCATACCCTTGAACTTCATAACCACATCCTCTACGACACCAAGAAGCATACTGGTAAGTTCACCCACATTGCTTGTGTTCTTGATTTGCGTCATCGTATTGAGCGCATTGGCTATGCCGCTAACTATGTCGCCTATACCCAGAAGGGACGAAATTGCAAGACCTATGTATGAACGCTGTTCCGTCTTGGCTGCTATGTGAACAGACTCGTCCTTTGCGCCGATACCGCAGAAACCGCTGCTCTTGTGAAGTTCCGTCCTTGCTGGCTCAATAACCTCCGTGTACATACCCTGCTTCTTTATTACCTCTCCGATATGGGCAAATACCTGCCCCATAGAGAGAAGCACCTTCGTAACGCCAGCCAACGCCTTTCCGTCATCGTCCTTTATAGTCCAGTGTTCAGCATCTATCGTAGGCATCTTACCTATCTTGTTGGCGGCTATCTCCGTCATCTTCTGCATACCATCCGCAAGACCGACAACTATGTCGCCAAGCCCCTTGCAGGACTCAATACCCAACTGGACTTTGTTCTTGTACTCCTGCTTCGTAAATGTAGCGAATGTCTCGCCCATTGCGTTTGCAAATGTCGAGGTGTCCTTCGTTTCAAAGAGCACGGTGTTCTCGTCGCTCGCAATCGAGGCGAATGCCGTTCCGAGAGCACCGACAACTGCGGCTATCTGGTTTGCAAGTTGGATAAGTTTCTCACCCTCGAACTCCTTGCCCATACCGTCCCTCCACGCGACAAGACCTCTTGCAATTTCTTCAAGTGCCTTGCCAAGCCCCTGTACCGAACGGATACCGAGTTCCATATCCGTCTTTGTAAGCCCCCTGAAGTCAACGCCTATGAGCCTCTGGAGAAGCGAACCGCCAGTGTTGGCGTTAGCCTTCTTCTCCCCAAGACGCTGGAATGTTTCGCCTATCGTGCCGATTATGGTCGTCATATTAGCCATATCCTCTACGCGAATGTCGGCATCAACCCATTTCTGCAAGCCCTTCGAGAGTTCATATATCGCAGTTCCTGCGGTCTTTAACCCCCTTGCCGTATTCTCTATCGCCACATTGTCGAACGGGGCGGCTAACGCACCGCTTATCGCACCGCCTATCTTCGCGAAGAAGCCCTTGTTCTGGTCTTCCTTCTTCTGACCGATGAATATGAGTTTAATCCTGTCTATCGCATAGCAGAGGTCGTCCACATCCTTCGGCTTCACGCCAGCGTCCATATAGCGTTTCAGCCCCAAGCCGATTGACTGCAAGGCATCGCCCATAAGTTTCATCGCGCCAGCCGCAGGCGCAATGAGTATCGAGAGGGGTCCGAGCAGTGCGAACTCACCGCCAAGCACCCCGATTATCTTCGCGCCATCGAGGAATGTCGAAACCTTTACTTCCTCGAAGAGTTCACCAAACGGCTTCAAGCCCTTTGCGAGTTCTCCGAGAGAAAGCCCCATACAAGCCATAGCCGCATCAGCCGCCAGTATTCCGAGCGAAAGAAGCCCAAGACCTGCGAACTCAAGACCGTAAACGCCTATGACCTTCGCGCCGTCGATTACGGTCTCCCATTTCGTGTCGGCTACGACTTCCATATATTCCTTCAAGCCCCTGCCGAATACGGTAAGTGCAGGTCCCATACAGCCTATTGCGAGGTCTGCGAGCGCAATCGCGGGCGAAAGCAAGCCAAGTGCGGCGAACTCAAGACCGTACACGCCAAGTATTCCAGCACCTTGTCCGACCTGCTCCCACGAAACATCTTCAATGCACTTCATATAGACGGCGACACCGAACCCGAACACTCCGAGAGCAACCGCCATAAGAGCGACGGATGCCGAACCGAGAGCAACAAAGCCAAACACAACAGGAATACCCAACAGGATAAATTCAACACCGAATATGCCAATAAGGGCGGCAGCCTTGCCTATGTCCTCCCAAGTCCTTCCCTCCAACGCCTTCATATAGATTGCGGTGGCGAACCCAAATATAGCCAGCCCTATGCCCATAAGTATGACGGAAACCGTACCTTTCGCGATGTCCTTCAAGTTACTGCCCGCCAACTTGAACGCATAGATGCTTCCCACGAGAAGCGCGAACACAGCCACGGTGGTAACTATCGCAACTGGGTCTATCTTTCCGTCCGCACCCCTCCATATGTCCTTCGTAAGCATCGAACTTATAGCCATCGCAAGCGAGAACACTATAAGTCCAGCACTTATGGCGAGTATTGCGAGGAACGCCTTGCCAGCGTGCTTCATATTCTCGTCAGTCCCCACCTTCTTGAACACCCACAGAGAACCCATCATAAGCAGGAACACTGGTATCGTCAATGCCATAGAAGCGAGGTTCTCCGTGTCGAGTTTCCCGTCCGTGAAGAGATACGCCTTCAATATCATAGACGAAAGCACGAGAGCCGCAGAGAACACGATGAGGCTCAACCCCATAAGCGTAATGCACCAAGCCGCCTCCTTGACATTCTTCGTGGTTTTCTTGTCCCCAAGCATAGAGAACAGCGTCATTGCGCCGACAACGATAGGGGTGACCATTCCGAGCGCAATCATAGCGAACGGGGCGATTATAGCCGCCATAACGATGCTAATCTCGAATGTTATAAGCCCAGCACCCATATAGAACAGAGCCTTGCCTCCCTGTTCAAGTTGCTTCAACTGCCTCCTGTCCCCAAGTATCTTGAACACCCAAGTGGTCAACTTGACGACACCCGCCGTTATGAGTATTCCGACAAGGGCTACGGGCGCAACGACCGCAGTAAGGGCTACGAGCGAAACGAAGCCGAGTATGTTCCTGCCGAGTTTGGTGAGCGTCTTCGCCCCCCGATTCAAATCAAACGCACGCTTCGCGTCCCTGCCCGCGAATGTCCTCGTCCTCTTGTTGTACTTCGCGCCATATATGTTCGTCATAATGGTCACGACGACCTGCTCGGCAGCCTTGAAAAGCCCGCTCTTGTAAACATCGTTCGGGGTGAACTTCTCTATGAGTTTCGAGGAGATTATCGTCTTGCGCATACTCTTTACGAAATCGTGGGTGGCATTGCCGAGAGCAGTGAGCGCACCAGCGTACTTCATCGCCTCCGCTGGTCTTATGCTGTTTTCTTTCAGCACCTTGATAGGCTCTATCATACCCTGCGTAGCGTATGACATCTTCTGCGGAAAGCGGAACACATCCTTCATCTTGACGCTGGAGAATGCGGACACCCCAGCCGCAAGTGCCTGCGGGCTGAAAAGTTGCGCGGTTTCCTTAAAGTCCTTCAACCCGTTCCTTATACCTCCAGAACCCGGATTGGCTGCGGCGTTGGTCGCCTGCGCCTTCGCGTTCTTGTTGAGCCTCCTCTCCATACCCCACATTCTCCGAGCAATGTCACGAAGTACGCTCGTAACATCGGAATTGAGGTCGTCGATTGTCTGCCCTATGTACTGCGCCCCCTCCTTTATGGAAGTCGCGCTGTCCTGAAGGCAGGTCTCGATGGACTTCATCGGTGTAAGCAAATCGTTAAGTGAAGCAACTTTCGCCATTGGGAAACATATATGTAATAAATTATTTATATATAAGCATTATATAGCAAAGCCGTCCGCGCGGGAAACCACACGGACGGCAGACCATAGAAAGAAAACAATTAAAACTATTCCTCTTCGTTGAGTATATCCTCAATCTCCTCGTCGGAGTGCTTTGAATACTCGAATATCGGCTTGATGAACTTCGAGAGTTCAGAAAGACGCTCGTCCGTCCATACGCTCTTCGAGAATATCTCCTTCAAAGGAAATGCCGTAGTCGAGTGCTTCGTGCAAATGCCCCTGCCTGTCGGGGAGGGAAGCATATACACCTTCTCGTCAAGCGGGTGCTGGCGGGCGTTCTTCCTGTCCGCCTCGCCGAGTTTTGCGTATTCCTTGTCCGTAATGAACTTGCCGCGCTCCACCCCGCAGGCATCCCACGACATATATTCCTCAAGCCCGACATACGGGTTCATACCGTGATTGTAACTGATATGGAACTTCACGACGGTCGGCTTGCAGAAACGGTTTTTCTCTGGCTTCGCGGTAACAACGATACCCGACTGCGTGCCGTCGCTCTCTTTCAATTTAGCCTTTGAAAGATTGAGAATTATAGATGCGCCGTACACTATTCCGCTATTATGGTTTATTGCCCCGTTGTCCGTTATGTAATGCTGAACATCGGCGACAGTCAAGTCGTTAACTTTCGTAGATGAGTTTTCTTTTACACTTTTTACCTTTAATGTCTTCAATCGCATATTCAAATTCCTTTTTAATTACATCAAAACTATTATTTCTTACAAACTTGTCATTGATACGAATTATACCGACAATATCTTTTCTAACTTCAAATATAGCATTGTCCCGTATCAAATCATATTCGGCATCGTGCCAGTAGTCACCGTCATATTCAAGTAGTACCAGACCGTCATCCAGCGATATGCACCCGTCACTCAACACATACTGCTTGCCATACTCGCTCTCCAGTATTGTATTCTGGACATTCACGCCACAATGGAGGTATTTCACCCCGTATATGCACGCAGACAACTTGTTGAAAAAGTCAGACTCTTCCTTTGATGAAAAGTTAGGTCTTTCACGCCAGAATTTTTCTGGGTTTCTATTATAGCGTTCCTTTGCCTTCTGGGACAATAAGTCCATCTTCTTGCCATACTCGGCATCGGAAGAATAGCACTCCCTGCAAGCACCGTTGCGCTTGCGCATTTCAGCAACGGCTTCTTCTTCGCTATACCCCTTGTCCAGCCAATGCTGTACGCTCCATACGCTACGCCTTCTTATCTCGTCCTTCGTGCGGTTCGCATAACCGCGCATCGAATATTCTCCCTGCAATTTGGCTACCTTATCTCTGGCTTCCGCTTCGCTGTACCCGCGCTTGGTATAATAAGATATGTTTCGAGGGCTTCTCTCCTGCTGGATTTTCGATATTATGACTTTGATTTCACTCGTGTCTTCCCATCCCAAAGATTTCCAATAGTCGATGGAAATGATAGAACCGCGCCTACCGCCCCGCTTGTTCTTGAAATAAGCGGAAATCTTATCATAAATACCCCTCATATCTTTGGTCTGGGAGCATTTAAAAATATCATATAATTCCTCTACCATCTTGTCGTTATTGATATTAACCTTGGAAAAAGAACTTAACAGCCATTCCTTGAACTTGTCTATGTCGGTTATCGTGTCATAAAACATTGTACTCTTTAAATCTATTATAAATTATTTATAAATTTAAAAAGTACAATGGGGAGGTTAATTATTTACAGCGCACTTGATTTCATCACCAGCGACTAAATCACGGGCATACACCCAGTTAATGTCGTCATTAACATCATCGCTTTCGCCACCGATATAGAAACGATGGTCTGCCGAACATTCAACAACGCTTCCGTCTTCAAACTCAACCGTGATTGTCGGCTTTTCAAACTCCCAAGTCTGTAAAATCTCCTTTCCGCCTTGAAGCGTCATAACCTCATCGCCAATCTTAATGTCCTCGATGCTCTTGTAACTTCCATCGGACATAAGAACCTTGCTTCCGGGCACAAGACAACCGCCCGACTGGACATTGGAGGCGTACAGGTCGAGCGTCTTGTAGATATGGTTCGAGAAAACGAAACTTGCACCGATGACACCGAGTTTCGACATAAGGATACGGAATATGGACTTCATAACCTTCGCACGGCTCATATCGGACTTGTCGGAGAGCGTCTTTGCATCGTCAATCTCCTTCTGCGTGGCGAGGTTGCCAGCACTGTCAAGCGCGATAAACACCTTCGGGATTTCGTTCCCCGCCTCCTTTTGTTCAATAAGCAAATCAACGAACTGCGTCACATTGCTCCTGAACTCCTGAACCGTCTGCACGGGTTCATAGCGGAACATATTGAGGTCTATGCCGAAGCCCGAAGCCAGTTCCTCGTCAACCGCGTTCTCGCTGTCATAGAACACCACGAAGTATCCCTTCTTCTGCGCCTCACGGCACATATTGAGTATCAGGTAGGTCTTGCCCACACCGCTTTCGCCCGAAATACATATCGAACGGTTGTTCGGTATGCCCTTCATTATGTCCCCGCTCACGCAGGCGTTGAGCATATAGTTCCCCGTAGGGATATATTCCGTAATCTTGCTTACACCTCCGCCGTTGGCGAGCAACCCGCCGAACTTGGAGTTCTTGTTCATTGCCGAATTAAGGTCGGCGATGCTAAATGTACCTTTTTCCTTTGCCATAAAATTTACTTCTTAACTAACATTAACTTAACTAACTTCAATATCATCAAAAACAACTGGTATCAGTCTCTTGAACTCTTCGAGCAACGGCACTGCAATCTCCCTCATCTGCGGGTGCGCGGCAGCCGATGTGCGGAGGGTGAAGAAATGCCTCCATTCTCGCAGGTTCATCGTCATAACGATTTCGGTCTTGAGGGAGTTCGGCAACACGCTTCTTGCCTCCTGCGGAGTAGCACCGAGTTCAATTAACTTGTTATACGCCTCCTCTATCTTTGCTATCGTGTCCTTCCACACCCTGTACTTCTCGCTGTCGTGGGAGAAGAAGATAGGGTCTATCACCGTTATCTCGCCCCCGAACTTTCCCTTCGAGTAGTTGCAGTAGCGTGTAGATTCCTGCGTGTAGGCAGCAAGGCGGTGGCGCACTATCTCGTGCGTTACGCCCCTGTCGCAGATTACGCGCACGGTAACGCTCTGATGTTCCAATACGGACAGGTGTCCGCGCTTGCGTATCATATCGACGAAACCGCGAGCCGAGTCGCCCGTAATCTTGTCCTCGCTCTTGTACGCCGTGCGACCAGCCTTCTCAATCTGCCCCAGTATGTAGTCGCCATCGACATTGCTCTCGATGACCACGCTTGGCTTTATTGTCCTCATTACTTGTCCTCCTTGCCCTTCTTGTCCGACTTCGCAAACTTGCTCTCCATCTCGTCAATGCGCTTGTCCATATCGCCCCTCACCTGCTCGTCAACCTCGTCAATGCGGTCGTCAACATCGTCTATGCGCTCATTTGCATTTTCAATGTCGGTAGTCAGGTCTTCGCGGAGGCTGTCAATGTTCTCGCTTATCCCGTCGTTGACCTCCTTCATATTGCCACGAAGTGCCTCGATTTCCTCGCGCAAGCCAGCGAGTTCGCCCTGAAGTTCCTCGCGCATATCGTCTTCAAGCAGGTCAATCCTCCTGTTGAGCGTGTCGTATGTTTGCGAAATGCTTTCGGTAAGTTCCTTGTCTATATCGTTCATACGGTCATAGACATCACTAAAATTGGTGTCAAGTTCGTATATCCTTTTCCTTACCACCTCGTTCAAGTTACCGTCCCTGAACAATTCCCTTGCTTCTTCGTATCCCATAAAATATGATTTTTTATTATTATTCGTTTAACTTCGCCACAATATCGTCCTCCGTAATGATAAGCACCGTCCCCTTCTCGTCGTCAAGTATGTAGGGCGAGCACAGGTCGCAGTACGCAATCCTGTCCCCGACCTTATAGTCGCCCTTCACCTCCGAACCTACGCTTTCAATGACACCCGTAAAGGGCGGTGCAGTCGCGTCCGAAGGCGGGAGCATTATCAAGGGCGAGGCGGACTTCTCCGCCCCGTCCTTCCTTACCACGATATAGTTGTTGAGTGCCTCCACCTGTATTAGAGAGTATCGTTGATTACACCGATGATTGATATTTTCTCCCCGCTCTCCTCGCTGGCGTACTTGTAGATTACCTTGCTGTCCGATGCGCAGATGTCAACATTCCAGTTGTTGTCGCGCATAGTGCCGAAGATGTTCTTGTTGCACATATAGGTATGCGTTTCGCTGACCTCGCCAGCATACTTCGCAAGGAAAACCTTGTATATGTTGTTCTCGTCCGCGCTGTCGTCATAGAGGCGTTTCTCGACGATAAAGACATCACCGCTCTGGTTTACGGTGTAGCCGAATGCGCGGTTGGTCTTGTCGATGTCCGAGAACGACTTAATCCTCGACATCCTGTCGGTGCTAATCTCGAACGAGCAAGTCCTGTTGGTCGTGTCGAAAAGCCTTGCGAGAACCTGCTGTGAAAGCGGGTCAACAACCTTGTCGCTGAAACTCTTTTCAGCGCACACGAGTTCAACCTCCATATTGTCGTCCTCCGTCTCGTAGCGGAAAACAATCTTGGCTGTGTAGAGTTCTTCGGCTTCTGGGTTGTCGTCATAGACATTGAGTATGATGTCAACCGTGTCGCCCGGATAGTTCTTCAGCACCTGAAGGATGTCAAGACCGTTCTGGAGGCTCACCCTTATCGGCTTGTCGTGGGCATCAATGCCCTCGAAGAACTTTTCGTTGCTCACGCCATAGACCTTCACGACATCGTGCGACGGAAAATATCCGAGTGCGGAAGTCTCATCACCGTCAATCCTCAATGTGAGGAACTTGTCAACGGTGTACATCTGCTTTGTAAGATTGCTCAACAGAGCCTTGTTACATTTTGAAATCTTTATTTCTCTCATTATTAAATAATTATTTAATTAAAAAATATGTTAACTATCACTTCCAAAAAACCTCCGTTGCCGAAAGGCTGTCAAATGCAATATATAGTTAATAAATAACAATTTCAGAAAAAAACCCAATTATTTTAAATTTTTCTTCGGCTTCTTTCCGAAACGCTTTACACCGAGTATCTTGTTGACTTCCTTTCGGCACTTGTGCATAACCTCCACGCACTTCTCGCCGAGTTTATGCTCCCTGCAATATGCAAGTTCATCGGCGTACGCTTTCTCCATATTCTCGTTGACCACAAGGGCATAGTCCTTGAAGAAGTTTGACGGCAGGTGTCGCCTCAACGCAATATGGCAATAGAAGTCGTTATTGGTGTCATTGCTGTCGAGGAATGTAACGCACGGCAACTTTACGGTATTGCGCCCCATATATGTCTCGCGGTTGACTATCACATCCTTGTATATATGATATTCGCGGGTATCCTCGTCATACATTATGTAAACTCCGCCGAAGGTACTCGGATACCCAATCACGGTCTTATTGCTCCCTATATCATATCGGGTGGCAAGTTCGCACAGGCGCAAACTGTCGTTGTCGGTGTATATGAACTCGTCCGTTTTCTCGTCATATTCCCTGAACACGCTCGGACAGCGGGTATTCTGCCAGATGTTATCCGTTAGAGAGAGTTTGTCAGACCATTCGGACACGCTGAAATCAAGCGGGGAAAACAGACCGAAATTCATAGCGGTCTGAAGCATCTTCATCTTAATGCCTATCGAGAACCCCGTGTCCCCCTGCATCGCAAGCACCGAAAGAAGTTCGACTATATCGCCGTCCATCATCTCGTCGAACCTGTCGTCCCACTCATCCCTGTCGTTCTTATACCTTGCCCTCGCAATCCTGCGCTCGTTCTTATAGTGGGCAACATAGCGCGAATCGCTCTCGCACTTCACGATGAACTCCAACGCCTTGCGCTGAAGCCATCTCCTAAACCTATTTCTTTTCATCGTCCTGTATTTCAAAAATCTGTTCTTCCGTTATATTATAGCCCCCGTCCAAATCCACGCACAAAATGGCGAAGAGTTCCTTTGCGGGCAACTCGCTTATCTGCCGTATAAGTTCGGCTTTCAAGCCTTCGAGCCTCTCCTCCGTGAAGTACCTGTTCTTCACAACTTTTTCCTTGTCGAGCGTGGAGGGGATTGCGTCTGGTCTTGTATAGACGCTCACTTCCAGATAGTCCACCTTCGGATAGAGGCGGAACTTGTAAACATCGTTGTCAACTATCATAATAAATCCATATTGGTTACACTTCACGCTTGTTGCCGTCGTATATGCACTTTATCGTCGGGAAACGGAGCGAATACCCGCCGTCCTGATTCTGCGTCTCGGCAAAATACTTCACCGTGACCGTCTTGCCGACAAGTTCCGAGCAATGTTCCGTCCAGTATCTCCGTTCAGCCCTTGTAAGCCCGCTTCCGACCTGCACGCGACAGCCCCTGTGCTCTATCGTTATGTTGGCGAGGCAATGCTCCACCTTCCAGATGCCGTCCTCCGCAAAGCGCATATCTCCGAGGGCATAGTCAACGATGACATATTCGGCATCATTGAAGCCCTTTACCTTTAACAGATTGTTTGTGCGCTTCCCCTCATACGGAACATTCCTGCGTATCATAAGCCCCTCCCAGCCGAGTCCAACCGCCTGCGAGAAACGGTTGCCGAGTTCGGTTGCGTCAAGAACCCTTCTCTGGCGCAACGGCTTGCAATACCGCTTGGCGTTCTCGGACAACTTCGAGTACACATCGTTGAGCCTTGCCAGCCTTGTCTCCAGCAGTTCCGTACCAGCGCAGTTCTCGAACTCGTCAAGCAGTATGCAGTCGAACATCTGGTAGAACGGGTGCTGTATGATGTGGTTCTTTCGGGTGACCTCCTTCATTATGCTCTGGAAGTCCTCGTTGCCGTTGCCGTCCACTATGCAGAGTTCGCCGTCAAAGGCAACATTGTCTATGCAGGTGCTTTCAATCACTGGCTTCAATATGGCGAGCGTGAGTATCTCCTTGCCCTGCCTTGTGTAGAACCTGACGCTCCCGTTGCGCTTTATCGCAATGCAACGCACCCCGTCGCACTTTCGGCTTCCGTACCACACATCCTTTTCAAAATCCACCTTGTCCTTATAATCGGCATACTTGTTGGCGAGCGCAACGGCAAAGCCTTTCGGCATAAATTCGGGATACACCTTCTCAATCAACTTCCTGTTCACCCCGCACCTGAAATCCTTGTCGAGTATGTCGAGGAACAACTGGGCTATCCCCTCGTCGCAGGCTCTTATAGAGCCGTATATCCTCACGCAGAGTTCAAGGACGCTGTTGTTCCCGTTACCGCTCGGTATCCTTTCGAGATGGTCTATGAGTTCCCTGTCGTCAAGGGGCAGAGCCTCGAAGCACCCGACCGCGCCTATCCGCTCAAGCACGCGGGCTGACGCAACCTTGAACTTTGTTTCACCCCACAGGAACTCGCAGGCTTTCTTCAGGAAGTCTGGCGAGAACCTGCCCTTGTATGAAAGGAGTATGGCTTCCTTCTCGGAAGTCTTCGTAGTCCCCTTCAGTTCAGCCTGCATCTCCGCGAGCAAGCCGAAGTCAGTAAGTTCACAAAACATAGCACTATATTATTTTGACCTTGCCGAGCATATCCTTGCCGACAGCAACACACTCCGAAAGGGAGGCGAGTTCACATTCGGGCACTGTCTTGTTCGCCACGAGGAAGTTCAACGAGTCTATGCAGCACGCAAAGCAGGTGTGCAAGTCCTTCGGTATCTCCGCTATGCCCTCGTGCGCCACGATATGCCGTAGAAGCCCTATCGCAATCCTGTGCCTTTCGTAGAGGGGCAACGACTTCATATATCTCTCGGTTACATCGGCTGGCGTTGAAGCGTCCGAATAAAACAGCCCAAGCGTGTGTCGGGCTTGCTCGTAGGTTTCTTGTTTCATCACTTTCAAGTTTAATGTTTCCTTTCCGACACTAATATATAGTTAATAAATAGTAATTTCAGAAAAAAAAACAGCACTCGGAAAAAAAAACCGAGTGCCGTATGTCATTCATATCGGGCTTCGCGCCCGACTGCTATCTCTGTGTCCCGATATTCACACCAAGACGCAGGCTTCCTCCGTCCACTCTCTTCGTAGCCTCGCCCTCGCGGAGTTCGTTGGGCTTGCGTATGTCGGTCGTGCGCCCGCCGAACTCGCTTGCGCTCATAGACATACTCTCCTGCCTTGTGAGTTTCATACCAGCATTGAGTTTCTTCGCTGCGCTGTCGATGAGGCTGTTCGTGCCCGCCTCCTGCGAATCTGGGAACACCACCTTGTCTGGCGACTTGTAGAAGGAACTCGTGTCCTTTATGGTCGGTATGTAGAGTATGTCCTTCTCGTCTATCGCGAACGGGTTGTATATGTCGTTCACCCAGAGCAGAGCGTCAAGTTTCTCAATCGAGCCGTAGTATCTCCACGCAATCCTGTCGAGCCGTGCGACCTCATCGCTGGCGACAATATGCACGCCCGCCTCTATGCCGAGCAGGTCGTTGTACTTGATTGTCGGTGCGGTGATGTCCTTGAACCCGTCATCAAGCAATGGTTTCCGTGTCAGTGTCCCGTTGTTCATCAGCCAGAGTTATATTATGACAAGTTCGTCAACTTGTAGAGCGTACTCTCGATAAGACCGAGAATGTCGTCAATATCGCTCACTGCAACGCTGTCATCGGCAAACAGCCCGTCCCGATACTGGCACACGACACATTTGAGGCTTTCGAGATATGAAACCGCGCTTGTCGTGTCAAGTTGCACATTCCCGAAGGCAAGCCCCTCCTTGCCGTGTGAAGCGATATAATGCTCAATCAGGTCGTCCGTATGCCCGATTATGTCGTGGTAGTATGTGTTGAGAGCATCGTGCTCCGCATAACTCTCGGTAAGCAGGTGGAACTCCCAAGTCTTCGTCACGCTTTCCATAAGCGCACCGAACAAATTGCCAGCGACCTGCGCGTCATACTGCGCGGGAACACCCATCATTTCGTCCAATCTCTTTATATACATAGTTATCAAGAATAATATTATCCGAATATCTCCTCGACATTATAGTCGTCGGCATCACTTCCGTTCTCGTCGCACCAGTCCTCCACCGCGTCACAAATGTCGTCGTACAGGCTGCTGTCAACATCACGGAACGGTCTGCGGGTGCGACCTATCTTATACATAGCCTCCTCGTACCTGTGGTCAAAGTCGGGAACATTGTCAATCACATATTGAACGAGTTCTTCTGGCGCACCAGTCGTATCTATCTCTCTCCTAAAATCGTCAACAGTGTATTCCGAACTCTCGTTCATACCGACAACCTCGAATGCGTCCTCGTCTGGAATAATCGCAAGACCGCCCCAAGTGCCGTGCAACTGACCTATGTCGTCAACGGACTTCACAATGCCCTCGCGACCGACATACCTGCTGTCCTCGCCATTGAGGTAGGTTATCCTTATCTTCTTTCCGAGATACAGGTCTTCGAGTGCCTTCCTGCCTTCCGCACCGACACCGAACATCTCGTCTATTCTCTTTATATATACCATTTTATTACAAATATATCAGAATTATCCGTTGTTGCTATTTTAATATATTATTCAATACTCGTAGCAATTTATCGCTCATACCCGCCATTTCGCTTTCGTGCCAATCGGTGTCCCCGAAATTTCTTCTGTATCTGTCCGCACCCCAAATTGTTTCCATTCCACCGTCATAATGTACCGTAATTGCAGGTGTCGTCATATCTTCTCCGTAATGGGTTATCTCACCATCATCGAAATGAATTGCAACTTCTTTTCCATTTTGTTTAACCATAAAAGTAAAAAACGGCTTACCATTACAACCCAAAATACAGGTACACACCATATTGGGACGAACCGTTACATTTTGGTTGGATTTCATATACCTGCCGACAGCCGATGCGATGGTTTTCATCGGAATGATGTTTGGAATGAAAGTCTGTTTCCCTCCACCGTATGTGCTTCTATCATACCAGTCTGTCTTATAGGCACGCTGTACATCTTCAAAACTTTTGTATCCTATTCCGCTTAAAAATACTTCCTCGTCAGAAAGGTTGTTTTTATTATTACACATTTCATCTATTCTCTTTATGTGTACCATAATTTCAAATTTATATTATATGCGATTACAGCGAGAAACTTGAACCGCCGTCATCGTCCTTCTCATCTTTCTTCTTGCCGTTCTTCTTATCGTTCTTCGGGGTTTCCTCACCGCCGTCCGAAGCACCTTCATCGCTTCCGCCATTGTCGGACGCACTGTCGCTATCCCCTCCGTCATCGGAGTTGTCGGCTTCGCTTCCCTCGTCGGTCTTTTCCTCCCCATTGTCCTTTTCGTCGGTATTATCTTCCTCATCGGCTTTCTCGTCGGACTTCTTTTCTTCATCCTTGTCCTCTGGCTTTTCGTCCTTGTCGGACTTCTCATTGGCTTTCTTGTCGTCCTTCTTCCCGTCCTTATCTTCCTTGTCGGCTTCCTTGTCAGACTTCTCATTGGCTTTCTCGTCTGACTTCTTATCGTCCTTGCTGGACTTTTCGTCCTTGTCGGACTTTTCCTCCTTGTCGGACTTCTTCTTTTCTTCGGGCTTCTCATCCTTGCCAGACTTCTTGTCGTCAGCCTTCTTCGCTTCGGGTTTCGCTTCATCCTTCTTTTCGTCTGGCTTCGGCTCGTACTTCGGGATTTCGTGCTTCGGGGCTTCGTCCTTTTCCTTTGCCTGCTCCATCGACTTCACATAGTCGCTGTCCTTGTCCTGTGTGATGAAATCAATGAATGTAAGGAACTTCTCCTCCTCCTTCGGCTTATGGACTTCGCTCGGCTTCTTCCCCCCGTCAAGTCCATTGGGCGTTATGCCTTCAACCGAAACCTTCTTCATAATGCGCTCGACCTCGCCGTTGAACGAGTCAACGATGTCGCTGTTCATAAGCGATGTCGGGTTCACATAGTTCGTGTCCTTCGGGGACTTGAAACTTCCAGCGATAATCTGGAAAGGCTCTTGGTACTGCGAGTGCTTGCTCAACAGTTCCCTCGTCTTTTCGTTCTTTATCCTGTCGAGGTTTATCGCGCTGTAACTTTCCTTAATATATGTGCTATATATAGTGCTTTCGGCTTCTATGTAGTCGTTGAACAACTTGCATATCAGGTCGAGGTATCTCTCATCGTCCGTGTTACCCTCCACCTTGTACTTGGAAAGGTCAACATTCTTCAGCCAGCAGGTGAAGTTGAGAAGCACGAGTTCGGAGGTGTTACTCGACTTTATGTTGCTGTCCTTCGCCTTGCGAGCGAAAGCCGCCACCATCGGGTCTATGAGTTTCAGTGCCGTAGCCTTCTTGCTTCCGTTCTTGTAGAAGTTGAAGTAGTAGCCGTCCGCGCTGTCAGACTGCACATTCGGGTTGAGTATGTTCATTATGTATGAACTGAATGTAACATCACCGCTCAACACGGGTTCTTTTATGTATGCGTACAGCCTGCTCTTCTGGAACTCGTTGAGGAAACCGCTGAACACGGGCTTCACATATCCGACACCGAGCCTTTCAGCCCAGCCCGAAAGCGCACTCTCCTCCTTCATAACATTACCGCTGTCGCTTACGATTGCGGAAAGTTCAAGCATATCGTCCGTGCTGTCTGGGTTGACACCCGTAACATCCGAATCCGTTGTCGGCTTGTAGTTCAACTTGAAGAGCCACCCGTCTGGGAACTCGCGGAAAAATATGCTGCTCGCCCTCCTTATGTAGTTTATGCCTTCCTCGAAATAGTTGTGCAGGGCATAGTTGAGCGGGGTTATCTCCTCCTTGTCGTTGCCCTTGAAGAACTTCAGTTCCTCTCCGTAGCGCATAAAACTCAACACGCTACAGTCCTTCTTCTCGTACACGACAACATAGTTGTTCATCAAAGCGTCAACGAACTCGATGCCGTGCTGTTCCAATGTCTCCTGAAATGTTATCATCGTTCAAAAAGTATTTCGTCAAAGTATGTTAGTCGTTATGCTCGTCAGCCTCCTTCGCCTCCAACTCGTCAATGTCGCGCGGGGGTTTCCTGTTCGGGCATCCCCGAACTATGCACTTCCACCAGCATAACTCTTGGTTCATAAGTTCGAGTTTCTGGTTCTCCTTCTGCTTGCTCTCGTATTTCTCCTGCAATTTCTCGTGCTCGCCGATTAGCCTGTTGTAGTTGTTGTCAACCATTTCCTTCGCCTGCTTCAAGTCATCCACCCTTTCTCTCCACTGGTGTATCACGAGTTCGGAGTTCTCAATCTCCTGCTTCTTCGCTTCGGCTTCCTTTATACGCTTGTTCTGCCTGTGAAAGATGATACCGCCGGGAACGAGTGTTCCTACGAGCGTGATGACGGCGGTTATGATAACTTCTAACATTTTCCAATAACATATATTCTATATTATTTATAAATGAAAGAAATTTCGTCGGCTCTCCGAAGCACTACCTTGTAAGCCTTACAACATTGTCGATAGCCTTATCAAGAACCTTGTAACCGCTTGCGGTGGAATACTTCGTCCCGCCCTTGCCCTTCGGCAGACCGATTGTCATCGGGTTCTTCTGGTTCTTAATCTGCTCGTCAACGGCAAGTGCCTGCTGTGCCTTGTTAGCGTCCGCCTCGCTCATACCCTCGACCTCTCCGAGATAAGGCGGAAGATATATCCTGCCCCTTCCCGCATTGAACATAGACTCTATGTCGCCAGCGTCACGGGGCTTGCCGTGTTCCATACTGCAAGTGAACGAACACTCGACGGGGAAGTCGTCCCAGCCGAGACCGCCACCCAAGTTCATATCGACCTTCTTGCATATCATATTGCCCATCATAGCGATAGGGTTGAGGGGGTTGCCGAATGTGACGTGCCAGTAGCCAGTAGGCGCACCGTCCAAGAGGGCGTGCGCTGGCTGTTGAGCCGCCACCTGACCGAGTTTTCCGTTGATAAGAGAACCGAGAAAGTTTCCAGCCATACCCTTGATGAAATTCTTTGCCATTTCGATTACATCGGCGAACGACTTGACCTCCGCCCCTCCGTTGAGCGACTTTATCGACTCATTGACATTCGAGGCGACGGACTTGAAGTAGCCAGCATAGTCGCCCTTCATAAACAATGTCGGGTCGCCTATCTGCCTTCCGTAGCCACCGCCGTTACCGTAATATCTTATAGCACCGCCCCACCAAGTACCAGTGTTAGTTCCCATAGAAACCATATTGGCGATTATGTCGAGCATAGCCATCTTCGGGTTGACATACTGCAAGGACTTCAACTCGTATGCGAACTTCAATGCGAACTCGTGCGAGAACTCCAAGCCCATATCGCGCTTCTTCGTGCTCTTTATCACATCGAGGGGGCCGACCGTATATTTCGAGTATTTTTCCATTGGGTCCATATTGGCATATTCCGCCGCAACTGTCTGATACGCATAGGTATAGTTGTTCCCAGTGAACAAATTTGACATAGTTGCGTTAAAGCCGTTCGTGAAGTTGGACTTCGCACTCTTGTCGTTGAATTTCTGCCCGTGACCAAACGCCGTAGCACCCGGAGTGTTGGACTTTATTACCTGAACTTCGCTCTCCGTGTCGGAAAACTTCATATTCCAGCCCATCTTCAGCATCTCGTCCATCTTGTTGCCAGCAAGTTCGCTCATATATGTAGTTGCGGTCGCAACGGGAAGCATAACGCTCGTAGTCCACATACCCTGATGCGTAGCCTCGTCCCAAGCGAGAGTGAACGGAATGTCGTCACACGGGTTGGCATAACGGCGAAGCGTAATCAGGTAGTTGGGCGGTATAGAGCCGTAATACTTGTTGTAGATGAAGTCCTGTATCTTGTAGCGGGCAGCATCTATGTTCTCGTACGCCTTTATGATGTTCGGGTAGGTCGGCTCTGCGTCCTGCCAGTGAGCCTGCGCGGTGTACCTCGCCTCGTACCTGTCGTCGAAGCGTCCCTGCAAGTCCTCCTTGTGACCGTACATAGGATTGCCAAGCCCGACGAACGAAAACAATTTGTGGTTGGAGAAAAGGGAAAACGGAGCGTATATCTCGCTCGAATCAATATCATATATTGTCTTTGTCTCCCTCTCCTTGCCGTCCTCGCCAGTAACCTTCTCCCTCTTGACACCGTGTTCAGCCCACAGGTAGTTGGGGAGCGCAGTACCAGAAACCTTCCATCCGTTCTGGTAGCCGTTGCCGAACAAGTCGGAATAAGCCTCTATTATGTCAATGCCCTGTGCCATATCATTATTTATATCAACGCCTTTCAGTTAGTCCGCCTGAACTTCCTGTTCTGCAACTCCTCGTTGCCCGGCTGGTGGATGACATAATCCTTCTCCTCGCTCGCATCATTGCTCCACATAACGCTCTTCGGCATTTCGTCAAAATGCACGCCAGCCTCGAAACTCTCTATCGTCCCGCCACTCATAAGTTTCAGCCTTCCGAACTCGTCCTCCGAAAGCATAACAACGCCGTCGTTCATATCCAAGTCCTTGACCATATCGGCAATCTCGTCAAGCAACACGCCGTGCTCGAACACTGGCATAAAGGACTTGACCTCTATGTTGCAGGACACGGTATATTCCTTCTTCTCGTTCAGACCGAACTCGGTCGTCCTCTGTTGCTGGAAGTCGGTAGGCAGTGTGTAACTGCTCTGTATCGTCATAACCCCCAAATCGACATAGAAGATGTTTGCCGAGTAAAGTTTGCTCATAACGCTCTCCGTAAGTTTGAGCATTTCAAGTTGGTTGCTGCATACGAAGTTGCAACTGAACGAAAGGTTCAGAGGGAGGAAACAGCACCTCATATAGAATGTGCGGAGTTCGCCCCTTACCTCGTGGGTGAGTTTCGTCTGGACAAACTTGTTCATCTGGCTCTGCGCGTCAATGCCTATGCTTTCGAGTTGAAGCACGCCACGCGGAACTCTCTCGTAGTCCCCGATAGCCTTGCCGTTGGTCTCCGCGTCATACTGGAACTCATCTTTAAGAAAACGCTCGCTCCCCGTCACACTGTACATAAAAGGCACATCGACCTTCGTGAGAACGGGCGTGTCGTTCTCGTCCACATCCCTCTGGTAGATATAGACACGGTTTCTCAACTCGGCGAGCAGTGCGACAATCACATACCGCACCACGCTCCCGTCATAGTTGTAACTCTGGTTGTACCTGCTGGCAGCCATACTATTCCTCCGTTGCCTCCTCGCCCTTATTCTTTTTCTTCATCCTGCCTTTCGGCTTGGTGTCAAGTTCGTCCTTCGCACGCTTGTAGTCCGAAAACTCCTTCCTGAACTTCGGATATGCTTCGATGAGGTCTGCAAGCGTCCTGTAGAACTCCTTGAAATAAACATTGTTGTCTATCTTGAACATTCGGAAGCCGTGCCTTTCAAGGTCATAATACTTTATGTACCCCATCTCGTCCGTAGCCTTCTGGGAGTTGCGGGACTTGTCGTCCTTCGGTGCGTCGGAATACTCGAAGTTCCTGTCTATGAAACCGCCCTTGAGCGTTCCGAACGCGGTACGCCTCTCGCCGCCAGCCTTGAAGTACACGAACTTCACATACCCGTCTTCGAGATAGTCAACTATCCCCTTTCTGGTGGTTACTTTCTCCTCGAAGATTTCCTCGAACCTCAATATGTGATACCCAGACATACAGTTCCTCCTTATGTTATCTGCGCACGCCCATAGCGACAGGCAATCCCGTCCCCATCATAGCGAGGTCTGCTGCGTGGTCGCGCAGGATGCAGTCGAAGTTGAACGGCATCTCCCTGTACTTCGTGTCCCCGTAAGCCTGTATCTCGCAGGTCTTGCCGTATGGCGAATTGATATACCTGACATATATGTACTTGCTGGACTTGCTGTTAAGCCCCTTCAACGAAACCGTATATCCGTCGGCGACAGCCTTTACTATGGTGGCGTTGAGAGTTTCCATACTGAAAAAGTCCACGAAGTCCTCGCTTCCGATTGCGTCAATGTTACGCATAAACTTTGTGAATGTACCGCAGTCCATCTTGAAAAGCCTGTCAAGAAGTTCCGCATTGCTCAACTTCACATCTTGGTTAGTGCCGATTTCACTCATATTTCCAATCATACTATTTAATCTTTTTATAATAATGCTTTGCAAAGTCGGTGTCACATTCCTCGTCCGCTATAATCTTACCCTTCATCTCGCTCGGAAGATAGCCGTAGAAATGCTTTTCATCGTATTCAAGTTTGCCGTTGTCCGTACAGTTGAGGTTGCCGTCAACGCGCTTCGGGCAGTTCTTCATCGAGATAAGCCCAAGCGAAGAGCAGTTGAAGTTGCCCTTTATGCGCCCGAACTGGACTGCGAATGTGCCGTTGGAAACCAAGTCCTTGCCTATATGCACATCACCCGTGCTGTCGAACTCGCCAGTTTCCTTGTTGTACTTCAGCCCGTACTTCTCGGTGGCAATGTCAGAATAGTCATCGCTGGCTTCAAACTTCTTCCTCGCGAACCTGCCCCTGTAGCCGACTGGTCTCCAATACTTGTCCCCTGTGTTATCATCGGTAACTTCTTCATAGTCCCCGACAGTGGTCGATTTTTCCTCGATTATGCTGACAGCCTGCCTGTATGTAAACTTCTCTTCCGTAAGGAACTTCACATAACTCAACGAACCCTTCGCGTCAAGAAGCCTCTTCACCGCCTTCTCACCAAGAAGGTCTATCCCGACAGCCTTGAAGAAAGCACGCTCCTTCTTCTGCGCCTCCGCAGTGGTAACTATCGGTTCATTCTTGTACGGGGAGACCTTAACACCCTTCATCTTGTCAATGCCACCGTCAATAGTCGTTTCAAGCGCGTTCTCGACTTTAAGTTCATTCTGGTTGAGCCTGTCGAGAAGCGCAGCGAGACCCTCCTGCGAGCGAAGCGAGAACATCTTGACTATCCTCATCATATTCATATTCATCTTCGCACAGAGCCTGTATGCACGCTTTTCCGCGTTCGCCTTCACCGCCGAAGCATAAGAGCCGACCATATTGTCCTCCCCGTCCTTTGACGGCTTGCTGCCGAGTTGGGTGAAGCGTTCCTGCATCGCTTGGAGTTCCTTGCCCGTGTTGTCGCGGAGAAGGGACTCGATGTTATGACCGCCCTCCTGAAATATGTTCTGCCTGTAGCCTCCGTACCTCGTGTCGTTGTGCATCTTGTTGTACTCCGTACTCATCTGCCTGAACTGCTTTAACAGGTCTGTCGTGAGTTTGCGGGTGTTGGCATCGTACTTCGTGCCTCCCACTGGCGCACCGTCGGAACCGATGTTCTCAACAATGTCCCTCAACTGCGAAATCGTGCTGTTCCTTGCTGTCGCATATATCTCCTCGTACTTCGCACGCTCGCCGTTTATGTCCTCCCGAACCATAGCGAAGAATGTGTCGGCATACAGTTCTATCATAATCAGTGCGCTCTGCAACGACTGCCTTACGATAGCCATATAATACTGGTAGCCGAGCGACATAATCTGCGCCATACGGATTGGGGCTACGAAAATCTTGTAGTTCACTATGTTGCACATAAGGACATCCTTCGTGAACGAGCCGACCTTAATGTCGGAAAGGTCGATAAGCGACTGCATTGTCAGCAACGCACGGTCGAATGTGACTGTAAGCGTGTCCTCGACCTTCTCGCCCACGCTTCTCCTGTGGTGGGCATCGTCCTTGATTTTCTCGTTGTACTCCTCGACAATATCTTCAAGTTTGGACACATTGTCGTTTATCGAGTCGAACACATCCTTGCCAGTGGCGATGGTCGGTGCGAGCATCTTCGCGAGTTTGTTCTTCGTCCGCCACTTGCCGAGCAAACCCTCGTTGAGAGTTTCGCTGTATCCGAGTTCAAGCGCGGTCTGGTATTCGTTAACGCTGAATATATGAGTTGCCATTATCCGAAATTTTACTATATATTATTTATAAATAGCACTCGGAAAGGAAAATCATTCCGACCGAAATCCATAAAAAATCAAATTTATAAATAATATAAGGCTGGGTACGCAATGGGTATCCACCGCATTAGATGAATTATAATAAAACTTGATAGCAATATGGCAGGTTTACCACATTTTAGAAACTCGGCGAGTGCAGTCAACCACTGGGAACCCGTATTCAAGTCGATGTTCGAGGTAACATTGTTCCCACCTTCAGGCGGACACCCGTTACTTATAGAGCAGGTCAAGACGGTAGGCGGTCTCGGTGACCTCAACCCAAGCGTTGCGATTGCGGAGCAGTCATACAAGCAGGCTACGAGAAGTTACGCAGCCAACCCCGAAAAGACCACCCTCGACCTGACGATAACATTTGAACTCAACTTGGACGATGCAAACGAGAACTTCGTATATACCACTATGAGAAAGTGGTGGGATTTGCGCTGGAATCCGTTGACAGGCACTTCGGCTATGAAACGCCAGTATGTCGGTTCGGGCGTAATCGTACAGTACAACCGTGACGGAAGCATCTACCGCAGGATTGACTTGCAGGAAATGATACCTATGGGACAGTTGCAGGACGGTCTCGGCGACTTGGACTACAAGTCCAACGACTGCGCAGTCCTCACGGCACAGTTCCGTTGCGACTGCTGGGACGAGCAGACAATCGGTCTCGGAAGGTAAGAGGACAACTCGCGTTAGAAAAGACAGGACGGTATGGCGTATGCGTACCGTCTTTTTTTGTTTCACACACAAACATATAAATAAGTTATAATACAATACATATCAAATATGGTACGAATAAAAACATTCGAGGAATACAGGTCGCAAGCCAGAGTGGACGAAGCACTCGACGGCTTGACGGAGGTGTTCAGCAAGGACGGGGCGAAGATAGACAGATATATCGAAAGAGCGGAAACACTGCGCGAATCCATAGCGAAGTGCATAAACGCGGTAGTCGTACAAATGCGTGGCGGATATCTCGACATAGCAAACGACTTCGACAACTCAAGCATATACGGAATGGTCGTCATAGAAGATTCCACATCACCGTTTACATTGGAAGGCATACGCAAGCGCGATGCAAACGACTTCGCGGTAGTATGCAACGGAGGCAAGGAAGTTTCAATAAACGACATTGAGATACTTAAACTCCTCCAGATTTACAGGGGGATAAAGGAAGTCCACGAAAGACTTGCAGAAGAATAATAATATAAACTGATTGATATGGTACACATCAAGAGGATAAACGAAATGACGGACTTTATGAACGAAGGTCTGTTGTCCGCTATAAAGGCGAGGGCGCAGATAGTAAAGGTTCAGGGATGGTTCTTCGACACCGCTGCGCAGGCGATTGCCGACAACCCGAAGAAGTACAGAAAGGCTGAACAACTCGTGGACGCATTGGAATCCGATGCCAGAAAGGAATACAAGAAGGTCGTTACCGTGGAGGACGCTCTCACATTCAACGACTGGTGGGGCGACTTCAGGAAATCCGCGATAAACGCGCTCGAACGCAATTTCGAGCAGTCGATGAACGAAAGTTACAACAGGAGCGGTACGCCAGTAATCATAAGAAGGGAAGATGACGGACAACTTGTCGCTTTCTTCCCAGAGCAGATAAACGGCAAGTACATCGGATGCTATTCGCACATAGGTCAGCACTCCGACGCTTCGGTGGACTATATGCTCAACGACACGAGCGAAGTATCGGAAAACGACGCGCGCGAAGTAAGCGCACTCATATCCGAACTCCAGAGGATTGGATACGAAAACATACACATCGTGAAAGCCGATGACTTCGACATCAACGCGGTAAGGGAAAGCGCAAGCCCGTATGACAGCGAAGCGGAAGGCAAGAGGATATGGAATGCAGTCATAAGCGGACGCGAAAACACGCTCCCGCGTACAAGCAGGGAGGATGCGTGCAAGTGCCTCGCGACATACTTCTCAAACTTCAACGAGTTCAACGCACCGCCAGCCGAAGACATTTCGCGTCTGGTCAACTGGCTCGAAGCGACATACAGCAACACGGACGCACAAAACGAAGAAGGCGTTGCGAAGTTCATATCATCGCTCTGGCGACATTTCTCGTACAAGGGGCGGGCGTTCTCGAACATAATCAGGAACTACCAGTCGATGCACCCGACATCAAGTCTGGGCGAACGCATAGCACTGGGCAGGAAATTCGACAGATAGTCTGGGCAAGAAAAAAAACGGCGCGGGCGCATCTTCTGGTGCGCCCGTTTTTCTGCCACATATAAATAAGTTATATATAGCATAAAAACCATAACAGATGATAAAGACTTACAGAGAGTTCAACGAGAGCCTTTCGGTGGCTGACGACTTTGATGCGCTCCTCGATGTTGCGGACGCATTGAAGGACAAGGACAACATACGGGTTGACAAGCAGGGGGACGAAACCACCGTCAACATCTACATAGGGGGGAAGGACGAAGACCACAACTCCTGCAAGACATACTTCCTTATGCAAGCCAACTTCTGCCCGAACTTCTTTGTGGCGGACACGAACATACCCGACACCTCAAAGATGAAGTTGGGCAAGTTCCGAGTGGTTGACCAGAAGAGCAAGGACTTCCTGAAGCAGTACATACTCCTCACTTCGGAGATAAGGGACAGGCTTGAAATAGAACCTCCGTACTATGTGGCTGTATGGTACGACAACAATGTTGAACTGAATAACCCAGAGATATAACGATTGGAATATGAGTTACATTGACAGTAGCCGTGTAAAGGCGATAGACATACTGAAGGATTGCTACAACTACCTCGTCAAGACATACGAGGCGAGCGATGCCGTGCTTGTGCCGTCATCACCGAGCGGGCAACTGCTCGATGTGATTGCCTCGATTTCGGAGCATATATTCCTCTACCTCGAACACGCTGCGGCGGAACTCAATATGCAGACCGCACAGACGAGGGCTGGAATACAGGGCTTGGCTATGCTCACGGGGCACGACCCGTGGCGGGGAAGCGCGGCGAGCGGGCAGGTGGCGTTGAAAACGAACCCAGCGAAGATTGAGAACGGGGACTGCGTGAAGGTTATGAACTATTCCGAGTTCGCAATAGACGAGAACGGGCTTCTCTACTACCTCAATCTCGGTCAGGACTACATCATACTCCGCAACGGGGAAGAGCCTGTGAATGTGGAGTTCGTGCAGGGGCTTCGGTCAAGTTCCTCGTTCACGGCGAGCGGGGAGAAACTCCAGACCTACAATGTGAACGAAAAGGGTATGACCGACCACACGAGAGTCCGCGTATTCGTGAACGGGGAGGAATGGACGCAGGTAGCGAGCCTGTGGGATATGACTATGGACGGACACCAGTTTATGTGCCGTACATCCGCGAATATGGGGCTTGGCATATACTTCGGCAACGGGGACTTCGGCAAGATACCAGAGGCGGGCAACAACATAACCGTAGAGTATGTGCTTCACAACGGAGCGTCTGGAAACCTCTCTGGCGGGAACTTCGGGTACAAGTTCAGCACTGGCGGTTTCGACATAAACGGGGAGGACTTGGACTTGAACGATGTGCTTTCGGCAAGCACGGTAGTCCCGCCGTCAATGGGAAGCGACTACGAATCACTTGAACTCACGAGGCTTCTCGCACCGAAGACGAGCAAGAACTTCGTGCTGGCGACACCAGAGTCGTACATATCGTATTTGAGCAAGTTCTCGCAGTTCGCATTCGTCAACGCATACAACACGAAGGACGACGGCTACCTCGACGACGACAATGTTGTATATCTGCAAATACTCCCGAACATAAAGGCAAAGGTAAGCGCAAGCGGAGGATACGACTACTTCACGCTCCCAGAGGAGGAATATGTCCTCACGGGCGAGGAAAAGGACGGCATAATCCAGTGCCTTGACGACAGCGGTCAGCAACTCATAAGCACGGAGGTCGTGATAAACGACTACGACATAAGAAGATATGCCCTCGTGATAACGCTCCGCTGGTTTCAGAAGGCTGACAAGTCGGCTATAAGGGCGAAGATAAGGGAGAAACTCAACGCATACTTCCTCAACATAAACCGCACGGACTTCATACCGAAGTCCGACCTGATAGCACTCATCGAGGGCATAGAGGGTGTTGACGGGGTGAATGTCTATTTCATAAGCGAGGAGAACGAGCAGGCTATACGCAACGGCTACTACATAAAGAAGTACGACCAGATAAACCCGAACACGCACCTCCACGAGACATACACGAAGAAGATTATGCTCAAGGAGGGGGAAGACCCGCAACTGGGGCTTGACGGCTTCGGGGACATCAAACTTGAAGATAACACGATAGCGATAATAAGGGGCGGGTGGACTGACCGCTACGGGAACGAATACAAGTCGGAGATTACCGACACCGACCTGTGCGGGCTTACCATACTCTTCACGAAGGAGACGGAGGACAGCCTCTACAACACTATGCAACAGAAGAAACTCAATAAATTGCTTGGCGTATGAGTACGGAGATAAGAAAGACGAACAAGTATCGCGGTTTCTCCCCGCTTACGAACGGAGTGAGGGAGCAGGACTGGATTGTGCATTTCACGGGGCACGACTACTCGAAGACGCTCCTGCGGGACAATGTGAGCCTGTATATGCTCCAGAACGAGAAGATGAGGGGCTTCATTGACGAAATCACCCCGATACTCGTGGAACTTGTGGATGGTGTCAAGTACATAAGGGACTTCACGAACATCTGCGTCCCGAAGGACTACAAGAAGATAAATTAGCGTTTCTCGTTGTTTCAAAGAAAAAGCCCGATTGTTTCCAGTCGGGCTTTCTCGATATAGAATGAAATGACAAGAAATTACTTGCAATATATCTTGCGTTCAAGCATCTCCCCCATCTCCTCGTCATAGACACAGTAATACTGGCAAGGCTCTTCAAACGCCATACCGTTGGAGAGGGCGTAGGGGTTGTAGCCGATTATAGAGCCGTTGACCACCGCGTTGCTGATGGACACCCACTGGTGGAAATGCCCGATGAACACCCTGTCCTGACTGAACACCTGCCTCCACTTCATAGAGAGCCTGTTGAGTGCTGGATATATCCCGCACACCGTACCCGTGCCGCTGGTCTTTATCTGGAAGCCGTGCGCGAATATGAACTTCTTGTTGTCTGGCGTGTTCACGACAGCGACTTCGGATTCGGGTATTGCGAACTCTATCGGCAAGCCCGACATCTTGCAATGCTCCTCTATGTTCTTGTACATAAGCCACTCGTAACTCAACTTGAAGCCGTTGGAGTGATGGATTTTCTTTGTCGTCCTCGAATGGTTGCCGACAATCCCTATGAACTTTATCGACGAGAGTTTCGTGTTGTTGCAGATATATTCAAGCCCAGAGTATATGAGGCTCTGCGCCTTGTATGTCGCCTCAATGGGCGAAAGCCCGTTGCACTCGGCAAGTTCCTCGTGTATGTATCCCGAAATCGTGTCACCGAGGCTCGCGAATATGAGTTCGTCAACTTCGTCCACATTGATGCAGTTCACCAGATTTACAAAGTATTTCTGTATGCGCTCCTCCGCAATCTCGATGTTGTACCTGTTAAGCCCAAGAACAGAGTTCGCGTTAACCGTCTCCTCTATGTGCGCATCCGAGAACAGGGCTACCGCATAACGCCTGCTCTTTCCGTCAAAGCCACCGTAGTTGAACGAATACTGGGTAAAGCCAAGCCCCTTCACATCCTTCATACGGCGGAACTCGTCGAGTTCCTTCTGGTCTATGTCCTCCGCCGCACTGTCGGCTTCGGTCGCCGTCGTCGTGACGGTATCGTCAAAACGGTACACAAGCCCGTTGTGGACGAACGAGCCGAACCTCTCTATGTTCCTCGTAATCGTAGTATCCCATACGCCTATCGCCTTGCCAAGACCGTTTACTGTTTCGTACACATTGCCCTTGCTATCGACTATCTTTCTTCCTCTTCTCATTTGATTAAAAAATATTATTTCAGACTGCGCAGGGCGTTTCGTACTTCGCCCTGTACCTTTTCATTTCTTCGGGGTCTTTCACCGCCCTGTACCATTCGAGCAGTTCGGTGTCCGCGCTTGAACGGGGTGTCGTGTCGAAGTCATCGAGCATAGAATATATGCGCCTGCACATCTCGCAGTATTCGGCACTGCGGGAACGGAGCAGATTGTTGCCCGTTTCCTCGTCCATTGCAATCTGGCAGACCAGTGACTTCTCCTCCCGTGTAAGTTCGCTTCCCATCGTCAGATAACCCCGCACACGACAAGCAGAAAGCCAAGATGTATGGAGAACAGGAGCACTATCGCCCCCGCCGCCCACAATGTCTTGTCCTCGAATGTCGTCTTGTTCTTCAGGGCATATATCATAAAGTAACTACGGTATATGAACATAGTCAGGAACAATATGCCCCAGAATATAGTGAATATCAAAAGAAAAACCTTCACGCCTATTCCTCCGTGCTTGTGTCGGTTGTTTCGGGTGCGGTTTCCTCCGTAACCACATCATCGTACTCGCTCTCATCGTATATGTCAACCCAGTCCTTGTCGTCTGGAAGTTTGATGTCGATGCCGAAAGATTCCTTCCAAGCCTTGACCACATTCTTCCTGTTCGTGCTCGGCGCAGACCATACGAGCGACATAAACTGGTTGACCTCGCGAAGCCCCCAGCGGTATGTGCGGTGGTAGCCCTCAAGGACTTCCTTGAGTTTCTGGGCAGCCTCCTCGCCTATAATCTTGTCTATTGTCTCGACAGGCTCGCAGTGGCGTACATTCTCCCCGCGACTCCATTCGGTAGGCGTGCATACCTCGTTGAGACCTCCGCCTGTGTAGAGGAACTCAATGAGGGACTTCATATCCTCGTCCCAGTGGTACTCTATGCCGTATGCCTCCTGCCTGTTCTCGCGGACAGCCTTCTGGACTTCAAACGGAACATAGAAGAAGTCGCACGGAAAGAGATACCTGCCGTTGCAGTAGTCCTTGCGCCAGTTCTCGTCACCGTTGGCGGCTTTCCTTTCCTCCTCAATCTCCTTGCACATCTCCATAAACGATTTGTCTGGGAGAGGGCGTGCAATGCTGTACATATAGTCAAGGGTGTCGCATATCTGCTTCCCTATGACATCCGACCTGTGAAGGTAGTCATAGACGACCTTCGTGTTCTTTTCTTCGCTCATAAGTATTTGATTTTTTACGATTAGACCTTCGCGTATGTGCTGGAATATGCAGTTCTCGGACTCGACAAGTATGTCGTAGTTCGGCTCGTTCGGGAAGTCAACGGTGCCGTATCGGTCAATGTTGCGTATCACCCCGTCGTATGTCTTGTATTCAAGACGGAACTGAACCTTGTCCCCTGCCTTGAACTTTGCTTCCGTCATCTCTGTTAGTTTTAGAGGTTAGTACATAGTATTTATATGACTGGCGGAAAGTGCGTCCGAGATTGCTCGGACTGCACCGCCCCGCGTGTCTTTTTTCCAAAATATGCAATGTCCGTACACAGCCGTTAGATTTTAGGCATTGTGAAATTAGGCACGGTCGGCATCTTGAAGTTGCTCTTCGCCTGATTCATCATACTCTGGCTCTGCTCCTGAACATTGTACTTGTTCTCGTACTCGCCCTGCTGTTCCTCTTCCGCCTTGCGCCTTTCTTCCATTATCTCCTGATAGTAGTCGATAGTGTATTCGTACTCGTAGAACGGCATCGCGTGAAGTTCGCTCCTCTGCATATTGAGTTTCTCGAACAGTATCACCTGCGTCTTAAAGAAGTTCTCCAGCGATATTTTGAAGAGTTGGTACAAAGAACTGCTTAATTCCTCCCGTTGTCTCGCCGCTTTCTCCAGTGACACTTTGAAAGGTCAGGGGGACTTCCAAATCCCCACCGCATTTTTCGCATTTAGCCTTCAGTATAGGCGAACTTCCAGCCGTAGTGTTAAGTATCTCAATGAAACGGTAAGCAATGTTGAACTTGGTTATGTCCCAACTTGCAAGTTCGGTAGCCAACTTGAAGATGTCCTTGTCGTTCAGCCTTCTCCAGTCGCGCTGGATATACGGTATCATCTGCACGAGCGACGGGTCCCACTCCTTCTTCTCCTGCGCCCTTTCCAAAGCCCACTGCTTTATTGCGGTGGCGACACCGATTGTCGGAGGCGCAATCTGGATAGTGCCGTATGTCTTGGTACGGATGCTGTAGCACTTGTTGTCGGCATCGTAATACTTTTCAAGCATCGGGTCTAACTCCGCGTGCTGTAGCATATCGCTCGTGAATATGATTGACTTCTGTGGCTTGCAACCCGGTGTCTTGCAGGCATCTGCGGGAACAGGCAACTGTATCTGCGTCTCACCGTGCTTGAATGTGAGTTCGCTTATGCGCTTGAACACATAGAACCTGTCGTGGTCGAGCATATCCTTGTAACTCACCTGCAAGTTACCCGACATTACCTTCGTGCAACTTGCGAGGATGTAAACCATCTTGTCGATTACATCGCTCGGATTCTCCTCGTCCACCATAGAGAACTCGCGCACTTCGCCCACGCGGGCAGCACGGATGTAAATCCTCGTGTCGTCCTGATAGAAACGCCCCCTTGTCGGCATAGCACTCATTTCAAGTGGCACATAGTCGAGCAGGTCGTGCATCTGCTTTATCTCTGGGTCGTCATCGCCCCTGTACTTGCGCATATCGACGCTACCGAGACTTGTTACCTTTCCGCCCTCGTCGGTCTTTACGGCGTTGTCCTGCGCGGTTTCACCGCCGTTCACTGGGGAGTTCGCAAACTCCTTCAGCAAATCATTCTCATAGTCTGACTTCTTGCTGTCGCTCATAAAAATATCTGTGTTTTTAAATTATTACTAATGTTGACTGCACTATACCATCATATTGCTCCGATAGTTCACATTGAGCCTCTCGTTGATTGCATCGCTTATGAGACCGCCATTGTTCCTTATCTCGTCATAGATTTCCTGCGGGACATCGTGGTAGCACCTCACGCTTCCGTTGACACATACCACCTTCAGTTCCCTTGTGAGAGCATTGTATCCTATGCTGCTCACCTCATTGCCTTTCGATTCAAATAACATAAATGTTAATAGTTTTAAGTTCTGACATAAATACGCGCCCCGCAACCGAAGCGCAGTTCACATATTATTTATATTTAGTGGTTTTGCTATATATAGCCTATCTATTGCAGGTAGCACTCGATAGACCAGTCGTCCCCGATGAACTTTATGCGTGCGACACGCCCGTCCTCCGACACGCTTTCGAGGACAGGTCTTATGTCCCCGTAGAGTTCATAGAAGTGGGAGTAGCAGGCAAGCACCGCCTCCGCGTCTATCTTCCCGTCCTCCGAACTCTCTATGTCAAGAAGTTTCGATTCCGTGAAAGCGTCCATACTGTCCACCCAGAGTTCCCTCGCGGTGAATGTTTCCGATTCAGTCCTGATAAAAAGTTTCATAGCCTAATCCTTGTTATTGTTTTCCAAAATGTCGTGTATGCTTATCACATCGAAGTCGGCGTTCTTCGGGGGATTGAGTATGTTCCAGCCCTGCGCCAGCCCAGTGGCGACCATAGAACTGTAATACGAAAACGGGTTCGCACCCTCCCTCTTGTGGTCAAACGACTTCCAGTAGCGCAGGAGGTTGTACATCGCCCAAGACTTGCAGTCCTGCGCGTCCTCCTCCGTCTTGTAATAGTTGCTCTTCGCAAACTTGTCAATGAGAAGTTCAAACATTTCAAGTGCTCTGGGCGTGAGTTCACCTTTCACAAAGCACTCGTCCATAACCTGCTTGAACTCAACGGCATCAATGTAATTTTTCTTTGACATTGAATATTGTTTTTTTATTCAAAAAATGAGTTCACTACCACATTAACAGTTTAATAATTATCCTTTGCCAAGTCAATGTAAACTTTGGTTATCTTGTTGAATCTTGGGTCGATGCACCAACGAAGCAACTGACTTTCCTTTATTCTGCTCTTGATACCAATCTGATATACTACAAATAAGAACTTATTGGTATCACCAAGCAACCTAACCAGCGACTCCGTTCCCCACATCTCACCATCGGTAAGCACGAGCCATACGCTCTGCGGTTCAGTACGCCAAGCATTCAGCATAAATTCGGTACAACTCCTGAAATCCGTACCGCCCCCAGCCTTACACTTGCTGACCATTTCGTCAACGCGGTTTATAAGTTCCCTCGCTGTGATTTCTTCGGTCACATCAATATACAAACCGCTTTCAGCGTCAAGCCTATCAGCCCACGGATACAACCATACGCCACTATACTGCAAACGCTTGCACATACTATATATGGTCGTTGCGAATGTATGCAGGAGCGTCACATTGATTGAACCGCTCACATCCACCAGAATATTGATATTCTGCGGTGCAGAAGATGTCTTGGGATGGTACGGTGTCATTATGTTATGACCAAGTGTACGACGATTGCCCCACCTTACTCTATTGCGGTCAGGTTTCTGTTTCTTCGCACCAGCATATGTGGTATTGCGTTCAAGGAACTTCTTAATAACCTCTTCCCACAATTCGTTCATAACGGTTTCGTTTATCTTTATCTCCGTACAAATCTTACTCAATGTTGAATTTGGCTTATTTCTCATTATAGTATCACGAACATCGGCAATCTCCTTCTGGCTCTTGTCTGGTACGCTCGATATGATACTGCTGACCTCATCAATCTCCTCTTCGGTAAATCCGCTATCCCTCAAAGACGCAGCAATCTCTTCATCTATATCACTACTCTTTATAAGACCTCCTACAAGATTTCTTACTCCACCGTCTCTTGTTGCTGGCAAAATTACACCATCACCACCACGACCTACGCCAGTAGTTGTGTCATCGTCACCGCCACGAGTTCCGCCTTGACCGCCCTGCTGTCCGCCTTGACCGCCCTGCTGTCCGCCTTGACCGCCCTGCTGTCCGCCTTGACCGCCTTGACCATCGTCTCCACCGGGGTATCCTTCTTGACCACCGCCTTGACCGCCCTGCTGTCCGCCTTGACCGCCTTGCTGACCACCGTCTCTATTGACATCAATAATGCCTTTATATCCGCCTTGACCGCCTTGACCGCCTTGACCGCCTTGACCGCCTTGCTGACCACCTTGCTGACCACCGTTTTGTCCACCGTTCTGTCCGCCCTGCTGACCACCGTTTTGACCGCCGTTTTGACCGCCGTTTTGACCACCGTTCTGTCCACCCTGCTGACCACCGTTTTGACCACCGTTCTGTCCGCCCTGCTGACCACCGTTTTGACCGCCGTTTTGTCCACCGTTCTGTCCACCGTTCTGTCCGCCCTGCTGACCACCGTTTTGACCGCCGTTTTGACCGCCGTTTTGACCACCGTTCTGTCCGCCCTGCTGACCACCGTTTTGACCGCCGTTTTGACCACCGTTCTGTCCGCCCTGCTGACCACCGTTTTGACCGCCGTTTTGACCACCGTTCTGTCCGCCCTGCTGACCGCCTGTAGGAGCAGTTCCGTTATCACCAGCATTATAAAATTTACCAATCACATCACTATGATATGATGCAATGGTTTCCATCGGCAGACCAACGACCTTCTTGTCATAACAGCCACCTTGTTCAGCCCAGAATCTTTCCGAGCATATACCATCGGCAACCATAGTGCCATTAACCTCAAGGTCAGCAGCAACATTCATCTGCTTCCAGTTCAACTTGCTCTTGTTGTTCTTTTCATTATAGTTGAATGTACGAGGAATGTGCTCAAGGAATGTGTGCATACATTCGTGGTAAAGAATGTTCAATATGGAATCAACATTCATACCGAGTCCGTATGGTACAGGCTCATAAAGAAAGCCTACATTGATATAGATTATACCCCTGCGGTCAACCGCCATCGTCCTTGTCACCCGCCCGTCGAGCAAATATATTATAATGCTTCTGCTGATATATGAAAATTCATACGGGTACTTTGACTTGAACTTGGCGAGCGCGGAATTTATCAAGTCGATAAAATCAGAACCCTTTATCAACTTACCGTCATACATCCTCAACAGATACCCTGCTATATGAGCAGCGTTACCTTCCGTATTCTGTACGCTTTCATACAGGGAACAGAAGGACTGACTATCAAGTATTCGTGTTATTTTTCTCATAAAATTAGCCTTTAATGTTCTTATACTATATATAGTAAATATATTATTTTTTCAGATTTTTTTGTAAAAAAAAGGTGCGGGCGTTGCCGCACCTCAATTTGTTAAAATCCTATATCTCACCGATTGTATCAAACAATTCGTCCAACTTCAAGTTCGGATGAGCGTTGTTGTACTTGTTGTAAACAGCCTCGTAGTCGTCGTTGAAGTTCTTGCCGTCGAGTTCACAGAACTTGTATGTCTTGACTATGAACTCTGCGATGAGGTTGCCAGATGTCGGGAAGTTCCTATCGAGGAAGTCGATAATCGTTCCGAGTTGGCTTGCCTGTGGAATATGCGTATCGCTGAAATGTGTCTTTACATAAGTGATAAGCCTGTTGGTGACAATCTTTGCGGTAGTGCCCTTCTCGACCTTCATATTCGGGTCGTTGATGATGTTCGTCCAAGAATATTTGAACTTGCTACCGCCAGAAGCCTTGTAGTATGCAATATATTCATTGGAAATATCGTCAGGCAAGAACTCCTTTACTGTCATTTCAAAATCCCTGCCGAGTTCCAGATAGTCCGAAACACCGTCATCCTCGCACAACCTGTTAAGTTCACTGATTGCCTGTGACCACTGACGAGGCGATACGGTTCTCTGCTCGTTCTTTCCTGTACTCTGCGTGGGGTCGATGTTATGCCAGCGGGATTGCTCTCCGTATGGGTCTTTGCCACCGATAAAGTCAAGCGTGATGTCATCGAAACCACCTTTTTCCTTTGCCCATTTAACCCAGTCCTCGTATGTAGGAACGAAGTTAAAACCACCAAGCCTCTGCTTCAATGCAGGCGAAACATTCTGCCAAGCGGTCTGTATCTGTGTATCATCCGTAGGTCTGTTCGAGCAACCCATCACAATCCACTTGCTACCAAGCCTATAACCAGCGAGGAACTCACGGTTCATCATCAACTGCGCAATACCGAACAATGTATCTGGGTCCGCACGGAGGAACTCATCGAACATAAGGATACCGCCACCACCAGAATATTCATAGTCTATGACCTCATCGTTCTCGTCATATATCGGGGTTGTTGCACCGTTGGCGATTGCATCGAGAAGTTTGTTCTTTCCACCGCCAATAGGCTTATATACGGGAAGCCAAGTCTTTGGTGCGTCATTTGACTTGGAAAGTGAAAGGAGGTCAACATCATCGGCTGTAATACCTATTTCATTCAACTTGTCCGCAAGGTCTGGGTTCAACTGCATAATCTCGCTGACCTTCGTCTTGCTGACTGGCATAGGCATAGACAAGTCACCAGCCATCAATGTGGAGCAGTCGATAACGATAACCGTCATCTTTTCATTTGCGCCCTTGCCTGACTTTACAATCTCTTCGTTGGTGGCTTTTACAAGTGCCTTCGGGATAGAAGTCTTACCGATACCCGGAGCACCCCAGATAATCATAGGCTTCGACCTGCTACGACCATTCTTCTGAACTTCCCTTATGTTACGCCTAATCGTGCGTTCAAGGTCTTGTGTCGTAATATCCATCGCGCCGATGTTCTGGTGAATCGTTCCGTTTGCGTCCCTTTCCTTCGCATACAGACCAACCTTCGCCTCGTCTATAGGCATACCGATTTCATCAACTTCCATCGCCTCGTTCTTTGCACCGAGACTGCCTATAATCTCAATGAACTTGAGGTAGTTGTCGTATTCCCTGCTACCTTTGCGAATTTCATCATAATAGCCACTGCCGTGTCCTTCGTATGAAATAGCCTTACCCTGTTCAGCATATACGCCCCTTACATTGCCGTCCTTTATGAAATTGACGGTGTTGCTCGGCATATTAGCCTTGAAGAACAAGCCAGCCCTATCGAAGAAATAGGTGAAGCCGTTTCTTAATTTAACAAAGAAGTTGGTCGCGGCATTCTTAATGCTCCTACCGAACTTTCTCATACTGTCACCGAAATTCTCATTGATAAATTCCGATGATGACATAACCCTATGTGTCTTGTTTTCGTCGTACATCATTTTATTCTTTTTTATTCTCTTCATTGCATCAATCTGTGTCTTGAAACCCGAAAGTTCATTGCGTGTATCCTGCATAATTTCCTCCGAGTCGTCAGCGGACATCTTACCAAGTGACGGAAGTACAGGAAGGTCTCCGCGAATATACGCAGCCTCCCAAGCGGAAATGACTTCATCGTGAGCCATATCGCTCCCGACAAACATATTCTTCGCCGATATAACCTTCGAGAAGTACCAGTTCTTTATGCTTGCGTTATTGAACGATGACTTGTAGAAGCATCCGTCAAACCTCCTACCGCTCGATACATCCCAACCGCTCAAGTCAATATTCGGCAAATCCTTGAACGCCATAACAGCGGTAAAGTCCGATACGGTAGAAGTATCGTACAGAGAAGGCGGGAGCATTTCGTCCTCGTTCGTGAAGATGCCCTCATAATCTCCGTTTATAAGCCCCTGATAAAAACAATCGGTATAGAAACTTATGTCCTTTACACCCCTCTGGGAAGCAGCATCCTTCGGTGTCTTGCCTACATTCTGGACTACTATCCTGTGGTTTCCAGCACCAACACCGCTCGAAGCGACATTCTTGGTCGCTTCAATGTCACCGTCGTCAATACCGTTCTCCATTGCCGAGCCAGAACTGTTCTGGTTTTTCTCGTACCTGTCCCTCAATCCTTCAAGAAGCATCTGCCTGTCACTGAAATAATTTTCGACCGACTCGTTCACGGAATTGAAGTTATTGTACAGAAAATCCTCATACATTTGCTTCGCTTCATTCACGCTCAACCTCCTTCTGTCAATCCTTCTCCAGAAATTGTTGACGGTGAAGTCGCAAATCAATCCTATGTTATAATTTCGATTAACCATATCAATCCTTTTTATTTATTATAAATTATCTGTTCTTCAATGTTGTAACCTTAATGTTCTGCTTGATTATATTCTCCCAGTCATCGCCCTGCGTTATGGCATAGCGTATCTGCCCGTCACCAAATCCACGGAAAGAAAGTTGCTGCGCTTCGCCCTTGACAATAAGGTCTTCAACAAAAGCAATAACTTCATCCGCATACTCGTCGGGTATCCAAGCCCTCATCCTGTCGCTACGGGTACTAACTATGTTCTGTTTTATTTTAGTCCATAATACATACGCAGGAGGAGCAATGGCATAAAACCTTGTACGGCTCTTGATTGCCCCCCAGTGTTCACCAAGTTGCTTTTGCAACGCCATTTCATCATCGTTCACGATAAACAAGAACTTGCTCCTGACTGGTATTTCATTCGGAATATACCTAACTTTACTTTCCGCTTCGAGTTTAGCCTTCTCCTCCGCAGACATACCCGCTTTATATGGCACTCTTTCTGGCGGACATTCCTTTTCGTATCTCAACTTCGCCGAAACTATGCTTCCAATCTTGCAGTCGTCAAGCGAATAATACGCGCCGTTCGTTGTCTTCGGTGCTTGGACATTGGCAAATTCTTCCTCTGGCATAGTCAGAACAGCCTTCCAGAACGCAGGTGCATAAGACGAGTTGAACAAGTCTGGTGTATCATCGAACACAAGCAACTTACCGTTGTTCGCATAAATGAACTTATATACCTCCTGCGGCAAAACCGTACCGCTACCAATCTCCGCATAGTCAAATCCCCTGCGGACTTTAAGGTTTGCGTCTCTCTTTACAGCCTTCCAACTGTTAGACTTACCGATACCGCCGATACCAGAAATGAACAGTGCAGTGGGCATACCCCTGAAATCTGGATTTGTCAACTTTTCGTTGTTGTTAGCCCTTGAATATTTTATGAAATTACGGAGCAACCTTTCCATACTGTCAAGTGTCGATTGGTATGTCTTTGCCTCCGTCATAAAATCGTCCCAGTTGACACCCATACGCTTGAGGAAGTTCACATCAATCCCGTTGTATGTCCAGTCGCCCGGTTTCTGCGTAGTTGGTGCGGATGCAGGTGCTGGTGCGGGTGCTGGTGCAGATGTCGCGCCTGCGCTTGGCAACGGGGCGACAGTAACGGCATTCATCGTGGAGACATTTCCGTTGATGAGTTTGCATATATACTTCAACGCGACAGTATAACTCTCTGCCGAAAGAACCTTTGCGCCTCTACCGTTGGCATCCATATCACCACCGAGATTAAGTATTTCCCTATATCTCATACCGTTTTCCGTTCCATTGCGCATCTCTCTCAACACCAATATCGGGTCAAGGTTGTTATTTTTTATTTCAGCGGCAAGCGCGTGTACCCCAGCAGGTGTCATTCTTGACACTTGGTGACCTTTGTCCGCGCCTGTCATAAAAGTATCGAACTGCTTAAACTTGGTCGAAGCAATACTGGCGTTATATGCCTTGCTCGCGTCATCATAACTCATATCCTCCGCCTCCTTGATAGGAGTCCTATACAGGTTCGGGTTCTGGATACGGTCAATGATGATGGAGAAAGCCTGCACAATACCCATCTCGCCACTGTCAACGACAAGCACATTGCCCGTCTGCTTCATATTGTCAAACCTGTACTCTGGGAAATAATAGAATGTCGAGTTTGTTTCCCTGCTGGTCGGTGCAAAGCCTACCGCTTCCCTCGACTTGTCGTTAAGGAACAGGATGCTCTTCTTCCCCTCGATGTTGACGAATGCTCCGGGATAGTATGTGCTCCACCCGCAACGCTTGTTCAGCAGGCTGGCAACCAGTTCGGCATACCTCCTTGTCTTCGGGTCGTCATCGACAGCAATATCTGGAATAGATGTCGGCTTTGAATTGAGTATCCTATCGACAATCCTCTTTACCTCTTGCGAATTGCTCCCTCCGTTGCTCAATATTGATTCGTTAATTGGTGCGGAGTAACTCGACCTTAAACTTGATATTCCTTTCATAATCGAAATGTCTAATTTATATTATATATTATTTATAAATAAGCAGTTTTCAACATCAGTCAAGCGTGGAGTAGAAATACTGGAGTTCCTTGCCATTGAGATTGTCGCACGCCCAAGCGTCCGTCTTTTCCCACAGGTCGTTGTAAACCTTTGCAAGTTGCGGGTTTGATTTATAGTGCTGCCAAATCTTGTGGTTGAGAACCATCACGAGTTCGGTAAGGTAGATGTAGTCGGACTTCCATTCATTGAACGCCCGGTTGTATGTGTCCTTCACCGCGCTCACACCGAAACGGTCGGCTATGCTGAAGTCCTCCCAGAATGTGGTCTTCGGCTCGTAGCCGTTCTCTATCGCCATATCCCAAGCCTCGTTGATTGGTCGGCACATCCGAGATTGCCTGCCCCTCTTGAAATCGCTATAAGTCTTTATCATATCGTTGAATTTATATTATTTGCCAGTACCTGCATATTTCGCCTCAATGAAGAAAGTCCCGCCAGCACCGTACTTGCGCCCCCTCAACTTCTTGAAGCCGATTATCTCAATCGTATGGAAAAACCTAATAAATCAGTTTCTCCTTCCTGCTTCATCCTGCCGCTACTTTTTAGGTTCATTGCTGAACGGTCATCCATAGTTGGGCAGTCCACAGGCGTAAGTTCGGTGCTACGGAA